AGTTTCTCTTTCTTTTTATTAGTTTTTTGTTGAGTACACCAATTTCCAAGTTTTACACCACCTTCAGTTTTATAAGATGACAGGGGAGTTTCATTTAATATTTTTAATAATTCATAGTATTCCATCCATAGTTGATCTGAATCCCAATACCAACCAGGTATTTTCTCAAGTAGTTTTATTTTATCTGCTGATAGTTTCTCTTTCTTTTTATTAATTTTTTGGTTATCACACCATTTACCAAGTTTTAGACCACATTCAGTTTTATAGGATACTGCTGGAGTTTTATTTAATATTTTTAATAATTCATAGTTTTTCACCCAAAGTTGGTCTAAATCTTGTTCCCAATACCAACCAGGTATTTTTTCAAGTAGTTTTATTTTATCAGATGATAGTTTCTCTTTCTTTTTATTAGTTTTTTGGTTAGTACACCAATTTCCAAGGTTTAGACCACCTTCAGCTTTATAGGATGATATAGGAGTTTCATTTAATGTTTTTAGTAATTCATAGTATCTCATCCATGGTTGGTCAAAATCTTGTTCCCAATACCAACCAGGTATTTTCTCAAGTAGTTTTATTTTATCTGCTGATAGTTTACCTTTCTTTTTATTAATTTTTTGGGTGGAACACCACCAACCAAGGTTTAGACCACCTTCAGTTTTATAGGAGTATATAGGAGTTTTATTTAATATTTTTAGTAATTCATAGTTTTTCATCCAATTCTTATCATTCCAATTGATATCAACATCCAATACACCTTGACTAAAAGTCTTATTTAAATCAATACTACTTTTTTTGATTTTCCATAAAACTTCTAAATCAGGATGGGTATGTATATTAAATAATGGTTTTCTTTTTTTAGGTGGATGAGTTGATTTTCTTTTAATTCTTCGTTTCTTATTTTTTCTAACAATTGGCGCATATGTTTTATCATCTTCGCAATAGAATAGTCGTAAAGGTTCTTCATCACTAGCCTTCTCATTAATATATTTTACCGGGTCATTATGATTTTGGGTATGAATTTCAATTGTTTTATCACATTGTTTAGCAATATCATTTAATATCTTTGTATCACTATGTCCATTATATGATTCGACATCAATAGTAATATCTTCTTTTTTACAAACATAACTTAAATTATCTATCAAATTACCTTGACTTTCTTCGACAATCAAACCTTGTTTTTCTAAATTATCTTTGACTTCCTTTGGGGCATACATATTTGGATATTTCAAACACATTTCAAATAATTCTGGGTCATACTGATATTTAAATGCGCTAATGACATTCAAAGCAGTATTAAAATTACCACATTCCGATAATTCTTCACGAATCATTTGGTCTCTCATTTCGGCAGTATTCATAGAAGAATATTTACTTGTGTCAACCACACATGGTATAAGAATAATTGCTGGTGACATTCCTTTTTCGGGTATTCTAACCAATCGACCTATTCTCTGGGATTCTTTAACAATACTTTTAGATGGATTAATAGGAACTCCCATATTAGCCCATTTAGTATCAATTCCTTCATTCAAAATCCCACATGAAGAGAGAATATAAATCCTACCTTCCATCTTTTGATCAAACTCAGAAATAATCTTATTTCTATTGGGTGTTTTACTATGTACTCCTTTAAGAATCACTTTCTCTACTGAATATAATGATTTTGTACGTGGAAACTCTTCGTTTTGAATTTTAGTAAATAGTTTTTTAACAAGTTTTATATTTTTAGCTGAAGCGAAATTTTTTACAAACGAAACACCTTCATTCATATCTTCACTTTCATTAACAAATGAATGATAAGTTAGAATATTCCAATATTTATAATTTCCAGATAAACATGCTCTAATAATAGATTCGAAGATTGGTTGATATTTATCTTTATATTCAGGTTTTTGAGTATATAGACTTATTTGTGTTTCAAAACATTTACATATATCATCTTTAACTGCTTGATAATATAAGTATTCATATGCCAACGGTCCACAATCACTATTTTCAGGATTATCTCGATCATACATTGTAATCCCATTCTTATTAACAGGTGTTGCAGTATAAAATCTGGTTTTATCCACAATATTATCTAAAGATTCATTATTGAATACAATATTTTGTATTTTATCACCCACAATATGATGAGATTCATCAAATACTAAGTTATTAATATTAATATTTTTATCAATACAAATATTAATAAATTTTTCAAAAGATTGATAAGTTACCAATACTATTTTATTATCTTTTTGCTTTAGGAATGTATTAAAACTTTTTTCATCTGTAGTATATTTAATTTTATTTGTCTTTAACTTTAACTTACTTTCGTCATCAGAGCAAAATGCCAAACATTTATATTTTTCAAATTCGGTTTTGAATGGTTCTAATGAACACAAAACATAATCGTTGCAATACTGATTAATTAAACCTAATGAGGGAAATATAATAACATTAAAATTTTTATTGTTGATAAACAGCTCAATAGTAAATGTCCTGGTTTTACCAGTTCCGCACCACATATTAATTAAACATTTTTCATGTTTTTTTAATTCTTCTATTACTTTCTTTTGATGGTCATACAAACAACCTAATAATACCATTGCGAATTCTGCCATAATATGCTTATATTCTTGCAAATAATTATTAAATCAATTTTAGATTTTCCAGGATGCTAAAATTATTTTCTTTATAAATTCATTTGAAACTTTTAAACTGGAGCTAGAACATCAATCATTTTAACACTTCTAGGTACTAAAAATTTTTCATTAAAAAAGATAATTCACTAGGAAAAGTCAAAAATGCTCTAGAATGTTAATCACAAAATTGAACAATCCAGGAAACTAAAAAGTAGGAAGCATGTTTCCTCTGTTTGAAAAACTGCACTTGGTTAACCCAAATCATCTCTTCTTTTTACGCAATTCATACGTCTGTGGAGGCGGAAAACCTCCCTCAAATTCTAAAATAATTTTACTGGTGCTTTTGACTGGGTTTACTCTGATGAATATCAAGAAAATCCGTTAAGTCTGATCCGTTAAGTCTCATCCGTTAAAGAAAATTGAAATCATACTCCAACCAAATTATTCACTCAACAATGTTTACTAGAGTAATTCGCGGTGTCAGCCCACTGATTAAACGTAATACTATCTCAAAGCGCCTGGCGAGCACTAATGCCTCATCAATCAGACCAGAATTATATCCTCTAATTGGTCTAATTGGTTCAGCTGTTCTAGGTGCTTCAGCATTTGGATTTTACAGCCTCAACCAATTTAGTCAGCAATTAGATTCGCTTCCAGAATCCGAGGCAGGTCCCAAGACAAAACCTCCACTTGAAGAGGAATTTGTGATGGTTGATGTTTCTGATCTGGAGTAATCTAGGTCAGATCTTAACTTAAATCTTAATTTAAAAACTTATTTTTTATTCATTCTTTTTTATTCATTCTTTTCACTTTTTGGTCGATTTCTTAGCTGATTTAGACTTCTTAGCTGATTTAGATTTCTTAGGGGATTTCTTGGTAGTTTTTTTAGGACTGACCTTGGTAGTTTTCTTTTTCCCTTTCGAGCTCTTTTTGGATGATTTCTTCTTTGATTTCTTTTTATCTCCCTTGAGCAGACTATTAATATTAATTTCTTTGATATTATTTCCGCTTAGGTTGAACATTTTGACGGATGGTTTGGTCACGGATGGTTTAGTTTCTTTAACAATGTTAGAATTAGCAAATTCATCGAAAGAATCAGCTGTTCTAGGACCTTCATGACCAGCAATGGGTTTACCATTTTTGGCACACATCACAGTTGGATATCCTTGAATGCGAGTTTTGTGTTCTTCACCGATATCATTTAAGAATTGACTTTCAACTTCAGCCACGTTGACTTGGTCATCCTGTTCATGTTTGTCAGCAAACCGTTTCCATTCGGGTTTCATCATTTGGCAGTGAGGGCACCAGTCGGCGTAGTAAAGAATAACCCAATATCCTTTTTTAGATTTTTCTTTGAATTCACCTGCAGTTCCAGCGTTTTGGACGTTAATGTGCATTTAACTTTTACTTTTACTTTTAAATACGATATTAATTTTTTGACCATTTTTTTAATTAATAAAAAATCAAGCTACATAATAATAGATGCTCTATAAACTTTTAATCATCGGCTTGTTAATTCTTTTAGTAGCTGGAGCTGCATGGATGATCTATAAATATGTGAAAAATAGATATCCTAGAAAACCAATTACTTTAATGGACCAAAGCATTATAGTCAAACCAGACTTAGAAATAGTCTTCCCACCTTCTCAAATTGTTTTACCGAACACTAAGAAGGGTGAAAGGCTTGGAATAACTTATGCATTTAAGCTTTTTATTGAGGGAGCTAGTGAAAATGAGAATTGGGGACGACGATTTGATCAGCTGAAACCGATCATTCGATATTCACCTTCAGTTCGTTACCATCCTTTAGATAATTATCTCGAATTCGGAGTTAAAGTTCAAGACAATAAATTCTCCCAAAGTTATCAAACTATCAAGCTTAAAAGCCCACCACTTCAACAATGGCTTCGAGTTGTCGTAGTTTTCTCTTCAACTAGAATCAAGGTTTTTCTGAACAATGAACTTGTGGCCAGTCGTAAACTTAAAAATCCACCCATCCTAGAAAGTCAAATGATGTACATTGGTGAAGAAAACAATAATTTAAAGGGTATTCTAGGTCCTATAATTTATTGGCCATATCCGCTAGAAGATGAATTAATTCCAGGAGCTACCAGCGAGCTTAGTTAATAACTCAAAATTGATTTCCTTTATAGAATTCTTAGAAATCAAAAATGCTTGCTAGATTCAGAACTTTGAGCAAAACCTTTTATCAACACCGGTTCAAAATCGGAACGGCTGCTGGCGCTACCGCGGTCAGTGCAGGAATTTACTATTTTGGAGTTGAACACATTATTGCCGGATCACTTAAAAAACAGTATTATTCCACCTATGCTTTAGGTGCCAAAACATCAATTTATCAAAAATTATCACCATTGGTGATGAGTTCTTTAACTCAGAACCCAAATCTAAGTGATCTCAAACCAACCACTTTAGAAAATTGGTCAAATTTAATTGTAACTCAACATCAAAAATTTCACGGATCTTTCATTTCAAGATTGAATCTAGAATTGCGTGATGATCTGATTTCTAGATTGGATAATTTAGATGATCAGAAAAAAAAAATAGAATATTTAGCTCGAATAATACCTGATTCTTTAGAATTAAATTTCAAAATTAACCAAGCTCTAGATGCAATTCTAGTTGAAGATGGGTACCTAGAACGAGATTTTTTAGATGATACGACTAGAAATAGAAACTTTAGCAATGACCAACCAGGATTAATAGAAAATCTTTTTATCCAACAAGCAATTCTATTATACCCCAATAAAGATCTTCGATTTTTGACTTTCCTTAATCAACTTAATCAAGCTGAATTTTCATCAACCCCTGAATTAGAAGTCACTTCCACGGAGGGGTTTAAAATTTTACATACTTATTTTCATCAAAATGATGCCATCTTAAAGAGAAAATTATTGGCCTCATCAATAGAAATAGTTTTAAGAGAAATTAAAAAAGATCATGAGCAGGAGAAACTGTATCATCAAGAAATTTCTATTTTTCTCAAGGGAGAGTTCTCTGAATCAAAGATTATTCAACCTCATGCGGAAATGATCTGTCAAACTTTTGTCAAACTACCCTCTCTAGTTCAAAGTCTTCTTTTGACCACCCTGCTTAATCACAATTTGAAAATCACTCCAGAAAACGAAAAAAGTGTTATTAAGGAATCAGTTAATGATTTGGGTGTGGTGGCAATTAAAATAGGTCAGATGCTAGCTGAAAATCCAAATACTCCACCAGATTATCAAGAACTCTTTCAAGAATTTCGTTCTGGAAACAAACCAGTTCCGATTCTGGATTACTGGGATCAAATACCAAACTCAGTTAAATCCGAAATAACCCATTTAGGAAAGTTAGTTGGAACTGGATCAATTAAACAATTGCATAAAGTTAAAGTTAAAATGGAGAATAATAATACTGAATTAGTCTTAGCCATCATCAAACCAAATGTTCTTAATCAAACCATTTCAACTTTGAATGCTTTAGAAAATGTTCAAAAAGTGAGTGGTTTAAGAAAGAAATTGAGATCCCTCATCTTTCAAGAGCTTGATCTGCACCTAGAATTCCTAGCTTTTCGAGAATTGGAATCCTTCTCGTCAACTGATAACATAACTTTGGTTGTCCCATCAACTTTTAGTGAATCTAATCAACATTTGATTCGAACTTTTATTAAAGGAGACTCTTTTGAAGATTTAATGGAAACTCAACCTGACCAAGTTTTGGTTGATAAATTTTACCATTTTTGTCAGTTTATCTTGGAGAAATTTTTCAAACACCATGTGATTTTGAGCGATTTACACTTTGGAAACTTAATCAATTTAGATGATCAGAAAATTTCTATTATTGATCCAGGTCAAATTACACAGATAACCAACATAGAAATGAACGTTCTAGTTTGCCTTCTGAATGTTCTAGACCAAGAGAAAATAGAAGACCGTTTGAAAAAAGAGAAGTTTCTCTTTGACAAATTAAAATTTGTTATTCCAGAGCTGAAAGAAGGTGATCGAGGTAAATTTGCGTCTTTGTATCTAGAACAAAATGAACATTCTAAAATTAAATATAGATTTATGGGATTAATAAACGAGTTAGAGAAAAATAATCTTTCTGTTCCAGATTCTTTCTTTGCTTTCGGAAAAATGTATGATATCATGGATTCGCAATTTAAACTTTTTAAGTATCCAGGGTATTCAGTTAAAAATCTACTGGAATTTTACAAATCGTCCTTTGTTAATTATCTGACTTGGAGTGATATTTACAGCTTGAAATATTAAGTATAAACTTTTTAAATCTGGAAAGGTTGCACAAAAAGATTATCTTTGATAATAGGTAAAGAAAGCCGGATAAAATGAGTATCATTCAAATTATATTAGCTTTTGTAGTGGCTGTCTTAGTCGTATATTTAGTTTTTTGGTTTTATAAATATTACACCCGCAGAAGTGTTGTCCACCGTCAGACTGAAGTTTTAGTTGATGGTCAGCATGATGGAACAAAAAATATCGTCGTTGATCGCCGTAAAATTCCTCTTTCAGTTCAAGGTAATGAATACACTGTTAGTTTCTGGATTTTTATTAAAGATTTTAACTATCGATATGGAAACACTAAAACTATTCTCCACCGAGGAAACAAAGAAAACACTGAATCAAATCCGTCAATTTATTTGCATCCCAAAAACAATGATTTAACCATCAAGTTGCAACTTCAGACTGATACAGTTGATCAAAACTTAAAGGATCTTGAGCAACAAGCCAAAGCTCTCGCAGAACCTAAAAGACCTGAAACTGCTAAAGATCTAATCGAGCCTGATGTCAGTGAAGTAGGAACACCTGCTCCTGAATTAGAGGATGTACCCATCTTAGAACCTTTTGTGGTTCCCCTACCGATGAGATATTTCCGTAAAAGTTCCAAAGAACAATTATCTAATATCAGTGGAAATCAGCTTAGTGTTAGTGTTAGTGGTGGAAATCAACTTGAGAGATTTGAAGAAACTGGACCAACTGTGGCCGCTGGAGAAATTTCCAGTCAACCAGAAGGCTTAGGAACTTTAGATAATCGTCTTGATAAAGTTGAATTACAAGTTCAAAAACTAATGGGAACTGAAGAAAAAGCAACTGTTGCAGAGGATCAAGGAGAAGCGCAAGGTCAAATTGATGCTAAGTATGAGATGCCTGTTGTCTATGACGAATGTGTCATTAGAAATTTACCTCTTCAAAGATGGACTCACCTCTCCATTTCCGTTTTTAACAACCATGTTGAAGTTTACAAAGACGGTAAGTTGCACAAAGCCTGTTCATTGAAAGGATTTCCAAAACCCAGTGTTGAACATCTTCATGTGGCCACAAATGGTGGATTTAACGGTTATTTATCAAATCTTGAATATTCTAATATGGCTGCTACCCAAAGCGAAGTTTATAGTACTTATCGCAAAGGACCTAAACTAGTTCGGGGATTAGGTGATAAATTATCTGACTTGTGGAGCGGGTTCACGTCAGTTTTTAAAGAATAAAAAATTATTTTTTCTTTTGTTAACTTTTAATTGAAAAATTTGTATGTGTATTATATAAGAAGACCTATAGATTAAATGAGTAACTTAAATAAGAATCAAGCAAATGCGGCAGCTGAGGGCAATCCTCAGGAACCAGCTGTAAACTCTAATTCTTTAAACAGTATTAACGAAACTAATCAGAACATGAATCTAGCTAGTGGGAATTCACCAGCTAATAATCAAAGAAATTCAGGCAATCAAAATAACCGTGGAAATAGAAATAACACTAACCAAGGAACCACTAACCAAGGAAACAATACCAGAAACAATACCAGAAACAATACCAGAAACAATGCTAACAAAGGAAACAATGCCAGTCAAGGAAATAGCAACCGTAGAAATAGCAATCAAAATAATGCTAATAAGTCCACCAACAAAAACAATACAAATAATTTAGGAAATTTGGAGAACTTAGAGAATCTAGAGAACTTAGAGAATTTGAATAACCTAGAGAATTTAAATAATCTAGGAAATTTGAATAAAGCTAATAACACCAACAAAGCCAATAACTCTAATAAAGCCAATAACTCTAATAAAGGAAATGCCAATGAGAATAAGTTAGAGTTTGACGAAAATGAATTTGGATTGAACAAAAATGAGATGAATAAGGCGGATAGAAATAATCTTGAGTATGCTATTCAAAACGCTAATTTAGAAAATCAGCCTAGTCGAGCGGAAAAAACTAAAAAGGCTTTATCGGGAATGTTTACTTCAGCAGCTAACACAGTTGGTGAATATGGTGAAGCGGCTAGTGGCAACAACACTTTGATGTTAGTTTTTAAAATTATCTTAGGAGCAATTCTCTTAATTGTTTTGATTAATATTATCAAATACTTTTACATTCGCTGGGAGACTAACAGCTCTGGTAGTCCATATCTGGTTGATGGAACTAAAAATGCCAAGCAGGCTATGGTGATTTCACAAGATCCTCAGCATACAAACTACGTCCCTATTCGAAGATCAGTGGATAGAAATGGAATTGAGTTTAGTTACTCCTTTTGGTTCTTGATTTCTGATTTCTCTTATAAGCAAGGTGAATGGAAGCATCTCTTTCACAAGGGTAATAGTTCCAGTTATCCCAATCGGGCTCCCGGAGTTTGGATTCATCCAAATGCCAACATCATTCGTATTTACATGAACACGATGAAAAATATTCTTGAGTATGTGGACATTGACAATATTCCAGTCCGTAAATGGGTTCATACTGTGGTAGTAGTTAAAAACAGATATCTCCAGGTTTATGTCAACGGGTTTTTAAAAGTTCGTAAAGAATTACCTAGTTTACCTCGTCAAAATTATGGAAATGTTTGGGTTAATATGTATGGTGGATATGAAGGTTATTTGTCGAAACTTCAATACTTTGATCGGGCAGTTAGTGGTAGTGATGTAGATAGCTTGGTCACCGAGGGACCTGGATCTGGCAATTGCATTGATACAAAAGAAAAACCTCCTTATTTGGAAGATTCATGGTGGACCAATTGAGGTGAATCTTTTAAAAATAAAAATAAATAAAAAATATTATTAAAAGCTTTAATTTTTTAGTTTAATTTAGTTTAATAGAATCACATTCGTGATTCTGAAGATGTTAATGAGTGAACAGATGCGTAAATAGAGGCCTCCGTTGTTTTGCCTTCTCGTTCTCTGATCTGAAGAATCTTTTGAAGAAGTTCTTGAATAATTTCTTGATTTTTCATCAGAGTGTTTGTATCATGTCCGAGAGAACTACAACTTTCTCCAAGGGTGAAGATTTCTTTTCCATAATTAGTTTGAATTTTTTGAAGATCCGTCTTTAAACTTCTGTTTTCAGAGCGGCAGTGACTTAGTTCAACTTTCAGTCTATCAATTTCATCCCTAAACTTATCTGTTTTTTGATTAACTAAGTCGTTCAAAGAAGACTCAAGTAAAGGTTCATCCAAACCTCTCATATAAATATCGCTTCGACCTCTCGGTCGTCGATTGCTAGTAAAAAGATTTCCCATGACGTTCTTTATGGTATTATATTATCTTAAGAGAATGATTTTAATTCAATTTTATGATTCTTAATTCAAATGATTCTTAATTCATCATAAAATTGAATTAAAAAGCAATTCTGGATGTTGAATTGAACAATAGTTAAACTCCAGTTAAACAATAAAGTTTAAAAATGTATCACAGTGATGATGAAGACTTTTGGTCTGATGAGCTCTGGTCAAATTCGTTTAAAAAATCTTCAATATTTGAAGCTAAAACTCAAGAACGATTACATGAAAACGCTCAAATTTCCCAAGACAAAGCTGAAGAAGTATTTTTAGCAGAATTAAAAAATAAAAGGGCTTTGCTCTGGTGCGGCACTTGTAAAATAGAATCATATTTTACAGATCCGAGTGTCTCCAAGACAGTTCACCATTATCGCCCAGGAGGTACTACTTATGATGTATCTGGGTATTGTCCACAATGCCATGTCTTTAACTGGGAACATTTTAAATTTGAAAGACCAAATATTCGTCAGAAGATTCCGGACGTGATTTCAATGTTAAAACAAAGATCTCAAACAAAGATCTCAAACAAAGATCTCAAACAAAGACCTAAAAACAAAAATTGAAAAGAGAGACTCAGTCAAATAGGATATCAAATCAAAGAGTTAATGAAAGATTCTGAGCGGGATAGATACCAAAGGCTTGAAGTCCTTCTATTCAAATTAAGAAGATCTAGATGGTTGCATCGCAGGGCAGCAAAATATTATCACCCACGACACGTCATTATGGTTGCGATTACCTTTTTAATTTCTCAATCTATTGGAATTTTAGGTATTGTTGGTAAAGATTCCAAAGATGACGATGATGTCAGTAATATTGTTGGGTATGTTATTGGAGTTGTTAGTATTTTAAATGGTTTTTTAACTTTAATGACTAATACAATGGGGTACAAAACAAAGGTTAATAACAATAAATTGGTTGCGCAAGCAATTGATTTATTGATTACCCAAGTTAATTTTGAATTACAATTTCCTTCTGATATTCCAATCAAAGAATTTGCGATCGAGATTGAAGAAGAAATCATCAAGATCAAAAACAATTACAAGGTCATTCCAGAAGAAAGATTTGAACGAGAATTAAATACTTTTCTCAAGAATAATGGTGACATTGCTTCTGATGCCGGATATACTTCTAAAGTTTCTTTCTTGACGGGATTAAAATCCAAATTTTCTAGAGGATCAAATCAAGCTGAAAATCTACCTCCTGAAGATCCACCACTTGATGGGTCATCACAAAGAGAAAATATTCCAATGGAGGTCACTCGAATTCAGGTTGAACCTTATCATAGCGAATCTCCTAGTGAATCTCCTGACCAGATGGATGAATCAGCTTATAGATCTGCAGAAACAGTTGTTAATCTAGGATTTAATCAACGAAGTGCTACCAATGCTCCGCGGCAAATGCATCAAATGCCTTTATCACCCTTTTCGGTTCGAAGAGATTTGAAAAATTTACGAGGACATAATTCTTAACAATTGAATCCTTAAAAATTGAATCAAGTTAAAAATCCCATCTGAAATAAAAAAAAAGAAATGAATAACTCAACTGATGCACATTTCTGTTGTGATCCTGGGCAAATTAATGTTTTAATCGTTTCTGGTATTATGGGAACAATTTTACTTATAGTGGTTATCTTTTGGCTAATTCGTCAAAAATTTAACTATCAACCTCAAAGAAGTCTTTATGATGTTCTTTGAGTGTTCTTTAAATCTCCTTTAAATCTTCTTTCAAAGGAATTTTCAATAAATAAAAAAAATAATTTTTTTATTTAGGCTCTTGCGAACTCAAACAAACGTACACACAAACATACGAAACATTCAAAACAAAGACCTTCCTCAGGTACCTCAAACCTTCATGTAGCACCCGTGGACCAGCTTGGCGTGGCCACGCGCAACAATCTGTTTGACAGCCTCACTAACCATGGCGACATGAGTGTCCCAGAGTTCTCCTGCGTAGGGCTTGCTGCTGGTGAAGACCGTGTGGACTTCCTGACCAGACAGAAGGCCTTCTGTGACAGTTACCCAAGCGGCGGTGCCAATCTCGTCCTTGTCCTGGACATCGAAGGCCTTGACTTTCTCAGCCATCTCAGGACCCATCACCGTGACCAGGCACATCGTTTCCATCCAGGCATGGTCGGTGTTCCGGTTGTCCCGTCCCTGGACCTGCTTGGCTGAAATCCAGGAGACGAACTCCTCTGATTCCAAAAAGAGAGCCTCCCCATCCGACCCAGCTGATGAGAAGTAGGCCTTGAGCTGGTCAAGCAGGTTCAGTCCAGTCTCCTCACTCAGCTCACGAAGAGAGGACATGATGGCGTTCTCATCAAAGTCAACCATGCCACCGGGAATAGCCCACTTGCCGTCCCGGGCGCGGTAGGCCAGCGCAATTTGCATCTTGCCATCTGCGGTAAAGCGAACGACAACATGATCTGCGGCGTGGTTAGGGCCCCATCGACCCAAGAACGCCCGACCTGTCAGACCCGTTCGCCCAGCCGGGTTGAGGGGCATGCCAGTGACTGGGTCGAACTTGAGCTTGCCGGAGTGACTCCGCCGGTTGACTGTCACTTCAACAACCTCGGATCCAGTCCACTTGTAGTACTGACCAAACCCATCTTCCAGGGTCTTCCGAATCTTGTCCGGTAGGCACCAGTGACCATTGCGCAAGATGGCCGGGGGATCAGCATACCAACTGCATGTCAGCGGCCCGGCTTTCTGAGCCTCGGCCACTATCTCAGCTGCCCCAGGCTCTCCAAGGATGTTGTTGAGGTTCTTGATGACCGCGCTCCCATCTGTCAGGTGGATGGGATGGTAGACATCACAAAAGATTGTCCATTCGAGGGGGATACACGCAAGCGCCATCCTTTTGGTCACCCATTCAACGGGAACAACCTGACCTCTCGCATCTGTCCCCCTGACATCCAGGCGATCAATGATCCACTGTGGAAAGTCGCAAAGGCGAAAATAATGTGTTTCTTGTTGAGGGATAACCTCAACAATGACTTGACTTTTGTCGGCACACATCGTACTATTTGATAAAGAGGTCAACATTAATCAATTTTTAGAATATCTTAAAATCCAAAAAGGTTAAATGCTCAAAATAACTTAAAAATTCTCTAATTAAGTATATCCAATAAGTATATCCAATGACAATTAAGGTTAATTTAATCACTTACAATAACCAATATGGTTTAACTAATGATTTGAGATTACTTGGACGACTCCTTAAAAAACACTTTAAAGACCGAGTCGAAATCAAAATCATTGATTTTTACCATTACCGAGCCCCTCACGCAGATATCAATATTTTCTTAGAAACTGTTTCTAAAATTCTTTTTAAATATGCTCTAGTTAATGTTTTAATTCCCAATCAAGAATGGTTTTATCGGAATTGGTTACCCTATCTTGAAGAGATTGACCGGGTCTATGTTAAAACAGATTACGCCAACAATATTTTTTCTTCCCGTCTCTCATCTAGAAAAGATGATGTTAAATTTATCGGCTGGAGAAGCTTAGATCGAAAACAACCCGAACCCAAAAAAGGAAAAAAAGGAAAACAAGAACCCCGGATGGATTACAATCATTTCTTGCATGTCTGTGGTCGATCCAAGCATAAGCAAACACAACAAATGGTTGATTATTGGGATGAGTCATATCCTAAACTAACAATCCTGTATAGTCCAAAGGATGTTGAATTAGTTAAGCGAGATCTCAGTAACATTGAATACTTGACGGAACGTTTATCAGAAGATGATTTGGATAACTTAATGAATAAAGCTGGAGTTCATCTTTGTTGTTCTGAAACGGAAGGTTATGGTCATTATATTCATGAAGCTAAAGCATGTGGAGCTGTTGTGGTAACTACTAATGCTCCTCCAATGATGAATTTTGTGACGGAAGAAACAGGTTATAAAGTTAAGACTTGTGCCAAAAAGTTGTTAAAAAAGCAGCTTGGATCTAAATATGTTTTGGACCAAGAGGATTTTAAAAGAACCATTGAAGAAATCATCAAAACGGATGTCAAGATTTTAAGGCAGAAAGGTGAAAATGCACGTGATTCTTTTCTAAGAGATGCTAAAATTTTTGATCAGACATTCAAGGAGAATATGACTGAACTCTTTAGTTATGCAACTGATAAGAGACTTGCTCACCAAAGTAAATTGGAGGCCGAAAAAAAGGAAATGGAAGAGATGCTTAAGGATGAGAATTTACCTGCCATCAGCATCATTACTCCAACTTATAATCGTCGTCATCTTTTTAAGATTCCAATGGCTAACTTTTTAAATTTCAATTATCCAAAGGACAAAGTTGAATGGGTTATTGTTGATGACGGCCCCACTAAAGTCAAAGACCTTTTAGAATCTAGTCCAGATCACAAAGATGATCCCCGGATTAAGTATTACACCCTGGATGAAAAGAAACCAATTGGCTATAAGAGAAATTATTGTATCGAAAAGGCTACTAATCCGTACATTGTCTGTATGGATGATGATGATTATTACCCTCCAAATAGTTTGAAGCTGAGAATCCTAGAATTACTGAAGAGTGGTAAGGATTGTGTTACTTGTAGTTCAATTGGTTGTTTTGAAATTAATAAGTATGTTTCAATGGTTAATGTTCCACCACATCGATTGGCTTTTAGTGAAAGAATTTCGGAGGCTTCTTTGTGTTTTAAAAAATCATTTTGGGAAGTTCAAAAATTTAGAGATCAATCAACCATTTCGGAAGCGAAAGAATTTCTAGCTGGTCGAGAAAACCAAACTTATGAAATGAACTGGGAAGGTGTTCTAGTTGCTCTGCTACATAACCGCAATACTTCTGATAAAATTATCATTGATCAATCGCCAAATGGGTGTCATTATGGTTGGACTGATGAGTTATTCCTCTTCATAACGAGCCTTGACACGGAATTAACTGAAGAAGAAGAAAGAATTATTAAGAAAAAACGAAAGGTTAAAACAAAAGATCCTGAAAATGATGGACATCTGCCAGAGTAAGCAGATTATCAGATTAGATTTTCATTTTCAAATTGATTTTCAGGTTGGTTTCCCAATTGATTTTCAAAATTCAATTCTGGGTTTGATTCTGATAATTCCAGATTATTCATTTGAGGAGTTGCTGTTGCTGAGTAGAGGTATTTAGGATAAACATTGTCAACTAGTATTTTTGGAGCAATGTCATCATCAGGTAATCCCTCAAAAGTTGAGAATCCTGGCATTGGATAAGTTCCATCTTTAGCTCGATCTTGTTTTTTTGCTAGTTCAGTTTCTTTATCAGCATTGACTGGTGCTTGAGAGAGAAATAATCCGCTGCGAGCTGCCAAATGTTTTTTCTCAATTAATGTTTCATTTTCAATTTCTTGTTCTTTATCTGGTCGATTAAATGTGCCAGACAATTGATGTCCTTCCAGCTGTGGTTCCTCTTGGGATTCCAATTGGGATTCTAGTCCGGATGCATTTTCCTCTTGACCATTTAGATTAGTTTCTAACATTGCTTCTGATATTCCTTCTGACATTGGGTTTTGATCTAATTCATTAGTTCCCAGATCTGGTTGTGCTAATACTTCATTTTCGGCAGGTGGTAGTTGATTTCCCTCAGGAAGTAGTACTTGGTTGCCTTCAGGAAGTGGTACTTGGTTGCCTTCGGGGAGTGGTACCTGGTTGCCCTCAGGGAGTGGTATTTGGTTTCCTTCGGGGAGTGGCACTTGTTGATTTCCTTCAGCAAATGGTTGTTGGTTGCCTTCGGGGAGTGGTACTTGGTTTCCTTCTGGGAGTGGCACTTGTTGGTTAGTTTCAGGGAGTGGCACTTGTTGGTTAGTTTCAGGAAGTGGCACTTGTTGGTTGCCTTCTGGAAGTGGTTGTTGGTTGCCTTCAGGGAGTGGTGCCTGGTTGCCTTCAGGGAGTGGTGGTTGTGATTGATTATTGAAAGGTATTTGAGGAGTTTCAACTTCACCCCCGGATTGCTTTTTATTTTTTCGATGAGTTTTTTTAGGGGTTCGCTTGCTTCTTCGTTTAATTTTCTTGTGTGTTTTACCTTTTCTGAGTATTTTTCTAGGCATAATTAATTTTATCGGTATTAACTATATAGAAGAAATTTTAGATTATGGATACACGTTTTTGGGGTCCTCCAGGATGGAAATTATTACATTTAATCGCACTCAATTACCCGAAACACCCTTCGGCGGAAGATAAAATAAATTATGGAATCTTTTACAGTAACTTAAAAGATGTTTTGCCTTGCAAATATTGCCGAAAGTCTTTTACCAAATATATCGGCGGCTTACCAATTGAAGATTATTTAGAATCTCGAGATAAGCTATTTGAATGGGTTTATTTAGTGCACAACAAAGTCAATGGTAAATTACGAAGACAGGGTTTATTAAAAACACCCGATCCTACCCTAGAAGAAGTTCATAAGAAATATCCTTTAAAATTATTAAAAGAATGCCAATTGCCAGGTTGGGATTTCATTTATTCAATTGTTTTCAATTACAATAAAGCAAATCCACCAATTGATCGAGTCAAGGCATATTCAATCTTATTTACTTATTTAGGTAAGGTCATTCCCTGCTCAGAATATCGGGAACTTTATAACATTCACTTCAATCGAAATCCAGTTGGAAAAAATTTGGTTGGACAAACAGAGTTAGTGAAATGGCTTTACACTATCAATTGTAAAATCAATGGTAAATTAAAGGAAAAAAATCGTAATTTTCATAAATTATGTACTTATTATGAAACTTTTAGAGCTGGAAGTTGCAGCAAGAAAAATCACAAAGGAAATACTTGTCGGAAAAGAAAGACAATGTTGAATTTAACCAAATCAACAATGAAGAGAAAGAAATGTTGAGAAAAAGTATTGAGAAAGAAGTATTCAAATTCATACAAAACCGCCTTTTTGAAGAAATTCTAAGGCCAAAAAAGACCACATTTATTTCTTAGATGATTTTTTAGCTTTTTTTTGAGTTTTATTCTTTCGAATTTTGTTTTTCTTTTTATGAGTCCTTTTAGGATTAGAATTAAGTTTACTATGTTTGCTAAACTTAGGTTTCTTTTGTGTTCCACCTCCTTGAGATTCGTTAAAACTTTTTAAGTGTCCCGCGAGCTTTTTTAATTTGTATTTGATCCTATCACGCAACTTTGGATTACCTCTTTTTGGTATTAGATCTGTTAATGCTTCTATTATTTGTTGAGTTTCTTCCTTTGTGACTAGCAAATCTATTTTCTTTTCTAGAAGTACAAACACATCGAGAACTGGTTTTTTTGGAGCTTCTGTATTCTCCTCTTCTTCTTTTCCACCTGTTACTCTAGCTGCCAACGCCGCGTCAACTTCAGCAGCTATTTGTTCATCGTCTGGCATTGGTTTCTCATCAGCCATTTTCTCCTCCTTCTCTGTGATAACTTTACTTAGGTTTGCATCTGTAGGTTTATTTTTCATATAAGGACAATCTTTTGTGAAAGCTCTGTGATAAGGAATTGGATTTCTTTTAATAAACTGGGCAGCTTTGCTATCATTGGTTCCTATCCAAGATATATTAACTATTTTATTTTGGTGGAAAGCTTGAGCAAAAAAATCTGTTTTATAACATATTTCGCAGAAGGAATTAACTGGACAGATCTTAGTCAAGTGTCTAAAAGTTTCTTTGTTTAGTGACTCTGTAAAATATTTTCCGAGTTCAATCAAAAAAAGTTTAGATTTATTATTTTCAGGTTGATCCATGATACTCAATATTTTTTCGAACATAAGATAGGGTTTTTCAACTTGGTCAATTTCTTTGGTTAAGTTGGTGATTGTTGTTGAATGATCGCTAAAAGTATTATTGAGATTATCAAGTTTTATTAAAAAAACTTCTTGAAATGTTTTTGTTTCATGCTTTAATGTTTCGTCTAAGCCACCACGAACCCCATAATTCAAGACCAATCCGTTAAATATTGTTCTGGTAGGGGTTTCTCTTTCCCACGTTGAAGTTTTTTCCTCAATATTAAAGATTTTTTTAAGAATTTCCTGGTCTCTTTCACTAAGTTCGGTTGGTGGTTTAGTAACGCTTTGTCCAGCTGTTAATGGAATATAGTGGCTTAATAAAATATCTAAAGCAATTTTGAAATGTTCTTCCTTGGTAATCAACCTTTCATCCAGTTCCTCACCCCTTGCAAAAATTTTTTTTTTAGATAAAATATTTTTCATTTTGTTAGTTTGTGTTCTGGGTAGTTTTGTTTCAACATCGCGCAGTTGAAACGTGGTATCAAAATATGTTTCAATTAATTCCATCATAGATGTCCAATACTCGATCGCATCCTTTCTAGCTTGTTTAGTTTTATTTATAAAATATCGGTTAAATTGTGCTTTAGGAAATGATGGTTGGAGTTCAGCAACTAAAATAAAACTTTTTAAATCCACATACAATCTCATTGCTGAAAAATATAATCCTAAGTGTCTGACTTCTTCCTTGGCACTTTCAAAAGTGAATATATCTATAATCTTTTGGCAAGTATTTTCAGTTTTTTGAATTTGAAAGTTAATCCACTTAAAATATTTCAAAGTGGGAAGTTTGATAGGGTTAGTTTTCAGTTTTAAATAGTCTAATTCCAGTCCTTTACCATCCTCAGGTGTTAAAACACTTTTAATGTTTTTGTTACCTTTTTCAATATTAAACTCGTTCGCTTCTGATAGTTGTGTATGGTCTTGTTCTGTTTCAGGAGGTTCATCATGAGATAATATTGATTTTGGTATATTTTCTAGGGGCGCTTCTGGTCGTGGGGATGATGTAGCCCCAGTGAGCTTAGCCGCATATGACGGTTTAGCTGGTTTTTCCGGTTTAGCTGATTCTTCCTGTTGAACCTTAGCCACTGGGGCCACTGGGGAATGATCTGCCACGTTGAGCTTATCTGATAAAGCTGGAAATTTTAACCCATAAGCTTGAGAACCTGGTTTAATTGATGCCAAATTGGTATTATGGCGATAATAGTAGTAGTATAGAAAGGTTTTAAGAAATTTAAAAGTATCTGTTTCGCGGGGACTTTTGATACCTTTCCACAATGATTTAGGAGTCATTTTTACTAGGATATCTCTTTTCTTAGTTAACTTATCTTCAATAACTGTTCTTCGGGTACAAATTGAACAAAATGTCGCGCGGGTGGCATCTAATCGGGCTTTAAGATTTTCTTCTTGATCCTCAATCTTATCTGACAACTGTTGGTTGTTACGATGTCTAGCAAAATGAATGTATTCTTTAACATCATGATCTGTGAGAGATTTAAGCTCTGTGTCATCTACTTCCTTGCTTATTACAGTTAATAAGATGTAAATATAAATTGCCAGAACATAATTTGGATAATTAGAATGGGTATTCATTCCTGAATAAAGTTTTTCCCACTCCGGAAGCATTTTTTCAAACTTAGTTTTATTATCTTTTTGATGATTCTCAGGTTGTGCTGATTTGTAATCTATATTTAATGGAATGGAGACGCTAATTTCATCAAATTTTTCCAGCTTTGGCTTAGGTGCTTTTATTGGATCGTTTTTTTTTATATATTCGTCCCAGTCCTTGAAGTATTTGTTAACGACTTCATTATATTCCCTAGCTGTTTTGAGATATTTAGAATAATTCTCTTGACAGAATAGTTTTTTAAGTATTTGAACTTCTGGATTGATTTTTTGGTAAAAGAAATCCACATGGCATGTCCTTTCTTTACAAAATTCATGACGAAGAATTTCAGGTGGAACAATATTAATTCTTCTTCGATTTGGTTCCCAATTAGCATCAATATTTTTTAGTTCATAATAAAGTCCATCATCATCATTGCGATAGACTGATTTTTTGGGGATTTCACTTTGGTAAATTGAAGCCTCCGGGTTGTAACCATCAGCTTGATCAGGTATAACTGGCTTTGGTTCTGGTTTGTTTCCTTCACCTGCAGCTGTTTCTGAAGTAAATAATTCTGATTGTGATAAGAACTGTCGTTTTCTTTCTTCTTTCAGATGATCTATTTCTTTCCGATAGACTTTGACCCATAAAAGATTAATCAAATATATCAAGACTTGTTTATAAAAATCTACAAAAGGCTTGGATGGTTTTCTTTTATCTATTATGGATGTTGCGTCTTGTGCGGCATTTATTTGAGCTTTAAGTATTGCTTCTGCTTCTCTTTGTTTTGCTAGAGTTAAAGCTTCAACAGCAGCTCGGTTTCTATAATGTTTTTGATCCATTTATAATAATTAAAAGAAAAAGTTAAAATAAAAAGTTAAAATAAAAAGTTAAAATAAAAATAAAAAAATTTTTGTGGGTTTAAACCCACATTGGATCGTCTCCATCAGTCTTGCGACTAACAGATAGCTCCAGGTCATCAACAGATAGGCTCCAGGTCATCACCAACCAGGCACAACACACAGTATCAAAGTGTAGCACTTAACGTCTGCAGGGTCACGTGACCCGCGCCGAGAACTCGCGTTCCACAGCTTGACATGCTAACACTTCTACACCACACGGTATACCAAGTCGGATTAATAAAGAGTGAGGTTCTAATCTAAACTAAACTAAACAAACACAACACAAACACAACACAAACACAGGGTAAATAGGGGCACAATACGTTACAGATGTTGCCCAAGCAACTGCAACGGGTCTTGGTGTTCACAGCAACTGGGCCAGAAGGTCCACAATCACCATGATCTCGGGGGTTGAGCCCAGCTTTTCCACCGCAGCCATCAGCTCGCGGATAGCCGCCTTGATCTTGCCGACCAGGTAGATCGGTTGCGGGATCTGCTGCTGCTTGCGCTTGCCTCCGCGCTTCCTGCCAGTCGTCTTGTTGGCCGCCGGGGGCTGAACGTACTCCAGGATCTTCTCAACCGAAGCGACTTCACCAGCCTCCACAGCCAGGGTTGCGTAGCGACGGATGGCCTTGTTCAGGTCTTCGCAGACGTGCTTGCATGCCTCAGTGACACCAGCAAAGATCATCTCGGGGGTGCGTGCCTCCAGTGCCTTGATGTCAGATGTCGCCAGGTGCACCACAGCTGTCTGATGCACAATGACCTCGTTGCAGTCCTCCAGCTGCTTGACATGGCATTCAAACTCCGTCATGGCCACACACGCGACGAAAGCCTCCCAGGCCGCCTTGCGAACCTTGATCAGCGGCTCGATCTTCAAAAGCTGCTTGACCCTTGAGCGCATCGACATCTTCTTGGCGCCTCGGATGAGCTTGATCAGGTCTTCCACTGACAAGAGCTCAGTCTCCTCAGTCTCATCGAAGTCCTCCGTCTCCAGGGCCTCCGTTCCCAGGGCCTTCGTGACTTGCGCCAGATTGATCTGAGCGGCCTTGATCTCGCGACCAATACCATCAATCTCAAGCTCAACCTCCCACAGGATCTCATCATTGGTCTTGCCCTTGCGCTTGCTCCGCGGCGCAATCACACCACTCTTGGGCTTGGCCTTGCTCTCATGAGCAGTATGCTTCTCAAGACGTGCCGCAGTCTCCGCAGCAAACATCTCAGGCAGCTCCTTCAGCTTAGCCTCAAGCTTTCGCTTCTCGTCGACCAAGCGACGAATGGCCGCCTCGAGCTCAAGCACCTTCCTCTCAGCTGCCTTCACCTCCCACTCGCTTTCATTCAGGTGCGTGTTGAAGCCCTCGGTCAACTTGGAGAACGGAGCGAACTTCTCACAGCTGGTGGGCCAGCAGGCATAGCGGGGAAGGTCTGAGTTAGCGTAAGCCTCCCTCAGTGCCTTCTCCCGCACCACTCGCTGAACACTCGCGCTCCCCGCGAAAGCCTCCGCATCAACCAGCTTCTCCTCAGCCTTGCTACGTGCCCTTTGCAGGGCCGTGAGCTCAGCAACAATGCCGCTGAGCCTTGTCCGTGCCTCCTTGATGTCACCCACCAAGCCCAGGTCTTCCAACCCAGTCAGCTTCTTCTGGAGCGCAGCCTTGGCTCCCGGCAGGAGTTCGTCAGCAGAAGCGTGGATGGTCTCAGCTGCCTCGGGGCGGGCTGCCTTGGGAAGGGGTGTGGCAGTCGCAGGGGTTGCCTTGGGGCCCCAGCACCCCTTCTTGGATGCCGCTTCAGTCGCACCCTTCTTCTGGATGATCTTCTCAGCAGCCGCGAGCAATGCCTCGAGGGTCGTCCACGTCTTGCAGTGAATCTCCTCAAGCATGCCAGCCTTGCTGAGAGCCTCGACCAGCTTCGTCAGTGGCGCAAACCCCTCCTCGCCGCTGAGTTCTCCGTTGAAGAAGAAATACGCGCAGCGAGTCGGGATGAGCAAATCACCCTCAGTGACAATGCCCAGCTCCTCCACCAGCTCAACCAGCTGGCAAAAGAGATTCCACGTGAGAGCCTTCCCGCTCAGACCGCCCAGGAACCAGGTGTCGCCCATCCGTGTCTGGCTAACCTCCGCGCACCCATTGACCATCTTAAAGGCGGTCACGCGCTTGAAGAGACGCGGGGTCAGTGTCTCCATCGCAGCCGCCTGGCGTTCAGCCTCTTCAGCCACCCGGCGCTCGTGAATCTCGCAGATGATTGTAGCCTCTGCCTCAGCCTTTGCCGCTGCCTCTGCCTCAGCCTTTGCCTCAGCCTCAATCTCAGCCACCTCGGCAGCCTTGTCTTCAGCCTTGCACCAGGTCTGGAACTCGGCGTATTGGATACGCTTGATCGACTCCTCGCATGGCATCAGCTGACCGTCCTTGAGGAAAGTCGCCTTGATGTCCAGCAGAACGTCCGTCTCAAGCTGCTGCCGGGCCTCCACCAAGCCGGCAAAAATCTCCAGGATCTTGTTCATGGCCAGGGTCTTCTTCTTGGCCTCTTCGACAACTTCCAACAGGTCCGCGATTACCGCAGACTCGTCCAGATCGCTCGCGCTAAGACATTGGTGCTTGGCCAGCTGGTTGATGCGGTTCATCGTCTTGGCGCAAAACGCCTTGACATCGTCCAGCTTACTGTCGCGAGCCTTCCTGCCGGCCCAGGCCTCGTGGTTAAGCTCGTTCAGCTCAACACCGATTGCCGCGATCTCCTCGTACACCCTCGTCAGATCTGCCTCATTCGCGGTGATCTTCCTCAGCACATTCTTGCTCGTCGTCTGCTTGGAAAGCCGCTTCTTGGTCCCATGGAGCCTGCTCTTCTCCTTCCCAAGTGCAACCAAGCGCTCGTTGAGCCCGGGTTCGCTCGCCCTCTTCTCAGCCTGCTTCCTGCGGGCCGCCTCCGTAAGCTCGGGGAGCTTGCCGGTGAAGCGGACTAGGGGCAAGAGAGCGGGGGAACAGTGGGGGGCACTGGCTTGGGGCAACATCAGCACCACAACTGCGAGCATGACTTCCTCCTGAAAGGTTGGGTTTCCCTCCAGCTTGTCGGACAGGCTGTTCACGGCCTGCATGCCAATGTCACGGACCAGCTTTGTGAGCCGCTTCCGAGCCATGGCCTTCAGCACCTTGGGCAGATCCATCTTGTTTTGCAACAAAAGATCCGCTGCCTCCAGGTCCGAGAGCACCCCCGTTGCCAACTTAATGGCCTCCTCCACCTTGAAGTCGTCCAGCGTGCCAGCACCTCCGGAGAGGTTATCCAGCACCGGGCCAACTACCTTCTCGAAGATGTTCCGGTCTGCTTCCTCCGGCGACATGCCCAAGGTCTCTTCTTCCGGAACTCGCTTAAGCTGACTAAACAGCCAGTTGGTCTTGCTCAAGCGAGTCTCCGACACTGATGCCGCTGCTGCCACACACTCCTCCTCCTTGTAAAAGACGGAAGGGCATTGCATGTAATCTGTGACCGCAGACACCAGGCTAACCTGGCTCACCACGGGCGTCACAGATTCCTCTCGGTCGCAGTTGATGGTTTGCCAGGCAATGATGCTCGCGATCATGTCCGGACGCTTGTAATGATTCCAGAAAAGGTCCATGGCCTCAGCCACATCAGACTCATCCGCCCCAGGCCCCTTCAGGTACTCAGCGCACCATGCCAGGTTCTCGCGCTTGTCGCAGCAGTGATAGACACCATGGATGAGATCCGTGAATGTCACCAGAACACCAGTCCGCGCCTTGTTCATCAACCCGGGGTCTATCCTGCACCCAGCCGCGAAGCAGAACTGATCAATGCAGGCCGTCGCACATCCCAAGTGCTCGGGGTCCTTGGCCGCAGCGGGCGGAAGATCCTTGAGGAACTGGGCCTGTTCCGGAAAGTTGCGAAGCACCACCGAGGCCATCGAAGAGACGGTCTTCCTCATCCCCTTCTTCGCAGCCGCCTCGCTTCGTGCTTGCTCAACATCCTTGAAATGCTTTTCGATGTTAGTGTGAAGCTTCTCAGTGGACTGATTCTCCGTCGCCGAGACAGACTCTACAAAGGGTACAATGGTAGGAATCACAGGTGGTGTCTTGGTGTTCAGCACACACTGAAACAGCCCGGTGTTCTTCCCCTTGAGCAGCGGTGTCCTGTGCAGCTTTTCCAGCTCGATTGCGATATCCCGCTCCGAGCCTTCGGCACAGCTGTTCAACTTGCTGAAAATCTTCTGCAAACTCTCCTGGAACCTAACGATCGAGCCGATGTTGTGCTTCAGTTCCGGCCAGTTCTTCTCCAACCACGCCTTGTTGGCAAACCACTGCACCGCAGCGTTGTCGCCACGCTTGAAGAACAGATCCGCCTCGGTAAAGTCCCTCGTAGTGCCGGTCTCCAGGTTCTTGTGCAACAAGCCGACAACATAGATCTCATGACTCACGTAGATCTTCAGGTCGGCCAAGCTGAAGCATATGTCAAGAATACCATAGAGTTTGTTCCGACGCAGCCGATCTGCCAGGAGCTTGTCCGCAAAAAGCCCCTTGACCAGACTCATTTGCTTAGTGTTGAGGACCGTCACACAGCTGGGGCACATGGTCTTGCCACGCAAACTCATCATGTCCTCAGTTCTCTGGGCCAGACGTACCAGCTCACGCTCATGCGAATTGGCCTGGTCCTGAGCAGCCGTATTGTGCAACCCCTTCTGCAAGCCCACCAAGAGCCCGTGGAGAAATGGGGGCAACTGGTAGCTTCCCTCAAGGATGATCAACAATCTCACCAGCTCCCGCTCCTGCAGAGAGGGCTTCCGCCGGGAGTTAAACTCCTCCAGAAACCCCAGAAAGTCCTCACCTGTCTCCTCAAAAGAGAGAGTCGTCTTGGTCTCAGCGACCTCCTTGGCAAACTTCGTCGCCACGGCGATCTGGTTACTGAACTCCTTGGTGTCGGCCAGGATCTTGGCAACCAGCTTGTTCACCAGCTGGTCTGGGGTCGAACTGCTCATCAGCTCCGCCGGCCTCTTCTTCATCCACATGAAAAGGGCCACGAACTCGATCCAGCGCGTGTACCCCTTCGCCAGCTTGCGGGCTGCATCGAGCTTGTGCGTCAGCTGACCGCCTTCCTTGGCGAAAATCGCCTCCATGGCGACCATGGTCTTCTTGCCGGGGAGCGAAGCAACTGTGCATGAAGCACACAGCTGGTAGACCGCCGCTCCAAACGTCTCGAGGTTCAGCTCCTGACCCAGGCTCACGAAAGTGGTCTGGAAGTCGCTGATCATCGAGATCTGGTCCTTGTGCTCCAGCGCTCCCGAGGGATCCTGAAGCTTGTCGTTCATCGCACTCATGTGGGGCCAGTCAAACAGCCGAGTGATCAAATCACCCAACTGCCGCAAAAGCCCCTTCTTCTGCCCGTCATCACTCAATGCCTTAAAGGCACCGACGTGGGTCAACAACTTGTGGAATTGCGCAACTCCCCCTTCGGACAGCTTGCCAATCACACCCTCCACCAACTCAATGGTGGCAACTGCCGAAGCAGCCTCATCACAGAATGTGCCCTGTTCGGGCGCATGAAAACAACGAGTGTTAAAATCCATGGTGATATTAGTCTCTTTATACCAACAAAAACTATCAATTTTGTGATAGTTTTCTTCCAAAAATGGCCAAAAATAAACATTAAAATAAACTAAAAATAAATATTAAAAAACTCCTAAGAAACAAGGAAATTTAACCACAAAAATGGTAAATTTTGGTTAAATTTTAAAACCGAATTCAATCTCTATTTGAACTCTATCTGAACCTTAATTCAACCCTCTAACCCAGAGTTTGATTAAAAAAATTGGTGTTCAAATTCTTCTCCAAAAGAGTTATTTTAAAGACCAAAAAATTAACGGTTGAAATACTTCTAATATTCTCTCGTACTTTAACATCTTTTGGATCCATTTATAATAGTTAAAGGAACCTAAAAAAAATTTGTGGATAAAAACCCACCGGATCGTCTCCGTTAGTTGTCAGACTAACAGATAGCTCCTTGTTATCATCAACCAGGCACAACGCACAGTGTCAAAGTGTAGCAATTATCGTTTGCAGGAACTATTAAGTCCCGTGGCTAACTATGCTAACACTTCTACATCACCCGGAATACCAAGCTGAATTAATAAAAGTTCTAAACTAAAACACAAACACATGGTAAATGCAAACAAAGGGTAAATAGGGGTGGTAATATGTCACATCTGTTGCCCAAGCAATTGCAACGGGTCTGAGCTCATAGCTCATAGCAACCGGACCAGGATCAGCTTAGCACCATTCCTCGGCGTCTTATACGCTCTAGACGATTCTTAGTCAACGGCTGCATGCAAGCCTTTTGGATCGCTTCACGCTTGGCCTCATCAGTCACATGCTTCTTATGAACATCGGCCAAAATCTTGTTCCAAGATACAGCATCAGCCTTAACAGCATCAGCCTTAACAGCATCAGCCTTAACAGCAGCCTCAGCCAATTCAGCAGCCTCAGCCAATTCAATGGCCTTCTTTTCAGCCAACTCCATATCGTAGGCAGCTGCCAGCTTCTCACCCCAGGCCTTGGTGTAGACCGCATCAGACTCCTCCTTGGGCATCAGTCCATCGTTCTTGAGGAAAGTCGTTGTGATGTCCTTCATGGTGGTATTCTCAAGCTGCTGGCGGGTTTCCACTAAGCTGTTCAAGATTTGTTGAACCTTCTCGACATCATCAACCACTTCCAGAAGGGCCTTGGCCACATCCCGTTCGACCTCCTCGTCTGGGTGAAAGCCGCGGAATTTGTTATCACAGTTGGTTTGGTTCACGGTATTGTCGCAGTGCTTGCGGAGAAGCTCCAGCTCATCGGATAAAGCTTCATTGGTCACCTGTTCGGTGGCCTTCGTCTGCTCCAGCTGCTCCAGCTCTTTCGCCCAGAGCTGCTTCAGCTCAGCCTTAATCATCTTCAGTGTTACCCAGTCTCTCTTCCGCTTATTGAGCTTATCATCCAGGACCTTCTTGCTCGCCAACGCAATATTGTAAGGTCCCCAGACGATCTCCTTCTCCTGTTGGGCCGTCTTGGCTGCGGCAGCAAGTTCTAAGATTCTGTGGAAGGGGACATCCTGCAAGGCACTAGTGTGACGGAAAGTTGCATTAACTTGTGGCACCATCAGTACCGCAACTGAGAGCCAGATCTTGTTCTGAAAGGCTGAGCAAGTCTCGAACTTCTTCGATAGCATGTCTATTTCGCCCCCCACCTCGCGCCCCAGCTCACGCACCAGCTTTGCGAGCCACGACCTCGCCATGCTCTTCAACACTGCAGCGAGGTCAAACTCCATCTTCAGCTTCAGCACATAGGCGGCCTTGATCAGACAGTCTGCCACATCGCACACAGTGCCAACAACCTCCTCCACCTTGAAGTCCGTCACTGTGCCAGCACCTTCTGAGAATGTCTCCAGCACCTGTCCAACCACATTGCGGAAAATAATCTCGCCAGCCTTCCTGCGTGACATGGTCAACTCCTTGTCTTGGGTCTTCTTCTCTGGTTGTCCAAGCTGATCAAGCAACCAGGGGGTCTCGGGTGCCTTCTTGCGAAGCTTATTATGAGGCTTCTTGCGAAAGAGGTCATGCTTGGTGTAAGCCTGGACGACTGACGCAGGGCTGACCGGGCTTGGCACAAAGGCCGTGCACTTCTCGGGACCATCCTCGAGAGTTTTCTGAGCGATGATGCTCTGGACAACTTTCGAAGGCTTGCAGCCATCCTCAACAATCTTCTTGCTTTTCGCGTTCGCGTTGGTCATGTACTGTTTCAGCTTTTCGGGCTGGTTGCAGCAGTGATCAATGCCACCGGCCATGGCACCAACCGTCACTTCTGCATCAGTCATTACCATCTCCATCAAGGACGGTCCGACCTTGCACCCAGCTGCAATGCAGAGAGGTGAGAGACAGCTCAATGGGCATCCATGGCCATGCATGAGGTTCTTAGTCACCTTGGTAAAGAGACGTTCGATGAAGTCACGCATCTCGGGCCGCTTGCGAAGCTCCAACGAGGCCATCGTATTGATGATCTTACGGAGATCCTTCTTACCCTGTGGTCGCTGTACATCCTTGATACACTTCACCAGCTTAGTATTGAGCTGTGCTTCAGTCTGCTTCTGGGTATCCTTGTCCGACGCCTTCCAGCGCACAATGTCAGCAACCGCCGGCAGCCGCTTGGTGCTGAGCCTGAGATGCAACTGCCCAAAGTGTCAAACTCCGTTTTCAAATCGTCACGTAGCTCCTTGATAGATGTGGTATTCAGGTGAGGCCAGATCTGGTCCAACTGATTCTTGTTGGCACACCACTGCAGCTCGGGCTCATCACCAGCCTTGAGGAAAAGGTTGCGACTGTGAAATCTTTCATTGTTGTTAGGAAAATCATCTAGCAGATACCCGATCACCATAACCAAGTGGCTCAGGTACTTCTTGAGTCGGTCCAACGACCAGTCCGATTGAAATAAGCCGTATGCCCAGGCCCGGTCCAACTGACCAGCCTCGCGAGTCTTCGCCACTGTCTCCCGCATCTTCTTCATGATGTTGAGTGCCTCGGCGCAGCTGGAACACATAGTCCGGTCAAGCACCATGTGCATCGTCATGATCAGGTCAGCGGTCCGCTCTCTTTGCTCTACCTCCTCGCGGACCTGATCCAAAGCAGCCTTTTTTTTTAATGCCTCCTGCAAACTCTTCAAAGGCTCATAAAGAAAGACTGGCAGTTGACCCACCTTGAGGAGAACTATCAGGTTCACCAGCGGGCTGGGATCCTTCTGGAAGTCATCCAAGTCATCCAAAAAATCAAGAAAGCTGTCATCCTCTTCAAAAGAAATGGGCACAGTCGCCTCTTCAGCTTGATGGACAAACTTCTGGGCCTGGCTGAAATCCTGGGAAAACTTCCCAGGATCAGCCAAAATGTTGCAGAGCTTTTGCTCGACCATCGCTGTCGGGGTGGTCAAAAGCTTTACGGGGAAATTAACCAGCAGGCTTGTCATAGCGACGAACTCGCACCATTCGACATACCCCGGGTTAAGTTTACTCGCCTCACCTAACAAGTCAGAAATCGTTTGATCCTTGGCAAAAATCGCCTTGATCTCTGCAATGTTGACTGGGGTTTGGACAACCGTGCGCAAAGAGCACAGCTGGTACACTACCATCCCCAGGGTCTTGTAGTTGAACTCCTTCAGGTTCAAGTGTGTGAAAGTGTCTAGAAAGGTACTTGTCGCACAGGTCTTGTTCTTCAGCACTCTTGAAGGACTCTGAAGGTGGTTTCTCATTTTATCTATGGTGGGCTGGTCAAACTGACGAATTATAAGCTGACCAGCCAGTTTCTTCTCATCGCCGCTCAATGCCTGGCTCTTCAAAAGAGCCAAGACACCAATGGGGGTCTTTAAAAACATGTTGAGTGGCATCGTTCTGGAGAGTTCAATGCCAGTTACGCGCTTTATCACTTCAGCGGTAACGGTTGGGTCTGCACAAGGTGCACCCTGTTTGGGTGCGGCGTATGGTGTTTCGGTAGGAAATTCCATGGTTAGTGCATGAGATTTTTGTTGATATAAAAAAAACTATCAATTTTTCGATGGTTTTCTTTCAAAAATTGCCAAAAATAAACATTAAAAATAAATACTAAAATCTCTAATAAAACAATGAAATTTTAAATTTTAAACCTAATTCAAACTATATTTGAATCTTAACTCACCCCAAATTCAACCCTCTAACTCAGAGTTTGATTAAAAAAATTGGTATTCAAATTCTTCTCCAAAAGAGTTATTTTAAAGACCAAAAAATTAACTGTTGAGGTAGTTGCATCATTAGCGTCTCCAAAATTATACAGTTCCCCATCCGGTAATCTAAAACGAACCGTCATTTTATCCAATGTTATTCTAGGATTAAACCTATTAACTGTTCCAATATCACTATACAACATGTTATAATACTTGAAATTGCCCTGTTTGGTGTAAGTATCTAACAAAGCCATCGTTTGGTTTAGATATTGGTTAGTTCCATAATGCTGAGTGATAAATTCATCAATCTCCACTGAGACATAAGCGGGTTCAGTCGTATTATCACTGGCATCACCTTGTGCAGATGTATCTAGAAAAGCACATTTAACCAATTCGATTGATTTAACATTATGAAAAGTTTGATCAATATAACCTTGGCGGGCATCCGAATTGCTAAAATTGGGAGCGGAAAACTTAATTGTAAAGGAATTCGGTGAAGGAGACATCGTGAAATCTCGATCCTTACTATTAATAATTAAGTAACGCACTTTTTCTCCATTTTCCTCTTTGAATAGATTTCTCTGACTCGAGGTTAAAATATACCGATCAGTTTGATTTGTTTCTTCTCTAGCATTCCCCAACCCGGAAAGATTAAGATCCTCTGGATGAGCTGAATAACTTTGATGGTTGGGAAGGCTATCATTCTGGGTTACTACTTCATTCAAAGGTACTTTTGAAGGTGCTTCGCCACTAATGATAACTGGATTAGGGTTTAAAAATTCTCTTCTGGAATAATCAGTTGACAAACTAATTGGGCGATTGGCCACTACTAAAGCTTGCTGAGGAATTGGTTGTTTAACTACTTTTGATTGGGCATCAACGGTGAAATCTATCACACCTTTCAGTTGTCTTTCTTTGTTTAGTTGCTCCTTAAAGTAAGAGAGCTTTTGGTTTAGAACAGTAATAATTCTTTTAATCCCATCTGGATGACGATAATCAACCTTTGATTTAACAATAATACTTTTAACAATTTCTGGCCGAAAATGGTGAGTATCAACCTCAGGATATTTGTTGTGAAATCCTAAAAAAATCTGTTGGCTTATTTGGTTTAAATCCATCTTAATCGAGTAATATCTAACTTTATAATAAGAACATAAAAAGTATGAGCTATTCTCATCACATTTTTAAACTAAAAAAGAAAATTTCCGGAATTGCGGTTAGAATACCTTGTGCTAAAACTTCAACCTTGATCATTGCCGTTAAGGTTGGATCCCAAGATGAAAAACCCACTGAATATGGTCTGGCTCATTTACTAGAACACATGATGTTCAGAGGTTCGAAGCAAATTCCTAACAGTACCGAACTAACCAAAGAAATGGATAACTTAGGTGCTGTATTTAATGCCTTTGTCAGCAAACATGTTACTTACTATCACTGTAAATTTTATTGGAACGATCAGAACTTTAAAAAGCTTGTCCAACTTCTAGCTGGTCTAGTGTTAAGCCCACTTTTTAGAGAAAAAGATTTGAACTTAGAGAGAAATGTTGTTTTAAGTGAGCTTGACCAATACCTAAATGATGACGAAGAACATCTTGATAAAATGTTAACTGAAAGTATTCTTGGCCAACACCCTTTAGCCCATGATATTACCGGAACAAAAGAAATTATTAAAAAAATGAAAGTTTCAAACTTAAAGTCCTTTTATCAAAATCATTATCATGCTAACAATCTTTTTGTTATTCTGACGGGAAAATATACTACTCAAGGCCTCAAAAATCTAGAGTCTGTTTTTAATCAGCTTGAAATTCCTGATGCACCTAGAAGAGTCTTTACTCCACCAAAGCCATTGACCCTAGAGTCCACTCAAGATTTTAAAGTTGTCACTAGAAAAGATAATATCCAAGTTGTTCTAGGTCTCGGTTTTCCAACCATTGGATTCTTAGATTCTAGAAAAGAAGAAATGATTTTATTAAACAGCTTAATTGCTGGGTCTGATGGCTCTCTGCTTCATCGATCTTTGAGAGAAGAAAAAGGATTAGTTTACAGTGTTTCAAGTAACTACTTAAGATACCCAGATGGAGGAATCTTAATTATTAAGACTTCTTTTAAACTTTCCAAACTCAAACAGGTTTTGAGAATTATTTATGATGAAATTGAAAATATTAAAAAACAAATTACTTTGAGAGAAATGAAACAACATTTGGAATCATTGATTGGCTATACCTGGGTTGAAGCTGAAAATATCTTCAATGTTGCGGAACATTATGCTCAAGAATTGATATTTTCGGATTCAGTTCGACCATATCATCATCAACTTAAAAAATTTAAAAAGATTAAAACTTCTGAAGTAATTAAATTAGCTAATTTGGTTCTGGACTGGAATAAAGTATCGTTAATGACAATTGGTCCTTTGAGTAAGAAAGATTTAATGGATTCACTTCCGTCTCAAATTAATCGGTAAAGTTTTCCAGGAAGTTTGAAAATGTTTATCAAGCTCCTGATGATCAAAGAAATTATTAACCCATTTTTTGAAAACAACGATGTTTGATCCAAAATATTCCAGCGGGTGTTGGCTAAGATATTTTTTAAAAACTTTACGACATTTTTTACAAGGATAAAGTCTAATTAATCTATACATTAATTTGACCACCAAATCCAATGAAGCATGACCATAAATTGCTCGATTACAGTGATATTGAAGATATTGATTTAGCTTGAGATGATTTATTTTTTTCTGATACAGTTTATTAATCACTTTTCGAGTTACTTTGGGTTTGTCAAGTCTTTTGTTAACCTGATTATGAACTTCAAAAAACCAACTTATTAAATTTTCTCTAGTTTTAAAATCCATTTTCTTTTTTTGACAAATCTGATTAAAGTGATTGTAGCAATCAGTACAAGGAAGTAATTTAGTCATCAACATCAGGGTTTCTAGATATAATTTTTGTTGTGCCTGATCACATTCTTCTGGTGCATCATGACTTATTGTGTGGTACCAGTACCACTGCCGAGGACCCCAATAGTCTGTCATCTTATCCAGATACAATATAAAAAATTGAATTAACTCAACTAATTCAAATTGCTAAATAACTTAATTAATTTCAAATGACAACACCTTATCTAAAGGCTTATGTTCAAGGAGATTGGGCCGCAGCACCCATTATGGATCAAATCGGATTTTCAACTAATCCAGTTCTTCAAAAAACTTATCAAGAATTTTTAGAATTTCTGAAGGCCCATGACGTAGAAAACACCGCAACATGGCATCTAGAAGCTAAAGGAGTAGCAACCGGACTCGGTTCCAAAAGAAAAATGACTGATGTTGTTAGAAATACTCGTCAAATAGATCAAGCTGATTGCGTCATCAGCTATCTAATTCTCAATAATCCAGACAAACGTCATTGGGGATCTTTATCCTTAATGGGCTACGCTATTGGCCGCGGAAAACCATGTTATATCATTGCTAATCCAGACTGTGTGGTTTGGCAAAGTCATTTTGTCTGGCATCCTTTGATTAGAAGATTTCACACGGTTGAAGAGTTTGAAACTTATTTAGAAGAAAAGAAAAACTAGGTGTGAGTTTTAGTTCTTTCGAAGAACTATAAAAATTGATTGTTGATTGAAGAATAAGTCATTCCTCAATTGTAAAATGGCTAACGGACACGAAGCTCGTAAATTATTTGCTCAATTTGAAGATTTAACCTATGATGACATAATTGTTATGCCAGGTATTATCGTTAAGGGATCTGGTGAAATATCTCTTAAAACCAAACTAACTAGCCGGATCAGTCTCAACATTCCCATTGTTAGTTCTCCAATGGATACTGTCACTGGCCCCTTAATGGCCATTGCAATCGCCAGTCAGGGTGGAATTGGTATGTTGCATTGTAATAACGAACCATCTGAACAAGCTGATGCGGTACGAAAGGTCAAGCGATATCAGAATGGATTTATTGATAACCCTATTATCTTTGCTAAAGATCTCAAGGTTTCTAGGTTCATTGAAATGCAGAAAAAATGGAAATTTAGTGGATTTCCAGTTACTGAGAGTGGTACTCTAGGATCACGTCTTCTTGGCTTAGTCAGCGAGCAACATCTTAGTAAATTATCTAAAGATAGCAATCTTGAAGACTTGACCCTGGGGGACATTATGACTCCTCTTGAAAAACTAATCATCAGTACTCAGGAATGTTCTCTGGAGGATGGGTATAGTAAAATAGTTGAGAATGATATTTCAAGACTACCAATTGTGGATAACCTAGAAGACTCAAATCTAATTGCTTTGGTTTGCCGGAAGGATCTTCGCTACCGACGTTCTTTCCCAAATGCCAGTCTTGATCAAAATGGTCAACTTCTAGTTGGAGCAGCTGTTTCAACTCAGAAAGGATTTCAAGCTAGAGTAGATCTTCTAGCTAAAGCTGGAGCTGATGTTATTGTAGTGGATGCCGCACAAGGAGCATCTTCCTATCAAAAGGAAGTTATCGTTTATATCAAAGAGAATTACCCATTCATTGATATTATTGGCGGAAATGTTGTTACTCCAAACCAAGCCAGGTATCTAATTGATGCTGGTGCAAATGCCTTGAGAGTTGGAATGGGTGTTGGATCTATTTGTACCACTCAAGATGTTTGTGGAGTTGGACGTCCTCAAGCTTCATCAGTTTATCATGTGGCCCACTCATCCAATGTTCCAATTATTGCTGATGGTGGCATTTCTGGTTCCGGAAAAATCATGAAAGCACTCGCTCTAGGAGCCAGTACTGTAATGCTAGGATCCCTTCTGGCCCGAACTGATGAATCCCCTGGGGAAATTCTTTTTCAGAATGGAATTTCACTGAAAACGTATCGAGGGATGGGATCTCTTGATGCAATGAACAAAAAAACAAAAAGTGGAATTAATTCAGCTGAAGAACGCTATCTAGGACATTCAACCGGTTTGAAAGTTGCTCAGGGAGTAAGCGGGACAGTAACTTGCGCCGGATCACTTCACAAATATATTCCATACCTAATGGAAGCTCTCCGGAAAGGCCTTCAAGACATTGGAGAACATGCTCACAGTATTAAGGAATTACATGGTCATATGAAGGTTGGTAATGTTAGATTTGTTCGACGAACCAATCAAGGTCAATTGGAAGGTGGTGTACATCATTTGTACAACTATCGTGAATAAATTAAACAAATCAATTAAACAAACTAGTTAAAGTAACAGGGATTGTCCAATTGTTGATTGAGCTTTGTTGATTTTGAAATATTGAATTAATATTTTTCTATCTTCTGGGTCAGAATCTTGATTTAATTGAACTAGATCATGTGGGGTATAACCTTGCTTGTTTTTGAGAGTTAGGTCAGCTCCAGCTTCAACTAGCAATTTGACCAAAGCCAAATCACATTTTAAAGCGGCTAAATGTAATGGAGTGTTGAAACGATGATTCATAACATCCAGTTTGGATTCATTTTGGTGTTCCAGTAGAAATTGAAGAATTCCTTGGTGTCCAACGATGATGGCCAAGTGTAAACTGGTTTGTCCATCTTTTGGATAATTGATAGTTGATTTGGCTCCTTTTTCGAGCAGCAATTCAACATTCATCATTTTTTTTTCATAAATTGCGGTGTTAAGAGGTAAATAACCTATCACCGATTTGTAGTTACTGGTTGGTTGGTTTAAGTCGTGATCGGCGAATTGATTAAGAATACTTTCTAAATAAAGTTGATTAGAATTAGAAGTTGCTGAGTTAACAAGAATTCGCACTTGATCAAAATCTAATTCGTCTTTGGCTTTTTCAAGATAAAATTCAAAACATTGAGCTAGATTTTGCAAGACGGTGTATTGAAGAATTCTGAAATTAGATATTGGATTGTACTGATGATACTTTTTTACTAATTCAAGATCATCATTATCTAAAGCATATCGGAATTCATGGGTTGGGTTTGGTTTAGGGGTTAATTCGGTTTGCGTTTCCTGATCCATTGCAAGTGATAGATTTGATTTGATTAGAGGTAATATTTTTGTTATTTGAATTGAAACGGAAAATTGATTTAATTGATCTCGGAATGATCAATCAAAATAAAGATGAAAGTTTATCTAGCATCAAAATCAAAATTAAAGATCTTAGCTCTTTCTGAATGTGGGGTGACTGTTTGTCCAATTCACGTTTATGTTCCAGAAAACCCAGAACAACCCTTTGGCTATGATTGTACACTACAATGTGCTCTAAATCGCTTAGAAACTCTCAAGAAAAGCCCTTTGGTCGAAGGGGGTCGATATCTGATGGCCATTGAGAATGGTATCGATATGTCAAATATTTCAACATATTATGATATTTGTCATGTTGTCTTGTATGATTCAGAATTGGACTTGCTTTTAACATCTAGATTCTTCTCAGATCATTTAAAAATTCCAATCCCATCTGAGCATATTTATGAAATTATTGACAATGACGCTGAAAATGATGATTATAGCAATCCTCTAGGTTACGATGAAACAGCAGGTAGTTTGTATGCATCTGCTCTATCAGGTATGCTTGGTAAATCAGTTCCTTCAAATGATTGGATGTCGGAGGTCGGATGTTCTAGAAAGCATCAAATTTACAATGTAGTTGATCATGTTCTTGGATTGCATCCCAGTTCAGTAATTAAAGAACTTCAGGACGAAATCATAACAATCCCAGACTACCCTAAAGATGGAGTGCTTTTCCAAGATTGGATGAGCCTTTTTAGTCAGCCAGAATTATGTGATCTAGTAGTTGAATTAATGGCTAACCTCGGTCACACCCAAAAGGTAGATCTAGTTCTTGGGCCAGAACTGAGGGGCTGTATGTTGGGTCCTCTAGTTGCTCAAAAAATGAAGATTCCTTTTGTTCCAATTAGAAAAAAGGGTAAACTTCCTCCTCCAACGATTGAATTTACATATCAAAAGGAATATGGCACAGATACTCTGGAGTTAAATCCAGACCAACTCTTTGATAAAAGATGTTTGATTATTGATGATGTTCTAGCAACAGGCGGTAGTCTTCTAGCTTGTTGTGAACTAATTAAAAAAGCAAAAGGTTATCCAGCTCTCTCCATTGTTTTGAACGATGTTCCTGAATTGAGAGAGAAGGCTAAAGAACAATTAGGATCATATCCGTATCAAGTTTTAATGAACTTGGCTGAGCCTGGTGAACTGAAACTGACCTAAACTGACCTAAACTGACCTAAACTGACCTAAACTGATCTAAACTGACCTAAACTGACCTAAACTGACCTAAACTAAGTGGTTGGAGATAGACCAGCTTGCTTAGGAGTTTTATCGGTTGGTTTTGCGGCACATGAATCCATGTATTTATGAAATTCTTTGTCCAGATCCTGATCAAGTTTGTCATAATTTATTTCATCAACATCAAGATTCTTTTGAATTTCTTCCACTGGTTGATCAAAGTAGTACTTACTCCAGTTGCGACGGCTACGACCGGGGTTCTTCAAGTACATGTAGTATATAATATAACAAAGCAATCCACAGAACAGTAAAAATATGAAATAAATTGTCTCTCTCGGAAGTAAATTTTGGTCAACACCAGCCGTTAAAGCTGAGCAGAGCATTAGAGAGAAAACAACTATTTTCATTAAATAAATCTGACTTTTACGGCGATTAAGTTCATAAAGCTCTATTTCACGAAGACGGTTATTGGTGGTTTGGGAACCTTTAACTTCTTCTAATTTTTTTTGATATTTTCCAAGTTCCTTTTCATTGCGGGTGGCATCATTTTTATTTTGACTCATCATCTTGGCATTTAGATTTTTGTCTTGAGTATTGCGATTGAATTCTGAGGTCAAGTAAGACCAAATCTCTCGACGATGAGAATCAAGGTCATCAATCTTTTTGCGAATAATAAATTTACCACGATCTTGGTAAAAAGAATTTTTGTCAGGATGTTTTGATTTTGATTCAGCCAGAAAGGTGGATTGCTGTTGATCAAAATAAGCTTTAACATCATCAGTTAAACCTTGATATTGTGTTATTAATTCATTGTTGAGGTTATTATTTGGACTAGGTGTTGCAGTCATTTTATTCGATCTCTTTATTAATAAGACAAGATAAATTTTTGACTAATCAAGTTTTCAAGTCTTTTAGAGTACCTTCCAGAAGAAATAAACAAAACCAATGAAAGAAGTTGCTGCTAAAAAGAGTAATATGTAGTACCAATAGGTTAAAGTAAGATTTTGTTGTTTTAATTCTTCAACACTCTCACTACCGGTTCCACTCCTGGTCTCAGCATTATCAATCATTTTGTCCAACTTATCGAGTTTGTGTCCAATCATTTTTTTTTGAGAGCCTTCTTTTTTCAGTTGTCTTTTCTGTTCTTCGATATCTTGTCGAACATTTTTATTATTATTCAGAACCTCAGTTTCAATTTGGATTAGTTCTTCATTGAGGTTTTTGATTTTTGGTTTTAACTCAATCTGGTTACGATCAGTTTCATTTTGAGCTTCTGGACTACTAGGATCAGCTAGAGCAGTTTGATTAGAAGTTAAATAAGTTTGATAAACGCTAGAATATTGATCCAAAAACTTTTGATAAAGATTCTCGATCTGGTTCAAATTCTTTTTGCGCTGTTCTTCATAATTCAGTTCTGAATAAATATTTTGTTTGCATTCTTTTTGGTGAGCAGTCGCCATTTGATCTAATTATAATTGAAAGAGAAAAAAAAAGTAACTTAATGATTCTTCAAGCTTAAGATTCAAATGAGTTTAACAATCGCTACCTTTAACATTTGGTTTGATAGCTTTCATTTATTAGAGAGATGTCGCTTAATTGTTAAAGAAATCTTAGAACAAGAACTTCCAATTCAAATTATTACTTTACAGGAAGTTACCCCAACCAGTTTTGAATATCTTATTAAATCACCATTAAAGAAGATGTATGTTTTTAGCAAAAAGGAAATGACCCAATCATATGATACTTTAATTTTAATCCATCATTCCCTAAAATCAAATGGTTATATCAAACATCAATTCACCAAGTCCCTCAGTAAAATGGGTCGTTGCTTAGAAATTCTTTCTGTTTCTGAAAAAGAGAAAGGAGAAACCTTAAGGTATTTGGTCGGAACATCCCACCTGGAGAGTGAATTTAGAACTTACCAAACTAAATTGTCTCAGTTTAAAGAATCCTTTCAAATTTTAGAAAAAATAGCCACAAATTATGATTATTCTTTGCTTTTATTTATGGGAGATACAAATATTATTCAGCAACACCAAAGGTTTTTTGAGCCACCTGAAACATGGTTAGATCTTTACCAAGCCTGTCAGCCTCATAAATCTTTGGAATATACCTACGACTATAAAAAAAATGATAATGTTCGTTTGAAAAAGCGATCAAGATTGGATAGAATTTATTACAAAACATGTAAGTTAAATGAAGTTTGGAATCCGATCTCATTTGGGTTTCTAGGTCAAGAACCTGGAGCAGATGGGACCTATCCTTCTGATCATTTTGGAATTGTTTCTACGATGATGAAGGTTTCAGAGCAAATTGATCCAAACACAACAGCAGTTTAAACAGATTCATCCTCTTTTTTGGAACCAGTGTCTGCGACTAATTGGTAAAAAGCAGCAATAGGACACTTAGAGTTTGTGCAACATCCATTAGGAACTTCGACCATTTCTGCATTAGAATCTTTTTCTAAAACAGTCTGAATAGCTTAAACAACAACACTGGTCCAAAAAAGAGGATTGAGATGAACACTGCCTCTCATTTTAAATAAATCTGTTTCTGAAAACTTTTGAAAACTCTCATCAGAAAGAGTTTTTAACTCTTGTTCATTGCTCACACAGCGAAAGTTCTTGAACTGAACTTGGTTGGCAGTGATAGGATTGTTTAGAGTAGAACTAATATGAGTTTGAAGTAATAAGTCGAGGAAGAAATCGCCCATTTATCTACTTGATGAATTACTTGATGAGTATTTGTTTGTGATATTCAATTTTTATCACAAATGGGGCATGGTTTATTTTTGCTAGATGAGAGTGTTCGAGTAACACATCCCATGATCCGGCTGTATGTTCCTAACTCAACCGGAAGATTATGCCAAATATTATCCATTTCCTGGGTGACATTATCTACATTAATTTCTTTATTTTGTTGGCTCAACTGATCTCTCATTTGTTTTGCAAATCTCAGTTTGAGTTGAGTCTTGAGATCCGAATAAGAGATAATTTCCTTGTTTTCTGCTTCATAAAAATGAGCCATAGTATCTTTTTTAGGACTAGAATTAAAAGGATTTGGAGTTAATGGACTCAATGGTGAGTATAATTTAAGATCGTCATAAGAATTGCTTGGAATTCTTAATCTATTCGGTCTTGGCGGGTCGGTCATGGTATATCTTTAAGATCCAATTACTATCACAATATACAATAAAAATTATTAATCAATTTTCCTTTTTTAAATCAAGCCCAAATATTTTTTGGAAAGATAATTAAAATCCTCCTGGGTATTAACCCCTATTTCATAATAAGGTACCTGATAAGATTTAATCTTATAGCCCATTTCAAGAATTTTAAGCCACTCAATATCCTCGGCAATTTGGGCTGGTGTATCAGGATGCTCCAGAAAAAGAGGTAAATATGATCTTCGAAAGACAAAAATACCTATATGTGCATAATATGCGTGGTCTGGAACTGAATCTCCTGTCTTAGTGTGAGGAATCAAAGCTCTAGATGCATACAAAACATTGTTATTAACATCTAAAACCATTTTGCCAATTCCTCGGTTATTATAATCATTTTTGTTAGTTATTGTACTGTGAATAGTTGAGCAAACCACTCGCTCATCTTTTTGATCATTAAATGATTTTTCGACGATAAAATCCAAATGATTTGGATCAATAAATGGTTCATCACCTTGAACATTAACAATGATTTTGTATTCTTTTGGTATTTGATCTAGAACTCGAGCAATTCTGATTGTTCCATTAGAGCATTCTAGATCCATTTTAAGAGCTTCACCCCCAAAACTTTTAACATGATCAATAATTCGGTCATCATCGCTGACAACCCAAATACGATCAATACTTTTAGCTTTTTTAGTTTGGGTATATGTTCGTTCTATTATTGATTTTTTTCCTATCATAAGTAATGGTTTTCCTTGTAATCGACTTGAATTATATCTAGCCGGAATTAGAGCACACACCAAGTCACGATCCATATTAATATTTTAGGAACATAATTATTTTTGGTTTCGTTCTTTTTTAAAAAATTATTTGAACCTAGAAGGTTAAAGATTAAGACATTTAGACATTTAAACATTTAAACATTAAAATGGAAATTACTGATCAAAAAAAAAAAGATTTGTTAGAAATATTAAAATGTTCCTTGTGTCATGAACTACTTTACCAGCCAGTGACTCTTTTTTGCCAGGATACTTTCTGCAAAGCTTGCTTGGTTAAACTCCCAACTAATGAATGCCCGACTTGTCGTCGTAAATTCTTTCGTCCTCCAATATCAAACTTTAAATTACTAGGGTTAATAGAAAAAGTTTTTCCAGAAGAAATTCAAAAACGAAAAGAATTTGTTGATGAACTGCCATCCCCAAGCGAAGAAGAGTTATTGAAAGAACAAATTATTAAAAGTTCTTGGAGAGATGTTATTAATAAAAAGAAAACCACCGGAAATGTTCAACTCAATACGGATATTTTCTTTCTGCCTATCAACACCAACACCATGGCCAATCAATATTTAGCAACTTAGAGTTTCAATTTCTTTAATTCAAATCGTTTAATTCAATTTCTTATTTTCATCTTTTCATTGTAAAGTACTTTAAATGACCGATTCTGAAGTAGACGATTTTCTTAGATGTGATGTCTGTAAAGATTCTTTCTATGATCCAATCACCTTACTATGTCAACACTCATTTTGTTCATATTGTGTTAGTACACTCAAAGAGTGTCCAATGTGCCGTTTGAAACTTCATTTACCTAAACAACGTAATTTACTCTTGACTAAAGCAATCGAAATTCTTTATGGCCCCGAAAAATTAGAGGAATTAAATAGCAAGTTTCATTTGACCAAGCTCGAAAAGGAGATTAGACCACAAGTAGAAAAGGATTTGAGAAATGATTTTGATAAAATGTTAATTGATAATAGCAAAACTCTTCCAAAACCACCAAATGAAAATGATTATAAAAATATTAGTGTTGATACAACCCCTAGTGTCAATCCACCTAAAGCACCTGAAGAACCTGTTTCATCATGGTGGTCACCAGATAATTTAGTTAAATGGGTTGAATTTGCTTTTCTAGCTTATTATCTATATACTTTTATCGTTAGCACTGCTAATTATGGATTTAGTTGGATTAAATTTGTTTTGAATTTATTTGTTCTTTTTCAAGCAGCAATTCCCTTTATTGGCTCCAATTATCTCAGTTTAAGTGCCTCAAATCCGATGAATGGTGTGTTGGAAAATTTATTATAAAATGCGAGAGAATATAAAATTATTAGTTTCATTAAAGCTATAAGATGGAAGAAAAAAATAATGCAACTCCTAAAGTAATAGCTTTTGTCCCTATTAAATTTGAAAGTCAAAGATTGAAAAATAAGAATTTCCTTAATTTAGGGGGACATCCTTTGTGCTATCATATTTTTGAAACTTTACTTAAAATTCCAATCATCGATAAGGTCTATGTTTATTGTTCGCAAGAGGAAATTAAGAATTTAATTCCTGATCAAGTTCATTTTCTAAAAAGATCATCAGATCTAGATGGGAATTCCGTTCTAGGAATGGAAATTTATCAAGAATTTGCCAAAGAGATTCAAGCTGATATCTATGTTCTTGCTCATGCAACATCCCCACTTTTGTCAACCACTAATATCATGGATGGTCTCAATAGTATTATTTACAGGAATTTTGATAGTTCCTTTAGTGCAGTTAAGGAAAAGACATATGTCTGGCATAAAAATCAACCACTTAACTACCAACTAGACCAAGTAGTTAGAACTCAAGATCTGGAACCAATCATCATTGAAACCAGTGGATTTTACATGTATCGAAAGGAAGTCTTAGAAAAAGGACAACGAATAGGAGATAATCCTCATATGGTTATGCTCAACAAGATTGAGGCGATTGATATTGATTTAGATGATGATTATTTATTAGCTCAATCGGTTTTATCTTACCAAAATAATCAGAAAGCTCTTCTCCGGAAGGAGGATGATATCCAGAAAAATACTCAAACAAAATCAGCAATTTTCAATAAAACAAGGAACATTAAACTAATTGTCTTTGATTTTGATGGTTGTTTGAGTGATGGATCGATTTATTTAGATTACAAAGGTCGAGTGATTAAAAATTATTATACTTTGGATGGTGAAGCAATTGTTAAAGCAGTTGGTCGCAATTATAAAGTTGGAATAATGTCTGGAAATGATCTAGACTTCTTCAAAAAAAAGGCTAAAAAATGGAAATTAGAATTCTTTTATGGTGAGATACATGATAAATTATTAAAACTGAAATATCTTTCTTACCAAGCAAAAATTCCTCTTGATGAAATAGCTTTCTTTGGAGATGGTTTAAATGATATCAAAGTTTTAAAAGCAGTTGGATTTTCTGGTTGTCCCGCAAATGCTCATCCAAATACTAAAAAAGTTGTTGACTATGTTACAACCGAAAAAGGAGGTCATGGAGCAATCAATGAATTCCTATCTTTGTTTCCTTAAGACACAAACTCTTTTAAGTTTTCTTTTAAGTTTTCTTTTTTTTTTCAGGTATTTCAAACAATGTTTTGAAGCAATCTAAAATTCGTTTTGAACTAGAAAGATTTTGTCTAATGAATTCACTTGGGATTTCTAGGTTCCAACATGGTGAGGACTCATTGATTGAAATTAATCTTTGCAAAACTGGTTTAACCAGAGGCATTACTTTATCCCATCCGTGAGTTTGAATATCGTTCCAGTTGACTCGAGCTGAATATTCCTTCAAATCAAAAAAAGGAAAACGATCTTTATCATAATCAACCTTGAAATCTAAATATGGTCTTCGGAGAGCAATACACTCTTCGTTTAGGGATGAACTAAAAAAGACAACCAATTTAGAAATTTTAATTAGTTCCATTGAATTAACAGGATAATTATCAAAATCTTCAAAGTAATAATCGCCTTTCAGTTCTGGATCTTGGGTTTGATCTTGAGTTCGGTTCTTAACTATTAAAGATAATCCTAGAGATTGCAGCATTTCATAGATTTTGGTCAAGTCTTTTTTCTCTGGATCAATTCTATTTTTTTTATGATGTTTAATGGCGTTCTTGGGAAACATTAAAACTACATAATGTTGATCAGGAAGGTTGTATTTTTGAAGGATGTCCTGGCGACTAGGCAAAGGATAATCTGAATCATACTTTGGAGATCCAAGACTTAGAAATTTAGGATGATTGATTTTATAAAAATCAAGATATCTTTGATCAGGAAAAATGACATAATTCACTTTCCGAACATATTTATCTAAGTAAAGAAACACTTCATAATTACATACTAGAGAAACGAGAGTGTGCTGGGCAGTAACATAATTATAAATGAGTGCTTGATGTTCTTTTCCTTTTAGACCAACCACATTTCCTTCAACTAGAAAAGTAACTCCTGGGTGGTTACGTAAGTCTGATAAACTAAAGATTTTAAAATTATATTTTTCTTGATAGATTCCAATTTCGTTGATGTGGTGATATGGATCAGAGAATCTTTTTGATCCTCTTTCCAAAAAAAATTTAACTTCTAAGTTTCTTTTTTGACCTTCGATTGCTAACGGCAACAGATAAGCTAAATAATTAATCCTAGAAAGAACCAAATTGAATGTCATTTAATTAATTGGATTTTTCTTTTTTTATAAATTTAACCCATTCTTTTTTTAAGCTAGAAATGAGGCAGATCATAAAATGGTTTATTTTCTGCTAACCGATTAACTTTCAGTTTCAATTTCTGAATTTCAAGATAAATTTCAGAAGTTTCGTCTTCTAGGTACTTCTTAAAATCAACCATTTTTTTTCCAGTGATGACCTGAATTTGAGCTGAAATTTGAACTATTTCATCTAAATAAATGCCCACCAAAGTAAAATCTTTTTGATCAAATCCTCTCGTTACCATAGCAGAAGTACCAATACGAATACCGTTGGGGGACATGGCATTCTTATCTCCAGCAATACAATTTTTGTTTAACGAAATATCAGCCATTTCAGCTACATATTCCACTTTGCTTCCAGTGACCCCTTTTGATTTGAGATCAACCAAAAGAAGATGGCAGACAGTCCCGTCAGTCATTAGATGATAACCTCGCTCTTCTAGGACCGTTCCTAAATGTTGTGCCATTGCACGAGTTTTTTCCATATAAATCTTAAATTCTGGATTTTGAGCTTGTCTGAGTTGATAAGCTACCGCAGCAATTTGATGGTTGTGTGGTCCACCTTGAAGACCTGGAAAAAGAGCCTCATTGATTCTAGTAACTAAACTTCCATTTTCACGATTCTTGTTTTGACTATTTTTGTTGATAAAAATAATTCCTGATCGAGGACCTCTCAAAGTTTTATGAGTGGTTGTCGTCACCACATCCGCATATTCAAAAGGAGAATTCATCATTTTAGTGGCCACAAAACCACTAATGTGTGCCATATCAACCATCAAATATGCTCCTACTTTATCAGCAACCTCTCGGAACCTCTTGTAATCAATATCTTGTGGATAGCTACTGCCCCCTGTGATAATGACTTTTGGAACAAAAAGTGTCGCCAGTTCCTCCATCTTATCATAATCAATCCAACCATTCTGATCAACTTGATAAGGAAGGGATTGAAAATAGATTGATGTGGCACTAACCTTTTTCTTCGCTGTGTAAAAGCCGTGAGTCAAATGACCACCAGAAGGCAGGCCCAAACCCATTATTCGATCACCAGGATTAATTAACCCCGTGTAAACAGCAAAATTAGCTGGACTACCAGAATAAGGCTGGACATTAACATGCCAATCTTGATTCTTTAGGTGAAAGGTATCCAAGGCTCTGTTTTGACATAAAGTTTCGATTTGATCGATGACTTGGTTTCCTCCATAATAACGGCGCCCAGGATATCCCTCAGAATATTTATTGGTTAAAATACTACCAAGTGATTGTACAACAGCGGGACTAGTAAAATTTTCACTAGCAATTAGTTCAATACTTTCTTTCTGTCGCTGATATTCTTTAGTGATCAAGCCATCGAGGGCAGGATCACTAGAAGATAGTTTTTCTTTGAAAAAATCAGTCATTGCTTTTGAGTTAGAATTATACCTAATCGGTTTGATTTGTGTAATCAATTTTTTGATGACAATTGAAATCACGATGTGTTTGAATTCTATTTAATGAATTACTTTATTTTAAATTTTAAAATTGATTTTGATTTGTTCTTAAAAAGAGTTAGGTAAAAATGAATGACCTACTGGATGGATTGGATGATTACCCTTTTGTTTCATTTAAAGTTAAGAAGATTGAAAAACTGATTACACTTCAAGATATTAGATACGATTCAGATGAAGAACAAGATAATGAAGAAAAAATTAAAAGAAAACGAACATATTATATTGTGGATGATGAAGAGGAGAGTCAGGAAGAGGGAAGTCAGGAAGATCAAGATGAAATAGAACCTCCTAGAAAAAGAGCTAAAGCTGAGAAGAAACCTGTTAAACCAAAAGTTAAGTCAACAGTTAAGTCTCTTAAATTACTCGCCTTTGAACAAGTCCTTCAGAACCAGGATCTTATTAAGCATTTAATCAAGGATCACCCAACTATTCATTTAAATAATAGTGAAATTAGTGATCTAAAACCGCTACCGTTTTATGTTTCAATGGAGCATAATATTTTAAAAGGAATACTAAACAAATATGCTGATGAACTTAAGAAAGATTACATTGACCACCAAAGAAAAAAATGGCCAACTCTGTATGGAAAGGCCCGTGACGAAGACATTATTAACCGGAAGTATAGCACCCTTTATAATGTCAGAAAAGTTTTACTTTTTCAATCAAGCTGTTCAAAAACTTTGTTAATACCAACAATTCCACATCGTTGTTCGCTCAAGAACATTTCTTCAATAGTTAAAACAGAAATTGAATGGGGTGGTGGATATCGGTGCCAATTGCATGCATCAACTATTGCTGAAGCTGAACATGATGTGTGTGATACATATTGGGACTTTGGTAAATATCATAATTCGAAGCGAATTTTCTTTGATGATGAGGACGAAGCTTATATAGTAACTTTTGAAGAACCACTTAATATATGTGCTGGTTATTCCTTCTAGTTTCTAGTTTCCACTTTCTACTGTATACTTTCTACTTTCTAGTTTCTAACTAACCTGATTAAGAATACTTTGGGCGATATCATCCGTAGTTGTTCCATATGAATTTCCATACAAGGGATTATTTTTTTTATGTTTAAACTTATCAGTTGTAAAGCGACCATTTTCAACTTCTCTAATAAATCCAGCCAAATAAGCCTCTGTTTTATCCTGAAATTGCTCTGGATTAACCACCAATCCCGAAATCAAATCTAAACCATTTCCATAAGCCTTCAATGGTGGCTTGTACAAAGCAGTTTCCTTAAAAGCCCATCCAGGATAATAGACTCCTGTTCCAACATCTAGAACAGGTAGATCATAAAGATATAGTTGATAAATCATTGTTGTCGCAAAAGTTAAAGCGAAAGTACTATATTTTAGGAGTTCTCGGCTGTAATATTGATCAACATATTTGATATAATCTTTTTTAGCGATCTTTTTGCCAGCTTGATCTTTCAGAAACTTATCAGAATCCCGAATGTGAAGTTTTCCAACTAATTGATACCCCAACTTATCAAAAGTCTTACTTATCTTTTCAATGTTGGTCAAGAACCAATTAATTTGATAATAGTTGGCAACAAAGTTTGGATTTCGTTGTTTTAAATCAAAAACATTGTAAAGTTTATCTCTCCATTTACTGACTTTACCAGGCAAATACGCAATAATTTTTTTGGTTGGATCTAAATCAAACTTTTGACAAAAATCATCCCAGCTTAATTCATTTGGTTTGGGGTGACTTAAATTAGCAATCACTGGACAAATAAAAGATTGAGCTTGGGGTGGCACAAAATAGTCAAATTGATCACTCAATGATCTAAGAGCATTGGAAGCAACTCCATATTTGACAGGATGATTAAGCAACCGATACTCAAAAATAGTATCAAACTTTGGACAAAGAACTGGTTTATTGTGTGAGATGAACTTTTTAGCTAAGAGACCCCGCATATCTTTGGCTTTAGAGCTCCAACCTTTGTGGTAATCCTCGTAAATGATTAGAACATCATAATCATCCGTTTGAGGTAATTTTTCTTTTGGTTGTAGGTCATATTCACCGTGAAATTCTTGACCATCCGCATTTGGCAAATAAATGTCAAGTTGATGACCCAACTTCTGAAAGGAGTCTTTCAAAAGAATATTGTTATAAAACGTAGCTGGGCTAGGTCTAGAATCGATGTAAAGAGCAAATTTCATTTATGAACAGGCAAGAAATTTAAAACGAGATGTGAACACAGATCCATACTCAATCCAAGCTCAAAGATCCAAGGCAAAAACCCGAGCCTTCTTTAAAGTAATTCTTAAATAACCCTTTTTTACATCTGGTATATCCAATAAACTAACCTCATAATTTAGGTAATCTCCTTTGATCTTCTCTTTACTTTGAAAGACTTCTTGATCCTGGTCAAGCAATTCAATGTTGATATATCCACCAGATTCTGTTTCAAAATTAATAAAGAATGTTTTCGGAAAATTAATCAGTTTCGTTTGAAAATATCCAGTTTCCTTCCCAGCTGAAATTGAAGTAAATCCATCTCGACGAATCGCATATCTCATGATGACCGGATCTTTTCCTTTAATGATCTTACTTCGATAGCGATGTTCATAAAAATAAAATTCTCTTTGATCATTGGAAAGAATTAATCCATAAACAGCAAAGCTAGAAATCTTCTCTCTGGGAACTAGCTCAGGTGTAATCATTTGATCGCAAATCTTCCAGCTATACGCATCTTCCGAGAAAGCTAACCCGATGAAAGAGTTCTTGGAAGATTTAGTTTTATTTTTATAATAAGGTGGAAAGGCAATATATAGAGGAGATTTTGAACCGGGATAAGGCATTGCATCCATTGAATAATAATTATCACCAGCCAAGTCAAAGGTCGGCTTGAAACTAACAAATTTCAAAGGAGACCAATCAATTAGATTTGGTGAAGTACTATATTGAACATGTCTAACACCATAATCGACATTTGATCGCAGGTAAATGATGTATTCTTTTTTAAATTTATCATAGAAACAACTTGGATGACAATCATAATGAGAGCAAAAATACAACTTATCATAATGACCTTCTAGCATACCGCTAATGATTGGTAATTTAAACTTGGGAGTCCATTTAATTCCGTCGGAAGAAACATAAAGTGAAATTCCATTACCTTTGAATTCTGGATCTGGTTGAGTTGGATCCAAATAATAAAACATCGTTGTATTGTCATCATTACTTTTTTGTTTGCGACCAATTGCTTTTTTACGCCGGATAAAAGCTGGATGTGGCAATGAATAAATATCATTTGGAGTTTTGAGATTTAAAAGTGGTTTGAGGTTAATTACTTTGGAGTTTTTAACTGTTTGTTTGTCTTCTTCGGTGCCTAATTCATTAACATACCATGCACTAATGTGTAGCCCTCCGACAGCTTTGTATCTTTCATTTGGGGGAGCATTCGGATCTAGAAAGGTGTTCATATTGTTTGAAAAACAACCTTCTGAGAGAAGGACATTGTTAATTTTATCAATTTTGTCTTTAGGACCAGGCTTAATGATTTGAAGATCTGGTTTGGTGAAAGTAATTCCGTCATCACTGATGGCCAAACATGTCTTGGCATGAAATGGGACCGATGTATTGTTGGCGTAATAAAGATGAATTTTCTTCGTGGATGGGTCTCTTAAAATACTGACATAGTTGGCACAACCTCCTTTTTCATGTTTTAATTTTGAAAGATTAAGAGATTCATTTTTAACTTTTGGACGATGGAATTCTATTTTAATGTTTTGATATCTCTCTAGTTGACTTAACTGGAAAAAAATTAATTTCATATCTATAATTGATCTTTAACTTCTATCTTTAATTAATCAATAGATGATATTTTTATATCTCATGTTTGATGAGTTCTTTGATGAGTTCTTTGATGAGTTCTTTTGGTAAGTTAAAGTTTAAAAAAAGATTTCTTGATTAACTAAATAAGTAATGTTAGATTTAAAGACTGATTTAGTTAGCCAAATGGTTAAAGATAAAATTATTTTAATTACTGGTGGGACAGGTTCCTTCGGTAATCAAATTACCAAAGTACTTCTCGAATTTGAGCATCAACCGAAGAAGATAATAATTTTTTCACGTGATGAGTTCAAGCAGCATCTGATGCAAAAGAGTTTTCCACCTTCTGAGTTCCCCAACCTCAGATATTTTTTGGGTGATGTTCGAGACTACAAAAGACTCAAGCAAGCTCTCAACGACGTTGATATCGTTTTCCATGCCGCAGCCTTAAAACGGATTGACATGTTGGAATATAATCCCGAAGAAGGAATCAAAACTAATGTTCTAGGAACACAGAATCTAGTTAATGCCGCTCTCAAAAACCAAGTTGAAAAAGTCATTCTAGTCAGTACTGATAAAGCGACGTCACCAGCTAATCTTTATGGGGCAACTAAGCTATGTGCAGAAAGAATCATTATTTCGGCCAATGCGATGGCCGGTGAGAATGGAACTGTCTTTGGAGTTTTAAGATATGGAAATGTTTTTAATTCCCGAGGATCAGTTGTGCCTATCTTTAGGGAACAAGCCAAGACTGGAACTTTAACCTTAACTGATCCTAAAATGACTAGATTTACAATTACTCTGACCGAAGCAATCAACTTTGTTCTGAATTCGGCCGCTTTAATGATGGGAGGAGAGATCTTTATTCCTAAATTGGCTAGTTATAGAGTAGATCAATTGGCTGATTTAATTGCCCCAGATGCTATAAAAAAAGAAATTGGACTACGTCCGGGGGAAAAGATGCATGAAAGTATGATTTCCGCCGATGAGGGTCATCAAGCATTAGATTGTGGTGCTTTTTATGTCATTCAACCAATCATCAAATATCATCGAGATTGTAATTATATGAGGTACTACACTGGTTTGGGATATTCTCCTAAGGAATGTTCAATGGGGTTTTCCTATTCCAGTGATCAAAACGAAATGATTCCGGATCAGGATTTAAGGGACTTGCTTTGAGAAGCAAATTGCTTTTGTAACTGACTTGGTGATAAAGTTTCATAGGAAGGAGGATTCTGCAGATTATAAAGATCTAAATTATTTGTTTTAATAAATTTGATAATGGATGCAATTGGTTCAATTGTGCTCTCAAACATCAATGGATTTCGAGAGTTTGGAATTTCATGAACCAAGGTCACTGAAAATAGATAACCATATGTGCCATCAGAAATGGAACCAGAAGAATTTAAATAATTAATGTGGGTGGTGATTGCTTTGAGATCATTATATGATACAGCTAGGGTAAATTGATGATTGGGAGTTTTTTTGGAGATCATGTAAATTTTCAGCAGATGTTGCTCTGGAAATCCATCTCTAATGTAATTCAACATGAATAACATTAACTCAAGATAGTTGATAATGCAATCGCCTCTGAGAGAACAATTAAAATCTCCACGAATTACAACATTACAAGATAATTTATTTTCATCCACAGTTTCATCCACAGTTTCTTCTTGTGATTCAATATATTTTAGAAGAGATAATTTATTTTCATCCACAGTTTCATCCAAAGTTTCTTCTTGTGATTTAATAATTTTTTGAATAGTTTTTAAAACAGTCACTCTATTTTTTATGATTGTTTCAATATTTTGAGTAATTGGTGGAGCGGGATAACTAATTTTTCCACCAGAATATGTAAATAAAATATTCCCAAATTTTAAATTCTGGAGCAAATAAGTTTGCTTGGGGGATGTTTTTACGGATTGTTTGTTTCCCATCAGATGTAATTTGCTTTAATTTTCTTTAATTTGATTAAATTTATTTCAATTTTTATTCTTTGAACCGGATCAATTTCAAATAAGTACAACTTGAAAATAAACATATATCAGATGGATCAAGTAACAAAAGTACAAAAATTCCAAGAAATGATTGATAATTACACCGAAAAGGAAACTGGTGAATCAGATCCTTATCGAATTCGCAAAAGAGTTAGAGAAGAATCCTTATTGGGGGATTTGGATTACCTTGAATTACAGCCGAAACGAATTAAGGTTGATGAAGCTGATCTCCCAAGAAAAACATTAAAGGTTTATTGCCAAAAATACCAAGATACTTTGTCATGGTGGAGTTTGGATCAAAAATCAATCTTTGGTCGTAACCAGGTTGTGGAAAAGATTCTCTCCCTCCCCCATTTCCAACACTTAGGAATAAAGTATAATCACGGAAAATTTTACAACGTTGGTGAAGGTCAAGAGTATGGACTTTTTAAGCATTTATCAGGAAAGTATATTGATGATTTTAAACCGCAAGATTGGCAAAATATTCTTTATTCAGCAGGAGAACTTTTAGGTAAAGTCCATAGTCAATTATGGGAAGAAACTCAGGATAATATTCCTTTAGTTTTTTACGATAATTTGAAAGAGCTCAACAATTTGGAATTAGACAGTATTTTTAATTTATATGCGGGTGTTTTGAGGGATATGAAATACACTGGGTATATTTTTGCCGGAATGGATAATTTAAGATATCAGTTTAATGTTTTGTTTGATGAGTTAAGATTTGGTCCAATGCCAAGAGTGTTTTTGCATGGAAACTTTAATTTATCAAACTTATTAATTGATCCCCAAACTAAAAAAGTTAAAGGGATTGTTAATTGGGAAGAAGCCGGGTATGGATCACCGTTTGCTGATTGGGTAAATATTCACTTAAATTTACTGGATTATGGTGTCAATGACCCGGTGGTCATGAAATGGTTTTTGAAAGGATATCAAAAACATTGCCATCCATCATTGGTAGAAATTGCTGAAAACAGTGAAAGATTAATTGCTTTATGGGCCAGATTAATGGCTTATGGAATGCAAACTATAAATTTATGGATTAATCATAATTCAGAGCGTCAAGAAAAATATAAAAAATGGATGGAACTAGTTGGTGAAAAGGATGGTTAAAAAGTATAAAATAAAATCTCATAATATAATTATCCGAATAAGATGTCTATAACAGATATTGATCACATTCCCTGTGCCCGGGTCAAGAGAGGTAGCTTACTTGTCATTGATAGTCGTCCATGCAAAGTTATGAATGAGACCACCAGTAAAACTGGTAAACACGGTCATGCAAAAAAAATCATTACCGCCGTTGATATCTTCAACGAAAAGAAATATGTGACTACATATTCCACCGCGGATACACTTGATGCCCCGATAGTTAAAACTGTTGAATATCAGTTACTATCTGTCGAGGACGATGGGTATTTAGACTTGCTCGACGATTTAGGGAATCAGATCGGTGAGTTTAGGACTCCAGATAATGTTTTAGGAAAAACCATTCGTCATAAATATGATGATGGGGAAAACTTAAACATTATTATTAAGTCCGCTCTAGGTATCAACATGGTGGCTGATTATAAAATAGACAAGAGTTAGAAAATCTGACTAATGTTTTTTAGTGTTAAACACTAACATCCACCACCATTTTTATGGACGACATCATTACTCTCTTGACCTTCCTGTGTCAATTTTAAACCAGGAAAACTACTTGGGGACCTAATCTCCGGAATGGGTTTCCCCTTCGATTTATTTACAATTTCTTTCTTTTTCTCTTCTTTCTTTTTCTCTTCAGAAGTGCCCAACTCATCTTCTAATTCTAAATCTTCCAAAAACAAATCCGGATCAACCAAGGCATTACCTTCATCAATAAAAGGATAATCTGGCAAGAAATCGGGGTGTTTAACTGATAATTTGGCTACTTTCCAAGATAGCCCCCATTTATTTTCATAGGACCATAAGCCATTGCATCTAATCAAGGCTTGGACTTTGGCACCTGATTGAATGTATTGGCTAAAATCTTTAACTTTTCTTTCATAAAGATCCACAATTTTTGTATTTTCCTCAAAAATTTTCAACTTAATAGTGGGAGGATATCTAGGATGATTCTTGTTATAGCGAATCTGTCGGTTATATGTGTAGCGTCCTTGAACAATTCCGAGTAGATCTTGATGATGTTCGATAAAGTTGACAATAAAGTTGTCTAAGCTTTCAACCACTCGGTAAAAGTTTTTAATTTCCGTATCATAAAGATATCCACCAAAAGACAGGTCTAAATAATATTTACCTTCCTCGCGATCCTTATCATTATTGTATTGGCAGATGCCAAACGGGGCATCCATCCAAGGTGTTTCGAATAATAAGTTGTTGAGGGTTAACGTTGGTGTTCGATATGATATAGGAAAAAAAGAGGAATTTCGGCTATTTAAGTTGATGTATAGAAATTTTGGTGTAAAATGTTCTGTTTTAATTGATAATTCCATTTTTAACTTCTTGTTAAACTTCTTATAAAAAAAAGTAATCTACTTAAGGATGAGAGAAATTTCTTTATATTTAATCTCATCAGAGATTCTCAAGTTTCCTTTCAAACTTGCAATATTTGTCAAGAAGAGCTAAACATTGGTTTGGACTGGATTCTTTGACATATGCCAAGCAATCGGGTTGTCGGATGGACAATCCAATTCGAAAACTAAGACCATCTGTGTCGTGAAAGGTATTTTCATCAACCAGCAGGCTTGATAATAATCTTTTGGCTTGGCCAGGAGTTAAATAAAGTTTGAGCAAAGTTTCAGGAGTATCGCTTAGCCATCCAAAAGTCACAGTGCAGATGGCCAAGAATAGGGGATTGGACCGATATTTAAAACTCATAATTTTCTTTATTGGTTGGTAATTTCCAAGGTTAGACTGAAATTGAACCCAAGTGTCTGTGCTATCATGGTGTCCGGTGATGATTTTAACTAAATAATTTAGTTTTTCCCAATATTCTGCCTTTGCTAGGCATTGATCAAACTGATCCCCAGATGTGATACTCATTTGATGTTTGCAAGTTTTTTCGACGTGAATTTCAACTTGAAAAGGACATAACAAAGAACAACCATACATAATCTCCTTTGGATCACAAGATAGTTCTTTTTCTGTTTCTTTGAGTTCCTTTTCTTTTGGGATCCTTTTTACTTTAATTTCTTTTCTGATTTCTCTGATTTCTTTCTCTTCTTCATCTTCTTCTTCATCTTCTTCTTCATCTTCTTGCTCTGAATCGCTGTCAACTATTTTGCTGTCAACTAATTCGAAGTCGGATGGCTCTAAAGATGAAGCCGAAGAGGTTTTTGAATTTAACTTGTTCATTGGGGTGATGGTAAATGCAAAATGTTAATCAAAAAAAATACATTTCAATTTTTTTTAAAGTCAATGAATTCTTAAAATCTATGATTTCTTGGCCATCTCGGTTGGTTGAGTTTCAATTTCTTTCAAAATCTGAGCTGGAGTGGCCAGATTGAAATTAATTGTTTCTTCTGTGTTGCTGAGATTAAAACTGAACTTACTTTGTGTTTTTTTAAATATTTTATGATCTTTAAACTCTTTCATTAATTTTATTAAATCATAATTATTGATCCGTATGGAATCAATAGGTATATATGGGGTACCACCTAAAAACCTCACTAAAGATAATTGCCATGTAGGCTTTTGATCAAAATTAGTAAATGTAAATTGGCTATATTTCAGTATAAAATCAATTGCTTTATTTTCATTACTAATGAAAATACACTTGAGAAGTGTGGTCAATTTGAACGTGATCCACTTAGTTGTAAAATATTTTTCTAAGATTAATTTTAGCTGATCTGGTGTGGTAATTGTGTAATTCACAAAAGATCGGGCAGATTGCGTGGCATGAATATATACTTTCATTGGATATTTTCCTTGAAAAGTGTGATTAATTTTATGTTCTGCTAAAGTGTAAGGTGGAGGTATGGATGATCTGTGTGGGGAAGATGGTTGAACAAATGATGGTTGAACGAATGATGGTTTCGGATAAAGCTGCCGGGCGTTGCGGGGCTTTTTAGATGATGATGTTGTGGAACCCATTTTGTTGATTTAAAGCAATTTAAATCATTTAAAAAAAATGTTTCAATTTTTTGAATATGTTTCGAAGGTCAAGAATGATCTAAAAGTGATCTAAAAGGGATTTAAAAGCGATGATAAGAATTAAGAAGAGGTAAAATCTTTTTTGGAGCAGTCATTGTAAATTTAACTTGACCATCTGGGCTCAGGACATCAAATCCCCCTAATAGGTGTTGGGTTTGAATGGGTTTGAAGCATTTAAAATTTTGTACTTTTTTCATTAATGATTTGAGATCATCAAGGCTTATCCAGAGCACATCATGAACCAGATTGATTTTTTTACGGCAATCATAAAATTTTAAAGCTACTTTCCAGGCATTTGCATCATGGCAGTACTGAAATTTAAATTTGCTGTACTCACACAGGAAACGCAATGTCTGACTGAAACCACCCTCAATTGATTTAATCCAACCACCAATTAAATTATTACCAATATCCGTAAATTTACTTGATAAATCACCATTTGGTGTCTTATAGCGCAGCACAACATTGCTTGTTCGAGTTTTTTTAATGCAATTCTTAAAAACGAAGTTTAGCTCATTGGGTGTATTGGCAATGAAGACCACTGATGATCCTCCGCCTTTAACTTTAATAGAAATATGAATTGGATACCTTTCTTTAAGAGTGTGTGGTAGTGTATGGTATAAGTTGTTGTATTGTGGAGGAAGTTCATCAACTGATACGATATCTTTTATCGTCGTGTCTTCACTTAGTAATTCTTCACTTTTTAATTCTTCACTTAGTAATTCTTCACTTAGTAATTCTTCACTTTTTAATGGGGCAATTCTCGGTGTTATACTTCCCATAAAATTTGATCTATTAGATTAATTTAACTTATGTTTGACACTTTATTCAATTTTAAAAGCATTTGAATGAGGTTAAAGTGATGGATGCCAGATTGATCGTTAAATAACTTAAAAAAACCTCATGATCAATATTATAATATTATAAATGCTCTCATCAGTTTACTGCATTACAGATTACTTTGGATGGACAAAGCCATCAAACAAAGACCATCTTGTTTATGACATGAAGAATTATGGTCATGATGATATTAAGGTTCTTGGCTATCGTACCCCCAACACAGATATTGGGACTTGGAGTGGTGTTTATGTGTGTTGCATAGACTCAAAAAATATGATTACAATGGCCTATTTCCAGGATGGTAAAGACTTTGTAGCAAGTTCACAACGCCAATGGATCACTTGGAGACAATGCATTGAGGAAGCTGACCGATGTCTTGCTAAAGGATGGACCCCGATGACTGAAGCAGATATTACTGCAACTTCCGGCATTGGTCGATCATATGTTGAAGAGAAAAAAAAATATAATAGTGCAATTGTTTGAATCTGACTATTCTCCATTTTAATTTTATTAATTTAATCAAAAAAGAAACATTCAATTTTTTCATTTTTTTCAACTCAATTTTTCTAGTTCAAGTTCATTCAAAATTTGAATTGGTGCGGCATCAATAAAAGTAATCGTTTTATCAGGACTGACCGCGCTAAACTTAAAAAGAAGTTTACCTTCTCCAATATTGCACATATCATGACCCTCAAACGTTTTCATTAATCTTTTGAAATTGTAATCATCAATTAATAAATAATCATGAAGATTTCCTGATGTGGTACTATGTAAAGATAATTGCCATGAAGATTTGGGATCTGGTTCAGTAAATATAAATTGACTATATTTAAGTAGAAAATCTGCTGTTTTACCGGTAGATTCATAAGAAATCCATTTAGAATACTGTTTTAATTCATGATGCTTTTTTTGTGTATTACTGTTGGAACTCTTAAAAGTGAGTTTGATCCATCGCCCTTTTTTAGCAGGTTTGTTCATAATTAAACCTAATTGAATGGGTGATTTAGCAGTATGCTTCACAAAAGGTTTATCTACTCTCTCAACTGTTTGATTTACTTTGGTTTCTGGATTGTAGTCAGCAATTGAAACTTCAATTGGATATCTTTCCATGAAAGGGTAGTTTGATTTATTTGATATCATCCCATTTTCTGTCTCTTGATAAGATGGTGGGAGTTTTTTAGAGGACTGGCTATTTATCATGCGATTTCCTATTTTGTTGGAACTGTTTGATTAATTTTAGATTTAAAAAGAAAAATAATTCAATTTTTTAAATCAATTGGATTTTTTTTAAAATTTTGCGAGTTCCTTCAGAATTTGAGTTGGTGTGGCTTCAATAAAAGTAATCGTTTCATCAGGACTAACAGCACTAAATTTAAAACTAATTCCATCTCCACCGTAGAACATAGCATGACCCTTAAATGTTTCCATTAATCTTTTGAAATCATAATGATTAATTGATAACTGATCAAGAGGCAAATCATTATTCTTGATAATTAAAAATAATTTCCATGAAGATTTAGGCTCTTCTTCAGTAAATGCAAATTGAGTATATTTAAGTAGAAAATCATGTGCGTACTTACCAGATAAACAAGAAATCCAACCACTATATTTTTTTGGAATATCCGTATTAAAAGTAAGTTTAGTCCATTTATGTTCTTTAGAAGATCCTTTCAGAATTAAACCTAATTGGGCATAAGTCTTAGCAATATATTTCACAAAAAGGTTGGTCGGTGTATTAGAGTCGGAAATTGAAACTTCAATTGGATATCTTTCTCCAAAAGGGTGAATTTGGTTATCCACAAGTGCTTCATATGGCGGAGGAGTGTTTTTTAAAGTTTGACTATCTTCCATTTTCGATGATCTGCTTAATCTGCTAAAAAAGAAAAATACTTCAATTTTTTAACTTCATAATTCTAGTTGCGGAGTATTGCTAACAACTCGAAAAGTCAAATTGATTCGTCCTCTTTCAACACTGCTTTCAACTGGAATTCCATGTTTCCAATAGCGTTGAGTATCTCCCCCCATTAAAACCATTGATCCATCTCCTAATCTAATTCGTTCCTTAGGTGGAAGTCTAGCTTTGGCATTATCAACCTTAAAAGCCCATTCAACCGGATGGAAATCAAAATTGCGTAAAGCTCCTAAAGAAATACTGGCAATTGGTCCTTCTAAATCACGTTCATCATCTGAATGCATTCCGATGTTGCTGAGGCCATTTGGATAAAAGTTAAGTAAACAATAATTAAATTTCCATTTGTTTTCGAGCAGGTCTTCTACTTTTTTTTTGATTTCAAGTAATTCAGGAGTAAAGAGGTGTCCTGCATTATTTGTTCCGCTGTAGCGATAATTGAGATTAAGATCCGTTGCAAAATAACAAGAATATCTGTTTTGATGGCAAACACGATTGGCAACAATGATTTCTCGCTTTTCCCAATGAGGTAATTTCTCTAAAATTTGGTAATACTTATGACTTTCCTGAGAAGTCATCAAATGAGGATAATAACGAGTATTACCCTTTTCTAATTTGAGGTCCTTGTAATCTTGAGGATCCTCTTTTTTGGTTTGAACTAGAAAACGATCCATCCTTAATCTTTAGTTTAGTGTTTATGTTTAGTGTTTAGTGTTTAGTGTTTAGAGTTTAGGATTTAGATATAAAAAATAAATCAATTTTAAACTGATTTCGAAATGATTCTGAATTAAGCTTTTGAATTAAGATTTTGATTTTAAATCAAGAAACTATTTCAAGTGTTGTATTTTGTTAAGGACTCTTTTCATTATCCAAGCCCGCACTCCAGTTTTTTCACGTTCACCAAGAGAATAATCCTTAATTGTTTCAGGAATATTATCCAAGATAGTTGAATTTCCGTTAACTTTTTTAAGAGATTGGTTGGCTAGCATCAAAATGGTTTTAGAAAATGTTTCCTTATCCTGCATGAAATTAATATCAAGATCAAGTTCAGGCTCAGGTTCATCAAGATCTGTAATCGCTAGGGATGTTTCTGATTGATCTACCATAGCAAACCCCCTCTTCCAATTAGCCATTATACTTTGTAGATTTGATGCGTCAGGTACATCAGATGCATCACACGCAGTAATTTTAATGTCATCTCCTTGGCACAAATCCGGATCATAGAAACTTTGGATCAGGCCATTCCAAACATGAAACAATCCATTTTGCAAAATCTCGTTCAACGGAGTATATTGTTGATCATAATCCATCCCTTTTAAATAGTATGTTTCATCACTCTTTAAAAAGGTGTTTGGATCTAGAATTTGAACTTTTTTAATATCAAAATCCTTTTTTTTGGCGTAATTGATCAAAACAAACTTAAACTTGAGTAGATTGGTATCAAAAGCTAACATTATAGAGGCTCGTGGGGTGTAAGAATTCTTAAATGTTCCTCTCTTTAGGGTATAAATATGGGCTATTGTTACAAATGATGATCTCATGGGGGTCGACATATTCATGATGACTAGCAATCTTCGGCTAAAATCTCGATAACGTCCCAGGAAAAACGCATTTTGATTTAGAGATTGGCTGGTTGTATTGGTTGTTGTCGATCCAGGCCTGAGAACATGTCTCTTTTTCATCGCAGCCCCGACCCTCCAGGTGATGATGGGGACTAGCATAAGATTTTTGTTGGGCAATTTCCAGCTGTTTTCTGAGTTGGAAATTGGTAAACCGAGTTTTAGATCAAAATCAAAATTAATAGAACTTTCTCCACTTCCTCCGCTACTTAGTTGAATTGTTGGTTGACTATTCCAACACATACTATACTCATCCACGTGTTTTTCAAAGGTTCCCATGTTATTTAATAATTGTTCATGCTTCGCGAGATATTCTCTAACATCGAAGGCGCAATATTTAGGCATGTGATTACTTAACTGATCAGGTAAGCCAAATCAATTTTTGTTTCTTTTTAATCTAGCTTTTAATCTGGTTTAAAGATTATATGATTTATAACCGTCTCTATCGTCTCTATCACATTGAAAAATGTGGTGGGTCTTTCATCAATAATCTCTTAGTCGAACATCTTTTCGGAAGTTCCACCGGAGGTCACTGTAACTATAAAAAAAATCATCTCAAGAACAAGATTCACAAAGGAGTTGAAAAACCATTAATCATTGGATTGATTAGAAATCCATACAATTTTTATTTATCATTATGGAGTTTTGGTTGTCAAAAGAAAGGAGAATTTTACCGACGTCACATTAAAATACGCCCCACAGCAGCTTATCTTTACGAAGATTCTTATAACTATCATAATTTTAAAGTTTGGGTTAGAGAAATTTTAGGATTATCAGAACGAATTAAAAATATAGATTTGAGAAACCAACCTAAGTATGGTGTTGGACTTTTAACCATTGAATTTATATGGACATACCTTGGAGATAATTATGAAAAAGCCTTAGGGGACCTGAGTTACAATGGTAATTTTGATTATTTTCTTCAACTTGAAAAGTGGAAAGAAGATGTTATTCCGCTCTTTCAGAAAATAGGTATGACTGTTGGTGATAGATTAAGGAACAAAATACTTGATTTAAAACCGCTCAACAAGTCTGATCATGATCATATTTCTAAATATTATGATCAAAAAACTAAGAATTTAATTCGAAAACGAGAATGGTATATTTTTGAAAAATTTGGATACACTTAAGAGTTCATAGAATTCAGTGTTTAGAATTCAGTGTTTAGAATTCAGTGTTTAGAATTCGGCGGTGTTATTATTTTGACCACGACCATAAACTCCAAATTGTTTGAATTCATGATTGAAAGGATTTCCTTTGCATTTCTTTTGAGTTGCTTTTTCTTGAGCAACATCATAGTTTTGAACAATGGGACTTTCGGTTGAAGCGGGGAAGCCAGTTTGAGTATCATCATTGTTGGCATTTGATTGGTCTTCCAATGAACCAGACAAACTGTTTGATCCGGTGTCATTTGAGCTGAGGGTTGGTGCTGGAGTTGTTAATCCAGATCCCTGAGTTCCAACTAACGAAGCCATCCATGAATTTATTGCTTGGTTATCATTCAAACTCTTAGTTGGTGTTGTCTCAGAATCTACATCTGAAGAACTTGGTCCAAAAGGAGTTGGCAAAGCTGAATTGGCCGCTGAATTGGTAGCTGGGTTAGTGGCCCTAACCATATTTTGAGCAACTGGACTGTTGGAAACCTTTGCGTTGGGCGCAGTGTAAGCAGAGGTGTAACCTCCTTGAGCAACTCCATCATTTAAAACTTCATTGGATTTAATTGGGTTACCATTTTGGTCAACATAAATTTCCTTTCTCAAGATTTTAACCACATCACGATCGCAACATTTGGGACAGGGAGTTGTCGATGGAATTGCGTCACAAGGTGGGCAAATCTTTGGTGGACAAGCTTCCTTAGCAGGGCATGCAGCGCATTCTCTTTGTGGAGGACAAGCCTTGGGAGCTGGACAGTTCACTTGGGGACAAGGTGTGACAGCGGGGCATGGGTTAGGTTTCGGGCATTTTCTACATAATCCGGCGGAGACTTTGACTTTGGGACAGATGCAGGCGGCACATTTGCGATCAACTGGTAAAGTGGATTTTAAAACGTATTTGGAATAATCAAGGGTTGGGCAAGATGGACATGATTGTGGTTTTTGAGCGACACTTTTAAGAATATATTTGCTCGAATCATAATCAACCGGAACCGGGCAAGAATCTTTGGATGCGGCGGCTTTACTGATATAATTATCTTTATCAATGGCCTCATTCACTTTGCAGAGTGCTGGTGGTTTAACCTGTGATTTAAGAGCAAATTTACTCATGTCTTGCTGGTCTTTTTGATACTCTGATAAATCTTTTCGAATGTCACCAACCCCATCTTCAATCTTATTGAGCTGAGATTGATCATTGAATTTTTCCAGATCAATGTAATCAGAAAAAGCTTCCTTTTTTTGAGTTCGGACGCTTGATATGAAACAAATAGCTAGAACAACTAACACAAGAACTAAAATAACATTATTGGTTTCTATAAACTCCATTTCTAGATATTACTTTACATATTAAGGTAGAAAAAAAACTGTACAAAAAAGTCAATTTAGACAGTTTAAGATTTAAAAGAAAAAAGATCAATTCAGCTTAGAGATTTAATTTAAAAACCCATCCAAATTACAACCACGGCAAGGAATTTCATTATTTTTAATGTAATCAGTTAAAATTGTTGGGCAATTAGGGCAATCTGGATTAAAAGCCTCTGATTTCTTTTGCTTTAAGGTGACTGAATTGGAGTCGTTGGATTCTTCTGGACCTTCAGACGCACCCATACCAAAAGCCGACTTCAAAGCATCTGAACTGAGATTAATGTTAACACTAAGTGGTTTATTATTTAAACCCATGGCTTGTTTTCCAGCTTGAACATATGGATTGGAAGGATTACCTCCAACAATAGGGTTATAGCTGTTTCCACTCCGGGGTTTAACAAAGTGAGGGTCGAACATAGTGTAAGGAACACTTTCGTTAGTTGAAATACTAGCTTGAGGACTTTCCTTAGTGATATCCCACATTTGATTTGTAAATGGTCCAACGGTTTGAACTGATAAGTTGTTACCATTGTGAGCAAGAGCTTTGGAGGAGTCTTTGGCTGAAATAACCATAAAAAATCCGTATCTAGTATTATCATCAATGTTGAAGCTAGAAATACCAGAATAAATTTCTTTTCCTGCCCGAAGAATTAACTCATATTCAGCTTTGGTGACTACTTTGACAATTCTCCATCTTTGATGAATCTCACTGCTGTTACACATTTTAGCTGTGTAAGTCCCTTGTTCACTTATAACACTGATGCAACCAGATGGTTCGGTATCACCGGCTGTAATATAAGGAATTTGAAAATGACTCTTTAAGGCTTTGGCTTCGTCTAAAGCAACTACCGGAAATCGAACGCCAGTGTCATAAGCCACAATTTGTTTTGGAGCCTCTGTTTCCCACCATAATTTTTGATGACATAATCCATCGGAAGCGGGTGTGCTGCCTGGAAGATCTTCAAAGGCTTCTGTGGTCATCATAAATGTTTTCAATATTACTATACATAGGGCAAATATTGCTATCACTAAAAATAACTGCTTATCTGACATTATTTTTACTTTAACCTTTTAATTTAGGAAGAGAAAAAAAGTGAAAAGTTGAGAAGTAACTCATGTAGTTTTTGTTTCATCTGGAATACTAAAATTTATTTCTACATTTTTTTTAGATAAACCAGCCAGAATATCCTCAAAACTAATTGAGTCTTCTTTTTTAGATTCTTTGGCAATCTCTTTAAATGGATTATAAGCTCGAACACTAGGAACAACTTTATTATCACCTTGATTTCGTTTGAGGCCTCCTTTTCCTTGGATTTCTTCCGGATCTAAAGAATAATCTCCATTAGCTTCTGAAATGACGCATGAGGAATAAACTGGGATAGCTGGATAATTTTTTTCATTTTTATGTTGGAGGTATTTACCAAAATTAGTTTGGAGTCTAGTCAAGCGGTCTTTAAGTTTTTGAATGTGAGCATCTTGAAGAATTTGTGAAGATTTAATATCAGCACTGTCAGCTAAATTTTCACTGCTTTGAACTACATCTTTAGATTGATTAGAATTCTCTTTTTGATTAATCTTGGAAATTAAAAGACTCAACCTAGAATTGACGCCATTGATTTCTTTACTTAACCGATCCGAAATAGAATCAATTTCTTCTGGAGTGACTTTTTCACGATCAGTATTCCGAAGATTATGAGTAAAGTCCGAAATCTTTTTTAACGTCTTATCTAATCCTAGAATGGTATCATTTTGAGTAATTGATGATTCTAAACTAATACTTGGTAAATTTTCGTCTGGGGCAAATCCTTCTTGATGGTAAGCTAAACACATAACCATCGCAAAAATAAAAACCACCAAAAATAGTGTTGTTTCGACTTTCATTTACTTTTTACTTATCAATGAGATAATTTTTAAGATAAGTTTTTAGCAAAATGATCTTTTTTAAAATGATATTGGTACTTAACTGGGATAATACACAGAGGATCATCTTCACTGCAGGGTGGATCAACTTTGATTGTTCCACTATCCCCAATTAGGAAGTTATCCCGAAGTTTTTCCATTTTATTTTCTAATTGGGTCGTCATCTTTTCGATGCGCTGAATCCGACGATCTTGCTCGTTTTGACTATCTGATTTCATTTTGTAATCATTGGCCCACTCCTTTTTAGAGCTAGAAAACTTTTGCAAAATATCTTTGTTTTTCTGAATTGTAAAGGCCTCCGTGTTTACAGAGGTCCATGAAACCAGGCATAGAAATATTAGGACTAAAAAAAGTAAGGTTAAAATTTCTTTGGCAACCATATCTTAGTTTTTTAGAAGAAATTATTTGAAGAACTATTTGAAGAACTATTTGAATAACTAGACCAAAGCATTCATCACTTCAAAATGATCAAGGTCACTTCAAAATGATCAAGATTATGACCTTGGTAGGCTTCACAATCAATTATTTTTTCGTATTTGTGAAAGGCAAAAGACAAATCGCAACTCAAATCAACCCCATCAATTTGGATTATTTTTGGTTTTTGGGAGGTTGAACAAGATGCTGGATCAACCGGATTTTTTACCCAGACCGCATACTGCAGTTTTCCACGTCCATTATCCATCTCACAAACAGTTATTTCATCATCATCATAAATAGTTTTGAATTCATCTGTGGATTTCGGTTGGGTGGTTGATGAAGTTATCCACTTAAACTTTTCTTTTTTTCCCAGGACCGGAAAATAATCAACCCCAGGCTTCAACCCAAAGAAATTAATTACTGTCTCCGGATCAGTTCGATAAAGAGACTCAATACCTTGAGCAAACCCATAATTGTAAAATTGGAGCGGAAAAAGATCTGGAACCCAAAAGACTTCAGTTGTTTCCAAATCAACAAAGAAATGATCATGTGATCCATAGACATAGCCAAAGTAACCTGAAACATAATTAGTTAGAATTGGACATTGTTCTGCCCCACCCCATGTGATCTTGAAATGCACAAGTTTCTTTTGATTAATTTCAAGATAGCGGCATTCCTTGTTCCAGATACACCATCCACTTGTGCCAACTTGGCTAAAATGTTCAGTAATAAAATCATTCACCTTGACAAAGATTTCGGGTGTAAGAAATGCAAGAGTTTCCTTTGATCCAATAGAATTCTTTTGATCAGAAGTAGGTGCATTTAAAAGGATAAAAAAGTCGCGGATTTGTTCCTGGGTGATTCCATGATCATTAATTGTTTTCAAATCAGCTTGAATTAAATCAGAAAGACTTTCGCTCGCGCCAAGATGACCAGCTGAGCGGCATCTTTTTTCGAGGAGATCCAAATCTGGAGTGAGCTCAATTAATGATTTGGGTTGAAAACACTTATGGTTTTTGGACAACATACTGTTATGATATTTATGATATTCATTTTATTGAGGATGATTAAATCAATTTTTAAGATTCCAGTGCTTAATTAAAATTTCCTAAGTAGAATCCCTAAGTAGAATTCTCTAATTAGTTTTGAATATCTTTCAAGTGTTTAAATTTTGCAGTCATTTCATTGAGCAGTTTTTCGGTATAATGAAGATCTTTATCCTGTCTTTGTTGGGATAAACTTTGGGTTATTTTATCATCACGATGGAGTTTGATCAAGTTGTATAAACTCTGGTAATCATTTGGTTTGTTACCAGCTGCCTCAACAGCATTCATCGCAAAATTTTCACGACTACGATATTTAACATCAACATATGGATCAGATGTGATTCTAGGAGTATTGCAAACTCTAATTCCGCTTAATATTATGATTACAAATAACAATAAGGATAAAATCCAAATAGTTTTAAAATTTGCTGAGTTCATTCTTTACTTTTACTAGGAGAAAAAGTTTTTATTTGCTCTTTCGGCAACCAGGTCTCGGCAAAGCATAATCAATCCACTTTTGATCATTATTACTGGTCAATCCTCGGCAATCTTGAATAGTAAGTCCCTTTGAACCAACTTGAACACATGATTGTGGGTTATTGTAAGGGGTTAATAAATTAAAAGGATACAACCTAGGTAAATTAGTTTTATCGGTCATTTGTAATTCCTTATCAGCAATATGTTTGTTTAAATCATACATGCTGTCGATTTTACGATAAACCATGTATTGGTTTGGGTTTTGCATTTCACAATGCTGAGTTCCATATTTGCCGTTTACTTCAGCCGTCAAACAACCATTGTTGAGATGAACCATTAAGGGATGTTGGTCATCATCAAAGATTTGATCTTTTTCCTTCAGATCCAAATCTTCCTTTTTGAGTTGTTTAACATTAAGATTAACACCAGATTCAATTGATTTGATGCTACCAATCCCATGCCGATTAATAACATCACCTTCTTTTTTGATTGACATTTTTCCTTCTAGATCTTCAGCCTCTTTCTGCAGATCTTCAATTGTTGTATTTTGATCATCTTGTTGCATGATAAAAAGAGCTTTGTCGGGACTATACTCCTTTTCAATAATTTCAGATAAATCAGCTAGAATTTTTTTATAATCTTCAATTCGAACAGTTCCTTGGTTGGTCAATTGATGCTTTAAAGCTTTAATTCTTTGTTCGTATTTTTTAGACATTCTTCGAGATTGCAAAACATAGTTAAACAGATTTTCAAATTCATTCATAATATTAAACTTGTCTTGTGGATTTTGAAAATGCTCTTTGATATCTTCTTTCACATTTTCTTTCGACCACGGATAAATTATACATACTACGATAATTACTGTTATTAAAAACCCTATTAAATGATAAGATTTCATACTTATATTTAAGTGGCAAAAAAAACTTAGAAAATCTTTGATTCTTCGTGATTAATTCTTCGTGATTAATTCTTCTTGATTAATTCTTGTGAATATTTAAATGAATTCCAATTCTATTTTCTTGGAGTTCTTTCAAAACGGAATCATTCAGAGTTTTAATCGAAGGTTTGATATCATCGATAAAGGTATTTGGATAATTTAAAGCTGCTTTGATAGAATATACTTCCTCAGCTCGTTTAACCATTTCTTCCAGTTCTCGATCAATATATTTTTTGTTTCCTTCCCTTTTAATAGTGTCCTCTCCAAATAGTGTTGGAACTGGGGTAGCTAGAGGAGCTTCAGTTGGAGCATTGGTGACTACTGGGGCCGGGGTCATTGGTGGCATGGATTTAAATGTCATGGCTGGAGAAACTTCGCTTGGTCCAGAATTATTAACCGCGATGACGGCCACATTATAATCTGTTTGATACTTGAGCCCAAGGTTGGCTATTTTGTAGCTGCATCTTGAATCACATTTAGTATCAACTGAAAAATGAAGGTATGAACCATCCTTTGGATTAGCAGTTGTTGTGATCATGACTATATGACCTTTAATGGGATCTGAAATAGGATCTAACCCATTTTGCCATTCAACGGTTAATGTACTTGCATCTTCCTGTTTGACACTGACCTGAGTGGGTGTTCCAGGAACTATTTTTTGTAGATCACTAAATTTCTCTTTTTTTTGACTATAATATAAACAAAACAGTATTATTCCGATTAAAATACAATATGTTAAGCAGTGTTGTAACATTGATTACCTTTGATTTATCACAAGAAAATATTTTCAAAAGCTTAATTTAAAAGTTGAAAATCCCAAAAGATTGAAATATCCTTTGGAGTAGTTTCTAGTAAAATTAAAAAACAAAGAGGATTATTAAGTTTCAAGGGCTTCCTAGAAAGGACTCTTTGAAGTAGTTGTCCGCTCCGCTCAGGTCTGCTGGGGTAAAATTGGGTTCTTAATTTCTTCGAGCGAAGCCAAGCGCAGCGGTTAAGGGTGTTCTAGGACCTCAAAATTTCCAAGTAAAATTAAAAAACAAAGAGGATTATTAAGTTTCAAGGGCTTCCTAGAAATGACTCTTTGAGATAGTTAATCACCTTGATTTACCAGTTGAGGGTCCCAGAAGGTTGATACACTTCGAATTTATTATTAAACTTATGAGTTACAGATTGGTAATTATCTTTTAATTCATATTCTTTGATTTTGGTTATTTTTAGTACTTGACTTGGACTATAAACCACATATTCATCTCCACTTCTAGGGATTAACACTGAATGATATCCGTCTTGATATAATTGTTTGACATTGAGTTGGTGTTCGCCCAACATTCCAAGTGTTTTACAGTTGCCCAAAGCAACTTGACATTCCAGTACAACTCCCTTGCTATGTGCTTTATGATTTGTGTCTTCGATGGTTGTAGCAAAATAAATTCCACCTCCAGCGAGTCCGAAGTTTCCTGGATACATTGTATTTTTATTTAAGATCTTCTTGGCATTTTCTCTAGAAGTTTGGTGATATAACGTCTTAACATTACCAATCTGATGTGCCTTTTTCTTTGATAATAAATAATCAAATATAACAGCCATTCTCAATTCCTGGACTGAATTGGGATTCTATCAATTTTTTTTTACCTTATGTTCAAAAAAATTGATTTGGAATTTATTTGATTATTTTTAAATTGAAAAGAAAGAAAAAAAAAAGAGTATGTCATCTAGTTTAAAAGCGACTCCGGATGTTGTTTCGGTAGAAAGCCCCTACAGCAACCAAGATCCAGCTATCCTAAAACGCAACATTAATTATGCGATTATGGCTGTTAAAGATTCTTCAACAAATTATGGGAATGCCGCCTATGCTTCTCATTTATTGAATACTCAATGTGTTGATAAAGGTGAGCATTCCTATGTTAGTGATGATGTTCATGATAAATTCGGGTGTGGTCGGGATAAAGTGATCACGATAACTAATGCTTTAAGAGCCAAAGCTGATAAAATAGTCTTTTACATTGATTTTGGTTATTCAAGAGGTATGTTAATTGCTAAAGAAATAGCTGAAACTAATGGAATTCCAATGGAAGAGAGAAAACTACCAAAGGACATGATGGATGAAGTCTTTCCTCCAGTTTGAGTTGAGTTGAGTTGAGTTGAGTGAGTTGAGTTGAGTTGAGTTGAGTTTAGTGCCTAGGTTCGCTACTAATTGTAAAATTCTCCTTGCTGGGCATATTGTCTCCAGTTTGGTTAGTTTTTCCTAATTTTTTTTGAAGCAAAGCAAAAGATTCTTGTTCCTGGAGGTAATTTCCTAATTCAATATGCGAAGCTTGTTTGGCTAGTTCTCGTCCGATATAATTAACTTGGTTGGCTTGAGTAAAATCGAAATTAAGAATTTGTTGGTTTTGGCTTTCTAGAAGAGCCTTCTGTTTTTCTAGGGAATGTAGATTTTTAGTTCTGGCTTTTCTATTTTTTTCTTGAGGAGTAACAACTAAAACATCGCTTTCTTCCATTTGCTTAACACTATCACTGATGTTTTTCTTATCAATTACATCATGAAAGTAAAAAGTCGCTAGATCATAAAGATGACGATTCTTCTCAATCGGAACAGCAATCAAACGATCGCCTTTCTTTTTCTTATTTTCAAACTGAACATAAACTTCTGGATACTGAATAATCCTGATTGAAAGCCCTTGACCGTTTAGACCTTGGCTAACTCTGAAAGATGCTCTAGCTTTATCATTCACAGTTTTGAGTTTACTCTTTTCCATAATGAAAAGTTGCTCTTTTCTAGGATATTGATGGACAACACAATGGTTAGAGTATTTATTATTAAGGGGCTCGAAGGAAACTGTTCCATCTCCAGCTAGCCCATCAACAATTTTGAAACCAGCTTGTCGGTATCTTTCATCTATTTCAATGTAAGTACTGGAGTATCCAACCATTTTTTCATCTTCCAGAAGCCAATAAAGATCATTGGTACAAATAATTGAAAGATCTCGATTGAGATTATTAGCCGCTAGACACAAATGCTCATGATCTTCTAGAGTTTTTTTAATGTAAGAATTATAATTTCTGGCGTTGGTTCTTTCCTGACCACTCCCTTGATGAGTGGATTTACATGATTTAGTACTATAAATGGGATAGCAAGTAGCCTTTAAATTAGCAGAATCATAGACTTGTCGACTAACACCCAAGCATTTTTTATCATTATCACATGTTTTAAAACACTGCTCTAACGTTTGATCCTTCCATTTATCTCCACGTGGCTCAGAATCATTAAAATAACTACTTTGGTATTCATGATATTTTTCATTGGATCCATCAACAAATCCTTCCCTTTTTTCAAGTTTGTTTGATCTGTTCAATAGATAAAATAAGGTTATGATTAACAGAAACAACAAAATTCCGTAGGTTTGGTGGTTCATCTTACTCTTAAATCAGAAAATTTAATCAGAAAATTTAATCAGAAAATTTAATCAGAAAATTTAGAAGTAAAAAAATAGAAATTATTCAATCAAAGACCTTGATAAAAGGGTTCTTGTTTGATTACTGGAGTAATTAGGCTTTGTAATTCATTTCGGAGGGTATCAATTTTTGTTTCTTTTGATTTCATAGTTCTTTCCAGTTTAAAGTTTCGAGCTTCGACGTTCATGGTTGGATTACGATTTTTGCATAATTTTCTTAATTTCAAGCGGTTCATCATGATACTTCTTTGTTGAATTGCTTGCAAATTGTTTGAACGATAAAGAACCTCATCAGGGTCTTCAAAACTGAGATATGTTTCCCAATCAAGGCCTGATTTGTGGAGAACCAGTTGAGTATCTGTAAAAACTTTCGGGTTTTTTCCGACTGAATTTAGATCATCATGATCAGCCAGATAATGGGTTTGATCCTGTTTTCTAATCATAATCATTGGTTTTTTTGCATCAGGCTCCAGTTTCAAACTTATCATTCGAGCATCAGAATCCATCATCATGTCAATAACTAAAGCGTTTGATCCAGGGTTAGTTCCTCTAATTTCAGCTGAAGTTTCCCAGGGACGAGTTTGCCAATCAATTCCTCTCTTTTGATATAGTTTGAAATCGGTTCCAACTCCAATCATAAATCCATTACGATCCCAATAAACTTTTAAAACTTTTAGGTTTTCATTTTTGTTCCTGGTTGGGGTAAAATGCAGTTTCATAAAATCATCTAATTCAATTGAATTCGGAGGAGCTTCACCTTTTAGATTCTTATAAACAAACTTGCCTTCAGTAGTAATTCCATATAGAAGTGGATAATACTTTTCTTTGTCTTGATGATAATCACAGAATAAGTAGACTAGATCAGCTTGGCTTCTGTTTGATTCATTTTCAGCTTGAATCCATTTGCTCTGAATATCTTCGGATTCTTTGTAGTAAAGTTTGCTGTCTTGTCCGACACCAATTAATCGTATTTGTCTTTCATGATTGATGTTGAAGGGAAATAGCATCACCATTCGGAACCCAGTCCCATCTTCTTGAGATCCGAAAAGAGAATTATCGAGTGGACCAACCCATAACTTATCTTGGTATAGATCGTTTTTCTGATAAAGCTTACCATCATTAAAAACAGCTAAGTATTTACCATCCAATTGATAAATGATATGCAATGGAACTAGAATCCGAGTATATTCGATTCCAGTTTCATAATCTATCTCTTTTCTTCCAGGATCTATTTTCATATTAAAGATTAGGTTATCTCCTAGTTGAGTTTGGGCACCTTGGTAAGCATCTTTGTACAGGGTTGGTTCATCTGGAGTCCCCATATCTTTAGCTAGTTTATTAGCTGGTTTATTAGCTAGGTTAACTTGTGATGCAAATCCTTCTTTAACCTTAACTTTAACTTTTAGATTTTGTTGATTTAGTTTTAAGATGTAGCATAAAACGAGGAGGAGCAGTATAACTCCTAATATCAAAGGTTGCATGTTCATTTCCTTCCTTTACTTCTAAAGTAAGAAAAAATTGAAGAAAGAAAAGAGAAAAATAACTTGAGAATAAAATCTCTTTTAAAAAGTAAACCAAAAACGTTCTCAACATCAGGAATGGTATTAGCCTCCTTCATTGGAGTATACGCAGGTCAAGAATTAGTAACAGAAACCTCAAAAGGTATTTTAAAAAGAGCTTGGGATATTATCACTGACGCACATCCTGATATCAAAGAAATTACTGAACCAATGGATTTAGTAGCCAAGGTTCAGATTGTTCAGAGTATTGTTAGGGAAATTGTGGATGAAATTGAAATCGATGGATTAATTCCCAGTAAACCTCTTCAAATTTCTTTGAAACAGATGCAAGATATTCTAGATGATATTCACCAGGATATTCAGGTCATCAAAGAAGGAGTTGCTCTCCATCACACCCTATGGTTTCATCGCTTTAGAGTCCCCGCTTATTATATAATCATTAAAAAATTAAAAAGAGATAAAAATGCGATGGATTCAAGATTGGATAATTTAGTTCGAGTGATCGCACTCTTTCGCCAGTCACAAAGCACTCAACAAAGCACTCAACAAAGCACTCAACAAAACACTCCTTGGGCTCTCCCAGATAAAAAATTTTGTCAATCTCATCCATATAAAAGATTTTATCAACCAGGAAAGGTTAATCAATCGGATGATATATTTGATGATGAATTTGATCTTGATGCGAATAGTTATGATGAGGTTCAAAGTAATGAGGTTCAAAGTAATGAGGGTAGTCAACTAGAAAATTAGTTAAGCATAACTATCTTCCAAGGTTTTCAAATCATTTTTTATTTCATTAAAGATAGCTTGAAAAGTTGGATAAGTGAAATTATCTTCAATATTTTTCATATTTTTTTCATCAAGTTCCTGCAGAAGATTATCCATTAAAAGATCATCTTCTAGTTTTTCAAGGTCATTAGAAGCTTCTTTAACAATCAACTTATCTGGATTTCTCCAGTAAACATTTATTTCCTTTAGATTTTCAAGATGTGTGGCCCAAGTTTCTCTCCAAGATAATGTTGGGGAAAACCCGTCAATGAATAGATGGCCTTCGTTAACCCAAAAATAAACCTCCATTGCTGTTGATAATAGTTCATCAGCGATGCTACCCATCGTGGAACCACGATCCATAAATTTAAATCGGAAGCTATATCTAGATCGAGCTTGATCTACAGAGTCATTAATCTCAGAATCTATTGGACGGTCTTCCGTGACAGCCCATTTGGGCACCTCCATGATGTAATCAAGACAATTACTGTAAAAGGTGTCCACAAGGTTTTTCAATCCAGCGGACCAAATTACGCCTATCAGCATAAAAGACCAAATACGACCCAAAAGAATTGCCCTAACCATCGCGAAGACTAAAAGCATTTGTGGAAAAGAATCCAAAAAATCGTAGGCAATTGACTTATTTGGGCAAAATCCCCACCTGCTGTAAGTCCGAAAAGAGTGCTTGGCAATAGCTTTCAGAATTTGAGAAGATGTTTCTGGATTTTCAGTTGTCATTGTCTCAATTTCATTTATACTTTGAGTAATTTCGTATTTGTCTTGAGAATTTTGATAAGTTTGATCATTCTTGGTTCGGGCCAATTTGCGATCATGATAGAGCAATTTCCACTTCTTATTCTGATAATATGTGATCGATGGAGCTAAATATCCAATCCAATCTGGGATATATCTGTGAATAGCGGCCATTTGAATTGAATGACCTAGCAGGATCACAAAGAATTCACTCATGCACATGTCAATCAATAACTCCAAGAACTTTAAAATTGTAATATCTCCATCATACAAGATTTTGATCCATGATCTAGAAGAAAGGAAGCTTGTCCACAATAAAACCAAAATAACTACTGAGGCAAATGGACTCGTGTGCGTTTTGGTATATTTAGCTCTTTTGAGAAAATTATATGGTTCTTCTTCACTTCCATCATGGTCAAACATGTTCCGATTAAGCATCTTCTGCTTCTCATCAAGTGACTTACCGGTCAATGGGTTGATAAAATCCATATTGGGATCAAGATGAGATAAATCTAATCCGTTGAATCTGTAATCCATTTTTCTTAATTCTGCCTGGTCAGTAATACGAAATTTCTGTCCATGAAGAGTAAATTGGATTGAATTTTTTGGGTAAAATTTTTTATTGTACCATAGTCTGAGGCTGCTTGCTGCATCGCCTAGACTTTGTCCAATATTTTCAATTTCTTCGTTTGTAAATGGTGGCATTTTTATGGTTCAAATAAAAAAAAGGAGTATGTTTCAATTTTATACTTAACTTTGGATACTGAAACTCAATGAACAAACTCAATGAACAAACTCAATGAACAAACTCAATGAACAAACTCAATGAACAAACTCATCAAATCACTGAGAGAAGTCATAATTATCTTGAAATGTTTTTAAACCATTCTTGACTGATTCAAAAGCTGCTTCAATTTCTCGATGAGTTTTCTCGGTTTTTATACCAAGTTTATTGTAAGCTTCTTCGCTTATCTTTTCAAGTTCATAACGAATTTGTTTAACAAGCAACTTATCTGGGTTTTCCCAATAAGTATTTATTTCTTTTAAATTTTGAAGATGTTTTTCCCAAATTTGGGTCCAAGATAGCATAGGAGTAATGCCTGGAATAAATGGGTGACCCTCATCAACCCAAAGATACTGATCAATTACCTCTGAAAACCCATTTCGCCCTGAATGCATATAACTATAGTAGGAGTTCCATACACAGCGAGATTGAATGGTGATGCAAGTATCATTAATTTCAGAATTCATTGGACGCTCTCCCAGATCAATCCATTTAGGAACATCCATTATGTAATCAATGCAATTACTGTAAAAGGAGTCCAGAAAGTTTTTCAATCCAGTCTTCTGAAGCACCAACAACAATAAACAAGATGAGATATGATTTAAAAGCATGGCTCTAACTATCATTAATCCAAAAAACATATATGGGATGAATGAGTCTTTTGAAAATAGACCATTATCATAAGTATTATAAGTCCGAAAAGAGTGTTTGGCAATAGCTTTCAGAATTTGAAAACCAGTTTCGGGATTCTTAGTTGACATAGTGTCGATTTCATTTATACTTTGCGTAATTTCGTATTCAGTTTGAGAATTTTGATAAGACAAATCATTCTTGGTTCTGGTTAATTTGCGGTCATGATAGAGAATTTTCCATTTTTTATACCCATACAATGTCGGAGATGGAGCTAAATATCCAAGCCAATCTGGGATATATCGGTGAATAGCAGCCATTTGAATTGTATGACCTAGTAGAATCACAAAGAATTCGCCCAAAACCATCGCGACCAATAACTCCAAGAACTTTAAAATTGTAATATCTCCATGGCCTAATATTCCAATCCATGCCATGCTTAAAGTGACTGTACACGCCAAACTTAACGCAATAATTATCCAGGTTAATCTCGTGGAATGTGTTTTATTATAATCAGGGTGCCTCAACCAAAAATCTGCATTTGGATTTGGTATCTTGGTTTGATTATCATATCCAAGTGATTTACCAGTTAATGGATTATTAAAATCCATCATTGGATCAAGATGTGATAAGTCTAACCCGTTGAAACGAGGATCCATTTTTCTTAATTCGTCTTGGTCAGTGATAAGAAATTCTTGACCATGAAGAGTAAATTTGATTGGTTCTTGAAATGGATAAAACTTTTTGTTGTACCATAATCGGAAGCGACATGATCCTCTACTCAGGTTCTCTCCAATGCTTTCAATTTCTTCAGTTGTGAGTGATGGCATTTTATTGTCTAGATAAAAAAACCTAGAGGGCGAGGTTCAATTTTATACTTAACTTTGGATACTTAACTTTGGATACTTAACTTTGGATACTTAACTCAAGATTTACCTAGTTTATGTCCTTCCCCTTGATAAGATGTAGTGGATTCTGTCAGAGATTCTTTTTCATCTTGGTCAGTCTTAGTTTTAGTATCAGTTTTAGAGGATTTTGGGGATGGTCTAGGAAATTTCAAACGGGCTATTGTTCCTCCGCTGGGTAATTTGATAAATGGCATTGGCATCATTCCTGTTTTTTCTAATGATTCTTTTTCTCGATTATCCCAAAAATCAGGACCATATTCCGGGATGTATTTTCGGATTCTTTCATAACTTTTCTGGTTAAATTCATTTTGAATCCGTTCTTTTTCTTCTATTTCTTTTTGGATTCTTTCTTCTTCTTTTTTGATTAAATATTCTTGATAATTGGTTGGTTCTTCAAAGTCAATTGAGAGATCTGTGTCTGTAATTAAAATAGTTGGCTCTGGTTTAGTGGTTACTACGTCAACTTTCAGGAAAGTGTTATCTGGGTAATTGAGACTTTCTGGTGGAGGTAGTTCAAGTACTTGACCTTCCTGCAGGATTGAATAATATTGTTGCAGCTGGAGCTGCAGGTAAGTTTGATGATCATTGATTTCAATGAATTTAGCATCTTGGGCTCGAAGAGTAGCTGAACTACCCCGAGCAATTTCCTGATTATGAAGTTTGAGTCCAATTGAGATTGGGTGGTCGATAAACTCTAAACCATTGTTGAGTAGGATTTTTTGAAAAATTCTATTGGGGATGTAAGCAATATCTATTTCTTCCGAAAATTCAGCTACACCCAATAAATCAAAAGTACCATCAACTTGAAAAATCAAAGGATAAATTAAATTATCAAATTGTGAGATCTTGGTTAAGATGGTGGAGGGCAATAAAATTTTATTGCTGTGTTCTAGCTCATGATATCTTGGGGAAGAATATGAATGAAAATAAGTTAATGGTAATCCCTTGACTTCATCAAAAGGAACAACTCCATTCGCTCGATTGTAATAACCATAGACATTAGATTGAAATTGGCTTAGGGTTGGAATTGATGAACTTGGCACTGATGGTTGGTAATGCCCATGAGTATCTCGGTTAGATCCATAATAATTGGTTAAAATGTTTCCAGAGTTGTGACTGGAGTTATGGTTGTTTTGGATACTAGAATTCTGGTTGCTAGAATCATCACCAGAATCATCATTGTCAGAATTGGAATCAGAATCGAAATTCATTTAGTTATTAGTTGAGTAAATAAAAAAATTAATTTAGATCAATTTTATGAGAGTTTGAGTTCGAGTTCAAGTTTGAGTTTAAGTTTCCTCGTCTGAAGAACTGTCTAATCGCATTAATCCTTGGTCATTCAGCAATCCTAATCTTTTCATTTGGGCAAAGGAAAGATGGGTTGAAATGAGGTTGACAACTCGATCAGTCACAAATCCCTCTGGAGTTGAGTAAACAATCTTGCCGGGAAAAAACTTCTTTAAAAAACTTGTGCATTCGCAACATGGCTTGGACTTGTTGTAAGTGACAGTGCCATCTGGGTGGTTAGTAATCCGAACAACATACATCGTCAATCGCCGAATCTTCTTCAGCGACTTTTGCCTGAGAGAACCCTTTATGCTGACGCTCATAATTTAAAACAGCATTAACCTCAGCGTGAAGAGAGCAAATCTCAACCTTGCAGCCCGACGAAGTCATGTAATGATCCTGATATTGATTGAATCCGGTCGCTAGAACAGATCCATTTCCGACAATGATCGCTCCTGTCCTTTTGGTAATGGCCCTAAAAGGAGAACGTTCTGTAACCTCGGCGGCTATATTGATAAACTTCTGCTGAGCCAAGCTCAGATCTGAAAAACGAATAAGAGGCATTCTAATATTTTAGATATGGTAGAAATATTTTCAATTTTTTAGACTAATTGAAAATGCAGTTATGCACAAAAAAAACTAAAACTAATTAATAATCCATTAATTAATAATCCACTAATTAATAATCAACTACTAGAAAGGTTATTAATTCGTCTTTAAAGGTTTGGCTATTTGTATTTTCCAAATCAAACTTCTTGTTTTGAAATTCTTGGCAAAAAGCGTCAATTTCTGGTTTGGTTCTTAAAGTGAAAGCAACCTGACCGAAATCAGGATCAGCTTCAACCGACCATTCGTTAGCTATTTCCCGATCTGTTTCATTAGGTCCATGTACAGTCCAGGATGTTCCTGGTCCCCAATGATAAACTTGATTGTTAATCCAAACCGAATAATGATCTAGATCAACCAAAGCACCTTTCGAGTATAAATATTTAATTATTTCAATCATGTGACCATCAATCGAGAAATCTGTTTTTTTTTCTTGGATTTTCTTTTCAATCGATTTCAATAAAATACTTTTTAAGGGGTGTGTAAAGGCATAAACTCTTTTGATTCCATCCTTGTTAAAATGGATCGTGGGTAATTGTCTCTTTTTAACTTGGACTTTGAATCCATGTTGTCTAATTTTGGGAAAAATAAATCTTTTATTAAGATCTTTTTTGTTAATCTCTGGATCTTCCTCTAAGATTTTGCTGATAGTGTCATTAAGTTCTTGGATGTTTTGATCACCCATCAGTTTTCTCAATCTTTGAATTTTTTCAGTAGCGTTCATCAATTTTGATTTAACTTTTTGATTTAACTTTTTGATTTAACTTTGATATTTTGTATAATGAGAGAAAGTTTTATTTCAATTTTAACTCCTTAGCGTCCTCATCTCTTTCAACCCTGATGACGAAAGTATGATTGATATAATCTTTGATGCTTTTGTCAGGATTTTTCTTTTTCCATTTTCTAATATAGATAACAGTGTAAGTTGCAAGTAGAATTGTTCCTAGAAAGACAACACCACTATTGATCATTGAAACACATGCCGCAACATCTTTGGCATGTTTTGATAAGATATGATATTCCAATCCAATTCTATCAACAGTTGTTTCGATTGAAGTGTTTAAAAATTCATAAACAACCACGGTACTATAAAGAATAAAGGCGATTAATTTAAATGCTATACTGGGAGCAAAAACAATCGCTAAAACGGAAGCAATAGTTGAAAATATAATGGCATAAACAATTGAAATATCATTCATTAATCCAAACATACATCCTGAAAGTGCAAAACCAAGTTTGCTAAAAATAGATTTATTTCTATCTCTAAATTTATTGCCCATTTGTAATTATAATTTACAAAGATAATTTACAAAAAAAATTTTAAAATTTACAGAAAGTCCATTAAAATACTTAAAGTTGTTAAGGGGATTCAAAGGGTTCAAGTGATTTCAATTGATTAAATCTAATCAACCTCTTCGATGGTTGGTCCATCGGGTGATTCGCCGCTCAGGTCTGGCATGTTCATATCTGGGGGACTGCGATCTTCTCCAGATCCTTCAGTACCTTCTTCAGCCTTTCCCGCGGCTTGCTGATACATCTTAGTGATGATTGGATTACTAACTTCTTGGCAATCTTTCATCTTCTTATCATAAACTTCAGCATCCTCAGTGGAATGACTATCCAACCATTCAAGAGTGTTCTTGCAGAGAGTGGTTAGAGTTTCACGATCTTCATCTTCCATGTTGGCGGAAGATTCTTTGTTCTCGGCCGTTTCCTTGAGATTGTAAACAAAGCTTTCCAGTTGATTGCGAGATTCAACACGCTTGCGTTGTTTGTCATCTTCCTCCCGGAATTCTTCAGCTTCGTTAACCATTCGATCAATATCCTCTGTACTGAGACGACCCTTGTCGTTGGTAATGGTGATCTTCTCAGATTTACCACTTGACTTGTCAGAGGCACTGACATTCAGAATACCATTGGCATCAATCTCGTAGACGATTTCAACCTGAGGAACTCCTCGTGGAGCTGGGGGAATACCAGAAAGTTCAAATTTTCCCAGAAGATTGTTGTCACGAGTCATGGCTCGCTCACCTTCAAAGACTTGAATCAAAACACCTGGTTGGTTATCGGCATAAGTGGTAAAAGTCTGGGTTTGTTTGGTTGGAACAGTGGTGTTACGCTTAATCAGAGTGGTCATGACACCACCGGCAGTTTCCAAACCAAGAGAGAGAGGAGCAACATCCAGAAGGAGTAAACTGCTCATCTTCTCATCATCCGCGGCGTCACCAGAAAGTACAGCAGCTTGCACCGCGGCACCATAAGCAACAGCTTCATCAGGATTAATGCTTCGGTTCAATTCCTTTCCGTTGAAGAAATCACTCAGAAGTTTTTGAACCTTGGGGATACGAGTGGATCCACCAACCAGGACGACCTCATCAATGGTAGCCTTGTCAAGCTTGGAATCCCGAAGAGCTTTTTCAACTGGATCCAGAGTACCACGGAACAGATCACTGCAAAGTTCCTCGAAACGAGCTCGGGTAATTGAAGTGTAGAAATCAGTACCCTCGTGAAGAGAATCGATTTCAATTGAAGCATTGGTGCTTGCCGAAAGAGTTCTCTTGGCCCGCTCGCAAGCAGTTCTCAAACGACGCAAAGAACGGGGATTACCAGAAATATCTTTCTTGTTCTTGCGCTTAAATTCAGTTACAAAATGATTGACCAATCGGTTATCAAAATCCTCACCACCAAGATGAGTATCACCAGCAGTAGATTTAACTTCAATAATTCCATCCTCAATTGACAGGATTGAAACATCAAAAGTACCACCACCAAGATCAAAGACTAGAATATTTTGTTCCTTACCAGTCGGGGCCTTGTCGAGACCGTAGGCGATGGCCGCAGCAGTAGGTTCATTGATGACCCGAGTAACATTTAATCCAGCGATTGCACCGGCATCCTTAGTTGACTGGCGCTGACTGTCATTAAAATAAGCCGGGACTGTAATGACCGCATCAGTGACCTTACACCCTATGTAGGCTTCAGCAGTTTCCTTCATCTTAATCAAGATCATGGACGAAATTTGCTCTGGAGTGAACTGTTTGTTTTCATTCTTGAACATAACTTCAAATTGAGGTTTCCCACTAACGTCTTTGACGGTAAAGGGCCAGTGCTTCATATCAGATTGAAGACTGGAATCGATGAAATTGCGGCCAATGGCACGCTTAGCATCAAAAATGGTGTTTGTTGGGTTCATCGCCACTTGATTTTTAGCGGGATCCCCAATCAACCGTTCTGTATCGTTGAATGCAACGTAAGAGGGCGTTGTACGATTTCCTTGGTCGTTAGCAATAATCTCAATTTTTCCATTTTGAAATACACCAACAGCGGAGTACGTAGTACCCAAATCAATACCAATAGCAGGAGCTTTAGACGGATCTTTAGACATATTCTCTTTATTTAAAAGTCGATTTTCAGTTATATCTTTTTAACGCAGGCAAATTCAATTTTTTTTATACAAAATTAATAAAATTGAATCTAAATCGAAAGAGATAGTTCAGTTGTATTTTTATTAAATTTAGATGGCTAATGAATTAATTGAGGATGATGAACAACAAGACAAATCCGTAAGTTATGAAAAAAAACTTGATGATATTTTAAATAAATTTATGGCAATAATTCCAGTAATTGCCTATGCTGGTGATTTATCCATTAGTAAAATATTTCTTATTATGTTGCCCATTTTAACTGTTTTAGTTAAACCGTTTTTGACCAAATTCTTTTCAAAAAAAAAGAAATCTACCCTCCCAGATTATAATTCTAGATATATTTATAGATATAGCAAACTAAGTGGTTACGGTCATAATGCGGTTTATGACCATCTCGAAGCATATCTTGACACTAAATTAAAATCAATGAATATCAATAATTGTTATTCTGATGAGTCAGAATACAATTCTTACAAGGCTAAATTCTTATTGCCTTACAATCAAACGATGGAGTTTAAATGGGAGGGACATGATTTGATTATTACTAAAAATTTATCAGATGCCTTATCAGCTTCATCTGACACTCGAAGCAAAATTCCAATGATTACCATTTCAACTAAAGCTGATTTTTCAGTAATTGATAAGTTCATTGCTGAAGTTCAGGAACTTCAAAGACAAGTTCAACAACAAGAAAGACTAGTTAAGAATCAAATTATGACTTTCGACACAGATAGTAAAACTTGGAAGAAAAAGCCAATTAAAATTCGCAAAAATTTTGACAATACTTTCATCAAGGAAAAAGACTTGAAAATGATTAAAAAATCATTAAAATATTTCAAAGAAAAAGAAAGTGTCTATGACGAAAGAGGAACTCCCTATAAGAAAAGCTTCTTGCTTCATGGCGAACCTGGATGTGGTAAAACATCATTCATTTATGCCATGGCCCGAGAAACTAAACGAAATATTTATGAGATCCCCCGAATTTCAGATGAAGAGAAGATGAATGGAGCTATTTCCTTAATCCCGGACGGATCTTTAGTTACTTCTGAAGAGATTGACACGATTGAAGCTTTAAAACCCAGAAGTAGTTCGGATTTCTGTGGCGAGTCAGATATAATCGGACCTTCACTTTACGGATTTATTCCAATGGGAAATGATGCTTCTGAAGATGAAGATAGCGAAGACGAAAGTGAGGATGATCTTTTTGATTCACCAACCGAAACAAAATCAGGAGGGTTGATGGGGCTAATCGCTGGTGGAGGCGGTAACACTAAAATTGCTAAAAAAACAAAACAAGTTAAAAAGCCCAAAAAACGAAAAGTCAGTATTGGAACAATGAAAAGCTTTTATCGAGAAAAACTCAAAATTTACCTTGAAATTTTAGACGGATATGATCATTTTCGAGACTGTATCATCATCATGACCACCAATCACCTAGAAGACATTGATAAAGCTGTTTATCGTCCTGGTCGGGTTGATCACATGATTGAGTTTACTCCGGCTGATGAGTATCAAATCAAAAACATTTTTAAAGTCTTTTATGATCTTGAAGTGGAAGAAAAAGACCTTCGCAAAATGGCTAGAAGACAAAAAACAACTAGCTACATTATCAACACTGCCATCAACCCAAACCTTGATGAACCCGAGAAAGCAATTAATATTATTCTTGGATTAGACGAAGATTCCAATGCTAGAGAATTCGCTCGTCAAAAAGAAAAGGCTGACCTGGAAAAGGCTGACCTGGAAAAGAGTAACCAGGAAAAGACAAAAGAGTGAAAATAGAATTCAAATCACTAGATAAATAAAAAAAATTTTTTAATTGATTGCTCATAATGATTCAATCAACCAAAAAGTGTTAATTTTTTTCTTGTTTAATTACTTCGTTTAGTTACTCCGTTTACTTGCCCGCGGCCATATGGTAATAGGACTTTTGGTGCATCTGGTACTGCCCTTCCTCAAATCCGATTACCTTCAGTCCAACTCCTGGCACAACATCCGTCTCGAACGCTTGTCCGGTTGGAAGCAGTTCCAGGTAGCACTGTGCAATCTCGGTCAGCTTGGCTTGATGAATTGCTCCTCCGCTGTACCAATCAGCCAAGATGGTCTCGTGGGAAACCTGTCCGCTTGGTAGCTGAAAGATCAGGAAGGCCGTCTGCCGTCCCTGGTTAGAAAAGACAGCTGCTCCGATGCAATGGCAGGTCTTCCCATCATCCTGTGATCGATGGTTCCGGACGCCCGCTCCGTAGCAGGTGGCCAGGTGAGGCTTGCCGTTGCGCTTGGTCTCGCGCCAGTCAAACTGGTGTTGCGGAATCCAGCTGTGTTCCGCGGTGATCTTCTTCCCCAAACCATCGTCCTCAACCGCGGCGAAGATGACCTTGCCCGTCACATCAGCTGGCAAACCATGTGGTGCATCCTGTTCTCGCGAAGCCAAGATGGCCTCCAGCGAGTTCTCTTCTCGGCGGCCTGCTGCCAAATCGCGCCGAATCTCACTCTCAGTCAAGCGTGGAACTCCATCAGTCCGAAAGGTCAAATCGCCCTTAATCGCCTTTGGCAGCTTGCAGGCCGAGATGATGATCGGAATGCCCAGCGACGAAAGCAGCTTAGTCATCCGGACACGCATCGTAGTCCCCATCTGTTGCAGCTCCGGCGACCAGGCTGGGTAGTTGAAAGCGTCCTGAGTCAGGTGCAACCACTTGCCTCCGTGAACCAGCTCCCAGCCCGCGGCGAAGACACTCTTGCCGCTGCCAGTCCCACCTTCAACAGTAATCACTGGTGCATGATGTGGCTTGGGTTGGGGGACAGGGAGAGTTGTCATCTCTGATAGTAGGGTCGCCGTGGTCTTGGTCTTGAGGAAAATGTTATCGAAGGACGAGAGTGTTCCTGTCTTCTTGATCACCTCAATCGCCGTGTCATAGTTGCCTTCCTTGGTGGTCAGATGAACTGAGCAAACTTGCAGAAAGACGGCCAGATCACGCAGGTAAATTCCAGCCGCCACACTCTGATGGGCCACCACAGTAGCTTCGTTGACCATCTTCTTGCGTTCTGGCTTAGTCAACTGGGAATCAGCCTTGATGGCCGCGACAGCCTGAGCAACCCTGGTTTGAAGGACCATCTCCAGTTGATCAGCCAGAAAGTTGGTGATCTGGATCAGGATCTCACCAGTGTTGTCGCGGTAGGGAATGACCGACTTCTCGACACCCATCTCGATGGCCTTAGTCATGACATGCTGTGAGTCATCAACCAGAATGAACTGGCTCCCACCCTCTCGCGTCTTGAGCATGACCCAGGCCTTGATCTGAGCCGTTAGGTGGGGAATCAAGAATGGGTGAGTGCCAGTCCGCTTGAGGGCATCGCCAATGCTGCAGATCATGACGTAGTTTTCGTAGCCATCAAAGTAACCCTGATAACAATCAAGGTTACGGTTGCCAGTCAAAATGCACAGCCGTCGACCAGTTGCCACAGCTGTCTTCATCAGCAGCCCACGCAAAACAGCACACTCAGCCGCCGTGCCATCCCAATCAAGCAGAGCAAACAACGGATCTTCATCCATAATCTGTTCCACAAAACCACCAGCGATCGCCTGGCACCAGTCCACCATGTGCGGCTGAACTTCCTGGATCAGCTGGTTGAAACGAGTCGGTCCCATCTGACTGGCCAAGTGAAAGGCCATCTGTCCACGAATGTTCTCCTCGATCGTATCCATCATGTCCTCGTCATGGTCATTGTAGTCAATCAACCTCAAAACTCTCAACATATCTTCCAACACCTCTTGCGTCAGTACCGTTGTTGAGATCTCGACTGGCATACCAGGAACAGCCACCCGCCGCGGGAAGTAAATGACATGACCTAGCGAACCGGGTGAAATGCTCGTGATCGACCTAAAGGTGTTAACCAAAAGATCAATGTCCCTGATGTTGGGGCAGCCGTTGGGAAAAGCCTTCATCAGTGAGGCTTCCACATCCTTCGTGTCTCCATCGGTCTGCTTGATGAACGACTTGGCGCTGCCGTACTCACTCCGGAGAGCTTGTAGCAGAAGCTCCATCAGCGGCAGATAGTTCAGACCAGCCTCGATATCAGCCTTGTGCTCCTGCATAAAGTCCCACTGAACCAAGAAAGATCCAGTTCCCTGCATGAAGTCCTGGGTTCGAGACTGGATGCTGCGAGGCGTGACGAAAAAGCGGTCTCCAACTGCCTTGGCCATCGTCACGCTAAAGCTAAGAAGCTTGTGGTAAGCCTCGACCAACCCGTGAACCACTTCCGTCTGCTTGTAGGTCGTTCCACGGTGAAAGGCCATCCAGATGGTGTTCTTCAGCTTGAGCTGCCCCGTGTAGATGTGTCCAACCAAGTTGTCAGCCTCCAGGAAGCGAAAGCTGATCAGACCCTCCGGAAGCTGTACATCGTGGATCCCGTTGTAGATGAAATAGTTGGTGACTACTTCCATCCGACTAGGCAGATCATGACTCCCAAAGTTCAGGTTGCACTCCGAGTAAAGCTGTCCAAAGTACTTGGCCAACAGAGCCTCCAGAGTGCAAGGCAAAGCCTTCAGCTCTGAGACTGGCCGCTGAGCCCAAGCTCCAATGGTCTGCACTGCCTCGGTCAACAGCAAGATTCGCCCTCGCGTGATGCCAGGCCGAAGCTGAAAACCAAGAACATCGCTGATCGCATCGACCTCTTCCTGGCTGAGCTTGTCAACGTTGTAGTGCTCGTAGGAAGGATTGACAGTGATGTCATAGCCCTTGCTGTTGAGCCGACGAGCCAGGCGGGGGTCGTGAAGCTCAAAGTAGGGAGAACTACCAATTCCGACGCTGCCAGGTTGGTTGCCGGGCACGACAAACTCGCCCATCATCGTGAAAGTCTCCTGGAAATCGCGTGGCTTGTTGGCTAGGTCCAGGTCTGAGCTGCAGTGGTGGACCATCTCCAAAAGGACACCAGTCAAAGCTCCACGCAAGCCGCTCATCTCATCAACTCCACAGCAATCTTCCCAGGCGCGAGCAACAATTTCAACTGTTGCCTTAGCGACCTGAGTCTGGTTGGGAGAAACCAGGTCTTGCAAAGCGCACTCACTCAAAGCACGAACACCGCTACCAGCCGTGCTAGCAGCAATAATTATCATCCAACCCCGGTTAGGGATGTGGAGGATGGTAAAACCGACTCGGGCCAAGCTTCCGTCCCGCTTGTCGACAAAGCCCTCCTCTTCGGCGATGATGGCCACAGCCGCCGTCAGCTGCTCAAAATCCAAAGATCGAGCGGCCTTCTGGCGATCGTGAGTATCTTGGCCGCTCTTCGGGTAAGACTCGATGGGAATGCATGACACACCCCCAGAACCACTTCGCCCCCCGCGAACGAGGATCATGGCACCCTGGTCTCGGATGATTGTCATCGGGTGATCAGTCGCGTCCTGAGAATACCGGATTTGGATCCGAATCTCCAGCATTTCTTGGCCGTTGAGCAGCTCTTCAGTGACGGTCAAAAAGGCGTAGGCCGGGGCAACCATCTTCTCGGCCGTCAACAGGCTGGCTGGCTTTCTGTACATGGCCTGAATCTTCTTGGCGATGCTCGGAAAATGACTCTTGTCAAGGAGGCGTTGAGCTGCTTCGAGAGCAGCCATGGCATAAACCCCGTTGACATACGAAGTCAATAGGATCTTGATGGTGTCCAGCGAGGTGGTGAAGAGGGCTGGGACCGCTTGCACCAGCTCCATGACCAGCTTTCCAATCACCTCAGCGACCTTCTCTGATCCGTGCTGAACTGAAAAGGTGTCTCGCTCGGCAATGTTCCCAACACCTAGGAGAAGCATCGAAACGATGTTCTCAAAAGCTTGGGGGTCAATGACCGGCTTTTCCCCGCAATACAAGCGGGCGGCCAGCATCACAAGGTTGGAATCCTTCTCCAGGATCTCCAAAACCTCTCGAGGCATGTTGTTATAAGTATTTTCCTGTTCGGTAAAACAGGTGGGACTCTTGTTGTCGTTACTCATTTTCAACAAATTCAAGATCCCTTAATTGTTTTCAGTTTTTGATGTTAAATTAAACTAAAATGGCCAATTTATTTTTTTCTCATTAAGTAATTAAAATGCCTCAAAAACGTAGCTCAAAACGGAGTCAAAAACGTTCTGCTTCTTCAAAACGTAAACATGTTAGGAAAACCAAAAAGGGTGGTGCCGTCCGTATGCCAAGTGAATACTTTGGTGTTAATAGTGGACGCTACCATGCTGATGGTAGCCCTAGTCTAGCTTTATCTCAAAACGCTTATGGTGAAACCGCTGCTGTTTCTCATGGTGTTCTTCAAAACGGTCTGGTTGGTCCTAACATGGGCCCCAGTCCCGATGCCTCTTGCACTCAAACTGGTGGACGTGTCAGTATGCCAAGTGAATACTTTGGAAATGAATCTGGTCAAGTTGTCAGCTCTGGAGATAACACCGCTTACGGCAAATATAGCCCTGTTTCGATGGGTAAAACAAATGCCGATGGTACTGTTGGTCCCAACCTAGCTGTTCATCCTAATTCTTCAAGCACTCAGACTGGAGGAAAATCTAAGAAATCCAAGAAATCTAAGAAATCGAGAAAATCTAAATCCAAAGGACGCAAGGGTAAAAAAGGAAAGAAACATCAAAAGAAACATTAAAAAATTGAAATCCTTATCACCAATTAATTCAGTTGCAATAAAATGTCTAATGAACACTTAGTCAACGAATTAATTGAAGTGACTTTATCTCAAAATCATCAAAAAACAACTGAATTTTTAGTTCAATCAAAGGATCAACTCCTAGAACTAAATCTTCTTGGCGATTTATTTGAGAATTTTTTACAATCTAGTCTTTACAAATTCTTTGCAAACATCAACAGCTGGCAAAGTCTAATCAAAGAAGCTGAAAAACATTATGCCCTAATGAATTTGGTTGCTGAGAATCTCTCATCTCCATCTCTGAACATGTATCATGCTTTTGTCAAAGGTTTCAACATCTGTTTCAGTAACCATCTACCAGATGATTTCAAGAGATTGATGGTCATGTGTCCCGATGAATGTCTTCTGAATGCTTTGGCCAGATGGATTATTCAATCCAAATCTGATTTACATCAACTCAAACGAAATGGAACCCTGAAATCAACTGATTTTAAGAAAATTGCAACCCGGATTAGTCAATTCAACGCCTCAACTTATGCGGACCATGTCGAGCTTCCGAAATTCGGCGGACCTCTTTCGGGATGGCTTCTATCTGATCCAGAATACATTGAAAACACTCAATTTGTCTCCACCATGTGGTGTTACCAAGGAATGGGGTGGTTCAGCCTTTTAACTCATCAAGTTGGGTCGAAGAATGAAAAGAACATCTTTGTCCGAATGGGTGGAGGATCAAATGGCTGGGATAGTCAGAGAAATGACGAATACTTTTCCTCAACTCAATCCGATGACTTTCCAATGATGACCTGGGATGAGTTCCAAGTTATCGCTCATGAAATCGTTGAAGATATTCCAGCGTTTAATCATGCTATGGTGGTTACTGCTCCTTGAATGAGAGTTTCTTGAATCAGAACTTTTTAAATCAGAACTTTTTAAATCAGAACTTTTTAAATTAAAAATATTTTTTCTTTCAGATAATCATTCAGATACAATGAGTATGTTTCATCATTATCAGTCCCAGCTCAAAAAAGCTGAGGAAATTGTTAACCGAGTTTTAAAAGAGAATTCAAATCTTCAAAAGAAATCTAATTTCCTTCGAAATAAACTAGAAAAATCCGAAAATGAAAAAAAAAGAATTGTTCGAAAACATCAAAATGCCTACTATGAAATTGATCAAGATCGGGACACTTACTTGTGTCAACTTTGTATTACCTCTCCCAGAAATACTATTCTTTTACCATGTCGGCACTTTTTTTGTTCCAAATGTATTGGACAGCTAGATCAGGAGATTTGCCCAAATTGCCGAGAAATTATTGAAGGGGTTTTAGATCCTATTTATTGAAAGATTGAAACTAAAGGAAACTAAAAAAACTAAAAAAAATTCAGAAAGACCAATCATACAAAGATAAATTCCAAGCAGATGTTTCTACTTTTTCAGCTAAACTCTTTGATCGCCGGATGTCTGAATCATCTGTTTGACAAACAATCATGTAAGGATGTAGGACAACGACTTGTCCTCGATATCGTAAATTAATTTGTTTCAATGGATCCATATCCCAAGCTTTCCGAGCATCTGGAATTGAATTTATTAATTCCCTAAAGATTGAATGGTCAACTCCAATTGCAAAGGCACCTGGAATACTACCTTGAGCCATTAAGTAACCCTTTGGTTTATCATAGTTACATCTTTCTTTTAATCTCCAGCGATGCATACTAGTTCCAAAATAAAGAAGTTTCCAGTCTGGGATCAGGGTGACCCTTTTTGAGAAAACTTTTAGAAAATCTTTTTGGAAGACCGCATCATCTTCTAGGATCAATATTTTTTGATATTTTTGCTTTTCGGACCAAATTAAAACTTTCAGAGCTGAATATAAAATTCCTAAGGCCCCTGGATTCTCAAAAAATCCAATTGTTCGATGTTTATAATGATACAAACTTAAATAAGGTTCTTGATTGCCATTGATAGCTTCAACAAATTGATAATTAGTTAGGCCAGCTTTTTTGAGTTTCTGGATCATTTTTTCTTTTCGGTCACTTCTAGTTTTCAAATTAATGATGTAAATCATATCAAAATAGGTATTGGGGTCCATTTGTATTGATTAACTGAAACAAAATAATAACCATTTTTGACCTTTCTTACGTGATATCAATCATCATCAATTTGGCTAAGTTGGACATTATGATTGAATAAAAAAATTGTTTTTGTTAACTCCTTAAAATTAAAATTAAAATGAGCTTCGACCCTTTTGAGTATACTCGATACAGCCTTAACACGGGCTGTAATGCATTGGATCGTCCTAAAATGACCCATGATGAATGTGAATGTTGCAATCCGCGAGGTGAACCATGTTGCTCGGACTGTTGTCTTTGCATGAGCCCCTTCGCAATAGTTGCGGACATTGTCACTCTAATTCCACGAGGAATTCACCATCTTTTCAAGAAATGTTCCAAGCCTGCATCCCCGGCAATTGTTGAGGACAAGGAAAAGGATGATGTGAGTCCGTCCAGAACATCTTGAATTATCTTAATCAGAAATTGAAAACAATCCCAATTGACTAGGATCAGTCATGGTTTGGCGAGTTTCTTGATCAAAGAACCAAATCGAATAATCTTGACTGACCAGATCAAACAGGCGTTGATTAAATTTTTTCTCTGCATCTGAATCATTTTTGTGTAATTCATAAAAGACTTCAGAAGTTGATGTGTCTGGTATTAAATATAGCTGAATTACTGTCTGCTCAGAATCTTTAAATAAAACTCGGAAGATGGCGAATTTGTAAGCTTCGGGGGTGATTGAAAGTAACTCGAGAGTTTTAGATGGTTTAGTTTCTCCTAGGTTGTAATATTTTAACATTTCACTTAATTGATCAATCTCCTTTAAATTAGAGTTTAATGGAACTGGGTCTTTCAAAATGTCTTGATTATTTTCTGTATCACTCGATTCAAGAAGATTACAGCAAACGGCACAGATTTTACTTGTTGGATCCAATTTCTGGCAAAAAATAGTATTGTAATAGCATGTTCGGCAATATTTATGACCACACTTGAGAAAAACTATTTCGAGAGATAGGGTTTCTTCATAACATTGAGGACATGTCTCAGGTTCTATAATTTTAATTACTGCTTCAGCAACTACTAGTTTAGTGACTACGGGTATTGTTATTTCTTTTAGCTTTTCGGCAGTCTCTATTTCAGTGGTTGCCACAGGATTAATATCCTTATCATTAATATCCTTAATTCCACCATTAGTTTCGTCATTAGTTTTGTCATCAGGCGGTTGATCTTTGACTGGTTTATATGATGTTTTTTTAGTTTGCATCCACTTGAAACAACTCATTAGGCACCCCATCATAAGTCTTTAATATACATCAATTTTTTCTTTTAAAATTGAATTAAGAAAATAATTGATGTATATTAATCATCCATTGATTATTCATTTTCTCGCAAATGACTGAATCTCACAAAATTTATTTAGCAATTGTTGGAAGCCGTGATCTGGAAGATTATTCTTTGCTGGAAACAAATACTTCTGAATATATTGCCGAAATCAAGGCTGAACTCAAGACAGAAACTGAGGCTGAAACTGATGAAGCTACAGTTGAATTTATCATTGTTTCTGGTGGAGCAAAGGGAGCTGACACCTTAGCAGAAAAATATGCTGTCCAACATGGTTATCAAACTCTGATTTTTCGAGTTACTCAACACGATTGGAAAGATTTAGGTAATGCAGCTGGACCGCTTAGAAATAGTAAAATTGTCAAAGCAAGTGATTTTATGATTGCTTTTCCGAGTAAAAGTAGTCGAGGTACTTTTGATAGTATTAATAAAATGAAAAAAAAGAACAACCAAATTAAGGTTGTTAAGTATGATGCTTAGGAATGATGCTTAGGAATGCTTCTAATCTCACGGGGAGATTAAACTGGCCTTATTTTCAGACCATGTAATGATAATTGACCCAACGGATATGAAACTAATTCCGATAATTTCTTTAGTTCCTAAATGACTACCAAAAAAGAAAACAGCTAGAATTGTTATTATAACTAATTCCATCGTCAACAAAGCTTGATAATATCCAGGATTACGAAATTTCAAAAAGGCTTCATAGCCATAATGATGATTTATATAACTAAGAAATCCCCCCACTAGAGCTAGCAAGACAAATCTAGGATCAGTCAAAATACTAAAAGTTTGATCTGTTTCCTTTTGTTTGTGATATCTCCAATAATCAAATGATAAAAAAAGTAACATGACAACATGTAACCAAATTAAAATTAAATTATGATCATATCCATCTAAACTCATTTTTTTAATGACCATATGATAAAACACCCCTGAAATAATACTTAGGTAAGCCCATTTGATATATGTTTCCATTCTTAACTAGTTTAGGAGATTTAAATTTAGGTCATCCTAGATCATTTCAGCCACAACCATATTATGATCAGTAATTTTGTTTTCCATGCAATCTAAAACTTCTTGGTGGGTTTTGAAATTTGATCGGTGAAGTATATAATCGATTCTAGTGTAAAAACGACAAGTGTAATCACTATAAAGTCCAACGACAAAACCAAACTTTTTTATATAATTTAAAACATCTGATCTAGATCCCTGCCAATTCGAGATGGACCTAGAACGATTAATTTCATTTAGTTTTGCTTTCGAGTAGTCATTAAGGTGAAGAGAATTTAAATCACCGATCAAGAAATCGGTTTCTTTGAGGTCTTTTTCAAGAATTTCTAGTTCTTCCATTCGACATTCTTCGAATTCATGATCAAGATGAGTAACCAAAAGTCTGTATTTCGAAAAATTATTAGAAATCTCAACTGAGATTGCGGTTCGATTTCTTTTTAATTTGATAAATTTTGAGTCACGAAATTGATAAGCAGAAAGAATTGCCAATCCACCAAAGTAAATGTGATTCATACCTAGATAGCGACTGAAAACCACCGCAGTTTTTTTAGGAATTTCTTGAAAACAAATAGTATCAATGTTTTTGGAGCGGATTATTTTAGAAACTTCCTTAATTTTTTCTGAAAACTCAGACATATTATGAAGATTTAACGTGGCTAGCTTCATGTGAAATTAAATAAAACTTTAAAAAGAAAAGGATTAGGTCAATTTAATCAATTTTTACAGTAGAAACTGTATCCACTGACCCCACTAGAAGATTTGTCTTTTCTCTGAACAACTCTTCTAGTGACAGTCCCATCTAAACCAACTATAATATCCTCATATCCATCTGCTGTTCCTGATGGATTATAACAACCATAGCCATCAGGTGCAAAGAATTTCCGGTAAGATATCGAACCATCACTGTTTTCAATCTTGTGCCGACAAGTTAGATCAGGTTCTTTAGTTATCTTTTTGCGATGAGTAACTGATCCATCTGGATGTTCAATGATTTTTTGCTGAATTCTAGTTGATGTTTCTGGCATCGGCATTTGCTGTAAAACAGTTTGCTGAGTTTGAGTCACTGAACCATCAGTATGATAAACACTGTTTTTCTTCGAATAAGATTCAGATTCAGATTTAGGTTTTCTAGTAGTCACTCTCTGCTGAGTCACTGAACCATTCGGATGATGAGTAATATTTCTTTGATTTCGAATGACATCCGAATCTAAGTCAAAGGCAGGTTTTCTAGTAGTCACTCTCTGTTGAGTCACGGACCCATCTAAATGATGAGTAACATTTCTTTGATTTCTAATGACATCCGAATCTAGACCTGAATCTAAATTGGAATCTAAACCGGAATCCAAGCCAAAGGTAGGTTTTCTAGTAGTTACTCTTCGTTGAGTCACTGACCCATCTGGATGATGAGTAACATTTCTTTGATTTCGAATGACATTGGAATCTAAACTGGAATCTAAATTGGAATCTAAATTCAAGTCAAAAGCTGGCTTTCTAGTAGTTACTCTTCGTTGAGTCACTGACCCATCTGGGTGATGAATGACATTTCTTTGATTTCTGACAATATCTCCAGGTAAAAGATCCGAATAGGAGTCAAAGGCAGGTTTTCTAGTAGTCACTCTTCGTTGAGTCACTGATCCATCTGGGTGATGGATAACATTTCTTTGATTTCTGACAATGTCTCCAGGTGAGAGATCAGAATTGCGAAGAGTGTTGTTAAGAGTGTTATATAAGGGGAATCGTCTATTCCTATGATGATAGGTTACAGAAGTTGATTTCTGTCTGGAAGACGGATTAATAAAATTTGAGTAGGTGCCGATGATAATTTGACCACATTGAACACATTTGCTGTGTCCAGAACCATGTGGGGTTAAATTATCAGGATGATCATGACGTAAAGGGCAGGTTGTCATTTTGTGTGAAGCGATTATAACAAAATGTTATGATTAACCACAAGATTTTATAAAATTTTTAATGAACGCGAAACTAATTTAAGATAACTCGCATTGAATATTAATTAACAATTAGTATAATTAGTGTAATGAGTATGACTACTGACGTCGCAGTCCAAAAGAAAAAACTAAATATTTATATTGGGTTTGACACCCGCAACTTTGGCCAACAGTTAGCCTATGAGGGTTGCAAAAGATCAATGTTGCGTTACTTAACGGCCCAAACTGAATGGGAATATACCATCACACCTTTGGTATTATGTGATTTAGAAAAGGAGGGTTTGATGCATCGTGAATTCGATAAATTGGCCAGTACTGAATTTACCTACACTCGTTTTCTGGCTCCTCATCTCAATAACTTCGAGGGCTATGCATTGTTTTGTGATTCAGATTTCATCTGGAACACTTCACCAACTGAAACAATGCAATATTTGAAGGATGATCATGCTGTGGCCTGTGTCCAACATAACTACACTCCTCGTTCAGAATTTAAAATGGATGGTCGAGTCAATTCCCCTTATCCAAGAAAGAACTGGTCTAGCTTAATGCTTTTTAACTGTTCTCACCCCGATGTCAAGCAATTGACAGTTGAAAACGTTAACACTAAATCACCAGCCTGGTTACACAGAATGCAATGGGCTAAAGATGACGAAATTGACTCCATTCCGTATCAATACAACTATTTAGTTGGTTATTACCAAACTAATGATCCTTTGGTGGTTCATTACACAGATGGTGGACCATGGCATCCCGGATATGAACAAATCCAATATGGAGAACTTTGGTCTCAATATATGGATACTCTTGAATTAAAAAAATTAAAAAGAGAGCTTGATGAGTATTATGAAGAACATCCGGAAGTTCATCCAGGCGATCATAAGTGAGTGGTTAGGTTAGAGCATTAAGTTCCATGATTTCATCTGCAATTTCTTCTTCAATAATTTGATTTAAATCTTGAATTAAATTTTCAAAATTACACAGAAAACTTCGGTTTTTCTCTTTAATTACTTTTTTATATTCCTGAACTAAACATGTATGACACATTTTTATCTGGACAAAGATAGTCAGTAATCCGAGACCTTTCCAAACCCAAAATGGTTTCAAAGGTAGAATTCGTTTGCAAAACGGACATCGGGACATATTGAATACATGGCATACAAATTCAGCCATTTCATCTGAAAGATCATTAACGCTTAGATTTTGAGCCGCCAAATCAGCTAAATTTGCCATTGGATAATGTTCTGAATAAGTTGGTTTAAAATTATATGGGTTCTTACCGATCTTTAAACTAGAGGAATAAACATGATGATGATCACTGTGTTCTTGATCAATTGCATAAAGTTTTACTAATTTTAGATAAGAACCATAATCATTTATTCTTTCAATTTGACATTGCTCAAGATCCAAAAATTCCAACCATTTTAGCTGATTTAAATTAGAAATTGCGATTAGGTTAGCACTTCTGATTTTGAGATTTTCAGTTAAAGGTATGCAATGCAGAAAGTTCATATCACTAACCAAATCCGATTCTAATTTCAAGTCTCGAAGCCATCTATAGGTTGAGTGAAACAAATTAGGAAGAGTTTGATTGTTCTTAATCTCCAATTGTAAACATATGGTTTTGTCTTTATTTACTTCATCATGTTCCATTTTGGTTGAGGATTTTGATTGAGGATTTTGATCGAACTCTTGATTGAAGTTTGAAGCTAAATCAATTTTCCAAAAGTTTTAAAATATGATTCAACTTGTCTAGTTCCATATCAAGCAATTCTGTTTGATCTTCCTGGGTCAAGAGAGTAATTTTGTGACTAACTTCACTGAATGGCGTAGATCCCCAATTATCTGCCGGCTCTTTGCATAAATCTTCAATAGCTACTAGAAATTCAACTGTTCCTAGGTGTCCATTTTTAGCTGCTAAGTGCAATGGCGTTCTTTGATCGTAATCCCCTTGATTAAAATCCAAATCAGGAAAATCTTCCAGGTAACCTCTCAAAGCTTCAGTCTCACCTCCAGAAGCCAAATTAATTAATTCAGATGAATTTGGTCTACTACTCTTATTCCTCAAAACACTTTCATTAGCAACTTCATAAAACATATGGAAAGATGGGATTTTTTGGATTAATCGGCGAAAGAAAGCCACTCCTCGGTAACTATTTCCATTTTGATCCAAAGCCGGAGACCAAACACAAATTCCATACCGCCTTGGAATAATACCTAGAATTGCCCCAGAAACACCTGATTTAGCAGGAATTCCAACATCAAATTGAAATTTTCCGCTATAATTGTACATTCCACAGGAGTACATTAAGGAAAGACAATCCCTCGTGCATTTTGAGTCAACAACTCTTTCCCCAGTGATGGGACAAACTCCTGAATTAGCTAGAGTTGCGGCCATAATAGAGGCCATTCGGCAGTTAACCGTGATTGAACAAGCTTGAAAATATAATTTTAGGGTTGATTCAATGTTGGCATTGGGTGGAAACATTTTTTCATCAGCCATTAAGTATGATAATCCTTTGTTTCTAGTTCCATAATGTTCCTCCGAACAGAAAATTCGGTTATGAAAACCAACCTTATCTTGGGTTCCAACCATTTTTTGAATGAAATCTTCCAAAAGACTGAAACGGATTGATGGATCTTTTTCCTCAGGCTTAATTAAAGAAGAAATTAGGATTGCTCCGGCATTAATTAAAGGATTTGATGGTCTATTTCTTTTATCAACGGCTAATTTATTAAAATCCTGACCACTAGGCTCAAATCCAACCCATTTATGAACTTCATCATGCCCTAAAAGTGATAATGCTAAGCAGTAGCTAAAGGGCTTGCTGCAAGATTGAAGGGTAAAATGGATATTGCTGTTGCCTAATTCGAGTATTTCTCCGCTTTGGAGATCAACAACTGAAATTCCAAAATAATCCGGATTAACAGAAGCTAACTGGGGGATATATGAAGCAACTTCGCCACGAGTATCCTGTTTTAGCTCTTCGAAAAGCTCTTGGCAGGCTTTTGTGATTTCTTGGAAAGACATCTTTTAACAGTAAGTTTACCACATTCACTTATCCTAATTCAATTTTCGAAAAATTGAATTGAGTTAGATCCAGAAAATGGATCCTAAACATTATGTCTCACTACGATGATGATGATTATCCTTCTTGGATGGATGATAAATGGCTAGTGCCCAAACTTGTTGGTGCTACGGCTCTCTGTGGTTTAGGCGCTTTTGCCGCATTACGTTATAAAGTTGCAGGTCCATCGGAATACATTGTCCGAACAGGTCTAGGCATTAAGGATTTATCAATTCAAAAGAAAGCTTTGCAATTACCTTTTCAAACTGCTAAAATGATTTCAATTGCCCCAACGACATTTCCGATTGAAGTTGATGCTATGTCGGCGCAAAGAATTCCTTTTGGAATGCCTTCTGTGTGGACAATTGGTCCCAGGAATGACCATGCTTCACTAGAAAATTACGCCCGATTGTTGTCTGATAAAGGAACAATGGGTTTGGAAGAGACTGTTACGGGAGTTATTCATGGTGAAATTCGTGTTTTAACAGCCAATATTGATTTGAATGATTTGTTTGCTGATCGTGATACTTTTAAGAACAAGGTTGTCGCGCGAATCAATGAGGTTGTTGATCCTTTTGGATTACATGTTTACAACGCTAACATTGCAGAACTTAAGGATATGGATGAGGATAACCGCTATTTTGCTGAACAGAAACAAAGAGCCTTACAGTATGTTAACCAAGAAGCTCGGGTGGCTACATCAGAAGCAATCCGAACTGGTACCACTGGTGAAGCTGAACAACAAAAGGAAACTAACAAAACTATCTCCCAGTATGATCGCGAAACTGTCGAGGTTGTTAACCTGAATAAACAGAAAATTGCCGCTGCTCAGAAGGATTTGGATGTGGCCAAAGCAGTTTACGCCAAGGATTCCAAGATTGCTGAAATCGAAGCAGATGCTGGAGCTGAAAAACGTCGTTGGGAGCTTCAACAAGAGGTAGAAAGTATGAGAAAGAACCAGGAAACTGCTCGTCTCAGAGCTACCGACTACACTCATGCTGATGTTCAAGCTGATGTCAAAGTCCGAGAAGCTGAAGGTCAAGCTCAAGCAGTTCGGATCCAAGCTGAAGCAAATCGCTTTGCTCAGGAACAACTTGCTGAAGCATCTCTGTACACTAAACAAAAAGAAGCTGAAGGTATTCTAGCTGAAAGAAGTGCTGAAGCCGAAGGTCTGCGGTCTCTGGTTCAGTCGGCTGGTGGAGATATTGATTCTCTCAACAAGTATACGATGGTCCGAGATGGTATGCTTCCGGAATTAGCTGGTAAACAAGCTGAAGCCTTGAAGGGCATGAAACCAACAGTGACTGTCTGGAACACTGGTGGATCCCAAAATGGAAAACTAAGCGATGTTGTCACTGATCTCTTTAAGACTGGAATGCCCCTCTTTGATGGTATCAAACAACAAACTGGATACGATTTTCTAGCTGGTGTTTCTAAGGCACCAACTACCCCTAAAGTAACAGTAAAACAAGAAAATCTTCCCACATCATTGATGAAACCAATTGATTATAAAAATTGAAATGGTCTATAAATTAGATTATTTGTCAGATCAAATCAAATGGGGTGTAACTGCAATCCATTCAAGGATTCTACTTTTGGCGAAAAAGCTTTACTTTTAATCGCTATTTTTGGAATTATTTCTGGTATTATTGATATGGTTTTCGTTGGAGAATTGCATGATTGTAAGCCACCTAGACTAGATATTCCAGTTTATCTGGGTATTCTAGGAGCATATAACATGATTTTTCCAAGCGTTTTCCTCTACATTATCAGTTCGGGCATTCGGCAAAGAGTAGCTAAAACCTTAACTGATAACGGGATTCATATGCAATGGCTTTATTGTTGTAAAACAGGTGTTGTGATTTTTGGAATTAATTATGTTATTCTAGCTGCTGGATTATTTGCTTCAGTAATTGATGAAAGCACCATTGAGGCTGACAAACATTGTAGCACATATGGATCTTACTTTTACTACAGAACAGTCATTTCTGTTATCTCGATTGGGGCCATAGCTGTGATCACCGCTATGATCACTGTTTGGAAATGGGAAAAAATGACCTATCTTCCAATCACATAAAAAATTAACTTAGTTTCAGTTTGATTTCAATAGACTCAACCACTGGAACAAACTATTTTTGAAAGCCCTTTCTAGGAACCCTTTTAAACTTCATAATCCTCTTTGGTTTTCTCTTTTACTTTTACTTTTTACAAAATTGTACATTTTTTAAATTTTTTTTTGAGATGTTTTTTCAAATTAGGACATTCGTCTAAGAAATGCGATTTTCCGCATAATTGACAAAAGAGTATTTGATCAAAAATCCAGGATAATGGGGTCTTTCCAGGTGACATTCCATTATAAATGTCTTCAATAATTAAATCAAGATATTCCCTTTGAATCAAATCTGAAACTGATAAGACTCTAATTTTTATGTTTTCTAGCTTTGGTTTTAATTTCAGTTGAGACTGGTAATAATTATAATTGTAATCTTTAAGCTTTGGATCTAAGGGGATAAAAGTGTCTAAGTAAGGACATTCATGCATTAAGTGATTAATTGTCTTAAGGTGCTGGCTTTGACAAAATCGACATCTGAAAACCTGAACAAGTAACCATGAATATGGGGTTTGTTCAGGTGATTTGCCAGCATATTGTTGGTAAATTTCTTGATCAGTATATTTTTTTTGCCATTTTCTAGTTTGATATTGATCTCTGATTTCAACCATTGATTGACTTTTTAATTGAAGTTTGAGTCTGACCTAAAATTCAATTTTATAACTTAAACAAAAATTGAATAATCCTTTACAATCTAAGTACCAAAATATAGAAATATGGCCTTCAAACTTCTTCACGACGATGTTTACCAAAAGTTAAACACTTATCATTCTGATAGTCAGCCAGTAAATGACTATCCTTGGTATAATGTAGCGAGAGAAATGACTTATCCAAACCAATCATCCCTAAATATTGAACAACGAAACATATTGGAATATGCCAGAATAACTTCGTGTCGCCCGCATCCTGTTAAATACAATCACTCTATAAATCATGAAAATTTCTCCCTCACCTACTACTTATGCAGTATTAATTATGGAGTTCTTCTGGCTTCTCATACCCGTTATGATAGTACCTCAGGTAGTCGAATTACATCAAAGAATTTTTCGACTTCAGGAACAATTGGATCCGTTTTAGCAATTTCAGTTCAAGATATTCTTCATCTTTACTATTACAACAATCGAGACAAGAAATCTTGGGGATTTGACTCATTAACCAAGGCTGAAATCAAGCTTTACAAGGAATTAATCAAAAAATCCATCTCAACGGAAAAACCTCCTAACCTCAAACATCCTTTTGCGGTTGGATGTTCTAAAAGTCGATTTAATCTTTTTCGAATTGAAAATGAAAAATTCAGACCAGCATTTGAAGATTTTTTAGCTGGTTTGGTGGTCGTTGATTTTAACAAGATTGATGATTTTCAACTTGTTCGTGACATTCTAGATATGTATAATTATTCTGAAATTAAGGAAAATGAGGTTGAAATTATTCATTATGATCCACCTATTTCTTTGGTGGAAGCTTACAGGCTTAATGAGGATCTTGAAAATCATAAGGTTCGGATAGTTTACAATGAATTAACTAGAAAACTTACTTCCAACGAGGAAACTGAAATCACAAATTATCCTGAATATCAAATAGCGATTAATACCAGCCTTCCTACATCCCGCTTGATGAATAGTTATTGGTATGTACCAAGAACTAAGGAACGCGATTTTACTTATCCAACTTATGCTTTTCGAAATTATTTAGTATCATCCTGGATTGCGGGGGTTACTTCATATGATATTTGGGATCAAATGGAAGATAAAATCCGAGAAAATAAGAATTCTAAATTGAAATATCTGAAAAAGAAAAAGGGTCAATTTATCACTGCGAATAATGATGGACAAAATGGGCATCTGTTATACGGAGGCCATGGAGGTTTCGGAAAATTCGGAAATCGTCGGAAATTTGAAATGAATCAAAACAAGATCAACAGAGGTAAACGTTATGATATTAAATCAGCCACAGATTTAGCTAGAGAGTAATCTTCTCTTTAAAATTGAATTGTTTTTTTTAAATTATTCAATATCATTCAACATCATTCGAAATTCAATATGTCCTTTCACCTTGTTCACGATACTATTTCAGATGAATTAAAGAAATATCCTTATTGCATGAATCATAAGCAATTATATGATAAGGATGGATTCAGTTGGCATAGTGTTTTAAGAGAAATGAGTTATCCAAATCAAAAATCATTGGATGAATCACTAAAACCGAGAGATAGGTTGAATTATGCTAGAATTACTAACTCAAATTCTAAAGTTATTACATATCATAATTCAACGACTAATGAAAGATTTTCAATTACCTACTATTTGGCTGATATTGATTATGAAGTTTTCCTAGCATCTCATTCTTATTACCAGGCTGGTCAGAGAATCACGGTTAAAAAATTTTATTACTCAGCACAAGTTTCGGAGGCCATAATGATTAGTGTTCAGGATATCCTTCGTCTCTACTATTACAAGAACAGAGATAAGAAGAATTTGGGGTTTGACTCTTTGAGCCAAGCTGATATCAAGCTTTACAAAAACTTGGTTAAGAAAGCTATTTCTACTGAAAATCAGCCTAATCTTAAGAATCCGCTAGCTGTTTTTGATAATCGGCTTAAACTTCTCAGAATTGAAAGTGAAACACCTAAATGGGCTTTTGAGGATTATTTGAGGGGTTTGGTAATGGTTAAATTTAACCATGTCGCCGAATTTCAACAAGTTCGCGATATCTTGGATATGCATCACTATCACGAAATTCAAGAAGATAAGATCGAAGTCATTGAGTATGATCCACCAATTTCTTTGGTTAAAGCTTATGAACTTAATGAGGATTTAGAGGATCATTGGGGTCGAGTGGTTTATAGTGAACTGACTCGGGAACTAACTTCCAAGGAAAAGATGGACCTTGAAAAATATCCCGAATATCTTCTGAATATTACTCATCGTGAGGGCATTGTGTGGGGTGGTCGAGCAGTGATGAAATGTCATGTTAAGGAAAGGGATTTTACTTATCCAAGCTATGCTTTTCGCAATTACATGGTTTCATCATGGGTTCCCGGTCACACCTCGAATCGGATCAGTGATGAAATGGATGATAAAAATGATGAAAATAGAATTACTAAACTGAAATATCTTAAAGACAAAAGAGGAAAATTTATCACGCAGTACAATGATGGAGAAAATGAGAATCTTTTTTACGGAGGTCGCGATGGTCGCGGAAAATTTGGAAATCGAACTACCTTTGAAAAAGATCGTAACAAAGAAAAAAGACATCAGCGGTATGATGTTAAATCTGCTAAGGATTTGGTTTAAATTGACTTGGCTTGGCTTGATTGAAATTAGCTTGGAATTAGCTTGGAATTAACTTGGAGTTAACTTGGAATTAACAAGAGATTATATTAAATTTTTTTTGTATCTTTCATTAATTTTGTGGCTTTTTTCTTCTCATTAGTACAAAATTTACACCAAGATTGATAGCCAGTTTTGGCAGCAGCTTTCTTACAAAATTCAGAAACTTGCTTATTTTTATTGCATTTTGCGCATGTGACATGAGTTAATCCCTTTTGCAATTCCTCTCTTTGTTTAGCCATGGTGATACTTCTTTTGCCGTGTGCGAGTGCTTTTTGTTTTTTACCTTCTTCAGTGGAAAAATGTTTTTTCATTTGATCTGATATTTTTGTTGATGTTTCTTTAGTAACATTTAATCCACAAGTTGGACACCAAATATTTCTTCTTAAATTGCGCGGAGTTGTCTCAAATTCATGATCTTTGGAACATTTGATAGTCATTTTAGATTTATTGTTGATGTAAACGCCTTTGGTAAGAATACCTTCTTTAGCATGAATTAATTTTTTTACTTTTTCCAAATGACTAATGCATTTCTTATAATCTGCTGTATTAAATTCATTAACCTTTTTCACATCTATCTTTAATCCAAGTTTTAAACACCCGTCATAGATAAATTGTGGAAGAACTTCTATTTTAACATCATATGGGATGATAAGAAGTTTAATGCTTTTTTTGATACATTCTTCTTGTTTAATTTTATCATCCGCTAGTCTTTTTTCAAAGTCAGCAGTACTTTTGTAAAAGTAACTGACTTCTTCATAATGTTGTAAACCATTATATTCGTACGCAATTGCTTTATCTTTGTTATAACCATCTAATTCAAGTCGTTTTTTATTTTTATTGATTAGCCATGCTGGACGTTGTTTTACAAATGGACAATCAAAGAAATATTCCATGATGTATCGACTGTATTCTTCTCCATAAAATATACAACAATGAGAACACCATCTACTTTTGCTCAGATTATTCGGAGTAATCTCAAATTCGTGACTGTCTTGGCATTTAAGTTTTAATTTAGTGTGAGCAGTGTCATAGTCTGATTCGTTGCTGAGACATGTCCCGCCTCGCTGTTCAGCCAATTCTTTAAACTTGTTAAAATATTTAGTTTTACGAGTTTTAATATTTTGTTCTTTTTGTTCATCTGAAACTTTGTAATAGGATTGAATTTTTTCCTTGTTATTTTCACGATAAATTGCATTATATTCTTGAACATTCAATACATTGGCTTTTTTGTAAGTTTTACTTTGATTTGAACTACATAATTTGCATGTGTATTTGAGCTTGTCTGGTGCATGATTATCAAGGGCAAAATAATCAGTACTTCCGCATAAATTTCTTCTGCAACTAGAACATTCTTTTACTTTAAATTTTCCACTACAAATTGGGCACCATTTATTGAGATTTAGATTACTTGGAGTAATTTCAAAATGATGTGATCGAACGCATTTAACCCATAGTTTTGTATGAGCATCTTCATAGTCAACCCAATTGGATGCTGCTTGTCCGTCTTTGTCAATGATTTTATTGGTAAATTCTTTGAAATATTTTTTCTTGTGTAGAATTTCATTCGTTGTTTTTTCCTCTGTGGATAAACAATTGTATTCTTTTCGCTGATCTTGATGTTCATCCTCATATTCCTTTTGATAATTCTGAACATATTCTTTGTTCTTTTTTTTCCATTTTTTAGTTGCTTCGCCGGTGCTGCCTTTTTTACAAATTTTACATAACCGGTCCAATTTATCCCAAAACGTACTTTGATTAAAGAAATCATTGACTGATTTCCATGAGGAACACTTGGAACAATATTTGTACTCCTTTTCTCCATCTGAAATGTGAACAATTCTCTTACCAGGCTTGATAAATTCGTTAATATCCTTTTTAGGATTTACTTGATGAAAAGATTCATAAATATCTTTCTTTTGGGTTGCATAATCTTTCTTAGATGTTAACCCACCTGTAATATTTTTCTCTACCATTTACTAATAATAAAGTTATTAAATCTCATTTATTGACGAGATGATTCAATTTTAACTTCTAACTGTTTACCTCTAGAAATTACTAAAAAAAATACGAAAATTTTTAAAAGGACATTAATGTCCTAAGGAGATGGAGTTGCCATTTAAATTACTGGGAACCACCACGAAGACGGAGCACCAAATGGATAGTGCTCTCTTTTTGAATATTATAATCCGAAAGCGTTCTTCCATCCTCAAGCTGCTTACCGGCGAAAATCAAACGTTGTTGATCAGGCGGGATTCCTTCTTTATCTTGGATTTTAGCTTTGACGTTATCAATAGTGTCACTGGCTTCAACTTCTAAGGTAATTGTTTTACCTGTCAATGTCTTTACGAAAACTTGCATTGTCTATATAATAAGATACGATAATAATTTATATTCTTTTCAACGTATTCAATTTTTTCCTGACTGCTTGGAACTCGTTGGAAATCTTGATTTTGTCTTATCACCTTCGGTGGCACCGAGAAAATTTTAAAAGGTAGAATTCGGATTTGACTTTTTAGCTGGACTTTTTAGTCGTTTTCATTAAATATCGCTTGGTAAAAATTGAATAAATTAAGGTTATTATTCAGGCTAAATTATGCACCTACCACTTAAATTTGCTTTGCATTTGATTGTATCAATTGCATTAGGGTGCCTGATCCACTATTTTATGAAGTTTGAGATTCCAGCAGATCTCAAAGGATGGTTGATGATTTCAGTTATTACACCGGTAATTGCTTCACTCCTTTCAACCTCCACCTGGTTGACCACTTTGCATAACTCTTTTATCCACAGTCACACGTGGGAAAAGGATGTTAATGGTCCAGAGGTCATTGATTGGTTTTCGGTTTACTTGTTGAAGCACAAGGTTTGGTCTTATGAGAGCTTGAGCAAGATCATTCATACCAGTCGATCGATTTGGTGGAACGAAAGTGATTGGAAAACTCGTCCTCAAATTTTCGAGATTCCAGCTGGTTGGATCCTCTTCAAGTACCACGGAACTTATTTGATGGCTCACTATCCTCATCCAGAAGCTAACCACTACGGGAACAAGGTCTCTATCAACCACTCAATCACGGTCAAATCGGCTCACGAAATCGATTGGGCCAAATTTGTCGAAGAAGTTCGAGATTATTATTTTGATAATTTGGAAAGTGGCAAGATGGCTTATTATCGCATTGATGGTGATTATCTCAACAAGCGAGAAAGGCAAATCATGTCAGCCCGCCGGGGAGCATCAATTGATATCTGTTTTGGAGATCCAGTTAAGGAAAAGCTCTGGCAAACAATGATTGAATTCCAAAGCGCTGAAACAAAGGAGCATTTTCGAAGTCTTGATCAAGCCCCAAAGACATCGGTTCTAATCCATGGTCCTCCTGGAACTGGCAAGAGTGAAATGCTCTACCAGTTGGCATCTTGCACCTGGAAGGATCATCGCAAACCAATCTATGCCCTCAACCCTCGCGGCATGGAGGATTCAGATCTGGAACGGTATGTTTCCGAAATCCAAAGTGGTTACATCTTGGTTAATGAATGGGATCTGGCTTTGGTCAAATCTTCCAAGGAAAAGGGTGAAGATGATGAAGGTGATTTGTATCCATCCATCAAGGCCTGGCTGGATGTTCTGGATCAAGCCCAAGGCGAAATCATCTTTTGGTTCACCACTAATAACTACGAGAAGCTGGCAGAAATCAATGATGGAGCTTTGATCAGGGATGGTCGAATTGATCACCGAATCAAGTTTGATTTGATGACGGCCAGTCAAGCCAAGAAGGCTCTCAAACATTTTGTAAAGGGCCAGGATAACTTAATTGAATCCTTGGTGGATGAAGATCTTGAAGGACTAACAATCTCCAAGATCATTAGACACCTCAAATACAAATACCCTCTTGAGGAACTCAAGGCTGGTCAAGATTAATTGACTCAACTGACTCAACTTAATTAACAATTTTTTTTTTAAATCTTCAAAATTGATCAGCATCAAAAACCCCAAGTTTAGCTTTTTCATCCTCGATGGCACCTAGAACATTCCAAAAAGGGTGTTGATCAATCTCTTTTTGAAGTTCTGATTGCATTTTGAGAAGATTTTGGTGAAGATCTTGGTTAAGTTTGGAATGGGTTTCGTAGTTGGATTTATAAGTCAAATCATATTCGCTGATAAATCCATAATATTCAATTAAGGGCCAAAATTGGATTTCAACAAATTGTTCAAATTCGCTTCCAAATGTCCCACTAAAGTAGAGATATGTTGGATGAGTTTTCTTTCGTTTAACTAGATAGCCATGGCTTTGAAAGTAATATTCTAGCCTTTCAATCAATCCTTCGAGATGGGCTGAAGAGGGATGAATTATTCTAAATCCAATTAAATCGAAAATTTTGTTTGGATCATCAAGACGATCAACGATCCTAGAGCGATAACTCTCAAAGGTTTTAACCCGGCTTTGGACCCAATAATTCTCGCTTCCCCGGGATCTAAATTGATCCAAGAATCCTTTGATTAAAATTTCTAACCGAGCTCGAGTCTCCTGAAAAGTGGGTAACATTGCCGTATATTGCTCTTCCAAAGAGTTAAAATCAATCTCGCTATTGGTCAGTAGTGTAATTGGATGATTTTCCCATTGGTCAGTCACATTATTTCTTTTCCAAATTATGACTAAATCACTCGCTTCAGGGTTGTTGGCTAAAAATCCAAGCAAACAATCTATTTCTAGTTTGGTTCCGATATTTTTCTCGCTGTTGTAAGAATCCAAAACAAAGTGAATTTTGCTACCTTTTGACAGAAAGTGAATCATTCCAATACAGCAAATGTGGAGAAGATTTTTATTTTGAACTTTGATGGCTTGGTCAGTAATTCCATCCAGATCCCTTTCTATGGTTGATCTGTAATTGATTAATTCAGCATGAATCAGACTAATCCGGGGATGTTTCTTTAGATTTTGAAGTTCTGAAAGTGAATATTTTCGTAGAAGATCATTCCATTGGTCAATCATTTTGGGATATTCTATATCAAGTTCTTCAAAAGTGGTGTAAACTTGATTGTTTTCTTTTCCAATTTGAAATTGGTCACTCAATCCCAAGCTTTCTACAAACTTGATTCGGTCTCGATTTGTTCCATAGAGGAGATCTCCCTTCTTAAATCCAGATTGGAATTGATCTTTAATGAAAGCATCTTTGGGGTGAAATTGACTAAAGAGACTAGTTAACTTTTCTTCGATTTCGGGTTGTTTGGCCAGATTGAGTCGATCAAAATTATCTGGGATTGCTTTCCAATCAAGCAAAGTTTCATCTAGAGTTTTGACTCGATCAATCATTTTAGAGAGAATTTCTGGAGTTAATTCACTGATCGTATGTGGTCTTGATTCTGAAAAAATCCCCTTAAAAAGGTTAATACCCAGTCCATGATCTTCAACCATTTGGGCCACAACATGTTGATCTCCGAAGAAAGGCAATACGATCATTGGCACCTTCCTAGAAAGGGCTTCTTGAAAACTATTACCACCACCGTGAGTGACAAAGAATTCACTTTGATCCAGAACATTATTTTGATCTATTGTGGATCCAATGATGGCTTGATTGACATCTAGGTCAGTTGGAAGGTTATGCGATAAATTAAGATTGTCAGGGCAAGAGATTACTTTTGTAATATCCCAATCAACTTTCATATCTAGAACTCTTTCATAAATTTTTCTGACTAAGGTTTGGGCCTCTGGATTTAGATCGCAAAGGCTTGTTGGTACAACTGTTCCCAGTGAACAATATACAAATACTTTATCCAAATCTTGAACTGGTTTAGTTAGATTAGTTCCGGAACCTAGAAAGTGCCAATTCTCTGGGTTTGGTAGAGAGTTTGGTAGATTCAGATAGCCTGAGCCAATTTCTGGATAATTCCAAACCAGATTAATGGTTTTTGAGTGATGTAGATGATAACCATCACTAATTTTGTAAAGGGATAATTCAGAAAGAAGTGGTGCTGGGAAAGGTAGATTATATACATCCGATACGTTTTGGGGACTATCTGTGAAATGATGACCCATTTGAGCTGGAATGGAACACATGATAGGAATTTTAGATTTAAGCTTTAACTTCAACAGTAGAGCTTCTGGGGAAAAGAAATCATAAATGATCAAATCTATTTTATCAACTAAAACCTTCTCAAGGGCCTGAACCCTTTTATCAAGCTGATAATAAGCAAAAACTTTAGGGTCTTGAGAATAAGAATAATCATGATAAGTTTGATGGTGGATCCAGTTAATATTTTTGTACCTAGATCCGATCCATTTTTTGAGGGAATTGATCGAATTTGAATGGCCCGAGCCGGACGAGGCGACGGTTAAAATAGTAGGCATAGTCTATTGGTTGTTAAGTCTTTTAAAGTTACTTTTAAAGTTAAATAACCATCAATTTTAAAAGATTTGGTGAAAGGGTTAAAACTGAACAAATCAATGTTTTAGAGTATTATTTTAGAGTATTACTTTAGAAAAAAAGTAAATCCAAATGAGACCTACAAACGAAGCTGCGACCCATCTTTTATATTTAGTGTTTACATCATCTGTTTCTTTTGCATTCTTAAACAAATATAATAACGATAATGCCAAATAACAAGTCGCAAGTAAAAATATAGCAATATGATGATTTTTATGAAGAAAGTCATCAAGATTTCCAGGGATTTGAATTCCAGAATGCAACAAATAAATTATTCCAATCAAAAAATAAATTACAAAGACATAATTCTTTAATTCCACCATTGGTATATAATATAGTTTGTTAAAAATTTCTCCATTCTCGGAGGGTTGGTTTTGAAATAATTTTAGTAATTAAGAATTGCGTTTCTAGATCATCATTGGAGTCTTTAGTTTGAATCCAAAGTCGGTATTCATCAGGACATCCCTGAAGTGATTGTTCATCAATCTGAAAATGGATTTTTTCGGTTGATTCAACATTATATTTCTTACACTGGCAGGTTTCTCTAAGAGCTTCTAAGTTGGATTGACTTTGGTCAGAAAGCATTTTGATTAATTTGCCATAGATTTGATCAGTTGGTTTTCTGACTAAGTCTTTAAGCGCCTCAATGCATTCAAATGATTCTACAGTGTCCTTGATCCGGAAGTAGGTATAGCAATTTGTCCAAATATAAAATCCCATTTTATGTATACTGTTAGGTTTGATATTTTAAGTGGGAGCCTGGCGAAATCAATTTTAATCCTTTAAATTTTAATCTTCTGATAAAATTGAATTGACGTCCTTTGACAATTTTAAAAATACGTTACAACCACAATGGATAAACTCGAACAAAAATCTGTTACATCCGAGAATGAATATGATATTGTTTCTGATTCCGACCCTATCCTAGAAAAAACGGATAATCATGAAGATCTTTTAGAAGGGTCCGGTGATGATGTTGGTGAGGAAGAAAAGACTCCTGAGGAAGAAAAGACTTCTGAAGAAAAGCCTCCAAAGGAAGAAGAGAATCATCAACTAAAGATAAAAAAGTTAGTTGATTTCTACATTAGTCAAAATGCAAATATCCTTATTGGATCATATCCAGTTTTCGGCAAAACGATGGATAAATTTTATTTCTATTTAATTTCAAAGTTTATATTGAAAACTACTATATTTCCTTTCAAAAACGAAGTTCTGATTGAATTATTAAAAAATGCTGGTGAAAAACAACCTGTTTCCTTGCAAGAAGTTTTGGATATGTTCTTAGCAACTAACAACGTTATTTGTTATGGAAATAGGAATTTGAGACATTCTGCTGATCTGAAACTTCTGACAGATGTTATTTCCCAGCTGGTAATTTTATGCCAAAATTCAATTGCCGCCGACTTATCAGCTCTATCTAGATACAATTTGGTGGCATCAAATAACTTTCCCCTTTGGACATCTTTAGCACTTTTGGAATCTTTTGATAGAATATTTAAAATGTGTGATCCTGATTTAAAGGAATTAGTTGATCAGTATCAAATAGATTTTATAGGTTCTCAACTTCAAAATTTGTTCTGGGATGATAAATGTTCTGATCAATATAGGTATCACATGCACAGAGCATTAGAACGTCACGCCACTAATCTTCATCTGGGTCAAAACTTCTTAAGATTCGTATGTTTTCCGTATGGATGGAAATCTTCGTCATTAGATTTCAATCGGTATAAATCATTAGCTGAGTCCACATTCTTTGCAATCGAAGATATGTTTTCAACTTTTATTACTAATTGGGATTCTGCGAAAGAAACACAAATAGGAACACAAACATATCGATGTCGTCATACTATCAATGACATCATTAAATTCTATCATGCAATGAGTCCAGAGCAGAGAGCTTCAAATCGCAATAAGTTACATGAATGTCTTTTAAAATCACGTCCACTTCTGGTCAGTTCAATCACGGCTAGTTCTGGAGCAATTGTAACATTGATGGCAGACATTCACTTTTCTCATTTCAGATCCAGTGATACATTAGATACGGATGAAAAGGCTAACCGTGAGCTGATTTGTGATCTATACCAGAGATTAATTGATCAAGCATCTGGGACTACAGATCGAGACACATCTGAAGCTGAATTCCTTTCACCAGAACTTGAAGATTCTGATGAGATCCCGAGCATTCTGTCATTATGGTTCCCTTCCACGGATCCCGATATAATTCGTGCCGCATTTCAGGGTGGTATCGTGGGAAGTTTTACGGCTATGCTATTGCTAAACGTTTTTAAATCAAACTAAAACTTAAACTTAAAAATTGAATGGCAATGTTAAATTTAAATTTTTTTATTATAAAATTATCGAATGTATCTATCATTTAAACTTGCGATTCACTTAGCAATATCAATTGCAATCGGATGTTTAATTCAGTACCTCCTACGTTTTCAGATCCCCGGAGATCTGAAGGGTTGGCTAATGATTTCAGTGATTACACCTTTTATCGCGTCTCTCCTGTCAACCTCAACCTGGTTGTCAACTCTTCAGCATTCCTTTGTTTACAGCCACACCTGGGATGGTGAGGTTAATGGAGATGAAATCATTGACTGGATGTCTATTTACATGATGAAACATAAAGTTTGGTCTTACGAGAATTTAACTAAAATCATCCACAATAGCAAATCCATTTGGTGGAATGATGACGATTGGAAAACTCGTCCTCAAATTTTTGAACTTCCTTCGGGTTGGGTTCTTTTCACGTATCAGGGGCATTATCTGCTAGCTGATTATCCTTATCCAATTGTTCAACATCGGGATCACCATACATATGTCACGAGCCAAATCACCATCAAGTCTTTTCATCAGGTTGATTGGAAACAATTTGTGGAGGATATTCGAGATTATTACTATGATAATTTAGAAAGTAATAAAATGAGTTATTATCGGATTAATAGTAGTTATTTCAATGAGCATGACCGTCAAATCATTCCAATTCGCCGAGGAGCTTCTATTGATTCTTGCTTTGGTGATCCAGTTAAAGAAAAACTTTGGAAAATGATCATTGATTTTCTGCAACCGGAAAAGAAAAAACACTTTCTGTCTTTAAATCAACCTCCCAAAACTTCAGTTCTAGTTTATGGTCCTCCAGGGACTGGTAAAACAGAGTTGCTTTATCAATTAGCTTCTTATACCTGGAAAGATTATCACAAACCAATTTATATTCTCAACCCCCGTGGGTTGGATGATTCTGAGCTGGAGGATATCATTGATAAAATTCAAAGCGGATATGTCCTAGTCAATGAATGGGATCTAGCTTTGTCAAAAGGCTCAAAGAAGAAAGATGGTGGTGATGATGATGAAAAAGAAAAGGATTCAGATGACAGTGATTATCCATCTGTCAAAGCTTGGCTTGATATTTTAGATCAAACCCAGGGAGAAGTTGTCTTCTGGTTTACAACCAATAACTATGAGAAACTAGCTAAAATTAATGATGGGGCTTTGGTTCGAGAAGGTCGAATTGATCATCAAATTAAGTTTGATTTAATGACCCCAGATCATGCTAAAAATGCTCTCCGGTATTTTACAAATGATCAAGAAGAAATCATTGATGGTTTGGATGATGCCAAACTAGAGGGATTGACAATTGCTAAGATCATCAAGCATCTTAAATATGAATATCCTCTTGAGGATTTGGAAAAGTGATTTAACCCATCATAATAATTGAGAGTACCAATAATATTTTTTATTATGGTATATTAAAGATGAATACCGAAATAAAAAAACAACTAGACGACGTTGGGTTTTATGTTTTCAGAGATGTAGTTCCCAAGGAAGAGTATCTAAAAGGTCAAGATGCTATGAGAGGAGCTACCAACCATTATGGTAAATTGGAAAAATATATCATGACCAGCATGGTTGACAAAGTTAATCAGTTAACTGGTCTTGATTTGATAGCAACCAAGTACCGAGGCAGCAACAACAACAATAGTACCGATGCAGCTGCTTTTCATCGAGATGTGATGGTTCAAAACCAGTCAATTAAACTTTCCAATATTTACACCCTTCTCAATTATTTAGATGATTCAACTTTAGAAATTATTCCAGAAAGTCATCGTCATTTGGAGATGTCTCATTTGGAATCAATTAAGTTTTTTTTTAAGACCAAACAAATCAAATTTGGACCAGGAGATTTATTATTATTTGATGCAACCCTTCTTCATCGTGGGATGTTTGGTTTGAAACAGAAGAATCGTCGTTTGATCCAAGTTTTTGACGTGATCCCTAGAAAACTTCATTCTCAACTAAATCCTAAAATTCTTCATTTGCCTTGTCATGATAAATGTAAGGATAAAAGGGCGCGTATCATTTCCGGATTTTCTCATTTACCTTTGGTAAAAACATTCATGAATGTAGTTTGTTATTTAAATTCTGCCAACGGGTACCAAATTAGTTTAAAAGATCGTCAAAAATTAGGTGTTGATCAATATGATTATTATGCTACTGAAGCTGAACAAGCTCGACTTGAACCAGATTATAAAACTTACCAAACATCGAATCTGTATGTTGTGCTCGATAAACCCGTTGATTTAACTGATGTCGAGATTAGAGAAGAAATTTTATATCACACTCACCGCAAAGGTATTGCCTTTTACTGTATCATGTTATTAATTCTATTAGTTCTTCTAGGTACTGGGACCTATTTTCTGGTGAAATATTTGTATGCTCAAATGGTCAGTCAAAATGCTTCAGCTTCACAAAGAGGCGGAACTAGAAAATATCGTAAAAAGGGTAAAAAGTAAAAAGAGTAAAAAGGTAAAAAGGAAAGTTTTTTAAGTTTAAATAATTATTGATCATCAATTTTAGAAAGAAAAAATTGAATCTTAAGAGTAAAGAATAAAAAAGTGATTAATACAATGTATTTTTTTGGAACTGATCTCTCTCAATATTCCAATGCCTTTGGAGCCCCACGAGAAGGGCTTCATCAACTTAGAGTCCCAGGATTTGACCTGGCCTTTATCGATGTGTTTCTAACCGTTCTAGGTGCGTACTTTTTATCAAGTTACATGAGAATGAATTTTTTGGTGACAACTGTGATGTTATTCGGGGTTGGTTTCTTCCTTCACTGGTGCCTCTGTGTCCCAACGGCCTTAAATCTTCAGCTTTTAGGTGTTGATTTCGATTCTTCACAAAATATTCATTTTCCGTGAGTCTTCTATTTAAGCACTTCTAGTTCCAGGGCCACAACTCCATATCGAGCTTCTTGTTGTTTTCTAAAAATCTTATGATAAATATCAACAGCACATCTGAAGCTTGGTGCTCCTGGAATTACTTTCCAATATTTTTCTTTATAGCACATTTCGTTGAAAGTATTGTATCTAGTTACCCGGATAACTTTAGTTTTAACTTGATTGTTAGTATTTTTCCAAGTTATAGTATTTCCAACGGCGATTTTACGGAAAATACCATAATCCAACCGTCCTTCAATTGTTTTTAACCCGGCTTTGGTTAAAGCTAACCAAGGTTCTTTCAACCCAACCACAATTTCGGATTTGTTAGCAAACTTCGAAACTACTTTTTTAGTTGAGACACTTTTAGATGAAAGACTTTTAGATGAAAGACTTTTAGATTTTTTCTGTGTTTTTTTTGTTACTTTCTTAGGCGTAATTTTCTTAGGCATAATAAGTTTTAATTTATAGGTAGAAAAAATTGAATTGTCAAAAATAATTATAAAACAAAATAGAAATGTTTTCAACTACAAAGGTTGTTGCCTTGATGGTCCTATTATCTATTGCATCCCCATTCACAGCAGGCGCTCCAACTTCAGTTCATGATCCAGCTAAGCTTAGTGAGATGTCCCACATTATTCAAACCATTCATTTGGAAAATTATCTTAAGATGCATCTCGAGCGGCATCTCGTAAATTCGTCAGATATGTGCAAAGCTTGTGAAGCATGTATGCATGAATTTCAAGTTGATCTTCAGTTGGCTGAGCCTATTGTTGATAGTTTGCTGAATGTCACTGCCGAGCTATGTAAATTGATTGGTGGAAAACCAGTTGTGCGAGAATGTCTATACGTTGTTGGAGAACTCCGAAAGGATTATCACTGGGTTGCTGACGTAGCAACACCATTCATGCTGTGCCAAGACTTGAGGCTATGCAATACAACTCTAACCATCTAATCAAATCTTAGTCTCATCTAGATGTTGATTTACTAAAGGAACTTTCCTGAAAATAACTTTTACTTTCTTTGTAAGATTTACTTTTTCTTGATTTGACATTTTTTGATTTGACATTTTTTGATTTGCTTTTTTTCTTGGTTGACCTTTTGATCGAGGTATCAATTGGGTTTTTATTACGTCCGCGACCAATAGATCTTCTCCGGCAAGTCAATCTAATCGTGTTGTTAATATTGGCAAAATAAGATCCTTTGTTCTTTTTTGATATTTTTTGAATAAATCCAAATAATTCATCTGTAATTTGTAATTGATCAATCCAGTAGGCGGTTAATTTTGGGAAGGAAACTGAAACATCATCAACCACATCAAACAAAAGAAAATTAAGACTAATCATCAAACATAGTAGATCAAAGTCATAAAAACTAAATAACCGACATAGATGGGTTCCAAACTTAACTCGGCAATTATACCTAACATCATCCACAATACCAGTGATATTTGGAAATCCTTTTAAAACTTTATTTTTAAATCGACGATTTGGGAGAATAGAAAATCCAGGTAAATTAACTCGCGATTTGTCAAAATCAGCTAACATTGGACTAAAATCAACCATTATGTTATTTTTACGTAATAAAGCATGTTCCTTGGATTTAGAAATTTTCTTGACAAAAATATTGTCCAGTTTAAGATCCGTATGAACAAATCCAACATGTTTCTGGTAATATTTCAAAACTGTGATGTATGGCTTTATCACATCGTTAAGCATAAAATCTTCATAGGCCCTGAGAATTTCTTGAAAGTTAGGGCTGGTCTTAAGTTTGCGTATGATTTGAATATGATTTTTCCTAATTAGATCATAAAGATTATGATATCGATCATTGTAATAATTATCATAAACACCTAGATAGTTGGTCATCAGGTAAATGCTTTCATTATCATTGCCAATGTCTTTGACAAAGTTGATGTAGGGTTTGATGTGTTCAACAAAATGATCTTTCTTGATTTTTTTGTTGAATCGATATGGATGTGTGATAACTAGATTGATAAAAATCTCATTAATAACTCCATCGAGGTGATAGCAATGGTTTTTTTTAACGAAAGATTTCCTAGCATATTCATAAATTTTAACAACACTAGTTACTTGGCGTTGACCAACACCATCAATAAATAACCCTATTTTTGCTCCTGATCCCTTTGGTTTGACCAGATAAATCATTTTCTTTTTAATTTCACGAACTTTAGTTGGATTAAAGCTATCTCTAAAAAATTTAGTGAAATATTGATCTAGCTTATCTGGTTGTTTAATTAGATTATCAAATCTTTTAACTTTAATATCATCACTCAAATTATTCATTGAGGGTTTTATTTTACTTATTTTATAGAGAGAAAAAATAGAATATTCTTTATTTTTTGTTAACTTTTCTAGGGTTCCGATCAAAGGTTTCAATCAAAGGTTCCGATTAAAGAACTTTTTTAAACCATCTCCATAGGAATCATTGATTGTCCATTCCAGTGTATCATTTGTTAGTAAATTAGGATAAATACCTAAATATGATGTTGGGTGTGGTCCAAGAAGATTGAGAAGATTGAGTTGATCTGAAACCACCCGGACTGTCCAGAGGTGACGTCCAAAATCATACCAAAAAACCCCTTTGATTAAGCTATCTGTTTTAGATTTTAAATCTTCCAGAACCCGACGGTGATGATGAATTGGTGCGCAAGCCAATCGGGTTGAATATGTGTGATCATTCAAGTGCAAATGAGTTTCTCTAGCATTTTTAAGATAACCATCAATCTCCCGATTAACATAATCCAGCATGTTTGGTATTGCAAGGGGTTTAGGTGATACATTAATCGCTTCCGGATTTGTAAAATAATCTCCGATGCTTTTCCCAGAGGTAATTGAAAAACCAGATGCTTTGGGATGACCTCCTCCAGTTGGCAAATCATTTGTAATACTGGATAAATTATATTGGCATGTTGCTGATCCTCTTAAAGAAATCCACCACTCATCATTATAATGATCATACCAGTAGATTACGGCAAAATCGCAGTCTGGGAAGATAGAAGTAATCGCATTGCCAACATCACTTCGGTATTGCCTTGGACAAATCACCATTCTAACCTGGTATTGCCCACTTGGTGTGGTAAAAGTGACTGGGGCAGCTAAATTAGCGTAATTTTTAACATCCATATTTTTACATTGCAATAAAGATGTTCCACGTGATATGATTGGGTGAACTTTTAAATTGTTTCCAAGTCTAGGAACTTTTTCAAACAGATTTTCTAACAAACAAAAATCCTGAAAATAGCCATCAAACCACATCGCCAGGGACAACTCTTCAGTGTAGGGGAGTTTTTTGGTCCAGAGGTCTCGATCCGCGACATATTCAATAAACCAGGGGCGTTTTTGAGTTGGATACAGGTAATCCCAAGATATTTGTGCGCCAGCTCTTTTCATATCAAAGATAATTTCTCCTTTTTGTGGATCAATCTCTTGATCTAATCCGACGAGATTTTTCTGGGCCGATTCATGATGATCTAGAACAACTAGGTATTCTGCTTGATCAATCATTTTTAAGGTTTGGTCTCGTGGAAATGAAAAATCAACAATGGCAACTCTTCTTCCGGAAACATTTGGTGGATCAACTCCGTAGCGACATCCTCGGATTTGAATCATTGGAAAATAATGCTTAAAAACCCATGCAGATGTAAACCCATCTGGACATCCACCATGGTACAAAACTAAATCAAATTTTGGTTGTTGACTCATTTCAATCTTGGAATCTCAAACTGTCAGACTGTTCAATTTTTATTTTCTAGCTTAAAATTAAATTCGCAATGAGCACCAACACTAACATTAACAAAATGATCTGCGGTCGTGGAATCCAATATTTCTTTCTGACCCTAGTTGTTATTTTTGATATTCTTTATTTTGTATGGGTTAATAAGGACAACTTGCTGAGTGATCCCCATTATAATGAGGTTGAGAATCTCTTCATTGGACAAATTTGTATCGCCCTAATTGGAGTTTTATCTCTACTCTTGAGCTATGGAAATCGTCAATTACTCTACACAACTATCCTACTCCAGGCTGGTTTAATGGCGATCTCAATTTATATCTTAACCATCCTAACTGACTTACCAGACCAAAAGAACAATATTACAATTATTGCTTTCTCCTATATGGCCTCTTTATTAGGCACATTTGGTGGATTCATCAGTATTTCTAGCTCCCTAATGATGTTAAGCCATAGATGTTAAACCATAGATGTTAAAACCTCTTTAAATAATTTTCTATTTTCTTTAATTCTTTGGTCTAATTCATTTGATTGGGCTAAAACTCTATTACAATATTGAACAATTTCTTTTTGCTTGGTTGAAGAGGGTAGAGGAATTTCAAGATTTTCTAAATCATTTTTCGTGGAAGTGGAAGTTGAGGTTGAAGTTGAGGTAATGTAGTTCAGATAGTAATAGAGATAATCTAAATTTAGGTGAGGTTTATTTTTGATAATATATAAATGATCGCTGGGGGTAAATTTACCATTCACTTTGATAAATCGACCATGTTTCCCATTTCGAGGGGTTAAAATATATGATCCGTTAAGTAAATAATCAGAGATCTGCTCATTAAGATTAAGCCCATTAGTACTGTAAATGGGGTATCCAGAGGCTTCGTTTCTAAGGATTTCATTTCTAAGGATTTCATTTCTAGATATTTTTTTACCAGTTTTAATTGGTTCAATTTGGTTTTTGAGTTTTCCTTTTTTCTCATTAATCGTTTGGCATTTCAAGTAAGTTTCCAGAACATCATTAAAACCTTTTTGAGCTTCTGATAAATGATGAATATTTGAGTTAATTTTAGTTAAATAACTACTAATCAGCTTTTGAATTTGGTTTGAGGGGACTGGTATTTGAAGGTTTTCTAGACAGGATGAATAAACGTGTAAAGTTTTGTTTCCTTTTTGACTTTTGTAGAGTTGATCTTGAATGCTGAGCAAATAATAATATAAATAATCATTATCAACTTTGCTATTGATTGGTTGAATCATGAAACAATCACTGGCCCAGACCTTTTGGTTATAACGACTAATATGCCCCGCTAATGGACCAGATGAAGAACATAAAATAGTTCTTTCAGGGCAATTTGCTTTGGAGTGATACTCAATAGGTTCTTTTCCTCCTCTAATTATTGGATAAGGTCCTTTGAGTAAATCCTTCTTAGCTAGAATGGTTCCGTTTTTAAAAGTACAGAGCTGATTCAACTCAAAATATCTAGTTAGCATATTAAATAATTTTAATAATTTTTTTAAACTCTTTAGGGATTATGGATTAAAGATTAAAGATTAAAGATTAAAGATTAAAGATTAAAGATCAAAGATCAAAGATTTTAAAATGTAATTTAAATTTTAGATTTATCCGAGGCCCTTTCAAGGTAACTTTTCAACTAGATTTATGATAAAATTGATTTTAGCGAGAGCAAGAAATATTATAAAAACAATAATCTCCATTTAAAGTAATAGGATGTTGAATCATTTGTATAATTGGTTATTTCGTGACACCACTGCGAATCAGATCAGAGATCTTCAGCTTGATAAATCTGATCTGGTTGAATTAGAAACTGATATCGACTTTGACAAGTTAAAAAAAGTTCAAAGTGTTAAGAAACCTTTTTTAGTTTCCGGAGGGTATTTAAAAGATTGTGAAACTTGGACGTTAGTCTTTACCCTTCCTTCAATTTATCATTTTAACCGACACATTTTGAAACAATATATTTTGACCAATTTTAATATTTCTCACTTGAATTACCGCAATTTAAAACTTAGTATCGACGATCAAATAATTATTGATGATACTTCACATCCTTGGAAAGAATCATGGAAAAGTCATCTTCAAAAGGGAAAAACTAATTGTTCTATTCCATATTTAACGTTCCCGATTCAAGAAATTAATTACCAATCCATCCGATTTGAGCTTACTTATGACAAGAGTGTTGTAGAGGATCCTAAAGATGTTTTCATTTCTTTTGACATTCAGTTGTTTAAGGATCGCAAAGATGAATTAGACTTTTTCAACGCCTGGAAAGTTAAAAAATTCTCTTGTTTAAGTCCCAGATCACATATTGTGACCAGTTATGGAGTTGTTCATGGTCGTGACGATTGGTTCTTGCCGGTCAATCAAATCTTTTACGAAATTATCTTGAAAGTCAAGAAAGATTCAGAGTACAACGAATTTCCCTTAAAAACAATTCAATTAACAGATCATGACGGGGATAAACATCAACTGTGCTTGCATGATTATGAAGAGGTTGACGATTTCTATCGGTTGACCTTGACCAATAACTATATTGATGGATTGTCTAGTTTTGATTGGAAATCAATTGAAATGATACCTAAAATTGGATATCGTGAAAAAATAGATAAAATTCATCTTTTTACCTCATCTAAACTACAATTTAAAAATAATCGGTTACTTAGCCCAGTTAAAAAATCTTTACGATTTTAAATCCAAGTTACTTTGATGTTTAACTGGATATGAGCTAGTGTAAGTGTATGGCCATCGATAAGGTTGGCGATAAACTTTTTTTTCATAAAAAACAGGTTTACTACTTGGGTATGTACTCCAATTATTAAACGGACCTTGTTTGTAAATATTCCATCCCGCGGGAGCTTGAGCTGCATTTGTTGTATCAACTTGATTGCTAGAAAGGGATGAAAAAGATTCTACGATTGTTTTTTGTTGTAATGCTTTTTCAAAATCTTGAACTAATTCCTGGCCACTGACTCCATTTAAGGGATCATTTACTGAATCTTCTTGTGATTTCCCAGGAAAAACTGATAAACAGATCATAATAATTAGAACTGATATTACTGTAATGAATGACGAGATCATCTTTATTATTTAACGTAGATTATATCGTAGAAAATTGATTTTTTTATTTGTAATGATTTTAAATCAAATATGACCGAAACAAATCAGCCATATAATCGATTACAATGGCTTCCTGGTTTTTCCGTAGGAATTACCAGTATGATCGTTGGATATCCTGCTGATACTCTCAAAGTTCGTTTACAAACTGGGATGTACAAATCATTACGAAGCTGTGCATCTAAAACTTATTCAGTGGATGGTCTATCCGGATTTTACAGAGGTATCTTAACGCCACTGATCACAATGGCTTTTAGGCGATCATATCAATATCCAATTTTTGAGAACCTAAAAAAAACGAATTCCAATTATCTGGCTGGTTGTTTAGCTGGAGGATCAGGTACTCTAGTAGGATGTCCGGCACATGTCTTAAAAATAAGAATGCAAAACTCACATCGAAAAGAAATGTCAAGTGTATGGCAATGTGGACAACAAATTTATCGTCGAGATGGATTTGTCGGATTTTATAAGGGATTTTATGCCAATTTACTTAAGGATTTAACATTCGGATGTCTTTTTCTAGGTACCTATGGCACATTGAAAGATAAATTAAAAAAAAAGAGAGCAAATAGGGAACTTTTATTTGGAAAAATAAATTTAGATTCACAATTTAATATGATTGCTGCGGGAACTTTAGCTGGTTGTGTTTCAAGTTTGATTTCATGGACCATTCTTTTTCCAGTTGATACACTTAAAACAGCTATCCAATCAAAAAAAGGATGGGATTTAATAAGATTAAAACAACAAGCTGGAATTTTAAGTTTTTGGACGGGTCTAAGCCCCGTTATTTTAAGAGCGGTACCAGTTAGTTTAACTTCCATGTTTTCATATGAAATTATAACATGGATGATCAAAGATGATGATCAGAATGATCAGGATAATTACAAATGAGTATCTCCCATCTCAGAGAAATCAAAAGCTCGATCAATGATGGCTCCTGGGCTTGGTGAACGATCTCCATCTGAATCATATTCCGACAGATTATCAGTGTTACTTTCGCCTTGGTTATTTGATGGATCGCTCAGGTTTAATATTGTTGGTGGAGGTTGATCATCTACTGGAGGTATTTCTCTAAGAGATGTTTCTCTAACTTCATGATTTTTTTTGCGATTCTTCGTCTTTTTCTTGTAATTCTTGTTCTGATCTTTGAACCAGATCTTTTTGCAAGAAATTAGAAGAAGCCACCCAAGCATTTCTATCGATTCTGGAATTAAAATCGGTAGAATTCTTTTATAAGCCGTAAAAAAGATGCTCAGTGAAAGACCAATCACCAGCAAATAATATGATTTTAGAGAAATATCTCTGGCAGACCTTCTTTTTACTGTTTTGTATAACTGTTGCCAAGGAGCAATAGCTAGAATACTTCCTCCAACATATCCTAATGCTTCAAGCCAGATTTTGTCATTTTCACATTCGCATTCAGACATTTTAAGTTTTACTTCACAAATCTTAAAATATTCAACTCAAATCAATTTTTAAAACTTAAAACTTCAACCATGGACACAACTGATCAGGCACCTTAATCCCTGGGACATAATTATAATTAGCGTATTTGCCCAATAATCTTTCTGTTAACATGTTCTGAAAAATCGATGAAAATTTCTCTTGATGATGTTTCTTAATATCACGAAAGCATTTTTTAACTAACTTGACATTGTAATCAGGAGCTTGGGTTTTAAGAAGATTGGCCAAATCATTGTAATCAGCATCTTCCAATGAAGGAATTTTAGCATCTAAATTATCATGCCAAATGACTTGATCCAATGGTAATATCTCATAATAGAGATTAAAGGCTTTTTGATATAATTCCAAGTTCTCTTTCAAAAAAGTATGCCCTTTTTTTTCCAGGCGATCAGCAATCATAGTTAACGAATTGCTAGTTTTCGCAATTTCAATTAATAATACTGATGAAACATGTTTGACTTTTGGAGCATAATCTGATCCAAGCAAAACGGTCATCATAACCAACTGACGATACGAAATTTTTAAATTATTCATGATATATCCACCATTATACTCCAAAACTAAGTTTGATTTATAATTAAAATCACATAAAAGCTTTTTTGCTCCATGGATTAAAGGATCGATATCATTAGATATACACCCATCAGCGACTTTTTGTCTGATTAGTAATCCGATTAAACGATCGGCTTCAATTTCATCCTTGGCCTGGATATATTTAATACCAAGAATGTCAAATAATTTTTTCAAATTATTCAAAATTTTTGAAGTGATCTGGACACATTTCTGAGTGTTAATTCTAATTTTCTCCTCTAAAATATCTCGATATTCAATAATTTTATCATGTTGCTCTGGCGGATTGGTTGAATTTTCCAATAAAAAAACAATCTGATAATATTCAGCTTTCATTTTCTCAATAAGTTCTTGCTTATGCGTTCTTGATTTTTGACGTTTCTCAATAATCTTTTTCTTTTCTATCGGTGGCTTTCCATCAAAACAAAATATTGGATAAATATTATGCTTCAACAAAGAACGATAAAAAAGTAAAAAACCAATGAGATATTTAGGCCCTTGTGAATACAAGAACTTATACAAAAAATTAGAAACATCGACAACAAGGATCTGATTTTGATATTTTTTTAGAGATAATCTTCTAATACTATTCGGTAAGTTTTGCTTCAAATAGTTGTGAAATAATTTAGCTCCCATCAATCTTTGAACCCTTATATATTTCTTGACACATTAAATTAATCAACTTAGACTTAAACTCTATGTAACATCGTAAAAAGTCATTCTCATGCTTTTCGACACTTTTGAATGCTTATTTTGGATATGCTTCAATGCAGAGTCGACACATTGAACGAACTCAATATTATGAGTTAATTTTTGAAGAAATTCCTTAAACTTTTCTAATGATCCAGGATGTGGATTTTTTAAATCTTTGATCCATCCCAAAAATTCCTGATCAAATACCAGATTAGCTGTTTTTAAAAAATGATAAGACAAAACTGATGTCCTCTGTTCTAGCTTGAAGGAATTTTCAGCTCTTTCTTTTTGGCAACTTTTTTCGGATTTAATCAGAAAATCAGCAAAAGTTTTGGAACTAGGGTTGATATGATGATAAATTTTGGCCACTTGAAGCAAAGCAAATTTCTTCTCTTTTAACCAAAGATCATCCCAAATAGTTCTAATGGTTTGAATTGATTTCCCAGTTAAGGATTTGGTTAAGGATTTCTCGTTTGCTAAGTAGAACACTTGATATGCATTGGCGAAAGTGTGAAGGAAGATAGTTAAACTTTCTGTATAAGCTTCGTAGATTCGAGTTTCATTGCCATCACCAACCTGATACAAGCATTCCAGGTTAATTTTCTTGTTTTCTTCAAACAAATCATAACTTCCATCCAAATTATAGAAATGGATCGATTCATGTAAAATAAGTTTGTAATGTTCTTCAGATCTCCAGATACGAATTGTTTGGTAGTCAGTGCTGCCAGAATTAACTTCACGAGGTCCAAAGAGTTGTTTAGTTGGTAGTTTTTTGGTATTTCCAGAAAGAGTAATTTCAAATTGTATTTTCTTAGTTTGCTGATGGAGTCGAGCGACAACCTTCATTCTAGCATACAGAAATTTCCAATAATAAGAATTTTTAGGGATTTTAGAATTAGATTCAACCCAAAATTCTAGATGATGATCCACATAATGATATTTATATCTAAATCCCTTTTCAACATCTCTCTGAATTTGGAAAGACATGAATTCATTGTATAAATCCAATTGTTGAACAAGCTTTTTTCCTAAAAGTTTCAATTGAGAATCAGAAGAATTTTTAGTATGATTTTCTAAGACATAAATCCAACCTTGTGGTGGACGATAAATCTGATTACTATATGTATTAATCCATTCTCCTAAGTGATTTGGTCCTTTTTGACAACTTGATTTTAGTTCAGAAAAGGATGATTTTCCGAGACAGCTAGAACAGATGGATTCTAAATCTTTGGGGTAGTATTTTAGGAATTGCATCAGAAGTAGATGAAGGGTTGGATTTTTCTTTTTTTCTGGTTCAATTTCTGATTCTTCCATTTCTAGGTGGGTTTGATCAAACTCAAAAACTAATTCGTGAAAGATTTTAATAAACGAATTAAACCATTGATTTAATTTAGTTTTGATATTTGGTTTGATTTTTCTAGTTAGGATGGATGATAATGGTTTGGATGGTTTGAATTGATTGATTTCTAGGTTAAGTTTTTCTAGTTCCGGGCTTAAATGTTCCTTGAGTACTTTTTCCATTTACAATGTACTTAGATTTAATCTAATTAGATTTCATTTACTTTGGATCAAGGAAAAAAAATTGAATTAGGGTTTAAAATCGGATTCTTCATTCTTTATTAACTAGATTAACTAGACTAACTAGACTAAATGTCAAATTCCACCTTAATTAATCAATTATCTCGATTGGTTCAGAGAACCGAAGATGCCATTGAGTATCGTCCTCAACATGGTCTGAGTGTAACCGACTTGGGTTTTAAATTGAATGTTTTTAAAAACGCATTAGTAGTAATTAAAAATTATGGAAAAACTATTAAAAGCGGAGCTGATTTGAAACATTTCAAAGGTATTGGCAATGGTATTATTAGAAGAATAGATACTATTATGGCTAGTGGATGGCTTGGGGAGGAATATCCAGATGTACCTCTCAGAACGACAACTTCGATTCCTATCCCAGTGCTACCTATACCAGCGCAACATGTCCCAGTACAACATGTCCCAGCACAACCTATCCCAACCCAACCTGCACCAGTACAACCTGTCAAAGTACAATATGTCCCAGTGCAATCCAAGCCTAGTGTGGGTATGGCCAGACCTCTTCAGAGATCCTCTGAAAATCTGGTTGGTTTAGCGCAGGCTATCACAAAATTAGTTGATCAAAATAACGTTTTAATAGAATCTTTGAATCGTCAACATAAGTATCAGGTTCAAATGGAAAGAAATATCTCTAAAAAAAAGGAGAAATGTAATATGCTTCAATTGCTTTATTTAATGAAAGACCGTGAAAATCAGGAAACTCAAAAAAGTTTAGTTAACTTGACTGAGATTCTAATTAAATCTAATGGTTCAAGTTAGAAATAATCTTCATCAGAACTAGTATCTGATCCAGAATCTTCTTCTTGTAAAATCTTTTCAACCTCACTTCGTCTAGTATGATAAACTAGATCAGTGATCTTTTTAACGGCATTTTTGACATTCATGTCTTTGCGACCAGCATCCAAGTCATAAAAGACCTCTCGGACTTCACCTAGAAAGCTATCTTTTTTTTTCTTTGATTTACCACTAGAAGTTGGAGAAGGATCTTCATTTTCTTCACTTTCATCATCTCCTTGGCTGCCATCTTCCTCATCACCCTCTTCATCCTCATTATTCTTCTTTTTACTTTTTTTAATGTTTTTCTTTTTCTTTGATTTGTTGATGTAAAAATCAGGACTCAAGTCTTCTAAACCATTGACATTGACGGTGCTATCCTTATCTTCATCTTCGTCTTCATTGGATTCATTTTCATTGGACTCCTTACCATCAGTTTCATCATCTTCATCAATGTTGGTATCACTTGGATCAACTACTTTGGTTTCATCTTCATCATCATCTTCAAAACCTTCCAAAGTCAGTTTAGAATGACTTGGATAATAAAGAGCTAGAAGAGCCACGGTTAAAATGATTCCAAGGGTTATATTTTGCATGGCCAATAATATGATGACTATGATAAGTGAGGTTAAAAATAAAGGATGTTCTAGGAATGAATAATACAAATGTGGGGACGGTCTGAGGAGTACAGTCCCTAAAATGATAAATGTATATAGGAATAAAGCAAATCTTTTATTGGACCAAATTTTTTTATTAAAACTTTTCCATAATTGTAATAGATATTCTACTTTCATGTGACTAATTTGTTTTACTAATTTGTTTTACTAGAAGAAAAAATAAAAATTAAAAAGTTCACTTAAAGTTAGAAATTAGGATGACCTCCTTGAATCTTTAAGTTATTGAGCCCAACACCAGATAAAGCTCCAGCGGCTTGTTGAACGCAAGATGGGTTGACGGCTAAATAATGGAAAACAAGTACTAGACCTGTCACTAAGGCAAATGATTTCCCGCAAGCTGGTAGGTCGGGTTCTTCATTTTTCTGTTTTTGTTCAAGGTAAGTAAATAAAGCCGCTACTGAGCCTAACAAAACAGCTAAAACATATGGATTGTTCCATGTAAACATGATTATTATATTATATTAGAGGTTTCAAAATGGTTATTTTGAACGAACTCTGAGTTCTAAGTCTGTTCCAGTTCTAAGTCTGTTCCAGAACCATAGCCACAATATCTTTGCCAAATTCTTTGACCTTGACTTTACCAAGACCATAAACTTTTTCTAGTTCAACCGCCGTTTTTGGTAAAGTTTGAACAATACACTCCAGGCTCTGGTTGGTTAGGATTCGGTAAGGAGCCACTTTCTTACGACGAGCTTGATCCATTCGATATTGCGATAATTTGCTGTAAAGAGGATGATGGGTTAAATTATACTTCTCTTGCAAAGTATCATCCATAAGATCTTGAACTAGATTTCGTGGATTTTTAGAGTTGACATTGACTTTTGAACCTGCCTGTCGACTCTTTTGTGATCCAGAAGCACCCTTTTTAGTCACTAGAAAACTAGACAAACTGCTCTTGGCGTCAGTGGTCAGAATCTTTAACTCAATCTCTTCCAAAAGCTTCTCATCCTTCAAACATAGATTTTCAAACCACAAACCACCTTCAGATCGAACTAATTCTTCACTGATAATTCCAGTTAAAATCATTCTAGTAATCAAACGGTCAACTGTTGCATCAGGCAATTCTCCAGAATCAAAACGATATTTAGTGGCTAATTTCTTTCTAGTCATCGGCTCATCACTTTGAACGGTTCTGATTATTTTAGCTAAAGTCTTGGCATCAGAAGTTAGATCAGTTTCCTCTAAGTCCTGTTGTCGCTGACAATTATCACAATTTCCATTGCACCAATTCTGTTTCATTTCAATCACTTCACCGAAATATTGGGATAAGAGAAAATGCCGGCAATCAATCATGTTTTCAACAAAATTCGCCATATCATTCAACTTGTTGAGTTGGTAGTTAACAAAATCTTTCTCCCGATTATAAGACTTTTTCTCAACATTTTCTGTCTTATCGCTTTTACTTTCACCTTCACTTTCACCTTCACCACTGTCATCACCCAACTCCAAGAACTCAACTTGATCAAGCTCATGAGCAGTAATTTGATGGTGTGAATCATCTTCCAGCTTACTAGTTCGGATTAATTTATCATATCTGATTTTGTCCTGATAAGAGTAATAGAGGATACAATCTGCGTTTTTATCATCACGCCCAGCCCGACCAATTTCTTGATAATAACCTTCTAATGATCTAGGAAGATTGTAGTGGATAACAAATCGGACATCACTTTTATCAATTCCCATTCCAAAAGCAATGGTAGCTACGATGATCTTAATCTCTCCGGTCACCCATTGTCGTTGAACATATCGACGAATGTTTTTATCCAACCCAGCATGATAGTGGTGAGTAGTAAAATAATATTCTAAGTAGGAGGCAATTCTTTCTGTTTCGCGACGGCTATTGCAGTAAATAATTCCGGATTTTCCAGAATATTTTTCTTTAATTAGTTCTCTTAATTCAAGCAAATTGGAACTAGTCTTGCCCATGATACTCAATCTAAGATTGTGACGGAAAAAACTGGTTGTTTCAATGTGGGGATTGGTTAATCCAAGTAATTTAATAATATCTTGTTTAACTTTTGGGGTTGCCGTAGCTGTTAGGGCCATCATTTTAACAGCTGGATAAGTTTTTTTGAGAGATCCAAGTGAGAGATAACTGGAACGAAAGTCGTGACCCCAGGTTGAAACGCAATGAGCCTCATCGATCACGATCCGATTCAATTTCTTATTTTTATTCAATTCTTTTAAGGCTGAAACTAATTTGGAATCTCCTAAAAGGGTTTCTGGTGTTGTGTAGAGTAAGTCTAGTTGACAATCTCCTTTTAACTTTTTGTAAATCGCACTTTTTTCCTTCCGTGAAACATCACTATTCAAAAGTGATACATTGACATTCCGCTTCTTTAAACCTTGAACTTGGTCTTCAATTAAAGCCTTTAAAGGTGATAAAACAACAGTCAGACCACTTTCTGTGATAGCTGGCAACTGATAACACAGTGATTTGCCGGAACCAGTTGGACTCAGAATTAACAGATCTGTTTCTAAATGCTTCATAACTTTATCCTGAAAAGGTCTTAGTTTTTCAAAACCAAAATACTTTGTTAAGTTTTTTAAGTATTCATCCATTAGATTATATTACCCATCATTTTGTTAATTCAATTTTTGATCGTTGAAAAATTAAATTGTCATAAAAAAAACTTAAATAAACTTTCAAAATTATACTGGATCACCTAAACTATGATTCAACTAAACAGTTTGACTGCAGAGGAACGATCCATTCGATGGTTTGTTTTGATTTTGGTGAGAAGATCAATGAATTATCACTGCGGGTGACAAATTCATTCATCACGAAAGGTTTTTTGGGGTTCAAGCAGTTTGTTTCTAAGTTATAATATTCATCACATTCATGGTTGGCACAACAGTCGTGTGGTGCACCAAGTGAATGACCAACTTCATGAATTGTTATTCTAGTTAAAATAGCTGGGTTATAGAGGATCATATTGATCGAGATTAAATTGAGATATTTATCACGCAAGCTGTTGTAGGTGCTACAAATCCCGCCACACAACGGTGATCCAAGACCCAAATAAGCAATTCCAAAAGCTGTTAGAGACGCGTATGGACGATGCACTATCAACATGTTTAAACAGTTCTTGATTGATGTTTCATTTCGATGAACTTGACTAACATGAACCTGATAATGGTGTAAAAGATTTTCCAACCCACCTGTTACTCTGGTGTATTGATTTAGAAGATTAATTTTTTCAACTTTGATTTCGATTAAAGGAGCCATTTGATTATTTATTGTTTGGAAAGCTTTGTCAATTGATTCATGAATCAACTCCCGGCTATGTTGGTAATATTTTTTGTAAAAAGTATAATCAATATCAATCGTAACCAAACAAATAGCCGGTGCACTATTTGTAATTCCTAGCTGAAGAATGAGAATGATTAGTAATATTGTCTTTAGTTTCATGTCTAATCTCTTTGGATGATACGGAATATTTGATAAATTGAATTAAAGAAATCAATTTTTAACCAGAGTGTTTGATTTTACCTGAAATGATTTTACCAACCGAAATATTAAAAAAGTATAATCTAGAAAAAAAGGATCTGCCTCGTTGTTTAGCTTGCTATACTATTTTAAGTACTTCAATACTTTTTGGAATTACAGGACTTTTATATCGCTATAAACCTTTTCAGGCTATTAGAATGAATAAAACTTTTCAGTCTAAGCTTCCTTGGATTGAAACATGGGACAAACGTTTTCATCTCTTGGGACCAGTTAAATTTATCTCTGGTCGTCTTAGTGATAAACCCAAAGAATTTAGCAAAGCTCTGGTCGAAGGTTTGATTATAACTAAAATATTTTACCCTGTCATAACTCCTATTGAGCTCGGATTAACTGTTTTTTGCGTCAAAAAATGGAAAGAACATCAAGAACCTCAAGAACATCAAGAAAATTGATTATGCGAAGCTGTAAAAATAAAATTAAAAAAGATGACCAATCCAAAACTTGTCCTGGCTGTCGTAATTATAATCGCTGCTGGTATTTTGGGTATTTTAGCTTATCTTGCTTGGCGGAACCGTGAACTAATTTCTGAATTTCTTCTTTGTAGTTGTTTGGTATCTCGTCCGCAACCCCGAGAAACACCAGCTGTACCAGCTGTACAGGTTGTTCATGCTTCGTATCCGCAACCAATGCCATCTGCTCCAGCTCCACCACCCTATCCGGGCCCATTGTATCCGCCTGATCAGAATAAACCTCCACCATATGGATATCAAAATAGTGGAAATTTAACAGAATTGAATTAATTGCATTGAATCAATTGACTGAATCATCAAGATTGTTTAACAAAATTGAATTACATTTATTTTTTATTTTGAGCCTAAATGTCTTCCAACATTTTTACTAAATTAATTTTAATTGTGTCATTCATGGTCCTTTCCGCGAGACCATCATCTGCCAGAGATATTTCTCCTCTTTATGGAAAAATTTTTGATTACTCGCTGGTTGGCAAAGATGGTTATGAATTGATTCCACCTGACATCTCTTCTTCTGGCTTTTACTTTAAAATGATGAACCATACATTTGATTGGAATATAACTATTTCCCCTTATTCAGACCAATATTTGAATACGGAGCGAATTTTGTATTATGATCGAGAAGTTGGTGCCTATACTTCAATTAAAATTCCAAATTTAATTATGAGATCAGTTAACTCTCTGAGGTATGATTTTGTGATGGCCAAAGAACATCAGCCAAGTGTCGCCCTTTATAATTTTGGCTATTTAGTGTTAGCTGAAATAGTTGTTAGCTATGATTCCAAGATTAACCCTGAGATTGATCAATTGATAGATCTTCTTCACAATTTTAGTTGGATTCATAGATTTCGACCTTGGGTTGGTCTGATAATCAAACTGGAGTTGGGGGATTGCCAGACAGATCATTCTTTGTATCAAATGGTCAAGATCTTTTTGAAAGATTATCATGAATGGTATGATTTTGCTTTAATTAAAGGCAATAAACACCGATGTATTTCATACGATGCTTATGAAATAACTGACAAGACTAAATGGGAAATTGAAGTTTATAATTTAACCATGAACCTAGGTATTTGGTACCAAGATAATTATAAATATCATCGAAAATGGACTGGATCCTTAATCTGGTCATATATTTGCGAATATGTTTTTATGAGAATATTTTAAGAAATATTAAGAAATATTAAGAAATATTTTAAGAAATATTTTAACGCAAATAAATCTCCCATTTTAATGTATTCGATTTTTCCTTGGGAGATAAAGAGCGTTGATTTAGACTTTTATTTTTTCTCGGAGGTAAACATGGTTAATTCAGGATGTTTTTATGCTTCTCCCCAAGGTAAAAAAAATTGAATATGAGTTCTGATTGACTTAAGATTTTCCTTAATTATACAAATTATCCCTGAATAATAAAATGAGTAAAACGTCTGCTCTTCAAACTGAAGTTAAACACTGCTGGGCCTATGGTAAATTTGCCGTGGAGCTTCTTGAACATGTCGCCAAGGACTTTAACTTGGAATTCGACACTGTCTGGGCAAAGTATTTCCCAGATGTCACATCTACCAAGGCTTTAAAGAATGGCCGCAGCTTCATTAAGAACTGCAATCCTCGTAAGGCTGTCCAATCCGCCCGTAATGAATATCAATTCTACTTAACTGAGCAATCTGAAAAGATTCAAAAGGGAGGTAAGACTTTTGATATTACCACTCACGGCAAAGAAATTGGCAGTGCTTGGAAGAAATTGACTGATGTCCAACGCAAGAAATACAAAGAGCTTGCTGCCAAGGACAAGGCCCGTAATCTCAAAGAGGTCGGTGAGATCGAAGAAAAGATCCGTGATGGTAGCATGCAGGAAAGCCCCTTCCACCGCAACACCCGTCGCCGCACCGGAAACGTCAGTGCTCTTAACATGTATGTTAGCGAACAGACTCAGTGTCTTAAGAAGACTGAGCCCAATCTTAGCAACACTGAGCGCATGAAGAAGATCCACCAGTTGTGGAAGACTTTGGAAGATGGTGACAAGTTGAAGTACCAAACCTTGGCTAATACCCAAAACCGGGCTAACGAATCTTCTAACGCCGCTGCCGCCGCTGCTTCTGCCGCTGCATCAACTGCATCAGCCCCCGCATCAACTGATTCTGTCAAGGCCAAGGTTTCTCCTAAACCTAAAGCCGCCCCAGTTAAGAAGGCCGCCCCTGTCAAGAAAGCTTCACCCAAGCCCAAGGCAGCCAAGAAGGCTTCTCCTAAACCCAAAAAGAACTAAATTTATTACTAACCAAACTTTGATTGTTTGTTAGGTCTAACATCTAAACTTTTTATTTTTTTCTAACATTCTAATAAAGAAATTACTCCTTATTAGATATTAACATATGGCGGCAGCAATTCCTAAAGAAGATTATACCCCAGAGAAATTTATGACTGGCTTGACCGAAGAAATAGGGTTTAATAAACTGATTTCTAAGTATCAAGTGGGTGGTGCATATGCCCATAGTTTTTTAAATGAATATTATGATGAAATGATGGTGGCCTTTTCTAAATTAATAGAGACTAATTTTTCGGAGCTTAATGAAATTATAATAGCCAAAGAAGTCAAAGAAGAAGAAGATGGTGCTGCAGAACAATCCCAGTATCAAAAATTTACTAGTTTTTTAAATACTTCTGGTGAATATTTTACGGCTAAAAATGCATTGCACTCATATATGAATAAACTGCAAGAGATGCATAATCATTTTAGTCAGATGAATGAACAAAAAGACATTACCAAGATAAGTCCGAAGAGAGTGCCATGGAACCAATTTTCACCCGGAAATCTATCTCCAGCGACACTCTTGCAACAGGGATTTACGAGATTTTTAAACGCAAATTTACCAAAAATGACAAAACTAATTCCGACTAAAACCATTCATTTCAGTTATAAAAAAATATTCTCCGATGCTAAAATTGTAAAGGTAAAGGATAATATTATTATTGTTCCCGGATCAGCTGATCCATACCAATCACAAGAAAGAGTTAACGCATTAATTGATCTATTGACAACCCGCGCAATAGTTCCAGAGACAGTCAAATATATTATCTTCACCGGGCGAGGTAATGATTCCAATATGTCTGGTGAATATGTCAAAGAATCGGAAGAAAAACAATTTAAAAGCGGAAGATTTTATGATGGAAAACAAGGTTATGAAGGTGATACTCTTGAAGCAAACCCTCAAGAGCTGGCGATGTTTAACACAATTAAATATCCCACTGAGTCCAGGGTTGAAGGATTTCCTGGACATGGTATGAAATTTAAAACAGAAGCTTTTTATATGGCCGAATTCTTTTGTCAAACACTTAATAAGGTGGATGAGCCCTTATTAGCTAAATTAAGGCCACAAATTAGATTGGAATCAATGGCTTTAGAAACAGCTGCTAATTTTATTTTGGCACCTTACTCAATCGCATATTCCGTTGTGCCCACTGAAGACAGCATTGAAGTTAGATATAACCCAGAAGAATTAACTGATGATAATCTTGCTAAAACATTGATAGATCTTCATCAACTCGATCTTCATGTTATTTCAAGTGATTTCCATATCTTGAGATGTGCCATCAACTGCTTGCAAACTTATCGTTCATCATGTATTCAGTGCAAAGACGGTAAAGATACTGTGACGCAATTTGGAGATACCTTTTTTTACCCAGTCAAGGCTGACACACCTTTGATGGCCGAAAACTATTTCTCGAGCTTTTATCAACCCAATTTTCAAATGTTTTTCCGAAATATAGACTGTCCAGATATTGGTCTAGTTCAGGGAGAGACGTATAGAATCTCAAAAACAGCTAACATAACATGCACTACACCGCTAGTGCTTCACAAAAAATACTTATTAAGACTGCTGATGGATCATGGATTATATGCTAACATCTCTAATCTGAGAAATAGCCGATTTTTAGGACGTTTATTTAAATTATATGGAATAGACACCTTCTTTCAACCGATACCAGAAATACTAGGAAAACCACTGCCTCGTGCTTCAGGGGGTGGACGAAGAACTCAAAAAAGAAAACAAAAAAATAGTCAAAAGAAGCATCATCAAACCGCGAAAAAATTGAAGAAAAAGAAATCACATTGAAGTATTAAGATTAAGACCAAGACTAAAACTAAGACAAGATGCCACACATGTATAGCATAAAAATATCAAACACCATACTAGTCATTATGGCTGATACTCCAGAAGAAGCCAAGGAAAAGGCACTAACTGTCTTTCCAAAGTGTCAGCTAACTGACATTAAACTTCATACTGACATAGTTAAAATCTATGCTGGAGGATCAGATTGTTCTCTTTGCCGCTCTGGAATGTCCTGTAATTGCGCTTTATCTTTGAGCCGATGCTCGGCCAATGCGGCAACATCACTTATTTTCTGAAATACTCTACCTAACAGAAGAAACCTAACAGAAAAAACCTATTATGGAAGACGACATAAAGGTTTTCTTTTTTTATCTTTATATATTAATTTAAAATCAATGTCCCAAGATGATGATTTAACTCCCATCACCCTAATATCAAAAGGTTCAAAGACATCTCATGGAGCCTATGGAGAAATATTTTTAAAGAGTCAAAGTTTACTACCCCACAATGTTTCCCGCAACGGTCTCAATCTAATTATACTCAATCGGCATTTAAAAGTTACTAATTTCCGATTTTATAATTTCGGAGAACTCGATGTTAACAAGCAACTTCGCATTGATTTACAAGGCATTTCTGATAAATCAGTCATTATTATGCTGGCCAAAAAGGATATGGCTCGTAAATTAAAAGATGACACCAGAATATTCATCAAAAAACATCTCCATTCAAAATTCATTACCAAAATAGAAACCTATGGATCATGGGGATACATCGGTAAAAAAGAAAACTCCAAAATTACTAAGCTTGATGAAGTCTTTAAAAGTCACCAAAAAATAGCTAGATTGGATGGATTTTATAACCTCAACTTTCAAGAAGATTGCGCCAATCCAATCAACTATACTCATAACCTAGAACTAATCAAAAAATCACCAGTTAAACAGAAGATTCTAATCCTTTGCGAACAAATTAGACAATTAAGCAGTCTCCAAGCTCGAATGAATCTTCTGAAAAACTACTTTCAAGGCGAAAAATGTTTTATTATCAGTTGTGGACCTTCCGTTAATGATTATGACGCTAGAATGATTAAAAGAATTGCTGGATCAAGTCTTGTTTTTTGTATTAAACAATCTTACAATCTTTTTGAAGATATCTGTGATTTTCATTTAACAAACTTCTGTAATAATGCTCCTTACCAATACAGCAGGCATAATATAATTAGCGTCTACCAGTCAGCCGATTCATCCACAAATCCCAGCGCGGATCTCTCTCTAGTTTTAAGCAAACCCTATTTATTGAGTAAGTTTCGGGATCGCAAAGACAAACATCCACCTCTCTCCAAATTAATGAACTTTGAAGATTATCTTTTTGAAAAAACCCTTGACCGCCCTTCTGGACCAGGAATAATGTACGAAATACCTATTTATCTAGCTATTCACATGGGTATTAAAGATATTACTATCCTGGGGTGGGATTGCAGTTATAAGAAACCTCAAACATTTATGAATAGAGTAACCGGTATGGTGACCCCTATTCCAATTGAAAACTCACATTTCTATGGTAGCAACAGCCACACTAATCGAGAAATCAGTAAAATAGTTAACGAAAATATAGATATTATCAAAGCCAGCAAATATTTTTATATTTGGCTCCAAAGAAAAGGAGTTGATCTCAAACTAGGATCTAACAGAAGTATGTTGGATAAATCAATACCTAGAATAGATTTGAAAGATTTATATATTCCAGTTGTTGAAAATGATCATAAATTGGAATTGGAACTTGAAAAAGAAAAAGCTGAACAAAAAAAGAAAGATACAAGTTTATTAAATCAATTGGATGAGGAATTAACTGATTGGAAATCCAGATTGGCTCGGCAATTTCAACAAATTAAAGATAAAGAAGATCAACTTATTCAATTGAGACGTAAATTACTTAATTTAGACGAGAATGATCAACCTCTCAAGAAACCTTAACTACTCTTACTCTCAACCTCAGCAGATAACTGACCTGTCATAAATCTCTCTTCTTTAAGAAGTTCTTCAAAACGTTTTTTTCGGGATTCTAACCCAATCGCCTTGGTCCATTTCCCATTTCTATTTTGTTTATGTTTTGCATACCATTCAAAACTAGCAGCCAAAATCTTAGGTGCTTCAACTGATTTAGGTGCATTAGGTACCTCAACTGACTCCCATTTAATATATTTCACAATCTTCCAATCGGATGCTCTTCTAGTTGCTTTAGCTCCGCCAGGCTTTAGTCCATTGTGTTGATCAAGTCTGGTCTCCAGATTATTGGTTATTCCAATGTAGGTTGTGTTAATGGTTGGTGAAAATAATAAATAAGTGAACCACATTAACTTTGATATCATAAAAAAATATCATAAAAAATTTATATTAATTAGATCTTGGGGACTCTGAGTTAGTTTTGGAGAACTTTAAGAAATCACACACTGATCATTCTGTTTGCGTTTCAGATCATCAATCTGTCTACCCTGACTCCAATCGGGGCTAGCCAGAAAGCTCTTTCGTTCCTGAGAATCAAATGTTCCTTTCCAAATTCCGTAAAGTCCCCTGGTCAGATGTTTGTTGACATCCGTGCCGCTCATTGCACCCATCATGATGGTTGCTCCCTGGTCCTGTTTCATACCAAGGTAAACAATCCAATTCATCTCATTGTGGTCGATAAACATATCCTTAAAAGCATTGTAATAATCATGCATCTTGGTTGATTGATTTTCTGGTTCTGCGAAAAAGGCCTCAACCTTAGCAGTATTATCATCCTTGTTAAGCCACACAAGCGTGTCACTGACTTGACGCGGGATGTAGCTTGTATATCCTCGTGAACAACTATCTCCAAAGAGAAGCCCATTCAATTGGATGTAAAAACGATTGAAAACCTCCTCGCCCATCAGGGTTTCGAGATTCTTTCGTACGGTGTCGTTCTGGGTTGCCATATTAAACTTAATTTCTACTTTTAAATAACTAATTAAATCAATTTTTCGATCCCATTGATAACTTAATTTGGATCATTTAATTTGAATCACTTAATCTCCCAAATTACTTCATCATACTCTTCACCATACTCCTCATCATCCTCTTCACCATCTTCTTTTGGCTCTGGATCAGGAACCGTAACTCTTTGAGACGGTGATTCAACCTTCTTGATAACTGTTGAAAAATCCTTCTCCACCCCAATTAAGTAGTGCTCTTTTAAAGGAGATAATGTCTGGCATTTCGCATATTCTTCTGGGTACATGGTAATCACCAAGCTGGCTGGATTGGCTTTGGTGGGTCGGTTATATATTCTTCGCTCGGAGACAATATCCTCGCGGAAAAACCTAGGTAATTTAGACATATTCTGCATTTCTTGATGATTAACATCATACAGCTCGTATAACATAACCTCCTCATCATCAATTTCCCAGTCATTAACCAATATCTTTACATAAACTCCCATAATAGAGGAATAAACATAATTCCAGGATGATAATTGAGATCTTCTTTTATATTTAAATGGTTCTAATAATTTTTTTGCATAAGTACTTTTACCACCTCCTGGAGAAGCAACAATTATGACCAGAACAGAACCATTTTTGATTGCATCCTGGATTTCTTCCATTTGTATTTCTTCCATCTGAACTGAAATTTAACTGAAATTGTTATTTTATAATCTGGTCTAAATTGATCCAAATATTTCAATTTTATTTCTGCTATCAGCCAGGACTAACTCAAGCCCTATTTTTTTGGTGTTTTTTTGCAACTTTATTTGACGTATTTTAAGAACGAATATAACGTATTCGCCATAAATAAATAAAATTCATGGAGTTTTTGCAATGGTTTTTACATCTCCTCCTGAAAATATCACTTTCAAATCATATCAAAGTTAGCTTGGTTTTGTAATTAACTCCAGCCCTAATGAAATTATAAAATGTGTATTTAGTATAAAAATAAGGAGTTCCAAGGATTAATTTAACGAGTAAAAAAGTTTTAACCTATTTTCAGGACTAATTTTACGTCTCGTCCTAGAAATGCACCTCTTCGTCAAGGAACTTTATAGAAGAACTTAGGGGTAACTCAAGCCCTATAAAAGTGCTAAAATGGGTCAAAATGTAAAATTTGGCAATAAATTGTAGCTAACTCAAGTATTAGCTCCTAAAATAAATGTCCAAAGTAGGTGTAAAATGTTGTTTTTATTGCCAAAGGACAGCACACATAGATTCTGTGTGTGCTGTCCTACGAGTTTGAAACGCTTACTTTTGAAAAATTTTCTCGTCAAATTAATCCCACTTGAATACTAAACAGTGATTTTGACCTAAAATGACTCTTTTTTGACTCAAAAACGGTTAGCCGACCTGTTAGCTTTCTCCAGATCATCATCCTATCATCAAGCAGTCGTCGAGGGGTCGTAAAACGACTTTTACTTTTTTTAATGCATTTTAACACCATATCAAACATATTAGAATCATCCTAGAATTACCATTTTATTGAAAGTGGTCAACCCACAACCCAATTAGTCGCCCAAAAGTTAATCCCACTAACTCCATATCAGGCGGGTTTTACTACTTATTAGAAGATGTTAATATCCAGGAGCATACCATTTTTATATCCTGGGTTACTCGCAGTCACTGTCGGCTAAGTCAATATGACTGGCCATAAAACATATTGATTATATCCTACTTTAATGCTAAAACAACAATTATGACCTATTCAGGAGGTGTTTTGCTATCAACCAGGGTGATTATAATAGCTATTTAAAAAGTCATTCAAGTGACCTACCCCTACCCTTCTAGAATTCATCGCAAACATAAGCTAGAAGCATTTTTAAAATATCCCATAAAATGACTTTTTAGCCCTTGTGTTACTTAGGATAATTTTAAGCCCTTTTATGGTAATCAAAAGTCACTAAAGCTACAATTAGCCGGTTTTGGGCTAATTTTCGGCTCAAATTAGCCGGAGTTAGCCCAGGAGTTAGCCGGACCTAACAGAATTGTCCTGCATGATAGGGATTTAGGTAGGGGGCAAAACGACCCCCTAAAACGACCCCCCAAGAGGATTTACCAAAAAAAGGCTTAGGAGAAACCGTGGGATATGATATCGTTTCTGACGACTAGCTAAAATGACTTAAAAAAATTATAGCAAAGTTTTGTAATGAATATCAGTGTTAGCATACAAATTTTTTGGCAAAAAGGATAAATTTTTCTTAGGAGGTAAACTGTAAGATTGTAGGATAAAGTCACCGAGTAAAATGTGATAGGCCGGCGGTTTTTCGTTATGTTCGGCGAAAAAAAATAATTATTATCTCGAATATTAGATAAGATTCAACTTTATCAACTTTTATGTACGTTTGCGCTGAACATCAATGTGGTTATCAAACTGATGATAAATCAAATTTCCGGCGTCATCAAAGAACAACCAAGCATAAAGTTAAAATAATTTGTGATTGCGGGCAGGAATTTACACATTCAAGTAGTCATAGCCGGCATCGAAAGTTGAGATGTCCTTTGCAGGACAGTTGTTCTTTTGATGGGGAAAATACCAATATCATTAAAGATTTAACGCATCAGTTGGAAATTGAAAAGTTAAAACATCAGTATGAGTTAGAAAAATACAAGAATGAGGCCAATCAATTAGTATCAATCAAAGAATCAGAAAAGAAGGATTTGCAGCTGGAATACATGGCTCAGCAGTTGGGTCATGTTAAGAATCCCGAATTTTCATCTGAAATTAAGAATCAAATCAATGTTTCTGGTGGTAATAATCAATTTATCAGTAAAACAGATACTCTCAATATGCATTTCGGAAATGTGATTGATATCGAGACTTTTACAGAAAATCTTAAAAATGGCTACGGATTAACTCAAGAAGATGCCCAATCTATTCTAGATGGTTACCAAATGTCAGGAATTAAATCCTATGTTCCAAATGTTTGTTATTATTTGAAAAAGAGTTATAGCAAGCAATACAAAGCAATTTATGGTCGTGAACCAGAACCCGAAGAGATAATTCTTCCCTTTGTCATTTCTGATTCGGGCCTCCGGCAACATTATGAAAAGACTATTGAGGAATGGCATGCAACTACTTCCAATGAAAATCTAAAAAAGATTATTGTCATCTCCAATGATCAAATTTACCAACACCACAATCAAACGATTCCAATGTCGGCCCTTGATAAAGTTATAATTCTAAATGGAATGCTTCGAATTAATAACTATAATGTGATTATGTCTGAAAAAGAGAAAATAGATGAGGGTAGAATCGATGAGGGTAGAATCGATGAGGGTAGAATCGATGAGAAACTAGCTTTGGATTTTACTTAAGACTTCTGTGGCAATTGATAATACTTGCGGCATTTAGGATTGGGGTGTAAAGTAGTTGAGGGGATTTTCATTGGTGGTTTGACATAACGATTTCCTTTAAAACTACCTTTAGCAATTTCCTCTAGAACTTTCTTTAATTCAACATCATCTTGATCCAATCGACCAGATAAATCTAATTTATGTTTAATTTGTCCTGGCTTAATTTCGCCTATTTGAGATCTCCATTGATCTAAAGCTTTTGTTTCTGATTCTTTTTGTTTTTCTGATTCTTTTCTGTATTGGTCAAGTTCCTTCTTCAGTTCTCCACTGGTGGCTGGCGGAGGAGTGGGTTGACCTTTCATTTCAAATGGTCTTTCAGTTGCTTGTCCTGGGTTAGGGCTTGGGACAGTGACATTTATTGGATTAGTTTCGGACAATCGACAGATTTGTGTAGTTGATTGACCCAAAAGAGGATTGAAAGTGAACCAATTGTCTCGAATCTGATTCGGTTTCCAGATTTCATCAATCGCAAATTTCTTATCTCCTGTGCCTTTTAATCCACGAAGACTTTGTTTGGCAAGTTCAATCATGGTTGAATAATAATTTTTGTTAACTAGAAAAGCACCGCCAGTTAAAGTATGTTTAATTCGATCTAGAAAAGGATACTTTGTTTCAGTTAATATACCATTCCGTTGAGATAAGAAGACAATATCCCAATCTTTTTTTGGAACTTTTTGCAAAAAACTGTTAATGACATAAATTACTTGGTCCGGATTCAACTTGAAAACGAAATCATCTTCTAAAATCAAGACCGAATCATAGTTTTTATCTTGAGCATGCCTAAAAGCTGTCAAATAAGCTTTGCTACATTTTGTGTATGGCTTTTCTTTAGAAGGTTCGTGCATTATTCTAGTAACTTGATCTAAATTAACTCGATGATTTTGTAATATTTTCTTGAATTTGTTCCAACGTTCATTGTTTTCCTTAGAATTAGATTCAGACCCAGACCCAGAACTAATGACCAAAATCCGTGGTATTTTATTCAATCCGGTTGGAGGATTTTTAAAAGTTTCTATTTGGTTAGGTTGATTAGGTTGATTAAAATAAGGATCAGTATAATACTCTTTCAAATGATAACCAATTATAATTATGTTAATTACTAGGAAAAATAAAATTAATTTGCTTAAATTACTATTGCTTAATCTCCAAAGCATCTTACTATTGTAAAAGACATTTTAGATAAAATTGAAAGTCTACTTGAAGATTAGACCATTTATACAAATGCCCAAAAAAGTTAAATATACCTTAGAAGAAATCCATCCTCATAATGATTATAATGATGGTTGGGTGATCATTAAGGGAAATGTATATAATTTAACTCCAATTTTGGATCAACATAATCCAACTATTAAAGCCGTCCTGGGGCAGGATGGAACAGAGGTTTTTAAGTTATTTCATGGAAAATCCGGTAGGGTTAAAAGAAAACTGGCAAAATATAAAATCGGGGTCCTTAGAAAAGAGCAACCTAGAAAAGGGTTAAGGTTATTCTTTGGGTGTTGTAGATAAAGTTATTTGACCAATTTAAGACAAATCATTATGAATTTTTTATATCAAAAAGAAACTAATTCCTCTTTGGCCTCTTATTTGAAGGGAAAAAAAGTTATTTTAGTTGGACCGTCAAAGTATCTTGATGGAGCTGGTCTAGGTTCATGGATTGATTCATTTGATGTTATAATTCGGCAAAAAAATGGTTTCCCGGTTCAAGCATCTCAAATTGCTGATTTGGGGTCCAAAACAGATTTATATTATTCCAATTTGAAACCAGCTCAGCATAATTTTACCCCACAAGTCTATTATGAGATGTCAAAATTAAAAATGATTATTATACCTTATCCCTTGAGTGGACCTAGAAATTATCCCAGTCAAGGCTTATTCAAAACACTTCAAAAAACAATTAAAAACATTTCTCATGAAATACATCGTGTTATACCTAACTTTAAAGTCCCCATCAAGGTTGATCAAAGCAGTGATTACTTTCTTTTGTTAGAAAAAGAAATGGATACTAGACCAACGACTGGAATGCTAACAATTATGGATATTCTTCAATATCCAATTAAAGAGCTCCATTTAACCGGGTTTACATTCCGTTACAAACTCCTAGAATTGCAAACTAGGTATTTGAAGGGTGATCAAATTAGCCAGATTGAATTAGAAAAAGAATTGGGAAATATTTATTCAGATACTTATAAATCACCAGAACAATTGAAATATGCTTGGGATAAAACCTTAAAAAATGGATGCCATGACATAAAAAAAGAATTTGACTTTTTTAAAAAAATTCTTAAGATAGATCCAAGAGTTTGTCTTGATTTAAAAATGAATGAAATTTTTTCTGAAACAAATCCCTAAAAGAAATCAATGTTTCCGTATTGTTTTAAAGCAATCAGGTCTTTAAGTTTTTGTTTTATTTCTGGATCGTCAGAATCAAAGATTAGCTGACTACCTGGAATAATCCATCGATAAAGTGTCAACGGACACCAATCCTCATAATAATCATCCAGATCTATTTTTTCATTATCCTTTTGTCGGCATTTGAAGCATTTATCTTCATCTCCAGGAGCATTTTTCAAAATTAGTTTATCTTCTGGTGGAATTGTCGCAACATTGATAACTTGTTTGCAATTTTGGCATTTAATCTCGTGATACTGATCAGCACTCATCCCTTTAAGTTTTCCGAGCCATTCGTGATCTTGAAAAATAGCAATTTCGTTAACAGTCATCTTGACACTATCTAAATCATCATAATCAATTTCTGAATTGACCATTGGAATCAAATGTACTGAATTTTTTCCAACATAAGTTTGGCTAATCGGAACAATTAGTGATAGTTTAGTTTTACCGTCAGTAAATTTAGACAATGTAACATGAATATTCAACTTATCTAGAGGATATTTGGTGTGATGATAATGCCAATAACTACTCCGAAGAATATTTTCAATAACTTTATGATTTTTTCGAATAAAATCATTCGCTTTTTGAAAAACAATGGCAATTTTTTCAAAATCGTTCAGTGTAATGCTGGTGTGTAACCCGATTAAATTGTTATCTATAGCATATTTTTCCAAAGCAAGATGTTTTTTGGTTAATTTTTCTTTTTTAGCACAAGCCATAGCTGTGTTAAGGTAAGGAATGTGATTGAGGGTTTTGACACCACATAACAGAGCGATGGATGCTTCAGCATCACAGCAGTGAAATAGAATCTCTCGCAGCTGATAATTTTCTAAGGATTGACAAATTTCTAAAAGGCGTTTCAAATCCTTAGGATCAGAAACACCTTGATCAGCTAAATTTTGTGCTTCACGAAAATTAGAACCATTTGACAGATCACCATATGGAGTTGTTTCAATACTCATGATTGATGTATGATCGAAGTATAATTATTAATATTTCGTTAATCAAAATTCAATTTTCTTATTTCTAAATTGATTCGTCTTTGCAAATCAATCCTCTCGTCAAAAGTTTTTTTCAAATCATGTTGAGTTAATTCCAATTCGCCTTGCAATAGTCTTAATTCTTTTTCGGCCGTATTCTTGATTTTAAATAATTCTTGGACTTTTTGCAAAGTCTCAATCTGAAAATCTTGACGATCTTCCTCTAAATCAGTTAATTTGGTTTGATAAGAATCTAGATCTTTTTGCCACATAATCAATAAATTCCCTAATTTAGTTTTTTCTTGATGCAGATCCTCCTTCCGTTTTTGAACATCTTTTTTAGTTTTTTCTTCAGTGAAACCCAAAGTATTTCTCTTTAATTCCAATTGATCAGCTTTTCTTAATAATTTATTTGATCCTTGTCGCAATTTATCAATTTGAGTTTGACAATCCCAATGAGAGAATTGATATGTCTCCTCATTTCGATCCAACCTATTTTTTAATTTTTGAATCTCTTCCAAATAATTCTTTTCCAGTCCATCAGCATGTTCATTTTGTTCAAGAATTTTTTGATAATGTTTATTATATTTTTCCTGATACAATAAATCCTCCTCATCAGCTCGTATTTCTTGATTGGCCGCCATCTTCTTAATTTTATCCACTTCTTGATAGTAATTTTTTATATTTCCCCGAATTTCATTCAGATGAGACTTTAATCCATTGATATAAATCTTATTTTGTTGGATAGAAATCATCTCTCTTTTCTTAATTTTTTCAATACTCAAAAGATTTCTTTCATTCCGAATGGAGATCTTCTTGATTTCATCTTGAAATGGATCAGATTCGGATTCCTCCTGACATTGATGATAAAGTCGATTCAAGGAAATTAAAGATTGTCGATAGGAGTCTTCTAGGATCATCTTTTTTTGTTCTGAGGCACCTAGATTTTGTCGATGATGCCGAATAGTTCCAACCAAATGATCCTGACCTTTTGAAACCTTTTGTTCTAAATCCTCAATAGTTTGTTCCTCAATCTTAATTTGATTCTTTAGCTCGAAAAGTTGGGTCTCTATCTCCTGGCTATCACGCTGCATTTCATCCAAGCTGATTTGGTGTTCTCGCTTAATATTAATCAACCAATTACTCTGTTGACCTTTTAGAATGTTTAATCGGATATGATTTTGTTGGTTTTCAGCTAACCAGAGTTTAATCTGTTTTTTATTTCTTTTTACTTCTTCAAGCCATCGGCGATCTAAAGCAGCAGCTTTTCTCCGTTCTAGCTGTTGTTTTAAATTTTTATTTTTAAGCTCTTCTTCCAATATTGCGATCATTTCTACAATATCTTCCTCCCGATCGTGGACCTTTTCTTGGTATTTTTTCCAATTATCTTTAAAAAGAGTGTAATCGAAGTCTATTTGATCTTTACTTTTTTGAAGGTAATCAAGACGTTCTTGATTGATTAAGTTTTCTCCTTTTTGAGTAGTCTTTAAATTTAAAACTATGGCACTAATTTTTTTAGATTCATCCTGTTTTTCTCTTAGAATGACTTGTTTTTCTTTTTGTTTAGTTTGAATTGAACGGAGAAGACCACTATTTTCTTCTTTTAAGACTTCGATTTGATCATTTATCTCAGTTGACAAAGACAATTGATAAACAATTTCATTATTTAAATGTTCCTCTTGACTCTCTAAAATTTCGATTTCTTTCGAAACTCTAGTTTCCTCAGTTTCAAAGGTTATCCGTTGATGATCTAGTAGATTGAATTCTTCCATTTGTTGCTGATAAATTGAAACCATTTCAACTTTTTCTTTCTTAAATAATCCTTGAATTTGCTCTGAAACCAATGGATCCAGTTCCTGATAAACTTTTAACTGCTCCTGATATGATTTTTCTAAGTATTTCAATAAGTTTTGATTTCTATTTTGATACTCAGTATAAATAGATTCCATTTACCAAACGAAAAGAAAAAAGTTAATCACCCATTACGAAAGACAAAGACTAAGACAAAGACAAAGACTAATACACATATCTTGGATATGATGTGTAATATGGATTAGTGTAATAGGGATTAGTGTAATATCCATTAGTGTAATATGGATTAGTGTAATACCCATTTCTGTAATGTGGACTGGTGTAATATCCGTTGTTGCGATAGGTGTTAGTATAGTAGGGGTTATTGTAATAATCATTGTAATAGGCATCATTGTAATAGGCATTGGTGTAACCTGGTCGCCGACGGTAAATGTGACGAACTATTGGTTCTCCTCTTGGATCATAGCTGATTGGGGGGTAAATATTCCTAGTTGGGATATTCCAAATCCATGGCATAAATCCTTCTTCAATGTTCGAGTTAGTTATCAAATATAAAAGGACAACTATCAAAAAAATAAAAGCTATTATCCGGGTTGTGTTTGGGTGCATTTTTTGATTTTTAGGTTGATTTTAATCTTTATCTTAAGGTTAGAAAGTTTTCTTCTTGAATTACAAAAGATGGTTAGGAAAACAAAAACAAAAAACCCTAAAAGAAAAACCAAAACCAAATCCAAAACTAGAATCCCAAGCGGTCAGCCACAATTGAAGAAAAAGACCCAAGTCAGTTTATCAAAATGTTCCCCAGGAGCTGAATCGACTTCGACCAGTTGTTTTAATTTCGACAGTCTTACAAAAATAGCTCGAGCTTGGAACAAAGAACACTCCAACAACCAAATTAAAGTCCCATCAAAAAAAACAAAAGCTTCAACTTCAAAATTATGGAAGGAAATTGATATCCGGCTCAAATCAAAATGTCATTCAGAGTGGTGTTGGATTGAACAGGAGTTTGTTCGTCGCATTGGAGATAAAGAGCTAAACCATTCATTTCGTCCTAAAATGCCAAAATCATGGAAGAAGAACAAACATGAATGGCTTACTACAACTGATATTAATTCGGTTATGAGACAATATGAAAATAAGTATGAACACTTTAAATTTGTGGGACCAGTTCCAATTGATTTTGATTATCAGTATCAAGTTGGTCAATGCATTGTTGATGAGTTGTGTAGTGTTCAGCTGGCTAATTTAATCAAAAAAAATATTAAAAAACTAGGTGTTATTTTCAACTTGGATCCCCATGATAAACCTGGATCTCATTGGGTGGCTCTTTACTTAGATCTAGTTAGTGATAAGGTTTATTACTTTGATTCATATGGTATGGCCCCACCTACTGAAATTCAGAGGCTAGTTGAAAGAATTCAGAGTCAAGGAGAAGAAATGGGAAAAAGTATTGAATATCAATATAATCAAACTAGACACCAGTATAAGAATTCGGAGTGTGGTGTCTATAGTATGCATTTTATTACTCAACTTTTGGAGGGTCGTAAAAGCTTTAATAAGATCCAGGATGAAAGGATAGAAGATGAAAAAATGAATCGTAAACGTAAATACTTTTTTGTTCCAGAGATAGGTACGAATTCATCTTAAAATGTCACGTTTGTTTTTGAGTTAGTTGAAGGAGTTAGTTTAAGATTATAGATTAAATTCTTAATGTATAATAAGTTACACGTGAATGTCTTCAGTACGTGAGGTTTATTTGTCAACCAATAATAGAGACTATTTGTACCGTAATGTTTGCGAACAAGTTCAAATGAAAACTAATCATAATTTGAATAATTTTCCTAAATATCGCCAATCATTTCCGGACATGATGCAAAAAGTTTATCATAATGCAGATGCGCCGATCAAGAGCAATGTTGCAGCACTTAATCGACAAGCCGGTGATAAGATTTCTAATTATTTTATTACTCAGATTTCTAGGAAACAAACACGATCCCCTAATTATTCAGCCCCTTTGTTAGAACGCCCGGGTCGAGCAAACACGCCATTGGAACATGATTTTGATAGTCGATTACAGGATATTCAACAAGAGAGAAATCAATTGAATCCCCAACAACAGACCCCTCAAAATAATCTTGGTCCTGTTATGTCAGTTCATGACCTAGAACCATCAAAAGGAGAAACTAACAAGCGCTATCAAGAATTATTAGCTGTTCGAGATTCGGATTTGAATCCACAAAATTCACCCCCTGTGATTGGTCATCCTCAGCCATCTGATGGTCTCTCAATCCAGATGCCAGCTCGTCCCAACATTGTTCCCAACATTAATCTAAATATTCAGGAATCACCTGATCGAAATCAAGGTGATGATAGCTTTAATATTCTCCCCTACACTGTCAGTGATGATTTTACTGAACAAGCAATTAATCTAGAGCAACCACTTTATATGAATGCGGAACAATTATCAAGTAATACCGCTGATGGAACTGATAACAGATATCAAGAATTGCAAGAAGCTAGAAATAGTGAAATCCAAGAGTTTTTGTCTTATCAACAGACAGAAACTCAAAAACCAGTTCAAAATCCAGAACAAATTAGAGAAAACTTTCAAAGCGCAGTTCCAGATAAAAGTCAAATGGCTAGCGAGTACTTTGATCAAAGAAATGAGGTCGAAAGAAGTAATGCTGTTCGTAACGAGACCGATGTTAATCCAACTGATTTGTATCGTTCTAGCACCGTTCAGGAACGTAATCCGAATGCTTTAAGAGTTCATAAGAGTTTTGAAGAAAAAGAACGAGAATCCGCTAAAGAATTTGAAGAGGCTGGAAAACTTTTAAAAGGAAATCCTTTATTTGATTTCTTTATGACCCAAATCCGTGACTCAAAAAGAGAATATCAAGATCAACCCCATTATGTTGTTGTCAGCAGTGAAGATCGAAATTGGCAAAATGATGTTGAAAATAGATATGACTTTTTACTGCATTTCAACCCCGCTGAGAATCAAACCGGAGCTGGAATTAATATTCTTTATCGTAATATTGTTTCAATCGAAGTGCTCAAAGTCATTTTCCCCCATGATCGCTTATCAGTTCCTTTTGATAATCGCATCTACCTAGATCTACAATCGTATCCATTTTTAATTATGGATATTGATGAAGTTGATGGAGTTTTCAAAGGAAGTAATAATACTCTAAATGAGGCTTTTGCTTTACTCTTGTTTGATAAGGCCTTTGATTCAGATGTTTTAACTACAGATCAAATTACAAATGAATTGACGACAACCGATAATATTAAAAAACGATTTGCTCGGCAATTTGCTCGTGGTTATATGGCATTTTGCCCATTCTTGTTTGAGAAAAAGAAATATTTCAATACTCCATTGGCTTCCTTGAATCGTCTTAGTATTCGTTTTCTGAGACCAGATGGTCAACCAATCAGTATTGATAAGGATCATTTAAATATTTCGGCTGTTACCAATGTTGATGTTAGCGATTTGGAATTAAAGGGAACTAATGGATTTCCTCGCTCAAACACTGGTAAGTACATTAAAATTACAACCAGCACGTATTTTAGTAACCGAACTTTCAGAATTGGGGATGTCATCAAAATCAGAAATTACACTCTCAACACCAATGATGGAACTGAATTGAGATATCAACATTTCATTAACCGAACTGAAGGTCATGTTATTGTTAATTTGGATCAAGAATTTACGGGCACCTCAAAGAATGAAGGTTATCTGAACAATTTATACATTTCACCAGCTGGAGAAATTGATTATTCAATGGGTACTCTTGATAGAACAACTTGCTTTCAACCGACTCCTGCCGTTGTAGATGAATATGGTACTTTGATTAATGCTTCAATGCAAGTTCATATTACCTTTAAGATCGTGACTAGAGAGGATAAGACTCAAGCTGTGATTAAACCCATCAATGTTTAAACCAATCAATGTTTAAGTGGATTGATTTTTAAAGTTAACTTTTCAACCTATTTAACCTATTTAACCTATTTTATCTTTTAAAAAAAAGATAAAATTGAACTCATTTAAAAAGTAATTTAAAAAGTAATGACAACAGTTGATTTTACTGGATTTCCCGCAAACATCGTGCTTGCGGAACTATACAATTGCAACCGTCCGGTTGGTATGGGTTTGTTTCAATACAAAGCTAAACTAATGACTCCCGATGAAGCTTCGGAAGAACTCCAACATTCAAATGGTCAATATTTTGATTATCTTCTTGGTCGCCCAATGAAAACCTCCTTTAAGGAGTTTCCTCTTCTCGGTAATAGAGGATATGACAGAAATGCCCCAGTGACAATGGCTTCAGTTCTTGAAAAGCTCAAGAAAGGTCAAATGACTAATGAAGTACCTCAGGCGGCCCCAACTCAGGCTGAGCTAGATGACCGATTGGAAGAGTGTGATGCAGGTATCACTATCACATCCTATTCGATGGATCAACTATCTATTGATAATTGTGCGATTGATGATTTCGATACTCCTCTTAAAGCGTTTGATACGGCTTGGCTGAATGCTCATTACGTTAAACAAGCTAAAGAAATGAATATTCCTTATCCTGAGGAATGGTTTGTGATTTCTAAATTTACAGATGATAAGATTTCAGTGGCGGGTTCAATGGGAGGTGGCTTTGAATGTGATCGCAAGGCTAAAATTTTTAGCCAAAAACGAGGGAAAAGCAGTATGTTTAAAGCACTTTAAAGAATGGTATCTTAAAAAATGGTACCTTAAAAAATGGTACCTTAAAGAAGATGATGATATTTCAATAGAGTTTTAGAATCTAGAAATCCAATTAATTTATTTTTTATATCTTTAACCGGCAAACCAATACTCAAAGAGATATTCTGGTTAATCGAATCAACCACTTTAGAAATTTTAAGATTTTCAGTAACTGTGGTTGGATTATAAGTCATTAAATCACTAATTTCCATCTCAAAATTGATATTTGTTTTATTATTGTAAGATTCTTTTAAATATCTTCGGATATCACCATCACTAATTAACCCCATTAATTCTCCATTTTTAGTTACCAAACAATAACCAGTTCGCGATTCAGTCATGGCATCCATAGTTTCAATCAGAGTGTTTTCAGGATAAACTTGACAGATATCAGCTAAAGGTAACATGATATCTTGAACAGTTAGCCATACTTTTTGACCAATACTTCCTGAAGGATGGTGAATTCCATATTCTTCAATATTCATTTTGAGTTTTTTCATGACTCCTCCAACCAACAAATTACAGAACATCAAGTAACAAAGGGTTGAGACTGTTGGAACTAAGTTAAAATCGTTATCCAACTCTCGCCCACAAGGTAAAAGAAGTATTTTGTCCGTAAATTGGGACATTCTCCCCTCTAACGAACATTTATCGCAAAAAACTCCAACTATTTTAATTTTCATTTTATGTAAAAAGAAACCCAATTCTTCTAATTCTTTTGTTTTTCCACTTTTTGAATAAAGAATTACTAGGTCATTTGGGTTAAGTGTTCCTAGATCGCCATGCAAGGCTTCTAACGGATGTAAAAGATGAGCTGAGATACCTAGGGAGCGGAGCATATCGGCGGTATGTTTAGCCATATTTAGGCTTTTTCCAACACCCGAGAAATAAATGCTGTGGTTGTTGGATCTTATTTCTAGTATTTCATCAACTAGTTTTTCAATGGCCATAGTGTTTAAATTTTTAAAAAACACATCCATCTCAATTTCCTGATACAACAAAAGTCTTCGAATCAAATCGTTTTGATGTGACATAATACTAAAAAAATAGAAAATTTAAATATAACTAAAACCCAAGAACGATTTAATTATAATAAATGACAGATTCATTTTTTTTAATTGCTGGTCCTTGTGTGATTGAGTCCCGGGAACATGTTCTAGAAATGGCCGAAAAAATCAGCCAAATTTCTCAAAAGTTAGGCATTCCATATGTTTTTAAAGCAAGTTTTGATAAAGCTAATCGAACATCTCTATCCAGTTACAGAGGACCCGGTCTTGAAGAAGGTCTTAAAATATTAGCTGAAGTCAAAGAGAAATTTAAATTACCAATCTTGACTGATGTTCATGAGCCAAATCAATGTGCTAGAGTAGCTGAAGTTGCTGATATTCTTCAGATTCCTGCTTTTCTATGTCGCCAAACTGATCTTTTAGTGGCCGCAGCTAAAACCGGTCGCGATCTTAATATTAAAAAAGGACAATTTTGCAATCATATTACTATGAAACATGCCTATCACAAAGTTGTTGAAACTTGGAAAAATCTTAATTTAAATCAAAAAAATATGACTTGGTCAACTCCCAATCTAAGTCCCCTTCATCAAGCTAGTTATCCTCACAAAACCCTTAACCCAGAGCTTCCAGTTTGTTTGTTAACTGATCGCGGTAACATCTTTGGATCAGATGATTTAATAGTTGATATGCGTAATTTACCACTTTTGAGAGAGGTTGGATCCCAAGGGTTAGTTGTTATGGATACCACTCATGCTCTGCAGCAACCAAACCGAGTTGGAACAACCCTAGGGTTGAGAGAATTAATTCCAACCATTGCTAGATCAGCTGTTGCGGCTGGGTTAGATGGATTATTTATGGAAGTTCATAACAATCCGGATGATGCTTTGAGCGATAAAACAACTCAATGGCCTTTGGACAAGCTAGAAGTTTTTTTGACTGAACTTCTAAGCTTACACCGAATTACCAAAGGAAGAGAAACGAATTATTTAGATTTTAAGCCAGCTGAATGAGATCAATTGAGATCCAAGTTGAGTTGGCTGGGATCAAGCTGACCAAAATTAGAATTCAAAGATCCTACATCTAAGCCTAGTTCATTGAGCATTTTGCTTAAGTCATCTTCTTCTTTTAAAATTGTTAAAGAGTCTTGAAGGCTTTTCTCTTCTTCCTCAAGAGTTTTAATTTCTTGATTCATAAGGTCGCTATGATCTAAAACGGCCTCATGATATTTGTATTTGTTGTAAATAATTTTTATTTCTTGCTCTAGCTGACCACAATCACCAAGATTCGAGGTAAGTTCTCGCTTAATTCTTTGTAAAATAATTTCTTGACTATTCAATTGCTTTTCCAAAAGATATTTTTGATTTTGGAGCTTAAAAAGCCTTCGATGGATTGAGACATTATCATCATTTTCCTCCACGGTTTGAAGATTTAATCTCAAAAGTTCTGTTTTTGTTTTGTTTAAGTTGACCAGTTTTTTTTTAATTTTCTTTATTCCGTTCAAGAGAATCGACTCAGCTTGTAGGTTTGAGTTTATTTGAACATTCATTTCACTTAAATATGACACTGGAATAGTTTTTCTTTTCTTTTTTAAAGAATTAACATATTTTTCTCGTTTCAGTTGATCATTAAACCAGATATTTTTTTGACTAGAGTATTCCTTCTTTTTTTGCGATAAAACTCCTTCTAATCGATGAATGTCTTTCAGACAGTTTTCTATTTTAATTTTTATATTTGGTGGAACTGATTTTTCTTTTAACATCATTTGAAGTTTTGCTTTGTTTTTAGAAATTTTTTGGTAAGCTGCACTAGCTTCAAGGTAATTTTTATCTGAATTTAACTTGGTTTTAAGTTGGGTCCAATATACCATTTTATCATTCAAAACCTGATATTTTTCTTTGAGTTGTTCTTCTAAATCTTCTAATTTAGCTCTTGTATCTTGGTCGAGATCTAACGCCGAGGAATTCTTAAGTTTGAGATTGAAAATTTTCATTTGAACCTCAATTAATTTAGTGTTTATTTTTTCAAATTGAGTTTCCATCCAGATACTGTTTAGGATTCTATTTAGGATACATTAAGAGAATATTTTGAAAGTTTCTTTCTCTTCCTTTCTTCTAAAACTCTCTTTTTTTCTTCGCTTTTCTTCTTTTTGAGAGAGCTTTTCTTGTTATTGAGCTTGATTAATTGTTCTTGGGTTTGAATTTGTTGGTTTAAAAGTATTTTCTGATCTTTCAAAAGTTCCAGCTCTATCTCAACGGTTTCTTTTAATTCCATTTGGTCTTCCCATTGCAAACTCAATTCATTTTCAATCTTTTCCAGTGTTATTTCAGAAGAATCCTTTTCAGGCTCTTTTTTAGAGTCTTTCAGATTGAAGAATTCTTGAATTTCTTTATTTTTTTGATCAATCTCGGTTTGATAATGAGATACTAGATTCAAATCATTATTTGGATTTGATTGATAATCAAGTAAATTGTCCTTTAAATTCTTAATATTTCCTAACATTCTCGAAATTAACTTCTGTTCTAGGTGGAAGCTGCGGTTTGAATGAAGGCGATTTGGTTCAAGATGACTTGATTGGTTTGATTGGTTTAATTCAATGTAACTTGGTTGATTTGGTTGACTTGCTTCAACATAATTCAGGGACATTAATTGATTTTCAAGGTTCCTGATTTGATGTTCTACATTCACTAATGAGTCTTTCACTAATGAGTCTTTCACTGATTCTGATTGGTCACTCATTGAATCTTAATTTAAAATATTAGTAAAAAAATTAAGTTACTTCTCACCCGAAGTTAAAAGCCCAATTAAAAGCCCAATATATTAGATGTGTTATTTGCAGTGGTGTTCATATTTAGGTTATTCGCTCCAAATCCGATAAAAGCTGGTGGAGTGCCTGCGGGGAATGATCCCGAGTTCATTTGTGGTGTTGGAGATGGTGTTGAGTTTGATTTATCATTTCTTCCTAGGGCAACAGAGGTTCTTTCTTCTAGAACTTCTTTAAAATCAGGATCAGAGACTTGTCTTCCCGAGGTATAAATATAGTCAATAACATTTTGAACATGTTTTTTTCCATAAAGTTGATCCAAATGTTTGTCATGAGCTTCAAATCCCTTGTTCAGTTCAAGTTTCATGGCTGGTGTATCGGCCCGAAAATCTCGTAAATCACGGGAAATATCCTGAATGACATTGTTTTGATTAGTGGCTTTGGCTTCCAAACAATCAGAGGGCTGCTTTAACAAACAAGAAACAGGACAAATATACTTCATTTGACCATATCCTAAGTTAGTTTGAGGACCCATTCCCCAGTTAGTTAGATCACGTAATGTTTTATGACATCCAGGGTATTTACCATGACTTTGATAATATAACTGAGAATTTTGATCAAGACATTGACGATAATCTTCGTTGGATTTCATGTTAGAACTAATTATTTCCGTTGAAGCGAAATCCTCTTTAGGGGTTTGCTGAGTGGTTTGCCGTTTGTTGTGCAGATAAATTGTATAAAATCCTAAAACAAAGAGCAAAATTAATAAAATAGATAACGTATTTTGTTTCATTTTCCTGTCTTCTTTGATGATTATTCCTTTGCAATATAAATGAGAAATAATCAATGAGAAATAATATAATAAAAAAAAATAAAAAATAAATGAATTTCTTCACTTATTCCTCTTGCATATCATAACTTTGTTGATTGTTGCGCTGTCCAACACGTTGCCATCCTCCATTGGAAGCGGCACCTGAATTGGCATTGTGTCGACCTTGACCACGACCCCGACCTTGACCTTGACCTCTTCCACGATGTTGATCGGGAGATTGTTCAGATTCTAAATCTTGATTGCTCTTGGGGTTTTGACCGAAGTTATTTCTGGGACGATTAAAATGTCTAGCTGGGTTAGAAGGATTGCGAGCATTTAATCCTGGTAAACCACGACGAGGGATTTGATCACACAACAGAGATCCTCCAAAAACACCAGTTACGGCAATTGCTTGGTTGGGATATCCATCATTGTGTGCTTCCGCGTCACTATCCGCCACACCTAATTGAAATGAGACATATTCTCCTTGTTGAAGTGATCTATAATCACTACTTTTGGGATTAATGTGTTGCTGGTGGACAAAGATATCATCCATCAAATGTTCTCCTGGAGTGATAATGGTAATGAAACCATATCCAAGACGGTTGTTAAACCACTTAACTTGTCCGACAAAAGTGTCATCTTTTTTCTGTTGTTCATTCACAGAACTTTCAACACGATTCTCAAAAGATTCTTGCTCTTGAGTTACTCCAGTTGTCTCGGTATTTTCAACAGTTTCAGTAACTTCAGATTGCTGTTGAGGGATTTCCTCTGTACTAACTTGCGCTTCAGTTTGGCTCATAGTTTAATTTAAGTTTCAGATGTATCAAAAACTTGAGATAATCTTAAGTTAATTTAATCCAACCCAACCCAACCCAATCCAATCAAGGAACCATAACAGAAAAGACGGAGCTAGAATCAACTGTAATTTGAATGGAGTCATCAACAATTTCTCTTGCATACCACCATCCTTTTGGTAAATGTAAAATTTTACCAGCCGCCAAATTCAATTCAATGTATTGTCCTTTTGGAAAATCCTTATATTTTTCCTTTTCACTTTCTTCCAACTGGCCCCAGTTAAAAAAAGAAACCTTTCCTTCATAGAGATACTTCTCCTGACCAGGATGATAGAGAATATATTTGACTTTACCTTGAAGTTGAATGATGAGGTGACGATGTGTTTTGATTTTTTCCAGTTCCAATTTAGTTCCAGCTGGATGATTTAAATCTTGATACCACGAACTGATTTTAAAAGGCAAATGATAATTCTGAGTAAATTTGTCAAGAAGCTTCAAAACAACCGGATCCTTACTCGGATTGGGTTGAATTTTTAAATAATCATCATTAATTTGATTGATTCCAACCCACTCCTCAACTAGATTAGTCAGAACGATTGGTAATTTTTCAACAAATAACTTCTCTAGCGTGTCTGGCTTTGGCGACATTGTTTGCAATATCTCATATCTAGAATTGACCTTAATGAAGATATAAACATGGCAATAGAATATGAAGGCTATGATCAAGACTATTATAGCTATTAAGTAACTGTTCATTTCCTATATTTCAAGAAAAAAAAAGCCGAAATCTTACCGATCAATCAGTAAAAAATTGATTAATTTTGAGCCTTAACATAAATAACTGAAACCATTGAATTTTTCTGCTAGTTAGAGTTTTATTTGCGTGAAACATAACAGGTTTGTTTATTGGTTTTTTTTATTCATTCATTGACATATCGAAAAATAACATCTTCCCCAGAGCCATACAGAATTTGTTCATCTTGAAGCCAACCAAATAAAGAAGATCCAGAAGCATATTCCTTTCCAAAACTGTTAATCTCAATAAAATATGGTCTTTGGTGACGACCCAAAAGAGCAAAATCCATGACATAAGAATCAAAATCTTTTAACTTTTCTTTTAGATTCTCTTCAAATTCAGTGATGATTTTGGTCACTATTTGATCAACCTCCGAAATACTTAAACTAGCCAAATAATCATTGACATGATAAAGATGTTGCTGAGAAATCGCTGTAATTCGGTTATGATGAACAAAAACACGAAACTCTAAATCATCAGCAGCCATAAAATCATCAATCCAATTCATTAAGTAGAGTTGGCAGGTTTGGTCATCCTGCTGTAAACATTGATGAGCTGATCTAGTTGAGGCAATTGATTCGATAATCTCTTTGAGGGATTTGTAAGGACCTGTGCCATGAACTCCACATTTTAAACTGACCCTTTCGGATCGAACAAAGTATTCTTGACCTCGACTAAAAAGTTCTTTTTCTAGGTCTTGATGTTTTTCCATAAATTCTTCTAATTCTTCATCATATGAATGGGGAAATTTCCCAGTGAATTGTCCTATTTTAAAGGCTTCATAAATCCATCGGATATCTCTTCTTTCTAAAGTCATTGTTTTGTAGTCAGAGTGAAACAAATCGATCCAATTTTTAGTTTTACCTTGGCCTATAACTTGATCATAATCTTCTGGACGACCCGTTTCTGGATCCCAGTGGTTGTTGGTATTAAATTTGATTCGATCATTATTTTGAACATCCTCCAATAGAATTGTTTCAATCTTAATTGTCATACGATAGTAAAATTGATAAAATTGATTTATGATGGGATCAATTTTATCAATCATCATCAGAAAATGTCTAGACAATGCAAAAATCCGAGAGGAACAATTGATTATGTTGGTGAGACCAACACTAAATTGGAATGGCTAATAGATCACCTCAGCACACTTTTTACCAAGTTTGACGGACAACATTTGAGAACCCCTGTTTTTGAAATTCGTCAAATTCTTTTGGAGAAGTATGGACAAGAAGCCGAATCTAAATTACTGTATCACTTGGAAAGCCCCAAAGATAACGAGAATAAAGAAGAAGGTCAAACTGAATCAGAAACTTTGACCTTGCGATATGACCACACCATTCCCCTAGTTAGATACCTAGTTCAACACAAAATTCAAAAAGGGAAATTCTTTCGAATTGGAGAAGTTTTCCGGCGAGATACCCCATCCAAAAAACAAGTTCGCCTGCGATCTTTTTGGCAAGCAGATTTTGATTTTGTTGGAGAATATTCACCACTAGAACCAGAGATTCTACTCTTCTGCCTCATTAATGACTTTTTTGAACAAATCACAAGAAATGTCATCGGAAAAGAGAACCTTAAATATACAATTCTCTTTAATTTTCGCCCAAATCTTTTTAAGATTTTCGAACTGGCTCAAGTTGAGGAATCAAAATATGCCGCGATTGCCTCGGCGGTTGACAAGTTGGATAAGATGACTTGGGAGGATGTTTCAAAGGAAATGACTCAAAAAGGATTAAGTGATCAATCCATTCAAAAACTGAAAGAATTGCTTTTGGATCAAGAATATCTGGATCCAGCTTTGAAGGAGGCTTATGATACTTTGATGAAGTTGAATGGTTTCGCCAATCCGAACCAAACTTTGAAATTTCAACCAAATCTAGCTAGAGGTTTAGATTATTATAGTGGGATTATTTTTGAGGTTTTGGTTGATGGAATTCAAGGCTCGGTTATAGCTGGCGGTAGATATGATGGGTTGGTCGAAGCTTACAAGGGTGGAAAGGGTAGTAAAGTTCCCCTTCTAGGTCTCAGTTTTGGATTGAATCGCCTTTTGCCACTTTTGACCGGATTTCACTTGTGTCCAGAGAAAGATTTTCCCAAATACAAGGTTTACTTGGCTCACATTGGGAATGATCTTTTGGAAAAGAAAATTAAGTTGTATCGGGATCTAGTTTCTCTTGATTTGGAGGTTCGCCAAAGAATTATTGAATTTAATAGCGACAAATACAAAAATGTCCCAATTGAGGATAAATATTATTTTGAGACTTGTTTTAAGAAAAAGAAGTTAGCTCGAGAAATTAATAAATGCACTCAAGAGAATTTTGATTTAATGATTGTTCTAGCTCCAGAGGAAGATGAACAAGGAACCTATCAAATTAAAATTATTAAAACTTCTGAAACTTATTTGGTTGAAAGTGAGTATTTATATAATTTCTTGGATCTTTTTCAAGGAAGTGATGACCCAGCTGAATTTGATTCTAAATCATGGATTAAAAAGAAACCTAAAAAACCTTAAAAACCTAAGCATCCTTAAATGCTCTTTAAAAATTTAGTAAAATTGATTTAACTGATCCAATACATTCATAATCATCAATGGAAACTCGCTTAGCACATTGGAAGCAAAAATGGAAAATGCTACAAACTGGATGGACAGTAACAGGATATTCCCGTGCTGCTTACCGAACCGGATTTTACATTCCAGAACTGGGAATTATGCTTGATGCAGGTCCCCAGAATTTTAACAATCCCAAGCACATCTTTATTACCCATACTCATGGCGATCATATCGCGAATCTGCCTTTTACGATGATTGTTGATGAGGAAGCTGAGAACTTTACCCTAATTCAGCTTTATGGTCCTCAGAAGGCTGAGAAACATATCAAGGAATATATCACAACTCTTTTTACAACCAACGCGATGACTTATTCATTGTGGACTAAGATGGAAAATCTCTACAAGTACAATGGATTTTATGATGCTGGAGTTGTTCGAATTAACATCAAAAACACTGATTATGATCTTCAAATCTTCCTTTGCGATCATGCTATTCCAACCATCAGTTATGGTTTTAGCTCTATTTCGAACAAACTCAAGCCTGAATATCATGGTCGAAAAGGCATCGAGATTAAGGCTCTTCGGGAAAGTGGAGTTGAAATCACTAAAGAAGTTCCAACGAAACGATTCGCCTACATTTGTGACACAAGTATTAAAGTTTTAGAAACCAATCCAGATATCTTAGAATACTCACTAGTTTTTATCGAATGCACCTTCATCTACAAAGATGAATTGGAAAATGCTAACAAAACTAAACATATTCATTGGGAATACTTACGCCCTTACGTCACAGCCAATCCACAAACACATTTTGTTCTGATTCATTTTAGTCTCCGGTACACAGAGGAAGAGATTTTGAAATTCTTTGCGAAACAAATGGCTCTCCACGGAATCAAGAACATCAAGGTCTGGGCTGGAGATACCACTCAAGAACTTGAACCAGATCTGGATGGAGCGATTGAGGAATACGCATCTAATTTTGTTGATCAACTTTTGGAAAATGTGATCGAAACATTGAAAAAAGAGGAAGAACTTAAGGAAGAACTCTTACCAGAACTCCCACAAGAACTCAAGCAAGAACTCGTACCAGAACCTGCATTGAAAGTTAATTGAAATTTTTAAAATTATAAAGCTTAATTAATTACTTTTTTTTATTGGAGGAAATTAAAACAAAACTAACCAAAGCCAAATGTGTGGAATTATTGCTTATCTGCAAAAACAAGCTGATTCAAAAGCTGATTCAAAAGCTGATTCTAAAAAAGTAGCTGAAATTCTTCTAAAAGGTCTTAAACAGCTTCAGAATCGAGGTTACGATTCAGCGGGAATCACCTTATCAAGTTTGGATTATTATCAAACTCTTAAAAAGGCTTCTACTCCAGACAAAAAAGCTATTAAATATTTAGAAGATGAGATGGATAATTTTTTAAGTCAAGCAGTAAATACTACTTTTCAATCTGGAATCGGGCATACTAGATGGGCGACTCACGGGGGTAAAACTGATGACAATGCCCATCCTCATTTAGATCAGAATTGTAATTTAGCTTTAGTTCATAATGGAATTATTGAGAATTATCAATCTTTAAAGGCTGAATTAGTTCTAGAGGGATTTAAGTTTCAGTCAGAAACGGATACTGAAGTGATTGCCAACTTGATTTCTAGCCAATATCAAAAAACCAAAGATTTCAAAAAAGCTGTTCAGGAAAGTATTCAAAAATTGGAAGGGACTTGGGGGTTGGTTATTTTGAATTTGATGCCAAACTTAGGTTTAGGCTCAGACTCAGACTCAACTTCTCACCCCAAACTTTTCCTAGCTAGAAAGGGGTCTCCTCTATTGGTTAGCTATGACCAGGATTATGTTTTTGTGGCTTCCGAAGAAAGTGGTTTTTGCCAGAGAGTTTCTGAATTTGTGCCATTAAAGGATAATGATTTATTGTGTTTTGAGGAAACCCCAAGTGGATTTAAGTTAATTTATTTGAATGGTGTGTCTGAAACAGCTAAAAAGCATCAAGTTACTAAGGATCTTCAAACGATTCTCCCGCCACACTATTCTCACTGGACCTTAAAAGAAATTTGGGAAACTCCAATCTCATCTTTAAGAGCCCTAAATTGCGGTGGACGACTTGAATCCTCACATCAAGTCAAGCTGGGAGGATTAGAAGCGATCAAAGATGATCTTTTAAAGAGAAAACACTTAGTTCTTTTGGGTTGTGGGACATCTCATCATGCAGCTTGTCTGGCTTTAAAGTATTTTTATGAGCTAGATTACAGTGGATTTAAGACAATCCAGGCTCTGGATGCTTCCGAGTTTGAGGAATCTCAATTGCCACATGTTCCTTCAGAAGAAATTCTACTGGTTCACCTTTCACAATCAGGAGAGACCAGGGATCTTCAAAAATGTATTGAACTAGGTAAAAAGAAACATTTTCTCCAGTTGGGAGTGGTTAATGTGGTTGATTCCTTGATCGCTAGAGAGGTTGATGCGGGATGCTACATTAACGCTGGAAGAGAAGTTGGGGTTGCCTCAACAAAATCATTTTTAAATCAAGTTCTAGTTCTAGCTATGATCGCGATTTGGTTCGCCCAGAATCAACCCAATAGCAAATTAACCGAATCTCAAAGAAAAACCTTTATTAAAGACCTTCGGAGAATTCCTTTGGACCTAGAAAAGACTCTTCAATTAGTTTCTCCAGTGATCGAAAAAATGTCACAAACTATCCGAAGATCTCCCTTTAAAAGTCTTTATATCCTCGGAAAGGGGCAATCTGGAGTGGCCCTGGCTAAGGAAGGAGCCCTTAAGATTAAAGAGTTGGTCTACTATCATGCCGAAGGATCATCTGCCATTTCTCTTAAACATGGTCCATTTGGATTGTTGGAAGAAGGTTATCCAATTATTTTAATTGCTTTAAGCAATCCGGCTAGTCATATTACAAAAATACATAATGCTTTTCAAGAAATCCTGTCTCGAAAGGCTGATATTTATTTAATTACTGATTTGGCTGATTATGAAAGTTTTAAGGGGTTTAAGAACTTAATTCAGATTCCAGAGAATTCTAGTTTTCAGGAGTTGATTGCTGCTATCCCGTTGCAATTACTGAGTTACTATATGTCTTTGCAGGAGGGTAATGATCCAGATTATCCTAGAAATCTGGCTAAAGTAGTTACGGTTGAATAGTTTTGGTTGAGTAGAATAAAAAAATCTTTCTAAAAGTTAAATGGCATCTAACGAGAGGAAACTTGATAAAGGGAAAAAAGAAGAAAAAGATAACAAACCCTTTAGATTGATAAAAGCACAACTTCCTTTTTTTGATTTTGATTTTGAAAAGTTACGATCGTTTGCAGCGGTTCAGGGAGAAATCAAAAAAACAAAAGAAAATAGTTTGGATGATAGCAAAGTTAAAAATCTGTCTAAATTAACTGCAAATTATGATCGATTGGTTGATCATCTCAAAAATAAAATCCTTATAATTAATGAAAAAATTGTAGAAAAAGCTTCTCAAATTAGGGATAAATCTGAAATTCCTATGACAAAACCTGAATCATTGGCATTAACTTCATCGTTAAAGAAAATTTATAAGACTATTCCAAAATGCGAAGGAAAAGAAAAAAAGGTGGTTTTTAGCAAATTCTTTGGATCTGTTTTACCTGATGGCGACGATGCTAAAGATCCACATGCGATTGCAACAATGATTACCACGGCTTTAAACAGTTGTTTAAAGACATTGAATGAATATGCCATGACATATGCCAAAGATATAGCAGTAGAGGGATATTCAATGACAATGGATGTTGAGAGTATGAAAAAATCATCTGTGGCTTCAACAACAGGAAGCATATCTGGTGGACCCAGTGTACCTGGTATTCCAATGTATCGGGGAGGAAGTAAAAAAACTCGCAAAAGAACTCACAAGAGCAAAAAAAAATTGAAGAAGGTTAAAAGAACTAAGAAGGCAAAGTAAAAATAAAATGTCTTGGGCAGAAGTTGTCAAAAGAGGAATTAAAAAGGAAGAATCTGACAAACCAATGGAGGTCTTAACAACCAAAGTTGAAAAACCAGTCAAAGTTCTACCACATCCATATCTAATTGATATTGGTTCTAATTTAACATCTTCTAAGTTTAAACATTGCTTAGAAGATGTCATTAAGCGAGCTCGAGTAGCTCACGTCAAAAAACAAATTATTACTGGTGGTAATCTAGCTGAAAGCATTAATGCTCAAAAGCTGGCCCACCATTATCCAGGTGAATTTTATTCAACCGCTGGAATTCATCCCCATCATGCCAAAGAATTTAATTCAGAAACTGTCGAGGAACTGGAGAAACTTCTGCAACATCCCGAAGTTGTTGCGGTAGGTGAAACTGGACTTGATTACTTCCGCAACCTTTCTAAACCAGAGATGCAGAAACAATCCTTTAAAGCTCACATTGAATTAGCCATCAAACACAATATGCCACTCTTCCTCCACGAAAGAGATGCTCATGAAGATTTTATGGAAGTTTTCAAAGAAGTTTTATACAAAAAACAATTGAAATGGGAAGATCTTCCTCCAGTCGTAGTGCATTGCTTTACTGGAAAAGCCAAACATCTTGATAAGTATATCTCAATTGGTTTCTATGTCGGAATTACTGGTTATATTGCTATCAATGGTCGTGGTGAACATCTTCATCGGTGTTTGCCTGATAAAGTCCCTTTAGATCGGTTAATGATTGAGACAGATGCTCCTTACATGCGTCCTAGCCAAGCACCTCGATTGGCTTCTGGTCAAAATGAACCATGTAATCTAGGGTATGTTGCCGAAACTTTGGCGAAGATTTATCACGTTGATCGAAATGTGATTTGGAAGGCCACCACCCAAAATGCTGAAAAGTTTTTTGGGATAACCAAATAATTGTATTTTAAATCTACTTTCTTGAATTTACTCTTGGGGTCCCTCTTAGAATCTCATTTTTTAATAATCTTTTTCTTTTGTTACATAATATTTTCGATCTGTTTGAAGTCGAAAATGCAACCACGGAACCATTAAACCATGTGTTTTAAGGTAAATTTGAGGATTGTTGGACAAATAATCTTCGGCTTCTTGAGCCACTTTCTCCCAAAAATCTAGAATCTGGTTAAAAGGGGCTGTTGCCAGAAATGTCCTCAGATTTAGGTAATCCGCTATCAAATTAGTTGGTCTAGGGACAATTAGTTTGACGTCTTTAGTCAAATTAAGAAAAGAGACCACTGATTCAGAAGATTTGAAGTACTCCATAAAAGCTCTTGAGTTTTGGGATGCTTTCATGGTAACTTGGGTCAAGATAATGATGACTGGAGATGTTAAATCATCAATCATGTTAGTTTCGAAAAAATAATCAAATGGAAGCAACAATGTTTGGCTAAACTGATGGGCAAAATCACGATTTCGCAATAACTTAGTAAATTGTTGGAAGGTGATGATCTTCTTAGCCAAAGTGATCGTAATTTTGTATTGATCAGGGTTTAACTGTTCTAAATTAATTTGGTAAGACATTTATTTAGGTTGACATTAAAAGAGCAAAAACAATCAATTTTAATGTCTCAACTATAAAAATCTAAATATAAATTAACATGAAATTCCAAAAGATTTTTACTCCAAGATTAATGGGAGCATTTTTAATATTTGTGGTAATATTTGTTACAATCAGATTTATGATGATGAGACAAGTGGATGAGTTTGCTTCTGTTTCTGATCAGGAAATTCCAAAAATTATTTGGACTTATTGGGATACAACAGAATTACCTGAATTTATTAAGATTTGTCAAATGAATTGGAAGAAATTTGCTCCTAATTATCAAGTTAATTTTATTCATCAGGACCAAGTTGAAAAATTAGTTGATATGCCACAGAATTGGAAGAACCTACCTAATTTTCGCCAAGCTGATGTATTAAGGTTAAAATTATTAGAAAAATATGGAGGTATTTGGATGGATGCATCAATCTTGCTTTTAACCAATCCAGATAACTTTGTTAAACAAGATTTAACTCTTTTTATTGTTCCCAGTAAATCTTTTGATAATCCGGTTCATGAAAATTGGTTTATTGCAGCTAGAAAGGGGCATCCTCTCATTATTGAGTGGGTTAAAGAAGTTGCGATAGCTATGACCAATGTTGACAAGTATATTAATGAATCAAAAAAAGAAGATGTTGAAGCGGTTGGTGCAGTAGGATATTTAATATGTCATTTAGCAATACGAAATATATATCAAAGAAATAAAAAATTATTTGTCGGTGGAGCTTACTATACTAGCCATGATACCGCATTTTACGAACATATTAAAGTCGGATGGGATAAAACCTATGCAATCTTTGATCAACCTAATTTTAAAATCGATCCATATAGATTAATGATTAAAATAAGAGGTGGAGATCGACATTATTTGAATCCGGCCAAAGTACCAAAAGAATTGTATCAAACTTGAGTTTTGAGTTTATTTGAGTTTATTTAGTTTTAGGTGTTTTTTTAGTTGGTGTTTTTTTAGTTGGTGTTTTTTTAGTTGGTGATTTAGAAGTTTTCTTCTGAGGAGATTTACGCTTAGTTTTAGTCGTTGTTTTACGTTTTCTAGGTGTCGTTTTTTTGACGGATGAACTTTTTGGTGATTCCTTTCCTTTCGAATCCTTAACTTTTTTAACCTTTTTAACTTTCTTTTTGTAAAAAGCTGGTAATGTCTTACCATCTCGTTCGATTAATTCTCCCACTGGTTTTGAGCGTCCAGCCTTCATGATATTCTCGTTATAAATATATCTCTTTTGCCCTGGAGCACTACTGACTTCATAATAGTACTTCACTCCTTTAACCTTGAATTCTCCCATGGCAATCTTGACATGACGTTCCTGGTGTTCTTCAGCTAAACCAACGGTATCCATAATTCCTGGAGCAGATAAGTAATCATCACGGTTTTTACTATCATAATCCAAGCATTTAAAGGGATTATCACTGTTGTAATTAGTTGCTGAATGAACATTGCAATCAAAAGCTGTTTCTCTGATTAATTTCAGCAAAACATTAATGACATTACGTTTACGTTCCGAGATAATGTAAAGAGACTCATCAGAAGTAACAACCTGACCTCTTCTTTGTAATCCATCGTTAAAGCGCGCAATATCACCTCTTAAATTTGGATTACGAAGTAATCGTAATTGTTCTCGTGAATAAGTCGCGATATAGACGAAGACTTCAACATTACGGTCACTAAGTGGTAAAGTCAAATGAGAACCAATACGAACAGCTCGCCCAATAACCTGATCAATTAGAACTGGTTGCCAATAAGGTTCCATAACATGAACCTGGCGAACATTGAAGAGAGAAATACCCTCGGCACCTGTTTTAGTTGTTAAAAATACTTTAGCCACTTTACCACGCGTATTCAATGTTTCACCATACTTCTTACGGAGCTGTTTCTTCAACAATTGACAACTGGATGGCAAGAGATCCAACTCATTATTAAAGACCTTGATCAAAATATCACGTAGTTCTTTATCTTTAAATGCACCAGCCCAAATAATGTATTTCCATTTATCATCATCGCTGGGTTTATTATCTAGGACCCAGTTACCATCAACCTTTTTAATAGCAAATGGTACATATTTCCCAGTAGCTTCAAGGGATAAACAAAAGGTATTTAAACCAATCAAGGTGATGAACTGACTGTAAACAAAGACACATCCGGGGCTTTGTTCAATATTTTCAATCATTTTCAAGTATTTAGGAGAATGTTTGGCTAAAGAACCATTGGCAATTCCTAAATATTTTTCTTTTTCTTCTCCAAGAGCTTTTAAGTAAGTTCTTTTGAGAACCATGTCCAGTTTGGCAATTCTCTTCTTGTTTTCTTCATTTTCTAGATCATCATCAACTAGACTAAAATCTTCATCAGCTTTGTCTAAAATAATGCTATTTTCTTTGTCATACGGTGATCCAAGTTCTTCTGGGAAGGCAAAAGTACATTGCATTCGAGAAAAAATACGATAACTGGATTTGATCTGGTCCATGTCACGACCAGCTTTCTTTTTCATTGATTTATTTTTCTCAATTTCTTTGTTTCTTTGGGTTTGGTACTGGTGTGATTGAAAATCGCTCATTTCAACAAAGACTTTTTCAATCTTGGTGACTTCCGGCATCAATGTGGTGACGGCTGGATCATAAAAGGAACTTAATCCCATAATTCTATGTCGGATGATATCAGTTTTCTTCAATCTGTTTAGGTCACGATTGTAGAAGAGAGCATCAAAATCTTTTTGATTATTTGGTAAGGCGGTATTAACTTCCTTGGATGGAATGACTTGGTATCCTAAACCAATTAATTGTTTTTTGACTAAATCTTGAAATCGATCACCATTCAGAAGTCGTCCAGATTGAAAAATAATCCCTTGACCGTTTGGATCATTAATGTAATTGTCAGGGTTTTGAGTTATTTTGACTATTTTTTGACTTCTTTGGATAATGATCTGATCAATGTAAATGTTACGTTTGAGGGTTGATCGAACTAAATTCCAGTTAACATCTTCATCACCACCAATGACTCGATAAACATAGGTTGTAATTGGCCCACGAAGAATGTTAAAGATTTTGGCTGATTCAAAGACATCATTAATTAATGGGGTACCGGTCAAAAAGATGATTTTGCAGTTTTTGGCGGCCATTAAATGTTTTTCAAATTGAACTCCGGTTTTGGAACCAGTTGCCACACCATTGATTAGATTGTGAACTTCGTCAAAGATCAAGATTTTGTTATCAAAAGGATACTTGCCTTCTTGCTCTAGTTTTAGAAGAAGTCTGGTATCATCAAGATGCTTGAACTTGAATCTCTTGGCTAGAATGGAATTAATTTGAAAGTCTAATTTGGATTGTTCAGTGGGAGTCAGAGAGTTATAATTTGGTTCCTCGTTGGCGTAGTCAATGATAAAAGCTCCATCATTTTGCTTAATTACACTTAATGGAATCTGATATTCCTGGGTGGCTAGTCGACGTTCATAAGGAGAATGACATTGCATAAAGACCCAGTGGTTTTGGTTTCTAACCATATCCATTCCACAATCTTTAACATTCTTGATGAAGTTACCTTCCAGACTGGCTTTGGAAAACACCCAAACTTCTTTTTTGGGGTCAACAATAGTTTTTGAGATGGCAATAGCGGCACAGGTTTTACCAACCCCAAGCCCATGATATAATAGAAGACCTCTGTAAGGACTTAGATCAGAGATAAAATCACGAACCAATTTTTGTTGGACGAAGAGCTCCATCTTAAGAGCTTTGGTTTCTGATCTATTTTTCTTTTGCTTTTCTGCTGAATATGTTTGATAGGTGTTGATAACCCAGTTAAAAAAGGTCTTGCGGGTAGGTAGCTCCCAGACCTTTGGAATAACCCTTCTTTCAGCTTGGGGTAAGTACTTCTCAGATGTTTTTTGGTCTAATATTTTAACTATTTTGAGTTTCCCAGAACGTTTGTTAGTGCTTGTACTTTTACTTGCTGGCATTTTGATTAATCACTTATTATATTTAAAGAAGATTTTTTACTCTAAAATCTTGAACATATTCTTAAAAAGTTAAAAACTATTTAAAAGTTAAAAAAGTTAAGTCTTAAGACTTATTTTCGACGTGTTTTGTGCGTCCGTTTGGTATTTCTTTTGGGATACTGCGTGGAGTGTCGTTTAGGTTTCTTCTTTTTAGATTGATTTCGTTTTCTCTTTTGGGTTTTATGACCTCCTCCAGCAGGTCCCACTTTTCCTGCTCTTGTATTTCTATTTCTGGGTGGTAGGGGTGGGGGGCCGTTGACTATGGCAGTATATAAATCGGGTTTTTCATCCGGAAGTCTTTTGACGGGGTCGTGTGTTTGAGGAACGTTCACTTTTTTAATTTCTTTAGGCCTTGGCACAGCATATTCTGATGCCGGATGATCTATATCGGATAGCGCATATGTAACTTGATCTGGCTGTTGTGTTGAAGGTACAGTGTATTCTGGCTCCGTGTCTTTTTTTAGTACTGGTATTGGTTCTAGATACACCTCAGAACTTTGGTGAGCCCAAGTCTTTGGATAACCTCTGTTTGATTTCTTCTCAGCCTCATGCCTTTCCCTGGTTGTGGTCTCAGGAGGTTCAGGTAACCAGTGTAGAATCACATCCCAATTGAGTGGTAGATCATAGGGCGCAATTGTGACCTTAGTTTGTCCTTTCTGACCCAGCTCCTTATAAGCTATGTTTAACTCTCTACCGCTCTCATCACCATTTGGCCTTGCATCTTTCCAATTATCAATTCCAATTTTAATATATTTGTTGAAGTATTCTCTAAAAAGGGGATCCTGTCCAAAAGGGTTTTTTTGACCATTTAATAAGTCATAAAAATCCTTTCTATTTCTTTCATCATCAAAAGGCACAACATCACGAACAACTCTGAACTTTTTCTTTTGATCATCAACTAGAATAGATGTATGTTTGCGCATTTCGGTCAGTAAAAGATTTTGAGGAACTTTCTTGGAATCTAAAATAGTCAGATTGGGATCTATCCAGGGACAAATTATTGGCATGAAGATAACCAAACCAAACCGATTGATCATTTGACTATAATCGATTAATAATCTGTCAAAGCAATCAATCATATTCTTTTGTTTAAAAACGTTCTCAGTATTTCTGATATCATTTCCGACCGTGTTGCATAAATGATTACTTTGATATTGACGAATAAAAAGATCATTTATTGGGTTTTTACCATCGTAAAGAGAAAAGGATCTTTTTATTTTTTGACCTTTGGTAAAAACATTTGTTTGAATTGTCATTTTTATATCTAACAAGTGCCCACCAACCATAATTGGCTTGTGAATTGTTTTTGGTTCACCTTTAGAATTTTTAAAATGTGTAACCCATTTACCACCTTCTAAGCTTAGTTTAGCCTTGATCAGCACCAAACTGAAAGTAACAACACAAAGTCTGTTTCTGTTGAGTCCTTGACACTTAAAACATTGAAATTTATCTTCAAGATGATGACTTTTGCCTTCGATTTTCATACCTGTTTGCTGTAGGAAGACATTACATGCTTGATATTCCGGGCGAAGAAAAGTATTTTTTGCCGGGTGGGGGTATTGAACCTGTGGTGTAGGACTTTTCGAATCATAGCCTTCAAGAGGATGCGCTAAAAATTGAGCAGTAATCTTTGGATTTGGTAGAGGACCACCTTCACCAAAAAACGTTAGTAAATCTTGTGGAATTGTGGTTGCTACTTCTGATACTTTGCCACCATTTGATGAAAATCGGTTGATATTAAAAAACAAACTGTCATCATTTGTCAACATGTCTTTAAAAGTTTGTGGTCCACCACCACCAACCATTAATTTATTATTTAGTGGATCATAAGCAGTCGGCAGATTGGGTTGACCCAACATAGTTTTTTCGCCAGGGAGTTGACTAATTTGTTTGTTACGGTTGACCAAGTAGTTTATGCTATTAGCATTTATTAGGCGAGTGTTGTTTAATATTACATTCGCCTTTGGATTAATGAGTTCCCCAAGTGATGGTGCGACCCCAGTGCGTAATCCGCTCGCATTATCATTAGCGCGAACTGCTAAAAAACTTGCGATGGTTGTTACTGAATAGTCTGACTCTTTTATTAAATCCTTTTGCCGGGGGATAGGTAACAAATATGCTATTTTGTGAGCTTTGTTTTCTTCTGGCCCAGGACTATATTTTTTAATTAATTCGGAAAGTTTAGGAAGAGGGCAATTGTCAATGTATCCTAAATGACGCAGTTCATCTTCCGGTTCTGTTTTTATACGTGTATTTCTTTTAAAATTAAAAGGCATTTTTATAGAATCTTGGGTGAATCTTGGTTACTTATTAAATAGAAAAAAAGATAAAATTGAAATGATTTAATTTGGAATCACGTCAAGAAATTAATGATTGATTACGAAAGTATAATAAATGCTCTAGTAATGTACCGAGAGTCAATTCATCAGAATATTATCGACATCGCCACCTTTACTCTGATTTTTGCCGTCTTGGATTTGCTGGTAGTACCAAAAAAATCACGATGGTTTTCCCTGCATACTATTTCTAATAGTTTCACAACTTATTATTCATTTCCTGATTTCATATTGACCTGGGTGCATCCTTTGAAATCAATTGGGGTTATGAATTGGAGACCGCTCAATATCACGGTAACATTGCATTTTTATCACATGCTTTTCTTCAGCAATCTGAATACAATTGATTGGGTACATCATATCGTAATGATGTATGTTGCTGTTTATATGTATCTATTTCCCTTGGGAGCTCCGATTAATGCTGTAATATTCTTTGTAAATGGTCTTCCAGGAGGGTTAGATTATTTACTTCTGGCTTTTGTGAAGCATAATTGGATTTCTCCTTTCACTGAAAAATCAATTAATGTTTATCTAAACAACTGGATTAGATCACCTGGAATTCTGATTAGTACTTACCTGGCTGTTCTATTGTCTTGTACCTATTATGATAATTTTCAGGTGCCACATGTTTTACCCGAATTTTTACCAGGTTATTTTATCTTTGAATGCATTCTAAGTGCTCTAATCCCATTAGCTCTTTACTGGAATGCTCAATATTTTAACCAACGAGTTCTATTAAATTATGGTAAAAGATACACTGAAAGAAGTAAATTGTTGGAAAACGCTGTTGCAGACAATTTAATTAAATGTATGAAAGAAAAAGAACCCACACAGGATAAAAGCAAACAATTGGCAATTGTTAAATATCAAGTCAGAGATACTTTTGCTAAATTACGGGCTAAACAAGAGGCTGATGATGTTAAGGAAGTGGACCAAAGAGGTGACCATTTAACACATTTAGTTAGTCTTTAGTCTTGTCTTAAGATACTGCACTCAAGATACTGCACAATTTTGTTGAGGAATAAAATCCTTTAAATCACAACTTTCAATCATAATTAGAGGTTGCTTATTTTTTTGTAAGTCATCAATGTATAAATTAAAGGCTGGAAGGTTACTCCATTGATGGTCAAGTGAAACTGGATAAAATTCGCTGGCCTTTCCAATATATTTTAAATGAATTTGCTTTACTTTAACGCTTGATGATACCCCAGTCCAAGATATTGTTGGTAATTGACCATAATAATCAAGATCATTCTTTTCCAGTTTCGAAGTTGAAAGGAGACCAGATCCCTTTGACAACTCTAACGGATCTTCATTTAAATACCATTTAATTTTCCATTGATAAAAGTTTTTGTTGGCTAACAAACACTTCATTAAAATTAATAGCCTAAATTTTTTTAAATCTAATTCTTAAATCGTGATTGTGACATATTCTAATTCTTTTGGTTGAACATTTGGATAATGTTGTTTAATAAATCGAGCCAACACTTTTCCACTTTTCTTTTTACCATAATTAGTTATAAAATGATCTCGGGGACGATAAGAATTCATATTTTTGAGTAGTCGATCCAAAGCAGATACAACATCCGTTTTATTAGTAAAAAATTCACCGGTCTGTTGAGTAACATATTTCCACCCACCAACAATGTTATAATTGACTAGAAGCCTCAAATCATAGCAAAGTGATTCAACTATTACTCTTGGGGAAGCATCTGATTGATTGGGAACAAATAAAAATTTAGCTTTTTGTAATTCTTTTTGAAATTCATGATACTTCAAGAAGGGCAAGACTTTAATAATTCCATCACATTTATTGGTGAATTTGCAATTATTACGACCAATTAAACATCCTTTTAAATGGTATTTTCCGCACATGACTTCTAAACATTCTTTTGCTAAATCCCAATTGCGATTATGGGATTGCCATCCAGCTTCACATTTATCATTATCTTTCAAGCAGACATAGATGAAATCATATTCTTTTTTAATAGATTTATCTAATTTATGACTGCTATAGTCTTTTAGATCTGATTCACTGAAAAGAAGTTTAGGAATTTCGTGTTTGAGATGTTTTCCGGGGTCCCTGTAACAATGTAACCAGGTTTTGACCATAGCTTGATAATCGTGATTTTTTTCTTCATGAAATCTATTTTCAAAGGGGTTTGAGAGTTTAGAAGGAAATTCAGAGTAGCTAGAAATACCCATAAACTCAAGTTTAGGCTGGTGATTTTGATATTTTAAGTAAAGTTTTTCATGTTCTTCATTTCTGAAAGGGGCTGAAATTAAAATGATGTTTAGGAGATTGTTTTTTTGATCATAAAGATTTTTAAAAGGAAAAGCCACTTTGGGGACTGCATTATTTTGAAATCCTTCTGTATTCTCAATACTCTTTCCTTTCAGCTCAAGATGAATGTAATACAAGAAGATACAAAAAAATGTAAATAAGATGGAAATTAAGTTTGAATCTGATAGCGATATTAAATTTTTCAGTTTCATTTTTGTGCTCACTATTAACTTTTACTATTTAGGGAAGAAATTAAGGATTTGAATTAAGGATTGAAGATCTGTTCAAATTTCTTGATCTCAGTTTGAATATAATCTAACTTAGCCCATAATTCTTGAAATTCAAACAAAGTTTTCAAAGGAAAAGCCTGAATTGTTTTCTGTAAATCAGGTGAAATATTAGAAGATGGTTTTGAACATGGTTTTGATTGAAGATATTTTTCCAAATCCTCCATTGTAATTAGATATATCCATGGCTGATGCAAAGTGACTAGCTCACCAACTGCTCGATCCCGATGGTTTTTTAGTCTGAAATAGACTCGAAGTGGGTTCAATCTATCTTGGTGGGTTTGATCAATTAGATTGACACAATCATGCCAATCACTTTTTAATTGCTGATTTTCTTCAGAATTCCTAGAAAATAGCTTAGTCTTAATAACATGTCTAGAGTGCTGAATTAACCATTCAATTTCATGAGATTGCAGTTTTTCGCGAGTATAATGGGTTGGGATTTCTAAATAGGTAGATCTAGAAATCCATTTTAAAAATTCGAAAAGGTTTCCGCCCCTCGGACGCCGATAATTGTCATACCAAATGTATAAATCTATTTTAGGAATTAATCTAATTTCAGCTAAACTTGCTGGATCACAATCATCTAAATTAGCTAATCCTAGATATTTATAACGTTCAGCTAAATATTGCTTCCAAGCTTTTTGGATGATTTTGGCTGCATGACAATATCTCATTTTATGGACTTTGATATTTTGACTTTTTTGAAGATTTATGGCAAATTCATCATTGAGATTGTACCTCAGTTGAGCAATCAAACCTAACCGAGCTTCCCTTTTTTTAAATTTTTTTAGTAGTTGCTGATGAATTAGAATCCATGGCAAAATGTTGAGAGTTCTGGGGTTTTTCATCATGATCTTGGCTGGTCTCTGTCAGTTTTGAATAATCAATTTTTTTGTCCAACCATGCTGCAATATTAACCGCCGCAAGTAATACTAAAAAGCCACAATTGGAATACTGTGTTAAGGTTTCCAAATTTGGTAGTCCAACCGAGACTAACAAACTCAATAACCCACAAAAGATGATTGAATAAGTAGGGATTTTTCTTTCTGGATCCAGATAACTTAATGTTTCCCAATTATTTGTTTTGGCATAACGATAAATCAATCTTGAATTTAATAGTAACAGCAACAATGCAGTATTGTAAGTTGAAAAGACAGCCGAAAAACTTAATAATTTATTTAAAGATTTTCCACCAATCTGAGAAATTACATCAGCCAAAGGTATTTTTGAAAGACTCAGATTTTTCCATCCAATCAAAGAAATACTGGCCACCGCAACTAAAACATACAACACCATTGTTACTAAAATGGAATCCCTCATTCCATCCATTATATCAGATGGATTTTCAGCTTCCTCAGTTAATTTGATCAACGATTCGAAACCATGAAAAGCAAAAAGAAATAGAAAAGCCCCATAAAAGACTTTACTCAATCCAACTTTTCTGATTTCTCCAGTTAAATCAGTAATCCCAATAGTTTCAACATTTAGTTGACTAAAACCACCAATGATCACTATGACTAGACCTATTACTTCAATGATTGTCGCAATATTATTCAAGTTAATTGTGGCTCGAAGTCCATAACAATTAACTAAAACAACTGATAAAATTCCTAAAATCCCTCCAATCCATGCAGGTATTCCAACCAGGTTTTCTAGATAGTAGGAAAAACTAACTGAAACAGTCGAAATAGTAAAAATAATTCCTAGAAAAGAAATTCCAAGCACTAAATTAGAAATATTTGGTCCGAAAACAGATTCAATTAAAGAAAATTCAGAATTATTGTGAACTATACTTTCTGGTCTTTCATTTTGAACATTTTGACTATAAATATTTTGACTATAAATGTGGTAATACCCATAAGTAGCCAGTAAACAAAATAATCCAGATAAAATAATTGATAACCATGTTAGTCCCTTTGAGTAAGAGCTAGTAATACCCAAAAGCAAATATATACCAGCTCCTAGAATATTGCCCACTCCAGCTAAAAAAATATCAATGTATTTGAGTTCCTTTTTTAGTTCACTCATGATTTACTTAATGGCAAGATTGTAATTTTTCTTGGTATTTTCCGATATGATAAACCTGATAAGATTCATCTGAAGGTTCTTGAATATAACGATGTGGATCAATTACAATGCTTCCTTTTGGAAATTGATATTTTTGAAAAGCTCGGTGTGAAGTAGCAATAAAAAAGATTGCTTTAGTGGTGGGTTTTTGACTGATTGATAAATTATCTCTGGGATTAAGGTGAGGATCATGGGTAGTAAAATCTAGATTACGTTCTTTCAGAATTTCTTGAAGTAAAAAGCTGGGGCTACCATCGACTAGGTTTGTTTCAGCTTTAAAAGCTAATCCCATAATCATAATTGGTAGTTCTTTATTCATCTTCAAATAGTATTCTTCGATTAAATTGGCTAAAAATTCAGTTTGCTTTTCACGACAAACCATAATGTGATGATAATAGTTGTAAGTATTTCCACATTTTTCGCTTAGCCAAGCCATGGCAATATTGTCTCTGGGATGACATCCACCACCATCACCCATACCACCTCGCATGTAGTTAGAGCTTAAAATTCTTCTATTGGACAGGACCAAAGCAGTCACTACATCATCCACATCTGTTCCAGGTAACTTATCACAGAGTTCCATTAAAGTATTTGAAAGACAAATTTTAGTTGTAATGTAAGTGTTGTAAGAAACTTTAATTAGTTCTGCATTCTCTAGAGTTGTTTGATGAATTGGGGCATCTGTAAAAGTACGATAAAATCGGATAACTTCTTTTTTGGCTTCTAAATTATCATTTCCCAGAAGGATGAATTCGGGATATAAAAAATCTCTAATTGTGGTTCCCATGGCAATAAAAAAGGGGTTATAACATAATCTAATTCGAGGGGATTTGATGAGTGGCTTAATTTGTTGCCGGATTGTTCCAGGTAAAACAGTTGAAATAATGATTAGATTGATCGGGGATCCCTCTGGATCTTTTTCAGCAGCTTGATTAAGATTTTGAACAGCTTGGCAAATCCAATCATAATTGAAATCTTTTCTTTCTTCAGGTAACCGGGTGGTTCCATCAAATTTTTTGTCATGAGGTGTTTGAACAGCTAAGAAGATTAAATCACTCCATTCTAGTAATTCATCGACTGATTCAACAAACTGAACAGAATTATCTTGATGAATTTTATCTATAATTTCATCAAGAGTTTCATCGAGAATGGCATCAAGTCCTTCCTCACGAGTTTTTAAAAGGTCTCCAGGTAAAACTCCTGGGTGAATATTAGGGTTTATATCAAACCCTTTGACATGATGACCTTTATGGGCGATTGCGAGAGAGACAGGTAATCCTAGCTTACCCACTCCTATTAATCCAATATTAAAATGTGGCGGTTTATTGTCAAGACTCATTCTGATATAAAGTAGAAATGTAAAAAAAAAATCGCGATCAAACTTATCAATCTTATCAATGGTAAGAGTGAAAATCACGAAGAGGAATTTTACGATCCTCTAAATATTTTTGAATTGTAGGCATAAACCATGTTTCCCCAGTTTTATCCTCCTGAGTTAAAGAAATATAATGCTGACAAGGATATGATTCTAGGCATGTGTTGCCAATTGAAATGACAAAATTACCATTTTCATCATAAAATGTGTAACCATTGAAAGAAGTTGACCATGTTCCTCTTTCATAGGATTTAACACCAAATAATTTTTTAAAATACTCAAACATACTTTTAATTTAGTTTTAAATCTAATTTTTCAATTTTATGTTAAGCTAGTTAAATCAAGCCAGTTAAATCAAGCCAGTTAAATCAAGCCAGTTAAATCAAGCTTGCATATTGTGGAAATTTGGCTTTCAAATATTTAACAATTGGTAAATAGGATTGTGATTTCATTTTTAGTTTATAGAAAATTCTTTGAACGACAATATCTACATTATCAATGACATCATCTTCAATAAAATCTTGTAATTCTTTCCATTTGTTATCCTTAATGAATTTGTAGGCAAAATCAGGATGATATTTAGTTTTTTTAGCTTTGGATAATTTCAAAATCAATTCTATAATTTCAGAATTACATTTGTTATCTTGAGCATAATTAATTAAATATTTGGCATCGCTATGAGGATTTGTATTGAGATTTGTATCAATCGGATAATTTAGCTCAACTAGCAAGTAAACAACTAATTCACTATTATTTCCCTTAACAGCATTCATCACCGTGTTGATTAAGGAATAACCTTCATTCTTACTAAACGGATCAAATCCCATTTCGACTAATTTCTGGAAGTTTTTGACGTTTATGACATCACACAGATCGATAAACTGTGGCACGGTAGGTTTGAAATTCATTTCAAACAAGTAATCAATGATCTTTTCTGCATTAGTTCGTAATGAAATCTTTAATATTTCTAAATAAGATAGGATTGATTCTTCTTTTTCCTTAATCTTTTCTAAATTATCAGCTTTGATTTCTTTAATAAAATCATCTTTTTCGTATTGTTTTTTCAAATAATCAAAATGTGATGGAATGGGAATTTGATTAGAATCAAAATATTCACACATTTTAGTTCCCAACCATAACCCGCGTTGAGCAACATCATTGATTTTGATGTTGTGTTGACATGGATTACTGAGTCGACATAAATTGCTCATGGCAAATAAAACTAATCCATCTTGGTCAGTAAATTCATACCATTGATCGTCTTCAGAGTTAGCCCATCCACCTTTAATCTTTTCTTCTTGCTTAGAAAAAAAATTTAACATTCTAATTATTATTAAGAGTGATTTAGTTAAGTTTTTTAACTAAGTTTTTTAAATAAGTTTTTAAAACTTATGAATATCTGCTCTGCTAACATCTTGCAAACCATGGTCAGCAATGTAGACGACAACCATAAATAGGAACAGTCCAATCGCGGATAGGATGTGCCAGATATCGTGATAATCAAAGTAATCGAAAAGAACACATGGTTGGTTCAAAGCGTTTGATTTGGCGTGAGTAAATGATTTATTGCTGACAGCTTTTGAAAAGAAAAGCAGCGAGGCGACTATAATGCCAAAATCAACAATTAAAAGAACAATTACATACCATTTGATTTTTTCATTAAAGAAGATTTTACAAACAACATAGTAGAGGAAATACATTAGCATGTTGATGACAAACAAGGCCAATAACCAATTTGTAAAATTAACTTTGTGTTGAACTTGGGCATAAATGACCATTGTGATACTGTAAAGATTAATCAAAATGACAATTATTAATTTGGGATATTGATAACGATCCATATTTTGAATCGCATGGAGCATTTTTTTGGGTAATTCCATATCAAATCCCCACTCAGAGCTGTAGTAAATATTAATACTGGCCAATACTAAAGTATAGAGTAGTAATCCATAAATGAAAACCCAAAAAACAACTTCTAGTCCAGTTACCAATCCTGCTAAACTGAGGGTATTGACAAGGATAACCATCCACATGAAACTATAAGTTTTGAAAGCACTCGGGATCTTGTTTTGATGTCTTTTTTGATAAAGAGCTATAAACATCAAAGCTGCTCCAATAAACATGAAAGTTGTATCAAACTGAAAATTGAGTTTGGATGGGCAAATGTGATATGTTGCTGAAGAAAATCCTTCTAAAATCAAAACAATCCCAATGGCGTAATAAAGAGAATTATCTTTGTGTAATCCCTTATAATCGTCATGACCAGAGGAGGTAAATTTTACGATGATAGTGAAAATCATTCCAAAAACCACGTAAAATATGTTTGAAATAACATTGTTGAATGATTTAATGCTTCCTAGAGGATGTTGGCATTTTAGGTTAAAATAACAAAGGTCTTTACCGTATTCCTCTTGGTAATAGACAAATTGTAATGATGAATGTAGGTAATACAATCCAATTAAAATTAGAGTACCCCAATAAAGTTTTTGTTTATTGAGAATTGGCAGCAACTCGATGGTTTCTTCACTTTCTAACATTTTATAGAGTCTGGTAGAGTTTTTAAAATCAATCTTGGGGTTTTCTCTTGATCAATTTTTTATGATGGATTTGGAAAGAAAAATTGAATCAAGTAAGATTTCCAAACGATTTTAAATAACGAATGTGTCAACATGAACAATGTCGAATTTACATGTCTTATTTAGTTACTATGCTGGCCCTTTTGGGATCAGTTGTGTATTCCGGGTATGCTTTAAGTCAAGAGCATTCTCTTCTGATGGATCATGACTGCAAAGAACTTCCCTGGGCCAATCTTGCTGTCGCCGCCTCATCAGCTATGTTAGCTGTTTCAATTCTAATATTTCTATGCTGGGAATCAATGGGCTGCAAAAGGCAAATAACTACATTAACCATTATTTGTTATCTTCTAACCAATGTATGGGCTTTTACAGTCTTTTGGCTTATGGGCAACGATTGTCAAAAATATTATCGCAAAAGCCACGAGAAATTTTGGTACATGAACCTAACCCAGTATGTTGTTTTAGCTTTTATCCTTCTAGTAATGACATTTAATGTCATTATGAATTGCCGAAAAAGTCGTCAAGTTGGGATCAGTGACTGAATCAAAAAAGATCTTTTTTAAACTTTTAACTTTTATTTTTTATAAATTCTATCTTCCTTAATTCGACTTAAAAAAAATTGAAAGTGTATTTGCTAAGCTTTGTATTCTTACATGGACTTTCTTGTCTTTTCAAATCAGAAATCAAATCAATCTAGTTACAATCTAAACCTAGATGTCGCACCCCAAGCCAACTTATCGAATAAGAAAATGGCTCATCAAGAAACTTCAAAAGCAGATTCCAGGAGAATGGATGATGGCAATGATGAAAAAAAAATAAACCCTTACAATTTTAAGAATCGTTTCATTAGAAAAAACGAAATAGAAAATATCCTTCGCCGTTATGGAATTTACCAAACAATTAATGATATTAGGCTGTACCAACAAGCTTTTACCCATGATTCCTATTGTTGGGATCATGCTAATGAAATTATGAATCGTGATTCGGTCCGAATTGTTGATAAACCAGAAGGAGCAATTGAATTGCAAGATTTATCTTACCAAAGATTAGAATTTTTAGGTGATCGAGTGGTTAATTTGATTATCTCCCTCTATTTATTTCAAAGATATCCAATGCAAAAAGAAGGATTTTTAACCAAAATTTATTCTAAAATTGTTGACCGCCGTGGCCTAGCCAAATTGGCTCGAAAAGTAAACTTTGGTCAATACATTTTAGTTTCCAGGCATTTGGATGAAAAAAATAATGCTCGGGACAAAGATAATATTTTGGAGGATTCTTTTGAAGCATTCATTGGAGCATTATTTTACGATTTTGAAACCAAAACAAACGGGATTGGTTATCTGACAAGTTCAGAATTTAAAACTGGACCCGGGTTTCAAATTTGCCAGAAATTCATTTTAAATCTAATTGAAGATGAAGAAACTGGTATTGATTTTGTGGCCTTAATCAGCAAAGATTCCAATTACAAGCAAATGATTAACACTTATTTTCAAAAGTTTAGCATCAAAGCTAAATATCACACTGTTAGAAGTGAAAATATCTATATTATGGAAGATGGTGATATTATCTTTGGTTCCGAAGTTGATGATCCTCCAACCGATTTTGCCTTTTATGATCGTATTTGGTGGATTCTTTTACGAGATAACAATGGAAAAATATATTCTGAAAGTGTTGGTCGAGATAAACAACAAACTGAACAATTAGCCGCTAGAAAAGCTCTTCTAACCCTTGGAAGAATTGAAAACCGTCATGATCCTGATTTTGATGATCTGGATTTAATAGAATGGTTAAAAGTTTTTGATCAAAAAATCAAAAAAGGAATCCTAAAGAGTGACGCAGAACTTGTTCTAGATTAAGTGAATACGGATACTTTGAGCTAAAATAGCAAACATAAAATTGAACTTTTTTTAATTTATATTTAGGTTACGATCTTAAAATGTCAATTCAAGATAACAACTTCTCTACTCGGTGCGTGCACCAAGGTGAGAAAACACATACCATTATTTCATGGAACGGGTCGTTTGATCCAGATGAGCTGGATAAGACACGTGTCAATTGCCTAATCGTTGCGATCGATGTCAGTTCCAGTATGAATAGTTTTCTAGGGCTTCAAGGTGCACATCCTGGTAACCCCATGGAATCTCGTCCAGCAGGTTCCCTGAAGCGGATTGAGGTTGTTCAGGAAGCTTTGCAGGAATCTCTCGATTTGATTCGAAAACTAATTGAGGATGGGGTTCAAATTGCCTTTTCCCTCTTGGTTTTTAACGCTCGGACCACCAAGGTTTATCCAGAAAACCCCAATATTCCTTTTAAGCGGCTGGAGCTGAGTGATATTGCTTCTATCCGAGAGATGATTGCCAAGATTGTCGCGGGTGGTTCAACATCAATCAGTACCGCAATCACCACAATTAATGAGTTGGTGGCTGCTCAGGAAGCTCTTTACACGCAAATGCCAAATCCGCCTCGTCATACCTATTTCAGGGTGATGTGTTCAGATGGTGATGACACATGTTCTTATCGCCAGAAGGGTGCTGATTTGGTTGTTGATCATGGGCGTTCTGTTGATATCACTATCGGGGTCGGTTCGGCATGTGATTACAGTCAAGATGTCCTGGTTGGACTGACCAAATCGGGTGACTTTATCAGTGCCCCCAATAAGGATTTCTTTGTGGAAAGTTTTGTATCCAGGATTTTTGCGGCAACTACCTTTGTTGCTTCAGATGTCAAGCTGGAGCTGAATCCACTAGCTGAGATTTCAACAACTCTGGAGCAAGATGGAACTCATGTTCTGATGGGTGATTTCCAGTCATATCGGCAAGTTATGTTCAGCTTCACGAGCAAGCAGCCATCAACAGATATGACTCTGCAATTTACACTGACTTATTATCATGAAAAGACGCATCGCAACATGCGGGAACATTTTGAAGTAACTTTCCGTGATGGGGAAGATACTCCGTTGGGTAATCTTTTCGGTATTTACGCTGAGTGTGGTCAAGAACTAAAGAATATTGCGGAAGAGACGTTTGATCATCCCGAATATACCACTCTCCTGGAAGCTGACCGACTAGTTTGGCTCCAGAAGTATCTTCAGACTAAGATTAAAACCCTTGAGAGCGCCATTGAGGCTGTCAGAGATGACCCCCTAGCCAAAGAGATTCGGACCATGGCACAGAACACTGTTATGGAACTGAAAAAGGTTCAGAATGCAAAGCGCTCCCGAGAGTATATGGCTGATCTCTACACATCATCAAGGATGGTCAGCACCGGACTGAATACGGCCAGTTACAGCATCGCACGAACTTACAGCAGTCAACCAACAACTGAACCAGACCTGATTTGTGCCGTTTGTTTGACCGAGCAACGCCAGGTAGTCGCCAAACCATGCCATCACTTTTGTTGCTGCATTGGTTGCATGAGCCGCATCCGAAAAGAAGGAATGAATTGCCCAGTTTGCCGAGGTATCATCACCAAGCTTTATGAAGTAATGTGCCCAACACTCAAGGATGATCCTCTTATGATTTGCAAAAACTGCCATGCCTCTCGGATTCAAACTTTTAACATTCCCTGTCAGCACGCCGCTTTCTGCGATAAGTGCCGACGAGAAATGGTTAAGAGTGGATTGCCAATTACTTGTCCCGTTGAAAAGTGCGGGAAACTAGTCACTAAGACACATCTCTTTTTGCGGGTTTGAAGAAATTTCTTGATTTACTTAAGAAATTGAGACTAAGACTAAATTAAAAAAAAATTAAATTTTTTATTTATTTATAAGGTGTTGATGAGTCATTATTTCCCTTTTGTTTTCCCAAACTTTAATTATACATTTAAATGGTCATGTTAAATGATTAATTTGAATGATGTTGAATTTGAATTGTTACGGTTGATGTTTGAGGTGGTTTAACCATCGTAATCTGTTGTGATCCGTAACTAAATTGAACATATTGTAAATTGTAAGAGTGTGCATTGTAAGGATAGCCATTAGATTGGCTCGGATACGCACTTTGAACCTGTGTCGGTTGAGGATAGTAGGGTCTTGTCATAGATGGAACAATTGGATATTGTTGTGGGGTGGGTTGACGGGCATTACCGTTGTAAGCTCCGTTGCTTGTATTCCTTTTGTTGTTATTATTATTTTTCCGGTTACTAGAGTTGTAGTTAGAATTAGGGTTAGGATTAGGGTTCGAGTTAGAGTTACTGTTAAAGTTACTCTTCTTCTTGTTCTTATTCTTATTCTTATTCTTAGCATTGCTGCTACTACCACTGCTACTACTATTTCCAAATTGGTTTGTTAACCTCATAGGTGGATTAGATTGACCATAATAATGATTGATTTGACTCATCAAGCAATTTAAATATAGGTTTTAGAAGTGATTCAATTTTTTATTGACTTCTAAAAGGTTCAGTAAACCCTTAAAAAAAATGGAACCTAAATAGTATCTCATGATCTCATTGAGATCTCCAATACGTTAGATTATTTCCTGTGGATTCTAAAAATCTCAATTAAGAAATTATGAATTCTAAGATTAAACTTGTAATGATTATATTAAAGATTACAGTTTGGTTTAGGAAATGTCTGTCTAATTTTAAGACGAAGGCTGTGAAAAATCCACTTGAGCGATTCCATTAATTGATTGAGTAAGTTAAAATTAATAAAAGAACTAATAAAGTCATTAAAAATGACTTGTTAGAAAGGTCTTTACCATCTGGGTATAGACCTAGGAATGGGATTTCCTATCATTAATCGGTCATAAATGTGGAAATATAAATAGAATCAGATGATTCGTTGTAATACAAGAAAACAATAATCTTAAATTAACGCGTCAAAAAATTGATTTAGGATAATTATTTATCTTAGTTTTAAAGTTATTTCTCAAAATGAAAGGATTTATTCGACGAGCAATGGAAAAAAAAGCTAAATTACACAAGCGACAAAAGGCTCTTCAAAAAATGAAGGAAGCTCAAAAGAAGCGAGATGAGGAGGATAATGCTTCGAATGGTGATCTTTCATCTGACGATGAATTTGATGTTTCAAATGATGTTTTAGCTAAACTTTTACATAAAAGATACCTAGTTTTAAAATATCTAGGCAAAGGGAGTTATTCCAGAGTCTGGTTGGCTCACGATTTTACTAATCATAAATATGTAGCATTAAAGCTCTTTTATCCAGAGGATTATGAGGATTCCATGGATGAAATTAAGATTATGAAATCGCTAGGTAATGATAATCCCGGGATTGTTAAAATGTATGAAACCTTTGATTATTGCAATGATGGAGAACCAAAACGGTCCTGCATTGTTTATGAATTTTTGGGGACATCTCTCCTAAATGTGTTATCCCCTTACAAGAACAAATTACCGATGGACCAAGTCAAAAAACTAGTCAAAAATATTTTGACCGCCATGAACAATTATTATCAAAAGAATTTGATTCATGCTGATATCAAGCTAGAAAACATGATGACTCGACAATATTCATCTGAAATAAATGAAGTTCTGGCTTGGTTTAACCAGCTTGATGTTGATCAACAACTTCTGGATTCAATTGCTCAGGATTTGCCAGAGGATTTTACAAGTTTTTCCGCAAGTAAGAAGAAGAAAACAAGACAAAAACTTAGATCCCGAAAACTAGGAACCTTGGTTGAATCTCTTTATGATCCAATTTTTAATCGATTGAATGAACTTCATGCTTTGGAAGTTGATATGGATAAATTTGATCAAGCTGAGGCTCCAGAAGAACAGCCAGATAAACCAGAGCCAGATGAGCCAGATGATAAAAAAAAGGGACTTGATGAGGTTGAAATTTCAAAAATGCTGGAAGTGCTCAAAGCTTTAGACAAGCCCAAAAAAGATGCGGATGAGTCCGATCAAGCCATCGCTCCAGAAGAAAAGCCTGATGAACCCAAGCCGCTAGATGAAGCAGGCCTAGAGAAGATTGATCTGGAGGGTTTGGAAACTCCTGAGGTGGTAAGTTGTCAAGAAGAAACCCCTTTGGATCCGCTGCCAGATCTAACAGTCATTTTCAATGATTTTGGTAATGCTTGTTACAATGATGATAAGTATGATGGAGTCATTCAGCATCGGGCCTACCGCCCACCTGAAACTGTAATTGGTAATGGGTTTTGCCAAGAATCTGATCTTTGGGGCTTGGGTTGTATCATTTATGAAATTGTCACTGACCGGGTTCTCTTTCCAGCTGAGGGGGAAAGCAAACTGGACCGGGATCGAGATCATTTGGCACTAATGTACGAATGTTTAGGCCATATGCCAAAGAAAATGACATCAGAGTGCGAAGATACTTTCACATTGTTTGGTGATGAGGGAAATATCTTGAAGTGTGATGAGATAGAACCATCAAGCCTAGAAAATGAAATTAAAAAATATCGAAGCGATTTATCAGATCAGGAAGTGACTGAAATCTCATCGTTTATTAGGCTAATGCTAACCTATAACCCAGAAGAGAGGTTAAACCCAACTCAACTGCTTCAGCAAGAATGGCTCAAACCGAATGATCCGACTGCTCTTCATACTATTGTGGCTGGTTAAACTACTTAGCGTTGACTACTTAGTGTTGACTACTTAGTGTTGTTTGGTGGCATATTGTTTGGGTTCATGTTTAGTCTAGCATTAACATTGGTGTTAGAACCCATGTTAGGACCAGCACTATTTTTCAACATATTATTAGTGAAAGTGCCAAAGTTATTATTTGGTGCACCTCCTTGATTAGCTCCAACATTGTTTGGAGTATTATTTTTTAAACTTCCGGCAAAAAAATTATTAACGATGTCATTGCGAATAATGTATTTTGTGATTTGAATCGAGAGGATAATAAAGAGGATCATCATAACAAAAATAAGGAATCCCTTAACTTTTTCTCGATATTCTTCAAATAGGTTTCCCCAATAACTATCTTTGCTTAAGAGAACCTTGTCTCCAATTTCCCATGGGGCTTTGTTTAATTCTTTTTCAAGATCCTTGGTTACTTTAACTTTTTTTATCTTTGGTTTTTCTTCAAAAACTCTAATCCAATTGTCTGGGATTCGGTAAACAATTCTATTGCTAGTTGGTGGTACTGGTCTTCTGATATTTTCACCAGCTTTAATAACAATATTGTGGCGAAGTGTTTTCATAATACTTGATCCAGCGTTAACTGGTTGATTAAAAACAACCCAAGTCCATCCTGGGGTGCATGGTGGATGTGGTAATGATCCCTGATAAACATAACAAGTTCGATCATCAGGAATCAAATTAATAATGTTCCAATCTGGAGAAACGGAAATTTCCCGCTCTATCAAAGTGTCATTGGTTGGCGATTGATTAATAAACTGATTTAAAAAATCAACCGATGAACCATGATCAGGACCTTGATCTAAAAAAATAGCTAAAACAACTCCAGAATCACATTGGCGATCAGCACAATGATATAAATCTATTTCAGCTCGATAATGTTCACCATCAAAAGTATGAAGGCTGGGGACATGTATTTTGGCATGTGTTAGTTCATACCAATTATTTTGATAAATAATGTAACTACCTGGATCATATCGAATAGTAATTGTATTGTGATCATTGGTTAAATAACATTTACTTGGACGGTATTTAATAGTTAATTGGCACTTACTCCCACATTCTAATTTAACTGTCTTCGGTCGAATATCAATCGGAGATTGTAGCTTATTATTTTTAGCATGACATTGCGGAAATTTACTGCTCCATCTTGAACTAGTTCCATAAGACCAATTGCTCATCTTAATCTTATTAAATAATCACATAAAAATTTATCTGGACAAACCAAGATATTTCTTAATTTGTTGATAAACTTCTGAGGCTGGTAAATTAGCATCAAAATACTTGTCTATTTCTGAATGACTTAGAGTTTCTAAGTAAAATGGATAGGCAACTTCATTAATCATCATTGTCTCTCTCTTTTTTTTCCTAGGATCTTTCTTGATAAAAGGTTTGGCTTGAAAACGTCGGTCAATGGCTATTTTTTTATCAACCATCAGGTGCAAATGATGGTCTGGTTGGAAAGGTAAAACCTCTTTTCTCAAAGTAAATCCAGTCACAATTAAGTTACCAGTTGCAGATAATCTTCGAACATCTTTTTTGAATCTCTTTAGATCGAGAGCTTTGAGAGAGTCAAAATTAACGGTGGTTGATCCATCAGAAAGTTGGATTCGCGGTTTTTCCCGACTGGGAATAAAATATTTATCTAGGTCTAGGTATTGATACCCAAGTTCATTCGCTAAGCGTTTTCCTTGAAGACTTTTACCGGCTCCAGAAAATCCTGAGATAGCAATAACTGCTGCCATTGGTGCTTTATTTTATTAATATCTTTTAATTTGGGTAAGATGAATCAATTTTTGATCTTTGTGATTTTATTGGTTTTTATTTATGAATTTGTAAGAAGAATGAAGTATTTGGATGATGACCCAATGGTTGAAAGTTTTATGACAGATGAGGAAAAGAAAACATATCTTCCATATAATTTTTCGGATGAATCTTTTCGAAAGTTAAATCCCCCGGATTATGTTAAAGATATTAAAAAAGAAAGCTCAATTAATCAAGTTGTTTCAGCAACTTATCCAGAGGAATTGGATGTTTTTTTTAACAGTGTGGATCCTAAACTATTTAATTCAGAACAACGTCAGTGGACTAAATGTCAAAGACCATGGATTGAGTGTAAAACCAATTTAACTCCGATCATTGAGCAACGAAAAAGAAGTCAAAAGAATTACTTCGAGAAAATCAATGAGTTGCTCTATTAGCTCTATCGAGCAGAAAAAAAGTTAAGAATATTTTTCTTGTTATAAGAATATCTTGACTTATTTATTTGTAGATGAATAATTTACATCGACACAATTTAGAAGTATTAAATAATTTGGAAAAAAATCAAGAACTAAAGATGGTTACTTATGGAGATGTTCAAAATAAATTAATGCCTGACGAGAGTTATCTGGGCATGATTGGATGGCGTGCAAATTGTTCTGTTGAACAATTAATGCAGGTTTATTCAGCATCTTTCTATCATTTTTTAAATTTGATTCAACTTCCAAACCCCAGGTTGATGAGCAGTTGCATCAATCTAAGTCAGTTGAACCACACGGAATTTCAACTAGGTGTTATTCTATTGTTAGAAACATCTTTGAAAGGTCTTTTTCGGTTTGAAAACTATTGTCGGTCTATCGACACCAAGAAAGCTGATACCATTAGCAAGGTAATTGCAAAATTATCAAATGATTTAGTTAGTTACAAATCATCTGTTTTAGATTTAAACAAATCACTTGAAAATGAGAGACGTCTCTTCATGCAGTTAACCATCAAGAAAGAACCTGATGTTGCCAAGGATGTCATCGAGGAAGATGATGTAGAAGGAGATGGTGAGGATACTGAAAATGATTTCGATGATTTTGAAAATATCGAGGATTTTGATGATGATGGTGAACTTGATCAAGATCACGGATTAACAATACCTTCTCCTCCTCAAAAAGAGCCGGAACCAATTCCTTTTATAACTAGAGTACGCCAAAGAGTTTCTAAGGTTGTTACTAGTATTGGAAATTGGTGTTATCGTCAGATTAATCGTTTTATGAATTTATTTCGATCTAGCCAATAAATGACTACTCAATAAATGACATTGTTGGAACAGTGACCTCATCAGAAATAGCAGAAGTAGATGGAATTGGTGTAGATGTCGGGGCAGGAGAAATAGATGGTTTGGGTTCCAAGACCAGTTCTCCTTTTTCAAATCGATATCCTCTTTCAAGCTCTCTATCTTTTCTAATTCCTCTTTCTTTATCTTTTAAATATTCAATTGATCCACGATAGGCTGGATTAATGAATTGACCTTCTTGTTCAGCTTCTTTCTCTTGGTTAATGATATCTTTGGATTTGACTTGAATTTGAGATAAGAAAACATCTTGTCCAAGTGGGGTAGTTACTTTAAAGAATTGTTTCTCATCTTGTCGTCTTCTCAGAGCTTCTTCAATCTCAGTGACCAGGGGTTGATTGGGTTGAGCGATACTTTTAGGGTGTATCTCAAATGAAATTTTGTATTGTTGTTCATTGGATGGATCACCGAATTCTTTGAAATTTCTTATTCGACCGAGGTCAATTTTTAATTGTTGAGCTAGTTCTTGATCGGCAATTGATTTTTTTTCACCAGGGATGGTAAATTCTTCAGTATATTCTTTGCACACCAGATAAAGAATGCTAAATGTAAATAATAATACTAAAAAGAAACAAAGGTTCTTCATTTACTTATCTTTAACAAAAAATTTTATCTAATTTATTATTAAAGTTAATGCCAGATAAACAAACTCGACATTTTACGTTGGAGGGTGCCTATCACACTGATGGTTGTCCCACAAAGTTTAAAGGTAAAAGTGGCTCAGGACGTTTTAATTCAAGAGATGCTTATGAATCAGCTAAAAAAGCATTCAGTTCTCTGTGCCAAAGAAAGAAGATTAGTGGGCGTTGCAGTATGTATGTTGCTGTGCGTGAAACAACTAGAGGCGGTCACGGGAAAACCTACACTTACCTAGCCCGTCGTCACACCAGAGCAGCAGATGACAAAAGTCCATTCGGCCACAAATACAGAGTTAAACTTAAAACTGTTGATCCTGAAAAATTAAATAAAAAAACATGTAAAGCTTCTCGTAAATCTAGTGGAAGAATGAAGTCCAGTAGATCCAAGTTATTAACCAAGCGCAAGTTTAAGAAAACTAAGTAGTAAACTAAGTTCTTTTTTTAAAGTTTTTTTAGAATTTTTTTTTAAGATTATGAGAATATATTTTCTCTCATATTTAATTAAATAATCAGAATGATTCAAACAAGTGCAAAACCTTTAGAAGCGCTGTCAGCCTTCCCGAATGTTTTTCAAAATTTAAAATCTCAAGAAAATCAAATTCAAGTTGCTCAAGAAGTAAACGTAGCTAAAGAGAGTTTTGGTGAAGGAACCCTAGAAAACAGCCTAGCCGAAAATGTGTCGTCAGATGATCCTAAAAGTCATTTGAAAGAAACTTCTAGCTTCAAACTGTTCACTTATCTAATACCGATTGTGCTTATTGTTATATATTGCATTATGATGTTTATCGGTTCAGATGCCATTTTTTCTCAGTGGGGATTTTTGGGTTTGGTGGGTGTTCTCAGTGCAATTAATTTAGCTGTCTTGGGGGTGACTGTTAACAACATGCCTAAAATAAAAAAAGATATGATTCCTTGTGTTGGTGACGGAGGTTTTGATAATATTAACGTGGGTGACTATATTTCGGTCTATGGCGGAATCATGGCTCAATGTGCATTATTTATCATATTTGCTTTTTTTGGCATTCAATCAAAAGGATTTAATACGGTGACTATCTATGTGGTAACTTTTGTTTTAATGACCGTGATTGTGGTTGCAATTTTAATTGCCGCTGGTATTTTTATCAAAGCCGATCGATGTGATGCAACTGAACATTTGAGTACTTACAATAGTGCTTATGCCGGAACTCTCGTTTTTACAATGATGTTTAACATAATTAATTATTTGTATGTTGCCGCGGCATGTTTCCAAACCGACGATTCTAGAAGCATAGCCTTTTCCAAAGTGATCTTTGTTTTTCTACCATTTATAATACTTATTATGTACCCAACTTACTTAGCCTCTTTGAGTGACGATGATCAAGAAAAAGCTTCCTTTAACACAACTGTTGTTGGTAGCCTTTTTGGTTCAATCTTTACTGTTTGGGGAATCGGAGGAATTATCTGGCCAGATGGTATTTTTAACTGGCCCAGGTAATAACTAGACCAATCGGTGAAAAGTTGAATTAAAGTTGAATTAAAGTTGAATTAAAGTTGAATTAAGATTGAAGTTGAGTTGAGGTTGAGTTAAAGTTGAATTTTAAAATATATTCTTTTTTTATCAAAGATGTTTGATTCAAAAAAAATATCTCAATAAATATATAAACTAGAATGTCTTCTTGCTACAAAACAAGTGATAACAAACATTTCGGATGTCCACCCCGCATGGCTGATGGACGTCATTTTACAGATTATCGTCCCAGTTGCTACATCAACAATTTAGTCAAGGCTGATAATGGAGTCCAAAATAGTTTCCAATATCGGCAATTTTTGACTCACAACGCCGGTCAATTAATGGATATTAACCGTCGTCATTCTTGTGAAAAGAACTGCTGCACTCAATGTGAAACTCCATTTCAGCAGGGAACCATGTTACCAGAAGTCAACAAATGGGTTTGTGATAAATCTACCTGTCGTCTGATGGGCAATGATCCTCAAGGTCTTGGAACTGGACGTGTTTACCAACCAGAACAACAATGTGAAAACTTGCCATCAGCATGGCCTGTTGACCAAAAGAACAATGTTTGCGTTACACCCAACGACGCTTCCAACTATTATCCTCTTGATCAAGGAGTTTACAAAACTACTCAACGAGTTGCTGTTCCAGGTGGAGGTGCCATGGTTCAAGGTGGTGGTGATTCTCGCATGTTGAATTAAGCGGTGACTTAACTGATGCCACTTGATTAAACTCTCTTTTTTACTAATTTATATTGTTCAACATATGAAACCCATTATTTTACATATGTCTTATAAAAAAACTTCCAAAATCAAAAAATAATATCTTTTTATCATAGTAAAGTTGTAAACTTATGTCTAATTGGCGTCAAAATTATTTTAAACAACTATCATGTGAAGGTGTGGTCAATCATGCTGGAGATGGTAATGTTGTTGTCGATGTTAAACTAAAAGGTTATGAAGGACGAACTGTTGATGTTATCTTCTGGGCTCCTGCTCCAGCAACTCGTGGTGTCAGCTTTTCTGGTAGTGGATTGCCATATGCTTCACCCGATCAAGCTTATGACAGAACACCTAACCAGGGAGCTACTCAAGCTGCCAATGGCCAGTTCCAAGCTAAAATTAAACAACCCAATGCGTATTATGTTGGACTAGGATCTCTTTATGTCTCCCCTCATCTTCATGTCAAGGTTTGTGGAGATCCAACCCAAAAAATCTATCATATTCCTGTTGGACAAGCATCTCCTTTCAGAACTCTAACTTATCCCGCACCTCCATCCAAATCACCTCGCACTAATCCAATGTTTTACTGTGTTCCTGAGAAACAGGTTCGTAGCCAAGAACAAATTTTGCGTGATAGTGGTTATCAACATGATCAACCTATGCCGGACAATTTCTGGGGTCTCAAACCTCCATGTTAAGAAGTTGAGAAGTTGAGAAGTTGAGAACTAAGTGAGCAAAATATGTTTACTTTTGATCTATAAAATTGAATTCTTTTAAATTTTAAGTCAAAAAGTAATAATACACTATGTATCATACAATTGCCCGTAAGATCTTGATCTTGCTATCTTTAATTGGATTTTTAAATTATACCGTTAATGCCTCACTGGCCATCTGTCGTGATGACCCGTTTTCAGCTGTTGTGCTAAAAACACAACAAGATATCAGTAGTATTGCATCGTGCCAAATTCTCAATGCGAGTCTTTTGATCAATGCTGAAGGAGAAAGTTCGATGGATCTATCTCCTCTGATAACTCTCCAACAAATTACAGGATATCTGGCTATTATTCATTCACCCATTATTTCTAATCTATCTGCATTTCGCAACCTAGAAGTTCTTGGTCAAGACTTGTACCAAAACACTTACGGGGTTGCAATTCTAGATAACGACGATCTTGAAGATCCCTCGATAGGTCTCTGTTGGGCGGATCAGATTGATTGGTCTCTCATCACCTCACACCCCCATATCGTATCCGGAAATGCTCAAAATTGTTCCAGCTGTCATCAACAATGTCAGTACTGTTGGATTGGACAGGATTCCCGAGCCTGTCAAGTTTGCCAACATGCCGAGACAGGTTACAACTTTTCACTGGCCAGTGCATGTACTAGCGAATGTCCTCTTGGAACTTTGATGCATCCCAACTCCACTCTATGCCCAACTTGTGATTTTCCCAATACATCAACATTTTGCTGGGAAAATCTGGTTCCAGTCTTTAACGAAAACGAGGTTCGGGCTCAGACAATTAATCGACAAGCTATCCAGCTGAGTTGGTTTCAACCATATGATCCAAATGGTTTGATCTTGGAATATATTATCTATCGTGATGGAAACCCCGTGCTTACTTTTCCAAATGTTTTTGGATATGATGGATTTGGACAAAGGGAATGGAATCGGTATGATGTAGGTCTAGAGACTTACACTTTCCATTCTTATTATATCCAAGCTATCAATTATTTTGGCGCGGGTGATTCTTATAATGTATCTGCTTGGACCCTTCCAGACGTTCCAGCAGTTGTTTCGGCGGTCGAAATTACCTTCACTAACTCAACTAGTGCTGTTATGTCTTGGAATTATTCCATGAACCCGCAAGTGACTGGATTTCGTTTTGACTGGAATGAGGAATCACCAACCGTGATGGGACCTTCCGAAATTGAACCTGACAAATGGGTAATGTATCTCTATGACCTTCAAATCGGGGAAACTTACACTGGAAAGCTATGGACCTTGGCTCCCATAAGAGTTGAAAGTGCAACCAGTTTACATGTTGTGATAGATATTCCAGTGCTTCCGCCAACTTGGACCTCTGATCAACTCACCGTGATCACTCCACCCCTTCCAAACGGAAGCACCGAAGTTCATCTAACTTGGTCACCATTTGAGGGACAATCGAATGCCTTTGTCAAATATCAATACCAATATCGTGAATTCAATCATAGTGATCTTCACACTGATCAACATCCCTTGGAATTTGATCAAAACTTGGTTGTCATTGGAAATTTGACACCTGACACTAGATACGAATTTCGACTCCAACTCGAATCTGACCTGGGTTTTGGAAATTACTCTGATTGGGAAACCAGTTGGACTGATGTTGGACCACCTGATGATCCATGTCCACCAGTGATTCTCGGGTTTAATCGGGAAACTCAAACACTCAGTCTACTTCTGAAATCATCCAGCAATCATAACGGACATGTAACCACCTTCTTGGAATATGACACAATGGTTTTTAATACTCCCGCGTATTCTATTGAGGTTCCAACCAACAACACAACCAACACAACCATCGAGATCGCAATCAACGCATCGCTTTGGCTCCGAACTAAAGTTCAAACGGATCCCTACTGGGCCAAGACAAGTGATGTCATCAGATGGGTTTATCCAAATGAAACCATTGTTGTTGATCAAGGTGGAAGCAGCCATAATCTGTGGGATTACTGGTATTTCTGGCTCATTCTTGGATTGGTTCTATTGGCTTTCATCATCATGATTGGATTTCTTTGCGCTCGCTGCAAAAACAAGAAAAACAGGAAAACACATCCGGATGTTCACTTTGAACCAACCGACGCTTTCAAGAATCCACTTTACCACAACCCAACAGGAAATGCAACAAATTCTCTAAATAATCCTTCCTACACCACAGATTGGGATATGGTTGAAATGGATGGAACTTCTACCATTGCGAGCGGTCAATACGGATTTCCACCAGACTTTTATTCGGAACTGAATGGGGCGACAATGAGCAGCAAACTCAGACAGCCAACAACATCTACTTACAACACCCTAGAAAGACAGAAGAAGGGAACTTACATTGATGTCCAGGATAGATCTAACTTTAGTGCCTTGAAAGACCAGGCTTCTAATGCAGGAATGGTTCCCAAAAACATGGTTGAACACTATTAGAGATAGACTTGTTAAATGGACATATTAAATACCCACATTAAATACATTCATCACTTTTAAAGTGAAATATTAATTTTTTTATTTAATTTTTCTTTAATTTTTCTTTAATTTTTCTTTAATTCAATTCAAATTAATTCAATTCTGCAAAAAAATTGATTTAAAAATTTCCTTTGTTAAAATATATAACCTTATTTTATTAAAGAAGTTTATTAAAGAAATACAATGTCCCAGTCAAAAGATATCCGGTCGTTAAATCATAATGAATTACTTTCCTTACATTATCGGTTAAACAAGCAACTGAGTGAGTCCCACAACTTAAATCAGTATTACAAGCATTTAGTTGATAAAAAGGATAAATCATTATCAGCCAGTAAAAAAATGATTTTTGAGTTAAAAACATCTGATGTTATTAATCAGGCTAAGACGAAAGCAATTGTTGATCAATCACTTGCTCAGCTTTACCAAAACAAATTTAGTCAAGTTTTGGATGAAAAAAAGAAACTAGAAAAAAACCATCGGTTCAAAATGCAAATGAATTCAGCTTTGATTGATCAATTAAAAATTGATTTAGGATCAGCCCAAGATGAAGTTAAACGTTTGAAAATGATGTCTGACCCTAACCAATCCTTGGTAAAAAGTTTACATGATAAAATTGCTTATTTGAGAACCCAAATTGAAAAGGCTTCCAAAGCAGATGAATATGAAAAAGAACTTAGTCAATTAAAAATTAAGCTTCAGGGTGTTGAAGCTGAGCAAGCAGTTATTTTGAGTGACAAAGCATCTCTAGCTCGTGATCTTGAAAATGTTCAAAATGGTTTGAAAACTTCTAAATCCGATTTTGCTGAGCTTTACGCCAAGCACCATTCCCTTCATGATGAGCACGCTGCCACTCAAAGCATTTTGAAGGGAGCTAAATCTGATTATGCTGCTCTCAATAGCAAGCACAATTCTCTTTATGATGAACACACTGCTGCAATTGATGATCACATTACTGATGAAAAGCAATACCAAAAGACTGAAGATGACCTCCGAAAGGAGATTATTAAATCTTGTGGTCAAAATTGTCTTTTGAAGATGAAAGTTCGTGAGCTTGAAGTTCTGAACGACGACAAAGAAAAAGATATTTCTGAGTTAAAAACTCAAATTAATGATTTATCAGTTAAATCTACTCGGCTTCAGTCTACCCACAATGACAAATTGAATCTGATGAACGAAGGTATCTCCGATCATGATGAAAAGATTCAGTTGATTACGGTTGAAAAGCAATCTCTCGAGTCTCTGGTTGAAGAGAAGAAGAGCACAATTGACCTTCTGGAAACTCAATTGAAGAGCGCTGAAGAAGAGCTAGTCAAACTTTCTAAGTCGATTAAGGCCGCGAAAGAGGATAGTGCTACCCTTCGTGATGAAGCTTACTCTTGGGAAGCTCAATACAACGCTCTCAACGCCGATTATGATGATCTTCTTAATCAAACACGTCAACAAAGTAGCACCCTTAGATTTGTGAAGGCGGAAAATGAGGAAATTCTTGAAAAATTAAACAACTCAGGTGATGTTACATTGGAATTGATTGAATCTCAAAAGGCCTGCGATCAATTGCAAGCTGATAATGAATCTTTAACTATCAAGCTTGTCCGATTGGTTGAATCTATTTCTGATGAAGCTGAGGTGTCTGAAGAAACTAACAAAAGTCTTCAAGAATCGATTGATTCACGATCAGTTTTGATTGGTGAAAATGATGATTTGAAGGCTTCTGTTATCCGTTTGGAAGATGCTTTTGAGATTTTGAGAACTCATGACGATCATGTTGAGAAAATTGTGGAGACACAAGAAGCCCAACTTGATGTGTTCAGAACCCAGGTTGATCTGGCGCGAGGTGAAGTGGTAGCAATCAAATATGAGTTGTCTCTTAAATGTAAAACACAAGAGGAAACGATCAATGATTTGAGAAGCTCTTTAAAGGAGAAGACTGAAAAATCTGCTGCTTTGCTATCTCTGAATGAGGAACATGTTTCTTTGAAAGATGCTGTGGATGTGGCATCACGTGAAAAGACTATTCAAATGGATAAGTTTATGTCAGCACATGTCTTGCTCAAGAGTGATATGCAAGTTCTGGCTGAAAAACTGGCCAAAAAGGGAGAAGAGTGTGTTGCACTGAAGGATAGCGTGAATTGTCTCACTGCTGATCTCGTTACAAAGACGGAAGAATGTGTCAAGGCTGATGGCCGACTTGATTTGATCCGTAAGGCCAATGATGGTTTGGTTGAAATTTCCGAAGCCCGCCAGACAACTCTTGAAGAGTTTCAAGAGAAACATCTGACTGAATCTAGCAGAATGACTAATGTCATTAACAATTATGAAAAAGCTTATGTCATAGAAGAGAAAGCCCATGACGTCACTGGTCGTGAACTTGGAACCCTGAAAGCTCAATTTGAAAGCCTTCAAAATACGCTAGCTGCAAGTGAGGACCTCTCTGCTTCACGTTTAATGTATTTAGATGATCTCAAATCAGAGTATCAGAAATTCATTGCATCCAACAACTCGGCCATCTCCGGCCTCAAGAATGAATTCGCTGATGCTAATGAGAAATCTTCAAAATCAATCGCTGAATTGAACAAAACTCATGCGGCTGAAATGAATGATGCTGTGGAAGAGCTTAGAAAGGTTCAATTTGAACTCTCTTTGACCAGTGGATTTAAGGAAAATCTCAATGAAATGACTTCGAACCTTCTTGAGGCTCAGAAGACTTCTGATTCACGTGCCCAGGCCTTGAAGCTTTCGTACGAAGCTGAACTCCAGGAAGTTCGTGGAAACAACGTTGTCAATCTCCAAGAAGCTCAGAAAGATTCTGAATTGCGTCTTGAGAACATGAAACTTGATGTTGATTCACAGCTTGAGGTTTTGAAGATTAAGTGCGAGGAACTTACTTTAAATCTTAGAGAAGGCCAGGCGAACAATGAGACTGAAAGAGTTGCCTTGAAACTCAAGCATTCAGATGCACTCAAGGAACTTTCCAAGGAACTTTCCAATACGCACGAGGTTACCCTGAAGAGTGAACTCAAGGAACTTTCCGACGATCATGAGGATACCCTGAAGAGTGAAAGGATGCGATCCACAATCTACCGCGAATCTTCAGAAACTTTGGCTAATGAACTGGAAAATGTCCGTCGTCAAGTTAAATCTCTCCAAGATGATGGTAAGACCTTGACCTCTCAACTAGAAAATGCTCAAGGTACTGTCAAATCCCTCAAGGAGGATGGTGGTGCTAAAGATCTCTCCGTGACCAAGCTTCAGGATGATCTTTCTGAGGTTAACAAAAAATTGGAATTCTATTATGATATGGAAACTTGCTATCACAACCTTCAGGATGAAAATGCTGAAAACAAGGATAGTATTTCCAACATGGAAACTCGTTTGATGGATTTGGTTGAACAATCTAATAAGGTTAAGACCCAATTAGCCGAGTATGATACTCCCAGCGGTGCCAAAAAGACCTGCATGACAACTGTCTTGGGTGATTTGGCCACTAAGGTTGAAGCAGTACCCAGCTTTGATTCTCCCGAAAATGATGAATGGGAAATGATCCAGAGCGACAATGAAGACTTTGAAAAAGTCAATCCAGATGCCGAAGAATCTCCCGATCAAGATGCTGAACTTGAGAGTTCAACCTAGAAAATTCATCATCGTGATTCTTTAACTCTTCAATTTGATTATCCAATTGATCAGCAATTGTTAATTGAATACTTTTAATTATTTCTAACTTTTTTTTTAAATTCTGCTCAAATTCATAAGTTGGATCATCAACCAAGTTAAGACTTAATAGGTTTTCTAGATTCGGATTATCTGGATCCTCAAGATCATCAATCAAATCAAAATCAATCTCCTTCATCGTAATCAAATGATCTACTTCTTTCTCTTTTTCATCATCTGGGGCTAGAGTTGGTGGATAATAGTAATCTTTGCTAAAGAATTTACTAACTCGGTGAGCATAACTTCCTATTTTGCGGAGATATTGAGCTGATTTTTTTAATTTAAAATTCATTTTATTTTCATCTTTGTTCCACAAATTAATTGCTTCACCCTGATCAGCTAATCTCTGATGGTTTTGATAACTTTCCTCAGCAATTGAACTAGTTAATTCAAGAATATCCCGTTCTAGATTTCTTTGTTTTTCAGTTTCGGGTTTAGTTTCTGGTTTGGTTCTTGGCTCGAATCTTTGATTAAATCTTTGATTAAATTTTTGGGTGGATCCTCTTTCTCCCGGTTCTCGATCGATTAAATAATCATTGAAAGACATTTAAAGATGTTTTAAAATTTAGTTATAAAATATTTGTTCAATTTTACTTTAACTTTTTCTTTAACTTTTTCTTTAACTTTTTCTTTAACTTTTAAGAGTAAAAGTAAAATGAACAAAACTATTTTTATTTATTGGCATTCCGGATTTGACAGAGCACCTAATCTAGTTAGAAAATGTTTACGAAGCTGGAAAATACACAATCCAACTTGGAAAATAGTTGAATTAGACGATCAATCTTGGCCTAAGTTGGTTGCGATCAACCATCAAATTCCTTTTTTGAGGAAAAAAAAAATCACTAAGACGTCTTTTTCTGACCTTCTCCGGATATTTTTATTAAATAAATATGGTGGTTGTTGGTGCGATGCAACAGTTCTTTGCAACAAACCACTTGATGATTGGCTACCAAAATACATTGAAACTGGTTATTTTAGTTTTGAAATGACCAATAATTGTAAAATATCATCATGGTTTTTGTATGCTGAAAAAGATAACTATATCATCCAAGAGTGGAAAAAAGCAACAATTGAATATATTAACAAAAGTAAGAATATTGGTAATGATTCATCTTTGATTTCCTTAAAGATTTGGCAAAGCAACAAGTATCATTATCCACATTATTTTTGGTTTCATTATTTATTTGGAGATCTATATGAATCTGATCCAAAATTCAAAGACTTATGGGATTCAACCAAGAAAATCAGGGGAGCCAATTTGATTGCTCTGTTTGTAATCCAGAATGGAAAAGAGCCTGATGTTGATCTGATACCTAGATCCCCTAATATTTTAATGCATAAACCAATGTATAAACTAACCCAGCGGTATGATTTTTTAAATTTAAAGAAAATCAAAAAACCCTCCCAACATGTCCGTGAATCAACAGCAATTCTGACCAACATTAAGTTTCTTAATCCAACATTTAAGCTAAAGTTTTTACATGTTCCAAAAACAGGAGGGACTTCAATTGAAAATGCCGCAAAAGAAAATGGGATTTTCTGGGGAAGATTTGATAAATCCTTGGTTGATGGATTAAGTAATGGGTCAAGTAATAAGTCAAGTAATAAGAAGACTAACATTTCTGCTTGGCATGTCCCACAACAAACTGAGGGTGTTTCCTTTTGTGTGATCCGGTGTCCTTTTGATCGATTAATTTCCCAATTTTATCATGATAATAGGATTTGTGATTATGTCCCCCAAAAGTTAAATCAATACATTAGAAAACATCTAATTCTGTTTCAACAAAGGAATCACCTTGGCCTCAGCGATAACCATTTTCTATTTCAATCAGCCTTTTATCAATACTGCAATATCGCCATATCTTTTAAGAATCTTCAGCAGAATCTCAATAAACTAACCTCAATTTACTCTTTACCAGACCTTCCGCTGGAGATTCTTCCAGGAGGCCTCAAACAACAACAAAAAAGAAAGAATGCCAAATTCATTCGACTGACCAAAGATAACATTAATTTGAATAATTTGCAACTAATTAAAAGAATTTATCATCAAGACTTTGATTTATGGGACGAAATTGAAGAAAAAAATATAATTATTAATAAAAAAAGTTTCAACAAAGTATAATGACCACCTACATTTTAGGTTATTGGGATATTAAAAATAATAAAAAACATGATTGGACTCACTACAAAAAGTTAATTCCTCAAACTTTTCAAATTTTAGAAGGAAAAAACATTGTATTTTTTTATGATTCCGAAGAAAAACTAAAATTTATTCAAAGTCAAGCTAAAACCAAACACATAATTTACAAAAAAAGAAATATTAAAGATCTAGAAAGTTACCCTTTATCAAAAGCTTACCTGGAATCCTGTTCTAGACAAAATAATCTAGAACTTCGTAAAATTGGTAACCCTAGAGAAAAAGGATTGGTTCACTATGTCCGAGAATATCAAAAAGGAACTGAAACCAGTTTTAGAGAAATCTTCACTGTTTGGACTAGTAAACTCTTTCTAGTTCAAGAGATTATCAAAACAAATCCATTTTGTAATGAATATTTTGCTTGGTGTGATGTTAGTGTTGCTCGGTTTAAAAGGGGTCCCAATTTATACAGATCTGAACTTCCAAGTCCCAATCATATTTATCATTTTTCAAATATAATGATGTATTATGGACAAGTTTTACCAATAAATGCTAGTTTTCTAGCTGGTCATCAAACTCCATGGAAAATCTTGATTCCTAGCTACATTGATCAATTAGAAAAATCCTCATCAAGTGATTATGCTCACGATGAAGAAACTTTGTTGTACCTAGAATGGCAGAAAAATAAATCTTTGTTTAGCCAAATTAAAAATGAAACCAAAAGTAAAATTCACTCAGAGATTCATTTAGAGATTCATATTTATGGAATGAAGCGATCAGGGGCTCATTTTATAATGGATACGATTGCTAGAATGCTCGGAATTCAGAACTGCTTGATTTTGAATGATTTTCATCTAGGACAACTAATCCAACAGAATGCATCTTTAAAATTAAAACATATTCTTCTAAATATCGAAGATCCGTTGACTTTAAAGAATTTTAGAATTTCTCAAAAGCATTCTCTAATTAATGTCATTGTGATGAGAGATCCATTAAATAATTACTCTTCTAGGTTGCAGTTTTATGAGAGAACTAAAAAAGAGTTTGCTCTAACGAAACTAAGGTCAAAGTGGGAAAAGAACACGGATTTCAACTATTTTATGAGGCTTTATAACCAATTACTAAAGGAATATGATCATCAAACTAATTTTTTAAAAAACAAAGTCAAAATTTGTTACAACAACTGTTTGGTTGATCCTAAACAAGAATTTGGACCCCTTTCTAGGATGTGCAATTATCATGATGAATTTGGTATTTTTCAAGAGAACAAGAGTCAGAGTAAAATTTCTTCTTTGCATGGCAGTTCCTTTGGAGATGATTTAAATTTTATTGGTCGATATCTAAGTTTCATCAATCATCCATCAATCAAAAAGATGTTAAGTACCCCTAGAATTAGATTAATTTGTCAAAGGCTTGGTCTTCACTTGGGTCAAGGGAAAAGGAACCCTAACTCTAACTCTAACTCTAACCCTAACTCTAATTTTGAGGCGGCTAAAAAATATGTTCAAAAGAAAATTGGGGATAACTTGGAATCCTGGTCGGGTCCAGGTTCTTATCTCAAAAACACTCTAGAGACTGTCAAGCTAATCAATTTGACTTTGACCAATCCGAAGTTCAAAATACGAACCATTCTAGATCTAGGTTGTGGTGACTGGAATTGGTTTCAGATGATTTCTTTGAAAGAAATAAGCTACCTAGGATGGGATGCTCATGATGGTTTAATTAGCCAGAACCAAAAGAAATATGGTACTCAAACAGGTTCTATTAAAGGTTCTATTAAAGGTTCTATTAAATTTGAAGTTAAAGATATTGTAACAGAACCTTTTCCAATGGTAGATTTAATAATTTGCCGTGATGTTCTGTTTCATTTAGAGGAGAGATTTGCCTTAAAATGCTTAGAAAAAATTAGAAAAAGTTGTCGATATTTTATTGCAACATCCTTCAATGAAGTAAAAGTAAATACTAATATTTTGCCTTACTGTCCAATTGATAATTGGGGATTTTATTGCATTAATTTAAATATTGAACCGTTTAGATTGAAATATCAAATGATCCAATCCTTCCATGAAGTCAATAATGGATCAAAAGGAAACAAAAGATATATTAATCTTTACAAAATTGAATCATCCTAATGATTGGATTAGAGTCATATAAAATGTACCTAATGAATCCGATCATTGAAAGTTTCATCATGCTGACTGCTCTTGGTTTTCTAGAGATTGTGAAAAAATATTCACCATATCTGCTAATTAGTTTGATAATATATGAGATAACAACATCCTACTGGAATTCCTATCAATCTCAACGATTATCTGATTTGGACTCCAAGAACCCTGATAATGAAGAGAAACCTAATGAAGAGAAACCCGATGAAAAACCTAATGAAAAACCTAGTGAGATTAAGCAAGATGAAGAAAGGGCTAATGAAGAAAGGGCTAATGAAGAAAGGGCTAATGAAATTAAGAGAAAGTATTTGATGAGCTATAAAATTGAAGATTGTTAATGTTAATCCAAGGATGGTCATTAAAAGTGTAAGTGTCTAATGATTGGCATTATTGAATTTTATGCTATGGCAATCTGGAATCTTCTTTGTTTTGTACTCTTGTTCTGTGTTACTGTTGTGGCAGTTTGGCTCATCGTCTTACCATATATACTAATCGCTATTACGATGGTGGTCTTGGTACGTGGTTTATGCTTGCTAGTAATTGCAATCTGTGATGGTTCATATCAATCCCAACGATTTATTGATTTTGAGAAAGGTATCTCATTAGGTTCTTCGTTTAAGAAACAAAATTGATTTTTGTGATTGACACTTGCATTTGGTAATGATATTTGAAAGTGCAATATTTGAAAGTGCAATATTTGAAAATGTATTACAATTGTTTCTTGTTGGATTCGTTGTCTTTTTCGTACCACTTGTTATTTTTGGAGGATTGGCGCTCACATCCATATATTTTAGCGGAATGAGTCTTAATGAATTCTTTTATCCCAAACGACATCATTATCCGCATTTGATTGGAGATGAATTCGACTCAGACGATGAGTTGTAAAATTGAATGGTGGACAAATCCAATTACATGAACTAAATTATAGGAATTCAATGATATTGGCGGAAATTATATATGGGTTTGTGATTTTTATGCAGTATGTAACAGTCTTATTAGCGGCTACAACAATGCTCACGATATGGGCAGTGCTTGGTCTGGTGGCTTTTCTCATTATTTACGATGTGATTTTGGCCGCATTAGCGATCCTTGGTCGCTGCATAACATCTGGTTGTAGGTCACTTTTATCATTATGAGCATTGTAAATGAATTGAGCAATTTAGAAATTATTTTTATTTTTTATCTGATTTAATAAGTAAATAAGTGTAATTCTAGATGGCAAAAGCAATTGAAGAACAAAATGGATTAAAAGTATGTTTAAAAACCCCTAAATTCGGTACATTGGGTTTCTTTCTAGTGATGTTGGTCATGATTCCGGTTGGTTTAGTTCAATTCGAAATGACTAACTTATTGAAATTTTATTTGCCCTTCGTCGTGATGTTGGCAAGTACTTTAACTGTAGCTGGTGCCCCAAATCATTTTCAAGATTTATACCCGCTCTTTCCAACCAACATAATGGGATTTTTATCAGCAAATTTGGTAAATTTCTTCGCATTGATAGGTATTTTATGGCTTGGAATGGGATTGTGCATTGAAAACAATGATATTGAGGTTGGTGTAATTGTAACATTAATTATGATTATGGTTACTTTCCCAGTTGCGACACAAGCAATTCCCTTCTTTATTCGTCAAGGAGACAAGTTTATGAGACGGGTTGCCCCTGGACTCAAATATCCCGGAAATTGGCATAAATATTTCCTTGGATTTTTAATGATTGCAATGCTCTTGATTATAGAAATTCTAACTATTGGTCTTTTTACCAATGAATTGTAAGTAATTGTAAGTAATAGAGCTTCAGTTTAGTTCTTTTTAGTTAGTTTTAGTTCTTTTTAGTTCTTTTTAATAATCTTTTAAACTATAAAATTGAAAGAAGTATCACAACATAAGTTTCAATAACGATGATCACTGAAACAGACAATGTTTATTTGGGTCCCTGCAAAGGATCCTTGTATGATGTCATCAAACGACATGGTAGCAACTACCATAATTCTCCAGAAGCGATCAAGGCCCGTGAGAAAGCTTCTGAAGCTTACTTGGCCCGCCGAAAATCTCTTCAAGCATATCTAAATGAAATCGACATTCCTTTGAAAATGACCTCTGAGTTGCTTTACAAATGGGATGGATCTAAACGAGCCAAGGATATGATCAACGATCGTTGGAATGATCATCTTGAAGATGAATTTCAGGAATCCCAGAATTCAGAATATCAGCATTACAAGGAACGTTCTGAAAAGGAGAATGTCCCAATCTCCTTTTATTACCCAGAAATGTTTGAAGAAGAGGATGATCGGTTTGCTGACGATAATCATCCCAGTGACGAAGACGATCCAGACCGTTTTGGCGAGGATACTTATGAGCAATCCAACGAAAATCCAAGCAACTTTGTCAACGAGGATGGATTTGAGGTGGTATCCCACAAAAAATAGCACTTTGAAATGCAATAATCCCTGTTGAATAACTCTCAACAGATTAATCCAAATTAAACTCTTTTTTTTGATCTCTTTTTTTTTCTAGTTTCTAGTTAAAAGTCAAAAGAGGAACATGAAATTTTTATTATTTCCAAAATTAAATCCTTATTTATTCCTGTTAGCGTTTTGTATTGGCATATTTATTGTTTATTTAAGTGAGCCCCCGAAGAAGATTATTGTCCGACACCCTAGACCGGATCAAGAAGAGACAGTTTATCACGATGACGAGGGAAGCTGTTACAAATATAAAGCAATGGAAGTTAGTTGCCCCAAAAATAAAAGTCTAATCCTAGATCATCCTTTGATGATTGAGTGAGAAACTCAGATTTAGATTCAGATTCTTTTTCTTTTTTCTAAGTAAAGGAAATAAGAATAATCAAATCATGTTTTTGAAAGATGTATTGGTGACTGATTGGGGATCTTCTTTAATCTCAGTTCTATTAGGATTGGGGTTAGCAGCACTATTTCAGAAAGCTTGCCGCGACAATAATTGTTTAATTATTAAGGGTCCTTCCTATAAAAGCATTAAGGATAAGATTTATATACATGATGGTAAATGTTATACGTACAAACCTGAATCTGCTTCTTGTTCAGCTAAATCTGAATCTGATTCTAAATCCGAATCTAAATAAAAACCTTACGTTTCGTTCTTTTTAATATTTTATTCTAATGAATGTATAAATTCTAGATGTCTACATCACTAAGCGAGTTACCAGTTGCTCAACCGCAGCAAATGTCTCATCCCGACGTTGCGGCCCAACAAAATTATGATATTAACAGCATGATTGATAGTGTTGCCCAAGAAGTCAATGCCAATCACGGTCAACAGGAAGGTCCCAACATGAGTGCCAGTGCGTTGAGTTATCAGATGGATCAATCTCAGATTCCTCAGCACGGACCAAACCCTCATATGGAAGAACATGAAATGATGGGTATGAATCCGTATGCTATGATGCCTACGATGGAACCTGAACCCGAACTATCTTTAACCCAAAAAATAACTAATGAAGCTAAGCTCCCTCTGGTGGCAATGGCTTTGTTCATGATGTTGAATCTTTCTCAGATCAATGTTATGCTGACCAGCTTTGTTCCTAGATTATTGGCCGAAAATGGTGAAATTAATATGATGGGATTATTTTGCAAAGCAGTTCTTTTCGCCGCCTTGCTTTTCGCAGCTAAATACTTCTTGTAAATACTTTTTGTAAATTATCTAAGTATATCACAAGAAGATGTTACAAAATTATTTACTGGAAATAACAGTATTGTTGTATGGGTCATATCTGCTATATCATAGTCAATATGTCACTTATTTAATTTTAATTGTAATGTCAATGATTTTTGTTCTAAAAGGAATCAAATACCAAGAAAGTTTGCTTTTCACTCTGGTTTTTGTTCTTTTGCTGACTCAGTATCATAAACATTTCCCTTATCGGGATGAAATTAAAGATAATGAGCGTGAGAATGAGCCTACCAAAGAAGGATTTGAAGAAGGTTTGGATACGAAAGAAGGATTTAAAAGTGTTGCTGATCAAGAACTTCGTCTGCGGGCAAAAAAGAATCGCCGAAGCCGGAAAAAGATCGAAACAAATATCGCTAAAAATGCCAAAACATTAAACTCAATCTTTAACAAACGCTACTTACATAATGAAAAAATCATTGATAAACAATCTAAAAATATGAGCGACTCATGGAGAAAATGGGGTCGATTAAAAGAAAATTTCTATATAATAATTAATTCGTGAGATAATTTCCCTCTCACTTCTATTTTTTTCTTAATTGATATTAAATTGTCTTTCCTTTCCCAATGGTAAAACAAAATCTAATTTTAGGAACAATAATCGTCATAAGTTGTTTATTTATTTGTTATTTTTGGCAGAATACTATCACCATCGAAGGATGGGTTAATTATGGACCAGAAATGCCTCAAGGTGGTGCAGCAGGTACCCAATGGAATGGTTCCTCAAATAGTACAAATGTTACTTTAGCACCAGCATATATTCCAGGTAGCCAACAGAATGGTGCCGCGGGTATTGGTATGCCTCAAGGCAGCACCAGCACCGGAGTTAATAACGGAACTGGTACAAATATGTATAGTGGTACTGCTAATACCGGAGCTAATATGTCTGGTGGTACAAATATGTATAGTGGTACTGCTAATACCGGAGCTAATATGTCTGGTGGTATTAATATGTCTGGTGGTAATATGTACGGAGGCAATATGTCTGGTGGCAATATGTATGGGGGTGTTACACCGGCTCCATGGATTGATTCATCTGCAACTGGTGCTACGAATTTCACCGTGGCACCAGTGTATGCGCCAGGCGACCAATGGAATGCTTCCTCAAATGGTACTAATTTCACCGTGGCACCAGTACCTGTATCAGGTGATTCAAGTTATAATTACTCAAACAGTACGAATTTCACCGTGGCACCAGTACCTGTATCAGGTGATTCAGGTTATAATTACTCAAACAGTACAAATGTCACCTTAGCACCAGCACATATTCCAGGTGACCAAGGTTATAATTACTCAAATGGTACAAATGTCACAGTGGCGCCAGTACATACGGCAGAAACTCATGTGATTCCATATGTAATGCCACCTGTTGATTCAGCGGCAACCAGCGTCACTGTTGCTCCTTTGCCATATGTTGATGCAACTAGCATTACTGTTGCTCCTTTGCCATATGTTGATGCAACTAGCATTACTGTTGCTCCTTTGCCATATGTTGATGCAACTAGCATTACTGTAGCTCCTATGCCACCTATTGATTTAGGAGCAACCAGCGTTACTGTAGCCCCTATGCCACCTATTGATTTAGGAGCAACCAGCGTTACTGTAGCCCCTATGCCACCTATTGATTTAGGAGCAACCAGCATTACTGTAGCCCCTATGCCATACGTTGATTCAACGGCAACTAGCGTCACTGTAGCCCCTATGCCGTACGTTGATTCAACGGCAACTAGCATTACGGCGGCTCCCTATGTTGATCCTAATAATCTAGTAACTTCAAATAGTTATTACATGCCCACAATAGCCCCAATGCCTCCTGTAGCTTCATATATTGATCCATCTATAGGATTAGATCCCATGCCTCCTCTAGATCCTGTGTCTACCATGGCTCCTGGAGGAATGGTTGATCCTGCAGATTCAGAATATGTCAGTAATTATAATCTAACAGCGGCGCCAGGTTCAAATGGTGATGCTAATGCTGACGGAATATGGACATCTTCAACAACCACTGAAACAAATTATAATCGTCCACCTAATTCCAATTTCACTCCAGTCCCAAATTCTAGTTTGTTAGGAATACCAATGCCAACTCCATCAGAAGATAACAAGCTTAGATACTTGGAAGATCAGCTTATAAAATACAGGCAAAATCAGACTGAACCAGAAGTAAACATAGCAAACATCAACGGAAATCAGTTAGCTGCTAATCAAAATTCTATCCGAAAACCATATCGGAATCAGCAAAATATCCCAGCTTTCCGCAAAGATGGCAAAGAATGGAGTCACGGAGGTTCTCGAGGTCAAAGCATTAATATTGTTACTAACAACAATATGACTTGTGGAAAGAAACGTTAGGATAAAATTTAAATTGAGTTATTTTTTCTTTATTCATATTAAGATTACACTTTTGTTTATGGAAACCCAAAAGATAGTATTAATAGGATTTTTTATAGTATTTATAATATGTTTCATGTTAGGTTTACAAATGCAGGAAGGGTTTTGGTCACTCGGTCAATCCCCACAATTGAAAGAAACCCCTTTAACACCTGTTACTAATACCAATGAAGATTGGACCAAAGATGATGTTTTTACTAACACATCTCCAAGCGAATATCTTGAATTTCAAGAAGGACTTGACTACATGGCAATAATGTTGGGTGCTTTGAAATCTAAATTCGATATGATGCATAGACATAACTATGTGTATAATGATTTTTATCATTCTAATTATGATAAAAATTTTCATTATAAATCAAATCATATTGAAAACCCTCAAACTGTTAATGATGTATCAAGTAACATACTGGATTATAAAAATTATTTTCTAGCTAATTTTAAATTTTATAAGGATCATAACATCAACATGTGGAAGAAGCCACCTACTCAAGAAGAAGTCAGTGGTTTTGAATCAGTATTTGAAAATATGACTTACACTTTCATACGAGTATTTTACTATAAATGGGTAGTCAATCGTAAGTATGGAGAACGCATAAAGGCATATACAAATCTGAATACAAAATATTTACATGGATTACGACTAATATATCAGAAAGACGGGGAAATTTTTCCTGTCATAAAGTTTCCTGAGCTTGTCAAGTTTAGTAATATTCCCATCCCACAAGGTTCTAATGAGCAGGAAAGTAATAATATGATTATTGAATTTGATAAAAAATACAAAGAAATGACCCTTGTGAGTGCGACCCGAGCAGATTATTACGAGAAATCATATAAAAATACTTTAAAATTAACCAAAGATCATGATAAAGATTTTTACATCATTACCAAAGATTCGGGAAAAGCACCAAACAAACCAGTCTACATATTAAAATTAACTTATAATTCTGGTTCTGTAACCCCTGCAATAACACATCAACTATCCAGCGAAGGTCCAAATGTACCACAACAACCGGCTTCTGCTGTTCCAGTTGGGCCTCAGCAGCTGGCTCAGGGATCTACGAATGGAATCCAACAACCAGCCTTTACCCCAACAGTTTCAGCCATGACTCAGCAACCAGCCTTTACCCCAACAGTTTCGGCTATGATCCAACAACCAGCCTTTACTCCAACAGTTTCAGCCATGACTCAGCAACCAGCCTTTACTCCAACAGTTTCAGCCATGACTCAGCAACCAGCCTTTACTCCAACAGTTTCAGCCATGACTCAGCAACGAGCCTTCACTCCAACAGTTTCAGCTATGATTCAGCAACCAGCCTTCACTCCAACAGTTTCGGTTATGACCCGACAGCCAACCTTTAATCAAACAGATGTTACTTCTGTACCAGATGTGCCTGGAACAGTTAGTGTGACGTTGGGTCCTGGAACAGATGGCACTGTCATAACTTCAACTCCAACCCCTTATTTAATTACTCCAACTCCTTATTTAATTACGCAGGGTCCAATCGTAACCAGACCTGGATCAGGTACTGATTTTCAAGGATATGATCCAAATGGCAGTGATGGTGTAGTTGCTTCTGCAACAGCTTCGTATGTTCAATTGTCTCCAGATGCTTTGCCAACTTTAGGTCCAAATACTCAAGCTCCAAATACTCAAGCTCCAAATACTCAAGCTCCAAATACAAGTACCTCAACCACCAGTACTCCAACTGAAAAAGCTAAATTTCCGCGACCGCAAATAATTAAGATCATCAACAATAATAATGTTTCATGTCCCAAAGTTTCGTGTCCCAAAAATAACGCCGAATGTTCTTCTTGTCAAAAATCCATCCAATCTCAAAAAACTATTCCCACTAAATCAACTATTGGTGGATATGGATCAAAAACTGAAGAAGTATTGCCACCATCTACAATGGCAAACAACAGCACACTAACAACCACACCAACCTCTGCACCAACTGCTTCACCGACCAGTGCCCCAATGTCTTTTTATGGTGGTCCAATTCCAGCAACTGAAGCAGATGACTTAATAGAAGGACTATTAAATAAAATTAATGAATGTTTTGGCGGAAAATCAGTTGAATTAACTATTTCTCAACTCAATGGTTTGAGCAGTGGAGCTCTTAAAAAGAACATGGATGTCTTTAAAAAGAGGTTAAGATTGAGAATTTTACAAAAAATGGTTACTCACTACAAACCATTGCACAATGAACTCCGGAATAATTACCTTAATTACCCAGAGGATTATAGAATTAAAAATAAAAGATTAATCCTGAAGGCTTCTGGAAATGTGCTTTGTCTAGCCAGATTTTTACACCGAATTAAAGAAGTTTCTAACCCTAATACATCAACCCCACAATTTTTATACCAACAAGAATATCTTTATGATCAAGTTCATTGCTTCCAAAAAAAATATTTATCTATTCATCGTCCGAGCATTGGTTTAGGAGATATTCAACAATTCTCTTATATGCTAGAAATGTTAGTTGTTAGTGTTTCCGTAGGATCAAAGACAAATTATTGTGATTATAAAATTCCTGGATCAGGACCACAAATTCTGGATCCAACACCATCACCAACCAGTCAAGTAAATTTAATGACTAGTGCACCAACAATACCAACTATTCCCAATACCCCGCAAAATACGACCATTCCAACGATTGATTATTCTGACATAACACCCGCCGCAAGCCCGCAAGTCACCCAAAGCCCGCAAGTCACCCAAAGCTTTCAAGTCACTCAAAGTCCGCAAGTCACTCAAAGCTTTCAAGTTACCCAAAGTCCACAAGTTACTCAAAGTCCGCAAGTTACTCAAAGCTTTCAAGTTACCCAAAGTCCACAAGTTACTCAAAGCCCACAAGTTACTCAAAGCTTTCAAGTTACCCAAAGTCCACAAGTTACTCAAAGCCCACAAGTCACTCAAAGCTTTCAAGTTACCCAAAGTCCACAAGTTACTCAAAGTCCGCAAGTTACTCAAAGACCGCAACAAAGTCCTCAAGTTACTCAAAGACCGCAACAAAATCCACAACAAAGTCCTCAAGTTACTCAAAGACCGCAACAAAGTCCACAAGTTACTCAAAGACCGGTGGTTTCTAAGAATCCTAAAGTAATAAAAACAAAAATGGAAACTTCGAAGGCTAACACTGTTAAATGGGGTAATTACGAACATCCGAAAGGTATTAGTAATGTTGATATGACTGGATCAATGAATTATTATGGTCCAAGCATTTATATTGAAGATATGAAAAATTTTAGTTAAGGTTTGAGAGTTAGTATTTAGTTTTTAGTTTTTACGTTTAGTTTTTACGAATTTCACATTTCGCCGAGATAATGTAAATCGTGTTTTCCGTAACTGCGATATATTCATCGCCAGATTTGTAGAGGTTGACTAAAGGAGAAGTGTATTCGTCGCTTCCCTTGTAAATAAGCTTATCTTCACCATCGTGGCAAATGCAAACATTGCCGCTTAATGAATCAATATAGAAATATCCACACACTTTCTTACCAGTTTTGATTGACAAACGGAAAGCCCCGTCCAATGTTTTGTGTGTTGGTAGCTGAAGTTGATCACGTTGAGATTCTTGCGCTGTTTCAGACATGAGTACTCTATTAGTATAATTATACTGTTAAGTTGTATTATTTTTTTTTCATCTTGAACGTACGTGATTAGAAATTTCAAAGCCATTCCAGTAAGTTTGATCAATTAAACTAGAATTTGTAATCTCTTCTTGACCAACTGAATTTTTAAAAAGTGTTGATGAGATTAAAATATGTAAAAGTGTTGCCTGAGTAAAATCAGATTGATCAATAATGACTGAAAGATATGTGACATCAGTTTGATAACTTTCTCTAAAATTAGTCAAAATTATTTTTAAATTGCTCAAGTGGACATCACTCAGAATACTATTTGAAAAATCACAATATGATAAATCACCACCTAGAAATCTCCCTGACCAAAGGTTTGCTTCGGAAAAATTACAATCTTTAAAAAATGTTTGGTTAAAAATAAAGTTTCTAAGGTTAGACTTTTGAAAAGTGATGTCTTCTAGGTAGCACTCATCAAATGCTAATCCAGTTATTTCAGCTTGGAAAAAAGATACCCCATAAACTCGTCTTAAATTGTTAAAATTACCTCCAATCATACAAGCACCTCTAAATTCAATATAATTTAGTTCGGATTTCTCAAAGACAATATCCTCCATAAAAGTGTTTATAAAAGTAATGTTTCGAAGGTTTGAGTTTTGAAATTTGACTTGCCCCACTACACAATCGATAAAAGTCACATTTTCGATTAGGCTTTGGCTAAAATCCACTTCTTGAAATTGACAATCTTCAAACATCATGTTTTGAAGATGCCGCCCAGAGAAGTTTTGCTTATTATATTTTAAATTCATTCCTGATTTAAGAGGAATATCCGCATCAAGGGATTGTTGAGCAAAAAGATTAGTTAAAGTTTCAATTTCCATCAATCATTTATTGAAAAGAATATCTTATGTCACTCACATTAAAATCAATTTTAAAAGAAACCAAACCAAAAAACCAAAAAAAAATAATTCAGTGGATTTTTTGTGGTTTGATGTGATAAACCTAGCGAAACTCGGTTTCGTTGACCATTTCGACATTGAAAATGGTGTGAGCCCAGTGAGCAACTAGAGAGAAGGTCACAATGCGAACAACATCATCGTCCTCATCTTCAGTATTGCTGCTGTCTTCGTAGTCATTGTTCTGGTTGTTTGTACCTCGACGAGCAACACGGACGGGATCGTCAGCTGATCGGCGAATGACTTGAGCCTTGTCATCTGTGTCCTTGATGTCATCTGACAGAGATCCAACTGTCCGCTTAGTTTGTAGCAGAGCGCGATCAAACTCATTGTCATTTCCACGAATTTTTTGATGATTCTTGACCATCTGTGGTAGAAGCTTTCGAAAACTTTCATTGTCCGGGGTTGAGTAACTGTGAATAACCAGGGTCTTCATCTCAGAACCAGATTGCTTCTCGAGTGAGTAGGTAATGTCCAAAACTGTTTCCTTTCGTCCTTGAAATCCAAAAGACCAGGAGAGCCAATTGACAAAACCATTGCGATACTCAGTGTCATCAGGAACATCTGACCCATCAGAAGTCAGAAGAGCAAGTTGCTGTCCGATCTTCCATGTCAGATCAGTTGGAAGTCCGTAAGCGCCAGTGTGTGTCAGTGTGTGAGCCAGGAGATGATCAACGTAAATAGTTCCGTCGCCACCCAGAAGTGGGTTATACATTCCTTGACCAAGAAAGGTTTTGATGGAAATCACTTCGGTTTCCTTGTCATCTCCAACGCTTGTTTGAAAGTTGTCTCCGACAGTGACATCCCGAGCCTCGATGTACTTTCCGTTAGCCCAAACTAGATGATCCTCAGTGACCTTCAAGGAAAATCCGTTCCGTGTGGTGATGTTGTAAATCCATCCGTGACCCTTGGGGTCTCTGTGAAGCCATGAAAGAACCTTGACGAAAATGTTTTCGTCAGTGGCAGTTTTGTACGACCAAACCTGGTCTCCAACTTGAAGATCGCGCATTGGAAGATCATAAATCAGTCCTCCACGACGGACAAGCGCCAGACCAGTGCCAAGAAAACACTCGTCCCGCTCGATCTCCCCGGCCGATCTCCAGTTAAGGCAAATCCCAGTGCTAATGTCGCGCTGCTCACAGGTACTGCGAATGTCAATATTCCAATCATATCCATTGGCATTAATTGTTTGACTCTGAATCGCAATAGCAATTAGAGTAAAAATGATAGAACTCGTCATTTTGTATGAATAGTTTTAGATTAAAGTTTAAATCTAAATCAATTTTTTAGAAAAAAAAGATAGATAATTTGATCAAAAACTAACTAAAACTCTAACACTACCCAAAACTGGCCTAACTAACTAATCAGTTACTTCTTAGCAGCCACAGATGCAATAATGATGATCAGGACAATAATAATCAAGGCCATAATCCCCCACAATTTATAGTTCTGACGACATGTTTGCCACCTCAACTTTTTAGAATGACGTTGAAAAGTTACTGAAGTCGCTTCTAGGTTCTCACTTCTGCCCATCAAATCATCGATTTGAGTGTCCCGCTCAAGAACTTTTTCTAGATTGTCACGAGTAAGATCGATCACTACTCCAACATCATCTTTTAATTTAGAAATTTCACTAGGTTGTTGTGTGTTTGGGTTAGATGAACCACCATACACTACATTTCCTGAAGAATTTTTACTTGGTTTAACAAGAGGATCAGATTCGCTCATTTTAGGTAATCTTTTTGATTGATAAAAAGATTCAATTTTATTAGGATAAAAAAATATTAAAAATTAGTTATGGAAAATTACCATTGGGCAACGTAATTCTCTGGATCATATCCCATTGGGGTATCTGAACCTTGAGCGCTATGTTGATTGGTTAGAGATTTAACACCAGCACCTTGATCAACTCCGGAGAGGGCATTTGTTTGTGCGCTTGTGAATTGGGCGTCGCTAGTGAAAAGGTTTTCAGTAGCAGTTTTAAAGGCCGGTTGGTCAGCCGCTTCATCTTCAGCTTCAGCTTCTTCATTTTCAAATGGTTCAACGGTTGGCAACATGACATCCGGACCGTCAATGGCGGCATGAGCCGGTTGCATAGTCACAACTGGAACATCTGCAACTGAGGCAGCTTCTTGGGCAGCTGGTACGCCGCGATTAAGCTGTTGAACAGTAAACAAATAGGCCGCTGCCATTAAAACAGCCGTGGCTGGATCAACCATGGCAACGTAGGCCAAAGACGCAAAATAAAATATTTGGAAGTAAAGATTTTCAGAGAGGGTAAGCAAGCTCCTGTCAACAGATGAAAGCATTAATATGTAGAGAACGAGAACAACACGTAGAACAGTTGAAACTACTGGTTTTTTTAATTGTCCGCTGAGAGTTTTGTCGAGATTAGCTAATGTACTCATTTATCTTATTAAAAAGATTTTTTTTTCAAATCATTTTGTTAATTCCAGTGAAATGCATACCACATCTCATTGTAAATTCCAGCTGGGTGGATTATGCCAAGGTTCGGCAGCCATGTTTATTCCTTGAGCACCATATTGATTACTCAAAGATTTAACACTTGCATTTTGATCAACTCCGGCTAAAGCATTGCTTTGAACATCATTAAATTGAGCATCGCTAGTGAAAAGGTTAGCTGCTCCAGCACTGACAGTTGCTTCGTTTTCGAATTTTTCAGGGGTTGCATTGGTGGGCAACATTACTGACGGACCATTAACTGAGGCATTGGCTGGTTGCATAGTTACAACTGGAAGAGCGGCGGCAGCAACACCAGCAACTGGTCGTGTCCGGCTCTTAAGCTGTTGAACAGTGAACAAGTAGGCTGAGGCCATCATAATAGCTGTAATGGGATCAATTAAGGCCACATAGGCCATAGACGCAAAATAAAATACTTGGAAGTAAATATTTTCAAAGAGATCTAGGATACTCTGGTCAACAGATGAAAGCATTAATATGTAGAGAACAAGAACAACACGCAGAACAGTTGAAACTACGGGATCTTTTAATTGCCGATTGAGAGTTTTATCGAGATTGGCTAATGTACTCATTTATCTTACTAAAAAGATTTTTTTTTAATTGTAGACTCCAAAGTAAATTAACCTTCTAATTCTCATTTCTTCCAGGGAAATCATTTTATCAGTTTGCCAATTGTTTTTAACAGCTGGTTCTCTTTTAAGGGGTTCCTTTTTTACTTTATCAATCGTTCCACCACCCATTTCCTTTTCAACTAGTTTAGTTTCAACTGGTTTCTTTCCAGCTGGTTTAGTTTTAACTGGTTTAGTTTCAACTGGTTTCTTTTCATCCAACTTCTTTTCATCCAACTTCTTTTTGGCTGGTTTCTTTTCATCCAACTTCTTTTTGGCTGGTTTCTTTTTGGTTGGTTTCTTTTCAACTGACTTCTTTTCAGTTGGTTTCTTTTTGGGTGGTTCAGCTGTTTCAGTTTGATCTATTTCGTCAGTACTATTTAATTTATTCCCAACTGGTGTCTTTTCATTAAGTTCCGCGGAGGCTTCTTTAGCCATTTCAAAGAAATCGAGAGGTTTAAGATTTCGTAAAGTGCCAAAGCAAATACTTAGATCTTTATTTGTTTTTTTTCCAACATGACGAACATAATCACAATTGGTAAAAACAATGTATTTTTCCCAGGGTCCACACTTTAAACATGAGGCATAAAAGGTAGATAATTCTTTCCAAGACAGAACATTGGGAGTTTTGCTCCGTTTTCTATATTTTACCTGCAATGCACTATATTTTCCACCATTGTAGGATACTAAATCAATTCCCATATCGTTTTTGGGTAATCCGAGAGTTTTTTTGACTTCATCTGGGAGGTCTTTTGTCATCCAGATTTGATCACATTTCCGGATTTTTTTAAAATAAAGTAAGCAAAATTCTTCATAAAGAGTACCAATAATCTTTTTATTGTTTTTTTGTCGTAATTCCACTAGATTTGTGGCTGGTTTGATGGAGATTGATTCTAGTTTTCTCATAAAAATTGGGAACGGATGATGTTGTGTTCGAGAACTTTCAGAATAGGTATTCTTCAAAAGTTGTATTAATTCCGTGCTAACCATTAAATGTTTGTTCTATTTTAACTGTAAATCTAGATTGATTCAATTTTCAGATTGAACCACTGGATCTTTTAATTTTAGATCTTTTAATTTTGTTTCATGTTTGTTGACCTGTCTCCCTTGATGGGTTTGACCAACATTTTTACTTAATCCCGCCTTGTGAACTAGATAGGTCATTAATAATTCTTGATAAATTTCTTTTTCTGTTTTATCTTTGGAGAGAACCAACCTATTTTTAGATGAAATTCCAGATTCATCTGGTTTAGAATTCGGTGAATTTTCCTTTTTCAAAACCATCTGAAGAGATAATTTCTCTTGCAAAGTGTTGATTTCTTGTTTACAGTTAAAGGACATTCGCGACACTATTAAATTTTAAGTAAGATTTTTATTCTGATCAAGTTCTTTAGAAATGAGCTGTTTAGAGTTGAGCCGCTTAGAAATCAAAATAAAATTGACTTACTAAAAATCGGTTATAAGGGAGGTTACCTGAATTAATATTTATTATGAATAAAAAGAAGCAAAATCAAAAGGGTAAAACAAAGGAATATACAACAACTCTTAGTCGGCATGGGTATCGAATTCCTAAAACTGAATTTTCAAAAAAAGAATTATTTCGGTTAAAAGAAAGATTAATGGCTGAACCGTTCACTGCAGGTGCTCCTTCTGTCGCTCAAAATGCTAGCCAACCTTTTCCAATTTATTTCGAAAGCGTTAACAATATTTATTTGCCTCGTTACTGGGGTCTCAAAGAATTTGGTAAACCAAAACTAGATAAATTAAAGAATGATGCATCAACAAAAATTAATCTCAAATTTAAAGGATCCCTGAGACCATATCAGCAAAAAATCGTCGATGTTTATGTCAAATCAGCTAAAAGTATCGGGGGAGGAATTATTTCCATTGGGTGTGGTCGCGGCAAAACAGTCATTGCGCTTTACATCGCAGCTCTCCTAGGCCTTAAAACTTTAGTAGTAGTTCACAAAGAATTTTTAGCCACTCAATGGGAAGAACGAATTCTTGGTAATGAAGCTGATGGAATTGTTGGGTTTTTACCAGGTGCCAAAGTTGGTCGCATCCAGGGAAAAGTTCTTGATATCTACAAAAAAGACATTGTTATCGCTATGGTTCAAAGTTTATCCCAAAAACAATATTCAGAATCAACCTTTAAAGATTTTGGGCTAGTAATCTTTGATGAATGCCATCATTTAAGTGCCGAAGTCTTTTCCAGAGCCCTGATTAAAACCGGATCTCGTCACACTCTTGGCTTGTCCGCAACCCCAACTAGAAAAGATGGATTAACTCATGTCTTCAAGTGCTTTCTAGGCGATATTGTTTATCGCGAAGATGTCAATATAGATACAAGCGTTTTAGTCAAGGAAATTCACTATTTTAATGATGATCCTGCTTACTGTAATGAATTGACTAATAAAGTAGGTGATCTTAATCGTCCCAAAATCATTAATAATATTTGTGCTTGCACCAAGAGAAATAGGGTCATTCTAGATGAAATAAAAGACTTAATTATGGAAGATCGTCAAATTCTTCTTTTAAGTGATCGAAGAGATCACCTCAGCTATTTAAAAGAAGAAATTGAGGCAAATATTGAAGACACGACGTGTGGCCTTTATGTTGGTGGGATGAAACAGGATCACTTGAAAGATTCTGAAGCATGTGATATTATTTTAGGAACATTTGCAATGGTTAGCGAGGGCTTTGATTGTCCTAAGTTGGATACTATTGTATTATCTAGTCCAAAAAGTGATGTCATTCAATCAGTTGGGCGGATCTTAAGAAAAAAACCAGAGGATCGAACTAAACAACACATGGTCATTGACATTATTGATTGCTTTGCTAATTTCGGTAATGCTTGGAAACACCGAAGTAAGTATTATAAAAAACAAAAATTTCAAATTGATCAATACACCTATGATGATAATTCAGTTCGGACTATTATTAAGGCTGGTAAACCACCCCCTCGAAAACATAAAACTCTCAAGGATGAGATTGCCGAAATAGAATTTCTCGAAATTGATAATTCAGATGGCGAAGACGAATCCTCAACGACAAAAGACCCAGAATCCAAGTAAAGTTGAAATTGCCACACCAAACACATTGGCATAAGCAATTTTAAAACTATTAATCGAATTTTTTTTATATTTTTCAAATAACTCTTTATTTTCAGGGTCATTTCGACTAGTTGAGTAAGCTAGAGAGGCATATAATCCAGAATTTGTAATTGGTGGCAAGAGTGATACAACTAAAGCAAATCCATGCAAAACCCCAATATTTTTATAAACATACGCATAAGCAACAAAGAATCCAGTAAAACAACCAATCATAAAATTGGTTTTTAAGAATTTATCTGAAGTCAGTTGCTCCATTTTTTCAGTCGGAACCTGATAATAATTATAATATTGATTTAGTTGTCCCATCAAAAATCCAACAATTAAAATCATTCCAGTTAAAATTATCAACGAAATTAACCCATTTTGTACTCCAGTACCCCCATTTAGAAGAATTGCTAAAACACTGTAAATAATTGGTTGGCCCATTGGAGATATTAACATACTACCCAAAATAACTGAATAATTATCATACATAAATCCTAATGAGGCAACAACAGCGGCAGCGATACATAACATAAAATCTTCCTTGCTGACAGGTAAACTTCCTAATTGGCTCATATTAGCCATATCATTTAACGTTTTTTGACATATTCCAGACATTGATTGAATTGATTGAAATCAGTTCTTTAATCTATTTTAAAGATTTTTATTTTACCGATGCTGAAGAATATAGTTTAATAATTGGCGAGCATCATGAATTCTTTTTTGTTTTAAGGAATTGTAGAGATTTTCAACATGATCTGTTTCATGTCTTTCTAATCGATCCAATGTATTTTGATCGATTTCCGCTTTGCCTAGGGTATAATGCATATGTTCCGTAAAAATATCTGGAATATAAACTTTTCTTTTCAAAACTCCGGAAACTTCATTTAACCAGGTATCATTGTAATCAGATGAAAAATAAGGTGGTACAAAATAGCCAACTACTTTAACCCAATTTCGATGAAGAAATCCATGTGTTCCGAATGGATTTTGATGAATCGCCCCATCATCTCCAAAAGCAAATAAAATTCGATCCGAATATTGAGAGAATATTTGACGTAAATAAGTATCCCAATGATCAGTTCTAAAAATAATATCATCCCCGGAATGCATTAGAATATCCCCGGTCGATTTTTCATATGCTTTATTCCACATTTCAGATAAACAAATTCTAGGACCAACAATTGATTTGATTTGTCCCGGAAATTCATGACCTAATTTTTTGGCTTCTTCAATTGATTCCTGGTCATCATCATCCATATAAAAAACAATCTCAAGCTGCTTAGGATAGTCGGATGTGTTTTGAACTGAATTCCATAAGGCTCTCATATTTGAAGGACGCTGACGAGTTGGAAGTAAAAGAGAAATAGTCCTCAAATCACTGATCCTAGAAAGCTTTTCGGCTTCTATGTTCGGAGGTAATTTAAAAATATAAGCTGACATTTTCCTCTTAAAAGAGAAAATTGAACTTCATTCAAAACGAAGCAATCAGCAAAACAATGAATTTTTTGGTCAAGGATCTAATTAAACCGAACAATTATCCCAAACTCCTAGAATTAGATTTTCAAACAAAATATATCAAACCCTTCCAAGCAATGACGTTAGAAGATCCATTATTTGACACGCTTTTTTACGGACCTTCTGGAAGCGGTAAGTTTACGTTGGCCATGGCATATTTGCAACATCTTTATGGATCAGAAGTTTTAAAGTTAACTCCCAATGAAACCCATGATAAAAAGAAAAAAGTTGATAAAAGTTCAAAACTGGATTTTACAATTGAAAAAGTGGGTGCAATTTATACTAGTCGATACTTAACAATCATGAATGATACAGTCAATGATGATAAAATTGTTGAGTTTCTTAAAAAGCAAATTGATTCTGAAGGAAGTCACATTAACTACGTTATGATAATGCACATGGATCGTTTGAAGACTCAAACTCTGAACTATGTCAAATGTTTTATCGAAAAACGACGATCATTAACATGCATTATAGGAACAACATGTTCATTACACAAACTGGGTCAGGGATTGAAAGGCTTAATGGCTCAATATCGAGTTCCGAGACCAAGCCTCGAAGACCAAACTAAATATTTTTTGAAAATAGTTCCAAATAAATTTCAAAAAGCGAAAGTAATTACCAAAGGAAAAATTGCTAAAACTCATCATGAAACCAATGGTGATTTAAAAATGATGGTTGCTTACTTTAATCAATATCTTTTGGAAGCTTTGGATTCAGATCCTAAATTAAAGAAGAAACATCCAGATAGTTATCGATTATATTTATGTTATTTACTTAATTTTGCGATCAAAGGAGATCCAAAAGATTTGAATGTTATTCGTTCAATGATTATGGTCATGTATCAATCACCAATTACTTGGCCAGAATATACTAAGAAGTTTATGTCTTTGATTAATAAATCTAAATTGACAGATACTCAAAAAATCAAAATAGTTGAGATGACCGCTGAGGTTGATCATCAAGTACATTTGAGCCGGCTCAATTATTGCCATTATGAAGCAGTAATTTTTCAATTAATGGAAATATTACATGGTTGAAGTATCGTCAAAGTCCAGTCAAACCAGTGTGTTTTAACTAAGTTAATTTTTAGTTGGAGTGCGTTTTTTGCATATTTTTTTTCGTTTTATTACTTTAATTGCAATGTCAAGAAAATTAATAAAACAACCGAAAGCATACACGCTAAGTGATTTGAGACCCGAAGAATTAAGAGAAAGATTGACTGCTCAAGATTTTTTCAATTCATTTAGTTCAATCAGAGATCCCCGTTTTGAGGATTTTTGTGAAAAATTAAAGGATTTAGGATTAGAAGACTGGTATGTTTACCCCGAAATTTTTTATCGGCTAGATATCAACCGTTTTAAAAATCTAGCCCGATACCTAGAAATGTATTTAAAAAAAACTGACGGTTTCCCAGGAGAAATTAGAGATGTTTATCTGATGGATTCCCTGAAAGATATATTATTAAAACGGTGGAAAAAGCACCTTGCTGATGATTATTATAAATTTTTCAAAGGATTAGAAGAATATTTTCTTCCTCCAAAAGTATAAGAATGCCAGTTAAACAAACTAAACAAGCTTCAACTAAACAAGCTTCAACCAAAGCTGGTGGAGCCAGAAAAGGAAAAAAAAGTCAAAAGAAATCCACCGCTCGGGCTTCCAAGGCCAAGCCAAGATCTAAGAAATCCAAAAAACAAAAAGGAGGTAAACAAAAAGGAGGTAAATGTCATTATGTAACAATTAAAGGCATGAATGTTAACAGTCTAAGCCTTCCTGAACAATACGCCCGAGTCTCAGATTGTACTGATGCATCGGAAGCAAGTCCAACTGCTCACCCTAACTTAATCTAATAACTTAACCTAACAAGCATTTATAAGCTCCAAAACATCCAACCATTACAACCGGGTAATTAATATCCCAGTTCTGGGGCTTCCATAATTCATTAGTTCCTGGTTTACACCGAAAGGGACTAAGCATGAATTCTTTGATGCTTTCTGGAGAAAATTTCTTATTATTTTCACTGTCCGGTCTTCTAACAATCCCCTTGGTTTTAGGATTTACTTCCAAAGCTGTAAAATAAGCTAAATTAATTGCTCCAAAAGCAATAACATCTTTCGCAATAGATAAGATCATCTTAATTAAGATTAAGAAAAAGGATTCTTTATATGACTTCAATTTTTAGTTAAAAATTGAAGTGATTAACTTCGATTATTTTAAATTTTAAAACGATGAATTTGAGCTCAGCTCTTTTACCACGTGGGAAAAAAATTATTATTGATAAGGACTCCAAAATGGGAAAGAAATTATTAAGAGATGGTTTTTTAACCACTTGCTATGTTGAACTGGATCGAGACAAACTTATCGCCGTTCGAGTTAAAAATCCATTAGAAGGACTTGTAATGGTCCTAGAAATGTCTAAAAAAGATTTTAGGTTAGCTCCAAATAAAGTTTTGGAAGAATATGTATTTTGTTTAGATACATTTAGTTTTAAACCCAGTTCTAGAACCATCATAGAACCAACCTTTTTAGAACCAACTTTTTAGAGTTAACTTCAGAACTTTTGGAAAATTTTATCTTATAAAAATTGAAAGTTTTTTATTTATATGTCAAACATCATTTACAGCTATGAACAGCAAAATGAAAATGAACCCACTTACATTAACCTTTTACCTCCTCATCATTTCAGTTCTATTCCAGAGAACATCTGGAGCTTCTGCTGAGTCGGATGAATATCGTGATTATGCCGAGCAAGGTGGAAATATGGATCTTGATGAATTTGAGCTTGGACCATCCACAGCCATTACAGACAATTTTGAGTTTGAACCATTTGTCAAAACCAAGGTCAAGGCCAAAAAAACCAAGTGTATTAACCATAGAATCAAAGGATATTACCAAAAGATCGATGGAACAACTACTCGTATTCGTGGATTGCCTCCTTCTGGTACTTTCCCTTCCCCAATCCCTGATAATCCTCCGGTGGGATATGACTTTGTGATCCTACCTACTGGTTTGACAAAATGCGATTTGATTGAGATTGCTGACTACACTGTTGATCAGATCAATAAGTATCGATCTGGTGAATTGAAGTTTTTGGATGGCACTGATGATCCAGATGTTCTAGCAGCCGGCCCTGGCGGACTTTCCCCCTTGACACACGCCTATGGTAACACCCGTTGTAGTGGTGAAGCGGCCATGGGATCATTAGTCAATAACTATGCTCTTGGTGGTGGATGTGCTGCGGCCCATGCGTTTTCGTTCACTTGTCCCTGGAAAGGTGCAGCTGCTCAAAATAGTTGTTGCGCTAGAGGACATTTTAGTTGGGGCCGTTGGGACACCGCTCAACACCTGACCAAAGAATCGGTCAAAGGACAGGTTGATAATTGCCTGAGAGCCATGTGGAATGAAGGGATTAAGGATGGTCAAAAAGGACACTGGATGACTATGAAATCACCCACCTACAATTACATTAGTATTGGGATTGCTTGGTCCGCCCAAGGTCGAGTCAATATGCAGCAGAACTTTGCCAAAAATTTGGGTGGCAAATGGTATTGCCGTAAGCCGGGTAGTAAAAGGTGGCGATTTAAGCAATCAAATTGTGAGCTAGATTGTGGCACTAAAACCTTTCGCCAAACCAGGTGCTGCAAAGAAGATTCTGGAATTCAATGCAAACAAAACGAAATTGATCCAGATGAAACTTGTAAAGCTCCAGAACCAGTTTGTTAGACTGAATTAGAATTTAATTCACTACTAATTCGGCGAGCTTTAGTGGATAAATAAATTTTCCAAGGGTTGAAACCACACATATAAAACATGACCATGAGCATGACCCACAAAAAACCCTCTGTTATATATCTTTTTTTTAAAACCCATTTTCCTTCAAATAATAGCAGCAAATGAATAAATAAAGGAAAATGATGTGTAAAAAGATCAATCAGTTTACTTTTCCAACCGCAGAAACACTGACCAGTGTATGGATGACAAAGCACCCTGGGATAAATGTGGGCAATGGTAAATCCACCAACTGAAATAAAAGTTAACATCACTAAAAGTATATTTCCAATACGGTTAACATATAATCCCCTTAACATAAAGCATGTTCCTATCAGCCAAAATAGAAGTGTCCAGGTGGTGTAAAAAACACTAATAATTTTAATCAAATTGCGGATAGAATTTTTCTTTTCTAATTTCATTTCTGTTTTCATTTTTGGTTAAGTGAAATTCAAATGATGTTTAATTTATAAAAAGATATCAAATCACCAAATCATCAAATCAATCAAATGATATGATAGCTCGGTGGGGAATGTGATGAACAGTTTTCAAAGCGGACTCTGATATTTCACGCCTTTTGCTCGCTTTTTGACTTTCAGTTTCCTTAGCCGCAGGGGTACAGACCGCAATTGTTTTAGCCTTTTTCTTACCATGAGCGCTACCCTTCTTTTGAGATTTACTTTTTTTAGCATTTCGAGCTTCCATATCCTTTTCAATTTCATCATAATGATCTTCAATGTAATCAATTACAAAAGTATTGTCAGCCCAATCAAAGAAATTTAGCTGACCATCATTGGTTTCAATGAATTTTTTGTCATCATAATAATAATTAATTGATCCATTGCGACAGAAAACATCAAATCTCTTTTTAGAATTAGTTTTGAGCTCTTGTCGGTAACTGGGATAAACAAAAAATAAATCATGAAAATAACTGGATTTAGCATCTTTATCATTTTTCTTTTGAGTTGTTTTCGGTTGAACTAGCTTTTTTCCTTTAATTCCTTTTGGAAGAACTTTCGCCACAGTCTTATTAGACTCTTTCTCTTCTCTCTTGACCTTGTAAATTGCTAAATTGTAATGTGTGTTATTAACTTTAGCATAATTAGTCACAAACCAATCAATTAAACGAAGCGATATTTTGGATTTGCCAGTTAGAATTGGTAAAACGCGTTCCATTTTACCAGTTCGGCAATAAGCTGAATTTAATCGAGTGATTAACTTTTTCTGTTTTCGGCTCAAACTTGACTGCTGAGCTTCAGTCTTAGTAATTCTCTTAGAACCAGATTTTGCCGGCTTGGCAGCAGTTTCAGGTTCAGAGACGGTTTTAGTTGGGGGTGAAGTAATCTTATCCTTGTCGGAAGGATTTTTAAATGACTTAGATGTGGTCATGTAAAAATATTATATACTAGATAAAATATAAAAAACAAAATGGTTTAAACTTATACTTTTTATTTGACTTTTAATTTAATTCAATTCAGTTCAATTCAATTACAAATCGAATTCTTCCTCTTTAGAAATCCCAATTACATATTTCTGTTGCAAAAAAATGATTATTTCAGCTAAGACTTGGCAATCAACCATATTGTAGTGCACTATTTCTTGAACTCCTGGAAATTGATCTAATGCAATTCCGCGTTGAACGGCTTCTTCGTTGTAGCGGGTCATTCTCAGCATGGCGGCAAATCCATTAATATCTTGATTGCTCCAGGTTGTTTGAATTAGTTTGTGACGGTAAAGAGCTTTAGCAACGCTTTTTAAGCCAAACCCAAAAGAACCTTTAATTGTGATGGGTTGATAGCGGAAGATTGTTAGTAAATCGGAGAATTGAATTGAGGCTAAAATATTGTGATCATTTTCGGTTAAACTATCCCATTGTCGTTCAACCATCTTTTCAAAGAAAACAGGTTCAGCTTTCGACCAATGGAAAAAAGTCACCGGACCAATTAATTTTTCAATCTCAACAATCCAATTAATAAATTTATTGAGAAGGGTTAGTTCCGAATTTAAAGTCATTTGATCAATCAGAAAAGGAAAATACCTATACTGAACACCTTGATCAGATGGAATGACCATTGAAGCACCAATTAAAAAGATGAGTTCCTGACCACTCACGTTTGGTAAATTGGTAAAATCATCATTAAGATTAGATGATACTTCAAAATCTAAAACAAGGTAAGGATCCCCTACTTTAGGTAAAAAACTCAAAAACTCCTGATCTAATTGATCAGGGTAAACGACCGTTTTATCTTGGGTCATATTTGTTTCAATAATTTGACTCATAATGGCATTCTGCTTTCCCTCATTTTCTTGACAAAAACCTAAATAATCCGGCCATGTTGTAACTCCTTGATCCATTGCGGCTCTTCTTCGGTTTGGCCCACAATTCCATAACAGAGTTAAATCTTGAGTTTGATTAGCAATATCATTTTTAAGACTTTGCCACTTATAACCATAAGAATTCTTCATGTTCGGTCTGATTGACAGATTTAAATCTTGAACTTGATCATCCAGAGAAGCCCAATCATATTGACCAGATTGAGTTTGAACTGGTAAGGACATTTTCTGAAGAGTTTTATGCCATTCAAGAGCTTTTCCGAGTCGAATCAAGTAATCTTGATCATGGTCGCCATAATCAATAATTCCAACGGAAGAAAAACAATTTGAATTGACTAATGAATTATCATAGTTATGTGATGCCCGACCAAGTAAGTAAGCTTGTTCGGGCTGATATCCCTGTAAATATCCCAAAGCTAAATTGTAAACTAAAACTTGCGCTTTGTAAGTTTTGTATAATTTACTGTTTAAGATATATTTACCATTGGCGGTTAGACTGATATTGGACATTTTAACATCGATAACACGATAGTGCCATGGACCAAAAGTAGAATTAACGGTTGCCTCAGCAGCACTGACTAATCCTGGTTTTAATTTGTTAATGATGTCTGATCTAATCAAAATATCTGGTCTTCCCTTAGTCTGGTTGGATGGATTAACAAGATAACCTTGATATATTATTAAAGCACCCGCTTTCATAGCCTGGAGGGTGCTTAATGATCCATCAACCCAACTTTCATGATCTTCAATGGTCGTTATCGGGATGGTTTGTTGAATAAGTTTAATAACTTTATCTTCAAATTCAATTCCTTTCTGCATGATATATTGAATTTCCTCTGGGGTATCTGAGGGCTCAAAACCTAAATCAGGCGCAAACTTATCCAAATAATCCAACAGAGGATCATCCAAGAAAAAATTAAACATTTTAGTAGCCGAAAGGTACGTTTTGACCTCTTTATCCCATTCTTGACATGATGCCAGGTTCATCTTTATTATTACTCCAGACATTAATTTAGATCTTTTCAATCTCAATCTTTTGAGCACAAATCAGAAAAATACAATGGGCCAAAGCTGGTCTTGGATTTATCTTAAAACATAAAAGTTAAATAAAAGTTAAATAAAAGTTAAATAAAACTAAAAAAAAACTTAAGATCTCAACGCCCCTTCAAAGTCTTTTTCCGGGGTCCATCCAAAAAGAATTTGGATTTGGAATTTTTGCGTGATCCTCTTTTAGATGATTTTTTACTTGCCGTTGATTTGAAACTCTTTAAGTCGCTCAAAGTCTGTTCCATATCATCAGTTAAATCCATTGAAGATGCGTCTGCATGATGGATAGTTCTTTCCTCAATTAATTTTTCTTTTTCTAAGGCATTTCGGATAATCAAGCAAATTTCTTCTTTTTTGTTTAAAGTTGGATTAACTCCAAAATAAGTTGTGGCAATCTCCTTCAACTTCTTCAACGTGTAACCACCTTTTCTAGGTCCTTCCTCACAATAATAAGGATTCTTCTGATAAACTGAGCTGAGTTTAACTGATGGTTTGGATTGTCTGTTTTCTACCTTTTCTAGTTCCGAATCGACAATTGGTACAATGAACCCACAAAGATCCTTTTTGGAAGCTGATTTAGCCATATCTGGATCCATTCCAAAATATTTACTAGCCATCTTTCTTAAATGACCTAGATAATAACCCCCACCAGATTCACCTTTTTCACATAGTTTAGGATCCTTTTGATAAATTGATAATGGACTTTGACCAGTTAATCCGGATTTTGTTCGAATTTGAGTAATTTTTTCACTGATTATTTGACAAATCATTTCTTTCTTTTTTCCTTCCAAATCTTTTGATGGAATACCAAGTTGTTCAGAGGCAAACTGTTTCAAAAGTTTTTTACTATAACCACCTTTCGAATCAGTTTGATGACACTTGTTCATATTGAAATTTTCAAGCGTAATAAAACCTTTGCCTTTGAATTTATCGCTTGGACAATATCCTCTGTTTTGGTATCGCAAGAAATCATCATTGAATTCACCTTTTGGATTGTAGAGAGAATTCCAATCCCATTTCTTTTGGAAAATTCGATCACTACGATCCGCCGCAATTGGCAATTCATGAACAACTCCGCGTCCATTCTTAAGGCCAGTTGCACACCATTTTTGACCTTGACCATGTTTGGTTGAAACACATTCCCATGATAAATCATAACTTGGATGATATCTGAACGGGAAGATACATTTTCCAGATTTAAAACCTTTGTCAATCTTACCCTTAATATTAGTTGCTTTAGCAAAAATATCCTTGACACCATGTTGCTTACGAGTTTCTCTAGGATCCGCAGGACAGAATCCCCATTTCAAAGCACGACGATTTTTATCCACCTCAACAGGACATCTCTGTCCTTCATCCTTATCCTTATTACAATCAAAGAATAATTGTTTGGTATTACCATAAACATACGGGAAAATACATGGTCCAGCCTGATATTGAGATCGATACTTTCCATCTTTATCAAAGATTGTCGCATAAACATTCTTCAATTTCCTCTTCATTCCACTCAGATCTGTTAATTGAACCACTCCTTCACTACTTCCCGAATCAGATGATTCTGTTGCCTCACCAACATCAGCTGAGTGTTCAGCACCCTTCTTGTAGGGGATCTTGATCAAGCGGTCAGCAGTATGTTCTAGTTCAACCGTGTCAAAGATGTCAATTTCTTGATGATACTTAGAAGATTTGTAAATTTGCTTGATTAAATAAAAAGTTTCATTAGTCAAAAAGATTTCGGTGTCTGACAAGCGAAGTCCTTCCTCTTGAAAAAATGTTGGTTTATAAGTTCCTTGAATTATGCGGTTACTGTAATTGCGGTTTCTTATTAATTCTTCACAAAGACGATTAACAAAAAGATCCGTCCAGAAGGTACTTTCCAAATTCAATTGACATAATTTTGATTTAGAAACAGCACAAAAAGGATGACTGTGACATTTTTTCTGGGTAAACTTATTACATTTGTTCAAAGTATATTTCTTTTTAGTGTAACTAGTATTTTTCTCATGAACAACCTTCATTGAATTATCAAGTATTTTCATAATTAAAGGTTTAAGCTTCTTGACAATTAAACCATAGTCTCTAATACCAACCCCAATTAATTTTTCAATTTGATTACGGTAAGCATGATTCTGATTATGACCAATAAATTTAGTAAATTCATACTTAAAATGTTGATACAAATGTTCAAATCTCTTGTATTCACTTAATTTATCAATTCGATCATCATTGCTTTCATTGTGATCTGTGATCTTATAATCAGCCTCATAATAAACTTCTTTAACCTCAATATTTAATTTCAATTTAAGAGATTCAGCCACCTCAAGGATTTTGTCGACGTGAGTTGGGTTGAGGGGGATTAATCCTCCATTTTCTAATAGAATAGCCAGAACTATTTCTGGATTTTGATCAGTTACTAACAATGAAGCTGGTTTGTAAGAGTATTTTCCTTTAGTTTTTTTATTGAAAACACTTAACGGTTTTAGAATTTCGAGAATATTTGTTTTGTTGAGAGGTGACTTCTTGTTGGAGTTGGATTTAGATTTAGACTTGGATTTAGATTTAGATTCAGATTTAGATTCAGATTTAGATTCAGATTTAGATTCAGATTTTTGGCTGCTACCTAAAAGGTTAAAGTATTCCAAGTTATCATAGTTTTTAATTTCCATGATTGCTCCACTGGGTCGAACAGGAAACATCATTCCTTTGACAGTTACTAAAAATGAAGCTGAACAATGTGGTGTTGTGATTTGTCCAACTGGTTTCAAGTAAGGATATCCCTGAGTTGATAATTTCAATAATTCATTATAAACTGTAAAGGCATTTGGTAGCAACTTGTATGATCCATATTGAGAATTAGGTAATTCAGAGCAATTATTGAGGTGAATATTAACAATTTCTTTGATAACTCCTAATCTTTTTTGAGTATCCTTTAAGAGATTGGCGTTAACCAATTGATTCTTAAGATGATTCTTCAAAAATAGAAGATTCTTGTTTGACATATTAATTTCATGATTAATGTGAATTAATCCTTTTGGTATGATATTTCCTTTTGATTGGGCATGAAAGATTGGTTCAAATTTGCCGTTTGAGTCATAAAGAAGCATGATGATTGGTTTATCAGCATTATTGACATACGGGTTACAGAAAATGTTATTAGTTTCTTTGGCAAAAATTATAATATTTGCTCCATCTGGGAATAACCAAGGTAGTTTTCGGCTAATTAAATCAAGGAAGAATTCATGTCTTTTGATTACTTTATCGTCATTGCAGTATTGTATAAAGTTATGGAAAGCGCTGAAAACAACAAATAATTTTTTAAATTTATGCAGTTTAACTCGATTATTCTTTAGTTTGAGAATATCAGCTGAAGACGAGACGCTAATTTTGCTCAATCCCATCCATTTTACAAAAGCTGGATATTTCTTAATAAAGGTCCCTAAATGATGGATTTGGTTTCGATTGTGAGGTAAGTTATGTGTAAATTTGAATAAATTGACTAGTGAACCTTGATTGAGGGTGACAAAAACTTCTGGGGTCAAGTTGTCAGTGATGATTTTGATTAAAGTCTTGTAAGTCACCCCACCAGATGAAATAGTTTCTTTAACACTGGCCACACACCGCAAAAAACTATTCTTATCACTATACACACCACGTCTCAAAAAGCAATTCGCATACTTATGCAAAGAATTATTATGAGAAGAAATTAAAATTTCCTGATGATTTCTCAATAAAGTATTCAGATTATCCGGCAACTGACCATAACGGCAATTATCTAGGACCGCCGAATCAGTTTTAATATAATTCTCATTACGACAAGTGATTTCATCATTAAATTCTTCCGTATCATGACTGGATTTAGGTTTTTCGGACTCAGATTGGACATCACAAACATCATGACCAACCGGTTTCTGAAATCCCTGAACATCCTTAGAATTGACATCATAATCTTCAGGTTCTTTCAAAAAACAACACGGTACACAAAGGTTTTTAGGATGATTTTTAGGTTTCATAAATCCTGGAAAAGCCTCTGCTCCAGTATTCTTCAACGCGTCAGGCCATCCTTTCTCAACATTCTCCTTACGCCAATATGCTTCACTAGTTGGTCTTCTAATGATAACAGTGTATTTATCACCTAAGAATTCTTTATTTCTTCTCTCATATGGCAACGCTTCTCCCTTGGTATAAGGACTTTTAAGATCATTGGCAATAAATTCATCTACTGAAATAGGCATATTGGCTTTATAATCCCAAATACGAGGACAAATGTAGTAATGATCACGATATTTAATGTAACCAGTAATTGCTTTCGGATCTTTAATTTTATCTAAGTTGTCTTTGGAAATAATGTAAGGTTGTCTCATTTGGGTACTGTCACATGTTCGACTGTACTTCCATCCTTGACCTTGTTTGGCTTGATCATCTAGGTTTCCAATGTCTTCAACCTTATAAAGTCCAGGATCAGCTTTTTCACGCATCTGAGCCATATAAGTGGTAAACTTAATGTGATGCATATCAGTTCCCTTCTTTTTGATATCAGAATCAATGATTAGGTTCTCTTCTTTTGGAGCAGCATCAGCTTGAGCTTTCTTGGCTTTTTCTTCATTTTTGAAGTCTGATTCAAGGTCAACATCAAGACCTAAGTCATCAATTCCTAGTTCACCAAAATCAAATCCAAGATCAACTTCATCTGATTCCAAGGTTGATCCAGGAACACTTTCTTCAATTTCGAGTTCCATCAAATCTTCTTGATTACGATTTTTCTGATATTCTGGATGGAACAACAAATTAAAGAGATAATGGATGAACTTAATTTGTTCCATCCGATGAAGATTATCAATCTGAATGATGAATTTCTTGTTCTCTTGAGTGACTGTGATATCAACTCCATGCAAGAAATGATATTTGATATTTTCTGGAATATCTTGAGGATTAAAATGATCCAAGACATCTTTTGCTTTTGCCCGGTTGATCAAAAAGATCTTTTCTAGGATATTCAAATATTTTGATTTTTGTCCTTCAAAAGCTCTTTTATTTTTGTCAAATAATTTATTAATGAAGTTGTTGATTGAGGCACTTCCATCGAAATTACTGACCTTCTTGTAAATAATTTTCAAAACATTGTTTCTGAGATAACCATAGAAGTATGGGAAGAAATCCTGGATTCGCTCATTGAGATCAGCCAAGGTTAAATTGGATTCAACTTCAATAGAATTATCAAGACTGACATTTTGGATTTTAGTTTTTAACAGATTTGAACTGAGATTTGTTTGAAAAATTAAATTTGTTTCGGGTTGAGCTAGAATATTTCCATCTAGAAATTTACGAAGACGATGAATAAAAGTACTAATATGTTCAATATTCTTCTTAGCCATCTTAACCGTCATTGGATCTCTGAAATTAAAATCAATCATAACATAACCATTTTCATAAACACTCAGCGAAACATAATTCTCCAACAATTTCTTATGTTCAGTGGCCAGTAAAATCTTAAAGACCAAACACTTTTTAGAATGAGGATAAATAACATCATTATGATGATAGTTGTGTTTCCAGGAGGCAATAATCTTCAACTTAAAACTGTGTCTTTTCAAAAAAGGTTTGAAAATCTTGTATTGACTATTGGTATCATTAATAATGTACTTAACAAAAGGAACATTATGATCAGTTTCAAACAGATTGAATAGTTTGGAAAGATCAATTGTTCCTGGATAGTTATGATCGTTGATACTAACCAAAAGGTGATTGAGTTGGTAAGCTCCTTTCCATTTGACTAGATTCTTATTTTTTTTGAAATTCTCCCGTTGATTTGCATCAAGCTGAAGGAGTTTGGTGTCTGCATCAATGATTCTAGAAATAACTTCTTCAGTGGCCTCAAATTCATTTTTGAGTTGACCAGCGGTATAATCTTGAGCTAAATCATCCCAATACAGGGTTGCAATATCGTGTTGGTTTGAGATATCAGCATTAACCATAAAATCATCATAAGTGACTAGATTAATGGTGTTATCATTAATTGAATCATAATCAGCCAGAATTTTGGAGTATTGATTACTGGCTTGATCCATGACAACTTTATCAGAGTAATCAACAATATCCGAAAAAGGATTAGCCACTACATAAAGAGGGTAATCAATGTAATTATTGGATGAAATCCGCAGATTCTTTTGATATTCTCGTCCCAGAACAAACAGGCGGGTGCTCATCAGGGATTTAAATTCTTCATTGTCGACTAGAACATCTGGTGAATAAAAATCTTGAGAAAATAAGTTGACTTCCTTATTTGAATTTTGGTACTTGTCTTTGAATTGATGACGAACGAATGTTTCGAGATCTCCTTGTGATGGCACGTCTAAAATTACTTGTAGCTTTAGGATTAGATCATCAACTTTAATTTCGGAGTCTCGTCCCAATAAATGGTTGATGAATTGGACTAGATACATAAAGCTGATGTGTCGTGTTTCAACCCATAAATGTTGAGAATGAATCCCAACTGACTTTTTGCTCATTTTACTAAGATGATAATTAAGCTTCATTCGAAGTAAATTAATGCTATCATCATCATAAATAAAATCGCGCACAAAGTGGCTTCTTCCTGGATTTAAGTGGCCAAATTTAGTTTTAAAATTGGATACATGTTTTCCCAATTCTTTAGTTTCGTTTAAGGACAAATCGCTATAACCATTCTTCTCAATTTTCTTTAAAATCTTATAGACATTGCTTGGATGATGGTTACCCACAAAAATATAAAGATCGTGGTCATCCTCTTCCTTGCTATGGATATGTTTTACCTTATAAATTTTTTGGTTATAAAAATCTCCTACCAAAGACATATTATCTTATTTAATAGATGAGAATAAAAAAAAAATTAATTAATCTAGTTGAAATCAAATTATTTATATCCTGTTTTGGTAATTTAACTAACTGTTTAAGTGGTGACTTAAATGGCCTCTTAAGTAGCGGTTGTCAAAGAGACAACTGGTGCATCAAACAGTGAGAGCAATGACGTCATTAGGTAATCAGTAATGAACTCATCAAAAGTTGCTGAACTGTTTCCCTTATAATTCAAGAAAGCTAGTTCATACGCATCAGCAGTTTTGTTCCAAAAAGTGGCTTGAGCAATTGCGGCCTGTTCAGCTTGAAAAATGATACCATCAGCATTGACCTCAGCTTCCCTGATGTGAGTCTCTTTCAAGACCAGTTCGCGAGCCAGATCTGTTTCAGCTTCAGTGATTCGTTGAGCCCGCTGGTTAATGAGCACCTGAATCTCCTGTTCTGTTGTTTGGATTTGTTGAATGATGTTACCAAAAGCGTCTGGATATTCAAAGTTCTTGAGTTGAGTCGCTCCACCGCTTGTGACGTGAGATTGCGAATCGATCAGATGTTGGCTGACTGAGTTAACAATCAGATTTTCAACCGTTCCTCGCTGGGCAAAGAAGTCAGCTGCGGTTACATTGGCACAAGCATCTCGGACCGCATCAACAATTGTCAGCTCGACAAAGCTTTTAGAACGATCAGATTCACCAAACTCGTTGAAACAAGGGACAATTTCTTGTTTGCTGTAAACATATTGAACGGCGATGGTAATGGCGATTTCCACCCCATCAGATGTCATACAAAAGTATTGATCCTCACTGAGAACATGTTTTGATGGATAGAAATAAATCTTACTGTCTGGAGCCAATAGGTGACGCCCTTCTTCCAGTGGGGTATTGCCATCAAGCTTATGAAGAACATTCCGCCAGTGAATGCCATATTCATCATGATTGACCTCTTCAAATGACAAGGGTAATAGAGTAACAAGGAGGAGGAATCCGATAATTACCGCAGCAATTGCGCCCCAAAAGAGCCATATGCGGGTACGTTGTGTACATGAAAGTCCCATGATTATGATTATACTTTGATTTTAGGAGGCATTTGAATTCAATTTTTAGAAGCAATTCTTTGGCTTCTTTTCCTGGATTTAAGAGACAAAAAATTGAACTTCAATCGATAATAAAGTAAGAAGTATTCACAACTTTAAAATGAGTCAAGAAGAAACTAACTGCTATGACTGTGTCGGTCGTCGCAATGGTATTATTATTTTGTCAGTGCTTGGTGTAGCTGCATTTTTCATCGCAATCCTGGTTGGGGTTTCCTATCATGGTCTTCAGCACAATGAGCTGGGGTTTGATAAGAGCACTCTCCGTAATGATGTTGATACTGGCGAAGTTTATTATCGTGGGATGCATTTCCTTGGTGTCAGCCATGAATTTATTATTTTCCCATCGACTTTTCAAAGTGTTGATTTTTCCGGAAATTCTCGTCTCTCAGTGGCCTCCAAGAACGGCCTAGAATTTGGCCTGAATTGCAACTTTCAATATCGAATTAAGCAAGAGTCACTCGCTGACATCTTTGAATCCTTTTCAACCAACTACCACTCGCAAGTTTTGGTTAGGGCAACAGCAGCCATCAAAGAAACCACCCCTCTCTATGAAACAGGTGATTTTTTCGGAAAACGCGCTGAAGTTCAAGACGCCCTTTGGATCGCCGTCAGAGATGATCTAGCCGAAATTGGAATGGAAGTTCCAGCACACAAGTTTCAATTGGGACATCCCGATTTTAGCGGACAGATTGATGCTCAAAATCTTGCCGCTGCAGTCCAAATTCAGTCCAACATTAAGGAACAAATTAACCAAGAAGCCATTCTGACCTCTGAAGAAACTGCTCAATTGGTTGCTCTAATCAACGCCAATGCAACCCTGGTTGGCCAGCAAGCAGTCGCGATTGTTGACAGTCTAACTGTTCAGGCTCATGCTGAAGCAGGACAAATTGCCGAAAACGCAAAAACAGCTGGTCTGGCTGTCATCTTCAGCCGATTCGATGTTCAAAACAAAGGAACCTTCCTGAAGTTCATTGCCATCAGCAACGGACATAACGTCAAGATTCTGGACAATGTTGAGACCCTGGTCAAGACGTCGTCAATTGTTTAAGTTTCTGAATTCAGTTTGAGAATTCAGCTTGGAAATTAATAAATAATTAAAATAACAAAATTTTTTATTCAAGATTAACTCAAGATTAAGTCATGATTTAATGCTTTTTGGCTTGTTTCTTAGCCTTTTGTTTCTTGCCTTGTTTCTTGCTTTGTTTTCTTTTGCCAGCACCAACCTGTTGCTTTTTCAAAGGACATCCTGCTCCTTTTTGGACAGTCTTTTTTCCGGCACATCCGCAGGCTCCACCCCGTTGGGATTTCTTTTGAGATTTCTTTTGGGATTTCTTTTGAGATTTCTTTTGGGATTTTTTGTGGGATTTCTTAGCCCCACCAGATTGAGTAAAGAGATTACTTAATAAATCAAACATCTGATTATATTTTACTAAAGAGAAAATAAAAAAACTGAGGAGTTCAATAAAACTTTTAAAATTTTTAATCAAGCTTCATTGCTCTGTAAGGCTTCAATATCTTCATATTCATGGCGCATTACATTGTCTGTTAAAGAGCAAATTCCACTTGAATATATTTTTTTAAATAAAATATGAATCACAAATGAAGCTACCATTCCTCCAAGAGCGAATAAGATAAAGATTTGAATTTGAAGCATCGGTCTTGAGGTATCAAAAGTATGATTGACAATCATTAAAAATCCCATAATTTTAAAAATATTAGCTATCCAGTGGCAATGATAGAAACTGATCATGTCTGTTGATGAGCACCAACAACACCCAATACACCTCCACCATAAAAAGATAGTGAAGATTAAATCGCATACTCCCAAACTTGATAAAATAACCAAGTATTGATAGTTATCATTATGGTAATCTATATCATGCGGATATCGTAATTTCAGAAGTTCATTTAAACCAATAACCAGTGTAAAAGTCAGTATGTAATTGAAGAGTATACTCAATATTTCATGCAGCATTAATTCATTAACTCTAAGCATTTTTCTTAGTCACCGCAGAACATTAAAACGAATCAATTTTTTGAATAAGAAAAATTGATTTAATTTTGACTTGTTATGAGTTAGTCATAAATCAAAATGCTTTTAATACTTGGACATGGGAAATTATATCACCATCCACACGGACGGAACCAATCATCGATTAGATGCAGTCCAATCCCAGTAGAAAATTGGATTAATCAGGAATATATATCAGTTGACAATAGACCAGAAGTTGAACCAGATATAATTTATGACTTAAATCAAGATACATGGTATTTTGCTGAAGATAATCAATTTGAGCAAATAATAGACACAACTGGATTGGGTTTGAGCCATAAATACAAAAAACAATCTTTTATAGATGAATTAAACAGAATATTAAAACCAAATGGAATATTTCATGGTTGGAGAAACTTTAAATATCAAAAACCAGAAGAGTAAGCTCAAACAACGGATTCTTTGAGAGGTGTATCAGTGATTTTAGTTCCACAGTAATCAACTGGACGATTGTTAAAATTTTGATGTTGGTAGAGCTTCAGTTTGATGGCTACTCGAAGAAGAATTCTGAAATTGTTCCAAAATTCTTCAGTATGTCCAACTGATTTTGTCATGATGTGGGCCAATTCATGAAGAGCCACAAAAGTAATGATATTTTCATCAACTATTTTTTCTTGAGTTTTCCTAGCTCTTAAACAAAAAACAATCTTTTGACCTTTGTTAACTGAATAAGAAGTATATTTATCATTTGGAGTGCTTTCACTGATGTTATCTGGCTTAAATCTCTTAATTAGTCTTTCAAAATTTTCATGGGTCTCTTTGGATGTGTCATCAGCTCCTAAGTAGTCTTTGATGTTTTTCCCTTTGACACCTTTTAAATGATCAACTAGAGAGATAAGTTTTGCTCTAATTGTCGCTAGAAGGTTAGCTGCTTCCTCTTTATCATTCATGTTTCGAACTAAATAATCTCGTCCATCTTTTTTTGATTTGACGTAGGCTACTTCGTATGTTCTGGATTCCAAATACATGTAAATAATCATTACTAGAATTATAAAAACAAAGAAATTTATAAAATTTTCTCCCATCTTAAGGTTACTTTTACTTTTTACTTTTACTTTTTACTATTTGGTCAGAAAAAAGTCCCAGTAAAATTGATTAAAATTTAAACCATAAATGAAGAGATCAAAAATGACTCAACTAGCGAGTGAAATCAAAATAGCTTTGACCACCATTAACGCTATCGAATCAGTTATTGCCAAACGCCGATCAGAGCTTGATAAATTTCTCCTTGATTATTCAATTGAAGAGCAAGCTTTGTATGATTCACAGATTTATCAGGGAACTGAAGTTGATCAACTCTTGCCCATCATCATCTTTGTTGAAACAATCGACGACCATAGGCGATTTGAATATTATCGCTACAGTACTTCTAGTATGCCACAAACCAATGTCCCTGGTCATAATTGCAAAATTCTAGTTCAAGATTCAGTCACCAAACAGTATCTTGGGGTTATGCAGCTAACCACTGATCTGCTGGTGCATCCTGGAAAAACGACCTTTCTAGGTATCCCAGAAAGTAAGTACGGACGCTACAAAACCAAAGTTAGAGAAAAAGGGATCAATATTAGCATTTGTGTTCCACTTCAACCTTTTGGTTTCAACTTTTGCGGCGGTAAGCTCCTGGCCATGCTGGCTTTTTCAACTGAGGTTTACCAGTATTTTCAAACAAAATATCAAACTTCATTGGGATACATCATGACGACCTCAATCAATGGAAAATCAATCCAATATTCACAACTCAAAGAACTCAAGTATGTTGGTCTGACCCAAGGATTTGGAACAAGCCATATTCCTGAATCTCTGATGCCAAAAGTTGATACTTTTCTGAAAACTAAATTTCCGAAAAGAAATCTTAAAAAAGATTCAAAAACTACCAAACTCAAGATGGTTGTCCAAGACCTGAAACTCGATCCGATGATTCTTTATCATGGTCAGAAACGAGGTGTTTACATTGGCTTTTGCGGTGAAAAGGGTGCAGATTACGTTCAGGGATTGATTCCAGAGGATGAATGGATTCCAGATCGGATTAAAGATTTAAGTCAGATTTTTCAGATCTGGTTGGACAAATATGCTCTGAAAAGAAAAAAGAACTTGCTGGAAAGAAAAGCTTTGAAACTTCTTTAGAATTTTAGATTAGCTTTTAGTATATCCGTTGACCACCGTTGACCAATTTACACAAAATTACTTGTGGTGGAGGAGGGTTATGCTTATAAGTCATTGAGAGCCCGGCCTCTTTCAGCACATTTTTGCTTAATTCTTCATTATTTTTGTATTCGTGGTACAAAATATACTGAAGATTTATTTCATTTGCTTTAATATCAATCATATTTCCTTCAATATCAAAATCGGAAATATCTAACAAAGCACCAGTCCTACTGGGAATAAATTCATATGAATCATCTGTGTAGCCTGTATGAAAATCATAATAAAAACATCTATTATTTTCAGTTTTGATGTATAATATCAGATCGTCATAGCAATATTTTTTATTATCATCATATTTATCACTACACCGACCAGTATATTTTAGGTCATTTAAATTTGAGATGGCCTTCTCAAATTCAAACATTTTTGAAAATTTATGATAATAATACTCTTCTAGGTGTTTATCCATTTTTTGTGAATATGTGGTATAGTGTTTTAATCTGAGGGTGGTTCAATTTTTAGTTTTGGGTTTTTGATCGATGAATTTTGATCGATGAATTGTTTCTCTTGCAAAAAGTCTCCAAAAGAAAATTGAATCAAACATAAAAAAGTTTTTCAGTATTCTCAATTAATGAAGTTTCAATTTAGGGAAGATAATGCGGTACGTATCAATTCATCAAAACCTTTTATGTTTCAAATCACGGATTGGCGTAGTTACGACTACAAAAAACCATTTGATTTAGAGGCAAAAAAATATGGAAACGAACCTAAATACAGAAAAGAATTTCGAGTTCAACTATTTGGGGTAAGTGGAAAAGGCAGATCAGTTTCAGCCACATTAACTGATTTCCATCCTTACTTTTATGTAAAAATCCCCGAAACATGGAACTCCACGAAGGTTGCTGACATGGTTAATTACTTGAAGCGGTCAGTTCCTTTATGGGAAACAGATTCATTAATTTCTCATAAGATTGTTCGTCGGAAGAAATTTCGTGGATTCACCAACAACACTTATTATCCTTTTGTAGAGTTAAAATTCAAAAGTAAATCTGGATTTTATCAATACAAAAAAGTCTTAGAAAACCCCTTGAATTTAGGAAGTGGTAAAATTAGATTAGCTCTTTACGAATCTAATCTGGAGCCAATCATGAGAGTGATGCATATTCTTGACATTGAACCTGCTGGATGGGTTCGAGTAAGAAAGTATACTCTGACGGAAGAACCCTTGAGCACCTGTCAAATTGATATCATAACCAACTTTAGGCAACTCAAAAAATGTGATAGATCTGATATCGCTCCTTTGATCATTGCTTCATATGATATTGAATCTGACAGTAGTCATGGTGATTTCCCCCAAGCTAAAAAAGGTTATACCAAATTAGCAACTGATATCATTAACCATTATCACAAAACAAAAACTAAAATTACTAAATTACAAAAAGATGGAGCCAATGCGGCTTTAATCAAAACACTGAAAGCCTCAATGGAGAACAAAGTAACTTACTTTTACAAGTTAGTTGAGGCTGCTTTTGATATAAAATCCCCTTTGAGAGCCGAGGATATTCACTTTGTGTATACCACAAATCGAGACAAACCAGATCGAGATGATATCATGGGTATTGTCAAAGAATTAATTAAGATTTGTGATCGCAAGATAGTTAAATTCAAAGGTAATCGGGAGTTGAAAGAGGTGGTCCAAAGGGTTTTACGAAAGTGGGACCGTGAGAAACAGGATATTTATCAGCTGGAGGACCTAGTAACTAGATCAGCTAAAAGATATGATGTTGATCACACCGCCTTGTACAACAAGATCTTTGCTAAGGATGTTTTAATTGATTTGATGGCCACTCTTTTCAATGATGCTTTTCCACCAGTTGACGGTGATCCAGTTATTCAAATTGCGACAGTTGTCTTTGTTTATGGCCAAGAAGACATTTCATATCGTCACATCGTAACTTTAAAGAGTTGTGATCCAATCGAGGGAGCTGAGGTAGTTAGTTGTGATACTGAGGAAGAAGTTTTACTGGAGTGGACGAGCTTTATTCAGAGATTAGATCCCGATATTATGACGGGCTACAATATCTTTGGATTTGATTACTCGTTTCTGTATTACAGAGCTCAAGAACTTGATATTGTTGATGAGTTCTCTTTATTGAGTAGATTACCGGGTTATCAGGCAATTTTGTTTGAAAAGACCTTGTCATCAGCGGCTTTAGGTGATAATACTTTGAGGTTTATTGACATGGTTGGTCGGGTTCAAATTGATTTGTTGAAGGTTATTCAGCGAGATCATAATTTGGGATCTTACAAGTTAGACAGTGTTGCTGAGCATTTTATCAGTGGAAAAATCATTGGTTGTGATCAGAGCGATCCATCTTGGATTCAAATCAAAAATGCTCGTGAGATTGACAAAGAGAATTGGATTATCGTTACTCAAACGAAGGATGGTAAAAAGTTTAATCATGGTTATAAAATGAAAGTTTTAGAGAAAGAAACTAGAACCAAAGAGACCGTTGATTCCAAGACTGGTAAAAAAACAATCGAAAAAACTGATTGGATTAAGCTGGAAATAGACTTTGACCCAGCGGTTTTATCAAAAGGACCTAAATGGGGCCTGGCCAAAGATGATGTTAATTACAAAGAGATCTTTCGTTTGCAAAAAGAAGGTGATTCTAATGATCGTCGAACAATTGCAGTTTATTGTATTCAGGATTGTGTTTTATGTATTAGAATTATGCGAAAACTGAAAATTGTGGCCAATAACATCGGAATGGCTAATGTATCAACAGTTCCCTTCTCGTATATCTTTTTGAGAGGTCAGGGGGTTAAGATCTTTAGTTTAGTGGCTAAAGAGTGCCGTGATCATGATTTCTTGGTTCCAGTTTTGAAAAAAGCATCTGATTATGGTGATGATGATAAATTACGTGAGATCAGAAAACAAATTAGAGAATTAAGTAATAAAAATGATGAAGATTCTGAAGGTCCTAAAAACTTTCGGAAAAAAGATCAAGATCAAGATTTTCAAATTGGATCAGCTTTAGATGACACTGGAGTTGACTACATTCCTGAGGATGATGATGGTTATGAAGGAGCAATCGTTTTAGATCCAACTCCTGGAATTTACCTCGAAGAACCGATTTCTGTTTTAGATTATGGGTCTTTGTATCCATCATCAATGATTAGCGAAAATCTTTGTCATACTTCGATTGTTTTGGATCCTAAGTTTGACAATTTGCCTGGTTACACTTATCTTAATGTGGTTTATGACATTAAAAAATGGATTGATCCAGATCGAGAGTCTTTAGGTAAAATTACGGTTGGTCAAAAAACATGTCGTTTTGTTCAATTTCCAAATGACGCTAACGGAAAAGCTGTTAAAGGGATCATTCCGATGATTCTGCAGAAACTCTTGGCGGCTCGGAAAATTTACAAAAAGAAGAAAGCTGCTGAAACGGATCCTTTTAAGAAATCTGTTTGGGATGGTTTACAAGCCGCTTATAAGGTGACAGCCAATTCTTTGTATGGTCAAATCGGGGCTCAAACTAGTCCGATTTATTTGAAGGATGTCGCCGCTGCCACGACAGCAACTGGCCGCCGGTTATTGACTTTAGCTCGTGATTTTGTAGAAGCTAATTTCGAAGGTTCAGAGGTCATTTATGGTGATACAGATTCAATCTTCATCAAATTTAGATTGGTTGATCAGAATGGAACAACTTTAAAAGGTATTCCAGCTCTTCAAAGATCTATTCAATTGGGGATTGATGCTGAAAAACTAATTCAAAAATACTTGAAACCTCCTCATATTCTGGAATATGAAAAAACATTCTGGCCCTTCATTCTCTTCACTAAAAAGAGATATGTTGGGAACTTATACGAGACTGATGTCAATGACTATGTTCAAAAAAGTATGGGGATTGTTTTAAAAAGACGTGATAATGCACCAATTGTCAAATACATTTTTGGTGGAATCATTGATGTCATTATGAATCAACGATCTTTAACAGCTTCCGTGGATTTTCTGAAGAAATCTTTGGAACAACTTCTGGATGGTAAATTTGATCTTCAAATGTTGGTTATTTCCAAGACTCTGCGGTCTTTTTACAAAGATCCAGAATCAATCGCTCATAAGGTTCTAGCTGATCGAATGGGTGAGAGAGATCCAGGGAATAAACCCCAATCTAATGATCGAATCCCATATGTTTATGTTAAAGTTAAACAAGTTAATCCAAAACAGAAGATTCTTCAAGGAGATAAAATAGAACATTATCAGTATGTTATTGATCAAAAATTAAATCCAGATTACTTAGTTTATCTTGAAAACCAAATTATGAAGCCAGTTAGTCAAATTTATGAACTAGCGGTACCTCAGCTAAAAGGTTACACTAAGGATCCAGATTACTACAAGAATTTAGAAAAATATCTGGTTTTGAAATTTGTCAAACCAGAGACGGTCAAAAAGAAAATGCAAAAAACAAAGCAAAAAGAGATTGATCGCTTAGTTTTTGGGGAAGCTCTGAGACGAGCTCATCAACAAAAAACAAGCACCCAATCTATCATTAATTTTCTCGATTCTTCAGATTCAGAAGAGGACGATACTTACAATCAACTCAAAATAGTTGAAAAAGCTCCTAAAGCTAAAGAAATAGTAACCAAATCAATTACTGATTGGCTATCTTAGTGAAATTCTAGTTTAATTTTAATTTTAAGTTTAACTCACTTCCAAAATTTCCATTTAGATTTTTTTTTATCTTTAGAATTTTTCTTATTACTTGTTTTGCCTGATCGTCGTGGCCTTTCTCTTTCTCGCCTCAGGTCAAAAATTCCTCCTCCCAGATCAACCTCGCGAAAATCACTCTGCGGCAAATCGCTAACCAGATGATGTTGAGATAGTATAGGATCTCCAACTGGTTGAGATTGTAGATTTAAATGGTGTCTCAACTGAGCCAATTCTCGTTCTAACCGATCAACACGATCAATCCGACGTAGCTGAGGATTAGTTGATCGCAGGTTCTGTTGTTGAGCTGGTACTAGAGTCCTTTGAGGAGTTTGCATTAGTGGCCGGGGCCTTTGTTGTCTTCTTTGGATTGGTTGATCTCTTTGCGGTTGTTGTCGTCTTTGAACTTGTTGAGCCTGAGCTGGATTCTGCATTTGAACTTGAGCCTGTTGTGGTCTGCTGCTAGCAGCATTCATTACCATGGGAGGTTGTCCTTGGCGATGATATTCAATATTAATTACTCCTTCTCCTGGATCTTGTTGAATTTGATTCAAAAATCCTTGAACAACATTATTTAATGGATTATTATTTCGAGGTTGCGGTGCTCTGGCTCTTTCAGGTTGTTGAATTGGTATGGTCAGTAAGTCTCTTAAGAAATTTTGAAAATTTTCATCACCAGAACCTTCGTTTCTGGGACCAATCGTATTCCCACTCCCATTCTCATTTTCTAAGTTAGTTCTAAGATCATATTGACATTCAGGACATTTAGTATGATTTTCAAGCCATTCATCAAGACATGGTTGATGGTAAAAATGTTCACAATGATTAATTTTTCGAATTATTTGACCATTTTGATAATTTTGTTGGCAAATGCTACATAGTCTTTCTGTTGTTCTTCCGGGTGTTCCTCCAGTTGTTTCTCCAGTTGTTCCCTCAGTTGTTCCTTCAGTATCATTACCAGCCTCATCATTACCAGCCTCATTTTCAGCACTTTGTTCTCCAGTGCTTGGTTCAGGTTGATTATAAACTTCGGTTGTTGTTGCTCGTCTCAGTAGTTCTAAATTAGTTCCAATGGTTACTGGTTCCATGAAAGCACCCCAATCAATATTGAATGGATTACGTTGATTATTCATTACGATATTTAATAATGATATCCCTTAATTGACTTATATCTTTCTGACAATCTTAAATCAAAATCTGGGTCGCCAGAAAACAAAAAACAATAATGAAATAAAAAAGGGTTAAGTTTATTCCCGATAAATAAAAAATTGATTTTTAGAATAAGTAAACCTTGTTCAATTAAAACTTATTCATGAGTGTCATAAAAGATAGTCGAGGTCAATTAGGTTTGGCTAATGTAGGGAACAGTTGTTTTCTTAACTCAACTGTTCAATGTTTAGCAGGGACATCTAAATTAAGAGAATATTTCTCTCAAAGTGCCAAACTCAAAGATGGGCGAATCATTCATAAATTTGAAAAAGATTTGCAATTATCAAAACCAACTAAAGATAACAAAACCGAAGGAAAAAGCAAATTAACTAGATATTGGGCCCTCCTTTTAAAAAGTTTATGGACCGCTGAAAGAAAACGAATTAACCCTCTTCCCTTTTATCAACAATTGGCCATTGTCGCCGATGAATCAAACAAAGAATTATCTTTTGGAGGAACTCAAAATGATTTTCAGGAATTTTTGATTCTTCTATTGGAAGCCCTACATGATTCGGTCAGTCGCGAAACAAATATGTCCGTGATTGGAGAAGATAAAAACGATATGGACCGAGTTGATCGAATGGCTTACGATAATTACATTATCAACTTTGAAAAAGATTATTCGATTTTTGTTGAACTTTTCACTGGTCAAATCCACACAAAAACAACTGGAATGGCTTGTGGCCACAGTTCAGAAATTTGTGATCCAATTCAATTCTTCCCAATTGTTGTTCCAGAAGGTTCAGATCCAGTTGATTTGGAAGTTATTTTGAAAAATTATACTTCCGAAATAACTCTAGATGGTGATAATAAGTGGTATTGCGATAAATGCAAAGAGCATGTTGATGCAACCAGTAAGATTTCAATTTGGAAACTTCCCCCATATTTAATCATTTCCCTTGGTCGTTATCAATATGTTCCAAGCTTGCACAAACGAAATACTCCAATTAAATATCCTCTCCAAAATTTAGATATGAATCCTTACTATTGTGGATTTGAGTCTAATTCTCTCAAATATAATTTGTATTCAGTTGGAATCCATCTTGGAAATCCTTATTTTGGGCATTATATTGCTCTCCGAAAAAATCCAGATGAGAACTGGTACCAATTCAATGATGAACATGTTTCTAGAATATCGCCCTCAGCGGTGGTTACTCCAGGCGCGTATTGTTTATTTTACCAACGTTCTGATCTCTAAAGTGAAAATTTTATCTTTTAAGTAAGTAAATAAGTAAAGTTTAAGATGATTAATCAAACTAAAGTGATATTTTTTCTATTGGCCGGACTATTTGCCATACTATTCCTAGTTTTTCTCTATTACTTATACGCTGAAAAATTCAACACTGATGCCGTTATGGATTATGATATGACTAGCCCAGACCCATTATCTCCAGAAGCATCAAGTAATGTTACAGATGCGACGACCTCCGCCCCATTGACTTCCACCAAGTCGGAAATTAGTGAACCTGGTGTTTTCAACGAAAAAAGTGGTCCAGTTTCCAAACAGGTCTATAACATTGGAGAAAACAAATATACTTACAAAGAAGCTCAAGCCTTATGTAAAGCTTTTGGTTCTGACATCGCCTCTTTAGAGCAATTGATGGGAGCATACCGCGGGGGAGCCGATTGGTGTAATTACGGTTGGGTTGACGGACAAATGGCTTTCTATCCGACTCAAAAGAAAACTTGGTTAAAATTACAAAAAAATGATACGAAAGAAAAACGTACTGCTTGTGGACAACCAGGTATCAACGGTGGCTATTTTGATAATGAAAATCTTCGATTTGGTGTAACTTGTTATGGTATTAAACCTGAACCAAGAGCCCACGAAAAAATCAAACAACCCTTAATTAGTGATGCTGACGCTGAATTACAAAAAATGGTAAATAAATTTAAGGAGGAAATTGATGATATGACTATCCTACCATTTAATCGCGACAAATGGGGTGCCTGTTAAGTTTAATTAAATCCGAATTCTTGTTTAATTGTGTCATTAACTTTCCAATCAATTGATCGGTTAAATTTTCTTTTTCTTTTGGATTCCCTTTTTCTGTTAAGAAACTACCTCTCAACAGAAGAAATCCCAACTCAGATCCCAACGGACTATGAGTTGTTAACCTTTGACCTTCCATATTAACTCCATAACTATCAAAAACATCATTGATACGAGCCATGAATCCCGGTCGATTATAATGAATTAAGTTCAAACGGAATTGATTTTCTTTCAACAATCGCTGAGACGAGACGACTTCTGGTAAATTCAAACAATACTTTGTTTGACCAAACTTAACATAATCAATCATCTTCTGAGCAACGTCAATTCCAATCTCTTTTTGAGCTTCTTCAGTTGCCCCACCAATGTGAGGAGTTAAATAAAGATTTTGATGTTTCTCCAATCCAGCTGGAATTTCAAAACGAGAATTTGACGATGATGGTTCCTGAGGATAAACATCAATGGCTGCCCCAGCTAGATGTGACTCAAGAGCGACATTAAGAGCTTCTAAATCAACGACCTTTCCGCGACTTAAATTAATCAAATAAGAATTGGGTTTCATCATCTGAAATTCTTTCGGACCCATTAAATTCTCAGTTTGCTCCGTCAAAGGAACATGCAAAGACACAAAATCCGATTCAGCTAAAAGTTCTTCAAAAGTGGCACTTTGGCTATTTGCAAAAGGCAATTTAGGTTCAACATCATGATAGAGCACTCTCATTCCCATTGATTCAGCCAATTGCGCAACCTGAATACCGACATGACCGTAACCAACAATACCTAAAGTCTTGTGACGGATTTCATGACAATTTAAATGCGTTTTAAGCCATTGACCATTAGCCATATTCTTAATATGCATTGGTACTTTTCGAGCCAGACCAATAATATGACTGATGGCTAATTCAGCCACGCTTCTAGTGTTCATATATGGTGAATTAAAAACTGGAATTCCTTGGTATTGCGCAGTTTTTAGATCAACTTGATCTGACCCAATACAAAAACATCCGATTGTGGTTAAATGTTGACATTTAGTTAAAACATCTCGTGTCAATTTAGTTTTACTCCTAACACCAACTAAATCATAAGATTGAAGTAAAGTTGCTAGCTCATCTCCTTGAACTGCTCCAGGTTGCTGATCGACTAAAAAGCCGGCATCCTTGAGAGTTTGAACTGCTGATTGGTTGATGTTTTCTAAAAGTAAACACCTAAGTTGTAGATTTGACATTTGTGATACTTTAGACGGTCAAGTCTTAATTTTATATTCAATTTTCTTTTTTAAGTTACCTTTTTTAAGTTACCTTTTTTAAGTTACCTTTTTTAAGTTGCCTTTTTAGCCAATATCTTTACAATATTGCTTTCGGGAGCGATCATGTTTGGATATTTTTGAACTAAATATGAAGCAAAATTATAAATTAAAAACCCCTGATATTTTTTTTCCAAAGCCTGATAAAATCTAACCACGGAATCCAATGATCCCAATTTAGTTATCAGATAAGGCACCAGCAATAAATGAATAAAGCAATCACCCTTGTCAAATGAATAATGATTGATGGGTCGATTAAAGGTGTAAAGAGGTAATTCGGAAGCAGGAATATAGGTGAAGTCAAGTCCAGCTTCTTTAAAACTGGAATCAGCAAAGTAGCTAGAAAAGCAAAATTCCATCATACCATGAATGATATTTTTTCTAGGATCATCCTTTTGATGGAAAACTGAAAAAGATCCATTGGGATCCCAATGAAAAACCTCTAATTTTTCTAATTTGATAACAATCAAACTAACATGGAGGGCATCTTCCATTGGATTATCTTGATAAAGTGGTAAAAAGATATACTTGGCCAGACCCAGGGAATTGAAGATTAGTTCAACTAGGTTCTCTGGTCGCCAGGTTTCGAAATAAAATCCGGTCTCTTGCTGATGTATGTTAAACGGAGTAAAGTTGTGACTCAATTCCTCAGCACAGCTCTTTTCTAGCTGCAATGTTTCGAAGGTAAAAAAGTAATGATTCCGAATCCAATCCGTGTTTTTGGATAAAGATTGGCCTGTTAAATCATCAATAACTTGAAATACGAGATCACCTCTTCCATGAATTAGTTGGTTGTGTTTGATCTCGTTGTATGGATAAATCTTGAAGAGGTCCTCATCAAGATTTTGATCCTTAATAAAAGTTTGAAAAAGTTGGAAATCATCTTTAAAAGAATTTAGATTTGAACCGGGTTCATCTAAAATTCCTGGATTAGTATGAATATTTTCTTGAATATCTAGAATACTCATTGAGATTGGAGGATGAATAAAAAAAAATAAATAGATGTAATCAATTCAATTTTAAGTAAATTTATTTGGCACTTTTGTTAAGAACCAAAGATCCAGAGCGAACAGCTCCACCCTTTTGTTTTGGTCTCATTTTACCTTGAACAAGAGATCCAGAGCGAACTGCTCCTCCCTTGTGTTTTGGTCTAATTTTACCTTGAACAACAGATCCAGCGCGAACGGCTCCTCCTTTCTTAGATTTCCTCGATTTTTTACAATGAGATTTCTTTTGAGTTTTTTTCTTCAAATCCTTCAAATTGCCTCTTCGTCTGGTAATTGTAGCTGAAGCTTTTGAACCACCAACTAGGAAATGACCTCCCGATTGGGTTAAAGTTAAGTCAGATGCTTGTAATGTCATTTAATTTGAAAGAAGATTTTAATTTTGACCAAGTGGATTAAGAAAACAGATTAAGAAAACATGTTAGTAAATTTGGAAATCATCGAAGTATCATCACGGCGAGTGACTTGTTGGTCAGTCAGAACAACATGACCTTTGTTCCATCCTTCCATATTGGCCAAATCGCGAGTTACGGCGTTAGTTCCCAGATAGGAATGAGCCAGGACTGCTCCTGAAGCACCATGTCCTAGGGTGATACCATACCATCCATCAACCAAAACATTATGGTATGATTCTAAGACCAAGTTGTAGACTGAAGTGACATGTTGGTTAAACATTTTTCCAGCACCAGGTTGAACTAGGTCCTGAGGGAACATCCAACTAGATGTTTTAGTATTCCGGACTGGATGCCATGGAGTGATTCGACAGTCACCTTGACCAGTGGGATTGGGTAGACTCACAAATTCAATATTACGGTTTACTTTAGTTTCAATCAAACAAACAACTGAGGCATATCCGCCTGACATACATTTAACCAAATCGCCCTTCTTGAGGTCTTGAATGTTGATTGTTTTGTTATCAGTTGTGGAGACTTGTGAGTTTGGCAACCAGCAGGGATTACTGGATCGGTAATGTTTACCCATTCTCTTTGATTTGACAAAACTAACACCGTGGTGAGCAGATCGAGTTGAGGATGGTTCCGGAGCAGGCATGGCCAAGAATGTTTGTTCGAGTTGCTTTTGAAGTACCCTAAAATCTTCTCCACCGTAATTGGCCACACCAACATCTTTAAAGTTATTGCAATGCTGATGTAAATGAGCATCCTGCAAAGACTTCATGTAGTGGCGACCCCATCGACTATACCAATCGCTTCTGGAACACGCTTCTGTAACTTGACCACTCAAATCAGCAATCAATCCCTTGAGAAATGGATGATCTTTGTGCTCTGAATTAGTCATTTGTTGAAGAAGTCTCTGAATACCAAGTTGGTTTTCCTGAATATTGGCGACAACGTTAGGGCTTAATCGTCCCAGTAAACTGACTAGAAGTAAACGGAAGTTATTGGCCACCGCCTCAGCATCAGTTTCAACTTCCATCACACCAAAGTGAATACTTTCCTCTGAATCAGGGGAATCAAATGTTTGATAAGTCAAATTACTTTGAAGAAAATGCTCAGTTGAGGTATCTCTCTCCAATGGGAAAGTAAAGATTTTATCTTGACCAAATCGGAAAGAACCAAGATGAACTTGATAACCCCAGCTGGTGTCAGTGACCGGAAAAGCGCAATCGCTCAGATCAGGCTTGTTTAGACCTTCAAAAGTTAATCCTAAAGTTAGATTTCTTCCACTAACCGTTAAAAGATTGGCCATTGAATTAACAAAAACAGTTCCAACAAAGTTACCATCAGGGATAAAACCATAATGACCATTGCATTTGACGGCGATATCATTCAAGAGAGAACTATCAAGCGAGTAACCAAAGCCAAAAGTATTAACAGTGAAAGCTAGTGGATGCTCATCCAGATAGGATTTCAAAGTTGGCATGTATCCACGAGGCGGATGTACGTTAGGCATTCCATCAGTCAAAAGAAAGATTGAATCGTTAGTCAAACCATCCACTGAAGGATTAGTTCGAAGTAATTCCATTCCCTGAAAGAGACCATCCCAAAGATTTGTTGAAGATTCTGGTTGCAGAACACTGATTTGACTCTTGATTTGCACTTTGGCTAGATCAGTCGTCAAAGTCATTGGCACGATTGTTCTCGCATTAGTCGTAAAAGCGACTACGGCCATTGAATCAATATCCCGTAGATTTTCCAAAATAGTATATGAAGCATGCTTAACTAGATCAAGCTGATTGAATCCACCTGTTTCAACATCACCATCTTGAGATTTAGAGACAACCTGAGACTGCATTGAACCCGAAATATCAACCACTAGAACTACTCTAGTGGGGGGACTTCGAAAGGTTGAATCAGCAGTTGCTGAAATTTTTAATGACACAATTTTATCTTGTTTAAGATATTCTGAATTTTGTGTTAATTGCATTTGTAATATCTTAAATTGACTTATTTTGCTTAAATCAATTTTTAAAACGTAAATGGTAATCTAAACTAAAAGGAATCTAAACTAAAAGGAATCTAAACTAAAAGGAATCTAAAAAGGTATTTACTTATCATGTTTTTTGACATAATGTTTCAGGGAGGGCTTCATTGTTTTTTGCCTTTTAGCTCTGATGTAGTTGCACATTTGATCGGCTTTACTTTTGTCATTATTGTGGTAGGATAAAAGGCATTCGTTCAAAAAATTATAGGAAAGACTTGTGTATTGAGGATCCTCAGAATAACAAACACGATGTTCACCGAAATTTAAAGCGGTTTTTTGAAGATTGTTATGTTGCATGTAAGGGATAAGTTCTTGGGATAATTGATTTTTAGTTTGATTAAGTTTGGATAATTGACTTCTCAGTTCACGGCATTTTTGGTCATAAGCAGCCCAGGTTTTGACTTTAGTTGTAAAATCATTTGAAACAGGTTTAGACATTTTCACTTAAGGTTTGATTAGAAAAAAATAATTTGATTTTAACTAAAATTTTAAAAGTTATTCAAATTGAGTTTCAAGATTTACCTTTCAAGATTTACCTTTCAAGATACTCACCCAAATGAACATGTAAAATGTTCAGGGCAATTTGATCAACTGCGGCTTGATCTGGATTTTTGGTGATGCCTGCTTGACAGACCAATGGTAAAACAACATAGGGATCCATATCAGATCCTGGACGACGATCTTCAATATATCCTTTCAAATTTTTGACGCATTGGCGAGGAACTCTAACGGATGCTCCTCGGTGTGCAACGCCATAACTAAAAGTCTCCATCGAACTGGTTTCGTTTTCTCCAGTTAATCTAAGTTTGTTATTATCGGAACCAAGCTTCTGAACATCAACGAGATGTCCATCTTTTAAATTTTGAATCGTGTTGGCCATGGCATAGACAGCACTTAGTTTGGAACCAGAATTTTTAGTACTTCGCATAGCCTCCGTGCTAAAGTTAGTGTGGCATCCAGAACCATTCCATTCAGAACCACTTAGGAAAGTAGGTTTGGGAGTCAAATCAATGTCATATCCATGAGATTCTGCTTCAATTTCTAGGAAATACCGGAGAACAACCAAATTATCAGCTCCTTTAAGACCTTCTTCAAACAGCTGAATTTCCATTTGTCCAGGCGCAACTTCAAAATTTGTCCCAGTAATGTTTAATTTCAAATCTTTTTGGTTAAGTACTCTAGAAACAGATTCTAAAAAGTCCCGGCCCTCGCCAATTGATTTGTATCCAACACCACAATAGTATTCAGCTTGGGGCGCAGGTGTATCAGACCAAACAAGTGGTTTGCCTTCCTTGAAAACAAAGAATTCTTGCTCTAAACCAAACATTGGCTCAGCAGCTTTGACTTCATCACGTTCAAAGTAATCAACAGCTTGACGACGAGTATTACCTTTGGCTGGTGTCCCATCAGCATTAAAACATTCACAAAAGACATAATACTTATCAAGATCATCTTCATTAAAAGGGCTACAAAGAGTCAGAAATGGTTTTATCATAATTTCTGAATTGTGACCCTCGGCTTGACCAGTCGAACTACCGTCAAAATTCCATTCAGTAGCTTTCTTTTCAGCTGATTCCGTTGAAGAAACATTCACATCTACAAACTTAACCTTCGTCCGAAACTGTTGTTTGGGATCCTGCCATACATATTCAAGGGCAACTTTTACCATAGTGATAATTTAAGATAATATCACTAATAACAGATTAACTTAAATTCAATTTTATTCATCGATAAAATTGAATCAATCGATTTCTATTCATCATCAGCAACTATGTCTACACAACAAAAAGTTTTAACGATTGTCCATGGTAATTGTTCCGATGGTGTCGGAGCAGGTTATTGTGCATATCTTAAATTTAATTCAACCCATGATCTCGATATGCTCTTTGTTAGCCCATCCAATCAAGATCAAATGGTCACCTATCTCAGAGACTATATGGTCACTCATCCCACTGCTCTGGTAAGGTTCTTTGATCTCGGCCTTCGAGGTAGTATCCTAGAAGAGGTTGATTCCCTAGGAATTGATTACTTGGCTTTTGATCATCACATTGGTTCAAACCGGGATATCAAAAACCATTATGATGGACTCGGAAAAGATATTCCTAGCCAATACACTTTTGATAATGATCGATCTGGTGTTCGATTGGCTTGGGATTATTTCTTCCCAGGCGAGGAATGTCCAATGGCTCTTGCTTACCTAGAGGATGGCGACCTGTGGCGATTTGCCCTTCCGGATTCCAAAACAATTCTCCCTGGTTTGTATTCAATGCTTCCTCTCAACACATCAACCGAACTCAGTGATGCCTCTGAAGTTTACAGTCATTGGGATAATTGCCTTTCTGATCCGGATCTAATTAAAAAGGCTTTCGATATTGGAACACATTTGATGCAAGATCAAGAAAAACGCATGAATTCTTTGAAGGGTAAGTGCAGTGTTATCAACATCAATGGATTCCGCGCTTACATTTGCAACACAAGCAGTTTTGATCTGATTTCTAAAATGGGTAACAATCTAGTTAACATGAAGGACGAGAATGGTGAATATCTAGCTGATTATTCTCTTTTGTGGCATTATGATGCCCGCAACAAACAATATGGTGTTTCTCTTAGGTCTCGCCGGGCCGAAGACCAAGGAGTTGATGTCAGCATGATTGCCAAAGGATTTGACCCTAATGGTGGTGGCCATTACAGTGCTTCAGGGTTTAAAACTAAAAATCTGTGGCAAATTCTTGGATTAGTTGAGACTCAAGGTTAAATGACCTTCTTCAAATCTTTTCATATCTTAAATTTTTTTTAAGACCTAAGATCCTCCCCAAAAACCAGTTGATCTAAGCAACATGACGAAAACTAAAATAATCATCAACAAGATCAAAAGAAAAATAATACTAGTCACTAGAAAATAAGGATACAAACGCTCCAAAATATAATCAATCAACGGATCCAGAACATTAGTTTGTATTTTTCCCATATTTTCTTCTTTTTTGACCTCTAAAATACATTTTTCTAATAATTCACATCCAATATCTTTCCAATTGTTCATTTACTATCTGACAAGAAAATACTTGACTCTGTTAAACACAACATGGACATTCCTGAAAAGTTAAATTCCATTCATTCCAACATTTCGTGTGAACAAAATGCTTACAGTTATCAAACATTATATCAGGTCCATAGTTCAAACATAAAGGACATTTAGCACATGGCAAGAAACACTTTTGAGGAGATGGTGGAAGATCTATTGTCAAATAGATATGACGACGCAAATCACCATTTCGACTAACTCCAATTTTAGAAGTCTCTTTATTTACCTTTTTTACTTTCATTTAATCGATTCAGGATTAAATTATCTTAAATTAAAATCTTTGCCCAAACTAAAACTAAATGAATCCATACCTAGAATTGAATCATAAGTATCGAAATGGTGACATTACAAAGGAACTTTACTTAAAATCTTATAACCTACTTCAGGAGCTAGAATCAAAAGATCAAAAACTTAAAGCACAGCGTTCTGAGGAGGAAAAAATCAGAAAACTGAAGGCCAAAAAACTTGAAGATGAAAAAAATAAAAAACTCAAAGTCATCAAGCTAGAAAATGAGAAAGCTAGAAAGGTCCGTGAAAAAAAGTTGGCCGCTGAACTAAAGATTAAGCAAAGCCGACAATATAAATTGGAAAAAATTAAAGAATATCATGAATTACTCAAATCACCCACTTTGGCCAAACAAAAACAAAAAGAAACTCTGCACCGGGTTCAAAAGATGAGTAACCAAGAACGTCTTCAACACTTGGCTGGACTCAGCGTTGTTAGTGAATTTAATTCAGAGCACCATTATTCAAAAAAAGTAGTTCTTTTAGAGGGATTAATAGTTAGAAAGCAATGTCAATTAGACAGTTTTGGCAATTATATGTTCCAGAATGAAATTCGATCACTTCAAAAATTAGCTCCTTATCCTCATTTTCCAATTCTGGTTGCTCATGATCCATACAACTTAATCATTTATATGACTTATTGTGGACCAACTATGAACAGCAAAAATCTTCCACCAGATTGGAAAGCACAGTTTGAAGAAATATCCGAAATTCTTTCAGTCCTAGAAGTTAATTCAAATGATATGCTGCTCCGGAATACATGCTTCTTTAATGGAGAAATTTCAATTATTGATTTTGGATTAGATACTAAATTTGGTCGAGGTTTACCAAGTGTTTTAAGAGATTTTTATGGAAAGTTGTCTGCTTTGGATCCAAAAAAGAAAGCTCAACAACTTCCAAAATCAGAGAAAAGCATTCAACAGTATAATCGTGACTATCCAGAATGGAAAGCTAAACTTCAAAAATTCAAAGAATTTAAAACATTTATGGAGAGCCAACTTCAAAAAATGCGAGCAAAAAAGGTTAAAAAAAGATTGATGTGATTAATTTAATTAACGCCAATCCAAGCAAATTCAAACAAATCCAATCATGTCAAATCCAATCATGTCATATCCCACCGTAGACTTCAAATCTAAGACTTTTAAAACCGATTTAATCAAAGCATTTAGCCAATATGGTGTTTGTGCTATAACAAACGTTGTACCAGCCAAAGAATGCAATAACATCATGAATGAAATTGTAGGTTCCTTTGAAAAATTAGGTTCCAACTTAAAAAGAAATGATTCAAGCACCTGGACCAGCTACAACACTCCAACCCAAACTAGAACGGGAATGTATCAGGCTTTGATGCCAAACCTGCCAGTCATTTGGAAAACCAAAACAAAACCGGAAATAGCACAAATCTTCGAAATTCTCTATCAAAAATTAAAACCAAAAGCTTCTAAAAAACTCATCGTCAGCAACGATGGTATTAACATTAAACCTGGTCAGGTAGGTCCTTTTGTTTCAGGAAGATCTGTTGATTGGCCGCATCTTGATCAGACGTCTAGTGCCGACCCTTACATGTGTATTCAAGGTCAATTAGTAATGACCAATACCACTGCTGCTTTTAGATGTACTCCAAAAAGTTTTAAACATATTAAAGAATTATTAAAAGCTTATCACATGCTTGGAGAACAAGGAGAATGGTTTAAATTCTCTAAAACACAAGCCAAGGAAATTCAAACCTGGGCCGAATTAAAAGGTTTAGAATGGCAAGTTCCAATTTATGCTCCTCAAGGTAGTTTTATTGTTTGGACCTCCTCAACAATTCATTCAGCTAAATTTGCTGATAAAGCGGTTAAAGCTACTAAAGCTGATCCCTGGAAAGGTTGGAGAGGAGTTCTTTACATTTCTTATCGACCTGTTTCAGATATGTATCCCAAAGATATTGAGAAAAAAACTCAAGTTATCAGAAAAAATCAGGTTACAAACCATTGGGGTACAAAAATATTTGGATTATATGCCAGTTTCAGACATAAATTAGAAAAAAAAGATCCAATAATTAAGGATTTAAATGATCATCCAGAAAAGTTATATGCCACACTGGGAATTGATATTGAAAAAGAGGTTTTAAGAGACCCGCAAGTGTTGAAATATATTACGAATCCCATTACGAATCCCATTACGAATCCTTGATCAAGGTAAATATTTCGTTACCGTAATCCCATTCGTGTTTAATTAGTTTTAGCCCAGCCAATTCAAAGAGATCAGTGATTTCTTTGATCCGAAAAATGTAATAATATCTTTGATAAATTTGCCCATGCTTGTTCCAGGAAACTAGATTATCTGCGTAGTATTCAAATTTTCTTTTAGTTTTTTCTGGTTGTTTGAATGACCAAACAGAGAGTAAGAGTTGACCTCCTGGTTTAAGGATTCTTTTCATTTCCTTTAGAGCCTGAAGCCTTCGCTCAGGCAATGAGAGATGATGAAAGGCGGCGATTGAGATTATAGCCTCGACATGGTTATCATTGAGAGGTATTTTGGTCATATCACCAAGGATAACATTAAACCCTTTTTTTTGACAAATGTTAATGAAGCTGTCACAATTATCAACTCCAATGCAGTTTGATCGCATGTTTCGACCAGATCCACACCCTAGATCGCACACCAAGTCAGAGTCTGAGTATTGATCTAGGAATTCTTCAATCCAAACCCATTTACTTCCGTGACGGACGCTGTCGAAATGTGGAGCAATTTTTTCGTAAACGTCTTTGACATACTTTTGTTCGTCCATTTTAATCTACTTTTTGAATCAAGTGATTGTTCAATTTTGTGACATCTTTTTTGAAGTAAAATTGATTAAATTTAATTTTAGTTAATTCAAACAAATTGTTCATATGTCAAGCGATTGTTCAATTTGCTTGAAACCATTAAGATGGTATCAACGCAAGAATCATTATTATCACTGTACGCATCGATTACATGCAACTTGCTATGAAAAGCACCGCGAGCACAATAACGAAGGATTTCTAGATGAAGAGGTCGCTGAAGGCTCTCACTATTTTTGTCCTCTTTGTAGTTCGCTAATCAAAGGAAAATATTTCCTTCATTATTTTTGGAATATCAATGATCTTGAGTTTTGCGAAGAAACTCTTTTGCCTAGTTCCTCTGAAATTAAGAACACCAAGAAGTTAATATGCGAGATATTCTTGGATGATGGGTTTTGTGATCCAGACTTTCGTAAAAAATTTGAGATTTGTCTCCGGTATGGACATCTTTTTGAATTTAAGTTGCCTTGTCGCTCAACTATTAAGGGAATTTTAAAAGGTGTTGATGAGCTTCATTTAATTTGTACTGATTGTGAGATGATTGATAATTATGTTAAAACGGGACAAATCAAGTTTTGATTTTGCGTTTCTTTGACTTAAAAAAAACCTAATTTATTCATATAATATTTTTTTGTAAGTTACCTAAATGAACAAAGAAAAAGAGAATACCGCCCCAACAGTTTTTGATTTTCATAACTTTAATTTTTCGCGTTTAGAATATTCATATCCCACGCGAACACGTGGTGGAGCACACGCGTCATCCATCTACTATCGGCTCAACCGCAACACAGTTGTTCCAGTTTTTATTAGAACCCCCAAGGTTAAAACATCTTCTGGAATCTGCCGAAGTGGTAATCGTTATCACATTGAGTTTGATCTTGACACCAATAATGAACACTCCAACTTTTATGATTTCTTAACCAAATGTGATGAAAATAGTAAAAAAATTTCTTATCAAAATTCCACGGAATGGTTTGAAGAACCCTTCCCAATGGATATTATAGATGATTACTATCAAGGAACTATTCGCCTTAATTCAGGAGGAAAAAGCCCGACAGTCAAAGTTCGTATTCCATCCAAGGGTGATATAATCATTCCTCAAATTTATAACAATGGTTCAGTTGTTGATCATAGTTATATCAGTCCTGATGACACGGTTGAGGCTGTGATTGTTTTGGATGAGCTTAAATTTTATGAACAAAAGTTTCATGCAGAATGGCTTTTAGTTCAGTTGAAAGTTTACAAAAAGAAATTAAGATCAGTTGAAATCCCTAGCTCTTACTTACTGAAGGGAGAAGATGATGAAGAACATGTTCCAATCAAATTAACTAAAGCCCCGGTTGAAGAACCTACAACTCAAGAGTCAACAACTCAAGAGTCAACAACTCAAGAGCCCACAACTCAAGATCTCACAACTCAAGAGCCAGTAGCTCAAGAGTTAGCCACCCCAGACAACCACGAATCAACTAATCAAAAACCTGTTGATGAAGCTGGTGCGGCTGCGTCCTCTGAAGAACAAGTATCTGAAGAACAAGCATCTGAAGAACAAGTATCTGAAGAACAATCATCTGAAGAACAACCATCTGAAAAACAGGTGATGTCTGAGAAAGTTGTTGAAAGTTCGGAATCTAATTCAGATCAATCAGAAGTAGAAAAGATAGTTACTGAAAAGATGGTCGCCGAAAATGCCCAACCCCAGGAAACTGAAACAGAAGATTTAGAAAAAGAGAGTGTTATGAAGGAAGATTTAGCCCCTGAAGATTCGCCAGTTGATTCCCAAAAAGAAACTGAATTAACTGGTCTAGATAAAGATGGTTCATCTCAGGAAATGGAAGATCAAAATCAACCAAAAAAAAGTGAAAAAAAACCTGAACCCTCTAGGAAAGAAAAGTATTATGTTTTAGATCCGGTTTGGGGTGATCGATTAACTGTCGATGATATGGAGGAGGTTCCTATTTTTAACAGTGGTAACAAAAAGGTTGATCCCGCAATCTTAGAAAAGTTTACGAATACTCAGAAATTATTGGAGGAAGCTTACAATGCCACAGAAAAATCTAGGGTTGATGCCATTGAAAGAGAAGAAAAATTAAAACACGAAAGAGAGGAAGATAGCCAAAAACATCTAACGAAATTAAAACATTTGGAAAAAGACTACCTGGAATTAAAACAACAATTAGGATTAGAACAATGAGAATTTTCTGTTAATCTTAAGTAAATGATGATTAGCAATTTTACAACTCTGTTAACTTTAGCTTTGTCTGCTTATGTATTATTCTTAATAATTCATAACAGTTTTGGACTTCAAGAAGGATTTCAAGATCCTCAGGCTAATGATCAAGAAGATCTTTTGCTCAGGAAACCTTTGGAAAATGATGTTAGTTTTTTGGGGTCAACAAATACGAATAGATTTGTTAGACCTTATGATTTGGAGAAGAAAAGTATTTTAAAAAGCTCAGACACTAACCTAAACAAATATTTATCAAAAAAAAAGGAAAACCTAGAAGGATTTAATTTTTTGTTTGCTGGAAGACATTCTCAAGTTGATTCTGTCGGTACATCTAGTAAAAATAAAAAAATGCAATTACGGACCGAACCTCCGAATCCTCGATTAGATCAGGATCCATGGACCTCAAAAAAAATAAATTTGGATTGGAGTCAGAGAGAAAATGTCTCAAATTAATTATTTTACAATTAATTTAAATTGTGGTCCAAGTTCAGAAAAAATTTTCTGTTTATTAAATATAATAACAACCGTATGTTTAATCTAAAAAACGAAGAACTCACTCGTTTACTAATTGTCGTTGGTTGCGGGGTTCTACTTCTCTTTTTAATTAAGACCTATTATTACGATAACGCTGTTGAAAGCGCCGAAGAAGCTGACCCGACCGCAGCTCCAACTGAGGAAGGTTTTTATGATTTTGACCAAAGCTCTCCCGTAGAGGATCATGAAGCTTTTGAAGATCAAGAATCCGCAGGAAATGCATCCCCAGAAGGAAATGAAGCTGGATTAGAAGCTCAACGTCAACTTGAAAACAGTAATGCTAGTAATGTTGGACAAGTTATGCCCGCTGAATGTAATCCAAGAGATGTTCTCAGCTCTCAAGATTTATTGCCTGGTGGCGCCGACAGCAAATATGCTCAAGTCGTTCCCTCTGGCACTGGCGCATTAAGTGATCAGAACTTTTTAAATGCTGGCCATCATGTTGGTGTTAACACCGTTGGTAGCTGTCTCCGTAACGCTAACTTGCAACTCCGATCTGAAACTCCCAACCCTCAACATGTTGTAGCCCCATGGAATAACAGCACCATCTCTCCGGATGCGCTTCGTAGACCTTTAGAATAAATAATTATTTATAATTAATATCTAAAATATCTCCTTCAAAAACTTCATTAAACCCTTTTCTTTTTTTATTTCAGCGTTTAATCTACGTTTTCGATTAATCACTTTTATCTTCTAGAATATCAAAGAGAATTATAAATGTCATACGTAATTGCAATACCTTCATATCAAAGACACTCTATATTAGAACAAAAAACATTAAGTATGTTGAATAGATATCATATTCCAAAAAAAAAAATTCATGTCTTTGTGGCAAACCAAACAGAAAAAAAAGTTTATCAAGACACAATTGATCCAGAACTGTATGGACATTTAGTGATTGGAAAAAAGGGATTAAGGAATCAAAGAAACTTTATCACCAAATATTTTCCGGTTGGTCAGCAAATTTTACATTTAGACGATGATATTAGTGAATTAAAGTTGCTCAGCAACAAAACAATGAATCATTCTGATGTGATTAAAATACCCCAAACCCATCGGAAAACAACTAAAAAAAAGGGATCTGTTCATAGGAAAAAATATACCCAAAGCTATCGGAAAAAGAACTTCTTAAAACCGCTAACAGATCTCCATAAATTTACAACCAAAGCCTTTCAAACCCTAAAAGAAAAGAAACTTAATCTTTGGGGAATTTATCCAATTAATAATCCTTACTTCATGACTCAACAAATTACCACTGACCTAAGATTAATTGTTGGACCGGTCTGGGGATCTATCAATCGACATGATTCTGATCTGACCTTAACTCTAGATGAAAAAGAGGATGTTGAAAGAACACTTCAATATTACAAGAAGGATCACGGAGTTCTTCGATTTAACAATGTCTCCGCTGTCACAACTTATTATAAAACACCTGGTGGAATGCAGGCTCACCAAAGAAATCGCAAAAAGGATGCACTTGAGTCAGCGATTTACCTCAACAAAAAATATCCAACCTTGACCAAACTTTATTTGGAGAAAAAATCTGGTTATGCTGAGGTCAAATTAAAGGATCAATCTTGAGGATCTATTTTTAACTTTTAAGATAAGCTTTACTTTTTTCTTCCGTCAAAGTAAAATGATTAATTTTAACATCTCAAAATGGACTAGAGCCCAAAAACTAATCGGGTTGATCATTCTAGCAACTCTTCTATGCTGGTTTTTACAATCAGGTGCAATTGAAGCCTTTGTTGATGGTAAGTTCTCTAAATGCCCCAACAAACTGTTTTTTGATGGTGGCAAATATTACCTCTTTAACTCAGCCTTTCCAGTCAGCAAAGAAAACCCTAAAATTTTCAACACTCTAGAAGAATACCAGCAAAACAAACCAGCCGGATGTACACCACTAAAAGCCACCAGAAAAGATACTGATCCTGTTCTCCCCCTCAAATGGAAATGTAATCGCCGCGGAGCATTAGATGATGCAAAATACAATGATTGCAGTCACGGTATTTACACTCGTTTCAACCAAAAGGAATGCGAACAAGTACTAAAAGATAATAAATCTGATAATCATGTTAATTTATCCGTTGAAAGATGCATGATTGATACAGTAGTCAAAAATGATAGTACCCTGAATCCCTACCGACAAAATTTAAGCTAGAAAATTTAAGCTAGAAATTAACCTAAAAAGCTTCTTTACTCTTTTATCCTAACATTTATCCTAACATTTATTTCTTGCTTAAAAGTAAAAAATAAAGTAAAAATGAAATTCGATTTAGCTGATCCAGCTTTTTTATTTTTAGTGATTGGTTTATTATTAATTGTAGGCTGTTTTTTGGCCTATGGGTCTAATCTAAATATTTTAGAAGGATTTGCGGAAGAATCCAGCCTAGAAAATGAAGAAGATGAAAACATAAACGCTAACAACATAAATGCTAACGATGAGAACGAGAACGAGAACACTAACAATATAAACAGTGAGAACACGCGAGCTAACAATACAAACACTACAAACAATCCAAACAATGCAAACAATGCAAACACTAACAATGCAAACACCAACAATGCAAACACCAACAATGCAAACACCAACAATGTAAACACCAACAATGTAAACACTACAAACTTTAATGATGAAGATAATGCTGACAATGCCGAGGTGATTACTATTACCAGTTCTCCAGATTATAATCTGGAGGATTCTAACCAGGAGGATTCTAACCAGGAGGACCCCAATCAAGAGGATTCTAACCAGGAGGATCCTGACCAAGAGAACTTTGATACCATTACAACATCACCGACCAATAATCAGATTCCATCGTTGCACACTCCAACTCCAGATTCTCTCAAACTGCTCAGTGAGACTCCCGCACCAAGTCCAACAACCAAGGTAACTGAATCTTGTTCAAAATGCTGTAAAGATGGAGATGAAAGTCCAGATGAAAATGCTAAATCAAACTCATCAAATGAAAAATGTCCTTGGGCTCGTGGCCGTGGTATTTATAAGTCCACCAAATTAAGTTCGATTGCTAGAATACCTAACATTTCACAGGTTGGAGGTGAAGGACCAAGCAACTATTTCCATCCTAACATTATAATCTCACGGGGAAAAAAATCATCTAGAGACGAGGAAACCAAGAAAACTAACCGAATCGAATTTGGTCTTGGAAAGGAGGTTATCTCTTTACTAGGTGGAATGTCTAATGGTAATGGTGGTAATGGAGGCAATTCCAAAGATAAGTGGACCAAGGATAACTGGGAAGATACTTATTATGACCCTGACAAAGATCCGTTGACTATTGCAACCAAAAGCAATATTCGCAGCAGCTACTCTCAAGAATTAAAACAGAAAGGAGAAACCAAATTATGCCATAAAGATATTGACACACACCAAGAAAACTCCAATCAAGAGACTTTCAAAAATGGTAATGCCTTTCAACATAATTCCAAAATGAAAGAGTATCACCCTGGATATCAATATACTTCACCTGACAGCTGGGCTGTTCCACACAAAAGACCTCCAGTTTGCCTAGGATGTCAGAATAAATGCCTACCTTCTGGTGTTTTTGATCGCGGAACTCCTTTAAATGCTCTTGGCACAGACACCCAAGTCGGTTCAATCATGCCTAAATTCACATTCACTGAACACCCCAGGTCTTAATTTGGATTTTTCTAAATTGGATCGCTTTAAATTCTAATCTTTTCAAATATTAAATGGCAAGTGAAATTAACAAAATCTTTGGTCGAGCTCTGTTACTCAAAGATTATTTAGGGGAGGAAAAAGAAACTAAGGTTTATGATGCCCAATATTTAGATAAAAACGTTCAAGTAAAGGTAGTTTCTAGAAAAAATTTGAAAGATTTTAATCAAATTTTAATTGAGATCGGATTTATTAAATATCTTTCACAGTATGTCAGCAGCCAGAAATACATTTATGGATGTCGAGTGATGAAACTCACTGATGATTACCTGTATCTAGTAATGGATAAACCAACAGGTCAAACCCTCAATGACTTATTCAAAAACCTGAAACTCTCTGATTGGAATGTCTATTATCGAGTGGTTACGATGATTATGTTTCGTCTTCTTCTAGGAATTAACTACATTCATAAAAAGGGAGTTGCTCATCGGGGTATCAACCCAGAGACAATTTATGTTTCTTACAAGGATGAATTAGTTGAGGATTTACGATTATCCGATTTTGCGGCTTCTTGTGGTAAATATATTGGTTTGCCATTAAGAAAAGGTCAAAAAGGAGCTTATCATAAGCTTTGTCAAACAATTGATCTGGGTCTAGTTTCCCCACCAGAGGATCAGAAGATTGATTATTTAGTTAATAAAATTAAGAAATTAAGTAAAGATCAAACTAGAAATTCAATTTATCTATATTTAGCTAAAAAAGCTGATATTTGGTCTTTGGGGATTCTTTTTTGGAAACTTTTAAATCGGAAATCATTAAATATAAATAATAACCCGTTGGATGTTGAATTTCCTAAAGACTATCAAAAAAATAACAATTGGAAGAAATATCATGGTCAAAAAAATAAATTAATGGAGGGTATTCATAAACTAGTTGTCAAAATGATGCTAAGTGAAATTCCAAATCGGTCTAAAAGTCATGAGATATTAGAAACATTTGCGATTCATTACAAATATTTTGAGGAAAACTAGTCTGAAGAAAACTAGTCTGAAGAAAACTAACCGGCCATTGGCATGGTCGTGATCAGCTTCGAAATAAAATTTTCAACATTTTTTTTCTGTAATTGCAAGGGATCTTTCTTGTAATCATCGTGCTTAAGATAAAGAGTCATAAAGGCACCACCCGAAGCTACAATGAACTTGTAGGAAAGATTTTCTTCATCATGAACCGCAGTCCCATTTGATGTAGGGGAATCACTGGTTCGCGCGAGGTGATCAACTACCACAACCGCTGGAGTCTTGGACCCTTTGGAGATAAAGTTAATTATGACTGAAGTAAGAGGTCCAAATTTATTAATGAATTTAGTCCCATCATAGTAATAAATCATATGTTGCTTGTTCTCAACCACTAGAACAATCGTTCTCCAGGTTAATCGATCATTTTTTGTATTAACTTTTGCCTTTTGACAATAAAGTTGCGATACGATGTTTGGCGTTGTCTCAGACATTTCAAAACTTACTAACCCATGATTAGAAGGTTTCTGTTCAATTTTATGAAATAAAAAAAAGTAAAAACGTTACAAATTAAGCAAATAAATTAGGTTAGGGACAAGTCATTCACGACAGATTCAGATCTCCAGCCTGAATGACTTGATTCATTGATGTTTTTTGTTGAGTTTGACGACGATCATTGAAGTTTCTCTTCTTGTAAACTTTCGTAGATAACTTGGTTTCAAAGTTATATTTCCACAAGGGTGGAGGATTTAGTTCGTAGTCAACGGTTAGGTTACTCCTGATACGCATTTCTTCCATTGAAATTTCTTGTGATAAATTAATACAACAATCACACTTCCCACAAAAGTGAACTTTTTCTGGATCATATTGGAAATTAATGTAATAGCACACTGGACATTCTTTCCCAACACAAATAAATTTCAGACCATGGCATAAAGAGCATTTGCAATCATTTTCGGATGGATTCATAAAACCAAATTTGACTTTTTTATGGCATTTGACGCATTCAAATATATATGACATTTTATAACTTATTTTTTATTGTAATGACCTTCATTTTCAATTTTTTGATCTAAGATTCAAGTTAAAAAATTGAAATCTAAAGTCTTTGATGATTTTTTGACTAACACTAACCCAAATACTAACACCAATGGATCCAAAAAAAATACCAAGTCTGATAGAATTATCACCATCCTACCAACTCGACAATCCAGCCAAATGGTCATTGCAAGGGTCATCAAAAGCTGGTAAACAAACTGGTTTACTAATCAAAGAACTGAAAGTCTTACTGGATTGTGGAGTAAACACATATATTGCACCCAGAGCCGTCTTTCTTAGTCATTATCATGTTGATCATTCCAGCAGTTTACCCTATATAATACACAGAAGGGCCGTTCCAGTTAAAGGTCAAGAACATTTGCAAGGGAGACCAGTTTATATGCCAGAAAGTGCTCATCCTAGGTTAGTGGTCTATCAAAAGGCAATCATTAATCTTTGTGTCGATGATTTATCAAAATATCAGTTCAAAGATGATCTGGAAGTCTGGAAAAGGCAAGGAATTCACCCATTTATAGTTAAACCTGGTCAAGTGCACTCCATTCCAGGATTAATTAACATTAAGGTTGAAATTCATCCCGCTTATCACAATGCAGAATCAGTTGGATATGGCTTTAACCTGATGAAGAGTAAGTTAAAAGCTGAATATGCTTCTTTGAAAGATTCGAAGGAGGGAAGACTACAAATACAACAACTGGCCAAATCGGGAACTAACCTAACTGAAATTGTTGAAGAACCGCAAGTCATCTTCTTTGCTGACTCAAACATTTGGAATTTAACTTTGCATTCTGAATGGAAAAAATACCCAGTAGTCATTTGCGAATGTACCGGATTTCCAACTTATCATCATCCTGATTCAGATCGAGTTGGACGTCAAAGATCTCATACTCATTTACCTGATTTACTTCCTGTTCTCAGAGAGAACAAAGATAAACATTGGGTTTTAATCCACACCAGTATGACTATGTCCAATCAAGAATTAGATTTCTGGGAGGAGAAATTGCGTCGAGAAGAAGGATTAAACTTAACTATTGTTAGGTAAATAGATTAACTAGAACACTAACCAAAACATTAACTAATGGATCAAATGAATTTTATTATTGACCATCGTGAAAAAGATCTAAAAGAAATTTTTCCAAAAGCTACTTTTCAAAACATGGTTTTGGGAGATATCAAGTTCCTTTATCAAGGAGAAGTTTTTTTGTTGATTGAACGGAAAACGTTCAAAGATTTAATTGCATCGGTCGATGATGGACGTTATCGTAATCAAAAGAAAAGACTATTAGAATCTGGAATTGATAAGACTAGAATTCTTTATCTTCTAGAGGGGCATATCGACGATATTCCTGGAAAAATGAAAACACTTTTTGGAATGATCATCAACACGCTTTATAGAGATAAAATACCAGTTGTCAAAATGGGGAACCTAGAAGAAACAATTTATTTTTTAACTAGAATTAAAGAAAAATTAGAAAATAAAGATCCAGGTCTTCTCAAAAACTTTCTCAGTTTGGACCAGAGTCCAGCTCAAGGAGGAAACAGCAATCAATTAGAATATCTTTCAACCATCAAGCTTAAAAAAAAAGATAATTTAACCCCTTTAAATTGCTCAATACTTCAGCTAGCTCAGATTCCAGGAGTCTCAATAACCGCTTCCAACGTGATTCTGACCAAATATAAATCAATCAGTAGCCTAGTTTTAGCTTTCCATCAAATTGAGAAAGATAAAAGGGAATCAATGCTAAGCAGTATTGAATTAACTACTAGCACTGGAAAAAAAAGAAAATTAGGTCCAACTTTAAGTAAAAGGATTTATCTTTATCTAACCAATCAAGAATCCAACCAAGAAAGCAACCAAGAATCTAATCAAGAGTCTGATTCTTCATCTTCTTCATCAGCCAAATCATAAAGATCTTGGTGTTGGCTGAGAGGATCTTTTTCATCTTTTTGACTATCAAATCCTTCAACTTCTTCCAGTTCAGGAATTTCTAGTTCAAACCGATTAGATTGAGGCTCATCCTCAACCTCGTCACTATCTTCTTCAACCACTCCGGCATTTAAAATTTCTGCCTCTTCCTGGGCGGATAGAGCTGGTCCTTCAGTGGTCAAACTCTTTTTACGAAAGATGAACCATCGGTGCAAAAGACTATATTCCAAAGCCATGTTTTTAGCCTTTAGTTTATGTCCATCACCTTTAACGGCATCATAAAACTCTTCCAACATCGAATTGGGAACTTCATGAAATAGCTTGCTATCAACCAATTCCAACCCATATTGTTCAAGGAGGCTGGTCAAAAATTCAAAATTGACTAAATATTCATGACTTGTGTTATTAATGCTTTCGAGATCAACATCAATCATCATTCCAAGTGAATTCTCATCAGATGGCATCTTAGAACTGCTTTGGCTATATTTCTTCTGAATTCTCCAAATTAATTTGTGTTGTTCTGGATCTTGATATTGTTCAGCGAGTCCACCTTTTGATTTATTTAGTTTTTCATAAAGAGCCTGACCATCCAAACAAGTTCCCATAAAATAACCATTCGTTTTCAAGTTTTGATGAACATTATTCAAAAACCCAGTTAAACGATCAAAATCAGAGAAAAAGTAGTGGATGGCGAAATGACAAGTTACAACATCAAATTTTTGCAAAGCTCGTCCAGCTAATCGTCCCATTTTACTATAATCACCTAAATCAACTTGTCCGTATAAAACTTTTAAATAATATTCATTCAGAGCATTCAATCCAGCTTCTCCGGTATTGATAGCTTTTGCACAATCACCTAAGACAACCATTAAATTTGAATTAAGTCTTTTAAAATTGGAATTATGTTCTTGAGCCAGTAAAGCACGCACAGCTCCGCCGTCATTGTAATTATCTAAACCTCCTGGGCAGCAATCAACCGCTAGGACAAAGTTGACTTTTTGGTTCTTCCACTTGTACAAATCACCTAACTTTCCGCAACATAAGTCGAGGACATGAGGTCGCTTCTTTTCTTGATTTATGTGGTCCAAAAGACGTCCCTTAACGAAATTATGAAATGATTTCATTTCTTTCAGGTAGTACTCATTGCGAGAATGCTTTGATTGATAATAAGTTGAGGATTCTGGAATATCTTTGTCACCAATAATCATTTCAGTCGTTAAAGGATTGTGGATTGATCGCCAAATATTAATCGCTGTATGATACCCATTGGCTCGTTTACCTGGACGCGGTCTCAAAGGCTTCCATCTGAACTGCAGATCATCTTCCGATAAATCATAAGCGTATTCAACTACTTCTCCATCTTGAATAACATTTTTGTCAAGGGCAATCAAATTACCAGCATGATCAACAGGAATCCAAGCAATGTAACTTTCATCAACTAGATGACTATTGTAATCAATATGACCAACGTAAGGATAATTTGGTGAAAAAGCCTTTAATCCGGAAGTATTGCTACCACCTTCATTTAAAACTCTTTGGGCATTGAAACGATTATGATATTCAGGTTGATAATTGACTTTTAGAATAACTTGACGATACGGAATTCCGTTATAGTATTGCTCTTTGTAATCAACTTGGCTTGAAGGATGGTAAACTTCGGTGGCCATATCGATTGAATTCATTCTAGGAGGTTTCCATTTGTAAGTCCTAGCCCAAGACTGAATCATTCCATAATCTTTAACTTCATGTCCAGGATAGTCCTGACCAACATGAAGATTGCTTGGGACAAAGATTAAACCATCTACTTTATAGCTAAATTGGTGACCAATTTCTAGAATTCCTCCTTGGGAAACATTGACTTGACGTAAAATCTTTCTGCAAGCTTCAAAAATTAAAGTATCATGGTGAGATTCATCAAGATGGTTCTTATCTTTTTTCATTGATGCATCAGCTCGGTAAAAGATTTTACGACTGACATTGAGTGGATATTTAACTTCAATTCCCGCAATAGATGGATCCATGTTCTTTTTCATATACTCAGAAAGACGTTTGACGGCTTCGTATCTCGGATCGAAGACTTGCTTCCAAACAGGCTGACCTTGAAAAAAATAAACATCAAACAACATTAAAAGATTTTCATCAGCTAAATATTCACCATCAGCAATAGTTCCTGCTAATTCCGGCATCTTAATCCCTAGTTTACGAACTAAATTTTGACGATTGATAAAATACATTCGACCTTGAGAGTCAACAAAAAGAAGGTTTCTTTCACCATCAGCTTTTTCAGTGACTAAATAATTTTTTCTTAAGGTAATGTTGGTTGGGTCAAGGTATTGACGATTTGTTAATCTTTGCAAATGATCAACCTCCGCGGTAATTGGCAAAGGGGCTTTAAAAAGATTATGACTCTTCAAACCAGTTAATTGTTGGTACTCTCTTTTAACTTGATCTTTTTCAGTTTCACCCATCACAAAGTAACTCTTTTGAATTGCTTGGAGATGGATTCCAACCAACTCAACAAATTTTGATAAGACCTGGTCTTCAGTTAAAATTAGGTTTCCCTTTTGGTTACCCAAATATTCAACTTCAATTTCATAAGAGGGACGATTTTCTAATGTCCCTGATTTTTGAAATGACTGATAATAAACTGGTTGATCACAAACCCGAATCATTTCTTTGGGCTTATTTTTGATTTTGCTCCACCAAGTTTGAAATTTTCCTCGATAAGAATCCGGTTTCAAAACCAAATCTTCTAAATTATATTTTCGGACCTCTGAAACATACATCTCACGGATCTCATTTCTAGATTCTTTAACAATTGCGAAATCATTCCTAAATAATCCATCAATTGTCTCAAAGGTAAAGATCTTCTTGTAACGGAAGAATTTTGGCACTTCGAACCAATGATCTAAAATATTACGAACTAATTCAGTATCTTGATTCAAATCCTTCTCCTCCTTCAAATTGAAACGAACTTTGTAGTCATTCAAATCAACCCGAAGAATTTTTCCATTGGTGTCTTTTTGAATCTCCTTATGATAGTAACGAACATTAGAACCTAGATCTTTGATACGACCATGGGCACAGAAAGCTCGAATTGTTTCACGACCAACGACTGAAACTCTCAAGTAACGATACTTAGAATCAGGACGAAAAGTAATGTTTAGGATCTCTCTTGGACGAAGAGCTTTAAAATCTCTTTGATTCTTGATTCTACTTAATGATGACAAGAAATCATCATACTTGATCAGTTTCTGACAACCCTGATGATAAATCAACGCTTCAAGCTCTAGGGTCTTATTTTCATGAGATTTCCGTATCAATTCTATTAATCTTCCCTTTTCATTTGTCTGCTTGTTAAATTTCATATTAAATGAATCTTCTTACTTATTATATTATATTATTTTTGCGTCAAAGTAACAATTAATGTTGACCTTAATTTTAAAAGTATCTTTTTAAGTATTTAAAGAAAAATTAAATAAAAAATGCAGGAACTTAATAGCATTAAAAGTAGTCTAAACAGTGTCTGATATTTAGTACTTAATACTGTGATGATCCAGTTAGATAACTAATCATTTGAGATGGTGTCCATGATTCTGTGTTGATGTGTTTGAGCTTTTCAGGAACAACATGCATATGATCGATGGCATATTTTTCATCAATTTGTTCTTGACATAATGGATAAATCTCTTGAAGAGACTCATCGTATTCTCGTTGTAAATTGCGTCCTTTGAGATTGACCAAACAATCATCACACAAAGCATCCAGTTCAGGGACAACATTTTCTGTTAGACCATAATAAAACCAAAAGGTTGCCTTGCGCGAAGGATGTTTTTTGCAAGGTGGTAGCTGATTATAAAAGGAATCTACTTTTTCCGCGAATGAATGATTGCAATGACCATTATTTTGATTTGCCCAGGAGCAATCTTTGACAAAACATTTTCCTCGAGTGTAATCATATATTTCTTCGTAAAGATATATTTGAGTTTCTGGTAGTCCTTCGTAAGGAGATTCTTCATAAAATGAGATAAGAGATCCAACATTTAAAGCTCGGAACCAATTCGCTTTTTGATCTTCTCCCCATCCATTTTTAAAATAATTGTATGCTCGATGAGATACCATAATTAAAACTTAAATAAAAAATATTAATAAAATGTGTTCAATTTTATTAAAACTGCATTAAAACTGCACTACTTTAATTACTAGTCTTACTAGTCTTAGTGGTTTTAGTAGTCTCAGCTTGTATATCTGTATACAAATCTTTCTTAGTTTTGTTGATCATTTTTCCAGTTGGGCCAGGTTTACGTTTATCTAAACTTAATCCTAATTTAGTCGCAAAATCCTGTAGATCTTTTAACTGATATTTGGACTGATTATAAAACTGAGCCGACTCAACATTATTTGGATCAAGATCTTCAACTTTGGTAATCATTTTTGTCGATGATTTTTGTCCAGATTTGGATTCAGATTTACTGGGATTGGAACTGGGAGGAACCTTAATTTTAACGGGATAAACAATATTAAACCGTCTCTCAAAGCGTTTGACTTCATCAACATTAAAGTTTGGAAGTTTATTGGATAAGATTGGCAAATAAGTTTTAAGATCTTTGAGGATGATTACACTAACTTTTTCAGGATCCCAGTCAGTTGTAAAATAACCAGTTCGCTCTGCTAAATCAAGAATTAGAACATTAACTCCAAAATTATGACCAATCAAAAATTGTAATTCGATTGATTTATCACTGTCCAATCCTTCTGGAAACTCGCTTTCTAGGATCCTGTTCTCAAATTTGTATCCGATTGAACTTTTAGATACTTCACGAAAAAGATCATGTCGTTTGATGTTAAAAGTAGTTTTTAACTCGTTGGCATATTCTTTTCGCTTTTTGCGGTGATGAAACCAATATCCTGGATCAACAGCCAGGAGAACAGAAGCCAGATAACTATCTGGTCCTTTCATTCCATAATAATAAATATCACTTTGACGTTTTTTGTCAATTAAAGACAGAAGTTCATTTGGAAGATCAACAGTTTGATGTTCTCGATAGGTCAAATAGGTATTTTCCTCTCCATCGGAGCAACTATCTTGAGGAGTATGAGCCTCCTTTTTAGGTTCCCTTTTAGGTTTTTCAAATTCTTCTGGTTCAAAGGACGGATCCGTCCAACCATTTTCCTGAATTTTATCTTCGACCAATTGTAGATATTTTTGGTCAAAGTCACTTGATTGTTCAAAAAGTGGATTAAAGTTATTAATTTTAAAGGTTTTACCCCCTTCAAACTTCGATAACGTATCAGCTATTTTTTGGCAACTCAACATTGAATACACTAATTAAGTATTAAACAAGATGATGTTAAATCTTTTCAATTTTTTCTGGAAGCCGAAAGCTCTTGTTAAAACCTTTAAATGGGCTTGGGTCCGCATTTTGACAATTCATAATTTCACGGATTGAATTTCGTTGAGCTAGATCTTCTTGGAGCTGTTTACGATTAACTAAATAAAAGTTGATGCTTTGCTTAATTTTTTGCAATGTTTCTGGTTTGACTTTATTCAACGCGACAAAAACACCATTGTCATTAACCGTATAATCATCATGACTGGCGTCAATGATTTTGAAAATTTCGAGATGTTCCGTTTTGCTTAAACTTTTCGCTTGCTCAATGATATCCTGATATTCGCGGTTCATCTCATAATTTTCTCCTAGACCCTTGTAATCAAACTCGATCATGTCTTTGGGACTATCTTCTCGTTTAATGTCAAAAAATGTATCTAAATTTTTTAATTTATCTTCAATTTGACTCATTTTTAACATACCAGTGGAAATTATTTTAGAGTTTTAGCCGCAAGAAAATTGATTTTACTCTATCCAACAAAAATTAATTAAACAACATAAATGAGTTTCCCTATTATAAATGGACAAGTTGACCCACTATATTTATTAGTTCAAAAGGTTGATCAGCTCCATAACCTGTTAGCTCAATTAGATCAAAAAATACTTTATCTGGTCCAACAACAACAGATTTTAAATAATAAAATCTTAGATGAGCCACCCTCGCAACCAGATAAAACAAACAAAAGATTTTGTGGAAATGATAGATTTGCAATCGCCAGAGATGATGATTCTGATGATGATTTTCGTGATCGGAAAAGAAAAGTTCCATCTCGTAACATTTCACAGATCAGACGAGAATGGGAAAAAGAAGAAACTGAAAGAAATTCTTGGTTAGCTGAAGAAAAAATCAAATGGCATCAAGAACAGGAGGAAACACGACTGAAAATGGAAGCATATCGCATGTCTTACATTAACTAACCTAGAAGAGAACTAACGTGTTTGCTAGAAGAAAGCTAGAAGAAAACTAAAAAGCTATTTTATCATAAAGCATTTTAGTTCCGGTTGAACTCAAATTAACTGGGCGATCTATTGACCCTGGTAACTGATTCAAGTCTCTGCGATAGCCAATAGACTGCTGGATGTTGGGTAATATTATCCGAATGGCTTCTTTGATAACATATGAATTTAATTCAGCAACTTGTTCCTTAATTTGACATCCTAGATTTTTACCATATTGGAGATATAATGATCTCATAATAATTTGTAAATTTGAATCAGATTGGCGACTAATGGCTTGACCACTTTGCTGGTAAACTCCTTTAATTATCTCTTGATGAACTAAATCAACATTTTCTTTTGAGAAATACATTGATGAGACTGAACTTTCTTCGTAAATTCCTTTTACACTGCCATTAAAACCTTGTTGAGAGGGTTTAGATGACCCTGTATAGGTTTCGTAAGGTAAATAATGCTGGCCATCATTTAAAATGACTCGACCATTTTTATATTCTTGAATCTTATTTGAAAAATCGCTAAAGGATAACTGTGACATCTTTTTACTTTGATAAGAGAAAAAAAAGCCTTATTTTTTACCATGTAATTTTAGTTTTGGTAACTTATTTTTTTTCTCAATTTCCAAAACTGGACTCTGTTCGACAGAATTATTACTGTTGTTCTGACCACCAAAATAAACCATGTATTCACCACCATCAACTTCCGCATAGGAACGGCTATCTTTTCGGTTAAACATAACCCGAGGCAAGGCTATTGCTTGGCTCAAATCAAAAGTTAATCCCCATGGCGAATATACTTTAACTTTTCTTTGGTATAAATGGCCATTTATATTCCCTAAATTTTCTAAATAAAATTCAAAAATCTTTTTGAGATTATCCGTTTTAATTCTCAAGGTCAACAGATAATATAAATTAGTACCATCAGTACTATAAAAAAACTGATATTCTATTTGGCGATCACCATCAACCTGTAAATGCCTAATTCGAATTAAAAACGAAAAAGATCCTGAATCTGTAATCGAAGATTTTTCAAATCTTAAAGTTGAACTAGTTGATTGACCAATTAACTTCAATTCAGGATCTTTTTCATGAACAATCATTAAATACTTTTTCCAAAAAACTAAACTTATAAATGGATTTAAAGTGTCATTAAACTGAATACCAATATTACCGATTCCGAAATTAATTGCATAATAAGTAAGCGGATAATTTTGAATAATCTGAAATCTTTGGTAATAAGCCCACATTTTAGAGGGAATATCACATGATTTTAAACTAACAACTTTAGCATGTTTGTCATCTTCCGACAATGGTTCAAGGACTACGGGATGATTTAATTTCTTTCCCCAAACAATTTCAGGAGATCCTTGGACTGGAATCGGAATATATTTGATAATTAGCTTACAAACTACGGGACTTGAGTGCTCAGATTCAATGAAAAGTTGATATGGAGAGGGAGTATCAATTAATATTTTTCCCAAACTAACCTGTAACAATCCTTTTGAATAACCAGAAGTTTTTGATAATCCAATTATTACTGAAGAATTGGAATCGATGACACCAACCTTGAAAGACCCCTTTTTAAGTTTGATTCTTTTTTTAATGTTCACAACCAAATAGAAATAATATTGACCAATTGAAAGAAAGTTTACGCTCCAGAAGAATTTTTCTCCTTTCTTGAGCTGCAATTCTAATTGTTCTTGACCAGTATCGTAATATCCATCATCAATGGTTAATTCTAGCATTGAATTATGTTTTTGTTTTAATTTTAACCTAATTCTTTACTTAACTTAAAAATAAAAATTTTATATTTAAAACTTCTGATTGCTCAGACTGCTCAGGCTTCTTTAATTTTTTTGTGCAACTTAATTTTGTGTATTTTAATTCCAGACAGTAATTTTTGTCTTTTCTTTTTTTTAGTTTTTTTTGATGTTTTAGTGCTATGGCGATATTTGGTTTTAATTTTTGATGTTTTGACGAATAAACTTTTCTCTGGGGATGAATTAATAAAAAAGTATTTTAGCTCTTTGACCAAAGTTAAAACACCATAACGATATTCATTAACTCGAAGGAAATGTTTGTCGCTGTAAGTTAATTTGGTTGTATCAACGATATCTGAGTGATCAAAATCAATCATCTTAATTACAACATTATAGTTGCCATTTTCGGCACACTTCTTGTCATAAATAAAAAGTAAACTGCTGGCAATTAGAAAATATGGGTCAAAACCATCTTCCATAATCAATCGAAGAAATTTTTCCATTTCACGAACAAAATTTTTAAGTATTTTCCCAGTTGTATCATATTTGAAATACATTTGAAAAACACTCTGAGGAGGCATTGTTTTAGTTGCTAATTTCTTTCCATCTTCCTTATCATAAGAAAAGTTTTCAACCCGGAAGCCAAATTGGCCACTGGTGCTAAAATAATCATCCATCAGAATATGAACGCGTTTTTTGATTTGCCCTCGAATCAAATTCATTCTATTTTTTAATTCACTTCGGCTGGCACTTCGCAGACCAATTTTGATATCAATCTCCCAAGGTTCTTCAAATCCTTCTTTAATATTTTCAATCGCAATATATTTCTTATGGGATTCAGGACCAATACAAAATCCACCAAACTTAGGAATAAATTTATCTAACTCTTTATATCCATAGTCTTCCTGGTTTTGATAAAACACTGCTTCTTTACCTTTTTCTGAGCGTGTAACCTTTGCACAAAAGCCTCCATCTAAACTTCTAATTGTCCCTGGGTGGCCACCGCTGCCTTCTCCTTGACATTTATTTTTAGGTTTAAATTCGCAATATTTATTTTGTTTGCTTGACATTTTATACTTTTAATGTTAGATTTTAATCTTGGGTCATGAAAGGTTGATATTTTTGGCTTGAGTCATGACCCTGAATTTCCTGTGAATGAACTTCTTTGGGTGGTCTAGTAACTGGAGGCACTGTTTGAAGCATTGTTGGAGGCACTGTTGGAGAAAATTGACCACCAGACATTACTTTTGAAGCCGATTCAGTAGCGACAGGCACCACTGTAACAGGCATAGTTGAATTTAGTAGTTTTTGAATTTGAGAACTGGGATCAGTGTCAGCTTCTTTGTCTTCTGCTTCATTTTTGTCTTCAAGTTCCATAGTTTGACGTTTCATTGAAACATAAATTAGGAGGGAAATTGTGAACCACATTAAGATTAACATGTTCATAGTTGGATCCTCGTGACTGTTGTAAGCCCATGTAAAACGCAATGGATTAACATAAACTAAGAATGAACCGATCGCGAAAGCGAGGACAATCGCAGCGTCTCTCCATCCGTACATAAAGAGTTCATATTTATCAAAGTATTTGGTCATATAACCAACAATGGTGATTGTCATGATCATGTCAATAAAAACAATGATCCAGAATCTGAAGAAAGATTTTGAAATTAAACTTTTAATCAACCAAGAAAATTTCTTGCCAAAAGCATTAAAAGGAAGTTGCACAATCTTTCCAGAAATATCAAAGTTTTGTTTGGCAAACATAATATCCGCGAAATAACCTAGAATATTACCAAAACCTAAACCAAAAATGGTTGCACTAGTTTCAATTGACATTCCCAGCGCCTGTTGTCCGAAATAAACTAACCCATTTGAAAGAACGCCGCTGGTAATACTAGTAACAACCCCGCGGCCCTGCTCGCCCTGAAACACTTTATCTAATTGAAATAAATTATGTTTAAGCATCAAGTATACATTTAAGTATGATAAAATTTTTTCTCATAATCCAAGTAATATGCAAATAGGAATTGAAAATATGAACCAAACCTACTATTGGATCATTATTGGATTACTTATCATTGGATTAGTTTGGTCAAAATACAGAAAACGAGGAGATTTAGCAGTGGAAGATTCAGCCGTGGAAGGTTTTCTTTCAGAAGAGAATGACAAACAGAAATTAAGTGAATTACTCGGATTACTTCTTGATAACCAAACAATTGCCAATCAAATCCTAATTGATTTCAAAATTAAATCAATTTCTGATCTAGCAACTAAAAATCGAGAAAGAATACAACTAAAACTAAAACCAATCCTTCAATCTGACCAATATCAAATTATCCTAAAATATCTCCTTCTGAGAGATGTCTATTTTATTGGTCAACCCTCAACACAAATAATTAAATTTGCCCGTAACCCACAGCCCATCCAACCCGATAAGCTTTTTTCACAAAAAAACCTTCAAGCGGCCCAACTCCAGAAATTTCGTCATCGATACCATTTGGATAAAAATCTTTACTTCAAATACAACTGGATTACTGACAAAATTAAGACCTATGTCACCGATTATGGATTTCAAAAAGTTACTAAATCTTTTGAGCATTTGAAAGAGATTTTTGGACAATATTGGGAAGGTCAAAAATATCTAGAACCCAGAGATTTCAAACAATTGGAACGCTATACAACACTTTACTCCTCAATAAGTAAAGCTTTCTACTTTAAATTAAGTGATGGCAAGTGGTATTCTTTCCAGGAAACCAATCTGAACTTGATTTTAAGACTAAACCAAAATACAAAGCAAGAAAACCAATATTGGTTTGGTCTGACTAAAAAAACAGGAAAAACTGTCCCACCAACTGGATCTTATGTCTGGATTAGAACATCGAGTTTAATGTCCCTGAATCAACTTTATCGTAAAGTAGATGAATTGAGTCAAAACGGTTATTTCGTCTTAAATCCGCGATATGATCAGGCAATTGGCTTGCAGAAAGAATTACAATTGGTTTCAGAACAAATTCAAAGATTAAAGTTGCTTAAAAAATGGGTTGGAGGTCAAACTAAAAATTTAGCTGAACAAAAGATGATTCTAGAAAACATCTGTAATGACCTCAATCATCGAGCCCTAAACATTTTCGATGATCTAGCAACTTATTTGATCTTTCACCAATATCTAAAAATGTCTGATCTTCATTTAGAGAAAAACCCGGAATCTATTTCTCTTGATGCGTGGTGGTCAGCTCCTACCTTAGATGCCTTGCTAATCAAAGCATCCAATCTAGGTCAATGTTATTTACCAGCCAAACTTTCAATGGCTCAAGTGCAAAAATCCCCACCCATCTACAAATATGTATTCAATAAGAATCTCTACCATACTTTCTGGGAACCCATCAACATTTACATTAATCAATTGGAAGATAAACTAGAAAGCCTCTTCAAAACTTCCAATCCAAATGAAATCATCCCAGTAGCTAGATTTTGCATCTTTAATAATCCTTCTTTGAGGGAATACTTAAAAAAATACATCACTTGCCATAAAACTAAATGTTCAACTGACCTAGAAAGCATGAAAGAACCTGAAAGATGTGGACAATTAAAGTTGAAATATCAAGAATTAATTAGCCTGAAACAGAAATATAAATGCCTGTTTAAAAGTTCCACTTTAGCCAACCCATCCCAAAAGAAGAAAGAAGGAACTCTTCAAATTTTTGAGGGATTCCAGGAATCTCCACTGGAAGGCAAATTGGATTTAGGAGAAGTTAAAATTAATAAGATGATGGGATTTAGTAATAGTTTGCTTCTGGATATAGTCGAGTTTGCTTTGAAAATGCACCAATGTCAAACGAATGATATTAAAATCCAAGATTGTCAAGATTTGGCTCAACATGTTGATATCAATGATCAAAAAACAGATCAAGACCTTGGAAAAGTTGAAGTAAGTCGTCAATCTGATCTTTTCAACATTTATGACCAACAAATGGACGAATATCATAAGATCCTGCATAATCAAGAAATGAAAAAATTAAAACCACTCAATCTTTTAGCTAACTTGAATGAAAGAGAACAACGTCCAAAAGTAAATCTTTTACAAAATACGGCTGATGATTTCCACTCCATCGTTAATGATTTAACTAAACTACCCTCTCAAGTTCTAGGAAGTAACCTAGAAGATTTTGATAATCAATTAGAAAATAATCTCGATCTTTCTGAAAGTTCGTTCCAAGATTACCAAAGTCGCCTAGAGAGACAATTAAAAGGAATCGGAATTGAAAAGGATTCTGGAATACTTGAAAAAGGCAAAAAGACAGGGTATCAAATCTTTAAAATCTTAACCAAAGATGGCCGAATGATGACATCTGGGTTTTTCATTCTAGTAATCTCTTTGGCTCTTTACTTTATTGATATCAGCGCTTAAAAATTGAATTATACTTGCAAATTAGATTGTTAAGCAACTAAAATGGCAACTAAATCCAATCCTAAACCCAAGGTAACTGATCTAATTGATCCCTTTCTTCTAGGGCTAGAAGAAAATGATTATAATACAACCGTTCTGACTGATCTGGCAACTATTTATACTAATCTTGAATTGTATTATAAGTGGGATTCCACAAACGTTTGCTATCATGGTCGAGAATGCACAATTTATTCGCGTCGATTATATAAAATTAAAGACCAGCCTTATTATTTACTAACTGATTTAGAGACAGAGGGTGATGATCTAGATGTGTATGATATTCCAGCTCAGTTTGACACAGAAACCGATTTTATTAATAAAATATCAACTATTATTTCAGAAAACGAACTTGATTCAATCGAAGCGCTTGGTGGCAATAACAATTTAGATGATATTATTCCTTTTTACAAAAAATTATATGGTTCTCCAAAATACAAAGCTAGAATTATGGAGTTTGCTATGTGGGCAATTGCATTTGATGCAGAAAAAGAAGAAAAAGATGAATGATGTAGGTGGATAATGTAGATAAATGATGAAGCTACAAAATTGAATTTAATTCTAATTGAATATTTTTTTTAATGAACCAGGATGACGACCAATTTTAAAATTACTGATCTACTGGATCCAATAACTCTTGAGAATAAATTAAATTGTTGGCGTGTTCAACTCAACAAACCCAAAACTCATGATGATTTATCAGAAATTTATACCAATCTTGAATTATGTTATACACAAAACCATCAGCAAAACGTTTGCTCATGCCGATTGTATAAGATTAAAGGTAATTCTTGTTATTTATTAACTAATTTTGGTCATCAAAAATCTGATGATCGTAATTGGAATAATATTAGATCCATATTTGGCACGGCAACTAATTTTCTGGTCGAAATATCAACCATTATCCCGGAAAATCAACTAAATCTTTCTGAAATACTTGCTGATGATGATAATTTAAGTAACATCATTCCTTTGTATAAAAAAGTATACGGATCTCAAAACTATCAAGATCAAATTTCTGAATTAGTAGCTGAAAAGTGTGTTAAAGCATGTTAAAGCTAAAGCATGTTAATCTTTCTGACTATTCCAAATTAAGACTCTTCCATCAAGATTGAAAAAGTCTATATCATTGTGGTGAGTATGAAACTCATGATGATGGCAATGCCCAAACAGGTACATTTTAGGGTTAATTTTTAAAGCATCCAAATATATCTCATCTTTACCGATGAATTCTCTATTATTGTAAAAGAATCGTGGTGTATCATGAGTAATTAGAATATCAGGTCTATTTTTAGACGATTGAAACTTTTTTAAATCTCTAAAATAGTCTTCAGCGGGTACCTTGTAGGGGTGGGGCTTATGTGAAATAATACCATGAACACCACCTATTCTTCCATATGGTGTTCTCTGACATTTACCATTTTCCAGGTAAGATCTCGATCCATCTTTGTTAATTAAAATTTTTTTTAAATCGATCGGTTTTGGAGGAGGTAAATCATGATTGCCTTGAATTAAATATAATGATTTTACTTTCGGAAGTATTTCTTGGTAGAATGGTGTAGTATCTCCATCTGATCCTTTAACTAATTTTCCTGACATGTCTCCGGCAGTAATCAAATGATATTGACTTAGGGCTTCTGCACCCATGGCCTTTTCAAGACGCCTAAAAAGTTCAATTGAATGACTGTGGAGATCGCTAGTCATAATCACTTTGTCTGGAAAGGCATCTGATTCGAGATAGATCAAGGTCTTGATATCTGTTGGAAATTTTGAACCACCATTTCGGTTTAAAGTTGGTGGAAAATGCCAAACATCTTTCTTAATGACTTTTAAGTCCATGGATTGTCTTGTTTGATATCTTATGTGGTTGATATGTTCCAGATATCCTGTTAAATCAATTTTAAGGGCATAAAATTGATTAATGGAAGAAAATTTACAAATTTTTAAACATTGAGATGAGCAATCAACCTTATTTGGTTACCCCTGGAGACATTCATCCGGACCGTAAATTACCAATCAAACAATCCATGGCTATTATCTTCTTTTGTCCTTTGCCAAAAGAATTAGAAAATGATAGTCATGTTCTTAGTTCCAAACGGTATTTCATTCATTCTAACCCGTGCTTAGTTAGATATTGTCCGTACGAGATTAATTATGGTGACCGTCAAATAAAATTTAATATTTTAATTATTTCGGAGGTTTATGGTCATACAATGACTTCAACCACCCTAGAAGAACTAAAATTTTATGATCTTCAAACAGTTTTTGGACTTGGTCTGGTCGGATCAATTAATGCTAGAATTGAAGTTGGTGATATTTTTGAGGCCTCAGAAGCAATTCTTGATTTAAATTCTAATTTATCAACTGACTATCACGCATCTTCCCAAAAACTAGATTTATACGGAGATCCTCATTTTGCCTTCAAAGGAAATTTTGCTATAATTGCGGATGAATTGAAAAGTGTATCAGTCTATACAGTCAACAGCCTTTATCAAGAGCAAAAAAGCCTTATGATTCTGGCTTCTCATACCAAACCGTTCGTCATCAACATGGAATCTGGATATTTCTATAAGATTTTAAAAAATCTTGAAATGCAGGGTTATTATTACGGTGTCGTTTCTGATCATTTGTTAGAAGATCAGAAATCTGACTCCGACTGGGAAGATTTAGGATCAAAAGGTTTAATGACGTTGTTTAATAAAATCTTAAACGAGCTACCAGCCTCTTGGATTTATGTCGAAGGATATAATATTTGTAATGACATTTATAAATTTTATATGAATAATCCAATTTGTCCTTCTCATAATTACGAGCATATTTCAAGGCTTTTGGACATGGTTGAAAATATTTCATTGAAAGAATATAATACTGGAATGCATGAACCTTTATTGGTTCAGTACTTAGTTTTCCTAGCAACTGCCTTGCATGATGTTGATGATGCTAAGTTTTTCCCAGATAATCATAATTATGAAAATGCAAGAATGTTTTTGAAGGAAACCGGTTTAAAAGATGACGAAGTTGCCTTGGTGATTGAAATGATTTCATGTGTTTCATCATCTGTCAATGGGGATTCTGTTCCTGAAAAAGCTAAAAAGCATGAATGGTTTCTTTTTCCTCGATATGTTGACCGGTTGGATGCGATTGGATTGACTGGAATTCATCGATGCATTACCTACGCGATCAATAAAGGAAATCCCTTTTATTTGAATCAAACTCCACGAGTCAAGACTGAAGAGGAATTATGGAAAATCGCTACTTTGGAGAGATATCAGAAATACAATGGAAAATCTCCATCAGTCATTGATCACTTTTATGATAAGCTTTTGAGGTTGGCGGATTTTGAAACTGACAGCGAATATATTCAAAGCCAAAAAAAAGAATCCAAACAAGTTATGATCAAATTTGTTTTGGAATTTGGTCAAGGTAAAATTAAAACCTTTTCAGATGGATTGAGCTTTGTCCTAAATTAAATGAATTTCTAAATCTTTATCATGGATAGATATTATAGAATTAAGATTTATGACTAAATCATCTAAATCATCTAAATCATCTAAATCATCTAAATCTAAACCTCAAACACCATCTTTTCAGACTATTTACAAGGCCAGTGAAGGTGTTTTCCAAAGCCTAGTCAAGAAGGAATATACTAATTTTAAAGAATGTTCCAAAAAACATTGTAAAAATGAGTTTGACAATAAAATGAAGGTTATTGAAGATAATTTTCAGGGATATATGAAAGATACAATTGATGAAATAAAAAAAATTAAAAGTAAAAATGCCACCAAATACAAAGTTGATCAAACCAGACCAATGGCGGATTTAATGAAAGACCCTCAAGGTAAAAAATATTTTAACAAAACTATGAAAGATATTAAAAAAATCACCAAGAAAAACACCAAAAAATTATCCAAACAATTTAAACCACAAACAAAGCAATTGAGTGTTTGTCATCAAAAAAATTGTAAAACACAAAAGCGCGCTTTTGATAAAAGCTTGCGTCGGGTTAAAAAAAGTAAAGTAACTAAACAACTTTCACAACTTAAATTGTAGCAGATGAATTCTTGAAAATGATTCAATACAGTTTAAATTCCTTAAATTTCTCTGGAAAATCTTTTCTGAGCAGCGGCCCGACAGCCGCAACTGTTAAACTCCCAGGTGCCACTTGAGTTAATCCAGCATCATGAATGCAATAAGAATATGGCTTGCAAGTTGCATCTTTGAGCACGTCTAGGAGTTCTTTTTCAGTAATTTTACAAGATACTTTTTTCATCATTGATTTTTTCCAATCTAGAAAAGCTCGAGTGTTACCCTTTTCTAGGTCACTCATCATTTTTTGTATGACATGTCCTCCTTGAGCCAAAACTTTACCAGGTGACATTCTCAAATCCTTATTGACCAACAGATACGTAATTGGCTCATATTGTGACATTGGACCATCCACCGAAGAATCATAAGTAATTTCCCGTTCTTGTAAATCTCTTTCAAAAAGTAGTTGAGCCTCTTCCAAAGTCTTATTTTCAGCAATTAAAGCAATTTGATTGTCCTGCTCACCATCATCAAAAGTAGGATCTAAATACATTGTTTGACCAGCTATGATCGGTTGTTGAATGGTAAACTTAAATTGCGAGGGAATTTTATCTAAATTGACCAGTTGATCTGGATTATTTAAAGTTAATGTTCCACATCTGTAAAGTTTGATAACCGTGTTTGGCGTCAGACCTAACCTAAAAATGAAACCAGAAAGCATATTCCGCAAATGATGAATAGTTTCTTTTTTAAACTCCTTTAAAAAGTTATCCCAGCCTTGAAGATGATGTACTTGAGGGTGAAAATAGAAGCATGATCGTTGGCAAGGATGCCGGCCATCATCTGGTCGAGGGGGTAGTTCTTCAACGATGTAAACATGTTTACCAAGACCCAAAGCAGCACCCATCTCTGTAAAAGTTCCTCGATAAAGGTAGTCAGGGTCGTTAATAAAAGCAATATAGTAATCAGCGTCTTTGACTCCGTTGATATCCAGAAGGGCAAATCCGCCTAGGGTGGAATCATCCCGGGTCTTTGCTTCATTTTTAGTCCAGTTGTGAGCGCATGTGTGACCCAAATCAGTCAGATCTTTCATCAAGGAAGTAATTTTCTCTTTATCACTCCATTTTCCAGCTAAATAAAATTTCATTCGATACGAAAGCAATTAGTTTGAAAACATCCCTTAAAATGAACTTCAATTTTCGCCTCACTCAACTGAGTCCCATTGAAACCATATCAACTAGAAAATCTAATTTTGGTTCAGTATGATAATCCTGGCAATATGTTTTCCATCTGGCGACTTGATATGGTTTCCGGATATCATGAACTTTTAATTTGTTTGGATATTCTCCAAAAGTAATGTAGAATTGGCTTTGATCTGCTTCTTCTAGGATAGACCAAATAACAATCTTGTTATCTTTAAGGTAAGTTTCCGCATCTAGATAACAAATCCATGAATTCTCACCAGGATGAGAGGAAATTCTTTTAATTTCTTTGATTAGCCAATCATTAAATTCTGGTGATGTTTTTGGATCATGATCAGGACAAAAATGCCCTTTAACTTTTTTTTTACACCTTTGATAAGGTTTGGTTTGACCAAAACATTGAGTCATCTGGTTTAAAGTCATTAGATGTGGAGTTATGTTAAGTTTTTGTAATTTTTAACTTAGAGGAAAATAATAAAAGTCTAACTTAAGACCAAACTTAAAATGAGTCAAAATACAAGACCGAATTCATTGAGACCTAACCAACCACTTTCGATGGCTCAGGCAACTAGAAATGGTGTTTTTATCCAAGATTTAGATCAAGCAAGAGTTTTATACGAGCGACACAATCAACATCGACCGCCCAGGTTAGATCCTAGATATTTAATGCAACAAAGGCATGAAGAACTTGGTGAATCTGACAGTTCTGATTCAGAAAGCGATGATGAATCAGAAGCTGGAAATCAAAATCATTACCAGGATGTTCCCCACATGATTCTAGTTTCTAGCCTTGATCGAGATTGGACGGGAAATAACCCAGCGGAAACTCAATATAATTTTCAAATTAAATTTTCTCCGACCAGTGATAGCGTTTCTTCCCAACCCCTCTATGTAAATAATCCAACTATTCCAGCCACCATTGTTCAGGCCAGCCAAGGTCTTAAAGGTGATGACAACACCAGTGGATGGACCTGGGTAAATGGAACAACTTATGCAGCTTATCGTGCTGATCAACCAAAAGGTGAAATTATAGGACATGAAAAAATTGTTGAACAAGGTCAAAAAGGAGCTGGATTAAGAAATGTTTACAAAAATATCGTGGCGGTTGAATTAGTTAGTTTTCTAACTCCTGGATTAAAACAGCCAGTTGATTACCATTCATCGCTAACTCATCAGCTGATCGCTGACCCTTACTATATCGTCGAAATTGATGAAATTGAAGAAATTTATGATGGATCTAACAAAGATTTAAACAAGGCTTTTGCCGTTGTGGTACCAATTGCCCCAATGTACAGCAGTACAATTTCTATTGCTAGACATGTTGAATATCGAACAATTGATCGATGGATGAAAAAATATAGTCCTGTTCCGCTAAACTCTTTAACCAATTTAACGTTGAGAGTTAAGAATCCTTTGGGTCAAACAATTAATAATTTGAATGATATCTTGGATATTAATTTTGTTTATCAATATACCTCTGATGATAGTGATACTCGTAATGAAGTAATCGTACTTCAAACTGATAAATATTTTAGTTCCAATGAATATCAAACAACAGATACCATCATCATCAAAAATTATCAACATCGGAATACCTCATCGGCTGAAAGTCAACTCTTCAATGATTTTATGAATCGAAGCCAGGGACATCATGTTCTAGCTTTGAGCAGCAATGATAATAATCTTTATTTGAAGAATCGTATTCATATTGCTCGACCGGCTAAATTAGATATTAATAATGGAGGAGTGGTTGAAGAATCTTGGTACACAACTTATAAATGCACTGAACTGGATACTACTGACTCAATTAGCTCAATTAGTACTTATGATACCGGACGTTTAATTAATTTAGATATGCAAAATTTGTATTGTTTCAAAATAATTACGAGAGAACAAAATATGGGTTTATTATCACTTCAAGCCGAGAGAGTTTAGAGAAATATCTAATTAATAAATCAAAGGAAAGAAAAGGATCGAAAATCAAAGGAATCAGAGAATGTCCAAAAGAAAGACTCAAATTAAAACAAAACCAGGGACTAAAATCAAAACAAAAGAAATCAAAAAAAAAGAATTAGACTGGTTTAATTTAGAAGAAGTTGAAAATAATACTTATAATAATTTAAAAAATAAAGTAAAAACTTCTCATTATGGCTTTTTCCGACAACCAAAAGAAAGAATGATTTTAATTGGGGATATTCATGGTGATTTTGAAGCTTTAGAAATGATTTTAGTTAATCAAGCTGAGGTCCTAGAAAGAAAGACTTTAAAGGGTAAAACTTGGTATCGCTGGATTGGTGGAAAAGCCTGGGTAATTTGCTTAGGTGATTTGATAGATCGCTGTCGCGAAGAGTCCATTTTTGAAACGGAAGAGATTATGAATTATGCGACTGGTAAAAAGCATAAAGTCCAAAAAACTGTTGGAGAAGGTCATAAATCTGAGATGAGAATCCTGGATTTGTTAAATATGTCAATGATTCAAGCTGACAAATCAGGTGGTAAAGTAATTAAAATTATGGGAAATCATGATTTTGAGAGCATTCCTTCAACCGCCAATAACTTTTATCTAAAGTATTCAAGTCCTTATTTTTTCTATCAAACTCTAAATGATATTTATAAAACAAAGGCCTTGGATCCCATTAATTACAAAATATGTTGGGATATGATTGCCATGAAAGGATTAAAAGGACAACAAATACGATCCCGACTCCGCAATTATTATTTCCGAGTTGATGGTTTGCTAAATTGTAAATTAAGAGCCGGATATGCTTTTCTAGTAGTTCAAATTGGTGATTGGATCATGGCTCATGGTGGAGTTCTAAGAAGCATGATTGAATATTATCATCAAATGTACCATTCAAAACATAAAACAGACTTAAAAGATATCTTGAGTGGTGATGAGAGATTAACCAAATATGATAAGAGTACCAAAAAGAAGAATCTCTTTGACTATTTAAAAAAATATGATCCCGCGATTGAAAAACTAAGTTCTCAGGTTAAACATTTTGAAAATCCATGGGTTCAAAATCTGGATGGTAAAACTTGGTTGCAAATCATCAATGAAACATTTTATCGATATGCTCGAGGGACTTTGGGTCCCAATGAAGTTAAAAAATTACAAACATACATGTGGGCAAAATATAATGGTGATGATAGTGTCATTTATGACCGGAGTCTTGGTGATCATGGTTGCAACAATGATGATGAGTTGAGCACTTATCATCAAAATCTTTATCAAAAAATTATTAATCTTCAATTATTTCATTTTCAGCGGGAAAAAGAATTGAAAATTGCCATTGCTCATTGTCCTCAAATCAATAATTGGGGTCAGATTTCACAATCATATTTGCCTCACAAAGAAACTCGAACTGGTAAAAAAACTGTTCTAGAACAATGGATTGAAACTAGAATTGATAACAGAATCAGCCAACAACGGATGTATCACTCCGGAATTAGTGGTGATTTGCCAGATCAAAAAGGTATTCCACGACTTTGGCGATTGGATGTTGCCTATTCGAGAGCTTTTGATACTAAAATGCTAAAAGAACTGGTGGCCGCCATCAATAACGGCAGTTGGGAATTATTTTCTAATTTAGTTCGATTTATGAAAGCTAGAACTCCACAATGTTTGGAGATTAAACTTGGTCAAGAGCCTCGCATTCTAGCGGCTAATCCAATGGATTTGGAACGGTCCTGGTTAAAAGAAGAATATCCAAGAGTTTATAATTTGTTAGAAAAAAAAATTAATCAAATTGATCAGTATCCAGTTAATCCACCATATGTGGTCAAGTTAGAATAAGTCAGTTAGAATAGGTCAGCAAAATTACTTCGCTTTGGTCTTTGTAACTACCTTGGTTTTGGTTTTTTGGACCGGGCTACTTTTCTTGGCAGCGCCTTTCTTGGCACCTTTCTTGGTAGTTTTAGTCATATTCGTTTTCATCTCATCATTGAGTTGTTTCTGAAAAACCTTCATATCTTTTGTGTATTGTACTTCAAATTGGAGAAGGTCTTCTTCCCAAAGATCTTTATCTGTCTTCTTTTCTAGGGTGTCATGTTTGTCATCCAATTCCTTTTTGTTGGCTAAAAGAATATCGATCTTTTCTTGGGTCAAAGCAACTAATCTCATATCCAAAAGATAATCGTAAGTGCCTTCTAGGCGATTAGCGTTGGTCATATCATCAAGTTCCATTAGATTATTTCCCACCATCATGGGGTATTTAGAATCTTCTAGATCTGAACTAATTTTGGCTTTGCTGCGACTCTTTTTCTTCTCAAAAATAATGATATTACCATCAATCACATCTTGGATAAATTTGGCTTTAATGTTAATCAAAGCTGCATCTCTCTTCATTGCTTTGAGAAGGTAATCGCGTCTTTTTTGGTAATATTCAAGACGAATTGTGTAAAATTCTTTCAAAATCTCATCAACTGAGGCGTAAACCTTCAAGGTGTTGTTACGATCATAAAGAACCATCTTACCCGGAAAAGACATTGTCGTGGCTAAACTAAAGTTTCTTTCAAAGGCCGTAATCCCATGTTTGTCTTTCTTAACAGCATTAATCATGTGATCTTCAAGAGCTCCTTTTTCAAATATAATGGTGAAATCAACTTTGTTACCACCAGAGTTGTTTCTGAAATCCTTAACTCGATAGCTAAATTTTCCTCCTCTCATTGTTTTAACTGGCTCCTTTTTGGATTTAGAAGTTCCAATTACCAAGAGTGATGACAGAAATTCTTTGTAAGAAGCACATGAAGTACCAATCGGCAACTCCGTGACATGAAGAGTATCTTTCTCAACATCAATACTGTATTTACCTTTGATGCAATAGCTACAGTTAGCTATTTTTTTGATTGAGATGTTCCGGGTAAAACCGCGAAACCACGGAATCATTTCAAAGGTTGGTTGACCCTTCATCAAAAGTCTCAGGTTAGCCACTAGGTCAGTTGGGTTAAATTTAGCTAAACCAGTCGCAAAACCAGTTCCAATTCCCTCTGTTCCATTGGCCAAACACATTGGAATGATTGGGATAAACCATTCCGGTTCAATTATGTTGCCATCATCATCCTTGAGCTGGTTCAGAAGATGCTTATCAAGGGGATTGAAGATCATTTGAGTGATTGCTGGGAGACGAGTGAAAATGTATCTCGGAGCACTGGCATCTTTACCGTTTTCATATCGGGAGCCAAACTGACCAGAGGGAACAAGCAAATTAATGTTATTGCTTCCAACATAATCTTGAGCCATTCCGATGATAGTTCCAAAGAGACTAACTTCACCATGATGATAGCCAGTTGTTTCAGCTACTGCTGCACCAAACTGAGCCACTTTCATATCTGATTTTAAGTTACGTTTCTCAAAGCCACAATAAAGGATCTTTCTCTGAGATGGCTTTTGACCATCGCAAATGTTAGAAATCGATCGAACATTATCGTAATTGGAGAAATGAATGAATTCCTTGTTGAAGAAATCAGATACTTTAACTGATGCGCTAAAATCCGGTTCAATATGTGGATCATATTGGCGTAACCATTTTTTACGATCACCAATTTGGGCTTTCCGAAAGGCTAAACCCAAGGTTTCAGCAGATTGATCATCCCAGTCATAAACAGTCAGATTAGAAGTGATATTACTAAAATATTCACGAGCTTCCTTGTCACTGGAGGTACCAAGACCCTTGTAATATTTAGTTTTCCAACCCTTACCATTATTGTTCAAAACTAGCCATTTATCAAATTCTTGGGAACTGTAAAAGCATTTGGTATTTGAACCTTTGCTCAATTTAACAATTGGAGTTACGAAAGAACAAGCGAAACCATCCTTTTTATCAAGACCTAAATACTTAATGAAATTAAGAAGTAATCCCTTAATGTGAGCTCCATCCAAATCCTGATCAGTCATGATCATCATTTTACCATAACGAAGATTTTGACCTTTGAGGTATTCACGGGTTGTCATACCTAGAATACGTTGAATGTTAATGATCTCGGCATTATTTTTAACTTGAACTTGAGTTGCTTCAACAATATTTAGTAATTTTCCTCGAATGGGAAAAACACCATATTGATCACGATTGGGTAAGGCTTTCATAACCATTGACTTGGCTGAATCACCCTCTGTAATAATCAGAACACAAGCATCCCAGTTTTTAGTACCCGCATCATTGGCATCCTCTAATTTAGGAATATCTCTCAGAATAGATTTTCTAGTTAAGTTGGATTTTGGACCTGTAATCGCTTGAGTTGCTTTACCAAACTGAATGGCATTTTCAATGATACTAGTTTTGTAAACCCGATCAATGAATTTGTCCTTGACAGAACAAGTTGGATAAAGTTTCTTGATTTCAGTTGTTAATTCTTCCTTGGTTTGACCATCAAAAGCGGGGCTATCAATGGTGCAATTGACGAAAATCATCATGTTATAACGGAGAATACTTTCCTTGACTTCTTCTTTCTTTTTCTTGAGCCGTTCGCTAATCCCGCGATAAAGTTGGTTGAAAACATACTGAACATGTCGTCCGCCCTTAATTGTTCGAGCTCCGTTGGCAAATGAGATTTGTTTACCGGTTAATTCAGTGGAAAAGTTAGGAGCCACGGCAATTTCCCAATTCGAGTTTATTTTCTGATAAATAATTTCATCGCGATTATCTTTTGGAAAATGCATTTGAATGTAATCATCAAAATCATTAATCCGAATCAAACAGTTGTTGAAATGGACATTGACTTTGGTGTCAGTGCATCCAGCAATATCATAAGCACGAGCTTTGATTATCAAGAAGAAATCATCGGTCATACCATCCATTCCAAAACGAGAATAATCTGGAGTGAATTTAATCATTGTGTAAGGATCCCCAGAATAATTGTTTTGAATTATGGGTTCGTCTTTTTCATACATATTGTTACGGTAATGTTGAATGTATTTCTTCTTTTGAAAGTGATCAACAGTTTCAACCATAAATTTTTTGGAATAAATATTAGTTACTTTAGCACCATAACCATTTTTACCACCGGTAAATCGCCTGACATTTTCCTTGTAGTTAGATGAGGTCAAGAGATGCCCAAAAACCATATCGGGAATGTAAATCTTTTCTTTAGCGTGTTTGGCAACCGGAACACCGTTGCCGTCATTTTTTACTGAAATTTCTCCTGTTTCTTGATCAGCATTAATCCAGATATTACTCAGCGGAATATCTTTGGTCTTTTTTTTCTTATCATCAGATTCAATACTTGTGTTCAATCTGACATATTGATCACGCGCATTGACAATAATTTCATCAACGATTTTAAAAAGACCTTGGATATATTCGATGGGAGTATAAATCATTCTTGGATCTCCATCCTCATCATCAATCGGAACGTAAAAATGTTCTTTGGTTAAATGAACTGAACCAATGTAACTATCAGGTCGGGTTAGGATATGATTATGAAGATCCTTCATTTCATACTCCTCTGAGACCTTTTGCCCATAGGATTCGGCCTCAACTTGCTTTCCATTTGATTTTACAACTTCTTTTTTGACAGACATGTAATATAGATAAATTCCAATAGTGTATAAATATATAATTCAATTTTTCTTTAGATTAGTTTAATTTTCTTAATTTCTTTAAACTAATTAAGAAAGAAGATCATGATACACGAAAACATGAGTTCTAGATATTATAAGATTTTGGAAAAAGATGGAATCTCCTCCAAAATCCCCCCAGAATACAATGAACGCTTAAAAAATTGGGCTCAAAATCAAGAACAAATTTTCAACATCTTTATTATATTTATTCTCGGGCAAAAGAAAGAATATATCATTCCGGAACTGCTCAAAAAACAGGAAGAAGGATACAATTTTAGTCCATATAATGATCCTGAAATATTTTACTTTAAATTCAAACCTTTTGTCCAACCTCTCGGAAAAATTTATTTTAGAGACATGAAGGTTACTGATTCAGATCCGGAGACTGACCGGAAAACTCAAAAAAAAAAGGGTAAAGGAACCCAAACAAAAAAAATTAAAGGATCCAAAAGGAGTAAAACAAGAAGAAATGCCAAAGGAGGTTTTCTTTTTATGTTAGAAGACAAAGGAAAAGAAGCTATTACTGGAGATGATATCAAAGAGGTTTTGGATAAATATACTGAAGCTTTAGATACTTTGTATTATACCCAATTTGCTCGTGATTCAACCATTGGCGGTGAAGGAGAACCCTCTGACATAGCCAATCCTTTCACGGGATTGTATGTTATGATGAGTTTATCCAGAAAACAGTTTCAATCCGCCGCATATCCATTAGTTGGCAAAGCGCAAAAATTATTAAGTGATCCAATGGATTGGTACGATTATTACACTCTGTATAATCTTTATAAACCAGAATATGATAAATCTGAGAAAAAAGCCTACAAAAAAGCTATGGAAAACATTAAGAGTCAACCAAATGAAGAAAAGATGCTGAGTGAACCAGTTGATCCAATTTAAGGCTTATTCTTCATCTTCATTTGGTTGATCGGGATATTTAAGTTCTAATCCAGAATTTCCCCACCATTCCAGAACTTTGACATGACCAGAATCCTTAGCTAAGTCAATCGCCGAAGATGAATATTTTAGTTTTAAACCTGAATTCTTCCACCATTTTAGTACTTTCAGATGATGTCCTAAACAACTGGCTGTTTCTATTGCATCCTCGGTATATTTAAGCTCTAAACCAAATTCATTATGGGCTTTAAATCAGATTTATCTTCAATTTTACGGTCTTCAATTTCTCTGTTTTTTAAATCTAAACATATTTTTTCCCAAACTTTTAGACTATTTCTGCGACGATTTAGCTCAGCAGTCACATCCATCGAATATTTTAGTTTTAAACCAGAATTTATCCACCATTCTATAACTCGAATACAACTATCGTTTCCGTTATTAAGGTTATCAAGAAGGATGTCTAGGCCCAGTCCAGTATATTTTAGTTCTAATCCAGAATTCTTCCACCATTCCAAAACATCCACCTGAACAGTCTGAGTAGCAAAATCAATCGCCTGATCAGTATATTCTAGTTTTAATCCTGAATTCTTCCACCATTCTAAAGCTTCGATTTGACGACAGGAAGAAGCGGTAGTAATATGACACCAGTTTTCGTTTTTGGGAATGGGTTTGCCTTCATATGTATTCTTCCACCATTCTAAGACTTTAATATTACCATTCTTTGATGCCAGATAAGATATATTAACTGCTGAATGAAAATTTTCTATTAATTTCGAATTATACCACCATTCCAAAGATTTAATAGGTATCATAGGAGAAACCTCTAATTTTCTTCGTAGCATGTACACCATCTCACATTGACTAGGTTTATACTTAAAAAATCCTTTTTGATTTTTCCAAAACTCTAAAACATCAATCTGACCATGCTTTGTGGACTCTTCAATTACGGTAGCATCTATTTTTCCATAATTAATAGTTGGAGAAAGTTGTGTGTGCTGAACGTGTTTGTGTAGGACTTGTTTAGGGACTTGTTTGTGTAGGACTGGTTTGGTGGATCGTTTATTTTTTTTTGGAGATAACATTTCATATTTTGAAGATGTCTTAGATGTTTTAATAAATGATGGGAGTGTCATTTAATTACTAATAAAAGATGATCAATCAAAAATGATCCAAAAAATATATTCAATTTTAAGTTTTAGTTTTCAAATACTTAGCACATCCCGCCGCATGCCTTAAAGTTGGAATGACTCGTCTTTTCCAATCAGTTCCAACCGCTTTTTCACTCATTACATAGAAATCACCATGATTCAAAGTCAATTTCTGCCTTGTTCCAACTGACTTTCCCTGGTAAAACCACTGATATTCCAACGGCATCGAGACCCCCAATCTAATACCAATAACTTTCCTCCTTTCCGCATCACCATGAAAACCCACCCCACATTGAGTCGCATCATAGTAATAATTACCTTCACCCATTAACTTTTTGGCTTTGGATCCTAGGATAGATGGAAATGCTTCCCTCAATTCATTAGTATACTTCATCTTAGTAAATTTGATAATTGTTCCTTTTTTATTAGTATAGTCTGGATCCTGATCGTAGTCTGCAAAACAAAGGTTATGACGAGCTATTTTATTAACTACACGCCCCCTCATAAAAGCCTTTTTATCAACTGGTAAAGCAGCTTGCTCATTGAAAAGAGCCGTTGCATCAACTGTTTTAAGAAGAGCCTCAATACCTTTTCGAACAATCAGAATATAAGCATCATCAGCTTGATATGACTTGGGTAAATGAGGATTGAGATGAATTAGTTCAGTAGTGTATTTTGAGGGGATTTTCTTTTGAGCATCTTGAAGGTCTTTCAAAGAAAAACCTTCTTTGGAGAGTTGGCCAATTTGTTCCATGCCGGTGTTGTTTTCAGCTTGATCGCCAAAAGTCAGAGTAATAGTTGAAGTATTAATGTTCATTTGATTTGGGTTTTAAGTATTAATATTCATTTGATTATGGTTTAAATTAAAAATAATCATCTTTAAAAATCTTTTGTCTTGAGAATTTATTGATCGTAAAAATTTAAAAATAAAGAGGCTTATCAAGATTCGATGGTTCCTAGAAAGGGTTCTTATGAAAAGTTTGATAGTGCGCTCACCGTTTAATTTCTAAAATCTTGATGTATTTAATTATACAAATGATGACTGACGAAGATTTCAGAGCATTAAGAACTCAATGCATTAATGAATTTAATAAAAAATGGGATGAACGATATCCAGTTGACTCAACTGAATATCCACATTGCCAATCCGACTTGTTCTCTGCATTGACTAGTATTATGTATTTAGATAGTGGAAGTTTGTTGGCAGGTATAATAGATAATAATTTCAAAAATAGACAACTAACCAAAGAAATTGCGGATGGCATTATGTATGGATTGGATGCATCACTATCCAGTTTAACTGAACTTAATATTATTCTACCAAAAGACAAAATAAATCCATATATTAAAAAGTATGTTAAAAATTACATAGAACAAGATAACATCATCGTAGAATATGCATACTACAGCGATGATTAAAGGATATTACATAATTAACATTCTCTGTAAAAAATTGAACCATTTTCATATTAAGTCCATTAAACAGCATAATAATTAAACTAGAATGTCCAAATCTCTTCATCAATTTGTGTCCAAAATATACAAGTCAAATGGTAATTTAAGTAATAATAATGCCTATAACGTGACTGTCAAAATGATTTCTGAATATGTTCATCTTAATAAAGATAATGAATTGTGTATTAACACTACTAATATGTCATATCAGCAGCTGATAGATTACTTGGAATATATTCGAAAACTTCAATTAGAAGCAAATCCACATGCGAGAAGACATTTAATAAAAGATCTAGAAAGGCAATTTAAAATCTATTTTGTTGATTGGGGTGCAGAACTATTCATCGCTGAAGAGGCAATCATCGAAACTTTATTAACTATATTAAAAAAGAAGACTGATTTAAGTAAAAATACGGTTTTTGCAGGATATAAGACTCAACCTGGCATTGATTCTAGGGTCAATTATGATTTACCCCAAATATCTAAACTTTTCTCAGCCACCCATTCTCAATATTGTTTTACATATACCAAAACCGAGTTTAATAATCTGATAGATTTATTGAACTTTAATGCAGATTTACTTGACTATGACGATATTGTTAAATATTTAAAAAAAAATATTAGTGGGAAAAATGCAATACCGCTTGCATATTGGTGGGACAATCTTGAACTTAATAATTTGGATTTAAAACAAAATGAACTTGAAAATCTCAAGTCAGGCGATGATAATGGTAATAAATTCGATTTATCCCCAGAAGATGAAGCACAGGCTGATCGAGTTACTGACGTCATATTGGAATCTATTTTGGAATCGCTGGAAAAAATATCAGAAAAGTCTTAAATTGAATAAATTTATTGAAAAAAAATTGATATTATTTTTTATTATTTCGTTTTATAAACTTTCTAGCATTATGTCAACTAAGTCTAAAGCATCAAAATCATTACAAAGAGATACAGTACAAGTGTCAATGCAGTCTAAACCACCAACCAAAGAGGAAAGTGAAAAAATATTAAAAGAACAGGTGTCAAATAAATTCAAACAGCAAATAGGATATAAACATGTTCCTGAGGGATACGGATATTATTTATTGAAGAACAAACTCATTAAAGACTGTGGATCATTCTATTGTGTAAAATGTAATAGAAGAATTGGTAATGAGAGCGAGTGCGTCGAATTCAAAGGAGAAAACGATTATGTTAAATATAATGATAATAATTGCCGTAGGTTGTGTTGTTGTATATATAAAACCTTAGTGCAGGGACATAGAAGTGGTAAATTACGAAATAAAGCGATTCGTAATTATTTTGGGCGTCGGTTAGATAATAAAACAGATGAATTTATTGGTAAATTACTTAATAGTGGTAAAATTCGGGTAGAAGGTCTGGAAACTGTTATTAAATCAGGAGGATCTAATAACTTGCTCAGGTTATATTGTGCACATTGTGGAAAAGGTGGAAAACACCTTAGCCAGTGTGAAAAAAAACCATTGTGTATTATGACTGAATTAGACCAACCGTTACCAATAGATACAGCGCAAGTGCTACCCTACTATAAACCATCATTTCAACTTGTCGCAAAAGATCCTAATGCTGATTTACATCATCTTATGACCAAAATTTATGGAACAAGAGATTATTTAAATCGTGGTAGGTATGATGTATCTATTGATATAATTATGAAATACACAACAATTAACAATAATGATACGATATCTATTCCAACTACTAAAATGTCGTATCAACAATTGTTGGATTATTTAGAATATATCCGAAAATTACAGTTGGAAGAAAATCCTCATGCCAGAAGACATTTGATTAAGGATATTGAACGAGAATTTAAAATTTTTGCCGCTGATTGGGGAATTGATTTATTTGTAGCAGAAGAGGCTATTATTGAAACTTTATTAACGGTTATTAAAAATAAATCAACTATATTAGGAAACAAAGGACAATATCATATCAATGAAACTTTACCATATGTTTTTACATACACCAAAGACGAATTTTATAACTTATTAGATTTATTGAAATTTAATAAGGATTTACTTGATTTTGATGAAATTATAAAATATATAACAAAAATAAAATTAATTCAGACTATTAATAGCATTAATGCTGGAATAAATGTGTCTATGGATATGTCTGTGGAACAATTAAAGAAAATTAAGAATGATTATTTATCTGTCCAACGCAAAAAATCATATTTAGCAAATATGGACATAGATATACCTAAAATAGATGATTTAGACACAGTATACAATGATGCTCAATATATTAAAAAACCATGGGAAGCTACAATATATGATAAAATGTTATCAAAACAATGGAATGATGAACAAATGAATCATAAACTACAACTGTTATATAATAGAGTTTATGGATTGTCGAACGAAGAAAATAATGCAATTTCAGATAAAGTCCAAAAAGAATGGGAAGATAAAATGAAAGTTTCTGGATTAAAAAATTTATATTATTATCATCTAAAGCAATCATGGAGTAAGAAACCTTCTGTTTCACAAACGTTTTCAGCCAATGAATATGGTGATGATATTCACGCTAAATATTTTGAAAATTATTGTGAACAACTGGATGGATTGAATCAGATTAAAACATATCTAACTGGTACAGAATATCATGATGAAATGATTCAAATTGAGACCGAAATGACTGGTACAAAGTATGGCAACCTTATGAAAATATGCAGCAAATATCAGAAGGAGTTATTACCTAAAATTATAACAGATAAATTACTGGAATTATATGATATGACCTATCGAACTTCATTTGTTGATTATGATAAAAAACTACAACGTGATTTAAAAGGTAATGCATATAAATGTGGAACTCCAACAGGAAAGATGTATTTGGAACATGTTGACCAATTTATACCTGATTTGGGAAATTGCATCACTAAACAATGTACATCTAGTTATGGGGGAAACAGTAAACATGTTAACATTAATATAAATGATGTTAATATTGCAATAATCGGTGAAATATGTAGATATGCTGTAGGATATCCAATATCAAAACAACATGATATAATTATTAAACTCACTGAACAAATCACAATAGTCCAAGATAAATTACTGGACAAAGAATTGGCATTGGTGGAGTTTGAATGCACCAAACAAAATTATATGTATCAATGGGGACCAATATTGGATATGGATTTTGTTAATAAATTATTAAGGAACGAATTAGATAACATGGGGTTATTTGAACCAAATGATGCTGTTAATATACCACACACTATAAAATTAACATCTGGCCCAACTGTTAATTTTAAGGCATCTCTTGCACCTAATTACACCTCTGAAATCAAAGGCATGTGTTACAATATTTTAATAGATAAAGTAAAAAATGCATTGAACCCACCAAATTTTGGAAGCCATTGGATAAGGCTATTTGTCTCTAACATATATCATCGTAACCCCAATCTGACTCATAAATGTCGCTTGCAATCCATATATACAAATATTAAATATTGTCCTGATGAAAAGTGGACAGCATTTATTGATAAAGTTAAGGATATAGATGATTGGATTGCAGAACAATATGATCATTTGATGTTTATGAACCTAAATTATATGTATGATAAAACAACTAATGGGAAAGCAAGTTCAAATTATATCAAATTACAAAGAGAATGGGAGGATAGGATGAAAACAAGTAAATTGCGATATATTTATGAATATCATCATAAAATTTCCTGGTCTCTTGATATTGCAAAACATCCTAATTTAAAAAACTTCAACTTCAACTCCTCTTGTGAACTACCGAATGATAAAAACATGCATAATTATAAGTTATTTTATGAAATATCCGAAAAAATATCAAAATTACCAAAAATACGAGTTAATTTTCAGAGCGGGGAAAATATATATGCTCAAATTGAGAAATATATTAATAACTTTGTTCCATTGATAAAAGATATTGCCATAGAATTATCTGATATTAGCATTGATGTAAATGGCAAAACTCGATTGGGGATTTCCACCATATATTTAGAAACTCGCCAAAAGTTGAGTGATGATATTAAAGCATTACTGCCTAAATTCTATGAAACTCAGGATCTACAATTTTATGATAATGATAATAAAAATATAAATGTTACTTATCAAAGTTTTGAAAGGGACTATTTAAGACATTTATCCAAATTGATAAATTGCAAATGCCATGGGTGTACAACTGGTAAATGCAAAGGTTTATTGAAATGTTTAAAAGACAAACTAGAATATGTAGAATTAAAAGCAGGAATAGATTACAAACAGATGTACTTAAAACTCAAGAATAAAATATTTCACTGAATAAAATTGAACATCTTCATATTAAGTCCATTAAAACTCCCTCATTAGATGGACGAAGAACTAAATGAACTGAACACTAAGATGAATGCTGAACTGAAAGCAATCAAAGTCAAATATAACGATCTCAAAAAGGGAGTCAAAAATAAATACAAACCTGCAAATACAACACCCAAAAACAAAAGAAAGGCTATTCCTAAAGCACTCAAAGATCAAGTATGGGATCTATCATTTGGTGCTAAAGCTGGTGTTGGTAAATGTTATTGTTGCAGCACTGAAATTAATAGTAAAAAATTTGAGTGTGGTCACATTCAATCTGTTGCTGAAGGAGGGATAACAGGTATGGATAATTTAAAACCAGTCTGCTCCCCATGTAATAAATCAATGGGTACTAAAAATATGGATGAATATAAAGCAACATATTACCAAAAATCAACTAAAACGACTAAAACAACTGTAAATTATTTTAACAGCTATGCCCCATCTCGTTTCGATGCATCAAATCAGAACCATTTAAACAAATTGTTTGGTGTGAGTAATAGTAATACCAATACCGATATCAATAATCGTTTTCAACCTCTCGGTTCAAATGCAACTCTTTTTGGTAATCCACATCAAACAGAAAATTTATTTTAAAGAGGATTATCAAGTTTCAAGGGTTCCTAGAAAGGTCTCTTTGATTCAGGTTCTAGCTCTAGTTTTAAAATTTAAAAGGAATTCATACAGAAATATTATTTTTATTTTCATTTTTTTATTTAACTTGAAATTACTAAAGCGAAGCCGAGCGCAGCGGTAAACTACTCAAAAGATCCTATTCTAGGGACCACTCAAACTCCATAATCCTCTTTGTTTTAAAAATTTGATGGTTCCTAGAAAGATCTCTTGGGAAAAGTTTGATAGCGCACTCACCGTTTAATTTGTAAAATTTGGATCCAACTAAAAATAAAAATCAAATTATTTTTTATTTTATTAATCTATTCACAAAGAGAAAATAAGCTGATTTACTTTAATTTTTTAACTTAAAAATTGATAATTCTTTCAATAAAAATGAAAAATAACTTACGAATCAAAATGTGGCAAAACATACTTCTTTCAATCAGCAATCTTTTTGCTCTGAAACCTTTGATTACACTTTACCACCAAGGAAACAAACTTGGATTTTATCTCGTTCTAGGATCAACGTTTTCCTCAATGGCCTACCACTTGATTGAACATCACAAGCATGGAATGCCTGGAATTGAATGGTTTTCTTCAATCCAATCCCATCATGCCTTTATTAATGTTGATCGAATCTTTGCTTGCCTAAGCATCATCTACTTTTGGCCTAAATTTGATTACACTAACATTCAAATCTTGATGCCCGCTGTTGTCGGATTGGTTTCAATGACTTTTTCGGAAATGATTTACAAACAAAAAGAAGAGCAACTAGAATATATTCTATATCATCTAGTATGGCATTTCCTAGCTTATTACACGTTGTATCAGATGATTAGAGTTTGATTTCCTGTGTCGAATTTAACTTAATTTAACTTATTTTTTTAAAAGTTATTACTTAAAATCCCAAAATCTGTTACACCAGCGACTAGAATAGCTAATCCCGAAGTCAAATAACCAAGAGTTTGCAAAACCGTAATATTATCCTTATCTTTTTGAACTTTGATTTTGTTTTGTAAATTTTTGGCCTCTATTAGCTCGTGGCTTGCTGAGACATCCTGGTTTATTTTTTTAAATAGTTTATCCAAATAGAAAATCATGAGTACCCCACCAATAACTAGTGACGAGGTCAGCAAAAATGATAAGATATTAGAGAATTTTTTACTCATCAATCTATGGCCAAACATTAAATGCATTGCGACGCAGAATGCACCAATTGCACTTATTATTAATCCGGTTAGATAACCAGCATAATAACGATCAGTCTGATCATTGCCATCTGATAACGATAACTCCAAAGATTCACCCCGGTCACCACTCAGTAATATCACATCTAATGTGTTTGATAAGACAATCATAAGCACCACTAAAAATCCAACTAGAACTGTTAGAAAAAAACTAAATTTTTTTAAATTACTCATCTGAGATAACATATAATTATTGGTTAGATATTTTTACTGAACCACCTTTTGATCCAAATCTGAAAGAGCTAAACCAAGACAATAACCATGACCAAAAGCATGTTTAGGATCGTTTAGCATGATTTTCATGTTTTCTAGGTTAACCTCAATCGAACCCTGGTCAATAAAGTCATCCTGAACACTGTAAGTTGACTTGTAATAAGGCAGAGACTCTTGATGAGGCCCATCAACCTCTAGAATCAACAGATTTTTACCTTCTGAAAGCATTTTCTTCAAATCCTTAAACTGCTGCTGTTCTTTGACTAACCTACAGTAGATGGGTAAGTAAATCTCTTTGCGGGATTCAACATAATCAAGTTTGACGATTGGATCAGTCTCAACCGTAGCAAAAAGACACTTATGACGATGAGTCCACCCGACTGGATATCTAATTGGGTCTTGGGTTTTGAAGCCCTTTTGACGCCATTTAAGATATTCAGGGGTGAATTTATTTGTTTTTGGGTTATAATGAGTTTCTTTTGGATGCTGCCAGATGATTCTTTTAGAATATCGGTTTTCTTGTTTACTAATTTTAGGAACTTCTTCATAAACCTTGGAAAATTGCCATTCATTTTCCATAATAACTCCTTGACTATTCCGAAGGTTATAGGGACTTAAATTCCAGTATTTGCTAGAAGCGGTCATAACAACAACTGGAATGTAATTGGGGTAAGTTGGATGGGGTTGTTGTTTCCCATCTTTGTATTGGATACTACCAACGCGAATCATTTATTTAGTTTCAGGTTTAATTTTAGCCTTTAAAATTCCTTCAAGTTCAATTTTAAACTCTTAAACTTGGATCATACCTAGATAAAAAAAGTTTAATTGATTGGTTATGAATTTCATGACATGTTCACTTGCTCGAAGCATACCATTTCTTTCTGTGCGAAGAGGAGGCATTTTTTTTGCGATAGAAGTTAAAAATGCTGCTTTCAATGAACCAAGATACATCACTCAAATGCTCTAGGTCTTCGCTGGTCATTTGCATTTGATATCGTCCAACCCCAGTCTTTTCTTCGCATTTTTTTTTGACTTGAACAAGCTCATAATTTTGATCATAAAAAGATAACTGTTTTCTAATGTAATCAACATCAGGAATTTTTTTTATGTTTTCACCTGAATCAGCTAGAGAAGATATTCCCCAGGTAATTGCAACAGTGCGCGTTTTGGTATCATCACGTGGTGGGTCAAAGACTACGTTTAAGATTATCATTGTATGATTTAGAATTAAGTTTGAAAATCCAAGTCAATTTTTTGATTGATTAACCGGATTAAATTAGTTTTTTTTCTTTGATTCTATTAAATAGAGCAAATATAGCCAAGAATAGATGGAATTGAACGAAACTCTTATTATTTCCTTTTTGATTGTGGTAATCGTGATTTTGATTTTCTCCAAAATAAGTATTGGAACAGATCTAGACGAATCAGAATATATTGATGCCCAACTTGATAAGCTCCAAGAAAAACTTAGACCTACCCAATCACCTCAAGAAGCCAGCCTCAGCCAATCCAATGATCAAACTAATACTAATGATCAAGATTTTGAGAGAGATGACGGATTAATGACTGACGAATTTAGAAAACAATTAGAAGAAATGGAAAATCGCTTCTATTATGATAATTGCCGTTATAACAAGACCTAAGACAAGACCCAAGATGAGACCTAACTCCCTTTTGAATGATTTCTTTTAGTTTTCCTTTTTTCCCTTTTAAATTAGATTTTAAAGTTTTTTTTCTCATAAAAACTCAAATAGGAACTTTTAATGTCGAAAAAATTTTTATATATCCCCACCAGTGGAGATGACCCAGATGCAGTTCAACCTTTAGTCGCCTTTGTGAAAGATTTAGAAACTAGAAAACAATTACTTCGTAAAGCTTACCCCCAGAAACTACAATCTCTTCAAAATTTAGTATATTCTCACCAAAGCGATGACGAAATCTTTAAAAAGGAACTTGATGATGCAATTAAAACCCAATTAAGAGAAGATCAAGCCTTCTTCCAAAAGCACCAAATCCAACAGAATGCAACTGTTCATGATTTAATTAATCAAGTTGTTGATCTTCAATCTAAAAGCTCAGATTTAAATGGAGGAAATGATAAATATAATAGTATCAAATCCGAATACAATCAACTTGATGTCGCGCTTCAACCTCATAACCAACCAGGCAAATATTTAGTTAATGTTAATCACAATTGTCTTTCAGTTACTGATAAAAATAATTATGGATTGGCCCCATGCAATAAATATTCCAATAGTCAACGTTTTGCCCTTCATGAAATTGACGGGGAAGCCGCTTATTTTGGACAATATCAACAAAATCCAGATCCTAAGTCAAAACCTTCTTATCCATACAACGTGCTCAAATCAACTTTGAGTGGAGCCTGTCTCGAAAGCCAAGATGATGGTTTATATTTGAAACCATGCAAAGATATGCAACCTCAAAGATGGAATCCATCATCTGAAGATAAAATGAGGTGTCACAAATGAGACTTTTTTCTTACAATATATCAAAGATGAATACATTAATATTAGGAATAATTCTTTTAATTGGGGTCTATATTTGCTTCCTTAGTTTTCGCAGCCAGGAAAACTTCGAAACAAAGATTCTAGCTAGAGCAAAAGTTGATCCTAACTTGTACTTAGATAACCCAATTAGACATTCATTAGATCAATCACTTAAAGATTTAGATACAATCTCTCCATTTAAAAGGATTGAAACTGATAAAATTGCCGAAATAACCTTTCGAGAATTAGGTTTGAATGATAATTCAGTTGAAAAGAAGAATTTTCAAAATAAACAGGAAATTCAAAATGAGTTAGTTCGTCAAATGTCCGCTGAATTAAATTTAATGCAGAACCATCCGTTTGTGTCAAATGCTAAATTCTCACAAATTAAATCTCTTCGATCACTCAATAATTCACAACCATTAAACTTGATACCTCTCGAAAATCAAAAACATTTAATAGCCGTCAATGGTAAATGTTTACGCAGTGATCCTCAAGCGAGAACCGAAGTGGTCGCCTGTAACCAAAATGATCCAAATCAATATTTTGATTTACGGATGGTCACTGATCAAAAGGATTACAAAGCACAAGTTGATGTTCTTGGTTCTTACTACACCAGCCCCGAAAACAACACAAAATATCCCTTTCATATGGTTAAATCAGTCACTGGAGGAAATTGCCTCGAAAATGATAAAAGCATGATTAGCTTTAAACCATGTAAAATGATTAAAGAACAGCAATGGAAAGGATTTACCAAACATCAAAAATGTTTAGGATGAGTTCTGGTCTAGTTCTGGTCTAGTTTTGTTTAAGTTTTAACTCTTTTAATCTCATTTCAAGCCACTGAAAATAAAGAAAATGTCTTGAAAAATATCTTCACATTAATTAAAGTTAGATATATGAACAAAATAATTTGGTTTGCAGTTATTTTAGCTGTAATTTTAGTATTGTGTAATTTAATACCAAGTAAGCAAATAGAAGCTTTTGGAAGTTCATCTTGTTCAACAGAAAATCCGTCTTTAACTGATTTAGGATCAAATCCGATGGTTGATCGTGATGGTCAAAACGTTATCGTCACACCATCAGGAGGTTTATCTAAATCTTCATCAATCAGTATTGATTCTAGCGGAACTGGATGGAAACCAACCTTAGGCAAAAAAAATAATGCTAGTTTGGTTGTTAACCTTAAAAAATTAACTAAAATTCATTATGTAGTCACCTCCGGAATCAAGCTCTGTCGGGTTTATTATAGTCGCAATGATAACAATGTCTATTCATATGAAGAAGTTCTATACCAAAATGTCAACCAATCCGGTAATGACAACAACAAAGCCTCAATTCATTTTGAAGCACCCAGTCACAATGACGTAATGCGATTCGGTAACTTGACCACCTCGGATGGACAGCCCGTCTTTGCCAAATACATTAAAATTGTACCTCTTAACTTATCTGAAACAGCTAAAAGAGGCCAATATAGTTTTGAAGACTCATCCAGTGATGGAAAAGCAACCCAAAACGTTGGTTCACGAGGAGTTAAAGTTGATGTCTATGGTTTATCACCAGATGCAACACCAATCAAAGGTGGAGAATCTCTTTTGGGATCAGCTAAATTTTATAATGAAAATGGTAAATTAATCAATGGAAGTGCTTGGGTTGGTGAATCTGGTAATTCGGATTCAAAACTTAAAATATCCTTTCATGAAGATGGACAAACGGTCCCTAGAACAATCTACAGTCTAATCTTCACTAACTCTAGTAATACTCAATATGTTCAAGAATTTTCGATCACTTACCTTCACAGTAAATCTAAACTGACCGAAACTATCTACAACATCAAAGGTAACACTAACTGTGGTGATAGTAACCGGATCCAATACTACTTTGATCATCCAATCATTGCCACCAGCTTATCCATCCGACCAACTAAATTAGCTTACCCAGGGAAACCAGCTAGCTTAAAAATTGTTGACATCATGGGGGCTAAAATCAATGATGTTCAAGAAAAGGTACTTTTGGATAAAAACAAGAATAAATACTGTTCTTCAAATGATCCAGATGGATGCGGATCAGTTTCTGATTTACTTGGTAAACAAGCTGAAATTCAACAACTTTGTGATGCACTTGAACTTCAAGACAAGATTAAAGAAAATAATCAACGAATTGATAAAAATAGACAGTACTTGTTGCAATTGGAAGATCAGGACACTAAAATCGCTAACCTAGAAAAGGTAATTGGTCAAATGAAGGATATGAGATCCTTAAGACAAACTCAAAATGATACCGGAATGTTGGATCAAAAAGAGAAACAATCAAAGATTGATAAACAACTCAAAACTCTAGTTGCGGAACGAAGAAAACACCAGAAACAATTCCAACTCAAACTCAATATTGGAGAAAAATCAATGGGAAATCTTCAATCCAACGTAGAAAAAATGGAAAAAGAAAAAGGAACCACCAAAGGAAATAATACTGCAACAACTAACCTAGAAGGATTTGTTGGAGAAATCAACAATAACGTTCAACCCAATCCATATTCCATGGCTCAGAAATTCCTTGGACCAGAAATCAAACCTGAATCAGATCTGATCAAAAGTTACTTGTCCCACAAAAAAAGAAATACATATCTTAATGTTGGAAAAGGCCACTCTGCTGAACCAAAACTAAAAGTCAATTCTCAACTGCACTCCAAAGAAGGATTCACTTCTAGACAACTTAATTCATCTAACCTCAACGAATTAGATGGATATGCAACAGTTAATCTCCAAGATTATAAAAACAAACTTGACCACAATAGTTATGTTAACACACCATTCCTAGAAAATGATATGATGAATCAGACCCAAAATGATCCCAATGTTCAATTTGTAAAAAAAAATTTGAATTAAGCTGAACTGAACTCACTGAACTGAACTCACTGAACTGAACTCACTGAACTGAACCCACTGAACCGAACCCACTGAACTGAACTCACTGAACTTCCTCATTGGAAAACATAAGATTTTTCATCATCTTTAGGGCACCAGTGTTGGTAGAGACTTTTATGACGTCCGAAAGATTCCAATCTGGGAACCATTTTATCCTTTTCAATTGATTGAATAATGCTTTGACCAAACCATTTTTCATAGGCTGTAAATCCAGAACCACTAAATCCTCCAATAACCATTAAGTTAGGAGCAAAGAAATCAACTATTGGCAGAAACGATGGAGTTAAATCAACTGAACAAGTTTCAAATTGATCAGTTTCGGGATACTTTAAATAAGCAATATCTTCTAATTCGCGTTTGGCGTTGTCCATTAGTTTTTCTGGTGAAGAAAAGACACATACTTTTCCTTTTTTAAGACCTTTCCAAAATAATGAACCAAAGAAAGGAATATTTTTGAAATCTAGATCATCAAAGGTGAATCCAGATCCGCAACCAACTTTAACATTGTCCTTTCCGAACATTGTTAAACAACTATTTTGATTCCAAAGAGCAATATAGGGAAGAGTTTGAGTGGTTGTGGCAACCATATATGGTAATTTCATTAAAACTATTGGTGGATAATTGTCAATTATTTTGGAATTTTGGTTGCCAGCGGCCAAAATAACCTTGTCTGCTACAATTGTTTGATCCTTTGATTGGATTGAAACAGTTTTATCTGGATTGGGAGTCACATTTTCAACTGGGAAATTTTCTATTAATTCGCAATTTGGATGATCCCTCAAATACTCATAAAGTTCACAATTTAAACTATTAAAATTTATGATAAAATCCTGACTATCACAAACTAAAACTCCACCAGAACCTAGATTAGTTAAACCAAACTTTTCTTTGGCTCTCCCACCACATAAGATATGCGCATCCGTTTGATTATATTTAATCCACTCCAACCAGGTTTTAATTTGTGATCGTTTCTTGGTGCTTATCAGCATTGGTCCATATTTTTGCTCTGCTTTAAAAGGAATGTCATTAAAAACATTAAAAGCATTAAAAGTATCAAAAGGAGTACCAATCTGATCAGTAAAATCCATTCGAACTTTTGGTTGAAGAGTGCGTTTTCTCCACCATCCCCACGGTACTTGCCGATTGGGTCGATTGTCCACAGTCCCCGCTTCAATAATTCTAACTTGATAACCATACTTAATAAATCTATAAGCTAAAATGCTTCCAGCCTGACCAGATCCAATGATGGTGATCTTTTTACACAAATTCATTCGATTCAAGTAATTAAAATTGAATGAAATCAACTCAATTCAATTTTAATTGAATTTTGAAATGGGCCTCAAACTAAGCAAAAAAAGATCATTTCCAAATAAGCAAAACATCATTGAATTTTTGGCTTTTTACAAAGAAAGTCAAAAAAATAAAGAAATCTTAAAATTAGGTCATCCAATGTTAGATTATTTTTATCGGCATTATTTTGAAATGATGCAGTTTTGTCGAATTAATAAAATACCTGAAAATCCGTTATGGGATGTTGTTCGAATATACGGCGAAGATAATTCATGCCTATGTTCCAAATGCAATCAAAAATCTAAACTTAAGTCTAAATCTAAATCTGAATCTAGTTCTAAATTTAGTTCTGAATCTAGTTTCGAATCTAATTCTAAATTGTTACCTTAATAATTTGGAAACATTCCACAACTAATGAAAGCATCCTGGCCAACTCTGCCAACAATTCGACTTGGATTTCTTTTTATTTTGTCCCATGTGTTCTCTTTGTTTCCCTTTTTCCCTTTGTTTCCCTTTTTCCCTTTGTTTCCCTTTTCATCAAGTGATTCTTGATAAATTTTGAAGATCTCTTCCAATTTTTCGTCAGAGACTTCCTGTGAGTCCTCGATTGGTAATCCCGCCGGTGGATTATATCGGACTAAGTTAAATTTTAAATCTTTAAATTCCCTTTCCCTGATTTGATCTCTCAAATACATATTTTCCCCCAGGTCATCATTTTGACCTTTTATGACAGCCCAGTGCATTGTCAAAGGGATCCATTTACCTGTTAATTGATGGTATGAATCTTGATATTTTTTTATTTTATCCAGCGAATACTCATAAGGTAACGCATTTGGTAGCCATTTCTTTCGGAAGGCTTGGTTCGGTGAATAAATAGAATAATACAAGCTAACCGGTTGATCATGAAAGATGTCAATCAAATCACGATCTCGAACAGTATAAGGCATGATAGTTGATAAATTTATCTTAGCCTCTTTATATCCCTGCCCGGTGACTTCAGAACTAATTTTATCCCAAAATTGGGGATATGATTTGACCATTGCTGGATTAGCCAATGGTTCCCCGCGAGCCATTAAATTCAAATTAACTTTGATTTGATCTCGAGCAAGCCCTTGATTATCTTCCTCGGGAACTTTATCTAACAAATGTTGAACCTGTTGATGATAAATATCAAGATTAGAACTCTTGAATTGAGTTAGATTCTGTTGGGTTAACCAACAAAAACGGCAACCCATCGTACATCCATTGTGGGATGACAAATAGAGTGATATATAAGAAGGTGATCTTCGAACATATCTTGATTCCAAAACTGATTTTCCATATTTGAAGATTAAGTTCTTGGATCCATCTTTAGCAATTAGTTCATGACTTAATTTTAAAAGGTTACGTGCATTTTGCATAGCTTAATTAAGAAAATCATCATTGGATTAACATGAGCCATTCAATTTTTAATTAGTCTTTGAGAACATCTGAACTCTCTTTAAATGCCGATCATCCAACGGAAATGGTGTTTTAGACATGACAAAGGTTAATAATATATCTTTGATATCCTCGTAAGATGATACCCTAGAACCCACTGAAACAATATTAGCGTGATTATGTTTAACACTTTGCTCAACATCTTCTGTTGTGCGACAGAGAGCACATCTAATATGTTCGTTTTTATTAGCCGCCATGGCCATTCCCTGCCCGCTACCACAAATCAGAAATCCGATCGAACCTAAATCACTTGTGATTTCTTCAACCACCTTTTTAGCAAATTCAGGATAGTTGCATGATTCGTCACTTAATGGACCTAGATCACAAAGAACAAAAGAATGATTACTGAAAGAATCATTAAAATCGATGTATTTTGCTGGAAGATCGATCAGTCGGTTGGTTTGAGAACCATTAATAATGCTAATGCCTTCTGCATCCCAAGTATTAAAAGAATCTTTTAGGAGCTTTTTCTTGAAATCATATCCAGCATGATCAGATGCAATGTAAACATTAATTTTTTTAGTGCACATCCTATAATAATATGTCTAACTTTTAAAAAGAATCTTAAACCCATTTTTGTGGTCTTTTTTTTCTTGTTTTATTGTAAATAGAATCTTAGGTAACCAGAAATAGAATGTTAATAGATCAAAAAATATTATTTGCGTCAGTATTGGTAATAATTCTTATTTACTGTTACTATTTAAATCTTCAACCGAAAGCTGAAAAGCTCCAGGAAGGATTTGATACAGAACTGGGAGATGTTATCGATACCGCCGCTAACCCTCATAAAATTAAGAAACTTATTGAAACTGAAGATGTTAAAAACTTTGGGGTTCGCCTCTGGGATAACCACAGTCGTTTAAAGGGGCTTTACCCCACCGGAACACCTCAAACCAGGGAGGAATGTTCTAACAAGAATAAAGGTGATGGTGTTGATTGTCCTCTTGGCATCTGGAGGCCAACTCCTTCAACTGGTTATACTTCTCTTGGTGATGTTGTCACAACTACTTTCATGTCACCTGGATCAGAGAAAGTTATTGATGCTCGGGTAGCCAAATCCCCTGGGGATATTTATCATAAAAATATCGAAACAATGGCTGCGGCTGGAGCAGTCCTTAAAGAGCCGGCTGATTACATTTATGTTGGTGGTTTTGGTACCGGAAAAATGCTTGATCGACTAGAGAAAAATGAAGAATATTATCGATTGATGAAACAATTGAAATTTTATGGGGAAAAGCTAGTCAAAGCAGTCAACGAAAAACAAACTGCTTTCAAGGGGCAAATTAAAAAAGCTCAAAGCAACCTAAATGATGATTTTGGAATTCAGGTTAAACAATTGAAGAAATCCAGTTCAATCAAACCACAGAATGGTAGCGCCCAATCAAGATTGAAAAGTGCCATTGGTTCAGAAACATATCCCAATCGGGATGGTTTAGAATTTCTTATGAATCAAAGTGCCCCGGGTGGCAACATCTTTTCATATGATGTGGAATATGCGACACAAAATATGAAAAACCCTTATGATATTGAACCTTTAATTAATGGTTTACCACCAAGCGTGGCCAACGAATTGAAAAAAAGTCTTGGCGAAAATCGTGGTTGGGGGACACAACAAGTTTCAGTTTATGCTTATGGGTTATGGAATTTAAAGATTATTGATGATTTGTTGATTCGTCGAAATGGAGAACACGATGTTGTTTATAAGAATTTAAATCATTTCACTAGAAAAGCAAATGCTTTTGGTAATCAACCTAATTCCAGATGCTATGATAGCAGTAATACTAGGCATAGTCTCTTTATTACTAAGCCAGGTGTCCAAATGGAAATTATGCACGATATTACACGTGGCAATGGAACTAAAGTTTACAATAATTCAACAACTTTTGGAAAAAAGGATCAAATTGATCAGACTTGTCTAAATTATCATAAAGTCCATAACAATGATGCCGAAACCAATCATCTCCGATCAATTAAAATGTCAATTCATCGTGGATTGCTTGAATCGCTGTATAGTAATTTTGAAAATGATGAAACTTTAAAAAAACTTTATAATGGTTTTAAGGCTGGAATAGATATGATCCGTAAACTATATCCAGATCTTTCAAACACTGGTTATCGTCAATTAAGTATTTGGCAACCAGTCCCTCCAGAAGGATATTTGGCTTTGGGATTTGTTTTTACCAATGACCGCAAGGATAAGAAACCCGGCAAGCAAACCGTGGCTTGTGTTCCTAAAAATTGTGTTAAAAACTTCAAGAGACGACCATGGGATCCCAAATTGGATTTAGTTTTCCGATACACTGGTGATGGTCAACAGCTAGCTTTCTACCGTAATCCTTACCTGAACACAGTGGTTGTGATGGACGAAAAGAAGGAAAATGGTCTTTTTAAGAATAAAACTCCTGAACTTCTTAAATATCAGAGCCGCAAAGATAGTCTTCGATGGGAGTGTTTTGATATTGTCCCTTGTATTGAGGAATGTGACTATGTCAAGAGATTAGAAGATGCTGATGGTAAAGCTCGTGGAATGTGCAAGGCTTATCGTGGGTTAGAGGGACAGCACTTTGAGAAGCAGGAATATCGAAAGAGTGTTCTGGATGAGGAAAAGAAACTTCGTGGCTTAGTCCAAACTCGTCAATCCCATATTGTCTCCTTAATGGAAAAACTCAATAAAATGATGTCGGAAGAAGAACTTTATAAACTCATTAACAAGGGAATGAACCGTTATACTCTCAAGGTTGATCTTCAGAACCAAAGAAAACTTCATGGGGACGTGGCTGATAAGTTAATGAAGACCCGTGGTATCGAAATCAATTGGAATGCTCCCGAAGAACTGAAGAAGTTTAAAGAGTTACTCAAAAGATACATCATTGCTCGGTACACTGTCAAAGGACCAAAACGTGATTGTCCCGTTTGTAAATTACCGGAGGATCAAGGGTTTGTTAAAATGGAAAACCTGGAAATGTGTTATGGTTGCTTGGAAGATGTTGTTCGTGAACTGATCAACAAAAAGAAGGCGGAAGGTAAAGTTCCCGCTGAACTTAAACAACTTCAAGATAAAATAAATAAAAAAAGTAGTAAATCTCCTACACCAACTAAAAGTTCTTAGGCTTAGATTTCGATTTCTTGTGAATCTAGATTGGTTAACATCTTTGATGGTTCTTGACCATCAACCTTTTTCTTTTTCTCAATCATTAATTCAACTGTGTGATAATCAGCTTTTCTCAGTAAACAATTCGTGATGATTTGTTTCTCATAAGCGCTCATCGGAATGAATTCTTTATGATATTTATAAATTTGATCATTGGAAATAATGACCAATTTCTTAATCTTCTCGGTGGTATTAATGTACTTCCATCCTTCTGTTGTTTTCTCAAAATGTCGTCGGAGGCCTCCGTCGGAAACTACGAATGGCATCATTTGAACATCTGGTTCTTCACCGAGAATTTCTTTCATTTGCCTTGAGCAATTCCGTTTTAGAAAGGTAAATAACCCCATGCCATAGGACTTAATTCCAGAATGATGATAATTTTCGAGTAGAATCTTGGTTTCCTCGTAGGTTAGGGGATATTCAGTTTGATAATTTTCGGTGAAAGTATCTAGGTCAATCATGCGATCAAAATGGAGGTTAAGGTTGTTTTTCTTTGAGATGATCTGGTTATTGCCACCGTTAATGTTCAACCCAGACTGCTGGATGGTTTGGTGGACTTGATCTTGACCTTGGTGGACGCTGAAATTCTTTTGAAGTTCTAGCTTCTCTTTCTCCAGTTCAACCTTTTCATTCTTGTATTCCATTTTTTCAATTTCTTTTTGAGCGATTTTATCCTTGTACATCATCTCCATTTTTAATTTTTCTACTTCAAATGCGAGCCGCTGCTTAGATTCATCGAAGCCAAAGCGCTGCTCATCATCAAATTCGGGGCATTCACCGCTGACACAAGCGAGTTTTCGGTGCCTGTAATACGAAGTGGCGTGCTTAAAAATCTTCCCACATTGGCATTGTTTTTTACTAGAGTCGAAATTTAACAGTGTTTTGCGATGTTTTTGACTGTCCTTGTGTCGATCGTAATTGTGCTTATAATTTGTTTCATAGCCGCAAATTTCGCATGTAAACATGTGTTTACCTTACAGCGAGATAATTAACTTTTTTTTCAAACTCAAAAAAATTCCTCAAAAACGAGAAGCCCTTTTTAGAGAGAACATTGACCCTAAAAAAAACGATGGGGTCGTATGGCGCAAGCGTTAAATCGGCTGAGCTACAAGCCATCGTTTTTCAAATTGATTTTGCAGAATTCCCATCGTTTTTTTTTGAAATTCCTCAAAAAACGAGAAATCACTCTATGGCGCTATACTCACTTTCGACCCACTTTATTGTCAAGTAGCCGGGAGTAGCCGGGCAATGCTAATACCATAGGAAGGCCTCTGGATGCCATAAACAATGCTAATCACGCATCGTTTTGCCCATCGTTTTTGATTTGGGTATGTTGATAATGGTTGTGGGAATAAAGTAATATGTTTTTTTCGAAAAAAAAGAGAACATTTTCGATGTTCTCTTTGATGTTCTCTTTTGGCCAAAAAGAACATTAAAAGAACATCGTTTTTTTTAGCTTTTTCAGCATTTTCTTGCTCCTAGAACCTTCTTCTGATATTGGGAGGTCAACGCTTAGAGAAAAAAGATATCAAAAATATTGCTGGATGCCATTAATCACGTTTAAAATATGGGGATAATAGTAGAGAACATTTTGAGGATTCAAAAAATAATGGAGTTTGGTGTAATGAATTTAACGTGTACTCCTAAAAAAATAATTGGGAAAATAGCAAAAACGATGGGGGGTCATCGTTTTTTTTGATAGAAGAAAGGGTACGTAACTGTTGTGTTCGGCCATAAGGGTAAAAAAAAACGATGTTCTCTAATTCTGCAAAACCAAAATGCATTTTCGAAAAATGATGTGTTTTGTGAGTTTTCAAAAAAAAAACATAGCTGACAGCTCCCAAATAGGGCTTAAAAAATGAAAGGTTTCAACATTGGATTTGATGGCGTTCAATCCACCCCTTTTCAAAAGGGGGTGGATTGAAAAAGTTTGAGTTCAATATTTTTGACATTTTGTATATTGGGAGTTTAGAATTTTCTAGGAAGAATTGCCCTGGTTGATTGCTGAAGTTTTTTTTGCTAAAAAAGTGCTTGTTTACGGTTTATCTCCGAATTTTGGGAGCATCAATGCAGAGGAATTATTCTAAAATCACTCAAAAATCACTAAAAAACACTAAAAAACTCAAAAAAACCCAAGCCCTATTTGCAATCAAACCAACCATGAAACCTAAAAGTTCCTACTTTACTCCACTTGGGGCAATTCTGGCTAATTGAAGGACAAACGCATTTTGTGAAAAGTGGAGCGCCATAAAACTATGCACGACTTCTCCCAAATGGGATATTAAGGGTGAGTTTATGCATTAAAATATGGCGGTCACTCAAAATCATCAAATTGAAAAGGGGAAATCGATTGATTTTTAGGACGTTTTGATAATGGTCCCGTAAGCAACAGTGAAATTACGATTTTATTTTTGTGTAGTGACCCTCATCACTAGGATAGTATTGCATCCAAGACATGCATTACATTTTGGACCTGTCACTTATCTCCTAAATAGGGCTTGGAATTTCAGGAGCTTTTTACAGTTTTTTTCAATAATTTTCATGTATGGTAGCAGGAGTTATTTTATGAACACGAGGGTTCTGCTGAAGTTAATCCTTAGAATACGTTAAATTTTCAGGAGCTTTTTGAAAAGTACTGAAAAGTGATAATTATTTTTGATCAAAAAATGATAAAAAGTGATAAAAAGTGAAAAGTGATGAGATTTTGAAAAATGATGAGATTTTGAAAAGTGATGAGATTTTGATTTTGAGTTAGATTCTGAATTAAAATTTTCAAAGTTTTCAGTTTTATGATTTCTAGGTGGTTATTTTTTCTGTTAGAAATTTGAAAAGTGATGTGATTTTAAGATGTCAAGATTTAAGATGTGGATTAAGTTCAACATCAGCGCGGCAGTAGTCTTGATCAGGGTTATCACCACAAAGGGCATCTCCACGAGGACCTTGAGGACCATCTTCACCCTTGTTGCCTGGTCGACCAATCATTCTCCATTCAGATTGGTAAGCGGAAAACAAAACTAGGGAAACTGTGACAATAATGTTTAGGATCATGACAACCATCACAATTTTAAGAACAATCTGTGCATTTCCAACTGTTGGGAGATATGATTTTAAGTACATGTAGATGTAGCGTAGGAGAAAACTAAAAAATAATATTAAAGTGAGCTTAATGACCAGCATCCTTTATTTATCATCTAAAAAGATAATTTATTTAAGATCATCTGGTGTTAAAATAGTTAAATGATTGGTAAAGTAATTTTAGGGGTGGTTCCGGTAATTTATTCATCGCCGGCCTGGGCAACATATCTAATTTATAATTGTGGGCTGTTTTTGGGTAAAAAGGGTGGAGGAGATAGCGGATTTATTTATACAGAGTTAGGCCGAATTCCTTTGGGAAGCTATTCTGTTTTCGACCATATATTGTCTGGGGCAGGAACATTCCCATGGATGTTGTTGTTCTTAAAACCATTTTACGACTCTCCTCAAATGATAATCCAACATCCAGCCCAATCGGTTCAACTACTGGCATCAGCCACACCTTACTGTTTGGTGATCACTTTGTGTGGTTTGGTGTGTCCTTTTGCAGCGGCTTGGGATTTCGTTAAATGGAAATAAGAGATATGGAAATAAGAGGTATAAAAATAAAGTCTTCTCTTAATGTAATACACCCAAAAGGTATTATGAGTCATAATGATGATGATAAACAACTTATGGAAAATGAGGTTCTTAAAGAACAAACTGTGGATCATGAGACTCCCGATTTAGAACCTCAAGATCTAGAATTTTTGAAGCGTGAAGAACTTCTTGATTATATTTTTTTGAATTTGAAGATTATTTCTCAGATTCAAGAAAATCAAAAGGTCCGAATTATTAAATTAAATGGTTTAGATACTTTAGATATCGATAACCGATTAATTCACATGTACATCAGAGGTCGCGGCGGAGATGATCACAACACTACAATCGAAATGATCAAAAAGATTATTAATTTATGTCACAAAGTTTCAGATGAAATTTTAAAAGAAGAATTAGAAAGAACTGCTCCAGAAAATAAGGAAATTAATCCTTTTGATGCAGTTGATGATAATTCAAGACTTTTTCGTCGTTTAGTGGTTGAAATGGAAAATGCTCTCAGTGGACTAGAGCACTTGAAGAACACCTACACCAGATATGTTTCAGTCACTTCAGCGATTGACATAATGATTGGAAAAATGAAATTAAGAATTAGCAAGATTAATGCTCTCTTGAGAATTTCTCATTTACCTCCACATCTAGTTGATGTTTAAGTAAGGACTAAGTAAGGATTAAGTAAAGTTTTAAATTTATAAAAAAAAAAAGATTTGATTGAGAGAATTCAATCAAGATTCAAAATAGAATAGAAAAAAGGGACAAGAGGATTCATTTAGTAAGCCAAACCGAACATTCCAGAAACAACTCTGGCAACATTATAACTGAGGGCAAACAATTTAAATTGTGAGGCGGTTACATCAGCTTGGGTGAAGGTAAAGAAGAAATCGCTATTATCTAACCGGGACATGTTAACTGAACCACTTGGTTGATGTTCTTCGGGTTTAAGACCAAAGCAATAGCAATAGACATACTTACGTGGGGCGGCTGAATGATGTTGATAAGCCTGGACAGATCTGAAGTAAGCAGCATTTCTTTTTACGAAACGATCTGTACCATTGAATTGGATTCTAAGAGTGTCAAATGTGTCAACTCCAGAGGTGGATGAGAATTTCAAATGGTTGTTACCGGTTAGGGCGTTAGTGGTTAGGTTAACATCAGTTGAAATACCCCAAACCAGTTCTTTAACTGGGTTATTGAATGAGAACCGAACTTTTTGATTGCCTGTGTTAGCATCAATTGTTTTTTCTCCTTGGTATTGAATTTGTTCAATCAGATATTCGTGTGGTTGTTGAGCAAAATATTTTCTTTCATCGTTATCTAAGAAGATATAGTCGACAAAGAGAGATGCTTCAACAAAAGTGGGTGTGTTTGAACTTGAATCCAAAGGACCCGAAATTGCGATATCGGATTTAATCATTTCTGACAAGGGTCTGAACTCAAATTTTATTTCAACTTCATGTTGAGTTAAAGCGATTAATGGCAAAGCTAAACCTTGATTACGGCAAAACCAAAATTGCAATGGAATATAATAAGTTTTTTGAGAAGTAGCATTAGTTTCAAGAGATGTATCTGAATCATATTTTCCAATCATTGCATTAAAGTTTTTTCTCTGGGCTTCGTCAAGAGTTAATTCGGACCACATTTCCAGCCACTCTCCGTAGTGACGTTCAATAAGTTGGCCTCCAATGACTAAATCAACCTTTTTTATGATTGCGTGGCCAAGGGAATTGACATACCCTTGCCATGTAGCACCATCTTGGGTTTGAAGTAAAGCTGGTAGAGTTAATTGTAAATACATTTTATGAACTAAATCACCATTTCTAGCAATTGTAGCGCTTACGATTTTACCAAAGTCAGCATCAGAAGAAAAAACTTGTTCAATTGCTTCTATCGAAAAGTTAGTGTGCCGGCGATAGATTATTTTAAAAAACGTAATTTGAGGGTTTCCACTAATAAAGACATCTTGTTTACCATATGCAGCTAATTGTAATATACCTCCGCTCATATTTGTTGTTCTGTTATAATAATAAGAGTAGAAAATAAAAAACAAACGAACTTGTTAAAATTAAAAGAATAAAAAATAATTTAATGAGTTAAGTCTAAAACATAATAAATAATGAGGTTCACTCTGTCCATCAAAGTAATCAAACAGAGTGGGTAGTGGCTGTCATGCATGTGGCTCCCAACTGTTGTCGAAAGACACCGGCTTGTAAGTCATCTCCGGCAAGCCCACAAACGTCTCAGCGCAAAACCGCGAGTTTGGCTCGGTAGAAAGTGTCCGCATGATCTTCTTGACCTGGTTGGTGATAACCTCCGTACCAAAGTTGTACGGCAAGATGCTCATCACGTTGTCGCGCGGGGTTACCAGAATGTGAGCCGCACCACAGCCAAAAGGGTCGATCGTCATCTGGGACCAGCTCTGAAAGCGGCTATGCTTACGGAGCAATGACCGCTGACCGAAAGAGCCCAGGAAAAGGCCCTGTGACGGAGCGTAAACCTGTTGCCGTGGTCCGGAGATTGGGAGGGGAGGGTCATCGGCACTCTTGACCACCGGGATCTGCAGAATCTGGATGATGCCGTACTTGCGGTAGGTCGTCCACAACTGGCGCAGGTCGACCTCCTCCTCGTAGTTCCGCCCAGCCTGAGCCAAAACTCGTGACCAGCTGCGGCCCATCAGGCCGTCGATCAGCGAGACGAAGCTCCCATCAGGTCGGGGCCACAACCCGTAGACAACCATGAAGTGTGCCATCAGGGTCGGGTTGAGGGGCTCGAACTTGAAGTGCGGAAACGTGGCACCCAGCGAGATGGGCAGCCCGTCGTGAGGCAAGTTGAACTGTATCCCAAGGGTCTGCTGGAAAAACGCCACTGCCTCACCAAGCACGTAGCCCGGGTGGCTGGCCAGGTGGTGCCACAGCATGTTCCACATCATCAAGCGAAGACTCGAAAAGATGTGGGACACGAAGTGCTTGGCGCCAGCATCCAAGTTTGCCTGCTTGAGACCGGTGGCGTAGCGCCGGTTGCCCATGAGCCTGCCAAGCTCCTCTCCAAGCTCGCTCAAGTAGCACTGGAACGGACTCTTGACCAACATGGGCTTGACCTTGAGCTCGTCACGCATGCACAAGGGGCGTGTAACAGTCCAGGCCATTATCGCGGGCCTGGACGGGGTGTCCGTGCCCCCAGTGGTGGGTACCAGCGGGGGATAGCTGAAAAGATCAGCCAACTGCTCACCGAATGTCATCTGGAGCAGATCCTGCCGAGGCAGGTTGATGGTGTTGCAATGATCCTGGTTTGAGCCAAGATCGCTATCCAAAGGATTAAACAACGCCATTAAGAATGTTTATTAACGGAATAATATATTTCAATTTTAACATACCCACCTGACTTAAAAGGTTCATTTTTTTAATTATTTAAAAATGAAAACCTATCAAAAAAACTTAAGTAAAAAAGGATACAAAGAACTATAATGAATCAAGATCAACCTAAACAAGCAGTTCAAACTGTTCAAATTAGTCATTTGCAATTATTAATCAATGCCGTAGTTTTGGCTTATCATCGCAATGCATTTACTCTTAAGGAAGCCGGTACTATTTACAAAGCCGTCGAACATTTTACGGAACAAACTGGAGCTGCTGTTATGCCACAGGTTCAGAAAAGTGGTGGCGAACCCGCTCCACCTACTAAGCCAACCGTACCATCAACTCAAGTGTCACCAGTTACTCAAGCCGGTGGTGCCAATCCACAAACAGTTCACACCATTCAACCTGAAGAATCTAAACCTGAAAGTAATTTAGTCTTGAATGTCGCCGAGGAGAATTAACTGATTCCATTTCCGACCAATTCTAACTGAATCAAACCTTTCTTTAATCATCTCGATTTTCATCTCAATTTTGAATTCTTTTTTTAATTTCTGAATTTCTATCTGGATTTCAGAACCTTTTTCTAAAGCCAAATGCTCTAGGTACATTTTTTCTAAAGACAAAAAAATTTGATTCGCATCAGGACGAGACCAAGTTTGAGTTTGACTATTCACAATCTGACCAAAGAAAGTATTCTCTGGCATCGCTGTAGTTGAATTAACTAGAACAGGGCACCCCATCAACTGAGCTTCTACTAAAGGTAAACCAAATCCTTCTGCACAACTAGCACTAAGCAAGACATCACTAGCTTTATAAATTTTATAAATCAATTTGGTTGAATACAAACAGGCTCGGTAATTTAGAAGATCCGGTTTAATTAAGATCTCTGATGGCAAGTCTTTAGTCAACTCCGAAATATTAATTGAACCTTCCCAATCAGTATGTAGGTATAGATAAATGAATGGTTTGAGATTGGGGTGGTGATATGTGGGTTGATATTTTTGATAAAACATTTTAAATCCTTCAATATTCTCTTTGAAGGCTTTGCGATCATTGAGTTCCGAGTTTCTAGCGACCATGGTGACTAGAAATGAGTTTAGGAGTTTAGGATGAAATATTTTTTTCAACTCAGATTTAGTTTTAGTGATCTGAATCACTGGAACAATATGATGGATTAGACCCGTTCTAGGATGGTACCTAGAAATGGTTTGATATCCAAATTGTGATGGTGATATAATCCAGTTAAAAAATTTAAACATTTCAAATGTTTCTTTTTCTGGAGGATCAGAATGAACTGGAATCCAGAGGTAAGAGGGAATTGAAAATTTAGAGTTAACTAGAAAAGGCCAAATATCATGAATTAGGATCAATCTTTCAATTTGATGTTCTTTAATCAGAGGATCCAAGATTAAATTCAAATTTGGTTTGATTTGTTTCTGAGTGTTGGGTTTGGTAGGTGGCAAAAAATAAGTGATTTGCTGGACTGTTTTAGCTTTTTCTGGATGGGCTTGAAGAATTTTATCCAGAGTTGATCCATAAAGATCCTTTAATGTTTTAGGTTCTGAGGAGTAAGGCATTATGACATCCCAAGCAATTAGATAAATTTGATGACCATATTTTTGGAGTTCTTTGGCCAAGTAGAAAGTTTGGTTTCCGTAACCGGTGTTACCTAGAATCCAATAGCTACTGATGAGAATCTTCATTTTGTTTTTTGAAGATTAAATTAAAGTTAAGTTAAAAAGGGTTGGGTTAAAGGATCACTTAGTCAATTTATTGAGAAAGACTCAAGATCATGGTCAACAAGATCTTTCCTTGTGTTCTAGCTGTTCCGCCAGAGTCGGTATTGGCTCCGTCATTAGCGATGAAGAGATATCTCAATAATGGAGTGTGAACTCCAACCGCAGCTGGGATCTTGACTCCAGTTGATCCAGCAGAATTAGCATTGATTCCGTCCATCAGTTCAGTACCTGAAGCGGCCACATCTTCATTGACCGATACTGAGTGGGCGAAGACACTGTACGTATCAGCGGCAGCATTACTCAATTGAACAACATTGGCTGACATATGAAGGATTTTAGCACCAGCGGGCAATAAGACAATTTCACCAGCTGCTCCAACTGAATAACCAGCCACATCGCCAGTAGTACCGACTGTATTAACAATCGCTGATAAATCAATTAAGACACTGACTTGAGCCATGTTACCAAGTCTCCAATCAACATAGATAGTTGTTTTGGCATCAGTTGTGCCGTTACCAGTGTTATAAGCGGCACTAACAGCTTTGTGACCCATATCACCTGTCACTAGGGCAGCGGTGAAATTGGTTGCGGCTGTGTTGGTTAGTGTAATACCACCAGTGCTTCCAGTTCCGGAAGTAAGGGTAATACCACCAGCGGCATTGCTGGCATCAATGTTAACAGCGGCAGCGTCAGCTTCACCACCAGTTAAGTTCAAAGAACCAGCGCTACAGGCAACTGTTAAATCTTGTCCAGCTGCACCAACATGGCTCAAGTTGGCTGCGGCTCCAGTAGCACTTGAGTCAATGCTCAAGACACCAGTGGTTAAAATATCAATACCACCTGTTCCGGCATCAATATCAATACCACCAGCAGCATTAGATGCTTGAATACTAACAGCAGCAGCATCAGCTTCAGCACCATCCAGGTTCAAAGAACCAGCGGTACAAGCAACTGTTAAATCTTGTCCAGCTGCACCAACATGGCTCAAGTTAACAGCGGCAGTGGTAGAACTAGAGTCAATGCTCAAAACGCCAGTGGTTAAAATATCAATACCACCTGTTCCGGCATCAATATCAATACCACCAGCAGCATTAGATGCGTTAAGCTTAACAGCTGCGGCATCAGCTTCAGTAGAGGTAACATTAACTGAAGATCCAGTGGCGGTGATGTCGATATCTTCACCAGCCGCGGCACCAGAAGCTAAGATGTCAATACCACCAGCTGTGGATTCGATCTTAATTGAGTCAATTGCACTTTCGCCAGCTGTCAAGTTCAAAGAACCAGCGGTACAAGCAACTGTTAAATCTTGTCCAGCTGCACCAACATGGCTCAAGTTGGCTGCGGCTCCAGTGGCACTTGAGTCAATACTCAAAACACCTGTGGTTAAAATATCAATACCACCTGTTCCGGCATCAATATCAATACCACCAGCAGCATTAGATGCTTGAATACTAACAGCAGCAGCATCAGCTTCAGCACCATCCAAGTTCAAAGAACCTGCAGTACAAGCAACTGTTAAATCTTGTCCAGCTGCACCGACATGGCTCAAGTTGGCTGCGGCCCCGGTGGCACTTGAGTCAATGCTCAAAACACCAGTGGTTAAAATATCAATACCACCTGTTCCGGCATCAATATCAATACCACCAGCAGCATTGGTGGCGTGAATCTTAACAGCTGCGACGTCAGCTTCGGCACCAGTCAGGTTCAAAGAACCAGCAGTACAAGCAACTGTTAAATCTTGTCCAGCTGCACCGACATGGCTCAAGTTGGTGGCCGCACCAGTTGCACTAGAATCTAAACTCAAAGCTCCAGTGGTGTCGATGGTTAGTGAAGCGGCGTTAATATCAATAGTACCAGAGGCAGCATCTAATCCAATTGCGTCAGTTCCAGTACCACTGGAAACCAATAAAAGACTAGCATCACTAGCTCCAGTCTGGCTGATTGTCAAATCATCACCGGCACCATCAGCCGCGTGAGTAATGGTGTAAGTACCATTGGCCTTAAGAGTACAAATACCATCGACACTAAAATCAGCTTGGGAAGTAGCTCCGAATTGAATATCAACTCCATCAGCACCACTGATCGTTAAAGCTCCAGAAGCAGTGGTTAAGTTGGAAGCTCCACCAGCATCAAGAGAAATACTACCAGTTGTTAAAACATCAATACCACCAGTTCCGGAATCAACATCAATACCACCAGCAGCATTGGTAGCCTGAATCTTAACAGCTGAGGCATGGGCTTCAGCACCAGTTAAGTTCAAAGAACCAGCGGTACAGGCAACTGTTAAATCAACACCAGCCGCACCGACATGGCTCAAGTTAACAGCCGCGGTGGTTGAGCTAGAATCTAAACTCAAAGCTCCAGTGGTTAAAATATCAATACCGCCAGTTCCGGCATCAATATCAATACCACCAGCAGCATTAGTGGCCTGGATCTTAACAGCTGCAGCTTCAGCTTCAGCACCAGTCAGGTTCAAAGAACCAGCAGTACAGGCAACTGTTAAATCTTGTCCAGCAGCACCAACATGGCTCAAGTTGACAGCCGCGGTGGTTGAGCTAGAATCTAAACTCAAAGCTCCAGTGGTTAAAATATCAATACCGCCAGTTCCGGCATCAATATCAATACCACCAGCAGCATTAGTAGCCTGAATCTTAACAGCAGCAGCATCAGCTTCAGCACCAGTCAAGTTCAAAGAACCAGCGGTACAGGCAACTGTTAAATCTTGTCCAGCAGCACCGACATGGCTCAAGTTGGAAGCTGCGCCAGTTGCGCTAGAGTCTAAACTCAAAGCGCCACTGGTGTCAAGAGTAACACCACCAGTTCCAGAATCAACTGTAATACCACCTGCGGCATTAGAAGCAGTTAGTAAGATGGCTGCAGCATTGGCTTCACCACCAGTCAAGTTCAAAGAGCCAGCCGTACAAGCAACTGTTAAATCAACACCAGATGCACCAACATGACTCAAGTTAGAAGCAACAGTTGTGGAGCTAGAGTCTAAACTCAAACCTCCAGTTGTATCAACTGCAATACCACCAGTTCCGGCATCAACATCAATACCACCAGCGGCGTTTGAAGCATTAACTCTAACAGCAGCGGCATCAGCTTCAGCACCAGTTAAGTTCAAAGAACCAGCCGTACAGGCAACTGTTAAATCTTGTCCAGCTGCACCAACATGGCTCAAGTTAGAGGCGGCTGTGGTAGAACTAGAGTCTAAACTCAAAGCTCCAGTAGTATCAACTGTGATACCACCAGTTCCGGCATCAACATCAATACCACCAGCGGCGTTTGAGGCAGTTACTCTGACAGCCGCAGCGTCAGCTTCTCCACCATCAACATTAACACTTCCAGCTTCGGCATCAATTGTAATATCACCGGCTGAAGTACTAAAGTTAGAAGCGGCATCAGAATCTAAACTAATTGCGCCATCAATATCAACATCGCAAGTGGTTCCAGAACCAGATGTATCAGTGACAACAGCTAAACCACCACATCGAACAGGGCGGTAATTAGAAATAACTGCGACACCAGAGTTAGCTTCTGTGGTTGTAGTACCAATCGAAGCCCATTCATCGGCAGATTCGTCCCATAGCCAACCTACATTGGCTAGAGTACCACGTTCACCGATCATACCAATATCACTTGTGTTAGTTCCAGCTTCACCCTCATTGAGGTAAAACAAAGAATCTTCAGAAGTATAAGTTGTAACGTTGTGAGTAACACTGGTACCATTAACAGTTAGATTTCCGGTAACTTTAAGATCACCACCAATACAAAAACTGGTTGAAGCAGTACCCATTACAATTGGGACACCACTAGTGCTAGTACCAATACGAATACCACCAGCAGATGTACTTGTAGTATCAATAGCAACTTTTCCCCCGGAGTTTAAATCAATACCACCAGCGGGAACATTAAGAGTGAAGGCACCTGAGGCGCTGCTTCCACTTCTCAATGTCATTGCTCCAGAAACGGAGTTAACGGTCAATCCAGTGGCACCGGTATGTTTAATACGAGGATTGGCAGATGAAAGATTAAGACCAAGATTGGTAGTAAGTTCAACTGTTCCTAGTTTAAGATCATTAACTATCTCAGACATTCAAATTATAAGAAAGTTATTTATATTAATAAAGAAAGAAAAAAAGATCTACTGAAACGTAATTTTTTTAATTAATAAAGTTTCTTTTATAAATTCTTTCAAGTGTTGACAAAGGATCTTTTTAATCACTTTTAGTTTTATTTTTCAAGATAAAAATTGACTTAAAATCCACCCAAATTTTAAAGCAATAAGTTGAAAAATGGCATTCAATCTAGAAAAAGGCTTTCAGGTTTTTCCTGAATTGCTTGAAACCAATCAATTATCTGAGTTTCTATCTTATTTTCCAATTACTTCAACTGGATTGGATGGTGCTGAACCATCTGAAGTCTTTGATCGGACAACCAAAAAAAAAATGTTTGAAATTACTACTCGCGATTCTTCAAGAATTAAACTTGAGCAATGCCCTCAGCTTTTTGATCAAATGAAGAAAACAATTATCTGTAAACTTCAGTCACAGATTCCCAATCACGAAATAATTTTGCGTGAGGATGATCTCGAAATGATTCAATACCAACCAGGTCAATTCTTTAAAGCTCACACAGATCATCAAAATTTTATGGGTAACTTTTTCAAAAGCTATACCTTGGTTCTCTGCTGTCAATCTTGTCAAAAAGGAGGTCAAACCATGATTTACTTGGATCATCTCAAAGCGGGGAAACCAATTGATGAACTCGAGGAAGGTCTAGATTATGTTTTGATTCATGAAACTGGACAGGTTCCCGGGTCAGTTCTTATTTTTGACAAGGATCTCTTCCATGAGGGGCATCCAGTTCTAGAAGGTCAAAAAGTTATCATGATTGCTAACCTAGTTCTAATTCCAAATTCGAGTCAAATGCCTGTTAACCAACATTACTTGAAAGTTAATTTTGCTGATCAAATCTCTTATCTGATTCCAGAATCTTGGCTGGATGTGGAACCTTTTAAGAAAACCTATTATTCGTCTTCTCTTCAATTTAAGATTGGGCAGAAGCCGAAGTTGATTGTTCATGATCATCAAGAATCCCTGGAGACCCTAGATACTTTTCAAATTCTTTACAAAAAGATGAGTCAAGTCTTTGGCAAAAAAGCAGATGCGTCCCTTGAAAAACTAGAGCGAATGGTCAATGGGTTGAGATTAATTAATTATCCGTTTCCTAAGGAAGTGGATGAATTTGTGACTTTTCTGAATTCTAAATGCGCCAAAGAAAAAGATCCTCAATTCTTCGGTTGTTGTTTGGCCAGTTATTATGAGTACTTGAAACTCTTTGATCGAAAGAGTAATCCTGGGATAATTCCGGTTGTTCTAGTTGAAATTACTGGTGATACCGGTAATGTTACGGCCTGGTTGGGTATTGGAAATAATCAGCTGTTGACCTTGGATCTAAAACCTGCTCGAATGGATCGGATTTATGATCCAGATATTGGATATGATGTTAATGGTCCAAAAACAACAACCAAGATCAGAAAGCCCTATATCACTGGGTTTCATGATCTTTGCGATGGTAGTTTTACTAACCTAGAGTTCATTTTTCAAAAGTTTGGAGGAGAAAAGCTGAGTGATCTTTCGAATGCTGATCAAGATGATTCTTTTCATCAAATGCAGAATTACATTATCAGTCTGATGAGTACTATCAATCCATCCAAAGAATATTCTGATAGTTATGTTCTTCGAGAGCGATATGAGCCTAATCATTTGGATAAATCTTCATCATCAGAAGGATGCCAGTTGGAAGAGTTGAGTGAAAAGTTTTCTCATTTTCCTGATTACACAACTGAAGAGATTAAGGAATTCAAAACCAGGCTTGATATCAAGGCTTTGTATGAGTATTTGAACTCTCTTGATGTTGGATCATCTGACACCGTCCAATATAGTGCTGGGAGAGTTTGTAATGAAGCTAGTTATTTTGACTGTCGCGTGGAAGTTACAGCTGGATTTGTTCGATTGAATCCAGAAATCTTTGGAAATCCTAGGGAAGACCGTGAAGATGTTTTTACTCTTCGAAAGCATCGCAATTCTTGGGGCAGTGGGTCTGAATCAGATGAATACTAAACTGAATTTAACTGAGCTTAACCCAAGTGAATTTAAGCTTAAGAACATAAATTATATATTTTTTTTATATGACTAACCGTTGGGTTAATAATATTGGACATGCGCTCATTAAATCAGTAACATTGGAAATTGGTGGAGAAGTCATCGATACGCATTATGCAGATCATATGAGTATTTGGAATGAATTGAGCGGGAGTGAGCCATCTCCTTATGATCAGATTTATAAATATGATTTCAGTCAAAATTTCAATTTGGAAAAAATAGAAAATACTTTTGATAGTTTATTAGTTGTAATTAATGATATTGAGATAGATCTAAAAGAAGAATTTAAAATAAAAGAGTTTGAGATATTTTCAGGGACTTAGGTCGGATTTAAAAAGATATAGCTATGGTTTTATCTAGATGATTTAATATAGATTGTTAAAATGGGCAGTTTAACACAATTGGTCGCCTATGGCGCACAGGATATTTGTCTTACTGGGAATGCTCAAATTACATTCTTTAAAGTAGCATATAATCGTCATACTAATTTTTCGATGGATGCTATCTCATCGATTTGGAATGGTTCCAGTTCAAAACCAAATAAATATAAAATTATTCTCCCTGGAAAGAAGGGTCATGGATTTAGAATATCAATAGTGGAGGGTTATTCTAACGTATTATGGGATACAGTTAATAATAAAATAAACTTGGATTTATTGGAAGATGTTTTTGAGAACAACATGATGCTACAAATTTTTGATGACTTAGAAGATGACTTGGACTTAGAAGATAAGTTGTAGAATGGATTTAAAAAAGATATAGCTATGGTTTTATCTAGATGATTTAATATAGATTGTTCAAATGCAAGGAGGTGGTTTAATGCAATTAGTTGCATATGGTGCACAGGATGTTTACCTCAGCGGAAATACTTCGATTTGGAATGGTTCCAGTTCAAAACCAAATAAATATAAAATTCTTCTCCCTGGAAAAAAGAAACGTGGGAAAAAGAGACGTCATGGATTTAGGATATCGACGGCGGAAGGTTATCCGACTGTATTATGGGATGCATCTAGCAATACAATCGTATTGGATTTAGTGGAAAAAGTCTTTGAGAGCTTTAATCCAATACTAATTGTTGATGATGATTTAGATGACTTAGATGATTTGAATTAGACTATGACTTAGAAGATAAGTTGTAAAACAGATCTAAAAAGATATAGCTATGGGTTAATCTAGATGATTTAATATAGATTGTTTAATATAGATTGTTCAAATGGGTTTAATGAGTTTAAATGGGGAGGGATGCGGTGTTTATCTTACTGGAAATACTCATATTTGGGTTGAAAAACCAAATAAATATAAAATCATTCTCCCTGTCGAGATGTTGTCTAGAAAGAAGAAACGCCAGCGGAAACATCAGCATAAATCCACCGGATTTCGGTTAGTATCAGCGGAAGGTTATCCGAATGTATTATGGGATGTATTTAATAATACAATGGTATTGGATTTAGTGAAAAACGTTTTTGAGAATGTTAATCCAATCCAAATTTATGACTTTATTTCTGATGATTTAGAAGATGAGTTTAAGATTGAGTAAAATAAAGTAAAGTAAAATAAAATGAAATCAAATGGATCCATTATAAATGCATTGGCTACTGCAGCCACTGCCCAACCAAAGATAACTCATTTTAATGTTGGTTTCCCAAAACATACTAGTTTTTCAACCGAAATCATTAATAAAAAGTTTCCTAAGTATTCTTTTGGTCAAAAGCTGAGTCCAATAATAATCCCCCGAAATGGTGATCGTGCATCAATGCATCATTTGTCTTGGAATTTACCTAGCCTCAATCAAAAAAGATATTCGGTCATCACAATTTCAGTTTCAAAAGAATGTGGTTATGAGATCATAGAAACGTTGATCAAACCTACTTTTGAATATGATGTTGGTCAAACAATAAATTTGAAAGAGCTGGAGGAAACATTTGAATTTGGAAACATGATCACCATCCAAGATGATCAAGAAGATTTATTCTAGGTGATTTGATCTAATTTATAATTTCCGATTAGACTGAAGTTTTCTTTAATCCTCTTTAGTGTTTGAGGGAGGAGAAAACTCTTTTATTTTTTTTACTGTTTGTGTTCAAAAAGTTTTTGATTCTACAAAAATTTTCTTCTTGGTTATATATAAAGTTAAATCAATTCAAAATGAGTGGTGGTTTAATGCAACTAGTCGCCTATGGCGCACAGGATATTTACCTTACTGGAAATGCCCAGATTACATTCTTTAAAGTAGTTTATCGCCGTCATACTAACTTTTCGATTGAATCTATTGAACAAACCTTCTCGGGTGAGGTTGATTTCGGTCGTAAGGTTACTTTAACAGTTTCTCGTAATGGTGATTTGGTCACCAAAGCTATGTTACGTGTTGTTCTCCCGGCTTTAAATCAAAGTCAAAATAGTTCAACTTGGCATGGATATGTTAATTCAATCGGTAATGCTTTGATTAAGTCAGTGGAAGTTGAAATTGGTGGTCAATCCATTGATAAGCATTATGGAGAATGGCTTGAAATTTTTAGTGAACTCAACTACAGTGATGCTGATATGAGAGTTTACAAGAACTTAGTTGGCAAATATGATTCCGATGTTTCATTGGAAACTAATGCCTCCGTCGCTAAAACTTATTATGTTCCCCTTCAATTCTGGTTTTGCCGTAACCCTGGTTTGGCTCTGCCTTTAATTGCGCTTCAGTATCATGAGGTCAAGATGCACTTTGACTTCCGTCCTCTTAAAGAGCTGACCAGAAGTGATGTCGCAATTACTGTAGCCCAAAACACCGATGGTGACACCGCCAAGATCAGTGAAGCCAGTGTTTGGTTAGATTATATCTACCTTGATACTGACGAACGTCGTAGATTTGCCCAAGTTTCCCATGAATACCTGATTGAACAAGTTCAATACAATGGTGTTGAAGGAATCAAGGCCAATACAACTGGTCACAATAGCAGTTTGGAATTCAACCATCCTTGCAAAGAGTTAGTCTGGGTTATCAGTCGTGATACTGTTCGCAGTGTCAGCACTTCAACTGGTAACAACTGGTTCAACTTCGCTAATTCAGCAGGTACTGATACCATGAATACCGCCAAGCTTCTCTTCAACGGTCACGACAGAATGTCCGCTCGTGATGCTCTCTACTACCGTCAAGTTCAACCCTTTCATCATCATACCAGAGCTCCCACTAAACACATTTACAACTATTCCTTTGGTCTCAAACCAGAAGAACATCAACCCAGTGGTACCTGCAACATGAGTCGTCTTGATAATGTTACTCTCAACCTCAACTTTGATAACGTCACCGTTGTCGACAGCAAATTGCGAGTTTTCGCCCCAAATTATAATGTTTTGAGAATTATGTCGGGAATGGCGGGTCTGGCATATTCAAATTAAGTTATCCTCAAGGGAACTTAATTTTTAAAGTTTTAAATTTTTAAAGTTTAAATTAAAATTCACCAGATTTGTTTATCCAGTATTGGATTGACCATATCTTCTTTGTTTTATAATTTCTAAATTCTCTTGAATCAAGTGGTCTTCAACTTGATTACAAATTACTTCCCTTGATTTAAATCTGCCAAGGTTTTGGCTAGCTGTTTTTCCATGACGTCCAAAAGTGTGTCGAGCCAGAAATTCTTCTTGTGATTTTATGTGATAATGATTAATTCTCAGTAGTTCGTGGTGAATCGGAAAGCATTGAGCCTTGACACTGATTCTGTCTTTGACGGTGTTAACTGCTTTTCGCTTTTTGATGAATTTGCAGACATGAGCATTTTTGAAAGCTTTGACTTGATCGGGTTGAGCAATAGTTTTAATATAATCATTGTATTTTTCATAACCACAATCGTCACTGGCTCGGTGAATAAATCTTTCCAGGACCGGTCTAGGATCATATTTTTCTTGATTAGAACTGCCAAAAAAAAGTTGATTGACCCCCAAACCTGGGAACTCTTTAAAGTCTTTTAAAATTGTTACCAGATCCAAGTTTGGATCAGTCGGATAAAGAAATTCATCTAAATCTAAAAAGGCCATCCATTGGCTGTGCTTTCCATAATCGCTAATAGCTTTATCGTAAATAATTTTTTGACTAAAGAGAGGATGTTTGATGTAGGTCACTAAACCTTCTGTGATGTAGGGTTTGAGAACCTCGTAAGGGTTATCAAGGTCAAGATAGTATTTACCATCTGATTCTAGGTGAGCAACCTCGGGCCACCCTAGACCTAGGACACATTCTTCACGATATTGTGGGTAATTAACTTTCATTGGCTTGGCCTCCGTGCCAGTGTCGTAAATATAGAAATGTTCAAAACCAATAAGCAAATGAAAATCTATCCATTCTTTGAGATAGGGAGCTTCATTCAAAATACATGCTACCATTGTGAGCTGATATCTTTTAGGCATTTTACAATTCTAGTGAGATTTATTTTTCAATTAAAACCTAAACAGGAACTTTCTTCATTAATCCTGCGCCAACTAATATATCAGCTATTTCTGGGATATGCATTAAGACTTTCAGGCGATAATCCGATGAAGGGTGCTGCGGATCACCACCGCCATTCAAAGTCAACCAAGCAATGGATTGTTGAAACTTTTCAAATTTTTCAGCATCATTATATTCACTTTCGTTCATCAAAATCGAAAACGCAGTGAATCCAACTAAATCTGATAATATTTCTAAAATTTTAGTGGTTGCCGCGGCACCTTGCATTTCTATGTGGTGAATATTATCAGTATTACCAAGCGATTTTGGTAGATTATGAATTTTTTTAAAAAGTTTTTCATATACACCTTTGTATTGGAGAGACTGGAAAAAATGCCCATATTCATGAATATAACCTGTCAACATTGAATAGTAATTGTGATTAAATAAATGATATAATCCAACACCAGAAATAATTTCGTCGTTGGCAAGTTCATTATTGACGTTTAATAACTGTTTGTGTATTTTGACAGATTTGTCTGGATCGGTACCATCCAATTGATCTGAATTAGAAGTTGCATAATAGCAATGAGGATAGCTAGACATAGAAAATATCGCATTAATTTTTGCTAATATTTTATCTTCTTCAGCATTATAATTGGTATCTTTGTAAGATTGTTTGATGAATTTTCTTAAAATGTATTTGTAGGTATAAAAGAAATTTCTAATCAAAATTATTCTGTCATAACAAGAAATATTTTCGTTTTTTTTTGTTACATCTGTTGGTTTAGTCGGATCTGCTGGTATTTGTAATTTTAATTTGTGATGTAATGTTGTTTTTGTGATGTAATATTGTTTAGCAGCCTTTAATTTGACACTCTTAATTAACATATTAATCGCAGTTTCTGGATTATCATTTAAAGCTAATATTTTTTTGACAATGAGGGTTTTGATAGCTTCTTTGGATGCATCAATTCCATCATCATCTGCTGCATTTGTAAGTCGTTTTAAATACTCTTCAATCGTAAGAGTTCCTTTTGCAGCATCTTCATCAGCATATGAATCCGGTTTGATTTTTATAATGCAATCATAAAGATCAATGAGTATTGTTCTTGAGGTATGATGTGACATTATCACGGTTTCATCGTGTCCTTTTATATAAAATCCTAGGTCATTATAAATAGTATCACACAGACCATCCACATCAGTTTTGCTTTTAATCTTGCCAATGTTATATTCAACTTTTGTCAAGTATAATGGGTTTCTATCACTATCAAAAAACATTGGTAGTTGATCTGTATAGGCTGGAATTCCTCCTCTATTTATGATATCATTATAAAAAGTATAAATTTCCGAAATATCAACATCATCATTTGTTCCCAAGAATAAAGCTTGTGGGAACCCAGTTTGTGTTGCTTTATTTTTTGCTTCTTGATAGTATTTTAATTGGTCAACTTCAGCTAATCCATCAAATTTTCCCGCGGCTGCAACAGCAGCTTTTTTCAATTGATTCACGGGATTATCTTTCCCAGCTTGCTCAGACAAAGTTATGTAATCGTGACATGCATTAGTGATGGATTGCTTGTTCCACCACTCATTATGTTTATAATAATACTGTTTTCCATCTTTGGCTGTAAAAGGTTTAGATTTAGCGTTAAAAGTATTGTCCCTTTCTTTTGTCCATTCAATTAAATTTTTAGATAATTGCAAATTGTAAACTTTTTTTGTTTGACCATTTAATGTTGGAACCTGACCCAGTTGGTAATCAAGAGGTGGACAATCATAAATCATATCAATTGGGGTACCATCATTTGTAACTTCCAGATCAAGATTGTTAATATCTGCCAACTGAAATCCAGTTCTATTATAGACATTTAACAAATGTTTGTCATGAGCATGATATTGAATTAAGATATGTCCATCTACCGGACACATTTTTGTGCCTGGAGTAGTTGGATGATCGGTCTGCATTAAATAATTAATTGCGTAGGTTGACAAAAGATAATTAAAACCATTTGCACGATAGCTGATTTTAGATCCTTCTTCAAGATCCCTATCCTTTCTAGTCACCAGAGATTGGAAATTTTTTGTTTGGTTCATTTGAAAATAACACATGCAAGACACTAATAAATCACCGGTATATAACAAAAACCAGATTGTAGTTGGTTTGTAATCATTGAGGTACATATCCGAGCTAAATCCCGTACGGATTAAATGTCTAACCTGGGAATATTTACTGTATTTGATGATGTTTTCATTAGTAGTCATATCGGATTGGTTTATTTCTGCCTTAAGCTTATCACCTGCTAATATTTCAACATGCAAATCAGGAGATAATCCATGCATGTTTTCTAATGCATTTGATAAATTTTCGTCAGCATCATCTTTATTATCCGCTGCAATGCATTTACCAACTAAATCTTTAAGAACATTCAACTGATCCTTAGCCATTTCTGTTTTATCCTTATTTTCAAATTTATTTGCGTTTGCTGTAGTTGCTTGATAAAACTCCAAAGTATCATCAGCTGTGTTGGCTAATTTAGCTACTGGATAATCAGAAGTTTCATAGTATTGAAAATTATATTCTTGACCATCAATCTGAATAGTTCCTTGATTTCCTAGCTTATTCCAATCATCTGGAATGGGATTTTTAGAGTCATCTTTTAATAAATATTCCGGTTTAGTGTCAGCAGTAATTGTTAAATTATCATCAGCCTTGTCTATAGTTGCAATATTATAAGTTGCCATTTTAGAGTTTTCTTATTTATTTATTATGATCAAAGATATTTTAAATTTTTTGAACAGCATTAACCATTAAATCGGATCTCAAAATATATTTGCTTTTTTTCTGTGGTTTTTCAGCATAATGCAGTAAATCTTGTTCCAGCAAAAGAACCCGCCCTTGGGTTGGAGCAACTTTGAGTGGTCTTCGAAAAGCTGGATCACTGAGAACAGTTAATCCTTTTTCAAAATCATCATTCAAGTAAAGTAAAAAAGTGTATTTACTTATCTTGTCACCATAAAGAATATTACCATCAAAGTGTTCTGAGATATGTCCTGAATCTGGAGCATATTTACTCATACACCATCGATGGCTCAGTTCTAAGATACATTCAGGTAGTTGATCTTTGATCCGATCAAAAATAAGTTCACTGAGAGCTAGATTTTTGAAATCGTAGCGAGAATGTTTGTAATCACCGAACTCAATTTCTTCTCCTAGAAATGATTGATATGTGTCAATGATTTTTTGACATTCAAATTCTGATAAAACATTATTCAAAATTAAGTAGTTGAACATGATATGTTGTTGTATTATATTCTTAAGAGATTTATTTGGTTATTTTGGTTCTCTGATACTTTAAAAATTGAAATTTTGTCTATTTTATAATAATCTATCATGGAGTCAACGGAAAACAACACTGTCCCGAATCAAACCGGAACACTTGACACCTATGGAGAGGAGCTGGCCAGGATGAAGAAGGATCGTGATGAGCTTGCTCATCGCAGCGACCAACTCAAGAGAGAGATCAATCGCTTCAGGAAGGAAGCGGTCAGGGCGAATCAGAACTTTCACGAAGGGCGCTTGCCCTGCCGGAGTGATGATTCATCTGGAGAGATTCGCACCGGAGAGAAAAGGGTGTAGAAGAAAGGGTGTAGAAGGCATTTACAGTGTTTATAAAATACTAGACGACTAAACTGTAAATATTTTTTTTAATTTCTTTGAATGTTTTTAGCTTTTTTGGTTCTCTGTCAGTTCAAAAATTGAAATTTTTAGTTATTTAATAAAAAATATCCATGGCGTCTCAGGGAAACCCAACCGATCCGGTTAACACCGGAACAACTGACCCCAAACAAGAGCTGGCGGAGATGATGGCGGAACGTGATGAGCTTGCTCGTCGCAACTGCCGGCTCGAGGAGGAGGTGAAGTGCCTCAAAAGGGAAGTGAACTCGTTGGAGCTGCACCAGGAGGACGAGATCAAGTGTGCCAACGATGAAGCGGCTCGGAAGGATGCTGAGATCGAGCACTACAAGAAGGAGTTGGCCATGTTTTACAAGCTGCGCTTGCAGCTGGACAGCTGGTCTGGCGCGGTTGAAGAAAATGCTGAATACCGGAGGAAGACCCACAGGCAAGTGGAACAATTGCTCCTTGAAGCGAAGGCTTTAACTGAGAAGTTCCCCAGCGCGAATGAAACATGCAGCGCGAGTTGGAAGGCGATGGGGCTTGAACAGAAGGCTGAGCAGTGCAAGAAGTGGTTCCGCGGTGACGAGCTCGCGGAGCTCAACCTTCGGCTGGCGGAGCTTGAATGCAGTGCGGCTGCTTGGAGAGCCCACTACTTTGGATTAAAATGCAAGAGCTCCGGGTGCATTACTCCAGAAGTGGATCCTCTCGGGGAGACAGATGTCGCCAAACTTCAGCTGGCGCTCGCTGATGCTCGGTTGAGTGAGGCTTCCATGCGACGGCAATTCCTGTTGAAATGCTACGAGAAGAAGAGCACGAATGAAGCCCTCCGCCTGGTGTATGGCGAGCTCGATTTTGAGTGGGAAGCAGACACTCTGTTGGAAAAGATCAGCAGCGTGGAGGCAGCTGCTGACAGTCGGTGCGAGCAGCTTGTGAAGGAGGCGAACCAGATGGACGACGAGATCGAGCGCCTCAAGGAGGAACTGGCTGAGGAGAAGCGGAACAACGAAGATGGTGCGGCTTGTCAGTGGAGGCAGATGTACCTGGACAGTGAAGCCGTCACGGCCATTTTCCAGGATAAGACCAACGAACTGCGGATCAATGTTCTTCACTTGGAGGCCAGGCTCAGGAGCGCCACCGAAGGAGCTAGGCCAGCACCTAAGTCGGTTGCCGAACTAGAGATCGAGCTCGAAGTGGCCAAGGCGGATCAGGCTTTCGAGAATGTGCCCCGGATGACCGATACCGAGAGGGAATATGCATCCGGGTGGGATTTCGGACCACCAGCAGAGGAAGACTAAGACTGAAAGGCAACTCCGCCTATGACTGCGGCTGAAGCGGTCAAATACTTATCAGAAAGAACGGGGGAGTGTGGAATGCATTTACAGTGTTTATAAAATACCAGACGACTAGACTGTAAATATTTTTTATTTTTTTAATTTCAAAGAAATTCATTTCGAGTTTTTTGGTTCAGTATAAGCTTAAAAATTGAAATTTTTTACTATTTAATAATGATTTATTGAGATGTCGCTCAAGGGAAACCAAGACGTTTCGGATCAAACCGGAACAATTGACATCTACCAACACGCAGGAGAAGAGTCTCTTGCCACAGCCAGCCTGGAGGAGATGCTCACCAAGGCTGACGCACGAAATGCTGAGAAAGATGCGCGCATTCTCGTGCTGGAGGCCCAACTGGCTCAGCTGACGGAGGAATCCTTCCATCGCAACGTCCAGCTTCAGGGCAGGATCCACGAGTTGAGGGCTCAACTGACCAGGGCGAGCGCCGAGCACATGGCTGTCGAGAGGGCGGCAGCTGATCAAAAGATCAATCCAGAAACGGATGACCTCGAGCGTCAGCTGGAGGAGATGAAGATGAAGCTTGCACTCTCCCACAGCTTGGAGCGCGACGAGAGGGCCTGGGATAACCTGAACCGTGCTCTCGAGCAAGCTCAGATCCAACTTGAGAAGGCGCAGATGCAGCTTGGGCTCGCCCGCAGCCAGTGTGACGCACAGATGCAAGAGCGCGAGGCACACGTATGGGATGATCGTGCATCGGCCGCAGGCATGCATACGCAGGTCGGGCGGGACCGCGCACTGTCAGCCATGTCTGACCCAGTTTCGCAAAACGATGAGGGGCTGTATGACGGGCACGCGTGCTGGGCACCTTTCGAGGAACCGGAACAGCTGGCAAGGACTGAACTGGGTCCCCAGGTGGTGAGCTGCTCTGATATGGCGGGGGCAAACTGGGATGGACGCTGCCACAAGAACGAGGACAGGATTCGTGACTTGAAGGCGCACAACCCGACAAAGCTTTGCGAAGAGTTTCACGCGGAGCTTATCAAACTTGCTGACGAAAACTGCCAGCTGTGGGACAAGATGAGGAGCCTCGAGCTGCAGCACGGCGAGGCCCTGTCTGTGGCGGAGGTCTTGAGGGCCAAGCTACGGCAATCCCAGGAGGAAGCCACCAGGCTGGAGTCGGAAGCTGCTGAGTGGAAGCGGCGGTGCGGCGAGAGCGAGGCTATTGCGATCACTTCGCTGGACGACGAGAAGCGTTATCGTGAGGAGATCGAAGTCATGAGGGCTGAGATCGAACACTGGAAGGACGCGGCGCATCGCTTGACGGCAGGAGTTTCGGCGTGGAAGCAGAAGTGCAATGAGAGTGATGCAGCGGTGGCCGAAGGGATGGTTCGTGAGGAGCACCGCCGGCAAGAGGTTCAGGGACTTGAAGACCGACTCCTTGCGCTGCGATCTTATGAACAAAGCCGCGACCAAGAGGTTCAAGAGCTCAATGATCAGCTTGCAGCACGAGAAACTGATGAAGAACGCCGCGATCGAGAGACACAGGAGGTCAATGCCTACCGGGATACCCTTGAAGTCCTGGTTAGGCACCTCGGAGCTCAAGTTGAAACCTACCAAGGGCGAGAGCGGGTCCATCAAGAGGCGGAGGAAGTGCTTCGACGTGGCTTTCAGGAGGAGGTTCAAGAGCTCAGGACTGCAAGAGATGCCCTGGAAGCTGAGGCTGAACGTCTCAGGGGCCAAGTCGAAACCTACTACGGGCGAGAGCAGGTGTACCGGGAGGCAGAGGCCGAACTTCGTCGGGAAATGACCAGACTCCGTCAGGAGGTCGTTGACTGGAAGGAGAAGTGGCAGGAGAGCCAGAGTGCAGTGGCTGCGAGGGATGCGTTCACTTGGCGGGAGCTGGAGGGCGAGCGGGAGCCGGACGAACCTTAAACGAAGAAAGAAAGATTTGGTTTGTTTGGTTGTGTTGTTTGTTTGCATTGTTTGCATTGTTTGTTTGCATTGTTTGTTTGCATTGTTTGTTTGCATTGTTTGTTTGCATTGTTTGTTTGCATTGTTTGTTTGCATTGTTTGTTTGCATTGTTTGTTTGCATTGTTTGTTTGCATTGTTTGTACTTTTGTATATAAAAACTTGTAAATACTTTTTTTAACACTATTTTTTTAACTTTTTTAGAGTCTCTAACATCTACAAAATTGATATAAAAAGGTTTAATAAGTTCAAATTAGTCATGGCGTCGTCACCAACCAACCCATCCCCAGGTCAACAACCTGAGGACATTGACGCACCTGAACAGAAGATCCCAACTTCTTTGGAGGAGGCTTTGGAAGTGATCGCAAAACTCAGAGAAGTTCAAGCTGAGTTTACCGCATTCAAGGAGAAGGTCGAACGCGAACGGGCTGCCAACATGCAAATTATCGGAATGACGGAGCGGTGCAACAACCGGATCATTGCCGACCTGTCCGGTGATCGCAAGCACTACATGGCCGAGGCCAAAGAATGGAAGGATCGGTTCGCAGAGCTCTGTCGCAAAACGGGAAACGAACGTCCTTGGCTCTAACCAGCAACCCCTGACCACAAACCCCTCACCTCAATTATTTGTCTTTTTCGAAAGATAAACCCCCTTTTTTTTAGAGTTTTTAGAGTCTCTAACATTCACAAAATTGATGTAAATGCAGTCAACATACATTTATTGTGATGTCGACTACATGGACCCCCAAAACCGTTTTGGATCATCAACCCAAAACACTTGCCGATACACAAAAAGATGAGAAGGATGAGCCTGCGATTGAAGAGCAGACTGAAGAGGATGTTTCTGTCTGCAGGCTGGTTAGGTTTCTGGTCAACGCCAAGAAATCAAAAGACCCCTCATACGAGTACGCGTTCCGAGATCGACCAGCACTGATTGACAGTGTGGTTGAAACGACCCTTTCGCTGGAAAAAGATAATCAAGCCCTACGCCAAGAGATTGAGACTGAGCGGTCAGCTACTGACAAGTACCTGCAAGATCTCAAAATCTCTGAGAGGTGTCAGAGCGATAGTTTGGCTAGGCTTATGCAATCCGAGGAAGCACACAAGATGAATGAAGAAACACTCATACAGTTGTGGCGGTATGTGGATGATATGCGCGCGGATCGGAATAACCTTGCGACGGAACTGAAAGAAAAAAGAAAACCAAAGAAGAGAAAACCAAAGGAGTATGCCTTCGACTGGGTCTGATCGCTTAAGACAACCCAACCATATTTGTTTATGCCTGGCGGGCATTCAAACATCTTATTTATTTTTTTTAGAAGTTTCAAAACACTTTTTTTAGATGTTTTGACCCATTATCATATCTAAAATTGACTATTGTAGTTAAAGATTACTATAATTGGGGGCTATACGATTGAAATTGAAAAACACGATTTACTGCTTCCCTGAACTGATTATCCTGCGATACATCCTTCTCGAAGTTGAAAACGGTATTTCCAAACCATTAACATGGCCTTCAGAGACACCCCCGAAACGAGTACAGACCAGGCTAAACCCCTGTGTCCAGAGACTTTTGAGTCTCCTCCACCTCCACCCCTATCAGTGACAGATGCTGACTTGCTGGCGGCCGATAAATCTGTCACTGATGCGCGAAAAGTTCAGTGGCTGCGCATGGTCATGCAGATGCTGGCCAATGACTTCTGCTGGACAGCCTACAGCGACCTTACTGCCGGGTTTCAACTCTATCAAAACTACCGACAGTTCACCAAGCGCTGGAAGCAGGGATGCCGAGCCAAGATGGCCGAGGATGCTATCTACTCTGTGTTGTTGGCCTCCGCGGCGCACTACCTTGTCCGGATGGTAGTAAACACCAGGAACCACTTCCGTGGCGACAGCGGAAGCATCCTCCAGATAGAGGACGTGATTCAGAAGCACCTGGGAAACTCGGTCTGGAAGCGGATCAATTCTGCCTCTGGTGTCATCCAGGGAAAATGGTGAAGGCCATTTCGGCCTGCTCGAGGAGAGAAAACAAAAAATGATTTCGTGTCGCTGGCGATATTAAATCTAATTTTTTTTTATTTTTCCTTATGATCCTTAATGATCTTTCGCAAAGTAGTCAAAGAGATCTGAACATTTCGCTTTTCTAGAGAAATAAGTAGATTTCTACTAGGAACTCCTTTTTGATGAAGCTCCATGATGTAGGTAATATCCTCATCAGTATATTTGCGATTTTTTTTGTTTTTAGTTTCAGTTTCTTTTTGATCTGGAACATAGTAATCTAGTTCAATACCTTGAGATGTATCAATATACCCATTAATTGTCAATTGGTGATTATGGACTTTGACATGACATTCTTTGCACAAAACAACTAAATTAGATTCCCTATTTTTATGAATACTTCCAATCATGCCAATTTGGTTTGCGGTACATTGAAATTTAATGTGATGAACATCAATTCCTTTTTGCTGACAAATCTGACACAGTTCGACTCTGATATCGCTATTGTATTTGGAGGTTTTGCTGCTCAGCAGGGATCCAGTCTGTTCATCAGTGATTTCTTTTCTAATTTCGAAAGCTTCTTTCAAGAAATCTTCATCTAATCCCATTGCTTTACAAACTTCAAGTCCATAAGTTGACGGACCAGATCCAGCTTTCAGTTTACGGTCATAGATCAGTTTGTGAGTTGAATTATCATATCGGACACTCAGATGAAGATTCTTGACATTATCAAGTCCCACCAGATGATGGTTATCAGCTAGAAAGTGAAGATGAGTGGCAAAGATGAATTTAGCCTGAGTAGCAGCTAATCTTTTAATTCCAGCGGTTACAATAGCACTGGCTGAGACAGTCTCAGTGCCGGAACATAACTCATCTCCCAAAACCAAACTCTTGTTTCCCGCTTTTTGAATGATCGATCTAAGTTCACTAATTTCAACCTCAAATGTAGATTGACCTTTAAATATATTATCATTATTCCAGATTCGAGTAAAGAGATACTCAAACGGATGGTACTCAAATTTACTAGCCGCCACATAAAATCCAGCCTGAGCTAGAATCAGATTAATTCCAACCGCCTTCATCAAAGAGGATTTACCACTAGCATTAACTCCAAAAAGCAGAACTCCATCAGTATTTCCACCCAACTCCAAATCATTAGTAATGTAAGGTGATCTAGTGTTGATATGTTCGATGATTGGATGGCGAATTCCCTCGAAAGATAGGAAACTTCCTTTCTTGCTTTCCGGTTTGAGAATTGGCTTAACGTAAGAGTGATCAATCGCCATTCGTGCTCCAGCCTTAATAACATCAATCTCTCCAATGAATTTAGTGATGTTGGACAGAGTTTCCAGGTATTTTTGACCAAAATCAAGGATTGTTTCTTTGTAAACAGCAATGACGGTTGATTTTAAATCTTCTTGATCAGCTTTTAACTTCTGATTTAAGCGATCCAAAAGAGAATAACTGGATGCGGTGACTATTTTTTTACTTTTTTTACCTCCTTTGACATGAACCATCTTATTACTTTCTTCACCAGGCTCTTCTAAAATAACAACCACGTCATTGTTGCTTTGGCTTCTTGATTTATTGACGCAAGAGATCGACCTGAGATTAATCTCATAACTGATCGTAATGTCTGAACCACCAATAATCTTTTTAGGAACCTTTAAAGTTAATTTATTACCCGGAAAACTGTTATGAGCTAGTTTGATAGAGAGTTTATCATTAAAGGTTGTGAAACGCTTTCTGGTCAAGTAGATGTGATGACCGTATGTGTCGCTGTGATCATATCTGACAGTTGTTTTGAGCTTCATATTAGTATCTTTTTCGCCGACGATGGTATTCATCCAGACTGCGAAATTTTTAAAAACATCAACACAATGATCTATTTCATATTGATGTTCGTCTAAAGTATCATTATGACCCGGTTGAAAGAAATTGGTGTCAATCTTTTCCAAGGTGTTGAAATTGGTTTTATCAAAGTCATAAGTTTGATTCAATTTGGTTCGGCTGGTTTGAAATATTTTCCAATCAGCATCATTTGGGATAACCTTGTCTAATTTTGCTTTCAGAGTTGGTTTTCCCATTATAATGTCTTGAATAGTGTCATAAAGGAAAGTGACAGCATCGTAAGAATAAGACATTCCACTTAATTCGATTGGTGTCAGGGTTTGCATGGCAATTCGCCGATGAATTCTCTCCAGATCTCGAATTTTTTTAAGTGATTTTTCGAGTTCCTGATAAATGAATTTAGTTGGAACACCCTCAGCATCAGGGGAAATAACTTCTTCGATAATATCATATCTTTTTTGCAAGGTAACTGGATCTCGAATCGGGTTAAGTAGGCGATCCCGGAAGATTCGGCGACCTATTACGGTGCTAGTAGTATTTAAAATATTAATCAATGATGGTTCTCGGTAATTGTAGCGGTTATCAACCACATTAAGTTGTTGAAGGGAGTTGTTAGCTAAAATCAGTTGGGTGTTCATTTCCCAGATTTCAGGTTGGTGAATTTTATTGAGAACAACATTGGAGTGATCAAGAATATAGCGAAGAAGTAACAGGAGACTAATGCAACCACACTCTTTGTATTGGAGTCCTAGTTGTTCTAGGGTAGAAATTTTAAGGTTATTGGGATAAATTTTAGTGAAGAATTTCTCTTGGAATTCCTTTTTCTTTTCTTGGGGGTCATGAGTCAAAGAATTAATTTGGTGTTTTCGGTCATAAATATCAAGGGCTGTGGCTAAGTCTTCGTCAGCAAAGTGTTCTAGGTTGACTGTTTCCACTAGAACTTCTCTTGGATTTTTGGCTGCAATGAATTTATGAACTTCGTCAAAGGACATTGTTGATTGTTGGTCATGAGCAAAAGTTTCATAGACGGTTGTTTGTCCAGATAAACAATCCAGCGATGATAAGCCGATGTAAATGGTTTTGAGACCATTTCTGACACGATTAGTGACACTTTCAATGTAAATCATCACTAAAGTATTGCTATCATCTGATGTTCGAATATTGGTACCTGGACTGTAGATACCTTCTATGGATCTTGTTGTTCCACTTCTTTGTTCGTCTTGTTTGATGACAACTACCGTCCAGCAGTGGTCATCAACAAGGATATTGACATATTTGTCAAGCATATAAAGTGGGAAGCCTCCCATAAAGACTTTGTGGTCATTGCTGTTTCCTAGGCAAACTTTTTTTTGAGACATGGTGAAGTTACATAGTTTAGATATTTGATTCAAAACTCCCATGTATGATCCATCTTTTAACTCTGCCCCGTATATTTCATAAAAATCTCCAATTTGAATATAAACAACTGTTTTTTCACCAAATTGAGCTTGATAATCTTTTTGATCTTTAAAATAGGTATCAATAATTTTAACCATTTTTTTTTAGATTTAAATTCTAGATTTTAAAGAGCTTTTCTCTAATCTTAATAATTAATAATACTTAACAAACTTTTAAGTTCTTTTTAAAACTGTAATTAAAAAATAAAGTGTCACATGGATCTTTTAGGATGAATTCATGTGTTTATTGGTATACTATTGAGAAGCATGTTCTTGTTCTTCTTCAGGGGTGGGTGATAGCGCTTTACTTGCTTCATCATCCAACTTCTTACGCCCACTACGGGCTTGCGAATATGCTGTCAATGCGAGATCAACATCACCATTATCAAATTCATGTTTGAGAGTGACAGCCAATTGCCTTGTGACAGAAGTGTAGTAACTAATACTTTTTACCAGATAGAGAAGAAAACACAACAAACTAAAATTATATCCGTCGCGTGAGAATTTCGAATTTAATTCAGGTTTTGATTCTATCATCATTTTAGCAATATCAGGATCAATGCTATATTCAAAATTAGTTTCAAGATTGAAATGAACTTTGTGTATAGTCTCAACAATATCAAATTTATAAATTTGATGGTCGTGCTTCAATGTTAGGGGTATATAAGATATTGTAACAGTTGAATTAGTTGGGTCATTTGGCACCCATTTTTCAAGGTAGTTAAATACGTGATAAATATTTTCCCCACATGATTCTACTTTATTTATCACTTCATCTATGTCTGGATAGTAGTAATAGCATTTATTAAACATTTGGTCTTCTCCAGTTTTGGATATAATTTTAAAAATATTTGAAGGCTTGATATGCTCAACTTCTTTAAATGTGGTTGATCTCTCGCGAACAGTACAAATTTTTTCTAGAATTTGAACAATAAATCTATTGATTTCTACAGGACTATCAGTCCAAGCTAAAACAGCATTATATTTCATTGCGCTGGGGGGAATGCTTAATTCTATGTCATCTAAATTTATACTTTCGTAATATCCATAAATAGCAAGATTAAAATTATATTTATGTGATTCTGAGCATTCGCCTGCACATTTATACAAGTAGCTAATTCGTGTCAGAGATTTTTTCTCAAATATTATCTTTTTATTTTGACGTTGAGCGCGCGGAATAGTTCTCCCTTTTTTTTTGTCAAGCTTATGCACAATTGTCTCTGAGTTATAATTAATTATAAGTCCGGAATCTTTGCCAGTTAGTTCACATGTGAATTCTGCCTCAGGATCTATGCTAACACTGTTTGTGGGGTTTGCTATATCATTATAAACAAACCTATCAATTTTACCACCCACATTAGATTTGCCAAAAACCTTGTGAAGATGTACTCCATAACTAGTTAATGCATTTATATCATATGATAGATATTGGTTGGTTAGTTCTTTCAAGTAACAAGCTGTAAAACAATGACGAATTTTTTTTTCATTCATAATAACATTTTTTCTTTCACCCTGTTTGATCTGGTTAGGATAAAAATTAAAATATCTTATAAAAGCCTCCTCTAAATTGCCACTATTGTAAACACTCCATTTCCCATCCGCTTCCACTTTTAATTCATCTAGGTAAATATGCTTATGAGGATCTGGTAAGATCTTCCTATCTAATGTAAAATTATGTATTTTAAGGGTAGGAACTATAGCATTACCTTCAAGATTTTTCGATACTATTTGCCACCACTCACACGGATAACTCCCTTCTTCTGATTCATAAACAATTACTAAATTATTAATATCATCCTTCAGATTTATTGTAACAGGATTGCCACCTCTTTGTTTTTTCCTAAGCTGATGGTGACTTATCTTACCTTTTGATTTAACTTGAGTTCTCTTTTTACGTTGACCGTGATTAAATTTCTTTGTTCTAGCCATTTAACTTATTTTCTTAATTTTTCTATTTAACTTATAAAAAAGAAAATTTTTAATTTTTAATTAAAAATCCCAAAGCCTTAAATTCACCTTAAGTTTTAGGTTGAAAAATGCGATCAATATGAAAGTCTTTGGATGTTTTATCACAAGTAACCATCACCACATTCCAACCATGATAATCAATCATCATTTCGATCAACGTGTGAACATTATACTTTCTATCCTTATAACACACTATCTGAGAAGCGCGCCAACTCTGGTTAAATTGCTGGTATGCTTCCCATGTTGTATACGCCGGACGTTCTTTTGGATTAGACAAGGGGTGTTGCTTGTATGGATCCCCCAGCAAATTTGAAAGAACCATGCTACAAACATGCTGTTGATGATTATGATGATCAAAATAAACTGAGTGACGATCAGGGTCTTCGGGGTCAGTGTGGATTACAATCGTTTTTTTTCCCAGATTGGCTTGATAAAAATCAACTAATTTAAAATACAATTGAAAAAAGTCATCAGATTCATCATTTTCAATTAAAGGAAGCTCCAGATTCACTTTTTGTCCTTCTGGGAGTGGATTGCTGATTAAAACAAAATCGTCAGACATGAGTTCAGACATCAGAATTTAGGTTTCTATTTATTTATATAACCTTATAAAAACTTATTTCAATTTTATGAACCTGATAAAAATTGAAGTGTAGAAAAAATCTAAGGATATCTTAATAGTCTAACTTAAATAGCTTCTATCAATGTTAGTTCCAGTACGATGCTTTTCTTGTAATAAGGTGATTGGAGACAAATGGGAAACATTTCAAAGACGAGTTCGCGAAGAGCTCTTCAAAGATGAAATTAGTCTTGAAGATCATGAAAATCAATTTCTTGATTTAACTGTCCCCGAGTTTAAAAAAACTGCGGTTGGCAGAGTTCTTGACGAATTGGGTTTGATTCGGTATTGCTGCCGAACCAATTTGTCAATGTGTATTGATTTATCAGAAGAAATCAGTTATTAAATCTTCTAAGTCAAAAATGAATTGAAAAAGTTTATTTTTATTTAATTATTTTTTAGTTTTTTATTTAGTTTTCTATTTAAAAATCTGAATTCACTTAAGCTCCAGGAACTTTAGTGAAAAGAAGACCCAAAGCACCCATGGTGGTCATACCACCAAGTAAGTAAGGGACACCTGATTGAGTGGCCGCAGCACACCATTCAGTGGCCTCATCGACCTTGTTGTCACCGGGGAATCCGACGTAATATTTCTGGTACATCATAGTGCCAGCGCCTAAAGCCAGGAACATTAATCCGAAGACAAATGTGCTTACTTTTCTGGATTTCAGGAAGTGATAATTGAAGAGAATGGCGGCAGTTACACCACACATAAACCATCCAAAATATTCACCACAGCAGAATCTACCACCAACCATACCAACGGGAGATGTGGTGCAGCTAATAGTCATCATGGCCACAGTTAAATATTCAACCATGATACCAACGGTAACAAGCATAAGTAGGTTGAAGTGACCTAGAACGGATTCGCCCAAGACCAAACCAGTCAAGACAAAGAAGTAATAGATAACCATCGCGACAATGCGCTTGGTGCTATAGTCTTCGTCTTGAGTGTGCATATCAGCCGCAGCGGCTTGGAAAAGTGGACCGGTGAAACCAGCTGAATTATGTCTGGCGCTTTCTTGAAGTGAGCCGGATTTAACAGTCTCAAACTCTTCAACAGACACCTGAACCTTCTTTTTATCAGGATAAGCGAATTTATTAACTAATTGAATAGCCACGATAGCCATCATCATAGTCAAACCCAAAGTGGGTGTTTTTTTTAGTTGGATCCCTAAGAGAGATTTAGTCATGTAATCAAGTGATTTGTTATTCTTCTAAAAGAAAAAATAATTTTGAAGCAAAATTAAATTAATTCCGTTTAATTCCGTTTAATCTAGTAAAATTCAGTTCAAAACTTATTCGACAGCTTCAGTTCCAGGACCTGTTTCAGTTTTAGTTTCAGTTTCAGGACTGACCTCTGGAAACTTAATACAGACTTGTCCATGGTCAATCAAAGCCTGTTCAATTTCGGGATTTGAACTAAGGTTGGCCATTTGAGGAAAACCCATCATGGCAAACATCGAGTTCATCATTTCACTTTGTTTGTTAGATGGATCGAAATCAAAATCAGAAACTTCAGAGTAATCTAGTTCTTGACCATCATTGAGAATCATCTTGGTCCTAGAAACCTTAACTGGAAAGAGTTCGCTAGAGTATCCATTAGTTGGAAGTCCAATTCGATAACTATCATATGGGCTCGTTCTAGGTTGGGTTCCATCATCATCAAAGAAGCTTGATTTGACCACAATCCCTAGGTGGGGATCTTCATGCGGGTCATTGACAGGTTGATCTGCAACAGTCAAAAAGTAATCATCATCTGTTTCAAAAAGGCTTTCTAGACATATTCCACCAAGGGTTTCACGAATCAATTCAAATTCAAAATTGCGAACCTCAACATAATAATCATTATAGCCTCCTGTTCCACATAAGAGAGTAAATTTTGTTCCTTTTCGAGTTTGGCCATCCCCACCCAAGATCAAACAAGGATTGGCAAATGTTTGAGGCAGTTCTTTAATCAAAAGATCATCTTCATAAAAAGAGATCATTCTAGGTTCAGATTCTTCAGCTCTAAGCGGGTTGTTAGCTTTGGAACCATGATAACCAAATGGTCGATAGAGAATATAGGGATAATGGTTGTAGTTAGTGTACTTAACTTTGTAACGACCCAGAGTCTTTTCCACTTCCAAAGGAATTGCTTGGTCAAATTCTTTCATGTGATATAGATCAGAAATATTCATCTTGAGATCCTGGGCTAATGTTTCCAAATCAAGATACCAATCTAGTGGTTTCTCTTCATCATTGGGTTTAGTTGTATTGGGTTTAGTTGTCATTCTTAGTGTCAAAGATTTTAGAGAGAGAGGTCCCAAATCAATTTTCCGCTAAAAATTGATTTCTAAATAGATGGTTGTAAAATCCCATCTTAATCTTAATTAAAATGTCATCACAAAAAATTAATCCAGGTAAATTAACCATTATCTGCGGTCCAATGTTTAGTGGTAAAACAACTGAAGTAATTAGACGAATTAATCGAGCTAGAAGCATTGGTTTAAAGACCTTTGTTGTTCACAGCCAAGCAGACACCAGATATGGTAAAGATCATATTTGTACTCATCTACAACATAAAATTCCGTCGCATCCTTGCCAAAACTTAGATGATTTAAAGAGAAATCCAGAATATTTGGCTGCGGATATCTTAGCCATTGAGGAAGCTCAATTTTTCAATCATCTTTATGATTTTGTTGTTAATCAAGTTGATTATGGGGGTAAACACGTTATTGTTTCTGGATTGGATGGTGATTATTGCCGAGTTCCTTTTCAATGCAACGGTACAATGGATATGTTAAGATTAGTTCCTATGGCTGATCAAATTTTGAAATTAACTGCTTACTGCCACAGATGTTTAGATGGAACACCAGCAATCTTTAGTCATCTAGTTCGAGTCAAAGCTGATTCAAATGAGAATTTAGAAGATATTGAGGAAAAAATTAAGAAAGAAATTGAGGAAAACAATGGTGTTATTCTAGGTGGATTAGATAAATATGAAGCTCTCTGTCGAAAACATTATTTAGAAGCAACTCAGGCGGAATAAATTAGGCGGAATAAATTAGTCCAGCTTGACCATTTCTAATCCTCAGAATGTTGTAGTTTCGAGCATAAATATTAATAACTCCTTTGGGAATAGCATCCGCAAAATCAAGGGTCATGACAGCTGAATTTAACATTGAAAAATTCAAATGTCCGCATGGTTGGAATTTGGTCGGTTGTTGGCTGAATGAGTATGCGTAGACAAATGTGTCTGGTGTGCGATTATATCTTTGGAATGGAATAACTTTTCGAAAATAGGAAGCAGATTTTTTTTCAAAAAGATCATGTCCATTAATTTGAAACCCGCATTGTGATAAGGGTTCAACAGGGTCTTCTGGATCATCTTCATCATAAACTGTTTTGCTGTAGTTTAACCAATCGTTGGTATCGCTGACTGAGTCAGCTTGATAAACCCAAAAGATATCCTTGACTGGATGATTGAGAAAGATGTCAATATTATCGCTGGATGATCCTTGATTAACTCCGTTTTTAGTGCAAATTTGAGTTTGTTCGATTAAATATCGATGACGATGAGTGGCAAATCGTCTTCTTTCCTCCTTATCAAGAAAGAAGTAATCACAATGAAGCTGACCAGAAGTGACTTCTAGGTTGGATGGAGTGTTAGTCATTGCTGTTCCGGAAAACCAAGCTTGGTTGAAAGCTCTTAAAGTAACATTGATTTTGACCTCACTGTACTGCATTGCAACGAGGGGAATAGCTTGACTAGTTTCTTTGCAAAACCAAAATTGGAGTGGGATATAAAGAGTTAGAGCTCCTTCTTGAGTGAACCTAGTGTAGAAATCATGCTTTCCGATCATATCATGATATCCACTTTTTTTACCTTCATCTAGTTCCAACTCAGAAATCAAATCTAAGTATTCTCCGGTATGTTTGTCAATTGGCACTCCACCAATTTCAACTGATATCTCTTTAATTAAAGCATGCCCAATACCATTGACCCAACTAATTCCACTTTCCAGAGCTGGTAATTTTATTTCTAGGACAATTGAACTGAGTAAATCTCCTTTTTTAGGAATCTCTAAAGTTGATTTTTTACCAAAAGCCAGACCTTGATCAAATTGAAGCGGCACGTTCTCAGTTGAGAAATGTGAGTACTGTCTGTAAACACTTTTAAAAAATCTAATTGCTGGATTACCTATTAATTCTGAATCTTGACGACCTGTTGCAGCTAAAGCTAAAATAGAACCTGTCATAGTTTTGTTTCTCTTACCAATTTGCAAGATAAAATTTATCCGTTTGAGACTAAATATAACGTTTTATTTCTGATTAGTTATTTAAGATGGGAAAAAAGAATAAAAAAGAAAAGATAAATCATGACCGAACCAAAGGAGAACGTGTAGCAGAAATCATTCCAGTCATGAAAAAATTTCGTGAAATAGGCTTTCCGACTGAAACTCCTGGCATTGTTGAATTCAAAAAAATTGCGGACGAGTTTATAGAAACTGGTCAAGGGGCAACTGGTCGGATTCCACTGCAAGAATACAAACGTGAAATTCAGTATATGTTAAGTAATCATAATTTGAGAGACTGCACTGTTGTTTTAAAGTATCGTGATCTCTGGTAAAAATTGAATGAAGCATCTGTCAAAAACTTTCTTATTTACGTTACGTTATATGACGGATAAGAAAATCACAATTGAATTTGATCAAGGTCTGTTGCTTAATAGATTGATGGGAGGCAACCAAACCAATCAGTTTGACAATCTTTTAAATAGATTTTTAAGTACTCAAAGCCGATTGGATAAAGCTCTTCAAGAGTTGGATGCAAAAACAAGCAAAATCCACACTTTGATCAACAGCAATCAGAGTTTGATCAGAACAAATAAAACATGGAGTTTGCAGTCTAAAAAAGTACTCAAAAAAAATAAAATTAAATCTCTTGAAACAGATGTCTATCATGGTTTTTCGAAAGAATTATTTAATTTTGTATTAAGTTTTATAGAAAATTATGATCTAGATGGAAAAGCAGTTTGTTCCATTTGTCAAAATACTTTAGATCATCAAGAAATGGAGTACATTTCGTTACTTTCCTGTCAGCATAATTTTCATGAAACTTGTTTAGAAAAATCTATCCATAGCGGAATAGCAAATTGTCCTAATTGTCGTGCTCCAGCTTGCCCAGTGCGTATTGGACACTTTAAATTTGTTGAAGCCAAAGCAACTGAAGATGAAGGTGAAACAGAAACTGAAATTGAAAAAGTCTTTGTTCGAGCTAAATTGATTAAAATGAATGACTTTTTGAAAATTTATTTAGAAACTTCATGTTTAGTAATTAATTCGGTGGAAGAAACATCAGATCGGCTTGAAATAATTGATTTAGCCCATTTTAGTCGAAATGCTAATCAATACAGCAGAGTTCCAGATATTCTAGTTGGTGATGATGTGGCTATTCTAGGATCTTTAATTGAGATGCAAATGAATGAAGAAGAAGAGTTGGAGGAAGAAGAGTTGGAGGAAGAATTAGCTGATGAATCCAACCTGATGACTAGAATTCCTGATCCACCCAGTTCTCCACCACCTAGTTCTCCACCACCCAGTCCACCATTGGATCCTTCCCCAACTGAAGAAGATGATAATAATAGTGTTCTTGTCTAGGTGTCTCAACCACGAAAGTGTTATTAAAAAATTGATTTAATTTTTTATTTTGAAATTTCAATTAGTTCTTAATTAGTTCTTAATTAAAATTTATGACTTGGTCAACCGCAGAAAATGAAGATGGGACACTGTTTTATCATTGCCCAGAAAAACAATATCACTCAGAAAAAATTCTGGCTTTAGATCTGGATTGGACTCTTATTCAGCCCGAAATCGGTAAAAGATTTCCAATTTCAGAAGATGATTGGGGATTTAGATTTCCAACTAAGAAAGTTAAAGAATATTATGATAAAGGATACAAAATCATTGTTTTGAGTAATCAAAAGTCAACTTATGATGGCAAACACGCCATGAATATTGAAGGTTTTAAAAGACGATGGAAGAATATTTCCGCTGCTTTAGGATTTCCAGTTTATCTTCTAGCTGCTCCTAAAGATGATTTTTATCGCAAACCTTCCCCAGGAATGTGGAATTATGTGGTTAATAATCTGAATAATGGCCTCAAAATTGACAAGAGTAAATGTATTTTTGTTGGTGATGCCGCTGGAAGAGTACGTCAAGGAAAGAAGGCAGGTGATTTTGCTGCTTCGGACCTTAAAATGGCTTTAAATGCTGGAATACCGTTTCAAACTCCGGAGCAATTTTTCAATGGAGAAGCATATGATCAAAAGTCGGCTGAAGAATCGATGAAAACATATGATGCTAAGGAATTAGTTGATGATGTTAAAAATATTCATCAAACTAATCAGGTCTCTATGGAAAAATTAGATAAATTATTTTCAGGGGTTCCATTGGTTAAAGGCCGCAATTTAGCACGTGTTTTAATGATGTGCGGATCTCCTTCCTCAGGTAAATCGACTATGGCTCGTAAAATTCTTAAGTTGGCGAATCAAAAGTCCTCTGGATGGGAGCTTTTATCATTAGATGCGTTAAAAAACAAGGTCAAGATGAAGGCGATGATTTCAAAGGTTTTGAGGGAAAGCACAACTGGTGGGGTCATTATTGATTGTACAAATGGATCTTTAGTCAGTCGCGAGGAATGGTTTCAAATTGCGCAATTGCATAAAACTCCTATTTTATGTTTGCACATGATGACTTCTAAATCGCTGGCTTTTCATCTGAATAATTTGAGAAAATCTCGCCGAGGGGTTAATGATAATTACCATTCTAAAAGTGTGCCAAATGTAGCAATCCATCGTTATTTTAAAACTTATGAAGAGCCTGGAATTGATGAAGGATTCCAGGATATCATTGAATTACAATTTGAACCATCTTTTACCACCAAACGGGAAAAGGAAGAATTTTTACTTCGTTTTTAAGTGAAAGTTCAGATATAAAGTTCAGGTAGGGTCATCCCATAATTAGCAAAATTGATTTAAAATTTTTTATTTAAGATAGAAAAAGTAAGAGACGAAAAAGATATGCCCAAAAAGAAAAATCCAGCAAGAGCAAAAAAATCTCCTTCGACTAGCAAAAGCAAAGGGAAAAAGCCAAATATTAAAGACGTTAAAGGAGACTTTGAAATTAGTGCTGAGGATCAAATCAAATATAATAAGGAGTATCAAAGTTCTTTAAATAATCTCAGTTTTCATGAAGAGATTGAAGAAGATAAGATTGATCCGAGTTCCCTGTGGGTTGATGTTTATGCCCCAAAAACTCTTGAGGAATATATTTGCGACAACCAAAGTCTTAAAATCGCTCTGCAGTGGTTAGATGATTTCAAGCACAAACGAAAATCTACCCCCCGTTATCTATTAATGACTGGTCGTCCTGGAATTGGTAAAACAACTCTGGCTCATTTAATGTTGAAAAACAAAGATTATGATTATCAAGAGTACAATGCGAGCGAAATTAGAAGTGGATCCGAATTAAGAGATCATCTTTCAGTTTTTGGAAGAGCCTCAATCGTTAGTTTTTTCGAAGGATGTAGCACAGTTCAAAAAGCATTAATTATGGATGAAATTGATGGTATTGATTCAAAAGGAAAAGAATCTGACGGATTATCAACCTTTTTGACTATTACCGGAGCAGCTCAAGAAAATACGTTTAGTTATCCCATTATTTGTATTGCCAATGATGAATCTTCCAGTAAAATAGCTAAAATTCGATCTAAATCATGTGAAATAAAAATGAAAGATCCATCAAAAAAATCCTTAATGACCTTCTTGGATAGAATTATGAAAGGCGAAAAAGTCAAAGTTGATAAGAAAATTCTCAGTATGATTATTGAAGATTCTCCAGCTGATTTTCGACAAGTCGCTACTAAGTTACATGCTTTGGTTCTTCTTCAAAGAGACGGAACTAACAAAAAAATAACAGTTGCGATGTATAATAGGATCCGTGAGAAATGTAAAGCTGATACAATATGTGGAATGTCATTGACCGAAATGACAACAGAAATTATGGATCCAAAAACTGATTTTGAAAGTGCTTTGCGCATTTATGAATCCGACATCAATGCGGTTTCCTCAACTATTTTCTCAAGTTATATCCAAAATTTAGATCAAATGAAAGTCCCCGACAAAGACAAATTTCAGGCGTTAGGCCGATTAAGCCGATCAGTTTTACAAGGTGAAATCTATTCCGATTTTTATTGGAAATATAAAACTCGGGCCTTGGACTCGTATCAAGGCGCGGAACAAATTGGAACCCCTCGCGAGGTTTTCGGCCAAATGGCTAAAAAATCCAAAATTAAACTAAAATGGAAGAATTCTAACAAGCGGATCTTCTATCTCAATCCACATACAATGGATCGAATCTGGAGGTTCGGTTTGGCGTTGGATATTCACAGCCATTCTCATTTGGCATTGACCGTGGAAACTATTTGGAATTTGGTTAAATCAAAGAAATTCCGAGAAAAACAAAGCACTTATAAAAAATTATTAAATAGTCTTTTTGAATTAGGAATTAGACCAGAAGACTTTGAAAACTTGTATAAGGGGTTTAGTTTGGGCGGACAGGCTACTCAAGTCAATGAGGTTTTCTTCAAGGCAGTTAAGCCCCATATTAAATCATGTTTCAGTGACTATTCAAAAGATCGGTCAGAGGAATTTCAGGAAACTCTTGAATCGAGTTCAAATCAATTGAACCACCAGTCGAACCTCCCGCCAGGCTGGGACTCTCATCTTCTATAGATAGATCAGGACAATAATATTTTTCTACATGATTTTTTCTTAAATTGAAGCTAACTTTCTGTGTATGACCACCTCTAGTAACCTTTTTAACGGCTTTATCTTTTGTTTTATGTTTGGGTTTTTTGCAGGATTTTCCTTTTTTTGGTTTAGTTGAATTTTTTTTATTTTGTCGTGGCATAATTTGTAACTTTGTAAATTTTTTGTCTATACTTTTTGTCTATATTAACATTAAGAAAGATTTTTGCTTAAGAGTCACAACACGAGTCACAGCACATGTCACACACTAATTTCCATCAAATAAAAAATAGTGATGAATTTAAAAGATTCTTCATAAAATATACAATCATCGCCAGTAGTTTGACTTGGTTTATTGGATCATATCTCAAAGATTTCTTAAGGAAAATTGTAGAAGTTCTAGTTGATCCCTTTTTCTCCCTTGATTTAAATTCAGATGGCAAACCAGATCTTAAACAACTGGATGCCTATAGTTTAAACGTCTTGGGTCGTAAATTCCCTTTGGGAGAAATCATAGTTGAGTTAATTAAGTTACTGATCACAGTTGGTGTGATCTATGTCATGGTCAAAGTAATGATCCATTACACTGGATTGATTGATTTAAAGTAAAAAAAAAATTAAATAAAAAATTGATCCGTTTTAAATTATGAGATTAAGTTACATACTATCAAATGAATAATGATGGGGCTATCTGCTACATTTGTTCAGGAAAAATAACAACCCCTATTAAATTTTGCGATTGTGCAAAATTAGTTCACTTGGAATGTTTACACCGGTGGATAACAACAAGTGGAAATGACAAATGTGAAATATGTAAATCTGATTATATTGATTTAAATCAATATATGAAAACGAAATACATGATTCCATTTTGTTATAGAGTCATTACGCTTATAAGTATTCTAATGACTATTGGGTTGACATCATATCTGATCTATTATGCTCTTAATCATATTAAGAATCCGCACACAAAAATATATTCTGTTATGGCAATAATAGTTTGTGCAATCTTTGTTTGTTATAACATTTTCACCTTTTTTCAAAGATCTTATCAGGAGGAAATTGTAATCTATCTTGAAGGACCATCCAATTCAGATTCTGATACATCTTCAACCTCATCAAGCGATGTGTTAATTGCTGTTGAGATTGAAACTTAAGCTTTAGTTTTAGTTTTAGTTTTAGACCTAAGCCTGGAATCGCCTGATAATGTATTTTTTAATTATTAATTTTTCTTTTTCAATTTCCGGACTTTCTTGGGGAAATTGTTTTTCACGCTGATCAACAGCAATCAAACATTTTTTGAAATCAGCTGGGGTACATTTACCACGTTCTTTAATCAAAGTTAGTTTTTGTTTTTGTAATTTTAACCATTCCATAAGAATCGGTTTTTGTTTAGTTAAATCATCCAGTCGTTTCCAGCTTTGCAGGGCCAATGTTTCCAGTTGTGAAAAAGGAATAATTGGTTGAGGTTTTGGGATTGATCCAGCAAACTCTTTTTCGGTCATTTGGTTTAATTTTTTACTAAGATGCTGACTAATGGAAGGAATTGGGGGTTCTTCCTCATCATTAACAGTTGGTTTTTCCAGATCACATCCAGTTTCTTCAATCGGAATACTATCCAAATCAACGGTGGTTTCTTCCTCAGAAAGTTCTGAATCAGTTTCAATTACCTCTTCTTTGATTGGTTCTGCCTTGGTTGGTTCTATCTTGACAGGTTCATCTTTGATTGGTTCTATCTTGACAGGTTCATCCTCCAAAGTTTCTTCTTCTGGGATATCGGATGGTAAAACTGATTCAGCAATGTCTTCAGCTAGTCTTTCGATATCCTGTTTGATTTGATGGTTAGTTTGATGGTTAGTTTGATCTTCTGCAATCTTAGCCGGTGGAGGTCCTGGACTAGGAAAACTGGGTTGTTTACCGAGAGCTAGTTGTGTCAGCATGGCGAAACGTTTTTTAACTTCTTCTTTTTTAGATTGAGTTTCTTGATCTTGATGGATTTTTTTCGCTTTTTGTGGTTGGATTCTCTTTAATCTGAAACTAGTGGTTTCCGATTCTTGCCTTTGATCTAGAATGTGATCGATCATGTGATCAACAATTTGATCATCTTTACAATATTTTTCTAAGGCAGTTCGCAAAAATTTTTGATTAACAGCTGGTTTTCTTTTGGATTCAACTAATTCAAGTTGTTCGTTGCCATCATCAGTATTTAAATCAATCGTGTGAATATTATTATTTCTATAATAAGCCATAATTTCTCTGCTCAATAGATCTTTTGATTTGGATCTTTCGCTTCTAGCTTTAGAGAGAACCCGCATTTCTTCATCAAGTTTAAGAAAATCTTTGACATTTTTCTTGAACCTGGAAAATTGATTCGAACTATCTTGACTCATTTCTGTAATCTACATTAAGAAACATTTAAGTGCTTATGCCGAAAAAAGAAACAGTTATCGAAAAGGTTAAAGAAACCAATTATCACATGACACTTGAAGGAATGGAAAAACGTTACCAAAAATTTATGAGAAACAAACAAAAACGAGAGAATGGAGAAGCTCGAAAAAAAGAACATCCTGAAATGTTAGATGGAGTGGGTCTTTTGTACCAAATCCTAGAAACAGAAAATCGGAAAGTTCTTTTAAAACTTCAAAGAGAATTCAAGGATCATATTGAGCATGGTGTTGACCTACAAAATCTTTTAAAACCACCTTATTTAATTCCAGAAATGGTTTCACATAAGACTGAAAGAGCTTTAAATGAAATTTAATTAGAGTTAAATATTAAAGAATGGATTTACTCAAAAAGCGTCAAGAAAAAGATCAGAAAAATCAAGATCTAGTTCAAGAAATTTTAAAAGGATCAGAAACCAATCGCTATCAATTTGGATCACTGAGGGAAATGATTTTGATTAGAAACTTAATCATGAAAAAAATTTTAAATGGAAAAATTAAAACTGAAGATGACAAGACTGAGGCCCTTCGAATTCTAGAAGCTTTAAACGAATATTTTTATGTCGAAGATTTATCCCAATTGGACCACGGTGATTATTTAAGATATTTTTCTTTTAAGACTGATCAACCAAACTTATCATTTGAGTTAAAAAAAGGAGGTTATTTAGCCAATCATGAAAATGGTTTTATTGTTTTTCGAAATGTTAAACATTCAAGTGGCTCAGACGAGAAACCCAGTTATTGGAAAATAAGTGATAAAACTCCCATCTTTTGCCGCTTGACTGATCAAGACAAAATGATTTTAGTTTTAATGGAAAAAACTACTTTTGATGAAGAAACTTAACCTTAAACTCAGCAACAACTACATAATTTTTTCCAGAAGCTGGCCTCAAAAACACTGTCCAGATTAATATCAAATTTAACCTCTATAACTGAAATAATACTATCAATCAAGCTTGGTAGAGTGTTTAAAGCTAATTGAACTAAGGTTTTTTCTTCCAGGCTAATTCCAGGGAAAATCTCATCTAGGTTCTCATTAATTTTTTTGAAAGCTCTCAAAACTAATTGTTTTTTTTCCAAGCCTCTCAATTCAACAAAAACTTCAATCATTGTAATTGCTTCCAGGATCAAATTAATGATTTGGGAGGGCATATCAGATGGAGTCATTTCTTGCATCAATATCATTTTGGTAACTCTGTTATAAATTTCTTCAATGTGTTCCTCAACCTTGAAGATACCATCCTCAACGATTTCTCTTTTTTTAATCATTTTAGCTGTTTTCTTTTTTGATTGTTTAATTTTTTTTTTGTTTTTCGCGCCTCTTAAATTAATATCAGACAAGTCAAAAATCAATGATGGAATTGCACTTAACAAATAAGCTTTTTCAGTATTCTCAACATCCAGATTTTTGGCCATCTGAGATAAAACATCCATGCTAATTTGATAGCGATTGGCAGAAGTTAATCCAGAATATCCCTTAGTTCTTTCCAAAACTTTAATCGCAAGTATTGAAAAATTAGAGGAATTAATCTGGAAACAATCAACTAATGTCTGGAGATCAGTGGAAATTTGTAAGATAATCTCTTTTCTTTTTTGGAGAGTTAAATGTTTATCCATTGCTATCTTAAGAGAAAATTATTTTATCTTAATTTCTTCAGTGGAGATAAAATTGATTATTAAACAAAGGTAATCAAGGGAAGATTGTTGAAAGAAACTCAATGGAAAAAATCATTTCAAAAGAAAAGTTCCAAGAGCTTTTAAATTTAGTACAATCAAGTGAACTCCCAGAAGCCGAAGATCACCAAGATCAGATAAATTGGCTCTATGACTCTACCAAAACAAGAATTACCCTGGACAATCTTCAATTACCATCTTTTCTAGTTATATCGCGAGCTTGTATTTTATACTTTGCTAACCACAAAGGAACTTTGCAAAAACTTTATCAAAATTACTTTGATTTAGCACAAGAGAATCCTAAAATTAAGACTGATTTGGAGGATATTCAAAGATGGGTTGAATTGCCCAAAATATCTAAATCTTGGGCCAACAAACTCTTTTTAAGGAAAGACAATGATATTTCTGATATGTTGAAAAGCGAACGCTTTGACAATCATTTTGGTCTTCCTCTTCCGGACCCAGTAACAGGCCGTCCTAAAATAACAGATGAAAAATGTAAATTTAACAAATGTGCCTATCACTCAGATGAACCTAACAAAGAAACAGCTAAGAAGACGAATGGTTGGAGTTCATGGGCCAAGCCTCCAACTTCAGATGCTCTCAAAGCAGCGGCTAAAATTGGGTCAGAGAAATTAGTTGATCATCTCAAAACAAATAATTGTTATGTCAAGGGAATGCACTCTGCACATGAAGAAGTCATTTCAGCGCAAAGATTAACTATTAACAAAGTCAATCAAGAAAAGATGACTGTTTGTCCATCCCCGATTTGTAATTTTCCTAATTTTGACTCACCGGAAGAACTAACTTTGCACTTTATGGCTTTTGGGATTCCTCCGTTTTGGAATTCTGAAATGGGCGAGCGAGCAACTCTCAAATATCATGATCTTTTAATCAGTAAAAAAATCACTAATTATCTTTTCCAACCTTCCAAGAAAAATCACTGTCATTCATGCGGACAACAAGAACCTATGCTAACCATCTCCTATCCATGTATGCACCAAGGAATTTGCTTTTATTGTCTCAAAAAGAAAAATTATCCCTCTGTATGCCCAGTCTGCCGGGAACATATTTTCCAATATTACCCTCTCCCTAACCTAACAGCAGAGTGATCTTAATAAAAAATTAAGTTCTAATTAAGTTTCTAATTAAGTTTCTAATTAAGTTTCTAATTAAGTTTCTAATTAAGTTTCTAATTAAGTTTGAATTGAATTAAGTTTGAATTTAAAATTATTTTTTTTAGAATGACTCTCGCAATAGATATTGTTTTTTGTCAGCTGGTTCTTTAATGTAAATCAAGCTAAGTGGTGATACTTGATCCACAATGTAATATCCAAAGCGAACTAATTGGATTATGGTACCTTTTTCAAGGAGACCTTGATGATTTTGATTCAAATATAATTCCAATTGATGTTTAGAGTCTTTGTTGACAAATCGACTAACTGGATCATCTTTGTTGATAGTTGGTTTAGTTAAAAGATAATCAAAATAAAGAGTTTCAACCGGTTTAAAATTCTCAACTTCCACTTTCCGTAACCAGGAAATTTTATGAGGAATATCACTAAATTTAAACTCTTGATCATAAAAATCAGCTTTAATGATTTTCTGATCTGGATCAATCATTGTAATTTTTACTGGACAAAAGTTCAGTAAATAAACTAAATCACCTTCTTTGATTAATTTTGCATCATGATGATCAATTCGAATTTGATTTCCTAAAAGGATTTTTTGGACACCTAGAACGGGTGATTTGGGACTCCAAGGAATCTCCTTTTCTAGGATAGACTCTGAATTTACTAAATCAGGATAATTTTTTATTTCTAGATCCCACTGATTACTTCCCAAAGCAGTAATTCTTTTAGAAATTTTATCAATTGCCTTTCGATTAAGACTATAAATCCGGTCCCATTCTTCAATGTTATTGCTGTTTGTAACTCCATTTTGGGTGAAGAAAGTTTCAAAGGTACTGGCCAACAGTCCCCGTCTTTTAATAGCCACTAAAGTATCCAATCTAGGATCATCCCATCCTTCAACAGTTCCATTCTCAACTAATTCACGAATTTTTCTCTTGGATAAAAGGGAATATTCGAATTGCAATCGGCTAAAGGATTTGTAGATGACATGTGCTAGATCTGGTAAATTCTTGAAAACCCATTTAGCTAATTTATCTTTATCAGTGAACTCGTTGGTTCGCATAGCTAGGGTAACACCATCAAGGCTGTCAACGACAGGACAGGCATAATCATAAGTTGGGTAGACTTTGAAGGTTGTTCCAGTGCGGTAATGTGGTGTTAGATTTGTTCGGTAAGAAATGGGATCTCGCAGGGAAGCATTTCCATTTCGATAATCAATCTTTAATCTTAAAACTGCTTCTTTGAGATCTCCTTTGAGAAACTTATCCCAATCGTCAAGATTTTCCTGAACTGATCGATCACGATAAGGAGATGGTTTCATCTCGCCTCTCAACGCAGAAATCTCAACTGAAGTTGAATAATCGAAGTAAGATAATCCTTTTTCAATTAGATTTTTTTGATGTTCCAGAAGCTTAGTAAAATAATCACTGGCATAACTAACTTTTTGAAACCGATCATAAAGGTCAAGATCCCGGAGAACCTTGATAATGTCATCAACATATTCCTGGTGACAGGTTGTTGGATTAGTGTCATCAAAACGAAGAATAGTGTGACCTTTCTTCTTTTTAGCGGTTAGTAAATTACCATAAATCGCTTTCAAATGACCTAAATGTAAATACCCAGAAGGCTCCGGAGGAAATCTAGTTACAACCTGTGACTTAGTTTGAGTTTGAGTTTTAGTTTCAGTTTGAGACATATTAATAAAAAATAATTAAGTGACTTTTTTATTCAATTTTTTAACTCAGATGAGTTTGAAACTTAATAAGATTTTCCAAAAAATGTATCGTTAACAGATGAACTTTGGCAATCTGGATTGATGCAATGATCAACCTCAATGATCTTTGGTTTGAGAGGTTGACAAAGGCTTTTGACACCTTCAATTCTATCATCCAGAAGTTTTCTTTTGATTTCTTCTTCGCAGTCTACCCCACCACAGAAAGAGACAGCAACCATTTTCTTTTGTTTCAAGTGAGTTTTAAATTGATCCCAGTCATCAGCCTGAATCATACTCTGATCTAGTGAATCCTGTGATTTTTGATAAAGTTGGCTTGAAATCTCGTCCAAGGCCTTGGTGACCACTTCCTCAATACCTTCTGCCAACATCAGATGTTTAACTTTGACCATTCCGAGTCTTGAGATGAGGGTCACAGCGCATTCTTTGACTTCGCGGGGACCAATCTCAATTCGAAGAGGAATTCCTCGCTTCTCCCAATAATTGTATTTCCAGGGTGGAGAATAAAATCTCCGCAAATCAGCATGAGCTCTAAATCCAGCTTTTTGGAGTTTCTTTTGGAAAAAAGTAACTGTTTTTTCCAATTCTTCAAGTTCTTCAAGGGTAGTTTTCTTTCCAACTCCGGTTGGAACAAGAACAATTTGATATGGAGCAACTGCTGGAGGGAAAATAACTCCCCGATCATCCCCGTGAATCATAGACATTAGTCCAATACTTCTCGTTGTCAATCCCCATGATGTTTGATAAACAAATTGGTTTTGATCATCTTGATCACTAAAAGTAATTTCGAACATTTTAGAGAAGTTTTGGCCTAGCATATGAGAGGTAGCGGCTTGAACTCCCCGACCAGTTTCTGGGATAAAAGCTTCCAAAGTCAAAGTAAAATCACTTCCAGCAAATTTCTCTTTTTCTGTTTTGCGTCCTGGAATAGTTGCGACACAAAGGACTTTCTGGTACATTTCTCGATAAACTTGGAGCATTTTGTGAGCTTGTTCTTTGGCTTCACTTTCAGAAACATGTGATGTATGACCCTCCTGCCAGAGAAATTCGCGGCTCCTAATCAACGGAGTGGGACGTTTAAATTCCCACCTAACTACATTAGCCCACTGATTGTACTTTAATGGCAAATCACGATAAGATTGAATCCATTTCTTAAAATATGGATACATCACTGTCTCACTGGTGGGGCGAATAGCAATATTGAGTTCTTTAATATTGAGTTCTTTAATATTGAGTTCTTTAGTAGATTTATCTGGTGCCTTATCTGGAGATTCTTCTGCAGATTCCTCTTCGAGGTTGTTTCTAGTAATCCAGGCTACTTCTGGAGCAAAATCTTTAATGTGTGCGGCTTCTTTTTCAAGATTTTTCCTGGAAACGAACAAGGGAAAATAGACCTCTTTAACCTGATCCTCCTCGAATTGTTGATTGAGGTGCTGTTGAATCATTTTCCAAACATGATATCCATTTTCACGTAGGATGTAACATCCGGAAATATCGTAATAATCAATTAGTTCGCCTTTGGTTAAACATTGTGAATACCATTCAGCAAAATTACCACTTTTTTTTTCAGTGATTCCCAACAAATGTTGTGACATTATCCTTTTATGATTTTAAACATAAAAGTAAAACAATTAAAATCAATTTTATACAAAAAAAAAGTTGGAAGATTTCCCTCCCATAAGCTGAAACATCTAAATCGAGATTTAGATACCCAATGTATATAGAGTTTAGCCCGAAGGCAAGGTGCTTATGGGAGTCTCCCAAGATAATACTTATTAGATTATGTAATTCAATTTTTAGTTTATCATGTGGGTCAAAAAGGAATAAAAAATTTTTGTTTGGGGTTAAGTGTTTTATGTTTACTTCAAACAGTGGTGTAAGGGGCTTTAAAAACCCAAAGATTGGAAATAGAACTCAAAAGAGGGTTTCTTGTCCACACTGACAAAGGAGATCATCTTGCGCTTAAATGGATTACTCCCCAGAACTCTTCCACCCCGGAAAAAGATTTTGTCCAACCGATTCTCTCCAGATCGGATCAGGCTAGCCAGCATGTTGACCAGGTAAGGTGACACGCGCAAGTAGGTCGATGTATCAAACGGGGTGTCACCGCCACTGGCCGCCGGGCGCAAGTACCATGGTACTTTGACCAGTTTGGTGAGCCGGGGGCTGCCGAAAAGAGCCATGGCTAGGACCGAATCCCAGGTCATAGAGAATCCACTGGACCCACCTCGGGGTTTGGGTCGGAAGGTGACAGTGGTTCCATTCCTAATCATCCTAGACAGAAATGGTAACGGGTTGAGCTTTTTCTTCGCTCCCTGGTTGAGGTAGATTCTTGACTTTCGCATGTGGTAGTCGCTTGGATCCAAAAGCGGAGTTCCAAAGACCCCAATGTCCAAACCCAACAGAAAAGTCAGAAATGGGTGACCCACCCAGCTGATGTTCAGTTGACGCAACATCATTTCTGGATCCGCGTGAAGAACTTTTCTTTGGGTCGGGTAAGTCTCCGAATCCAAAAGGTAGGGCTTGGGAATCATGGTGACAAAAGCTTTCAACGCAGCCTCAAAATCATTTCGCTGATGACTCAAAATGCTGCAGGCCAGGTAAATCCGGATGAAATCATACCTGCTGATCACTCCCGACTTGTTGGCCTTGTCAACCATCACCTTCTCGAACTTGACCAGTTGCATTTCCCGTGAAACTCCTCTAACGTAGCAATGGATCTTGTCGCAGGCGGGGGTCTGAGCACAGTGGTTGCTGCCTCCACAGGGACGTACTAGACGAACCACATGGTTGGTCATCGGAAAGGGAGACGGAGGCGGGTCCAGGTAGCTGTTTCCAAGCTCCCGAATTGTCTCTAAAACCATTCCAGCCAGGGGAGAGTTGATCTCGAGAAGGATCTCGAAAAAGTTGACAAACTCGAGAGGTTTCAGAAAGTACAGAACCCTCCAGAGAATGTCTTGTATGCTCAAAATAGAGCAGAACGTTTGCAGGGGTGATGGTAGAGCCTTGGTAAGAGGCTCTGGCTTGCTCGCAAGAGTATCACACATCGCACAATCAAATACTTAAATCCTCTTCAATATCAATTTTCAAAGATTAATCAAACTGAAACTGCTAAAAAAAAGATGATCAAAAATTGATTCACTTTCCCAATAATCAAGACAAGCAAAAATGGTTCTTTTATCACTACCAAGTCCAAAACAATCTAGGGTACAACACCCAATTCCTTTGGATAAATTAGGGGAGACCTTGTCACAGCTAGAACACCCAGAACTGGTCAAGTTTGCAGCTCATGTCAAGAAAATGTCGAAAACATATTCAATTCCCAAAATTAGTCATTATCTGTCATCAAATGGAAAGAAATGGCCTCTCTTGTTTTGGTATTTACCATATTCAATTCATAGGGACCTTTATCTCCAAAATTCCTTTGGAACTTCCTACTACAGTCAAGAGGTTGTTGAACAAATCTTAAAATTAACTAACATATCTCTATTGAGCTCTTTTGTCAATAACGAAAGGGAAAGCGAAAGCATTAACCATCAATATCGATTAATGACTAGCCTAAGTAATTCATATAATTCGAGATTTACCTTTGATCTGGAAAGATTCTTAGTTAGATTTGAGCAATTCAAGACCTTTTTCCCAGGTTCCGATTGGACGGAGTTAATTCTCGGAACAGATTTAGTTCTTTTCCTGGCCAGTGATCAAGAGCTATCAGATGAGTTAGAATATAATTTGAAGTTTAAAATATATTCCAAAAAAGTCAAAAGAATGATAGGTCACCATCCGATTTATTTTGATAAGGAACGGTCTTATCAATCTCAATATAATTCAACTCAACAGATAACTCTGGATCATTATGGTCATTTAATTGAGTCTTCCGTTTCAGTTTTGTTGAATAAGTTTGAGGATATCATTTATGATGCGAGTCATAAAAAGAATTATGAGATTTTGACTTTAAATGAAACTTTTCAGAGTGAGAAGTTTTTTCAACAAGATTCTTTTCCCAAGTTTGTTTTTGATCCAACTACTCTTGACGAAAATCAGATTAGGCGCCTGTGTCACAGTTATCAATCAAGAGTTCTAAAACCATTGGAAAGAAAATTAGTTAACCACTTAAATGAGATTCACCTAGAACTTTCAAATTCTAAGCATCCAAAATGTTATATCTGCTGTCAACATTTTAATCCCTATCTATCCCCAACTCGGTATGTTCACCATTGTTTGGAATGCGGGTTGATCGAGAACGGAAAAAGAGTTGAGAAAGCTGATTTGAGTTCCTTAAAAGTTTATATCAGTGGCTGTAGAATTAAGATTGGCTACTCAACCACTTTGCGATTTCTTCGATTGGGATCAAAAGTTATTGGGTCAACTCGTTTTCCTAAATTGGCTTGGTTAAATTTTCAAAAAGAACCAGATTATGAAGAATGGAAGGATCGTTTGGTGATTTATGAAACTGATTTCAAGCATTTGGATACAGTTTCTAAACTGATCAAATATCTGCAAGCTGAGAAAATCAATGTTTTGATCAACAATGCTTGCCAGACCATTCGTCCATCTCAAACTTATTTAAAAACTCTTGGAGAAGCTGAATCAAAGTTGGAGCTAGAATACACCTCAGAAGCAAAAGAAGATCAAGATCTAGCTTTGAATTTAACTGAATCTGAGATCACTCCTTTGGTTTTGAGCGGATCTGAGATTGTTCCTTTTGGAGATATTTCATCTTTGGCTTTGAATCGGTATCATGATATTGATGATCTACAGGGGAAAAATTCAAGTTGGTTTAAAGAGATTGATCAAATTGACCCCAGCGAAATTGTGGAAGTAATGGCGATCAATCAGTTGGTTCCAACTCTTTTGATCAATCAGCTTCGACCAACCATGTCAACACCTGGATTTATTATTAATGTAACGGCAATTGAGGGGCAGTTTAACACATCCGCAAAAGATGCTTTTCATCCACACACCAACATGGCTAAAGCAGCTGTTAATATGATGATTAGGACTTTGGCCGAGGAAAAGAATCCTAAAATTCTCCCTTATGCGATTGATCCTGGATTTGTTTCAGGCGTTCGAACACGAACTTTGAAAACTGGAATAACCCCAATTCAAGCTGATGATGGGGCATCTAGAATTATTGATCCGGTGATGGCTTGGTTCAAGGGACATAAATTAATCCCTGGAAAATATCGACATTACAAATTGGAAGATTGGTAATTGGAAGATTGGTAATTGGAAGATTGGTAATTGGAAGATTGGTAAGATTGGTAATGACTTAAAAATCAATAAAAAAAATTGAATTAATTTGTTCCAGAGCATAACTTATAATTGTCATACCTACATGGAAACAAACGATTGCGACAAACCATCCAGACCGAGTTCAAATTCTGGATTTAGTTTAAAACGTGTCTTTACTAAATTGAGTAATTTGCGCCGTAAAAGTTCTGGGAATGGCGATTTTAATCGTCGGGATGCAAATGACCCATATTTGTATATAACCAATTTCGAGCAGGCAACTGACGAAGAATGTCTAGCTGCGGATAAAACAAATGAGGGAATCTATCGAGAAGAATTACAAACTTACAAAGAAATTACAGGCATTATGGAAAGGAAGAATGCCTCTTTCGCTAAACCATCAGCTCCAAATCACCCCCCTAAACCAAGTAACATTGAACAACTTCATGATTACAGACGGAAATATGTTAAAACAGTTGCTTTGGATCAAACTGAGGCTGTTATTTACTTGCATAGCATCGGTAAAAAATATGTTCGCTGTCAAACTAATGACCCCAACGCGTTCGAAGCTTACGAAGCCATTGAATTAGCTAAAAAAATCCAAAGTCATTTTAAAGGTCCCGAGATGTTTCAAGAGCGAATTCCGCAGCAGGCTTGGGAGGAAAGATCTGAACTAATGTCAACTGAATTAAGGAATCAAGCCAGGTTAAACCGAGTTCAAAGTGTATATGATTTAGAGCACACGACCGATTATCATAACAATGTCCGAAGGGCAACTATTTCAGGAGGAATTGCTCCGAAAGGAGTTACTACTTCAGCTGCACCTCCTGCACCTCAAGTGTATCCTCTACTACCGACGGCACCTAGTAAAGGTATCGATCATATCTCTCTAACTTATCAACCCACTCAATTAGCTTCCGCCCCACCTCCACTTGACAGTCAAACCTGAGTGATATTTAGTTTAGTTATTAAGATTAAGTCTGAACTTCGGTTGGTGTTGTATAATGAACAAATTCCAGTTGATGATCCAAAAGTGATAACTCGATCACTTCCCAAATATTGTCAACCATTACGACATCTATTTTATCTCCAAAACCTATTTTTTCTCTAGCAATCTTTAATTCTTCTTCGTTTTCTTTTGGGCACAGAACTAGAGCAGCTCCGGAATCAATGGCTCCTAAAATCTTATCATTTAATCCACCAATGGCTCTGATTTGTCCGTTTAGATCAATCTCTCCGGTCATTGCGATCGTATTTTTGATTGGGATTTTGGTCAAGGTTGAGATAATTGCTAAGGTAATTGCTGCTCCTCCTGATGGCCCATCTTTCGGGGTGGCTGCTTCAGGGCAATGAATATGAATTCCAAAATTGCCTTCTTGTTTCATGTGTTCTTTAATTTCAGTTTGTTGTTTGTGAGGTAATAAATTCCAAGCAACTGTTTGAGCAACCCGCATACTTTCCTTCATTACATCACCTTGTTGACCAGTTAAAACTAAAGATAATTTAGTATCGCTGGGTGTTTGATAACTTTCAATAATCGCTAATCCACCAACACCAGCGGAGGTGGCATACAATCCATTGACGCGTCCAATGTAAGGACGATCAGCTATTTTTTTAATGTGCATTTTAGGTTTACCACTGAAAACATCCTCAACTAATTCAAGTGTAATCTGGATCGGCAATTTATGTCTTGAACAATCCATTAAATATCGAAGATTAATTTCCCGAATAATTTCAAATAGTTTTTCCTTTAATTTACGAACTCCTGCTTCATAAGTGTAATTTTTGATGATGTGTTCGGTGACATCGTTTTCAATACTGACATCATTTGAATCAAACCCAACTGTTTTCAATAACTCCGGCATTAAAAAATCATTAACAATTCTAATTTTATCATTGACATCCAAATTATTAAACTTAACCCGATGAATACGATCCGCTAAAATAGGATCAATCAAATTATAATCATTGTAAGAGAAGATAAAGAGAATATTAGATAAATTCAACTTAATTCCATCATAATATTTATCCATAAACTCATCATTCTGAGTTGAATCAGTTAAGTGAGTTAATATACCAATTAATTCTTTGCCATGTTCTGTTTTACTGACTTTATCTAATTCATCAATGTAGATAATCGGATTCATACAGGATGATTCCATCAGAATATCCGCAATTTTGCCCCATTTGGATTTAACATAGGTGTAGCCATGGCCTTCGAGGTAAGAACCGTTTGTGCTGCCACCCAAGGCGACAAAAGCGAATGGTCGAGAAGTTCCATCTTCATCTTTCAAGCAATCACAGATTCCTTTTTTAGCTAGACTTGTTTTACCAACTCCTGGGGACCCCTCAAACCCAAAGCAATATCCAGTACTTTTACCATTAATCCATTGAGCAATAACTCGTTTTATTTGTAATTTAGCCTCATCTTGACCATACACAGCTTCATCCAAAACAGTATCGACATTATTTAAGTAAGTTTTATAATCACTTTGATACTTAATCCATTTGTTTTGAAGAATTTGGAATTGATTAATTGATTTTAGGATTCGAGGGTGAATGCTCAGGTAATGTTGGTGAGCTCTTTGTTCAATCTCTTCTAGGTAGGTGCGTCGGCAATGTAAGTTAGGCAATTGGTTTAGGAAATTGATGATACCCAGAGTCAGATCTTTTTTGTGACCTTTGTTTGGTATTTTAAGATTTTTTATTTCTTGGTCTGGATCACTTACAATTTTTAGATTGAGGTCTTTAATCAGTAGTTTGAGGTTGGGAACTTTTAAATAACAACAAAGTTTATCAACTTCTTCAATTAATTCGGTTTCGCTGAGTAATTCAAAAGAACGAATTCTTAATTCGAGTAATTTTTGAGCTTCTGTTCCCATATTTTCCAAAAAGTTATTAACGATGTTTGAGTTTGATTTAACTATCTTTTTACTGTAGTCTTTGAGGAGTAGATAAATGTTTTTAAGGTTATAATCATCATTATCTTCTTCTTCTTTGAAGATTTTAGTTGATAATCCGACAAAGCCAGCTAGATCTTCTTTAAATAAATTCAAGAAGCTGATAATGTGTTCTTTTCGGTAGATTCCAAAAGGAATTCTTAAAAGGTTATCTAGGTACTGTTTAACCTTTGAGATATCATCATTTGGTGATTTAGTGCTGATCTCTTTGTATTTTTCCATTGCTTTTGATTTAATTTTATCTTCGGCCTTCATTAAGCAAATACGTTTTTCGTATGAGAGTTCATCTTGGTTTAATTCAGCTAGTTTCTGGCTATATTGACTGGCTTGATTAATGGCAACTTTGAATAATTTTTTAACACTCCAGTGGAGAGAGTTGTAGATCTGTTGTGATTGGTTGCAAGTGTTTAACATGTATGGTTCATTTGAGATCATATCGTATAAAAGGTAAGCCAGAAAGTGAAGATTAATATCATTCTTCATCAGGAGAAAGATTGTTAGGACATAACGTTGTTTTTCTAGGTCATAATCCTTAAATTCTTTGATTAGAGCGGCAAATGTTTTTTGTCCTAGATATTTGGCTTCATTGAAAGCAATCAAGCATTTTTGAATGATTTCCTGGGTTGAGTACATCACAAAATCGCGTAATGAAAGCTGGTCAAGGTAACCACTAACAAAATCGGTGTCAATTTCTAGTTCTTGACTAAGTTGTTTTAATTCATAATTTTTTTTTCCAAGATAACCACCATATCTAGAAATATTAATTGAATCTTCTTCAAAATATCCGTTCATTACGATAACAGCCCCATTAGATGGGATAGGGATGTAAAGTCGTGTTCCGTGGATAGTTTCCAGGAGGGATATTTTCTTTTTAATTAGAGGTTGGCAATGTGGGTTTTGCAGTTTAGAAATGATTTTAAAATCATAATAATAGTAATCGTCATTGGTCTTTTCTGGCTTATAAATGATGATTTCATCTGATTTACTTTTACCTTTATCTATTTTACCGGTGTTTTGATCCTTAATAAGCTTTAGATCATAAACGTGAGCTGAGGTTGGTGTAAATGTCTGAGCGTAAAAGTAAATCAGGGATGAATACTCAGCTTTACTATAAATGTCTTCGAGGGTTGACCCAACATGTAGCAGTAAAATATCTTTCATAGATCTGGCTCCTACTTTATCCATGATTTCAATTAATCTACTTTTTAAGTTGAGAAATCGAATTCTAAAATAAGTGGAATAATTGCGGATTGTAGTTGGTCTTGGAACAGTTTGATACAGTTTGAACGCTTTTTCTAATTTGTCCATCATCAGGTTGTAATTGTGTTGGGTCAAGAGGTCCTTTTTGAAAGAACTTTCTAGATGCCTAACCTGATTATGTAGCAGAATATAGTATTGATCTGACAACAAATTAAGTTCACTGGTCTGTTTTTTTAGGTACCTGTATTTGGTTTGAAAGGCAATAATCCCCTTAACAACTCTATTTTGGTCTATCTTATTCAACTTTTTAAAATCCATCTTATACATAAATAGGAAGATGATTTTTTGACATTTTTCCACGGTCAGTTCGATTAAAAAATTGAATCTTTTTATTTTTAGTATATTAAGTACTATAATGCCACCAAAAGCAAAGAAAACTGGAGCTCTTAAAGGAGCTTCTGCTGGTGCAAAACGTGACGCGGGAGGTCAGAAACAAAAAGGAAAAGGAGGTGGAAAAGGCGGTCGAAAGAAGTACAACGAAGCAAATTGCCGAGGCAATCTTTGCCACGGTACAAACATCTGGGCCGCTCCAAGCACAGTCATGTCAATCCTTTCGGTTTGGCTTGATTTGGAGCGAAGACCCGATCCAAAGATCGCTGCAACCACCGATGATTTCATTGCGTACATCAAGAAACTTGCCGCAAAACCTGAGGCTGGTCAAGGCTACGCAATTGCTAAGATTTCAGGAGGTTTGACAGGTGTAGCTCAAGTGTTAGCCGGGGGCAATGGAAATGCAAAAATTGGGATGAAATGTTCCAATCTTCGTATGCCCAACAAGAGAGGTGCCCACATCTGGCTAGCTGAATCTTTGACCTCGTCTGGGACTCAGTATCGAGGAGCTCTTCTGCTCACTGATCTTGACATCGAAGCCCTCCAAATTCTTGGTATTCTCAAAAGGGGATCACTTGACACTGGCGGCAAAGCAGCACCAGAAGAAGATGATGTCAGTTTTGTCGCCAAACATGAAGAGACCGGGATCTCAAGTGTTTATTACACCATCCGCGAAGCAGCACAATGTATTAATGATCAATGCTTTATGCCCCATCGGTACCGGAAGAAGGATGTTCCGATTGTGATTAGCGCCAAGGGGAGTGATTATGATATTGAAGGCATGATGCCCACTGGAGATCATGCTCAGATCTCTCTCAATGAAAAGATTGAGGCGTCAGAGGAATCAGAGGAATCTGATGGGAATGCCTCAGGAGATGATGAATTCATGTAAATCATAAGGTATTCTAAAAAAAATACTTAATTAATTTTATTTTTTTTAATTTTATTTATTTAAAAAGTAAAGTTAGACTCTTGAATTAGACTCTCAAATTAGACTCTTAGATTAGAGTCCAAAGTCACATCTAAAGAATTAAGAGGAATTGTAGCATCTTCCTCAACTGGATTAAGGACTTTGACTCCAATAAGTTTTTCCAAATTCATTGGGTTTATTCCATCATTTTGGTGAGTTGCCCCCGGACCTTTAGTGGTTAAATCATCTCTAGTTAAAATATCTCCAACCTTAAATCTTCTGGTTGAAACAACTGATTTGGTTAGTTTTTTGAAACAGGCCACCTCAGATGATTGTAGTTTTTTGATTGGAGATCCCAAAGCACGACTTAAAACTCCCAAATCACGAATAAGTTTTTCTAAGCCAGGATGTTCCAAACTAGCGGCATGATCACCTCCTTTCATAGTTCTATCCAACGTAAAATGTCTTTCAATTACTCTAGCCCCCATTACAAAAGCAGCTAAAGAGATCGAAATCCCCTTTTCATGACCAGAATAGCCAATGACTGCTTTAGGAAATTCTTTCTGATAACCTTTAATTACTTCCAGATTAATTTGATCATCTGGGGTGGGATATGAAGAAGTACATTGCATCACGACTAAATCTTTGTTCCACTGGGAAACAAATTGATAAGTCTTTTGAACCACTTCCAAATCAACCATTCCAGTTGATAAAATCATTGGACGACCTTTTTTTGCGGTATGTTCCAACAAAGGCCAGTTAGTTAAATCAGCCGAAGCCATCTTAAAAAAAGGGACATTTAAACTATCCAAAAAATCAACGCTGTCTTCATCCCAACCGGAAGCAGTCATTAAAATCCCTTTCTGGTCAGAGTATTCTTTGAGTTCTATGAATTGGTCATTACTAAATTCAAGAAATTTCTTGTGTTCTCCATAAGTTCGTCCGAAAGATCGATCACTGGTGTAAGGAGCATTTAAACCATCTTTGGTCAGGATTCGAGAAATAGTTCTCTTTTGAAATTTAACACAATGAGCTCCAGTTTCAAAGGCCATGTCAATAAGTTTTTTGGCGTTATCAATGGAACCATTATGGTTTATACCGGCTTCGGCAATAAAAAAGAATGGAACTTGGTCTAAATCAATTGATCCTAATTTCATTTAAGTGTATGTCTAATTAATTATCTAGAAATCTGCTTATATGATTTTAAATAAAAGAGTCATGGTGGTAATCCCTGCTCGGGGAGGATCAAAAACTATTTTAAAAAAAAATATTAAATCGTATCTTGGTAAACCTTTGATCTGTCATTCAATCGATCAATCGCTCGAACTTTTAAATGATGGTTTGGTGGACGATGTAGTCTTAACAACTGATTCAGCTGAAATTGCTACAGTTGTCCGAGATTATAGTTCTAAAGTCTGGATTCCTTTTTATCGACCTGCTTCTATTTCTGAAGATTTATCAACTGATTTAGAATTTTTTGATCATCTTCTTGAATACTTGGATGAAAATCATCCAGAAAAAAGACCCGATATTCTAATTCATTTGAGACCAACCTATCCGTATCGATCAGTTCAAGTAATTAAGGACGCTTTATTGACTTATAGCAAGGTCTACAATGATTATGATTGTTTACGAACCGTTTTTAAGTGGGAAGGCAAATCTCCTTTAAAAATGTTTACTCTTAGTCCAACTGGAGCTTTGGATCCTTTGAGAACAGAAATATATGGGGTTAGCGAACCATATAATATGCCTCGTCAGATACTTCCAGAAGTTTATTCATGCAATGGTTATTTGGACATTATCAAAAGAACTACGATTACTGAGAAAAGATCCGTTTCAGGAATTAAAATATTTCCCTGGAAAATGACCTCAGATAAGATTGATGATATTGATGATGAAAAGCAATGGGCTGAATCAGAACAGAAACAAATTATGGAGTTGAAAGCCAAGGAGTTGAAAGCCAAGGAGATTAGGGATTCAAAGATCAGAGAGATCAAGATCAGGGGATTGAAAATTGAAGAATAAATCACATAAAAAAATTTGACACATTAGAATAAAGATGAATAATTCAAAATCTTTATATCCCTCCCTGGAAGAATTTATGGTTCAAGAACAAATTGACCTTAACTATTATAAGGTTGATTCTAAGGTTGATTCTAAGGTTGATTCTAAGGTAGTAGAAAGCGAATCAACTGACTCATCATCTGAGTTAGTTCTCCAAAAAGTAGAGAACAAATTAGTTCTTGCTAATCCTGAAGTTTATAGCAAAAGTAAACGAAATGAAGGAATTTATCAAATAAAGTTCCGAAAGAATCAAGGTCTCAAACTGACTTTTCAAGTTTACAAAGGTGGCGTTTTTATTAGCGATTTAAATCAAAATGGCATTGATTTGGGACTCCATTTAGCAGATCAATTGATAAATTTAAACGGTTTATCACTATCTGGTCTCAAAAAAGAAAAAGTGGATGAGTATTACAACCGTTTTGACAATGCTCAATTATTAACTTTTATTGTGCGAGATCGTCCTTATTCGAAGGTAATCACCTTAACTAAATCGCCAGATGATAAAACATTAGGGTTTTTAATCAAAAGAGGTTACGTTAACAATTTGATTGAAAATACTAGTGCCCATCGCAATGGTCTTTTGATTGATCACAGGATAGTTGAAGTTAATGGCAATCCCATTTATCATTTATCCGATCAGGAACTAATAACAAGAATCAACGATACTGAATTTATTTCAGTTCATTTGACAATTTATCCAAGAGATTTTTATGAAAAATTAATCAAAAAAAGCTGGTGGTAAAAAAAAGTATCCCAAAGAATACTTATGCATCTCAAAACTATTCAGTTTCAAAATACTACAGCATTCCAACCTACTATCAACACCAATTGGTAAATAAGTTTAAATCTGCAAAGCATAATATTTTAATTATTTTTGTTTATAAATCAATTTTTAGATTGAAATCGATCTAAAATAGAAAAAAAAACTGCTTTCTAGGAATCCGCAACAACCCCTGGCAAACAGTTTTACTTATCATACTTAGTACTAAGTATAATCAATTTTTATATTGGGTCGGGGGCTAAATTATCAAATCTTAACCAATCAAATCACATAAAAAAAAGGAACAACAAGCTTACTTCGTGTCCCCACTCACTTAGTAATCCTGTATATTGTTCCTCTACTTATCATATTGATAGGATAGGCAATTCAATTTTTATATTCCCTTGAATCTAGAATTGACAAAATAAAAGGAACAAAGAAAACCTCAAACAAAAAAAAGGAGCATTATATAATTCTACCTCGTGTCCCCACTCACTCAGTAATTCTATATAATGCTCCTTTACTTATCCTATTGATGGAATAACCAATTCAATTTTTATATTCCCCATAACCTAGAACATACCAAAAGAAGAGTAGGGATTCAAGAGTAGGGATGCAAGAGCAGGGATGCAAAGGTAGGAATAACAAGTCCAGAATACAAAAAAAAAGGAATAACCAGATCATTTGAGCGGCTGAATCTCAAATAATCCTTAGTGGTTATTCCTTACTTACCTATCTAAGGGTCAAGCAATTCAATTTTTATATGCCCTGGGACCTAGAATGTATCAAAAATAGCTAAAAAACATAAAAAAAAGGAACAACCAAATTATTTGACTGGATAAGTTTCAAATAATCTATGTGGTTGTTCCCACTTACTCTATTGTTGGTAAACCAATTCAATTTTTATGTTATCAAGAGCCCCCAAAAGCTAAAAAATAGCTTAGATTAGAATAAAAAGAAACATAAAAAAAAGGAACAACCAGATCATTTGAGATGGACGGCTCTCAAACAATCCTTAGTGGTTGTTCCTCTACTTACTCTGTTCGAGAGTAAATGGATTCAATTTTTATATAACCCAGAGCCTAGAAAAGTCAATAACAGAAAAGTCAATAGTTTTATCCTCAAAGATTCATAAAAATACATAAAAAAAAGGAACAACTAAGGTCTCATGCCTGTTCCAGCTTACTTTATTTGGAGCTAAATCAATTCGATTTTTATATGATGGATGACTTAGAAAAGTCAATAACTCAGTCTCAAAGAAGGACAAGACAAAGCACATAAAAAAAAGGAACAACCCGGCGAAAGATGGTTGTTCCCACTTATCCTATTCAGGGATAAATCAATTCAATTTTTATGTGATATCTGGCCTAGAAAAGTCAATAAGCGTGAAATAAGAACAGGATAAACCACATAAAAAAAAGGAACAACCCGGCGGCAGATGGTTGTTCCCGCTTATTCTATTGAGGGATAAATCGATTCAATTTTTATATGATGCTGAACCCAAAAAGGACAAGATAAACCACATAAAAAAAAGGAACAACCTTGATGGCTGGTGGTTGTTCCCACTTATCCTATTCAGGGATAAACCAATTCAATTTTTATGTAATACATGATCTAGAAAAGTCAATAAATTTAGAATTAAAGATGCAAATCACATAAAAAAAAGGAACTATCCCATAGATTATTTGAGTTGACCTGGATTTCAAATAATCTATACGATAGTTCCTTTACTTACTCTATTGATGGGTAAACCAATTCAATTTTTAGATATCCCATCAGCTAGAAAAGTTAATTTCTCTTGATAAGTTAGAATGCCCGGAGATATTTTCCATAAAAGAACCCGTCTGGCCAAGAGAGAAAGGAGTTATTGTTCTTGTTTGCTAAAAGTTAGAGAGAAATCTAAGGTTAATCCTTATGGTATTTGTACTAACAGTATTTACGTGCAACAAGGGCAAAGACGACCAATTGTTGATTGCAGTATTAATTACAAATTAGAAAATGTACCAACTGAACAATTGAAACTTTTGGCTAAAGAAAGAAAGGTTTCGGTCTACAGTGTTAACAAAAAAACAAAAAAAAGATCATTAAGTAAAAAACATATCTTGATTAGAAGAGTTCAAGATGATATTATCACTAAAAAAGCAAAAAGAAACAAGCTAAAATTAGAGAAATCTAAGCTAAAGCGGTCTGAGTTAAAGAGATCTAGATCCAAGCGAGAAAAATCTAAGTCAAAAAAGAACCTTATCTAGTTAATAGTTTATGCATCACTTCAACTAAGAAGGTCGCAACATGTTCTTCAGTATCCAGAATGTGATTTCTCAGATAATCTCCAGCTAATTTATTCATTTTTTTATTCTTAATGTATTCCGGATCCAACATCAAATATCTTTGAGATGGATCAGAATTACTAAATACATTGGAACTATTGTAATAAGAAGTCATAGAAGCAACACTTTCTGGTGTCATCTCTTCTATTTCTTGTTTGCTTAAGCCTTGGCAAATTTTATCAAACCTTAATGAAATTAAGACTGCTGATAAAAGCTGGCTTTTTAAATCATTTTCTGAAACAGCGCAAATATTACCCATTTAATTGTATAAAATTGATTTAAGAGGTACAACTATATAAATCAGTACTAATCTTATGTCTTTTCCAAGGATCTTAATCCAAAAAATAAAAACCGCCCCTAAAGAGGAGGTTTATGATCTATGGAGTCAAAGCAAGGCAAAGTTCAACAAGGACAATGCCAAAACTTTTCTCTCGTTTTTAGCGGCTGAATCCGATCAAGGTGTGATGAAAATCTATTTTGATCAAATTCTAGCTACTTTTGATGAGAAAAAGTGGTCTTATGATCTTCCCACTTACGCATTAATAATTCGTTTAAATTGTTTGCTTGGAGAGTATCGGACTGCCTTGGAAGAGCTATTCAAGATGGAGACTGAAGGGTTGGAAGTCAAGACAAGGATGGTTCGTCCTTTCTTCGAAATGCTTCCAGGTTCAAACCCTGAAATTCTGATTGGGCTTTTCCGACGCTACCGAAAAATCATGAAAGCATACGATTACTACAATTTTCTGTCAAAATTAAGCAAATATATTGATACTCAACCAAGTCAATCATCTAGGACTCTACAGGAATCCCCAAATCTGTGTCATTTCTTGGAGTATGAAACCGCTTTGACCCGGGAAACTGTTCTAGAAACTGTTGATCATGTTTTTCAGGAGTGGAATCGTCGCCAAGAGATCTTGCCCAAAAGCCTGCTTGATCTGATCTGCAAATGGTTTCCAAAACACAAGTTGACTCGGGTTAATGTCGAAGCACTTCGCAACGGTCAGTGTTTTTGCTGTAATAACTTTCTGACCCCAAAGTTCCTCTCAAGCAAAGAGAGAACCGACATGGTTGACCAGTTGATGAAGGCTTATCAATCAACTCCAACTCTTTCAAAGCTCAAGAACTGGCTGATGAGGGAACGTCGTCATGAAAAGCCGACTTTCATTATTGATGCCGGAAATGTTGGATATTACCAAAAAGCTGGATTCTCTTATTGGCAGATTGATCGAATGATCACCCTGCTACTCAAAGAGTATTCAAGTTACTTCCAATCTTATTTTGGAACAAAGGAACTTCCTCAAATTCTAATCTTCATCCACCAACGTCATCTCAAGTTCAAGCCAGAGAAGATCAATTTGCCAAACAGGCCAAAGAAAGAACTAACAACAGTTCAAAAAGAGAAGATGGCTCACAATGCTGATAAGTACATTTCTAAGTGGCGAAAAAGTGGTTACATCTACTCAACTCCAAGCGGTTGCAATGATGATCTGTTCTGGCTTCTAGCTAGTTTCTTAATTGAAAAGTCCATCACAATTACTAATGATATGATGCGTGATCATCACGTCGATCGTATTGATTCGAACTTATTTTATCGCTGGCGAGAACGACATGTGGCCAACTACAACGTTAAGGAAACTCAATATGGTAACACGATGGAAGTTGAGATGCCCTTGCCATACTCAATTGGATTTCAGAAAATTACTGGACCTGATTCATTAGTTGAAGGATGGCACATTCCAGTCTTTCAGTTGGACACTAAGCTCCAAGAGGAATTGAAGGCTGATCCCTCAAGTTTCCCAGATTCAAAGTACTTCCCAGATGCAGTTAAGAATCATGTTGAATTGATCACTGATCCAGCTGAAATTACTTGGTATTGCTTGTCAAAAGCGGTCTGAAATTTAAGTCTGAAATTAAATCTAAATTAAATCTAAATTATTTTTTTTCTGGTTCAGGCAAAGTCTCCAGGATTGTGCTTTTTGTTTCAAAATCGTGAATTCCAACGGGTGGTATGAGAAAAAACCAATTATCTTTAGCTTGTAATTTATGCCATAATTGATCAAAGCAATATTGACCCTCGAATATATCCTCTCTTAAATTAGCTAAACTTTCTTCTAAATTTGCAATCATTTGAGGATAATAGTGTTGATTAACTAAATAACCTGCCCCACAGACTGCATCATTAATTTTATTTAAAAACGGAACTGCTGTGGGCGAGAGTTTTCCATATCCGTGAGTCAGAAAAACTACATCCCACTCGTCACTTGGTATCTGATCAAAAAATTTATTGAGGGTTTGGTGAGTTTCTTTTGGATTACCAGCAAATTGAAAATCATCCTCAAGAATTAAAATATTCTTAAGATTGTTCTGATTGGCATATTCCAAAACATCTAAATGACTGCGGGCACATCCAATATGACCATTTTTAGGAGTATAATGACCAGGGAATTTTTTTATTTTGTAGCGATCAATATCATGACTTCTTAATTGATTTTCAATTAATTTCAATCGATCTGGGCGATTATCCAAATTAATAAAGCCGATCATTTCAACTCTGTTCAAACCTTGGTAATTTTTAGATTGATTATTGAAATTCTCATTTTGGATTAGATCATTTTGGATTAGATAATAAAGGCGAATAATTAAAACAACCAAAATGGATATTGCGATAAAAATTTGTATTTTCATTTAACTTGGTCTTTAATATATGTTGATTTTTTTTAGATTGAATCCTTAAAAAAAAAATTGAATTGGAAATCTAATATACCTGATTTGTACAAGTTAAGTATAATGTCTGAAAACCACGAAGGTAAAGAACATTTAGGATTAGTTGTTGTAGGTCATGTCGACGCCGGCAAAAGCACCACAACTGGCCATTTACTATTTGAATTAGGAAATTTTAAAGAGCGGGACCTTGAGAAACTTAAGGAAGAGGCCACCGCGATTGGTAAAGGTAGTTTTGCATTTGCTTTTTTCACTGATCGTTGCAAAGAAGAACGAGCACGTGGTGTCACCATTCAGTGTACAACCAAGGAATTTTTCACTAAGACTAAACATTTTAGTCTGATTGATGCTCCTGGTCATAAGGATTTTGTTAAGAACATGATTTCGGGTACTGCCCAAGCTGACGTTGCTCTCTTGATGGTTCCCGCGCATGGTTTTGAGGTAGCTATTGCTAAGGGCGATCGCAAGACAGGCAAAGTTGAGGGACAAACCCGCCAGCACGCCATGTTAACAAATCTTCTTGGTATTGAGCAGTTGATTGTTGGAGTCAACAAGATGGATTCTGAACATGTCAATTGGAACGAAGATCGTTTCAATGAAATTAAAGATGAAGTCAAGCGCATGTTGAAACAAGTTGGATGGGGTAAAAAGCTCGCTGAGATTCCTTTCATTCCAATGTCTGGTCTGAAGGGCGATAACCTGTCTCATGTTTCTAAAAATATGCCCTGGTACAAGGGTTTCGAAGTTGAAGTCGAAGGCAAAAAGATTACCGGCCATACTCTAATTGATGCTCTCGAAAACGTGACCCGTGTTCCAGACCGTCGCCCGAATGACGCATTCCGTATGCCAGTCTCTGGAGTCTATAGCATCACTGGAGCTGGTACTGTAATCACCGGACGTATTGAACAAGGAACACTTAATCGCGAAGATAAGGTCGCTTTTGCCCCCAACGGTATTACTGGATGCAAAGCATTTTCAATTGAGATGCATCATCGCCGTACCGAAAAAGCAATTCACGGTGACAATGTTGGAGTCAATGTTAAGGGTCTTAAGAAAGAAAACATGCCCAAGACTGGTGATATCATGGTCATCGATGATGGTAATCTTCCAACTGAAACAGCACAATTTACTGCATTGATTGCAGTTCAAGAACACCCTGGTCAATTGAAGGTTGGTTTCGCACCGGTTGTCTTTGTCCGAACGGCTAAAGTAGCCTGTAAAATGGTCAAGATCAACTGGAAGGTTGGCAAAAGCACTAACAAACAGAAGGTTCAAGATCCTCTCTTCGTTGAGAAAGGTGATCAAGCTGAAGTTGTCTTTGAACCCACCAAAGGAATTTACATGGACAAATTCTCTGATTGCCCCGGTTTGGGCCGAATCGCTGTCATGGATTCCAACTCCCTAGTTATGCTGGGCAAGGTCACGAAAGTTGTCCGCAAGGCCCCAAAATAAGTTTCAAATCAAATTAACATTTAAAAGTTAAAAGTTAAAATTGAATTTAAGAATTAATATATTTTTTTTTCATAACCCTTAAAAGTTAAAACTAATGGACACTCATCAATTTGAACTCCAAGAAAAAGATGATTATGCAAATCTTGATGAAGAACATTCTTTTAAATGTCAGTTTGGTAGACCCGTTCTTTATCGAGAAGTCGATGGAGTTAAGTATCCTAGAGAAGCATTAACCTGCTTACCAAGTGTTGTCACCAGATGCGTAGAATGTAAATCTTTAATTGATATTTGCAGCTTAGAACGGCATCAAGTGTGGAGCCAATATCAAAGGTGCTGCTCTGATGATTGTTTTATGGAAAAAATAGAAAACCAATTAGACACTTACCAAAGTGGAATTACCAAATTAATTCCTGATACCAGAGAACTCATTTCAAAATTTGATTCTCCAAATGAAAATCCGGCTGATCTAGCTAATCTAACCCAAAAAGCTCTCAAATCACTTTTAAGAATGAACTTAATGCTTTTGAATGAGCTGAGTAATAAAGTTGAGTAATAAAATTGATTTATGAATATTTCAATCAAAATATTTAATTTGAATTTTAAGTTAAATGTCAAACAACATAAGTTTAGAGTTTCCCAAATTTGATTTTGAGTCTCCCCAAGGATTTAAAAGTCATACTGATCAATGCCAAGTACTTCAAGAAATTAACAACTCTACTGTCTACGATAAAACAGTTGATGTAGATGTGTCTAATATTCATCCTACTATTTTTAAGTGTCGTGGATGTCAAACCGGAATTGACATTTGTAGTCCATCAAGAAAAGCTATCTACCTGCTCAATGGAAGAACTTGTTCGAAAAAATGCAAATTACCCCATCCTAATCCGGTGGGCAGAAATGAAATTAAAAAATGTCTCAGCGATTTAGATGATGATATTTCTTTTCAAAATGGCACCGATCTAGTAGAAAATGAAAACTGCGATTGTCTACAAGCATGCCATTGCACCCCAGTAGCTAATTCCAATAACATGGCCGGTATTATTTATTTGTTTCAACTACAAAAAAAATTAATGATGCTACTAATTTAAGATTCTGAATTTTAAATTCTGAATTAAAAATTGATTCGAATCAATCATCCAAGTTAGATTTTTTAAATGGCAGGTAACATAACTTTAACATTTGAATCTCAATCTGAATTTTTTTCCTACTTTCGAAGGCCTTCTCATCATCAGAATTGTTTACACACTCATCCGGGTCCATTAAAGGCTCCATCAGGACGACCTATTACCATTAAAGTTCCACAGAATCATGATTTTATGCTGTGTCATGCTTGTGGTCACGGAATTGATGTTTGTACACCTGATCGGAAAGCAGAATATTTATTGCATCATCAGACTTGTTCAAAAAAGTGTCAACCAAGTGGAACAATCGGATCGATTAATGATATCCAAGATTGTCTTGATGAGTTATCTCAAGAACTGTGCGTAAATGGCTGTGGTGGCCTGGTTGAGAATGAAAGCACTTGCGATTGCTGCTATAGAGGATGCGACTGTATACCACACGCGGATGATAGCGGATTAAGAACACTCTTAATATTGCGTGAATTACAAAATGGATTACAAAATCAACTATTGAAAATATTTGGATCTCTTCTAAGCAAATGAGCAAGAGAAAGTGAATTTTAAATTCTGAATTAAAAATTGATTTAATGATTCTTTTACTTATTTTTTTTATCTTTCACAAATGACATTAATTAATGGCAAACGAATTGCCCAAGATATTCGGAATGAGTTAAAGAAACAAATTTCAGCCCTTGAAACTAAGCCTGTTCTAGCGGTTGTTCTAGTTGGACAACGCAAGGATTCTCAGACCTATGTTAGAATGAAAATGAAAGCCTGTCAAGAGGTTGGAATTACATCCCATGATCACATTCTAGATACAGAAGTTACTCAAAAAGACCTTCTCGAGCTAATCCAGAAATTAAATTCCGATTCAAATGTTGATGGTATTCTTGTCCAACTGCCGCTACCAAAACATATTGATCAAAACACTATTCTAGAATCCATTGCTCCCCAAAAAGATGTTGATGGATTAACAAGACACAATCAAGGTCTATTAGCTGATTTAAGCGCTGAACCAGACTTTTATCCATGTACACCATATGGTTGCCTAACTCTTCTTAAAAGACATCGTGTTGAATTAAAGGGTAAAAAAGCAGTCGTTCTAGGTCGCAGTAAAATTGTTGGATTACCAATGAGTTTGCTTCTTCTGAGAGAAAATGCCACTGTAACCATTTGCCATTCTAAAACCACTCAAGAAGACTTAATTCAAATCTTAGGTCAATGCGACATTCTAGTTTCAGCCGTTGGAAAACCCGAGTTCGTTAAAGCGAAATGGTTAAATGCCAAATGTATCGTGATTGATGTTGGGATTAATGCCATTGATGATGCCACTAAAAAAAATGGTTATCGCCTAGTTGGTGATGTCGAAAAGTCAGCTTTAGACAAAGTTCATTTAATGACTCCCGTTCCAGGTGGAGTAGGACCAATGACAATTGCAACTTTACTTCAAAATACAGTTAAAAGCCATCTGAACAGAACCAAGTAAATAGAACCAAGTAAAATTGATTATCATCTTGTGGGTCATATTGTTGCATTAAACCTAAACTTAAAACTACATAATTAATGGTTAAAAATGGATGCAATAAAATTTGTGGAGAATGTAATAATGATTCAGCGATGTCACATAGATATCATGGAAAATACACTTGTTTTAAATGCGCGGGGGTTCACGACCCAAGGCCAGCAGCCGCTGTACAACACGCCAAAGATAAAGCAATAACCGATCTACTACATTTGAATGGATTTGGTACTGATTTGAGTTGTATAGATGGGGTAATCCAGGATCAGTATTATGCGTATATATATTGGTCATGTGGTTATAAAACAGATGAGGCATTTTATGATCAATCATGGGTATGTGTTTATTGGGACCGGGGTAACATTGAGGAACATGTTTTTGCAAAAAAAATTAAAGATTGCAAAGAGAACGATGGAAAAGATACTAGTTTATCTATTATTTCTGATATTCCACTATGGGAAAAAGATCGACTTGAATTACTTTCGCAAATTAAGATTGAGAATCAGAATCAAATTGAGAAGGAGAATAAAGATGAACTTTGGTAGTTCATGGATTTGCAAAACCCTACAAAAAGAGATTTACAAAAAGAGGTTATTGGTCCTCGAAAGGTTTTTCCGATATTTTTTGGGAATCATAAAACCAATATCTTTGACATCAGTACTTTTAAATTCGAAACCACCTTTTAGCATTTGATGGCAAACTCTAGAAGTATTCCAACAATCATCAATTCCTCGATGATGTTTACCTTCAAATTCAAGGTTAAAATGATTCATTAGTCCAGCTAAACCGCCCCGACCTTCACCAAACCAAGCATCAAAACTTTTTTTTATGTTACAAAATCTCTTATAAACTTCAGGATAATGATAAACACCCCAAATTCTAGCTTCAGTAGTTAACATAGTTTGTAAATCCCATGCACCACAAGTTACAACCAAAGTTCGATCTATATTTTTTTCACCTCCAATATGTTCCAATATCCATTCATAATGCTTCTTCCAAACTTGATCCAATGGAGGAGCATTTTCAATATCATCTTGGGTGATAGAGGTCAGTTTATTACAAAACTCAGAGATAAATGGTCGTTGGCTGGGGCGAACAAAAGATTCAAACCGACTCAATTCTTTCCAATGAGGCGGGCTTTGATCTGGAATCCATTCAAAAAGAATTGTAGGGAATTCAATGATTTCGTTGTTGGCTGGTCCAACTTCTTCGCAAGTTGCTTCAAAATCTAAAACAGCAAAATAAAATGGACCCTCTTTTTGGTCCAAGTTTTTTTTCAAATCTGCATGTGACATTAAGGCTAATCATATTCGCTTGATGTTATCAAATCAATTTTAAATCACCCAGAACAGAGAACTCTTTGAATATTTTTTATTTCATGAATGTCTTCAATGGTTTTAATTTTCATTGGGTAAACGGGTCCAATGGAAGGATTAAAAGTATCACCCAATCGATTACGATCATAAACCGAGCACAAAATCCTAATAAAAGTTCGGTGAACAGGATCACCCGGATTTAATTGAGCTCGATGAACCATATACGGGTTAAGAAAAGTAAGTTGGTTGTCTGGAAGAGTATGAATCTCGTTGTCAGAGATTTGACTAACATAAAATTCAACCACATCTTGAAAATTAACATCATCCATAGTGCAATAATTTTCACGACAATATTTTCTTAGCTTTGTCAAATCAAATTGATGATCAAGATATTCAGTTCCTAGAACATTAGAAATGATGTACTGGCGATCAGTAGGTAATTTAATTCCATTGCTTTGTAGTCTCTCAAACCCTTGATGACCATCAACATGCCAACCATATCTTCGTTGAGATTCGCCAGAATCAACCGTGCCGCTTGAAACGGATAAAAAGATATTATATTGATCAATGAAATTCGGATTATATTTTAATTCACATTGAATAGCCCTGTTAATCAAGGATTGAAAAGGCTTGAATTCATCGGGAAGATAAATATTGTTTTTAGTAATTCTCTTTCCTCGATGGCATAATCGTTCTTCTCGAGCCAAATTAGCTTCAATTCTTTGACAAATTTTGATTGGCATATGCAATACATTTTGATATGTTTGACCCAGGGCCACCGAAGTTTCTTCTCTGTCTAGAGATGGATAAACATCAGTCGGCAAATTATTTGGGTCTAAAACTTCATACCTAGAATAGTCATATGGTTCTGGTTTTCTCGTGGCACAACTGTTGGAGAAAGTAGAATCATCAAAGTTTTGGTCAAGATCATCTAATTTTAGCTCTTGGTAGGATGGATCAAGATCTGGTACAGTGAATTTCATAATTCCGAGGGGTTTATCACCTTGATAAGTTCTAATCCTAGAAACATGATCAGCATACTCAAAAGCATTGCTTTCATTCTTTTTTAAGTTATCAAAATCGCCAATCGCTTGACCATATTTTTTAATTAATCCATATAACTTTAATGGATTGGCAGTTTTAATAAATTTAGTTCCAGTGTATCGATTGATATGCTCTGAATTCTTTTCAGTTTGATTATTTTTGCTAGCTCTATGACCATTCATCAATAGTTTAAATCTTGATTTACCATACCGATTTTTCAAATATATTTCTTTCAATCTAGAGAAAGAAGCTCTCATATAGGTGGCAGAAGTCGATGTCATCCTTTATTATTGATTTCTTATTTGATTACCCAGGTGTTCTTAGAAAATGAGAATCAATTTTTCGGCGTGTTCAAATACTGAGAAACCTTTGAGAATAAAATTTATACAATGTCATTACCTAGAGACACCAATGGATTTATCAAAATGTTTTCTCCTTATCGGGATTCAGAATCAGAAATCATTAAATTTTTTGATAAATATGGTCTAGTTGTCATTAAAGGCGTTCTGGATAAAAAAGAAATCCTGGAATCAATTGATGCGATTTGAAACCAAGAAGATTTAACTTCGCGAGGAGTTAACCATTATGACCCAAAAACATGGGGTACCTGTTGGCCACAGGATGGTAAAATAGAGAGAAAAGGTTGGATTAGTTCAGTTGATACTGTCCTGTGCCGCAAAGCCTGGCAAAATAGATTCAAAACTCCGCTTGTTCATGTTTTTGAGTTACTCTGGAAACACATGAGAGGATCTGATCAAGATCTCAGAGTAAAGTTTGATCGGTATGGTGTAATGCGCCCTCTGGTTGATCCAGCCTGGAAAACGGATGATGGGTGGCTTCACACTGATCAGAACCCAGTTCATGAAAAAGATTTTGTCAGATTACAAGGAATTCTTACTTTTACAGAATCGAAAGGAGAATCTGGTGGTGGATTTCTATGTTTACCCGGTTTCCACCATCAATGGAAAGAGTATTGCCAAGAACCCCATCCAGATGAGGATGTTTGTCCCTTCACAACTCCAAGTGATCCGCGCCAAGAACAAATCTCAGTCCCAGCTGGTAGCTTAATAATTTGGGATTCTAGATTACCACATGCTAATTTTCCTAATTTGAGCCCAACCCAATTTAGATTTGTTCAATACATCACTTATTATCCAGCTGATCTAGAATCAGCCAAGAAACGAAGAATTAGAAAAGAAGATTCAGTTCACATTAAGCGATTAATGTTAGAAAAAGGGTTTGAATTTAGTGATCGAGAATATAAAATGATTGGTGGATGTGATTAGGATCCTTAAAGAAGTTAGTTTTAGTCTTAGTTTTAGTCTTAGTTTTAGTTATTTTAAGCAGCACAAAGCTTAAAAATTGTTTTTTCTGTTCTTAAAATATTATTATTCGAAATGGCTTCACGAGAAATCGTAAAACCTGGTCCCTCTCAAGGGGATCAGCTGCCATTGTCACTTGTCGAGGCGTTGAAGTTGACGCCTTTGATCATGCCCAAGAAGTTGGAGTTTGGGCAAGACATTTTTCGTCCTCTGTTCTTGCTCCTGAGTTGCCTGGGGTATGACTTTTTCTTGAGCAAGGACCGCCTCCCTAGTCACGAGGACTACTGCAAGAACAAGGGGTGCACCAAGCACGCCCGCCGCGAGCAGCATCAGGGCCTGAAGCTGATCGTCTTTGACTTGGCCCAGGCACCCTGTTCACAGCTTTGTGGAAACATCCTGTTGCGGGAGATCAAGCGTCATGCACAAGTCCTCTTGGTTGTCGAGAAGTATCGCCGGACCTTTGGTTTGAATCTCCAGATCCCACGGCTCTACATCGCTGGCAGTGACTATGTGGTTGCTGAGATCCCAGAGATGAGCCAGCACAGCAAGTTCGCCACAGAGGTTACCCTGGACCGTTTTGCGCGCCAGATTGGTGTCTTCATGGGGCTGATGATCTGGTACCTGAAAGTCTGGCCGATGGACTTTGAGACCTGTTTGTCGGACAACCGGGCTCTCTACTTTCTGGACTTTGGTGGCTTTAAGATGCTGCACGATATCCCGTCGCTGGAGCAAGCCACTGTCCGGTACCGATACATTATCGAAGAAAATCCTTTGATTCTTGCTGGGCTGACGGAGGTGCACCGGTACTTCCACCCAAAGTAAACTGACCCCTGACCCTTTTGAGTGTTGTTCTTTGTTTGTTGTTCTTGTTCTTTGTTCTTGTTCTTTGTTTGACTTTGTTCTTTGTTCTTTGTTCTTTGTTTGTTTTGACCTTTTCCAAACCTTTTGATTGTGCATTTCTGAAAAGAGAGGTGCGCAATTAAATTATTTTTTTTTAGTTTATAAAGTTAAAGACAAATGAATCTCGAAAAAGACACTTGGGAAGTTATATCTAATTACTTTGAAACAACAGACAACTACATTACAAAGCATCACTTGGATTCTTTCAATGATTTCACTGAAAACAAGATTTATCATATTTTCAATGATAAACAATCCAATCCACAATATATTGCTTTAAATGACAAAGAAAATGATGATATTACTTATTTAATTGCTATTCATTATGGCGGACGAAATCATGATAAATTTGAAATTAGTCGACCTATTATTTATGATTCCTTAAAAGAGGAAGTAAAACCAATGTATCCTAATGAAGCTAGATTGAAAAATTTAACTTATGCTTTCAATGTTTTTTGTGATATTGAAATAGAATATGTGGTCAAAGAAGGTGAAACTGAGATTTTGAGAACTTTTAATCAAGTTCCCTTCAAGCAAATCAACATTGGACGAGTGCCAATTATGTTGCATTCTTCACTATGTACTTTGGATAAAATCTCCAAAGAAGGATTAAAGAAATTTGGTGAATGTCCTTATGATCAAGGAGGTTATTTTGTCATCGATGGTCGTGAAAAGGTTTGTGTTTCGCGAGAGCGTAAGTCAGAAAATGTCCTTTACATTAATAAATCTAGTCACCCAGATTATCGCTATATGGCTGAAGTCAAGTCTGTCCCTGCTCAATTCCGTTACGCTCGTAATACTTACTTGTATGTGATGGATGGAACTGGTGAAATAATGGTTGACAATCCTTATTTTAAGGCTGGAAAATCTGACAAAGGATCCCGATTAATTCCTTTGTTTGTTCTTTTCCGTGCTCTGGGTGTTGAAACTGATAAAGAAATCCTAGAATATATTTTTCATAACCTAGATGATCAATTCGCCCAACAAGGAGCGGAATTTTTAAGTCCCTCCTTTGACAACGAAGATAATCAACTTATTTATGATCAAATGTCAGCTTTGATTTATTTAGAAAAGTTTGTTAAAAAAATGGATACTAGTGATGTTGGTGATATTCAAAGAAATCGTTTAAAACGTCTGGCCATTCTTTTTAAAACAATTTATGACAACTTGTATCCTCACGTTGGTAATAATCTTCACGAAAAAGCCCTTTATCTAGGTTATTGTGTTAATCAACTTTTGAAGGTTGTTTTGGGAATTAAAAATGAGACTGATCGTGATAGTTTTGTCTTTAAACGAATTGATTTATCGGGTTTCATGATTGCTAATCTCTTTCGGGATGGTTTTCAACAACTTCAATATGATTGTCGTAATAAGATTTCTTCTGATTTTGAATTCGGTTACAACGAGCTCAAAGGAGATCAAATCGTTAATATGGTTAATGAAAACAACATCAAATTGATTTTTCAACCAGCCTCAACCGAAAAGTTAGTCCTAACAGCTTTCAGAACTGGTACAATGAGTAATCCCGGTGGAACTAGTCTCAAAAAAGGAGTTATCCAACAAATTGATCGTCGTGGTTATTTCACTTACATGTCTCAAATTAGACGTTTGGTAACTCCAAATGATACCGGGACCAGAGTTCAACTTGATCAACGCCGTCTCCATGGTACTCAATACGGTTATATGTGCCCAATCGGTATTATGGATGGTTCCAATGTTGGTATCAAAAAGCATTTCACTTGCACCACCCACATTACTTCTGGTTCTCCAAGTGATCCCCTGGTTCAGGCCATTCGTGATGGAGGGTTGATTCCTTTATCTGATCTTCATCACACTCTTTTCTACAAACAAACTAAGGTTTTTTTGAATGGAAAATGGCTTGGTGTTCACACTCAACCAGACAAGTTAATGGAATGGATGAGATTGCTTCGCCGCAATGGTTTAATTAACATTTATGTATCCGTTTCTTGGAAAGTGCGAGATAACGAAATTGTTTGTTTGAGTGATGGCGGTCGATGTTCTCGACCCCTCTACATTGTTGAAGACAACATTCACCTAATTACCCAAAAAATGATTGATGATCTCAAGGATCATAAGATCAATTGGAAAGATCTGATTGTCGGATCAAAGAAAAAAACTAAAAAGGTCCCTTATGTTCATAACGAGTATTATCCTCCAAAAAGTGTTGGATACAATAGCGAGGATCTTTATGGTGAATTAAAGAAACATTCTGGAGTCATTGAGTATTTGGATAACAATGAAATGGAAAATGTGATGCTTTCGGCCACCGTTAATCTAACCAGTAAATATGTCGATTACACTCATTCTGAATTACATCCTTCAATGATTTTAAGTCCTCTGGCCCAAGCAATTCCCTTCCCTGAACATAATCAGTTGCCTCGTAATGTTTATGGAATTGGTCAGTGCAAACAGGCTGCTGCTCCTTACGCCACCAACTACATGAATCGAATGGAAACAACCGCGATGGTCTTATCAACCCCTCAGAAACCATTATGTAATACCAGAATGGGAAAATACATTTTCAATGATCGTCTAGGTCATGGTCAAAACATCATTGTTGCCGTTTGTTCTTACACCGGATACAATCAAGATGATTCCATTATCTGTTGTAAAGATTCAATTGATCTCGGATTGTTGCGAATGTCATACTACAAAGGCTACGAACAAACTGAAAAACAAGATCCTAAGCTAGGAACCTTTGAATATTTTTATAATCCAGAAACTCATAAGGATACTGATGATCTAGATGATATTCAACCAAAACAATACCAAGACTATTCGCAATTGGATAAATATGGTTTCATTAGAGAAGGTACTTATTGCAAGGGTAAAGAAATTTTAGTTGGTAAATATGTTAAAATGGCTCAAGGCGAAGATCCTCCACGTGATATTTCGCTAGCAGTCAAAGGAGGCGGTGAAACAGTTGATAAGGTTTTTACCTGTTATGTCGATGACACTAAAACTAGATTGGTTAAAATTAGAACTGTTAAGGAACGTCTTCCTGAATTAGGTGATAAGATTGGTAGTCGATATGGGCAAAAGGGTGTTCTAGGAATTACTTTACACCGAGAGGAAATGCCACATACCAAAAATGGTCTTCGCCCAGACATCATTATTAATCCAGGTGCTTTCCCGAAGCGAATGACTAACGCCCAATTCATTGAGACTGTTTATGGTAAGTTAGCGGCTGAATTAGGTTTAGTTGCTGATGGAACAGGATTTATTCCAAAAGATATTGAAGCAATTGGCCGAAAATTAGAAGAAAATGGATTTGAAGCTTATGGTACTGAGGTCTTGTATAATGGTTTAGATGGTAAGCAAATTCAGGCCAATGTTTTTCTTGGACCTGTTTATTACCAGCGTTTCAAGCAAATGGTTGGTGATAAGATTCACAGTCGTGCTGCTGGTTCTCGTAATGAGGAAGATTTGTCCACGATGGGTGGAGGTTACACTGTTCGGGAACGTCAACCCTATGCTGGTCGAGCCCTAGGTGGAGGTGGTCGAATTGGTGAAATGGAACGTGATGCTATCATTTCTCATGGTATTATGGGATTTTTGAAAGAATCTGTCATGGAACGTTCTGACAAGTATTATGCTCATATTTGCAGCAAATCAGGAAGAATCGGTATTGTCAATCCAACTGAAAGTCTTTTCATTAGTCCTGATATTGATGGACCATTGAGTTATAACATTGCTGAAACTCTAGATGTTGATGGATATTATCGTCATAATAACGAATTTAGTCGTCAACAAATTCTTGGTTTGAACACTTATAATCAGGATCAAACGGAGTTTTTCAGAGCTTACATGCCTTATTGTGCCAAGCTCCTAATCCAGGAATGCGAAGGAATGGGTATTTCAATTCGTTTGAGATCAGAGGCTTCTGACTTAAGACCTGAGGTTGAAAAGGAAAAGAAAGATGAAATGGTTCAATTATCAATTGCTGATGATGGAATCAGTATGGAAGCTGAAAGAGAAGAATTAGAATCTCTGAAGGAATATTTAAAACAGAAAAAGAAGGATGATGAAGAACTTGAGCAAAAAGGAGGTGAAGTTGAATTATTAGATGATCTCCAAGAAGATCAAGAAGGTGGTTATGATCCTGATCCAGAAAGAACTGGGGTTGAAAGACTCCATGAAGAACGATCTCGTTTACTGGAAATGGCTGGTGGATCCCGACAAGAGATGATCGATAGCTTACGCTCAGAAGAAGGCATTGATGGAACAGCTGAAGCGATTGAAAATTCATCTAATAATCTTGATCTAGAAATGGGAGTTCATCCAGCACCTACTAGCAGCAGTACTGGTGGATTAGGTTATGCTCCAGCTTTGCCCAGTGTTCAACTACCACCGATGGCTGCTAATCAATTGGGAGGTGGTCCAACTTTAGATCCAATTCAAACTTTCCAAAGACCAGAAGTCAGACCAGTTATTCAGGAAATGCAACCATATCAATCGGCCACCCAAGCTCCCCATAACCCAGAAAATGATGTTAAAATAATTAATTTAGATTCCGGGTATATGAATGGAATGGGTGGAGGCGGCAATGCGGCTCAAATTGAAGCGGAAATGAATGCTCAAGGATCCAATGGTCAAGGACCAGGAATCGATGATTATTCTCCTGGAGCTGATATTCTAGGTAATCTGGGGCAATCAACTGTTGAATCTGGTAACCTAGAAGAGGTGATGGGTGGTGCAAGCGCTGTGGAACAAGAAATGTTCATTTGAGTGATGTAAAATAAAAAAAATGACAATCTCTTAATATTTTAATTTTAGAACTTTTACTTTTTCTCTTCCGGATTTTTCTCTTCCGGTTGTAGAGATGTATATGAAGGAAGATTGGAACCTATTTCATCATATAGTGGCAAAGAAGATACTGAATAAAGACTGGCTGAATCAAAATCCTTTAAGGAGATTGATGGAGTTTCGATTGATTCTAGGGTCAGCACTAATTTAATCTTAATTTTGGAAAGACCCTTAAGTGGATTAGCTATCTCATTTTCTCTAACCCACGGATGACAGCAATTTTTAAGTGAAAGCAGTGATGTTTTTGAAAATCGAGTGTATTTATCTGTTTCAGATGTGAAAGAAATATTTCTTTCCGTATGAAACTGGCAACCGCAACCGCAACAGCAATCATTCCACAATGCATTACAACAATGTTTAGAAACAGTATTAAAACCCGAACAACAATGATTTGTATACCAAAAACACCCCAGTGCACCTTGAGAACATCCTGGATCATAAGTTCTAGGAAGATTGATATTGACCTTTGGTGATTTATACGTGATACTATTATTCATTATGTTTGTATTGAAAAGGTTTCCTTTTTTTTGTATTTCAAAAGATTTTAAAGTAATCAGATCATTACTTTTTCGACAAAACAATTTAACTGTGTTCTGAAAATGGTGAATAATTTTATCAGCCCAATCATGAGCCAAAAGTTGATATTTTTTCAAAGGAACATTTGCAACTCCATTAACATATTTTGATTGATTTTTGAGAAGTGTAACCACGGGGCTTGATTTAGTTAAATCATCAAATGAAAAGACAATCTCAGTGGAGAGAATTGTCTCTTTAAAAGATATTTTTTGAAGAGTTTCTTGAAGAGCTTTCTCAATGTGATCTTTGTCAAATTGATCATTTAATAATGTTCTAGTTTTGCTTATTTCGGTCAAAACCATTTGCTGATGTTTTTTGTAAATCAACTCAATATTGGTTCGAAGCTTATCAAATTTCTTTTGGATTTCTTTATCATTTGTCAAGTCATATTGAACTTCTTTAGGATCAATGTCGAGCGACATCAGGTTTAGCTCGTTAAACATATTAACGACTGTGGTATGTTCGCTTGTCATATCATAATTAATGGGTTGGATTGTGATTACGTTTTCATTCATGGTGGGTGGGTGTGTATAATAAAAAATACTTAATGCCATCTAATTCAATTTTTCCAAAATTCAAAGAGTCAAAATTAAACCCAAAAACCCCTTCACTAATTATTTTTCGTAACTGGATGCTAAAAAAATAATCTGCTTTTTGTTTTGTATTTAGAATTTAGAATTTAGAATTTAGAATTTAGAATTTAGTATTTAGAATTTAGTATTTAGTATTTAGTATTTTGTTTTAAAGAATTAAAGATCTGTATCTTTGATGGGTTCAGAGATTGCAAAGAAGATTCTGAGCAAAGACTGGCTAAACTAAAATCTTTCAAAATGATTGATGGGCTTGTGATTGGTTCTAGATCCAACACAAGATTAATCGTGATGTTGGATTGGCCATCAAGTGGATTGATAATTTTATTCTGATGAGTTGATTGCATACAATTAATTGTCAGCAATGATGTGTGGGAAAAGTTAGTATATTGATCTGATTGAGATGGATTAAATATGATATTTTGTTCCTTCCAGCCGGCCGTACAACAGCAAACATCCAGACAGGCACTACAACTATTATGAAAAATAGTAGTAAACCCTGTACAACCACTATTTTTGTACCAAAAACATCCACATGTATCTAGATTTCCCACATATCTTTGGGGAAATAATTGAATTGGTTTGTAGTATTTCACTTGATCGTTCTCTGGATTCAAATGAAAGAGTGACCCTTTTTTTTGGGCTTTAAAAGATTTTAAAGTAATTAAGCCATCATTTTTTTGGCAAAATAATTCAATGGTTTTCTGAAAATGATAAATAACCTTATCAGCCCAGTCATGGGCCAAAAGATGATATTTTTCCAAAAAAATGTTTGAAACTCCTTCAAGATATTGTGATCGTTCTTTGTAAAGTTTAGCCATCTGGCTTGATTCAATCAAATCATCAAGTGAAATAACAAATTCTGGAGTGATTGTTTGCCCTTTGAATAAGATTTTTTGAATTAGCTCTTGGAAAGATTTTTCGAGATAGTTCCTTGGAAAATGATGATCAAGTAGTTCCTTAGACGTCTCTATTTCCGGAAGAATCATTTGTTGGTGCTCTTTGTAAACAACATCAATCATCTCTTGAAGACAATTAAATTCTTTCTGTATTGACTTATCGTTGGCCATATCATATTGAACTTCTGATGGGTCAATCTCATCTGACATGAGATCCAGATCACTAATCATACTAGCAATATCAGTACGTTCTTTTGTCAAATCATGATTAATAGGTTGCATGGTGATTACGTTTTCGCTCATGGTTAATGCATGGATATAATAAAAAAATAATTAGAGGAATTTAATCAATTTTTTGATATGGAATCTCAATCAAAAGACCTAAACATTTGATTTTTTTTCAGATTCCGGCTGTAAAGATGCATAAGATGGGATGTTAGCAAAAACCTGATCATATTCTGGTAAAGAGGATACTGAGTAAAGGCTGACTGAATCCAAATCTTTCCAAGTGATTGATGGTGCTTCAATCGGTTCTAGTTCCAGCTCAATGTAGATTTCGATGCTTTGGTTATTGTCAAGTGGATTAGCAATTTCGTTCTTATGAACTATCGGACAACAATCTGTAAACGAGATCATGGATGTTTCTGGAAAGCGAGTATACTCATCAGATTTAGATGGATTAAATTTAATGCTTGGGGAATGATCACAACATCCAAAGTCATTGCAAGTTTGGAGAAGTGACCAACAACAATTTCGGCGAATAGTATTAAATCCAGAGCAACAACTATTTGTATACCAAAAGCATGCGCAGACCTCTGTATACTTGCTGACCAAGGACGCAGCTGGTTTGTGGTAGTGAACTTTATCTTTCATCAGATCCAAATTGAAGAGAGATCCTTTTTTTTGACTTTTAAAAGATTTAAAAGTAATGAACCCATTACTCTTTTGGCAAAACAATTCAACTGTTTTTTGAAAATGATGAATAATCTTATCAGCCCAATCATGGACCAGAAGATGAAATTTTTTCAAAGAGATGTTAGACATTCCTTTCAGATATTTGGATTGTTTTCTAAGAAGCTTAGCCATTGGGCTTGAGGTGGTTAGGTCGCTTAGTGAAAAGTCAAATCCTTGAGTAATAGTTTCTCCTTTGAAGGAGAGTTTTTTAAGAAGTTTTTGGAGAGATTTCTCTAGATAATCCTTTGGGAATTCAGCATCAAGTAGTTTCTTAGATTTTTCTATTTCAACCAAGACCTTCCGTTGATGCTCTTTGTAAATATGTTCAATCCTCTCTCTAATCAAATCAAATTGTTTCTGGATTGATTCATCATCAGCCAAGTCATATTGAACTTCAGATGGATCAATGTCATATGATATGAGTTCTATATCATTAATCATACTAACAACATTAGTATGTTCACTGGTCAAATCATAATTAATAGGTTGGATTGTTATTACATTGTCGTTGGTGTTCATGTTGTATACAATAAAAAAATAATTATGAGAAATTAATCAATTTTTTGTGTTGAAGCTTCAATCAAAAGAACCTTTTTGCAGGGATTCATAAGTTGGAAGATTGCTAAAAAGCTGATCATATTGTGGTAAAGAAGATACTGAACAAAGGCTGACTGAATCGAAATTCTCCGAAGTAATTAATGGTGTTGGGATTGGTTCAAGTTTAAGCACTAACTCGATCTGGAAGGTGGATAAATTATTAAGTGGGTTTGGAATTGCATTATTGGTTACAGGTATCCCTGCAATTAAACAGCAACAGCAACAGCATCCACAACCACGGCAGAAATCGTCAATTGTCATCACAGATGTTTTTGAAAATTGAGTGTATTCATCTAGCTTAGAGGGTCTAAGCTCAATCTCGTTTACCTCACCACCAGGACATCTATCACAGGCGTCACAGCAAGCAACACAGCAATCTCTATTCGCCTTGGCATTAAACCCTAAACAACTACTATTTGTGTACCAAAAACATGCACAACTGTGCAGGTACTCATCCGTGAAAGATGCCACTGGTTTTAAGTATTGGGGTTTGTTTTTCATCAGGTTCAAATTGAAAAGAGGTCCTTTTTTATTGGTTTTAAGGGATTTAAAAGTAATTAGACCATTACTTTTTTTGCAAAACAATTCAATTGTTTTCTTTAAATGATAACTAATTTTATCAGCCCAATCATGAGCCAAAAGATGATATTTTTTCAGAGAAATGTTTGTAACTCCTTCTAGATATATTGCCTGATCTTTGAAAAGTTTAGCCGATGGGCTTGATTTTACTAGATCATCAAGTGAAAATGTGAAATCATATTTGACAGTTTGACCTTTGAAAGAGGTTTTTTTAAGAGCTTCTTTGATATAATCCTTTGGTAGCTGACTCTTAATCAAACTCTTGATTCTCTCTATTTCGTTCAGGATCATTTGACGATGGCCTTTGTAAATCACATCAATCTCTTCCAAAAGGCAATCAAATGTCTCTTGAATTTTTCCGTCATTCGTCACATCATAACAAACTTCAGATGGATCGATATCCTCAGATGTTAGTTCAAGTTTATCAACTATACCAGCAATGTCAGCATGTTCGCGTGTTAAATCATAATTAAGGGGTTGGATTGTTATTACATTGTCGTTGGTGTTCATGTTGCATACAATAAAAAAATAATTAGGAAAAATTAATCAATTTTTTGAGTGGAAACTTTGGTCAGATTAGACAAGCGACGAGTTTTCATTGGTGATTGGCGGATCTTCCATATCTTCTTCTAGAGATTCATAAGATGGAAGGGTTGGATAAACATCTTGATAGGCTGGAAGAGAAGAGACCGAATAAAGACTCACTAGATCAGATTGAGCAATATCATCCAATTTAATGTCAGGCCCTGGAATTTCTTTCAGAATCAGTTTAATTTTGATTTTAAGTTTTTGATCCCTGAGCATATTATCTTTAGTGATGTCATCTGCCTCTTCATGGGGAATTGTAACGGCCCCGAAACATGGAAAGATGCCACACCAATTAGGAAAGCAAAATATTGTTTGATGATCAGCAGTTAGTTTGGGAGTTTGTTTAATTATGTTGTTGGGGCATCCAGCCAAACAGTTCATTGACTTGCAACAACCGGATCCCGAAATATTTGTTCCACAATGTTTTCCAGTTACTGGTCTGCACTCACACCAGCAGCATGGTCGAGTGACAATCCCACTATCATAGTACAATTTTTGATTGGTATCATTTGGAAAATTATCAAAATCAATCAGATAATGATTTGGATCAAGATTAAATTCTTCAAGATCAATGCTGATTTTATTGTCTGAAAGTTTTTCAATACTATGAATGATTTGCTTAATTTTAATCTCAAGTGTGTCATGATATTTGCGAATTAATTTTCGATAAGTTTGAAATTCAAGATTAAATTTGTGAGTTGCTTGATCAAATTTGCATAGAGGTTGCAAAAACCTGAGCGACTTATCATGAGTTTTGATCTGAGCCAAATCTAGGGGATCAAAGTCAATCACTATGTTTTGCTCTTCAAAAGTTAATTCATTAATTCCTGTTTTAATCTTTTGTTCAACAAAATCCAGAGGTGCATGATTCTCGATGGCCTTTCTGATATTGGCCAGATTTTTTTGTGTATTTTTTTTATGTGTTTTATACTTTTGATTAGATAAGGTAGTAATTTTATCAACTAGAATCTGAAGAAAGTTTTTGAAAAAATGTTGGTTAAGGCATTGATGTTTTTGTTCTGATTGTAGGGCCACCATGTTCTCCAGCATATTCTGATACTGATCTGTCTCATTATCGAGATTATGGGTTAATGTTAATGGTTGAGCTGAAATACAATTGTTTGTGGTAGTCATTTTGCGGTGTCTTAGAATTTCTCCTTTTATAGATAAAAAATTCAATTTTATTAAATTAATTTGTATCAATATATCTAAACCAATATCTAAGCCAATATCTAATCCAAAAACTTTGATTCTATTAATTCATATGGTGGAAGATCAGGACCTATTTCTTGATAGCACGGCAATGAGGAAGTTGAATAGAGGCTAACCAAGTCGGATTTAGTAAATTTGTTTATTTTAATATTTGGTCCAGGTATTTTTTTAAGAGTTAAGTCAAGTTTGATATGAATTTTACTATTTAGAAATTCAGTTAGACGGAGACCAGCTGTGTCATGTGTTGTTGATGATGTACATTCCTCCTCACGCGCTCTACCATAGAAACATGGAAAGTAACAAATATGTGTTTTCTCATAATGCGTCAATTGATAAGTATAATGGTTGATTTGTGGAAAATCACTCTCGCACCACTGATCACAACTTTCCGTGGTACAATTAATTGAGCATTTGCAACGGTTAGTACATAAATTAGTACAGTACATGCATGGCGGAATTACAAATTCATGACTACGATATAATGGTCTATCATTATCATTTGGAACATTTTCAAAGTCAATTATGTAATTTTCGCTGTGACAATCAACAAATTTAATTTTAATTTTATTATTTGAGTTGTCCTCGATATATTGGATAACTTGATTGATTTTGGAAGTCAATGTATTAACATATTTGGCCACAATAACCCTATAAATTTGTAATTCACCATTAAGTTGATGAGTTGATCTATTAAATTCACATTTGTTTCTTAAGGATTTGAGGGGTTGATCAAATTCTTCAATTTCAATCATAGTAATATTAAAGGAGAGTGATTGAAATTTTTCTTGAAAAGTTAATTCCGCGATTCCATCTCTAATTTTTTTTTCAATTAATTCCAAAGGTAAGTCATCATCAATCGATCCTTTAATGGATTTTATGTTGTTTTGGATATTGGATTTATGCTGGTTGTAATGCGAATCTTTGATTTTATAAATCTCATTGACCATTTTTTGGAGATGGTGTTTAAAGAAATCTGGCTTGTATTCATATCCAGATTTTTCAGAACCTAAATCAATAATTTTTTGCAACATATTCTCATATTGATTGGCTTCATTATCAATATTCATCAATGCGATTGGTTGGGTTTCTATTATAGAAGTGGGATCTTCCATTCTTTTCTCAAAATAAGAAGAGGGCCCTTTTTTGTTTCAATTTTTTTAAAAATTGAATTTGCTCTGGACATCAACTGAACATAAACTTAAAATATCTACATTAATTAAATAAGTATGAATTTGGATCTTTTAGAAAAAACACGCTACAATATGCTTAAAATGCTTAAGCGGCGCGAAATTGATGTTAGCTCTCATGAAAACTTTAGTCAAGAAGAGTTAAAAAAAATGTTAAATCAATCTTTGGTTGATAAGAGCTTTACCTCCCCAGAACCAGGACCTTTGGATATGATTTTAAAAAATCGCCATGGGTCTTTAACTTATGTTAAGTACCGTTTGGATAAAATCAAGACTGCCCGAGCAGTTGAATCATTTATCTCACAAATTTACGAGAGCCAGTTGAAGCAAACAGATAAGTTGCTTTTGATTGCGCCTGATAAGATCAATATTGCCGGATCTTCTTTTGAAACCATGTTGAATAACTTCTACAACCAAAAGGGTTATTTCGTTCAAATTATTGGCTTACCTCAGCTTCTAATTGACATTGTCGAGCATATTAAAGTTCCTCATCATGAAGTGATTGGAGAAGAGGAAAAACAAGAGGTATTAAAAAAATACAATACCGAAGATATGAATTTACCAAAAATTTCACGAGATGATGCAATGGCTAAATATTTGGGAATGATACCTGGTGAAGTGGTTAAGATTCTAAGATCGAGTCCAACGTCAGGGTCTGCTGTTTACTATCGGAGATGCTTTTAAAGATTTGTCCGATTTCAGTCAGAGATTTAAGTAAAGTCCCCATTGTTTCAGTTCCCATTGGTAATCTAAATTGGATATAAAACCTTTCGACTTCCTGATCTCCTTTTTTTTCTTTTTTTAAAAGAATTGGAATATCTCCTATTTTCCATTGTTCCTCACGCACATAAATGATGTTATGATAAGCAACATGTTGAGAAAAAGTTTCCAGATTTTTAGCCGAATGAATCGCAAATCGATAATCAACCCCATTTTCTCGAAGAAAACTAGATCCTAAGAGAAAATTCTTTTGAATCTCTGTTTCAAGACCCTTACTTTTAATTCGTTTGAAAATTTGATTTTGATACTGATATTGATAGTATTCTCTTTGTATTTTCAATTTACCTTTGGTTTTTAAGTAATTTCGGAGTTGATCATCAACTGGAAATGTTTTTAAAAGATTTGAGTTTTGTGATTTGCCTAGTTCAACAACCAAGCAAACCTCATTTTTATGATCATGGACTAGATCATGGAATTTATTAACCAGTTCCGCAATTTTCTTTTCCATTTAATTTGTACTACCTAAACTACCATCAAGTTGTATTAAGTTCAATTTTACTGAATTGTAAAAAATCTTGATTTAGATTAAAGAAAGAAAGGTTCATTCAGCATGCATTCGAAAATTAATTACATTGACTATTCCAAGGACAAAGTTGAAAAATATCGGCGTCCCAAGGCATATCCTTATTTTTTAATTCGAAATGGAAAACCGTACCGAATGCCCAGAAGCAAAATCATTTTTTTATTAGGAATCCATTTAATCACACTAGTTTATCTAGTTTTGAAAGTTTATCATGCTTCAAACAAGGTTAAATATCTCTGGATGATTTTGATTGGGATCCTCTTAACTGATTTTTTGTCATCTCTAGCTCATGCGGTTTCTGACATTCGCAAAAGTGAAGGCTATACAAGAAGACCTGATTTTAAGGGAAAAAAAATTAAAGTTACAACCCTTCATCATATTGATGTTCTGGACATGCTTGATTGTACCAGTTCAGAACTATTATCATGGGTTTTCCATGTTGGTTTAGATAAAACTATTTACGCCGCATTCCTCTTAGCTATCCTAGATTTGAGATTTGGATTTAAATGGGACTTCTCCTACCTAATTATGATCTTGTTTACTGTAAATTGCTTTATGATGCACCAAGAGTATTTTCACGGTCTAATTCATGTTTATCATCATCACGGAAAAATACCGAAAAGCGTTCAAAAGTTATATGATTGGAAATTACTTGCTTATCCTGAATATCACAAACAGCATCACACCGTTTCAAACCAAAATTGGGGTGTTTTTATAGGACTCTTTGATCCTTTAATCAAATTATTTTATCCAACCAAATATGTTGAACACATTAAACCAGCCCAGATCAATGATAAAAGTGATGATCGATTATGTATTCCATCTTTAGGAGGTTATTGGAAAAATGTTTCAAAGGATCTTTATCATGATCGCAAATATACGAGAGAAGCTGGATGGGGTTATTGTCATCCTAGTCAAAAAAAATAAGTAAAAACCTAAGTCTCAAATGCAAGCTGTTGCTTGTAGAATTGTTTTACGACACATGGAGCATCTTCGATCAGAATTGAGTCTTTGGAGAACGAAGCAAGCAACACAAACTGAATGACCGCATCCTAGAATGACTGGTCTGATTGGGTTTGATTGACAGATTGGGCAATCGAATGGCTTACGGCTTAGTAATAATCCTTTAATGTAAATTCGTTTGCATAATCCGCTTGAATTATTATTGAGGTTGCTGTTTAAAACTTGTTTAATGCAATCATTAATTGTGTTTCGACCGCTTGAGCTCCATAAAGCGAGGTTTTTAATTTTTTTAATTAATTCTAGATCCATCCCTGGATGAGCTAGTATCTTAGTGGTTAAATCTTTGGTAGATTTCCAGATTTGGAGACTGGCCAGTTGGGGATAATTTAAAATATCGGTTAAGAGTTGGTTAGGTGTTGTGGATGGGTCAGAATCCTTTTCGTTGAGGAAACTAGCACGTTGGTCTAGTAACCAGAGAAGAATTTCATCTCCATACTTGTTTAATTCGGAGATAACAGCCTCCTGGCCTATTAACTCCTCCATGACTTGCAATGGAATTTTCTGTAAAATATAAAAATAAGAAATATTATTATCAACGCAAGCCGCTGTGATATTACCAATCATCTCACCAATTATCGTCTTGACTTCATCGCAGTCATCCGCTGAATTTAGATCAATTTCATTCATTTGCTGTGCCGTCGCAAGCAATAAAGGATATCCGTCTGGAACTTGATCTATATTTTTGAGCATCTTCTTCAAATTGGGTTCTATCATTTGTGATCTTTTATGATCTAAAATAAAGCAAGATAAAAGAATCAGATCAGACCTCACTGGCTGACTACCATGGCGTGCTTGATCTTTTTATGACATCGGGGGCAAATCAATGCAGAGTACCTGGATATAATTTTAAGAACACAATTAATACAAATTTGATGACCACAACTTAGGGTTGTCGGAATAATTTTTGTTGTATTACAAACTAAACATGTTTGGATGACAGTTTTAAATTCAGAAGCCAAGATAACCATTTTAGCCACAGAGGTGTTAACTCGTTGTTTGTTAGGATTGTTGTAACGAGCGACAACCCCGTTGATGTAAGTGATAACATCAGCCAAGCATTCATTGATTGTTTCATCAATGTATGGTTTTAAAGTTGGATAAAATAGTTTTAAGGAAGGTAAGTTTGAATAGTTTGACAAGGCCATTAGTTTTAGACCAAACTCCTTATTCCAAATTGTTAACTTAAATGCGTAAGGTCGATTAAAAAGTAAAATCATAAATTGTGGTGATTTTTCAAACAACTCAAGCACCAAAGCACCATTTTTGTCTAATTCTTTAAATATTGTTTCTTTTTCAAAGAAACTTTCAATTTCCTCCAGTGGTATGCTGCGCAAAAGATATAGGAAAGACGTTCCATATTTTTTACAAACTTGTTGAACTTGGTCAGGGTTAATTATTTGCCCCGTTTTTAACTGCATCAGGACATTGACAAATTCAAGTGATAAGCCATCTAGTTTCTGCAAGACAGTGTTTTCTAATGAAGTCATATGATCAGATCTATTAGATTGATCAGATGAATGGCTTCAATTTTTAAAAAAATTGAACTTAACTAAAAGTTCCTCATCATCAAGTTAGATTGTATGACTTCATTAGATTATGATATGTGGCTTTTTCTGCGAGACGGTAATGCCAGTGGTATATCCTTGAAAGGTCTTGGATCAAACCTGCGAGAAAGTCGGATTGAAAAATTAGTTACTTATAAAACCTTTATGAAATTAATCCCTAATCTCGGCCAAAGTATATCTGATAAATCCAAGTTAAAATTATTAAATGACTGGAGTATTTCAGGTGATTACTATCAGCTTTATGGATGGACGTCTGGATTAACCAGTCAAATTAACATGCATAATTTCCAAATTGATGATTATCCAGATCAAGATTTTTACGGTGATTTAATTCTTTTTAAAGTTGACCCAACTGGTCATCATTATCAGCCTTTGACAGAGGATGATATCATCAACATTGATATTGCAAAAAGAGAAGAAGAAAATGAGGAAGAAGAAGAAGAACCGGTTGAAATCAATGAGGATGAGGAAGAAGAAGAAGAAGAAGAACCAGCTGAGGAAGGTGATGAGGATGCTGAGGAGGAAGAAGAAGATGATGAGGATAATTACGAGTACGATGATGACGGTGCTGGTGATGAATTCTTAGATGACGAAGCTAACTTGTATCAGGATTACGAGGATGATGGTGATGAGTTTGATTTAGATGATCGAACTAGCAAGAAAAAGAAAAAAGCTCAAAAGGTTCATCATTGTTGCTTTAGCCGTCTAGTTAGTGCCGATATTCTGAAAGAAAAAGATCCCGCGATTGGAATCGAATTTGATTCGTTGACTGAAAAACAGCAAAAAGTATATCTAGTTTTCCAAACCCTCTTCTTTAAAAAGAAAAAGCTGACAAAAAAGAATGTCCAACTCCTCTTAAATTTAGAAAGAGGGATTTACAATTGGACTGTCCGCAATGGTCAACAGACTGGATTTCTGTGTTTATGGGATGATCGTTTGTTCTTGCGTCTTTACGAAAGAAAAGCAATTTCAATTTATCAGAATTTTAGTTCTGATTTTAATAATCATGCTCTTCAGAAAGATCTTTTAAGTGGCGCTCTAGATTCTTATAAGACGTCGTTTATGACTTCCGAAGAACTTCATCCGGAATATCATAATGAATTGAGAGAGCAAATTAAAAAGAAAGAGAAGGTTCAATTTGAGAAGCGAGAAACAGTTGGTTCCACACAGTACAAGTGTGGCAAGTGTGGACAAAGAGATGTTTCAATTGCGGCGGCTCAAACTAGATCGGCTGATGAGGGAATTACTCTTTTCATTTCTTGTAATAACTGTCCTAATCACTGGAAGATGGGTGGTTAAAATGGGTATAAATAAATCTGTTTAATAATAAAATAAGTTTGCGATGACTGCCAATTTTGTTAAAAGAATTTTATTTGATATTAGGGTCTATGAATCGGAGAAAGAAGAATTAAACAAGGAAGGAATTTACATTAATTATTCTTTGGATGATGTCACAAAAATGACAATGATGATCATTGGACCAAGAGATACTCCTTATCAAAATGGTTTTTATTTGTTTGATGTTTCAATACCATCAAACTATCCGCTAGAACCACCTGAAATCCGTTTTATGACTCAACGAGATAAGATTAGATTTCATCCTAATTTTTATGTAGAAGGTTATGTTTGCCTTTCCATTTTAAATACTTGGGGAAAAAATGAATGGAGTGCTGGACAAAATATTGTCAGCATTGCCAAAACTATCCAATCAGTTATGGATAGTAATCCAATCACTAATGAACCCGATTACGAAAGTGAAACTGGGACCATTGCTCAAGATTATATTAAAATAGTTCGTTTTTATAATTTGAGAGCGGCTGTTTGTGATATGGTTGAGGCTTGTCCCTTAGCTTTTCAATCTTTTCATCCAGAAGCAAAAAGATTATTTTTAGAGAACTATGATCACTATCTGAAAGTTGTTGAGGAAAATGAAGCTGATCAAGATATTGTAATAACTTGTCAAACATATAGTTTATCTGTTCGGATTAACTATCATGATTTAAAGACTAGAATTGAAAAAATAAAGGGTCAATTGGAAGGGTCAAGCAAAAAAGCTGATCCTAAAGCTGATCCTAAAGCAGATCCTAAAGCAGATCCTAAGACTTAATGTTTCTTTGAGCATTTTGATTTTTTAGATTTTTTTTTTTGATGGCGTTTAGTTTTTTTAGATTTCTTTGATTTGCCACCAGCTTGAGCAACACTGGCGTAAGATCCAGTATCACCATCTGACACAAAGGGTGGATTTTCAACTTGATTGGGTACATCAACCAATTGTTTAGAGGTCATGAAATCGTCAGTGGTAAAGTTTTTGAAGATAGATCCAGCATCATCACGGACATCAACTGATCGTGAGTATAATGTGTCTCTGAAGTCAGTTGCACCACCACCACGTTTGGTTTGTCTGCGGTGTTTTTTGTGAGATTTTTTGGAACTCTTCTTAGAACTCTTCTTGGATTTGGAACGTTTTGGTTTGCCTCCGTTTTGGGCTAATTCGGGGGTTCCTTCAAAAGCATTTTTATAAGAATTTTCAGGATTATCTAAAAATTGCATCACATGATCCGAAGCGGGTGATCCTCCTGCTTGTTTCTTGTTAACCATTTTCATAACATGATCGGAAGCGGGCGATCCTCCTTTTTGGGATTTCTTTCCTCCTCCGGTAGTTTGGTACAGGTTAAGTGCTGTCAAATCTCCTTCAGGTACATTGGTCTTAGGCATTGCAGCTTGTGAGCATCCAGGTTGAACTAAGTTCATGACTTTAGCTGAGGCTGGGGATCCACCACGTTGCTTGTTTTTTCTTTGAACGTTTTTGGGCATAGTATAATCTAAAAGTAAGAAATAAATTTATTTCAGAGAGATGATCTAAAAAAATTGAAATAAGATTTTCTTGCTAGAGTACAAAAGAAGACTAAACAAAAGAAGACTAAATGGAATTTTGTGAAAATTGTCAAAATCTTTCCAGATCTCAGATCATCACAGATGGTGATGGCAAGACTAAAATTAAGTATCACTGTCGGCATTGTGGAAATTTTAAAATACGCAAAGAAAACACGCCGATTTATGTTAATAATTACACCAGTGATAGTTACACTCAATCTTTTATCAATGCTCATATTCGTCATGATAATACTCTCCCGAGAGATCAGAGTATTGTTTGTCCCAATGATGAATGTCCGTCACACAAAAAAGGACAAAACAAGGTTTCATATGTCCGATACAATCCAGAAGAATTAAAACATATTTACTTCTGTCATTATTGTGTTGAACAATGGAAAACCTAATTAAATACTCTCGACAATACCTGTTTTAGGATTATAATCAGTTACCTTATCATAATCTATGTCATCAGGATATTCTGATTCATCTATTCCATAAAAAGGATTTTCAAAAGAACATGTATTACCATCATCGGTAATGACTACTCCCACAATTGGGTATTTAAGATTTCCAGTTAAATCAAACTGTCTGTTTGAAATAACTTCAGAAGTTTGAATTATAATATCTGGGTTTTCATCTTGTTGAGATTTGTAACATCCGCAACAGCTAAGATGCCTTAAAAGTCGAGTAATTCTGTGCCAACACATAGAACAAAGTTTTTTTAATTAATTATGATATTTATTGATATTAAAAAATTACGGTTCAATTTTTTAAATGCGATTTTTTGGAATAAAATTTCGATCAGAATAATAAAGAAAAAAGAAAAATAATGTTAGCATTTAATAATCATCATATTGCCCAGGTACTTGGAATAATTTGCATTGTGGTATTCTTTGTTTATGTAGTGTTTGCTTACTTCTATCTATCGGAAGATCAAAAACTAAAAAAAATTCTTACTGATTACCAAAGTCTTGAATTACCAGCACTTAAAACTACCACCAAAGAGGACTGTCTGAATAAATATTCTTCTTACTATCTATCGGATTTCTATGTTGCTAGTTCAGCGATGAGTTTTTTAATTGGTAATCAAAAATATGATTACGTCAGCCAAGAAATGATCAAAAATGCCTTAATCATGGGAGCACGTTACATTGAATTAGAAGTTTTAAATGAATCAGTTGGTTATCAAAGTCATCCAATAGTAACTACAGGTTACCAGCAAGGACAATGGCAAACATCTCTAAATTATATTGATTTTGAGGATACTTGCCGAGTCATTTCTGAATTTGCTTTTAGTCGAGAAATCAAAACTCACCAATGGCCTCTTTTTATTTATCTTAAGCTCAAAGTCAGTGATAATCCCAGAACAATCAACCAAATTCGGATCATTTTAAACAAAATATTTCCAAGCGTTGAGGATGATCCCAGAGCAGTTGGAAATAGATTTCCAGCTCAAATGAATCCAGCTGAAACTAGAATTTGTTCTCTCTTTAACCAAGTTGTAATTTGGTCTGATCCAGTTGACGCCGAAAATTGGGATAAGTCAGATAAAAAGATTTATCAAGATTATTACAAAGTTGTTAACGAAAAATCACCTATTCGACTTCATCATGTTGAGCTTGATACCTACACAAACCCCAAAACCAAAACTAAAACTAAAGTTCCTAAAACCCCAGAAGACCATCGAGCTGAATCAGATGCTTTAACTGAGCATAACCGCCGAAATCTAAGCATTGTTTATCCATCAACTGACGAGGATTCTCAAAGTTTTAACTATCTTCCTCAAGAAGGATGGAGTTATGGATGTCAATTTGTGGCTCTCAACTATCAAATTGGGGATCAATTTCGTAATGATTACTTTGAAAAATTTAAAGAAGATAGTTTAGTTCTAAAACCCAATGGATTAAGAGTTGTTCAAACAGAAAAAGAACAGAAATCAATTGATAGTTTGGTTCCAGATCAGGCTGAAAATCGCGATCAAATTAGACGACAATTACCATTCCTATTAAAAGATCAGCCTTTTTACCTTCGTCCATTTGAAGATCCAACTAAAGTTCTGAGTCATTATCGCACTTATCTAGAGGTTTTAGAAAAACCAGATGATCAAATTGATTTGGATGATACTTTTCTAATTAAGGAATCTTTAAGTAAAAAACCAGATCACGTATCGATAGTTTCAACTAAAAAACCGTTTATGTACTTAATTCTAGCTGATAACACTTTTGTGATGAGTGATTGGAGAATTGCTAAGAATACTGAGGATAAAGATAACTTTATTCGAACATCATCTTTCACACCGATGACTGGTTTTAACCAATCAAGATCAAGCGGCAATGATGCTCAGACTGATAATAATATTTCCAATGATATTCTTTCTTTTTATGTTGGTGGTCAAAAGAAAAATATTTTAACTTATCATGCCCCAAGCCAAGAAACGTTGGTCCAAAAAGATGATCCTCAGGATTATGGTTTAGCTAATCAATCTTCTTTCAGTTTGGTTAAGTTGCCGGTCAAGAGAATGTATAATATTCGCCGTTCAAATGGAGCATATGTTAAAGTTAATCACAACTTGGCTCAGGCTTTGAATAATACTTTGAATGACAAAGGTATTTTTGAATTTGTTAGTGAGGCTGATACTGGTTTGAAAATTCCAAAAGATACTAAATATGATTACATTCATATTAAAACAAGCCAAGGAACTTATTGGACGATTAAGGATGAAACTCGATTGAGAACCAATGCTAATAAGCCTGGTAAATATACTCGATTTTATTTGGAAAAGCATGGTTCAATTTATAAGATATTTTATGGAGGTGATCGCCGAAGTCTCCCCATTTTGGTTCAATCAGACGGAATTCTTAAATTAGCTCAGAGAAATGAAAAAAATAAACCAAGTGCCTTCTTTATTTTAGGTCAAAGTTACAAAAAAAAAGAGGAGAAAAATTGATCATTAAGACTCATTAGAACCATGTATTAACTATGTCTACAAAGAGCAAAACTTTTTATCGGAAGGCGCACAGCCTTTTGAGTGCTTTTGATGAACATGATCGCCGGGCTCCATTTATCTGGGGTGGCAAGTGGTCTGTGACAGAAAAGATGGATGGAACACAACTAGGAATTGAGATGAATCGATCGGATGATGATTACACGTTTAGTCTCCGCACTCATGGTGGAAATCCATGTTTCGATCAGTCGATTGATATGACTCGAGAGAAGCTCGTTTCTGGCACGTACTCCTATCAAAAGGCTTCTCTAACTGATCTTCTCCCATCGGCTCTTGATTCTTTTGCTGGGGTGATGAAGGAAATGGGTTTGACAAAGTCTTACTTCTATTGTGAAGTGACATTGCCCGGCAAGACTCCTTGCAAGTTGCCGTACCCAGATGAACTCAAGTCCCGTGTTTGGTTTTTCAATCATGTCTATAGTGAAAAGGATGATTGGACGGGTGAAGATGATGATTGCATCAAGGTTAGTGTCACCCAAGATACAATGCCCTTGTTCGAAAAGCATGGTGTTCCTTGTGTCCCAATTCTGTTGTCAGGAGATTCTTTCTCGGAGCAAGATTATGATTCGATCCTTGTGTGGTGTGACGACAATCCGGATCGTGAAGGGATTATCTTCCATCAACCTGATGGACGATTGCTGAAGATCAAGACCCATCACGCTATGTCTTTGATTAAGCCCAAGCCGAACTTCAGCTCGGATGTTTTGGATCGTGCTCATGCTACTTACATGGAACACCTGAGTTCTTCGGAAGTGGTTAAGGTCAAGCGAGATAGGCAAGCGCGTCGTGAATCTTCTCGGCTTGGATTGACTAATGATCAAATTAATGATGAAATTGCTAAGGAATTTACCCATGAATCGCATGATGAACTTCTGGTCAAGTACCAAGCGGAAGCTGATCGAAATGTGAAGCAGCAGATTCTTGGAATGTCAGACTTGAGGAAGGCTGTCATGGCGTCTTTGATTGAGCTTCATGGAGAGGACAAGGTCAAGAAGTCCAAGAGGAATATTCTCTCTTTGATCGGCGTCCACCTGAGCACTCAATCACCAAGCACTTAATCAAGCACTTAATCAACTGAATAAAAAAAAGTAAAACTTTTAAAATTATTCTAATTAAATTTTTTTATTTAAAAATTTCAAAGACTTGGGAACTGATCGAGTGACGCAAGGCTGAAATCAGCTGGAACTGGTTTGGCTTGTTCCTGATCACCATTACGATCGCCATCACGATCACCATAACCGCCTCTTCCTCGGCCACGTCCTCTGCCACGACCACCTCCTCGGCCGCGGCCTCCGCCATCACGGTTGTCACGGTTGTAACCACCTCCACCATCACGGTTGTCACGGTTGTAACCACCTCCGCCATCACGGTTATATCCGCCTCTTCCGCGACCTCCGCCATCACGGCTGTATCCGCCTCTTCCGCGACCCCCACCATCACGGCTGTCTCGGTTGTAGCCACCTCTTCCACGGCCTCCACCATCACGGTTGTAACCTCCTTCACGGTTGTCGCCTCCTTCACGGTTGTCACGGTTGTAACCTCCTTCACGATTGTCGCCTCCCTCCCGGTTGTCACGGTTGTAGCCTCCTTGACGGTTGTCACGGTTGTAGCCTCCCTCACGGTTGTCACGATTGTAGCCTCCTTCGCGGTTGTCACGGTTGTAACCTCCTTGACGGTTGTCACGATTGTAGCCTCCTTCGCGGTTGTCACGATTGTAGCCTCCTTCGCGGTTGTCACGATTGTAGCCTCCTTGACGGTTGTCACGGTTGTAGCCTCCTTGGCGGTTGTCACGGTTATAGCCTCCTTGGCGGTTGTCACGGTTGTAGCCTCCTTGGCGGTTTTCACGGTTGTAGGCTCCATCGCGGTTCTCACGAGCGGGAGGTTCAGAGTCTGGCAGATCATCTCCGATACCACCTGTGGATCCATCGCGGTTTGTCCATCTCTTTTTGGGTTGTGAGTCATCTTCTTCAGTTTCTTCTTTGGTGTAGAAATCAAAAGACCGTCCTGGGTGATTTTGCGGTTTCTTTTTTGGTCTACTTTCAGTAATCATATCTTTAATGTAGGCTTCAACTTGGCTTGCTCCACTCAACATGTAAGATTTTTCAGAAATTTTGAGAGGATATTCGTAAATTTCAAAGAATGGAACGTAATGAAGGGAATGGCCATAGCGACAGTGGGATTTGAATGATTGCAAGTTACGGCAATCATCATCAATCATAACATCAACTCTAAATTTACGAGCTGGTTCTCCTTTTTCTGTAAATTCAGATGAATTTGAATTTTTATCAGGAGTAACTGGGATGAAAATAACGTTTTCTTCTCGAAGAAGTTTTACATCACCCTCCGAAACAGCGAGTAAGCCGTTATCCTGTAGAGTTTGAAGAGTATCTTCCTGTCTTTTTGTATTAGCTTTAGAAATAATGTAGGTATTTTCAGGACCAACCAGGTCTAGTACTGTGAGAAGAAGTTGTTTTCCCTGATCAATTTGAGTTTGATACCACGTATCACCTAGAGCTTTAAGGTGTTTTTCCCATTCATCTAGATTTTCAAATTTTTCATTCCATTTCTGACCAATCTTGTTGCGCAATCTTTGCAGATTACGAGCCTTAAAATGGTCGGAATTGTTTGGATCGATTTCAGGATGAATGACACCTCCGTAATCAAATGCAACTTTAACTTGTTTCATATTTATGTTTTTGTCTGATGAATCATCCAAATCAATTTTATTAGGTAGTTTAGATAGAAAAAATTCTTCTTAGAAAGTAAGATATGAGTACAAATTCAAGTCGAACTTCAAATGTTATCGAATCAGCGACGGCGGCAACTAATCATAATCAGTTATTCATCATGATAATTATAGGAGTAACTGCCCTAGCAGCCTTATTATTTGCTTTCTCAAAAACTTTTAGAGTAAACCGTGTTGTTAATAATATGGATCTATACCAAAACTTTCAAACCTTAGAATCAATGAAGCCATCTCTCTTAAAAAAATATCGGTTGGGAGACTTTTATGTTAGTAGTGCCGCAAATTGTGGGTTATCTGGGTATCAATATCTAGACTACATCACAACTGATATGGTTAAAAAGACTCTTCAATCTGGCGCCAGATATCTGGAGTTCCAAATTTTTGGGGATCAATATGGAAAAGATGCCCGTCCAATTATTTCAAGTGGATTCAAAAGAGGAGAGTGGAAATTAACTTTAAATGCTCTTGATTTTGAGGACGCCATCAAAGTTTTAAGGGATAATGCTTTTAGAGTTTTTGATGGAACAGATGGATCCCCAAATTATCGTGATCCTCTTTTCATCAGTTTGAATCTTAAAACTAATAATAACTATGTTTTGCACAATAAAATTCAGACCATCATCAACAAATATTTTTTGGATTATCTATTGGATCCTTCATACAACTACCAATCGCGAAATCTTGCGTTGACCCCATTAAGTGAGTTGATGAGCAAGGTCGTTATTTTTTCCAGCGATGGATTTCAGGGTAGCAAATTAGAAGAAATTGTTAATTATTCTTGGGGATTTGCAAAAATGAAAAGAATTTCGATGACTGGTTTAATTGATCAGCATCGTGCCAACATGACAAGTGGTGAAACATCAATTGAGAACAACATTTTAAAGAAAAAATATCAAAAGGGTGACATCAGTCGTGATAAATACGAAAAAGAATTAGAAAAAACTAAAAGTATTATCGAAACAAATCAATTAAAAAAATTTAATTACAATAACCTGACGGTAGTTTATCCACAAGAAGAAGGCGACTTCTGGAGTAGTAACTATGATCCGCAACTGGCTTGGAAATTAGGATGTCAATTTGTGTTGATGAACTTTCAAAATATTGGCCGGGAAATGGATGTTTACATCACACGATTTAGATATCATAGTTTTGTTTTAAAACCAAAACATCTTCGCCAAGGATATCAGCAATCTTAATCAGCAATCTTAATCAGCAATCTTAATCAGCAATCTTAATCAGCAATCTTAATCCTTCTGCCGATCCTTTAGTTCTTGAGCCACAAAGAAATCCATAATTGTTTTAAAGAGTTCTTGCAGTTTATCATCACTGGCAACATGCCTCAATTGCATTGTATAGCCCGGGATTTCGATTGGCCTCAGCTGAGGATCCAAAACGAAAACTTCAACTCCATATTGCTTGACCTTCTTGACCACCTTGACTCCATTGACCACCCTGGTTTCATCAACCACCTTGATTGTCTTAACCATGTTGTACGGGGTATTTTGCAGTCCAACCAAAAAGGTTGGCACCCTCCGGTTGTCAGGGTTGGTCATCTCGACCAGAAGCAAATACCCGTGCGGGTCTACGATCGACATGTTGTAGAAATCCTGTGTGATTAGATCCGGAATAACCAACTTCTTTCGCTTGGGAACCTTCTTCTTGTATTGGATCCTCCGAAGCTTTCCAAGAACTGGTCTGGCCTTCTTCTTAGCCTCCTCTTGGCGAGCTTCCTCTGCTCGGGCTTCGGCTTCCTTCTCCTCTCGCTTGTTGTAGGCCGTCTTGATAATATCCAACCGTTTCTGACGGTTTTGTATCAGTTCGCTATTCTCTTTGGTGGCCGCATCAATCATGGTTTGCAGAGCAATCTTAAAAGTGCCAGACATCTCAGTCACCTTCTTTTTCCCACTTACATAAGTTGCTCTCTCAATTGTCGTCTCTGGATCAATTGGAGTGTAATCATTACTCCAAAGCTCATCAATCTGATCGAGTTTGATTGACCCTGTTCTGAGAATACTTCCAACCCGATCAACTTCATCGTTAATGCTAGAGATCTTACCAAAGATCTTGGGAAGATTGATCTTGTATCCCAGCTGGCGAGAGGTGCATTCTGAGGTGGTGGCATTGTCGACGAGTGTCATGCGATAAATCTTGTTTTGCTTTTCAGCAGGACTAGCGGTAAAGTGATCCCAGTTAGCCAATGTAATATGAAGGGACACTGATGATCCGGGGAACTTAATCAAACACGCGTTGTCATGTAAAAATTCAATCGTATACTTAGGATTGTCCTGTGCTTTTTGCAAAAAGTTTGCAAAAATGGGCAGCATTGAAATCTTTCCCTTGTTCAAAAAGGAAATGTAAGCTTTCACAATGCTAGTCATTTTAATATCTATTTATTTTTCTAAAAGTGTTCAATTTTATATTTTTATTTTTCAGATAAAAAGGTTAAAAACTTAATCTAGGTGCTTAATCTTGGCACTTAATCTTTGCACTTAATCATATTCTTTCTCAAATATGATACCAAAGATAACCGAGCTGGTTCAATCTTCTTTTCTCCTTTAGCCAATCCCATCAGAGGTTTAATTGGGGTGTTGGCATGCCATTGATGGACATCCATAGCTAAAAAGTCAGTTTCTCTAATTTCAACCGCAATACCGTATTGAGGAAATCCAAGGTAACCGCCCGTCCACCCCTGCCGATGGCGTCTAGGATCTTCCAAAACTACTAAATTACCAAAACCTTTTTCAAAGTCTCCCGCATCACGGTGTAAAGCTGTTTGCCAATTGTAGTTGATGGTTCCGGTACTGAAGGCTGTTTGACCAATTTGATATTGAGCGGTTTGAGAGGCTTGTCCTATTTGAAAGGAATGTTTTTCAGGACATAATTTTTTAAATTGTTTGTTAATTTGTTTGAAGAGAGGTAGGACTTTCTTCCATTTTTCTGGATTTTCTTTTGTAAATTTTGTCATTCGACAAGGAACTTTTAGAATCGATCTTTTTTGAGTTCTTTTGCGATAACGATTGCGATCAACTTGGTCATAGAAGCCGATTATACTGCTTCTGGAAAGGTTGCTAATATCATCTTTCCGGAGACGTCCATCATGACCGTAATATTGTCCTCTGAATTTAGTTCTTCTGACAATTTCTTTAACATATGGTGGTAATTTACGTTTCGTGATTAATCCTGCGGCTGCTCCACGATTGGTGTGTGGTTTTTTAGCTTCATCAATCAGGGCTTGAAAGGCTTTTCGAGAAGTGCTCTGTGGGATAACATTTTTTCTTAATTTTAATAAAAGATGACGGTTGCCTTGAGAATCTACTCTATAAACATCAACATCTTCTTTGGCAATTGTTTTAAAATCTGACTCATCAAAGTAATGTCCTTCTAGCTGACCGATTTCTTTGTCTGAGATTAAAGGTTTTAAATTATATTCCCGAGTCATTTTACTTTTTGAGGAGATAATTAAATTAGGAGCGTTTAAAATAAAAATATCTTAGCTCAAAGAAAATTATCAATGTCTAAGTCTAGCACGACTTTAACCTCTATTATTGTCAATGTCGGTGGTGAAGTGTTTGTTCTAGGAGTCGATAACCTCCAAAAAGAACCAAACTGTTTACTCACCAAAATCCTCGAAGGTCGCTATAAGACCAAAGATCCTGAAGGTATAGTGCCTTTTTTTGACCGGGATTCCAAATGTTTTTCATTCATCCATGATTATCTTCGCGGATACGATGTGGAATGGAAAGATATTCCTCTCTTTCGCTTGAAAAGAATTGCTCGTGATGCTGAATTTTATAATATGTCTAACCTCCAAAAGATTTTAACCAAATATGTTCAAATTTATGACTCAGAAGCCAAAGATAAAGAAAGTGATCAAAGCTTTAAGGAACTGAAACAACTTTCAGCATATTTCCAACTTGCAATGCAAGGATTGGGAGTTAATAAGGAATGCCAAGAAATATATGAAGGCTTGGTTAATTTAGTTAATACTGATCAAGAGGCTCAAAAATTAGTCAAAGAAGCGATGAAAACTCAATGCCTAGATCATAAGAAAAATCCAGATTCGGAAGTCATCAATAAGTTAATCAATATGTTAATGGGACAATTTGCGATGAGTTTTGTTCGATCAATGTTTCCAAATGGAGCTGAAACTAAACCTGGACCAAAATCAAAAACTGATTAAAACTGATTAAATCTTAGCTTAAGAAAAAATTGAATTAAAAACAAATAGTAGTAATATAAACTCGTTTATAATGACACAATTAATTGAAATTTTAATTAACGACCAAACTTTTACAGTTACTGGTCAAATGATTAAGGATAGGGCCAGCGGATCCATGATTGAAAAGGATTATCTTCGCATCTTTAAAGCATATCGCGCAAATTCCAGCACACCAATTGAGTTAAGATATTTTCGTGATCCGGATTCATTCTCTCGTATTTATGAATATCTATGTGGATATGAGCTCCATTTTGAAAATGATGAATGCTCTAATCTAGTTAACCTTCACCAGGATTGTGTTTACTTTGGCCTTGATGAATTAAAGACCATAGTTGAAAAATTCCTTGAAATAAATGAACCGTATCAGCCACCTGAGTTCAATCAATCTTCTAAATTTGTCATTGCTCAAATTTTCAAGTGGTTGAAAACAGAATATCCCGAGTATCAAATCATATGGGAAACATCTGAAGGCATTGCCAATGATGAAAAAGCTTTTCAAAATGTTTTGCGAATGGTTTATGAAAAACCAAGATATCAGCTTAAAAACCAAAATCCATTTTGGGATAATGTAACATCATATGGAACACGAGCTCTTTTGGTTGCTTTAAAATGCCGGGTTAGCAAAAAATTAAGAACCGAATATGGAGGAATGTATGCCAACATATTTGAGGGAATGTGTACTCAGTATTTTCCTGAAGAAGTCAAGAAAGAAGCCAAACCTGAACCAGGTGTTTTTAATGGAATGTTTAATGGAGGAATGTTTGATGGATTATTTGATATGTTTTCTGCCGAAAAACCAGCTGAAAAGCCAGTCACTCCAGATGACCCATTCAACAATCTGTTTGATGGTCTCTTTAAAAACTCTCAAATGGGTTCAGAAATGACCAATTTGATTAGTTCTTTGAAGAAACAAACCACATTGGTTCCAGAAGTGACCAGTTTGATTGGTTCTTTGACAGATTCTTTGACCCCACCTACCGAATCCAAGCCTGAGAGCGAAGCTACCACCGGCATGGATTTTGCAACGTTTTACAAGAATCTTGCTCAACCGGGACCACTTACTGAGGAACCAAAAGCTAAGATCCAAAGAACTGAAAAACCTGATTTTTCTAAGGCCCATGTGTCATTTATGGTTAATAATGATGGTGTGGTCAACAGCGGCTCCAAAACTTTTGATCTTGATCCGAGTTTGATGTCAACCTTGGCTGAAAAAGCCAGAGAAATTATTGGACCTTTAGTAAAAGTTCCAAGTGAAGAAAAAGAGCCATCTAAGGACAAAGAACCATCTAAGGACAAAGATCGATTATCAACTCTTATTTCTCAAGTAGCTACTGCATTGGTTCCTGGTGCCAGTGACGAATATCTTGATGATGTTGTTGCTGAGAGTGAGAAATTGATTGATCCTCTTTTAGAGAAATTTATTCCAAATGTTGAAGGATCTAGAGCAGACATCAATAAATTATTGGATCAAATTGAATTATCATCCTCCTTTTTCCAGAACATAATCAACAAAACTGCTGGTCCAGTTGCAGAAGAAGATGGTACTTCAGATTCGGATGATTCGGATGATTCTGATATGCCTGATCTAGTTTCATCTGATGGTGAATATGATAAGGTTAAGGTTAATGAGGCTGATGCCAGTTGTGAATTTGACTCAGACGATGATGATCTACCAGATCTTGAGTAGAGATGACTCAGAATGGATACCTTGAAATGGATTGAATTGAAATTTACTCCTAAAAACAAAAATTGATTTTTTTATTTACATAAGAAGACTTGAAGTATTTAATTTAATATTAATACATCATGTCAGACAATACAGCCAAAGCTACCAAAGCTGATTTTTTCGGATTGGGGCAAAAACAATATAATTGTGGCGGAGTGATTCTTTTTAATACTGATTTTACACAAACAATTCTAGTTAAAAGCCATTTCAATCATCATTCTTTTCCAAAAGGTAAAAGAGAAAAGGGAGAAAATCTTTATAAAACAGCAACCCGTGAAACCGAAGAAGAAACTGGTTTAACCCCTAACCAATACGTTTTATCAGATTATATGATTGGAGAATATAAAAATGTCACTAGCAAGACCCCTTCTGTTCTTTACTTTATCGGACAGGTCGCACAGGAAGCGACTACTTTTACATATGATCAAGCAGAACTCAAGAATGTTTCTTGGACCACTATCACAGATGCTTTAGATATGCCAGATGATATTTTTGTCGAAAAAAGAAGATTGCTTTTAAAGAAAGCTCTTGAAGAGGTTCAAAAACCAGATTTCAAATTTTATTCATCTGAAATGATTTCTAAATCAAATAAACTAGGGAAAAATTACCCACCAAAAGAACTAACTCCCGAGGATCTATATCAAAAGAAGTTAAAAGGATTCAGCAAGACTGTTTCTTGGGTTTTAAGACATGGAGCGATTGAACTGGGGTTGGATATCGATCCAGAAGGTTATGTTTTAGTTGATCAATTGCTAGGAATCGAGGAATTAACAAATTTAACCAAGGAAATTTTGAAAGAAGTTGTTGATACTAATAATAAACAACGCTTTAAAATGGTCACTAGAGATAATGGAGATTCGGATAATGGAGAGTCTTACATCAGAGCCAACCAAGGTCATAGTATGGCGGTTGGACGGAATTTAAATGATCAAAAAATGATGAAAAAAATCACTTTGGAAGATGGTATTGATAAAGCTTATCATGGAACCAGTCTGAGCAGTTGGAAATTTATTGAAAATGAGGGATTACGTCCAATGGATCGAAAGCATTGTCATTTGTCTCGCATTTACAAGAGAGATGGCCAAAAAGATGGTCAAGAAATCAGTGGTATCAGAGGTCATTCTCAAGTAATTCTCGAGATTGATTTAAAACAATGTCTTCAAAATGGAATCGAATTCTTTTTATCAGATAACGATGTCATCTTGACTCCAGGACCTATTCCAGCTTCTTTGATTAGTCTAAAAGAAAAATAAAATATCTAATTGAAAAGTATCTAATTTATTACTACGACGCGTAGAATGTTACAAGACCAAACTGCTATTTTCTTAACGATCGCAATTGCTTTTCTAGCTTCAGTAACTTTAAATCGAGGTATTTATCTATATTACAAGGATAACTACCAGGTTATTGACCAGGAAAAGAAGATTGATGGGTTTTATCAAGACCATAATAAAACTCTTCGACTCAAAGTTCAAGACCAAGAAAAAGAACTTCGCATTCAACATTTCCGAATCAGTTTGGCGATTTCTATTTTTACAATGATCGCTGGACACTTAGGTAACCATAATGTAGTATCACCCGGATTAATGCTTGGTGGCCTCTTTAATATTATCTATTCTAGTATCACATCATGGTATTATTTGGAAGAAGCCGAAAAATTTACTGTTAGTGCTGTGGGACTCTTTACTTTGATTAGTTATGTTGTTTACCAATATAAAGCTTAGGGTTAAAGCTTAGGGTTAAAGCTTAGGGTTAAAGCTTAGATTCAATGTTTTACTTTTTTTGATTTTTTAGATCCAGAAGATTTTTTGGATTTCTTTTTAGTTTTTTTTGTCTTTCTAGATCTAGATTTTCTTTTTTGTGTTTTTTTTGCTTTCTTCTGACGTGATCCACCGGCTAAATCTTGCTGTTTCAATCTTTCAAATTTCAATCTTTCTGCTTCTAGTTTTTGTTTTCTTGCCAATATAATTTTAGATGTTTTGATATATTCTCCGAGATCATCAAGATCTCTCATTTCACTAATTTTTTTCAATTCTGCAATGGTATTGTTGGGAGTTTTAACAGGTACACAAACATCATTTGGAAATATATCAAATCCAGTTGCTTGACAAACTGCATAATCATTTCCCTTTGGGTTCAAAGCGTTATCTCCAAAAAAAATAACATGGTTAAAAGTATCTTTAATGGGGTGCTTCTCTTCACCTGGTTCCATTTTTTTATCTGGTGGTACTTCTTTTCCATTTGGTACCCCTCGTATAACTCTTCCTTTCATGGTCAATTTTTTCATAAAGTAATATCCATAAGTTTTATTCCATCCTATTGGAAATACATCTACCCCAGTTGATCCACCAATATTAAATTCTAACAAAAATGGAGACTCTGGATTTGCTGACATATTTATGTTTCCAAATTTAGCTTCTAAAGCTTCTCTAAAAGGACCTAATATTACATTTGTGTGCTTCTCATCAGGGCTATTCAACTTAGAAAATTCCTTTCTGTATTCTGGGTAAGTTATATCCTTAGATGTAGTTTTTCCATCTGAATCCTTAACATCAACAAGCTTCCTGTTCTTGTTTGTTCCTATTGGAGAAAAATTAATTGATGATGTTTTCCAGAGAGATTCTTTGGAATTTTTTCCAATATGATCAAAAGTGGCTTCCAAATCAGTTGCAATCGAAAATTCTTGATATTTCTTAAAAAGCTTATTTAGAACAGGTTCTACTTTTACCCCATCAAGTGCTTTATTATCTTTAACAGCAAACTCTTTATTTTCAATCCCAAATAGACCTCTCATGTAAGCTTTGGCAAAAATAATCATTTCTTTTATTTTTGTTGAATCACACATTTCTTGAAAACCAATATCTTCAAGCATTTCTAGTTCATTCGTCTTTTTTAAAACTCTTCTGGATACCAAACCATTTTCAACCAAAATATAATCAAACATATCATTAAATTCCTTAAGTTGAGCAGTTGCATTTGCAATCCCAGTAGTGGATAAAACAGCTACTTGAGTTTTATATTTTTTTCGAATAGTTTTTAAAAGACATCTAAAAGCTTCAGCACGGCCAAAATAAAGACCTAAATTAGCATCATATTCCCCTGTAATATGAGTGCCTTTGGGAGTCACTGTGTCATCTAAATCAAATAATAATAATAAATCATAGACTTCTCCTTCTAAAGCAGAAGCCTTTAATGGTTCATCAGGTAGAGACATTTTTGATTTGTGTTTCTATTTTATATTTTAAAGAGATTTTTTTCTTCCTTTCTAGGTAAAAGAATGAATTCACGACCTAGCCATAACACATTACAAAAATATTACCAACTCCCTGGTCACAACATTATTGAACAAACTAACACCTATTCTGGCCGAGATACCAGTCCAGAACTTTTCTTATTAGATCGCGGTGGTAATAGAGGATTTGCGAAGGATCCTTATGAAGGATTTCAAGATTTAAAGCCATCATCAGTGGACTTGGAAGATAAGTTACAAGAAAAACTAGAAAAGAAAAAAGAATTTAAATTCTATCATGGAGATCAAATTCTATCTCAAAATTATTTTAAAGGCTGGAATGATTCATATTTCTTTCAAACCGCTTTATTCAGAAAAGACCCCAAATTTTGGGTAACTCCATTTAAATCAGATTATTTCCAAGGAAAATGAAGATGATTGGTCCCTTAACAACACCTAGAAGCTCCATCAGATGAACTGAAAGGGATATCTTTACCACATTCTGGAAAAATGCCAAGATGTTCGAGTGGTTGAGGCGATTGAAAAACGAAGCGATATTTAAAGCGAGATTTCTTTAAAATCAGAAAGGTATTTCGACAAACAGGGATTGGTTGGTTAACTGGAAAAAGATGATGAGTATCCAAAACCCATTGGTCAGGATAATTTTCAATGGTTCCTAAGTAAGTTACAGTTTGTCCATAATTTTCACAATCTAATTCTAATTCATCTAACTTAAAAAGTCGATAAGTTGCTGAATAAAATTTTATTGAACCTAGAATGTGTTCTAAATCTGCATTTCTAGGTTCAATTAATTTATCTTTAACCAGTCTAGGATCATGAAATCCTACTTTTTTTACTAAATTGAGAAAATCATTCCAGTAAAGAGCACCAGATAAACATTCTCCCCAAAGAGTAGAATTTTGCTGTAAAAATTGTGGAATTCTCTTTGAAGAATAGACGTCACTGAAATAGAATTCTCCACCTGGTTTTAAAACTCGGTAAACCTCTTTGAAAACTTCTTCTTTTTTATTTGATAAATTAACAACACAATTGGAAACAACCACATCAATTGTTTGATCTAAAATCATGGAAAGATTTTCAATGTAACCTTGGTGAAAAACTACGTTACTAGAACCATGGCCAAAATTCTCTTGATGAAACTCTTGATATTTTCTAGCGATGGTTAATTGTTCTTCAGTCATGTCAACACCAATTACTTTACCATTCTCACCAACTAATTGGGACAATAGATAAACATCATGACCGGATCCAGAACCCAAGTCTAAAATAGTTAATCCCTTTAATTCATCTGGGGCAATTAACCCACACCCATAATAGGTATTTCTAACCTCTGGATGCAGCTTATTGAGGGCATTTAGGATATGTTGCGGCGGCTTTTCAGTTGTGCAACAAGCAGTAGTTTTAAGATCATTCTGATGGGTGATAGTTTTCCCATAGTACTCCTTAACTTCAGATTCTTTTGATGTCATGTTAGTTGATTGATTAAGATTAACTAAATGAGAGGCTTTAAATTCAATTTTTCCTTTAAATTCTACTTTAAAAAATTGAATTTTCAAGTTGAATTATAATCAATTAACCACTTTTAACTGCTTTTAACTGCTTTTAAATGGAAGAAAGAGAAGAAATATTTTGGCAATTATTGGATTGTTATTTTGACGATTTTACAAGCCTTTCAGATGATGTATATATATCTGAAGAAAAATTCAGTCAATTCATTAATGAAAAGTATCCCAAAATTACTCATTTGAATATTGGTAAAAATTGGAGTGCGCTTTACATTGAAATTGAAAATCATGCTTCTGAAGCACAAATGGAATATGTTGGATGGATGATCTCGTATGTTTTTGGTAACCCTGGTCAAACCACAATTAAAGAAAATAAAGATAAATTAAAAAATTTCTATGCTGAGCACAATCCAGGGTCCAAACCAACCTAATCTTGCCGTTCTAGGTTGACGAATGAAAGTCATAATCCTCTTTAAAATTTAAATTTAAACTAAAATTTAAACTAAAATTAAAACTAAATTTTATGGTCCACCCAAAGTTACTTTAAAGTAATTTTTAGATGTACTGGCTGCAATATTCGGTTTAAATGATGCAGATCCTCCTATGTATTTGTATTTATTATCAAACCGTTTTTCTTTTTTATGGTATAATCGCCAGCCGCTTTGGGCTGTAAGTCGGTAATGGGTATCATTCCCTTTGACTTTAACTTCTTTTGGTTGATTTTTAGAATCACCTGTTTTCCAATACTCGGTGACTTCCACATCTATTTCCTTATAACCAGTACAATGTTCACCATCCATAGTATACCGACATGATTCTGTGATAATTCCATATTTAATAAGTTCCAAATTATTCATTTGAGTTTTTGTCTTAGTCTTAATTGATTGAAATATTCAGATTAATCAGATTAATCATATTAATCAATTTTTCAATTTTATCTTTTTAAACAGAAAACTAACATTTGAGGTGTACCTAGAACGGAATGTTTTTTGAGGTTTAGGTCTCTCAAAAAGTTAAACAATCTAAAACTTTACAGAAAAAAAATCACAAAAAAAAATTGATCATTCAAATTAAGTTAAAGGTTGATTCATTAAGTATAATTAATCAAGATTATGTCATTTAACTTAATTGTAGCTTATGATAAAAAGCGTGGGATAGGTAAAAATAATTCTATTCCATGGAATTTACCTGAAGATATGAAGAGATTCCGTCAAATAACTTCATTTATTCCGGAGGATTTAAAGAATGATCCATATTACGCGTACATGAATATGGTTGTGATGGGTCGCAAAACTTGGGATTCTTTACCAGCTAAGTTTCGTCCATTACCTAATCGTATTAATGTAATTTTGAGTCATCAAACCCCTGAAAATATTGATGATACTGATCACCCTTTGGTTCATGTGATTTCTAATCTAGATCAAATCTTTAGTTTGAGTCTTGGGAAACACAATCAAAATGAAATTAAAAAAGAAATTAAGATTTATGAAACCCTGGTGATTGGTGGTTCATCTTTGTACCAAATGGCTTTAGAATCGCCTTATTGTCACACTCTTTACATTACAGAATTGTATCATGATTTCAGTTGTGATGTGACTTTTCCGAAATTTGAAATTCAAAACCATCACCAAGCTAAAGTACCAGAACGTCTCAAAGAGATTGCTGCTGGATTTCCGCTTCATGTCGAAAATCAAGGTTACAAGTTGATTGGCGCCAGTGAGATTGAATGCGATACTCAAAATAAAATCTACTATCGATTTCTAGTTTATCAAAATGTTAAACTGACTGATTCTTTGAAACCATGGGTCAATGAAGAAGAAACTAGATATTTAGAATTGATGAAAGAGATTTTGGATCAAGGTTATGAAAGATTAGATCGAACTCAAATAGGAACTTATGCTTTACCTGGACAATGTTTAAAATTTAATCTTCGTCAGCATTTTCCGATTTCAACCTCAAAAAAGATGGCTTTCCGATGGGTTTTTGAAGAACTCAAACTCTATATCACTGGTAAAACAGATGCCAAAATCTTAAGCAACCAAGGGATTCCAATTTGGGACGGAAATACCAGTCGCGAATTCCTTGACAAAAGAGGATTAAGCCATTATCCCGAAGGTGATATGGGCGAAACATATGGGTTTAATTTCCGGCATTTTGGTGGTCAATATATTGATTGTCATCATGAATATGGCCCCGATGTTGGTTTTGATCAACTTGGGTATGTGATTAATGAGCTCAAAACCAATCCAGGAAGCCGCCGAATTATTATTAATTTGTGGAATCCTGCTACAGCTCACAAAGCTGCTTTACCCAGTTGTTTATTCTATTATCAATTCTGTGTTAACCCGGAAGATAAAGAATTAAACTGTGTTATTCACTTGAGAAGTTCAGATTACTTTTTGGCTAACAATTGGAATACCTGCACAGGAGCAATTCTAACCCATCTTCTATGTAATTTGGAAGGAATTGATTTGACTCCAGGTGATTTGACAGTCATGGTCAGTGATGCTCATATTTACAAGTCTCATTTGAAATATGTCTATCAAAATTTAACTAGAGAACCATACCCTTATCCCAGACTGGTAGTTAAGGAAAAGAAAAAAAGTATTGAAGATTTCACCTTTGATGATTTGGAATTGGTTGGTTACAAATCTCATGCCGCGATTAGGAATGTACCTATGGCTGTATGAGATCACGACCAAGAGAGTTTGACAAGGCTTTCAGTTGAGCTCTAAACCCTACATTAGGATTAATTCCTGCTCGAATGCTTTTAGCATATTTAAAAGCTTCGTCGTAAGACATTTTTTTGTGTTGAATCAAATAATAAATTGCAAATGCACCAGTTCTAGATGATCCATGCTGACAATGAATCAAAACTTTATCTCCTTGACACGAGTCTAAAATAAGGTCAAAGATTTGAAAATACCCAGCCAGCTCTGTAAAAGGATCATCATCAATCGAAAATACGTAAGATCCTTGATCAGGATCATCCTCGAAAAGATCTGGATCATCCATCAAATGGATTGAACAATCGATTCTATATTTTTTCAAAAGGTCCTGGTCAAATGCCCCACACATGTTACCAACATAGATATTGTCTATAAATGGTTGGATATCAACAGCTAAAGAATTTATCTCTTCAGTGGTATAGTTAGTATTCATTGTTTTTAAAGTTTAAATAGTAAATTATGATTTTCAATTTTTTCCAAGTAAATTTCAAGTAAACCCCAATAAAATTGAAGTCAACCTTAGTTTTGGATTCGTTTCAACTATAATGGAAATGAATAATGAAATGAATAAAAATAAATTAGATGATCGTTTGAAGGGATCTTTATGGGGTCTTTTCGTTGGAGATGCTCTTGGTGCACCATACGAGTTTATAGATCGGGGAACCTACACTGCTTCCGAAACTTATCTCGCTGGAGGTACACATGGCCTTGATGAGGGACAATGGACAGATGACTCGAGTATGGCTTTGTGTATTACAGAATCTATTAACGAAAAGGGTCAAGTAGATTTGCAAGATATTATGTCCAAATGGGCAGATTGGTATTATGATGGTTATTTATCATCAACTGGTGTCTGTTTTGATATTGGTTTTACAACTCGATATGCGATTAAAACCTGGAAAAATAGTCAAGAACTTTTTCAAGGTTTAAACGATAACAAATATTCTGGTAATGGTGGAATTATGAGGTTCTCTCCAATTCCAGTTTGGAATCATAAGAAGTCTTTAGTCGAAGCAGTCAAGGCTGGTGTTGAGGTTTCTAACCTGACCCACCCCAGCCAATATTGCCAATCAGGAGCGACCCTGATGGCGACATTACTTCATGCTTTCTATCATCGGGATTCCAAGGTTGATAAACAGCAAATTTTAAAGAATATTTCTCAATCTTCTGATGATAAAATGATTAAGACCATGATTGACCATGTTTTTCAAAATGGATATGATAAAATTTATTCAAGTGGATTTGTAATACAATCCCTGGAGGCTGCGCTGTGGGCGTTAGTTAATAGTGATAATTTTAAAAGTGGTTTGATGATAGTTATGAACATGGGTGGTGATGTTGATACAGTTGGAGCAATCTACGGTCAATTAGCAGGTGCTTACTATGGAATGTCTGGAATAGATTCTTATTACCTTGCGAATCTATTTGATCGAGAAAAATTAGAAAAAATGGTTAATACTTTGGTTGATAAATCTTATCAGTGAAAGAAATTTAATATGTCATTCGGTTTTAAAAAAAGTTGAGTAGATTGATCTAGGATGGGGGTATATCCCCGGGTGAATATTTCAACATCTTTTTTTTGTAGATCATACTTCGTATCACTAATCAGTTTTGATTCTATCTTTCCCCCAGGGAGTTCTCTTTTGGCACAGATGTAACAACCCATTCCAGCCCATGAAATAGCCCAGATTTTTCCAGGAGTATCATTCATATTCTTGCGGCAATCATCCAAGGCAAAATCCAAACCAGTCACAATAAGTTTTCTTTCTGGATTGCTGGGGCAATCTTCATAAGAATGCCGACCCTTGCATTGTGGGCAAAAGTGACCTTCAATTGAATGCGACCACCGATAACAACATCTTTTAGCAGTACACCGCTCGGATGCTAACATTTTATCATCCAGATAAAGCCGAAGCTGTTGGATTAAATGAGATTTTCCACATTCACCCTGGCCATGGCCATACTGATAACATTTACCACATCGATGTCCAGCGGTAACATGAGAAAATTTAAAACGACATTTGTAAACGTGACAAGCCATTGTTTTGTGTTTTGTTTTTCCTTACCATAACATATTTTTATATCAACTTTATCTCACATCTTTGATAATAAAATTGAAAATAAAGTAATCCAATTTAGTTCAAGCAATGTCAAACTACCGTAAAGCGACCAACCTACCTAAAATTATTCAACAAACAATTCGACATTTGGTCAGTGGTAATTCAGGAATGCCAAACTGTATTAGATTCGGCGAAAAGGCTGTTGTGACAACTAAACTTGATGGTACTCAAGTGAATATCCGAATTAAGTTTCAAAGCTTGAGTGACGAGGAACCATTGATTGAGATTTCTGGGCATAGTTCTAAGAAACCTGTTTTTAGTGGAACATTAGCTGATCTAGAGGCTGGAACAATTAAAGGAACTCATCAAGTTGCCATCACATATCAAAAGGTACCTCTTTATCCGATTATTGGACCAGAAATCCCTAAATTTATTGCTCTGATGCGCGAAATGAAGCTTGATGAATCAAATTTCTATTGTGAAATGATTCTTCCAGGGCGCAGTCCTCTAAATCTGAATTATCGTGATGATCTCCGAAGCAAAATTTATCTCTTCAATCATCTTTTCCCTGTCCATGGAGAATGGTATCGGAATGAAGTAAATTCAAGAACTCTAAGGATGTATCATAAACATGAGATTCGAACAGTTCCTCTTTGTCAAGAATTTGACAAGTTTACAACTAAGGATTTTGATTATCTAATGAATTGTCTTCATAATCCAGTCATCGAAGGATTTGTATTTAGCCAAGAAGAATGTTTGATTAAGCTGAAGACCCATCATTATGATGCGGGCATTCCAACTGAAGAGCTGAAAATAGATTCAGATGATCAATATCAACAAGATCTCAAGTATTGCTATGATGCTTTTCTGAAAGCAATTGTGTCAGCTGATGATTACAATGAGACAAATCAAACTCTGAAAACAATTAAATCTGAGTTATGGAAAGAATGGCTACATTCCGACCACTCAGATTTTAGTTCTAAGTTTGCTGAACTACCCAAAGCTGAGAAAGCTGAGGCGCTGAAAAATAGTGATTTTATGAAAAAAGTTTTGAAATCCCTAGAAAATGAAAGTGGACAGGGAACTAGTTTTACTTCTCGAAATCAATCTGTTATTGTTAGTCAAGGTCTGCGCTTCATGGATATGAATTGGTCAATCAACTTTTAATTCAAGTTTTAATTCAACTTTTAATTCAATCCAAAATTAAATTAATTTTTTTTGCGTTTTTTTATAAGTCTTTGTAAAAAAAAAATATCTCATTAGTATTATAAATTATAACTGCATATATGTCTTCAAATAGATTAACCTATGACCCTTGTGCCTACCAACAATATTTAAATCAATCAGTTGGAACTTTGGCATATCAGTTAGATCCCAGCAGATATCATAATTGTAACGCTTGTCGAATGGAACTTGGATTAGTTGGAGGAAACAATGTCTCCCAAGTTAAAGGAAACCTTGTTGACTTAGAAAGTGATCTTAAAGGAATTACTCGTCTAGGAAGCAAATGTCCTCAGCTCAAATATTTGAATCCTTGCCCAGCCGGTGACATGAACACTTGCAAGCCTAGATCGCTTGTTATCAGAGGTTCCCCAACCACCAAAGCCCGCAGTGTTGATTTAACTCTTAATCATTTACCTTCTTGTCAAATGATTCGCTACAAGCCTATTTCTTTGCCTCCCGCGATGAATATGCCTAGCTGCCAATAAATCTAACTATTTTTTAAAATTTTAATTGACCTTCAGATTTTTTTAAGATCTCAAAGTCCTGATAATTTGTGGTGGTAATTTAATCGCTACAATTTAATCTCTCCAATAAAGTAAAAGAAACGTTATGGAATCTAGTCGCGTGGATGATATTCAAAACATACAATCTAATCCATTAACTTATACAGATGGCGATATACAAAATTTGGTCAAATTAGTTCGTTTAAATAAACTTTTACAAAATTCTGATTTTAATCCTTCCAACCACGCCGATCAATCAGCCGGCCGAAGTTCAAAAAGTGAAGTGTTGAATGATGATGATCGCCACGAAATTAAAAGAATGATCCGAAGGAGCAATGAGGATCTAGAAGAAGATTTAAAAGGTTTTATTCAAAAGAATCAAAAAAAGTTTTTAGAATACATCAAAGAAATGATGGAATACAAAGAAACAGTTCAAAAAGCAGAAACAATTAAGGAAAAAGAAGAAGAAAAAGAAGAAACCCCTCCAAGTGCTAACAATATGATATCAATGATTAGCAATATTCCAAATGGTGTAGCCGGAATTGCCGCAGCTGTTAAAAATGGAATTGGTAATATTGTTGAATCAGCCAATAATACTATTTCTGGAGCAGTTGGTTTTAACAATAAATCTGCTGACCAACCAGCTGACAAAGCCGTTGAAAATGAAATTGATACAGATGCTCAACCAGATGAAAAGCTTGATGCCGAACTAGAAGGAACTTCTCTAAACACTCCTGATCAGGAAATGCCTTTGCCAACCACTAACCAAACTCCTACTAACCAAACTCCCACTAACCAAACTCCTACTAACCAAAACCCCACTAACCAAAACCCCACTAACCAAACTCCCACTAACCTAGCAACCAATAACCAAACTCCCACTAACCAAAATAATTTAGGCACCAGCCGCAATGCTAATCCAGAAAATGTAAATCCGGAAAATGTAAATCCAGGAAATGTGAATCCAGAAAACACTAATCCAGAAAATACTAATCTTGGAAATACTTTATCAAGCCGAGGAGAAAATGAAGAAAACCTTGCTAATCAAGAAACTGTTGTGGAAAATGTTGCGGAAAATGTCGCAGAAAATGTTGCTGAAAATGCTAGTAACACTGGAAATGTCGCAGAAAATGTAGCTGAAAATGCTGGTAACGCTGGAAATGTTGCGGAAAATGTCGCGGAAAATGTCGCAGAAAATGTTGCTGAAAATGCTAGTAACACTGGAAATGTCGCAGAAAATGTAGCTGAAAATGCTGGTAACGCTGGAAATGTTGCTGAAAATGCTGGTAACACTGGAAATGTAGTTGAGAATGTAGTTGAGAATGTTCCAGACGATGAAAAACTACTTGAGAAAGAGAATCAGGCAGCTCAGACTGAAATCAAGCGATTGAATGATGAATTAAATCGTTTAGCAAATGTTCAAGGTGGTGGTCGTCGAACTAAAAAGAAGAAAAAGAGCCGTAAGTCTCGAAAAACCAAAACACAAAAAAGGAAAAAGAAAAGTCAAAAAAAGAAGAAACCTAAAAGTAAAAAATCTATCAGTTAAGCTCTAGAAAAAAAATATCTATTAGTATAATAATAAGTTAACAACTAATTATGTCATTTACAAGACTTAGTCATGATACTTGTGCGTATAGACACGATTTATCCCAAACAGTTGGACCAGGTGAATACCAATTAGCCAAACCAGCCCCCTGCAACCCTTGTTTCACTAGTGATCCTCACATTCGTATGCAGCGATTTGGAGCTAGCATTAGTAAATCCACTTCAATGATCGATATTGATTCTGAGTTGATTGGAATCAGCCGTAAACAAAGCAAATGCCCTGAACTCAAATATATGCCCGAATGTGGTGCTAATGGATATTGCGGAGCCAACTCAGGTGGTTCATCTAAAAGTAATGGAGCAGTTAATATGGATTATGATTTAATGCATTTTCCTGATCAAGATTGTTTCACCCCGGTTGAAGATACTCGTTTAAGCAATCCTCCTTGCAATCTCCGCGGAACTGGCTGGAACAGATGGGAATGGCTTTGCCGTAATCCTCAGGATAGAATTGAGATCCCTTTTGATTTCAATGTTAACGAACGTTTAGTGGCCAGAGATAATCATCGCCCTTGCATTCCCAACCCTTTGGATCAAACATCAGCCTTGCCAAGCCCGACTGATGAACCATTGTGTACTAGCATGACTGTTTCAACTTGCGCTGTTCCCCTCGGAACTCCTTCAGTTAGCTGGGTTTCAGGCGAAGTTCTCAAAAGCTTATAATATGGTTTTCTAAAAGCTGTTTTATAATTTTATTTTTAAATTTGTTAAAAAAAAAAGGTTAAAAGACTGTTATCCTTTGTTTGCATTATTTTTACATCCCCTTTGAGTGGGGATGGTGGGAATCGAACCGCACTATTTTCATTTTTCACAAAATTAAACATACCGTGTTTAGCAGGAGCTAATTGCTGCAAGATAACAGTTTGATATTGGGATTAAAATGTCAATTCAATTTTTTTTAGGTAGAATGAATGAACGAATGAATTGAGATAGAATGAATTAAGATAGAATTAAGTAAAAAAAAAGCTGTTATCCTTTTTTATTTCCGTTCACCCGGTTAAAGTCCGGGTGGGGGGAGTCGAACCCGCCTTATTATCATTATAAGTGAATTTTAAGCAATTAGAGTTGGTTGCTGCAAGATAACACTTAACTTAATAGTTAAAATGCCAATTCAATTTTTATTGTGCGAGACTTGTTATTACACAGTGTCTTGATGACTCCAAGTCGGTTGGCCTGTCAGAGAATCATGGGCCACTTCGTTTTTATCTTTGGAAATGCCATGATGTTTTGATGTTTCCACCGGTTGCAGAATTTTATCTGACTTTTTAAGAGGACCAGATATTATGAAGGGTTTAGCATAACCAACGGGAGTCTTAATATCTTTTGCAGGATTAGTTGCTTCTGAATCAATATCTTCTGCCTCATAATAGGCTTTTAATTTATCTGAATACTTTATTATCTCTTCATTTGTTATTTTTAATTTATTTGCACCATTGGAAGGTTCAAATGTTAAATCAGTGTATTTATCCCAAATTTCGTCTTTTGGATTGTTAGTGAAAGTAGATCCCCATAAATAAAGAAAATCATCATTGTTTTTACCAGCATTTATTAGTGGATTAAATAATCCATTCGGTTGAGGGGGTTTTTTGGTAAAAACCTTTTTATCTTTGTTGTAATTTAATAAAAATCGGCGTGGTATAATTCGGTCAATGCCCTGTTTAACATCACGATTGAGTTCTAACAGTGAACGATCATCCTTCAAATGATTTGCTCCCAGACCACCTGAAATTATTTCAAAAATTAAGCAGGCAAAAGAATAATAGTCTGTGCTTGCATTTATTTTAGGATTTGCATTTATTTTAGGAGATGTTCCAGCAATCACGGTCGTATAAAATACGGGAGGCATTTGAAAATAAGGTAATCTACAATCGGTGTTACTATACTCAAATTCATTTTTTTGAGATGTGTCAGTGACCACAGATAATCCGAAATCAGTTATTTTTGCGATGAGTGACCCATCTTTATTTTGATGGAGTAGAACATTTCGTGAAGCAAGATCCATATGAAGTACTCCAATGGAATGCAAATATTTCATACCTTTTGCCACATCAACAATTATTTTACCATATAGATCATTATCATTTGCCATTTTTAACTCTAAAAATGAATCTAAACCACCCATGCTTGCATACTCGAAAAGTAATGCGGTATTTAAAGAAATATGCTTACTCAGGTCGTCATTCTCAGGTGAAGGGTCATAGCACTCTAAATTTTGGACCCCATGTTTTATTTTCATAGCATCTTCGTCGCTCTCCACTGAATTCTTCAGGGCTCGCGGCAAACTGACATGTTCATCCGGAACTCTGATGAAATCTAAATTCGCACAACCTATAAATTTTACAATATTCTCGCTGCCTGGGGCTGCCGAATTGCGTGAAATAAACCGACAAATTAATCCTTCAGTTAAATTTCCTGTTGATAATCTCCGCATCTGTTTTAGATCTAGATCTTGTTTCTTCGCTTTTGCATCTGATTTTTCTTTCAGTGATTTTATACCATAATTTGATTTGGTGTCCTGTTTTGCATCTGGTTCTTTCTCTTTCTCAGGACATTTTGCAAGTTTAATTACACATTTCTCTCGAAGAAATTTATCATCATTGTCTGGAGGGTTAGATATCTTTTTAAAACTGGGATCAGGAGTATACAATAATGCAATTCCAAATTGTCCGCCACTCAAAACAGACAGCTGTCCCACCTTGTGACCATATTTATCTCTATCTTTAGGGGTTTCTCTTCCTAAATAAAACAGCTGGGTCTTGGGTAATTTCTCATATTCAAGAAGCTTCTCATAATATGGTACCCATCTAGCTGTAAGCTCTGGCAATGGAGATCTCTTGCAAGAATACTTCTTTTCCACAATAAATCCTCGTAAAAGATCAAAATCTGCATCAGTAGGATTTTCAATAGAATTATAAGCCAAGTCAAATACTCTGTGCAAGTTCAATAAATTAGTATTCCCATCATTTAAGAAAAAATCATTAACTTTAACAGCATCGCTCCAATCATCAACATCATAAACTGATCCACCTTTTTGAACTTTAATTCTTTTTCTGGACCCAGTCTTTTTCTTTCTAAATTGGGATTTTTTGGATTGTGATTTCCTCTTTTTGAGCTGAGTTCTACGTTTATTGCCTTTATTACCTTTGTTTGTTTTACGTGTTTGTTTTCCCATCAAGCTTAATGATTTTACTTAATATTTTAATTTAAGAAAAGATAAAAATAAAGCCGTTGCTTTTGTACTTTGAATATTATTTAAAGTAAAGTAACCTGAAAAGCGAATCGATATAAGTAAACCCTGGTCCTAAGTTAATTGTAGAATCATTTATGAGTTCAAGTTCAGACATCAAATTTACAATCACTCGAGCATTGGCCGAGTTAAAAATGTTAGATAAGCGAATTCTTCGCAAAATCAATGAAGGGGTTTATGTTTCCCAATCAACAAAAAATAACCGACGAAAGGATGACCCTGTTTCCAAGGCCCTTCCCCATTTTCAATCTGTTAATGATTTGATTACTTTCCGTAATCTTTTGAAGTCGCAAGTAATTGAGAGTAATGCGACTGTCTTCATTAAAATTGGTGGTAAAATGTATACTGTTGCTAACGCCGTTGAGCGTAAAGGAAGTATTAAGTACGAGAAACAATTATTGGCTATCTTGAAACAACAAAGATTGGCTGCGACCAAACTAGTTGAGCGTCACAACCAACAAGAAAGATTGCATTTGCAAGAGTTATTGAAAGCACACTTTGGTCGCGAAAACGGAAAACTAGACACCGATGCCGCCAAAGCAATGGAAGACAGCTTTTGGAGTAACAACAAGGCTGCTTTGATTGATCCTTTGGATATCAGTAAGAGAATCGAATCATTGGAGAATGATATCGAGACTTTTGAGAATGAGGTTGATTTTGTTCTGTCGGAATCCAATTCTCAAACTTACATTGATGTTAGTTCTTAAACTCATCATTTATCAACTGACCTGTTTAATCGAAACTATACCAAGATTGGTTTCACATAGCCCAGATCTTAGCTATTCAAATAAATAGATCAAACATCGGAATGATTTTGATCGAGGACCCGGTAAGGTGGGGACCTAGCCAACAAGGCCGGGACCTAGCCTGGACACTGGGTCCACGATTATCTTTTAAAAGTTCAAACTTCATGTTTCAAATTTTAAATCTCATGTCTCAAAATTATAACGTTCTAAAGTCCAAAGCTTAATAACCCCCGGAGACTTGTTAGTCTCTTGGGGTCAAAGCTCTTCCAAATCCTGGAATCATGGTAGGAGTGCGATGCCCACTCTGGTTAGTACCACCAGGCAGATTAAACAGGTCTGAAATCATGATTGATTGTATGTTGGTTTAAATCCAGCACATGATTTAGTTTTACTTTACTTTTTTAACTTTTTAAAAATTGATTTATGATAAAATTTGCTAATTTATATCATAATATAATTAATAATATAATAATTAATAATGACAATTTATTGTTTTTTGAAAGATGGGTCGAAGGAAGCTTTCAAATCACACGTCCTATCAATTGAAGCCGCTGCGGCATTGATATCTGGGCTGGTGACCAAGATAATTGCTTTAAAGGGTGGTGATAAAATAAAATGCATTGAAGATTTTATCCAAAATAATCTGGAATCTTATCAAGATGTGGAAAGGAATAGAAATTGGTTAACTGCTTTAAACTTTACATTAAGTTTGGCTTTATCTCAAAAAATATTTGAAAAATATTTAGGATTTCCTAAATTTGAATACATTGAAAAGAAAAATTATCTACGAATAAATGTCAAATGTTTTGATAATGACAATAGTCCGAGAAGATATGTTAGAGTTTTAGCTATCTTATCAATGCATGAAGTTCCTCCACACCACAACCTATTTAAGAATAAGTATCGAAGAAAACTCTGTTGTTTGTGTTGAAACAGCCCCTTGGATCTCCTCACTCGTAAGCTTCAAGCTCAAAAAGTTTTAAAATGAGTGTATGAACTCGGCTTTCAAAATCACTTATGGTATCCCCGCTGTAACTACTTTGGCAATGATTCGGATTACCGTGGCGTTCGTGACTTTTGCAATAATCACCTGCTTGGTGATGAGTTGAAAGCCATTCAGCTTCTCTTTCTAGTAACCCCAAAGTTTGCTTATTTTTTATAATTTTAATTAACGATTTGGATTCATCATCTGATAAGTCCTTAACTAATTTTGATAGTTTTTCTTTTGATGTTTCTTTTGGCATTTGATCTAAAAACATTCTTAGAATTCATTCTGGATTTAATCAATTTTTATTTGATATTTCATTTAAGAAGATTCAAAAGATGAAAGAATTAAATCTTCTTAAATTTTAAATGTCACGTCACCAAGTAGATTTGGACCAATTTGCCAGAAGCCAATTAAAAAAGGCTGCTGATTTAGGAAATCTAGACCAAGATTTCATTGAGATTCTTTCATACCCAAAACATGAGGTTGCTGTTAATTTCCCGGTTCGGTTAACTAACAAAAAACTCAAAATCTTCAAGGGGTTTCGGATTCAGCATTGTAATTTGCATGGACCTTACAAGGGAGGTATTAGATTTCATCATGAAGTTAACCAAGAGGAATGCAAAGCACTGGCTTTTTGGATGACCATCAAATGTTCTTTATTAAAATTACCTTTAGGTGGTGCTAAAGGAGGTGTGCAATGTAATCCATTAGATTATTGCCAAAATGACCTGAAACTTATTTCAAAAGGATTTAGCAAAGCTATGTTTAAGTACATTGGTTCCCAGCGCGATATTCCAGCTCCTGATCTGGGGACAAATAGTCAAATGATGGATTGGATGACTGCAGCGGCTCAAGAAGTGTGCAAAACGCATGATCGAGCCATCTACACTGGTAAAAGTTTATCATATGGTGGATCTGAAGGACGTGAGGAAGCCACTGGGAGAGGAATTATGATTTGTGTTCGCGAATGGTTTAAAGAAAAAGGAATCGAAATCAAAGATAAAACCTTTGTCATTCAAGGATTCGGGAAAGTTGGTTCCTTCGCTTCCAAATTGCTGGTTGAAGAGCTCGGAATGAAGTTAGTTGCCGTTGGAGATCATACTGGATATTATTGCAGCAATAATGATGATAAAAATCTGTCGGTCGATGACTTGATTGCCTATGCCAAAACCAATCGTAATTTATCTGGATCACCACTCTTAGCTGAAATCACCAGAGACAATTTTTTTGCCTCTAAAGTAGATCTCTTGATCCCTGCCGCGATGGAAATGCAAATAACTGAACATGAAGCGAATTTAATCAACGCTAAATTAATTGTTGAAGGTGCCAATGGTCCAACAGATCTAGAGGCCGACCAGATTCTCTTCGATCGTTCAATTGATATTATTCCCGATGTTTTGGCTAATGCGGGGGGAGTAGTGGTTAGTTATTTTGAATGGTTACAAAACAAAAGACAAGAATACTGGGAACTTGAAGAAGTCAGATCATTACTGGAAAAGAAGATGAAGAAGGCTTACAACAAAGTGAGAGCTTTCAGTGAAGAAAATAACATTGATCGGCGAATGGCCAGCCACATTCTGGCGGTTCGTAATTTGGAATATGTTTATTTGGCTCAAAGTAATGATCCGATAAATGATCCAAACTAAATGATCCAAACTAACTGGTGTAATTCACCCTAAAATTGAATGTTTTAGGTCTTCAAGCTCAAATGGTAAGAATGGCTTCCAATCAGACCAAGACATCAAAGAAGGTTCAACTTAAAAAACCTTCTTACCACCTTATCCCACCTCGAAAACAAAAGAAAGTTATTAAATATTTGACGTCATCTTTAAATCATGTTAGAGAACTTCAAAAATATCTCCCAGGTGTAACTGTAACACCAATTAATCCTGAAAAAATAAATCCTAAACTATACCTAAGCGCCTGGGGATCAAATCTGCAAAATGCTTTGTGCGACTTAGTCAAAGAAGCCTTCAAAATATATGGTCCTATCATAGTTAGTAAAACAGACCTTCTTCTTGAAGTTTCAGATATTAATAAGGAATTGACGGTGGAAACTCCATCATACAAACCCCGTAAAGCTAAATTGATAACACACTTTTACTATACTGATGATGGAGAGACTGTCCAAACATCAATTGGGTATGAACATGTTTATATGGCTCAAACAATCGGAGTCACCGACCCAAATAATCTTCCAACTAATCCTCTATATTCTACCGTCGGTTTCACGAGAGAGCGGACATTCAGTGATGATTTTTCAGTTTGGGGGATAATGTCATTCATTATATGGATGATGGCGTGTGGTTTTGTGATTGATAAAATATCTAATGATGAATCTGCCATATTTTGTTTCATGGTTCTAAGTGTTTTTGCATTTCTTATTTTCCTTGTAGCAACAGCAGAAAAACAAAAGATTGTTGATCTTTTGTCCACAACTCTTCGAAAAGGCGAATTTGACAAATCTTTTGAGAGAGCAGCCATTAAAGTTAAGAACTTTGTATCTCCTGATAAAACGCTACAAAAAATGATGAATGATGTCCTAGATCTATAAAGGATCTCTATAAAGGATCTCTATAAAGGATCTCTATAAAGGATCCTACATCAACTACCTCAAGTAAATTTTTTATTAAGATGGGCAAACATTTAAAAATTGAATCTTTTTACATTTATTGCTTAAACTTCAAGAATGAATTCAAACCAAGAAAGAGAATCTCCAGGTCGAGAGGAAGATTCTGAATTTGATAAAGTAAATTATGATGATCTCAGTCTGAAATCTGAGACCAGCGAAGAAGAAACTGAAGCCACGGCTGAAGAAGCCAAGGTTGAAGAAACCACATGTGAGGAATTTGAATCTGATAGAGAGGAAATCACTCCCGAGGAAATCGCTCCCGAGGAAATCACTCCCGAGGAAATCCCACTTGAAGAAATCCCATCTGAAGAATTCGACACTGGAAAATCCGAATCGGATGAATCAGATGAATCTGAAGAACCTTTGCCCAAAGCCCCACAAAAAATTATTAAATATTTAACCTCGTCCATGATTGATCTTGATGAACTCCAAAAACATCTTCCGGACACAAAGCTGATCCAAGTCATTCCAACAGGAGACTTGAAAATAAATAATCAAATGAGAAAAAGTAAAAATGTACCGGTTCTCCTAAATGAATTGGTCAAAAAAGCTTTCAAAGTCCATGGGCCAATTATGGTTAGCGGAGTAGATCTGGCCATGAGAATGGCAAGCGCTGAAAGGGATGCTTATCATGACTGTCTAGCCAAAGATGAATCCATTTGCGATTATTTCGGTGAAGAACAAGGCGAATTGAGAACACACTTTTACTATACGGATGATGGAGAAAATGTCAAAACATCAATTGGTAGTGAAAATGTTTATGTAGCAAACGAAGTTGGAACACCGAGCAGCGTTAATCCTCTTTATCCGTATGTTGGCTTTCAACGAGAGTTTACAACTCCAGAATATTTTCTCGGATATTCGGCTCTGCTGAGCGTACTATCTTTAACGTCATGGTTTATAACGGGAATAACTGGAACAGCAATGAACTGGGATTTTAATTATGTTCATTATTTGAATTTCGTGATTATTTTTCCAGCACTCATCGCAATTCTTGCTCTTTACAAAATGACCTCGGATCCAGCAACCACTATTGATGTTTTATCGGAGACCCTTGGGGAAAATGAATTTGATGACTCTTTTGAATTGGGTGCCAATGGAGTTAGAAACTTTCTACCTTCTGAAAACATGAGGCTAGCCGCGTTTTACGCTCCTGGAATGATGGAATATGTTGATCCAACATATTTAGATACATTCAAAAAAGTTGTTCAACTACCTCAACCAATTACCTCAACCATTTAATTCAACCAATTTTATCTTTTCAAAATTCTAAATCTTTAGAATTTATTTTTATAAATTTAGATATTAAAAGATACTAGAACTAAATGAGTAATTCTGGAATATACTTGCCACAAAGAATTATCAAATCAATGGGACCAGCTGCTCCAAGAGGACCCCCACGAAAACTGGTTGATTGGGGAATTTTATTTAATCTATTTATTTTTGTCACATTTCTAGGATCAATCTTCTACGTCTGTTTGCATCGCTATAGAAATAAAGACTATTATAGAAAACAAAAAGAAGCCAAACAAAGAAAAATGGTTGCTGACTTTCAAAAAATTTTAGAAGAATATCAGCTAAATCAACAGAAAAAACACTATATGGAAGGAATTAACAAAAAACTCCAAAACCAAATCCAAATGAGCCAAAGCCTTGATTCACTGCGAGGTAAATTAGATTTAGTTTATCAAAATCCTCAAACATCTCATCAAATACTCTTGAATAACCATAATTCATTCCAGGCTAGACCTCATCAATCTGATTCTACCTATCAAACCCCATTTTTTAATTCAAGTGATATGATTAATTACAGATAATCATAATCAAAATCATAATCAAAATTAAAATTCAAAATCAAAACTAGATTCAAAACAACTTAGCGTTGTCCCAACATAATTTTTTTATCCTTTTCTAGGTCTTCAACTTTCTTAGTATTATCAAAGACAACTAAATGTTTGTCTTGATGCGCAGCAACTAAATCTGCAATTTTAAGCATATGTTTAGATGAGCCTTTTAACAAAGAAGCAACATGGTTTAAGCGACCTTGTGGATATTTGTCGACCATGACATAGTTAAATTTATCTCTAAATCTCTCCGGAACATCAAAGACCGAATTGACTAGCATAACAACCATTAAATTTAATCCTTCATCAAAAACGGAATTGAGAATGGTTAAATTGGTTTCTTTCAGGAGAACTGAATCAACCAGAAGAAATCTTTTAGAGGTTCCTTCCTTTTTAGCTTCTTTGACAAAATTAAGGAGACTTGGGCGGTGGATTCGAGTAGCAATAGTGACCTGATTATCAGGACAAACTTCTGCTAAAGCTCTGGTATATCGACTAACTTTTTTCTTAGTGTCAGCGGCTACAATTCCTTCTGTGACACCATATTTCATCTTTTTAGTTAAAAGTCGAATACCCATCGCAGTTTTGTCGGACGAAGGGCCGCCGACCATTACGATCTTATCGGACATTTTCACTTGATCCAAACTGAATTTGGGTAATACTGAATCAGACATATTCAGAAATGATTAGTTATTATTAGGTTAGAAATTAAATTTCTTTTGAATAGTGATTTGAGGCCCATTCCTTTTACCAAACATACTAACATCAAACTCCTCATTTTCTTCTTCTTCTTGAGTGTCGTCAAATTGATCTTTGCTCAATGCCCAATATTCTGGTGCACAAGTCTGGAAGGTTGCATTAAAGATAGCTGGTTCTGCTTTATACCAAGCAATCTGTTCCTCTAGTTTATTACTTCGAACAGTATTATCAATGACTAAACATTCATATTCAGCAGTGCAAGAATCATAAATTTGGTTGAAACATTCAAAGGTTGGAAACAATGATCCATAATTGCAATAAAGACGTTTACGATTCTCTAGACCGGGCATGTTGAAAAGGAAGCAGTAATCAATTTGCTGACGAAGAGCTGGTAGAAGATTCGTGGCTGTTTGGGCGGTGTAAATGAAAGTTAAATCAATATGACGACCATTCATGAAAATTTCTCTAATTGATTTCCAATAACTCCATTTTGGATTATATTGACAATCATCTAAAATTAACAGGGCCTGAGAATTAATAGTTGAGCTACCATATTGTTTCTCTTCTAATAGTCGTTTTTTCTTGACTAATTTTTGTCTGGCAACAGTGTTGTCAATGATGTCTTCAAGAATATCATTGTGAATGAAAATTGGTGGAATGATATCTGAAAAGAATCGATTGAATTCTTCAGTCGGACTAATGACAGTCGCAACTGGGATGTGACGCTTGTAATACAAAAGCTCTTTCAGACAAGTACTCTTGCCTGATTTTCGTTTACCAATGAAAGCAATGATGGATTCATCACTTACCTTAGTCATGTCAAATTTACGGATTTTAAGACGTTGACCTTTACTCATTTAACGTATTATCTTATTATCAAAATAGAAAAAAAAAACTATTTTATAACTTGAAAAAGTTAATAAATTGCTTTGACTAATCTTTAACCACCACAACCTGGATATTTTAATTTGATCATCAAATTATATTGCTTTTTAGCTAAAGTTTTAAGTTCTTCGGTGGGAGCATGAAAGCTCAAATGAGCTGCATTGCCGAAAGATGTTGCATTCCATGAATCAATAGAATCACTTTTAACTGGCATGGCCAAAGCATTTCTGACCCAAGCTTCATTTCCAGCGTTAGACCAGGTGATATAATCAACTAGGTCAGCAACATTATTCATCGTCATTGTTGGAATCTGAGACTCCACCTGATTTAAATAAATGCCTGAATACCTTATTCCACAGTTCTTTTCAGTTTCGTTAGCCCGATGAAATATTGGTTTCGTAAAAAAATCTGAAGTAATATCAATACTTGGAGTATTTCCCATTTTTGGTATAATAAGTTAATATCTCAACTCTTCATCTCAAACATATTCAATTTTTTAATAGAACTTTTAATAGAACTTTTAATAGAACTTGTAAGAAGACTGATTTAATCTGGTGTGATTATTGCCCACACATTGATCTCCATTACCTTCCTTGCAAGTTGGTCCAACACCATATAACCATTGAGCAAATTTACCTTGCTCCTCACCAAAAGTGGTATTGGGTACTGTGTACCATTGCCTCTGAGAGTGTCTTCGGTTATAAATGTCATTGACATCTGTAAATAAATTATGACCAAAATTAGCTTCAACTTTATTGGCTACAGCTGCATCATTGGTAGTTGAACAAGCTGGACCACGTTTGCGATCATCAGCCGGTAAAGGATTCATAAAAGGATTATCAACTGAGCTGGGGTAACATTCTCTCGAATCATCTTCTTGACCATTTCCACCTCGAGTAAAAAGAAGACTTTTCTTTTTTTCTTGGGTTTCTTGATTTTGATAGGATTCTCTGATTTGAGGACTTTGAAAAGTATACACAAAATATGTCATGACTAAAACAACAATTGGTACATATAAATAGAGATAATTACTGTGCAAAAGCGCTAGAACTGCACCGGCATAAATTGAAAAACGAACAATAGCATTAATTCTTTCACTATATGACATGTTAAGTTTTGGAACAAATTCTAATAAACGATCTTGTCTAATTAATTCTTTTGGATCTTTAATCCAAATTGGATCACCTCTCTTTTCCATTTATCATACTTAAGAGAAAATACTTAAGATAAAATTTTAAAAAGTTAAATGAATTTTTTTTAATTGGATTTCTTAGATTTAGTAGATTTCTTCGATTTAGTGCTTTTCTTTGATTTCTTTGATTTAGTGCTTTTCTTAGATTCAGTAGATTTCTTTGATTTATTTTGGTTAAAGAGTGGATGATTGTCAAGAAGATAAGTTAAAAGTAAATCGTATGATCCTATTTTATTAGCTTTTCGGACTTCTTTTCTAGTCATCAGTAAGTTCTCCAATCCAAATTCTTTTTTGGCATAATTGATGACCGGAATCAAAACAAATTTGACATCATCATTAAGGTGATAAAGTTTGTCATCACTGGAGAGGACTTCAAGAAAATCTCTTTTATCTTTGGCCCGGTGTCGAGCAAAATAATACCAACCGTGGTGAATACTTAAAAGAAAGTTTTTAATGTTGTTTTGAAGAGCAAAATGAGGAATAGTTGATCTTCCAAAATCAATGATGATGGGCTTTTTATATTTTCTCTTCGGGTTCGTCATCATAACATTAGCCAATTTCAAATCTTGATGAATAAAGCCATTCAAAAGAAAGATCTCTCTCAATCTAGTTAACAAAACTCTCATAAATTGGATTAAATCATGAGCTGACTTGAAGATTTTTGTTTCTAAAGCTTCTTCCAATGTAATTCCAGTAACGTGTTCCATAATGATGTATAGTTCATCATTTTTAGTTCGCCCAAAAGCATACACTTTTGGAAACAACTTACTCAAGTGATGTTCCTGAGTATCGACATCCAAAACACAACTAACAACTAACTCCCGAATAGCATTGATCTCAGTAGTATTCATGATCATTAAATTATCAAATTTCTTATAAATACCATGACTCATTTTAGTAACTTTAACAACGGCCTTTCCCTTGCGACCTTCTTTGTAAGGAATTAGATAAATGTTGCTTCCACTATGACCACCCACAATGGTTTCATATTGATCTATTTTATCTGGATCAAAAGCCGGATTTTTTTCATCATCCTGCTTAATGTTAGAGATTCTTTGAGTAACAGTTTTTCTGTTTGATCCTGTAACTAACCTTTTACACGTCATATTTTAAATTACACTTTTACGTTATAAGACAGAAAATAAATATGTTGCCGCTAATGAAAATGGAAGCTAAATCTCTCTTAACCTATCACAGATGGGACATTATTATTAAATACGTCTATATCAAATATTTTCATTTATATTGTCAACATTACCCAAATAAACACCACTCTGATTACATGACTGCCCCAGAATTAAAATGGTTTAGGGATTTATATTTAGATCATTTAAAAGTCCTTAATGGAGGTTATGAGGTAAAGACATACTTTCAAAGCAAAGAAAAGCATACTTTAGGAGAATTCTTGAATGATTTCCATAACTTATATTTCTCAATCAAAAAAAATGGGTTTGATTCTAAATATCCAATTCCAATCAGTCACGAGGGAACAATTTTAAATGGAGCCCATCGGATTGCTGTTTCAACCCTTTTTAGGCTCACAATTCCGGTTGAAAAAGTCAAAACCACGGTTAAACTGGATTTACCTCCTGGGGCATTTAACAATCGTCTAAAATATAAAATGCCTACTTCCAATCCAAATAATGTCATTCCGGGATTAACTCAGGAACAACAAGATTTCGTTCTTCGAGAATACGTTCAACTCAAAAACAAAAAACTGCGTTTCGTGATCATCTTTAACAATTACACTCATCATGCCCACGAAACATATTTGAACACTTATTTGGAGAAAAAAAGTTACAAAATCATTTACCAAAAAAATATTCAACTTAGTTCTTATGGAACTTTTAACTTTATTCGTCACTTGTATTTTCAAGAGCCCAAAGTCAATATCACCTGGAAAACTAGCCAAGCCTATTTTGCCGCTTATGCTAATAAATTTCCAGAACAATTTACCTCTCGGGTGATCTTAGTTGAATCATCTAATTTCGCTAACCTTAGCCCATCCGGAGCCCGTGACAAAGTCCATTTAAGAGAACGACTGGGTTCCCAACATGCCTTACATGTGACTGACAACCCAATGGAAACCCTCCGGATGGCTAACTTGATTTATCATCGAGCCAGCCTGGGCAACCTTAATTTGTTACCTTTGCGACAATCATCAATAGTTTCGAAATTTTTCCTCAATTACAAAGCTATTCTAGAAACAAATCAAGTTAATCTAAGCGAACAATTCTTAATAGTATCCAGTTTTTTTCTTGGATTACAAGGTTTAAGAACCCCATCTGACTTAGATTTTCTTTATGATCACCATTTAATTCAAAATGCTCTGCTACATCGATCCAGTCATAATAAATATTTGCAGTATTACCCAGATCTCTTCTATTTACTTTATCATCCTCATTATCATCTTTATTATTTGTCCCAAAAAATAATCAGTTTGAAAGAGTTGTCTTCTATGAAAAAAGCTCGAAACGAACCAAAAGATCAACACGATCTAAAACTAATTAACATTTTTCAAAAGTTTTCTAATTTACGAAATCAACTCAGTATCATTACAACCACCCACGCAGTTCCTAGCGCACCATCAATTAAAATCATTGAAACCTCCCTACGTTCTCTATATCAAAAATGCCCTGGATCACAAGTGGTTCATCATTGGATTTACTTTGACAGTCGTGAGGATTCAGTCAGTCTTGAATATTGGAAAAATTTACAAAAATTGGCGATCGAATTTCCAAACATAATTTTGGTTAAGGAACCACATTCAGGACTCAAACCTAATTATCTAAAAGCCATTCGAAATATTGTAACTCCTTACTTAATGTTTTTGGAACATGATTGGATCTTTTTAGAAAAAATAGACTTATCCAAGATCATTGTTGAATTCAAATCAAAACCGAATTTTCATTATCTCAAATTTAATAAAAGAAACAACTTCCAAAAGGGAGGTTGGGATAAAGTTCTGGTTAAAGATCCCTCAATTAAAAACTTTTTAGCCATTAAAACTAATGCTTGGTCAAATCATCCTCATCTAACTAGGAGGCAAAAATGGCTTTCCAGTTGGTTAATGATGGTTTCCAATCCAAAATTACAAAAATTAAAAGGATCTTTTGGGATTGAGGAAATTTTGTACAATATTTATCAATTGGAAATTAATCAACTGGGATTTGAAAGAGCTCATTTAAAATGGGGTTGTTACAATTATGGGTCTGATTCAGGAAAAGCGTTGGTTCAACATATTGATGGGTCAGAGCGTTATGATAAGAATAGTATTGATGGGCGTCAAATAAAAATTGAATAAAATTTTATCTCACACAATATGAAATTACTTTCTTGTATTCCACATGAACACCAGTGATACAATACCCACCTACACTCAAAAATGTAGAAATGGGAAGTATCTTTTTAGCTCTCTAAACCACAAGTATACTTTAAATGGTCCGATTGATCTGGCAAAATCAACCCAAGTTGTGACGATCACTGATAGCAACGAAAAACTTCATCTGGGTCAATTTTATAAAACAAAGAAAATGCCGACTGAATTTAAATCAAATTCTTTTGGGTTAACTCTTTTGTTTCGGTTAAAATTATTGGCTTCACCGGCCGTAATGGAAATTGAGGAGGTTGGGATTGTAAAAATAATAACTTTTTATGAAACCCTGCATTATTATTTATCAATTCATCCTTTTAGAAGAATTGAATATGTTGATGATTTAATTTATGGAGCCTCAAAATTGTCCAAACCAAACCAGCAAATCAAACTTTATTTGAATTCAATAATTCTTTTTCTAGATCAAATCAAAGAACTACATTATCAAGGACTAATTAAGTTAGAATTATCTCCTGAATCAATGGCTTATGATCATACCAATAAAAAATTTATTATTTTGGATTTTACCAACTCGATCTTTTATGATGTTAAGAATGAAACTGTAACCAGGAATGATAGGTGTATTGAAAATAGTAATTATAGATTTATTGTTCCCGAACAACTTATTGCAAATGGTCGCGAATATCAACCATCTCAACCAATTGATTACTGTCGCATGGACTTCCAAAAATATTTAATTCTCTTTAACTTTGTGATTTTCGAAAAAACCCTCTTCAGTTATTACTTCAACCAAGAAGAAGCAGTTTCTTATCATAATTTTATCTTTGAAATCTGGGAAATAACGTATGATTACAGTAAAAATTACACTAAGGACAAGTTTAAAATTCGATGGTCTAGAATTTATGACGACTTCAAAAATGAAGATTCTCTAAAACCACTTCTTAAAATTATGATTTCAGCCTGGGGAGAAGGTAAAAATACTAGTGAAAGTACCCGTGTTCTCGATGGAGAAATCTTAATTAATCAATTTATTAAACAAATCAAAAAGTTTAACCTTAAAAATTGATTCAATTAAAAGCAAATAGTTTTAAATTCTTAAGTAAATGCCATTATCTTCCATTAAAGCAACTGGAAAAGTAATTATTCCTCGAAATTTTGTTTTACTTGCTGAACTAGAATCAGTTGAAAAAATTAGCGGATATACCAACGGAGTTAGTTATGGATTAGAATCCTATGATGATAATCTATTATTGGACAAATGGGAAGGATTCATCATGTCTGATAGAAATATAGATTTAATTCATTTTATCAAGATACATGCTGGACCAAACTATCCAATCCAACCACCAGGTATTACTTTTACTGCTAAACCACCACCATCTTTAGCTTTTATTGATAAAGATGGACACGTCACATCTGGATTTCCTCTTTTTAGAAACTGGAATGATGATTTAAGAATAAAAGATGCTCTTTTGAGTCTTAAACAGTATCTGCCTTAGACATTTCTACCTTAGACATCTTTACCTTAGACATTTTTACCTTAGACATTTCTGCCTTGGGAGTCATCATTCCATTTTCAGAATGTTTTTCTTTTAGTCTTTTAAAAGATAACCATAAAAATGAAACACCATCAAAAGATAACCATCATAATGATTTTAATAATTTTAATCTGTTTGGTACTTCTACACTACAAGTTAACTTACTCCTGTGTTCAAGATAAAAATAAATGGTACCTAGATCAAGATGAAATATTATCATATCAAAAAGAGAATGATTCCAAAACACATTATAAAACTCATTATCTTTTTTGGACGGGGGGATTAGATTCAACATTTCGCCTTTGTCAAATTGTTTTAGATCAAAAAGAAAAAGTACAACCAATTTATATTTTATGCCGTGATTTGGATAGTGAATCGCCAGCTGTTCAACGTAAAAATAGACAAATGGAAATCAAAACAATGAAGAAAATCAGATCTAGGTTGCACCTAGAACACCCCAAAACAAAAAGTTTAATTCTTCCAACCATGTATGTCACTGGAGTTCAGCGTGATTTGGAAGTTTTAAAAGATTATCAAACTCTTCGAAAAGAATATGGTCATTTTCCAAGTCGCACAATTACTCAATATGAAAGAATAGCTCGTTTTTCTTTACATTTTAATCATTCACATTTTAATCATTCACATTTTAATCATCGCATTGAGGTCGGATTAGAGAAATGTGGAACTGGTTTGGATCGGGCAACCAATGACAAAAGAACTTCGCCTGGAGTTGAATGTATTTTGAGAGATAAAGTTGATAAACCGTTTCGTATTTTTAGCCAGCTTAAATTTCCTATGGCTCACCTAACCAAAAAAGACTACCTAGAAATCAGTCGCCAAAATGGTTATTATCAATATTTACAAATAACTTGGAGTTGTTGGTATCCAACCGCATCAGGTCGATCTTGCGGTAAGTGCGACATGTGTAAAAAAAGAATTATTTAAAAATGATTATGATTTTTTAGATTTAGTTTTAGATTTAGTTCAAAAGTGATTCCAATCCTCCAAAAAATTATTGAAAGTCAGAAATGCGACTGTTCCAATCCCCATCGTCGAAAAACTTAAAACAGATCTCATTACTCCTCCAGCCCAATAACCTCGAATCCCTTGATTACGAAATATTTGAAGAAGAAGTTTTCTAGTTGGAAGCTGACTACCACCTGTTCTTTGGCGTTCAGTTTTAAGAACATCAAGCGGTTGAGTTAAAAACCCAGCCACTAACCCAGAAACTCCTCCATAGTATAAACGTTCTTGCAAGGTTTTAGGATTAGAAACTTGTAATCCATAGTTAAAAATAGCGCAAAATCCAGCATTGCGAATTAAGGTTTCCCGGAATCCAAAATGAAATGACTTAGTTAGAGTTTGAAGAAAATTGGATGTTTGCCCCGTAATCATTCTAACTTTGAGCACTTCGATTGGATTATCAACTAGGGTCTGACATGACCCAGCAAGTGCTCCAGCATAAAAATACTTTGACGTACCTAGATTAAATTCTGGTCTTGAGAAATAGACATTAAACCCACTTTGACTACCCCAATAAACAAATCTCATTGGGATAATACCAATTAATCTAGGACCTATCCCACTATATAGTTGGGAGAATTTGAAGTTATTTTTAACCCAAATTTTTTGATTCTGATTAAGAAGCTGTGCCGCTTGATGTTTTGTTTTCAAATTATCAATTGGATGCGTCAAACTAACTTCCACAATTCCAGCTAATCCTCCTGACAGATATTGCTTAAGATCCATTATACTTTATTTTTATCTCTTAATAGAGATCAATTTTTTATAACTTTTAATTTAACTTTTAGTTTTTTAAAATAGTATATTAGATTTATATGATGAATACTTCATTTATGTTTATACCCTCATCTGATGATGATCGTGATTGGATTTTAGAATCATATTATCAGGGATATTCTAAGAAAAACTGGAGTCAGTCTCGCAAGCCATTCAAAATTCCTGATGCCTTAACTTATATTTCTGAATTATCGAATAATTCTTCAGCTTTGCCAATTATCAGAGCCTGGATTGAATGGAGAGATTCTCAAAACAAAGTTAAGTTTACTTTGTCAGATCAAGAAAAAGAAACTGATGCAAGACATTTACTAAGAACTATACAAAAAAATGGAATTTTAATGGATAAAGATAAAGGAAAATACGATATTAAAACTCAATCGACTAGGTCAAAACCATTTCAAATTAAACATTACGCCCGAATCTTTTCCATTGATGGTTTAAAAAGATCTTTGGGTGAAAATGGCCCAGCACTAATGATTTTACCAATCTTTAAACAGGACAACGAGAAGAATAATTTTTGGAGTCCAAGCAGTCACCGAACCGGAGGGTGCGATATTGTTGTGGCAGGCTACGATAAGAATGGCTTCATTTTAGTTAAGCCATCCGAAGAAGATGAAAAAAGTAAAACTATTATATTCCCATATGAAGATTGGGGAATGCAATGGGAAGTATGGACTATTATCGACAGTATTTGTCAACCACCTAAAAATAAAGTTGACCAAGAACATGAACTTAATAGTTTAACCAAAACATTAAAACAAACTCCTCTTAAAAAGAAGAGATTTTTTAAAAAAATAAGAAAACGAAAAGTTCACCCAGCCCCTCCCAAAAAATCAAATTTGATGTCAAACTTAATGCTAGAAATCAAAGACTCTGATTCAGATTCAGGATCCGGCTCAGAGTGGATTTAAAGTTCTAATTCAAAGTGCTCTAAATCTAAGGCACTCTAAATGCGCTCATTTATCTTTCTCTTGTCGCCGTTGTTCCAATTTCTTTTGTAATCTTTCTCGGGCAGCTTGATCACGAGTGGAGGTGCGGGCTCGGTTAACTTGCTGGGGGCTTAAGCCCATTTGAGCAGCCTGTTGCTGCATTTGTTCTTGGGAAATTCCCATGGCCCCCATCATTTGAGCAGCTTTCTTTTGCATTTCTGCTGGATTGAACTGTCCATCTTCACCTCCATCTTCAAATCTCTTGGCCATTTTGCCAAAGATATTTTGCATTTTCGCTTGGGTTGATGGATCACTGAAAGATTTGAAAACACTTCCAATATCACTTGGATTTTCTGGCATATCGACATCATTGAATTCTTCTTTGATATCATCCATCAAACCTGATAAGAAATTGTTTTTCCCCAGAAGACCCTCGAGGTTCATTCCCCCTTCACCTCCAAGGCCTTCAGCTAGGCCTCCAAGACCACCTAGACCACCTAGGCCACCAAGAAGAGAACTCATATCGAAGCCGCCACCGCTTGCCTCTTCTCCTTCAGCTCCTTCTCCTAATTCATTCTTTTCTTTTAAGTTATTTAACATTTGTTGCAAGGCTTCTGCTTGAGCATCAACTGGCGCATCTTGTTCACCATAAGTCTCAAAATCTTTAATCATCTTTTCTAGCTTTTCAGGCTTAGAAACGACGGTTCCACCAATAACGTAAAGTAAAGTCAAATATTTCCAAATTGATTTGCGGCTGTTATCCGAAAGTTTGGAATCACGCCACATTGCGCCTAGATCAACTCCATCAACTACTACAAGACCTTTGGCAAACATGACATCATTCTTATCCTTGAGCTGTTGTGCCCAAGGTCGAATTCGTTTCATAAAAACTTTTACATAAGCATCATTTTTACAAGATGAATCATTTACCAAATCATGATGAGTTAGCTGAAGTCTAGTTTTAGCTTCTGGAAAGACGACCAGCAATTGATTTAGAAATTCTCTTAAGTAATGATTGAAATGTTCAAGGTTAGTTTTATCCTCGGTTAAAGACATTAGATGATAATGAGACAGATTTTTTTTAAGCTGTTTGAACGTTCGTTTCAGTTTATTCCAAAAATTTATTTAAGAAAATTAAACAAGAAGTGTATCATATGTCACTAGCTATCGCTTTCAATAATCAACTAAATAAATTTGTTGAAGAATTGGTTCAAACTTACCCGGAAGACCAAGATTTTCCTTATTATGGACGTCTAATTGCCCAATTAATGCGAGTCAACGTCAAAAAACCAGGTGAATTGTTTGCCTACTATGTTCGTAATCATATTGACGAGATATATGGTCGGAATTCAGATTTCTTTCTTAAGAACTCAGATCATTTAATCATGGATGGAACTGACGACAAAGAAAATCAAGTTGAAGCTTTTCGTCTGATCGATAACCTAAGAAATTATTGGGCTCGGATGTCAGATCAAAACCAAAACGTAATTTGGGATTATTTAGTTGTTTTAACTAAATTATCTCTACAATTGCTGAATTCATCAGTCTCTAAATAAAAAAATTTAACTTACTCTTACTATTTACTTTTCTCTTTTGAAATTCCAATTAATTTAATCATTAATTCATTAACTTATTAAATCATTAACTTATTGAACATATGGTCCGGGTGCTCCGCCACCACCTGAATTTTGGCTCCACTGTTGATCAAAATTTTGTGGGACTCCTTGGACGGCATGAATATTTTTGGCATAGGGTTCATTGTCACGCATTGTTTTTCGCATGGCTAAGTCTTGATCAAACTTGTCCATTCGCTGACCAGATCGACTATTTTGTCCACTTCCTGATTGAGGTTGTACTAGATTGGTTGGTAGAGTATTTGGAGCTGCGTTCCCAGCCTGAGGAGTAGTTTTAGGTTGACCTCCGATTCCAACTGTTTCATAGCTGTGAGGATAAAGAGGTTGAGACGGGGGTGCTTGGGAATCCACTTTTGAAAAAGGTGCATACAAATCAGTACTAATACCACCACCCATTTCTATCTCGTTATAAGCTAAAAAATCGCTACTATCATTCATAGCAGGCGGTGCAGCACTAGTATTACCGGGTTGGGCAGCAGGTGGACCTTGTTGACCAGCTGGGTTATGAACTGGTTGCGCTTGAGGTTGAGAAAAGTTAGAAACAGTCGCGGTGTGAACTGCTCGGAGTTGCTCTTCTAACCATAACCAGATATTAGGATCGATTATTACTTGACCGTATCTAGGAGAGGCTTGGGATAAATAAACCAACGGGACACTAACAACAAATTTAGGTAATCGACTTCGAACATCACTGGAATCAACGCAGACACGTTGGAGAGTGTTGTAGAGAGGAGTATTAATAATTTTTGAAATTAGTTTCTTTGAATGTGGGCATCTCTCACTGAAAAATAGAATATTTTGACTCATTCACAATTCCAATTTTAAGGTTTATAGTATGAAATGACATTTTAAACGAATTTTAAACGAAATCCGAATGAAATTTGAACGAGATTTTGAGACCAATAAAAATTGAAATAAGTTTAGTTAAAATCTTAATTTAATATAAATCTTACGCTTAACTAATAATTGTAATGAACAATAAATTATTAAATCTCCAATTTCCCTACCAAGATACTTGGGACCTTGCTAAAGATCATTTGACACTTGAAATAAAGGACCTTGATCTTGGATTTGTGAATAGCTTAGAAAGAATTATATTGAGTAATATCCCAACGGTCGGGTTTCATGTGCGACCCCTCAACAACTGTGATTTCAGTGTTTTTAAAAATAATACACCTTTTGAGAATGAATTCATTTCACATCGGATTGGTTGTATTCCAGTTCATCTTGACCCAGAAACATTTGATGTTCATGATCATCTTTTCATCATCAACCAAGAAAATGATGCTAAAGACTACAAGTTGGTAACTTCGGGTGATTTCGAGGTTAAAAAATTATCTGAAAACAAATTTTTAACTCGAGCGCAAGTTCAAAAGATCTTTCCCCCAAGTGCCTTAACTGGTGAGTATATCCCATTGACTAAAATTATTCCGTGGGAAGATAAAACCAAAGATAAACCTGGTTTTCATTGTGAAGGAAAATGTATTATTAGTACTGGACTTCAAAATGCTTGCTTCAGCCAAACCGGAGCAGTTGCTCACAGTTTTAAGATTGATCCTGAGCTTTATCAAGAAGAATTTGAAAAATTCCAAGTGGATGAAGAAGATGAACACAACCGTATCAACAAAGTTCTCAAAGAATATGATGAAACTGTTGAGGAAGAATCATTCAAAATGGATAAGGAAGCACTAAAACGAAAATTTGATTCCTGTCATGCTGAAAGATGCTATTACAGAGATGAAAATGAAGATCCCTTCTGGTATAACATGATCATCGAATCAATCGGAACCCAATCTCCATTGCTTTTGTTTGAAAGAGGTCTGGAAGAAATGATTAAAAAGGTTAACTTATTCAAAGGATATTTGGAAACACCAATTGAAGGACAACTTGAAGTGACTAAGGGTTACAACGCAATGGATCGCGCTTATTGTATTCGCGTTTATGGTGAAAATGAAACTCTTGGTAACTTAATCGGATCTCATTTGCAGAAATATTATATCGAAGAGGATCAACAATTAAGTGCGGCTGATTTTAATAAGAAACATCCCTTGGAAGATAGCGTTTTGATCTATCTAAATCCTCTCAAAGACAAAGATAATGAGTGGGGTCACCTAAGAGATCTTGTCTACGATGTTTGTCATAAAATCACAACTCAAGCCAGAGACCTAATTGAAGAATTAAAAGGCAAATCAATTTATCACGCTGAAATAGGTAGAGTGGTTAAAAGCCATATGGCGAAAAAGTAGACTTAATTTTAACTTAATTTTAACTTAATTTCTCCATAAAGATTAAACTTAATCTTCAACTTAATCTTCAATGAAAGATCTTAAACTTCGGGATTATTTACACGGTATTTTTTTTGTCCTCTTCTCCATAACTAATTTTGTCGTCTTCTTTTACTCAAAACTTAAATTGAGTAATGAATGCGAATGTGCAAATGATAAGGTTTTCGGATTAGTTAAACCGCTTGACTACATCATTTGGTTTTCTTTAGCCGGAGGCGTGATGGGAATTATTAATATTTTGATTAATATCAATCAGGGCTTTTCTTCATTACCTTTAGTCGGAACCATCTTTAATTTTACCATCGCATTTTTCTGTATTGTTCAGTGCTATATGATGATTAGTTTCTTTGATAACATTGATGAACAAAAATGTATTACAGCTAACAAATGTAATTCAAAGCAAATTAAGACAATTGGTGGTGTCATAACAGGGTTTGGTTTGGCTATTTACGCCGCCGCAATTGTAATTGCCATCCTTTTAGTTTGGCTTTAAATATAAAAAATTGAATCTACTTGCCAAATCATTTAGGAAGTAGTTTAACATTTTCGTGATGAATTTTTTGAAAGAATTGGAAACAAAATTCCTTGAATCTCAGGCTAATACTGATACTGATGCAGATACTAAGTTGGTAGAAGGGGAAACTCCTACTGAATCTGTACCACAACAAACTTTTTTCGATTATGCCAGGGAGCAGCTTCGTAAATTGGGACTTAATCTCTATTCAGATGATACTAGGAACACTTGGTTGGTAAAGTATCGTGGTGACAAGAAGGGGCTTAACTTTGACGAAGCAACTGTTCGATATGGTCGCAGTCTTGTTGCTGATGGAACAACACATGAAACTCTGCTTGTTGCTCCACCAAAATCATGGACTTATGAATCTTTTCGTCAAGAACACCCAGATATGGCTGATGTTCAAGTTGAAGATTTCCCATCTGGTCCGATGGTTAATGTTGCTTTTCATGGTGACAAGTGGATCAAAGCTACTCGTAGTTATGTTGGAGCTCAAAATAAGTTCCGGTCAGAAAAGACGTTTGAAGTTCTTTTTGATGAAGCTTTCAAACAAGCCACCGGACTTGAATTTGATGGTCTGACCGATCAACTTGATCAGAACCTAACTTATTCGTGGGTTCTGCAACATCCTGAATTTCTAGATGTTGCTCGTCCATCTGAACCAACTCTGAACTTGGTTGAGGTTCGTGATAGTAAAGCTGGTCATCAGCTAGTTGATCTGACTAGTGTTGAGGCATCATTTAAGGAGAAGAACTGGAAAGTCAAGTTCCCCAAGCATTATAATTTTAAGACGTGGGATGAAGTTGATACATTTGTTGGAAGTCAGGATTGCCAGGCCCAAGGTCTAGTATTCCGTCATCAAGACCAACGCAGTAAAGTTCGGAATCCATCTTTTATCTGTGCTCGTAACCTACTTGGTAATCATTCTAAGACCCTAGAAATGTTTACTGAAAACCATCAGAACAAAACTATTGAGGACTTTCTGGCCTATTTTCCTGAATTTAAAAGTGATTTTGCTAATTTGGAAGATTGCGTTGAAAGCCTAGCTAGTGAAATTCATACCAACTATCGGGCTACTAACACTCGCCCCAAGGGAGATCGTATTGATTTTCGCCGCGAAATCCCAAAATCACTCCAAACAGCATGTTTTAACATTCACCAGGAGTATTGGAGCAGCGGAAATGATATCAAGAGCCGTCAACCAGTTTATCTGAGCACAGTCTGTGATTACATTAACCAAATGCCACACATGGATCTGGCCAACATGATTTGCTCACGTCGCGAAGAACAGAAAAACGATTCTGGTCGGGTTGATGACATCAAAAAAATGAGACAGGCCACACAACAGCATCGCCAAAGGAATCACAAAATGAACCGCCGAAATCCCTACCAAAATTTCGCGCAACCTGATACTGACGACACACCGACTAATACTCCATCTGCTGCTCCTTTTGATCCAGCTACTAGCCCCAACAGCTATGCCAACAAGGCCAGGAAAGCCGAAGAGGTCGCTAAGGAAGCTGTTAGAAAAGCTCTTGAAAAAGCTGAAGAAACTACTGAGTCGGAAGAATCAACTGTGGTTGAGCAATCCAGTGAGCAACCAAATGAACAAGAAGATTAGATAGATCTTAAAGTTTAAAGTTTAATTTTAAAATTTGAAACTAAATTAATTTTTTTTTAGTTTCAAAGATGCCTTGAGACCTAAATTTATTTTCTCAATTACATACAAATAAATTTTTGTTTTTACATGAGTTCATTAAAACCAGGATACATTATTAAGATTTTAGATTCAGATCAAGGCAGTTCCGGAGTTATAGTTAGCGTTTCAATGGAAAATTTAATTTACTTTAAATTCAACCATCATCAAGAGCCGACTTTCGCGGGAATTGATGATTGGCAACGATATCAAATAAAAAAAACGGGCCAAATTAACCAACATGAATACTCTGAGCTAAAGAAAGCGTTACATAAATACTACCATCAACACAAAGGTTCACCAGATGAAGTCGGAATTTTAGCTGACGTGATGGATTTTGCTTATCCAAATGGCATTCCAGCTCTACCAGCTCACCAAAGAAATCTTCATTTAGAAGTTCATTCCAATGAAGAGAGCCAATTTTTAGATACTGGTTGCCAAATCAAGCTTAAGTGCCCTCGATCATCTAGTATATCTTTTTTAAATGATCAAGTCCTCGATATTGTTGACACTTATGCAAAAGGATTAAGAGTTTTAAGACGTGGAGCCAGCACCGATTCCAATAAATATTACACTCTTTTTTTCCGTCGCCCAGGAGAAGATAATTCTCTAGCTGGGGTTGAGGAAGTTGAGGTCATCAGCAATCAAAAACAACATTTTGATCGCCAACCAGAACTTCAATCACAACTAACAGAAATCAGAAAAAGAGATAGTGAAGGGAATTTAAACAAATTAACCCAAATTATGGACGGAGATGGTCAAATTTATCATGTTCACCCCACAACAATGGCTGTCAATTCCTTAAATGATAAGTTAACCGGAAAATATCAAGCCGCTACTGATGAAATCATTCTGGATCAACCAAACCCAGATCAACCATTACCTGATTTAGAAGATGAAGATGAGGCTATTCTGGAGTCAGTTCAAAATCTTCGCCGTGACAGAGGAGATTTTAACATGGCTCAAGATATTGTTTTAGCTGATCTGGGCTTAGAAGACGAGCTGGATCGGGAAGAAGATGAAGAGGAAATAGAAAACTTCGAAGATAAATTCGGTGGAGCCAGACGATTGATGGACGATACTGATTCATCAGAGATCGAGATCAGTGACATTAATTTTGAGAGTCTGGAACAGGAATCTGAAGAGTTGGAATCTTTTAACAGCAAACTCAGTATGCTAGAATCAGATGATTACCTGGATGCCGATGAATCAGAAGGAGAAGAACTTGATTTTGAAGAATTTGATGTAATTGATCAACCAATTGAATTATCAAAAGTTGTTTATCGCTCCAAAAAAGTTCCTATCCCAGACGAGAAAAAGATTTATGAACCAAAGATTCAAAAGAGCGAATTTTACAAATATTTAGTTGAAAAACTAATTCCCAACAAACAATTAAGAAAAAATAGTTTTCTAGTTAACCAAATTCACCATGTTAATAACTTAATCAACCAATTGAAAGACAAAGCCACTGAACAACATGAATCGGGTAATCCTTTTAATGAAGATCGACGACCTCTTGTTGACCAATACATGAATAATGATTACCGTTCTAGATTCCTAATCCCAGTTGTTCTTGATCGTAAAAAACTTTACTTCAAAAGTGATGATTCCGATTATCATTTTGATTTTTATCAAAAAAATAGCAATATTCTACACCAAAACTATTTGCAAGTCATCAGCGATTTAATCACCCGAGTTGACCAAAAAAATAGTAGCAAAATCTCATCTTTAACCTACTTTCAACTTGAAAAAGCCATTAATGACATGATGTCACCTTTTAAAATCAATGATGATTCCAAATTAGTTGGAGACATTGGGCGGATTGCTGATGGAGTAAGTGATTTGGATTTGCCATTCAATAATTATAATACTTTGGCCGTTCGATACAGCAAAAATCCTTTTAAAAACCAAGGAATTGATTTTCAAGAATCCGAGATTGAAAGTTATTCAATGCAATCCCCACTAATCTACTATCAAGAATCAATTAAAAAGAAGAGTGATGCTGAATTAGATCAAGAAGAAGATGAATTAATCGCTGAAGATCCTGATAAAGAATGGGTTTACGAAGAAAATATGGAAACTAGTTTAGATAACATCCCTAAATTCAAGAGAGTTCAAGATGGAGACCGCTTTAACTCGGTTGGTTATCTAGCTTTACCCTTTCGTCACGCCTTTAATCCTTCTCAAATGAATCATGATTCAATTTCAGGTCTTTATGAAGAATACCAGGAAGATGGAATTCGTGAAAAAACCCTTGATAAAGATTATGTTTCCAAAAAGGTTCTCAAATACCGTAATAAACCAACCTTCTTCTACTTTCCAGAAAGTGCTCCAGTTGATTCGATGGAAAAAGAAAGACATTTGAAGACTCTGGTACCAAGCTTTCCAGAAATTTGCCGTCAACATCAATCAGAATTAGTTAAATGCGAAAATTGGACCCAACTAGAAGTAGTTATCTCACCTTATGGCTATAAATTAAGAGAACTTAACCAAGCTGATTGGGAAATCTTAAGAGAGATCCTAGCTGATTCAGTTGAAAATCAAAGTTTTCATCTCAGTAAAAGATGGCTTGAGTACCAAAAATTCCTTTTGCACGAATCGTCCTCCGAAAATAAGAATGTTCGTCATTGCCCACTAGTTGACAAAATGATTCTTGAAGAACTCGAAATTTATTATGATACTTATCCCCTCCTAAACGAAACAATTGATAATGATACGACCCGTTTAGCTTGGACCCTTCAAAAACCAGATCATGGAAAATTACTAGAACTTTTACTAACCCGTAACCAACTCGTCGAAGATGAAAAAACTCTCAATATCGGCAATATTGACAAAGAACTTGTCAAAGTTCAAAAAGATCTTGATATTCTAGAAGGACGATACCAAAGAGAACTCAAATTAACCAACTACTTTGACTCAAAAGATGCCAAGAAATGCGGTGAACGCCCCAAATATAACGTCGCCAAGGTTTATCATGATCAGACTGATTTGGAAGCTGATAACTATAAAACAGCCAAATCAACCGTCGGAAACGTCGAAGTTGTTCCTGGCGATTACGCAGTTCTAAAAGGAAGAAAAGTCTTCCTTCGGATTGAATTACCCAATCAACGACATGTTTGGGAAGAATCCAGTCTTAAAGTAGGTCAGCTAGAAGAACTAGTTAAAAAGGAATGTCAATCTCCTGGTTTAGATCATGTTGCTGATCTGGTATCTGGTAAAGATTGCCAATTTCAGTCAGATGACTTTAAATGTTGGCCGGGACATCTTGATCGAATTTATCGTCAAATTGGTCATAATAAAGAGTTATTGACAACTTTAAATAAAGAAAGAGATCAAGTTAACAAGTTTAAAACTAAGAGAAACTCTCTTGAAAAAGCCATTTCAAAGGCTCGGTCTCATTTAAGATCACAGCGCAACTTAGAAAGATTAAAGAGAGAAAACAAATTAGCCGCTTACCAGCAAATTATTGAGGATGTTAAAAAAGCTCAATTACACAAACAGGATTGCGCTCATTACCAGGTTATCAATTATTTCTTCCGAATGAAACACATTACTTTAAAGGAAAAATATATGTTATCGCATACAATCCTTCAAAAGTTTCAAGATTTAACTCCCAATTTCCTTAAATATTTGAACAATGGTGAAGAAACTGATTCAGATGATATTGATTTCGCTGATTATGGTCGATATGATGCTCTCAATAAGGATGATAATTTGAATTGGACTTATTGTAATATTTGTCATCAGAAATTGATTTGTAACCATTATTTGTATGCTCATCATATTGTTCAGCAAACCGGTGATTTAAATGAAAAATTGCTAAAGGATCTTTATGGTTTAGAGGTGGATCAAAATTATAATTGTCGTGTTTGTGGGGAGCATTTGGTGACTGGAGAGGAGATTGATATGGATGGTTTTGTTAAAAAAGCTGATAAGAATGACCAACGCCTGATCACCAGAGAAGTTCTCGACCAAGCCGCTGAAAGACAAGAAGTCCAACGGAATATACTTGATGAACTCCTTGATGATGTTGAAAATAAAAATGATCAATCATCAACTGATATGAAATTATTCCTTAATACTCTTCAAAGTCTAAAGAGTCTAGTCAAAGTAGATTTATTAAGTCAGGATCAAGAGGATATTATCAGTTTCATTAAGTCAGAGCCTTTCTTAACCCGTGAATATTTCAGAGAGTACTTAAGAAAATCTTTGCAAATTGCCAATCCCCAGTTGTTGGAGTACCAGGCCAATCAGTTCTTTAATCGGTTTGCAATTTACGATATCACTGCTCGGTTCTTGATTACTTTACAAACGTCAGACATAATTTACAGTCTCAGTAATGATCTATGCCGAGGCCATCTAGGTGGCTTTCCTTTGGGTCCATTGCATGATCTGACCACAGTTAAATACTTTAGTTGTTTACTGGAGAAAATGGGTTCAATCCCAGAATGGAACTTTTTGCTCAAGGAGAAAAACATTGAAGCTCGTTTCATCGGCCGCCTGAAGTTAATGAGTCAAACTCAAAAGATTCAGCAGCTTTATAACCGAGCAATTGAGAAAAAGGCGACTCATATCTTCCATGAGGATCCCTTCCTGGCTAACCCAACTAATTCTTGGATGGAATATCGTCCTTCTCTTGGTGTTCTAGATACTAAATGGACTCCGAAACACTCTTTAAATCCGAACAGTGTTCACAAAGTTATAACGAAGAAATATACCAGTTTCGCTAGTGATCTTCGAACAAACCTAAATTATAAAAGTACTAAATTGTTTGATTCAGCTAGTTCAATCATTTCTCAGGAAAACCCAGCAGTTACTTTCCACAAGACAGTTAAGCTTGGAAATTCTTGTTGTTTGACCAAGATCAAACCTGGAGATGGTGGTTCTTACTATCAATATCTCTTCCAAAAGGAACCTAATCTAGAAAAACTAGTTGCTGAGTTAGCTGCTCTTGATAAACTGAAATTAAAACTGGAACGTCAAGTTGGTCGAGTTGGACCACCCCCCAGTTTCATGAAGGTTGATATGATTTACCAATTTGATCCATATTACCACCTGAACCAAGAAACTAAATTGGGTTCTGATATGAAGACCAAGTTATTTGAAACCTATGTTCAAATGGGATTAAATCGTGGAGCGCCTCGTATTTTCAATGCATTTGATATTTGCACTCTTTCCGGAGAAAGCAAGCCTGAGATTCTAGGAACCGAGTACACTGATCAAGATTATCACCAGTTAGTTCATGATATTCGTAAAAATGGCGAAGTCAGTATTGTTCAACCAGCCGAATTAAGTCATCGGGACATTCTAATTCAAAGCATCCAGAATTGGATGGCCAAGAGCCCAGAAATCAAAAGTGGTGACTTTCTAGATGGTTTCCTGATTAAACTAATTGGATTGCTAAATGAAGATGAAATTAAAATTAAAGACCTCAACAAACATTGGAATAAACTTGATCAACAAATCAACCACGAAGTTAGCACTTTGGCTCAGCATTTAGATGTTTTGAAGAAAGATACCCAAATGAAAGAGAAACTGCATCGCTTGGGTGATTATCGTAACCTCTACCAACAAGAAGACATTGCCAATATTGATTTCGCTCCCAAGGAACAACAAGGTGATTTATTCAAGAGCGCCACTAATACCAGATACATGCGATTTGAAAGGAACCTCAAACACTATATCTTTAACTTCTTTAGACCAACCCTAGCCAAGATCAAGAATAACGCTTTTGATAGTTACCAAATGGCTGAAATTAATGAACAATGGAAAGATTTAGTTCAGTTCAAACAAAATAGAAAACTTTTCAAAGAAGCCTTCCGTATCTTTAAAGGTTTGACTAATGGATTGGAACAATTAAAGGGTAGCGAATATAAACATTTTACCTTCAGTAATTCAAGTAGTCTCTTTAAGTGTATCTTATTGATTATCTTGAACCGGATGATTGACTCCCAACCAGAGAAGAAGGGATCTACGGAGTATAGTTTTGTGGTCAAGAATGATCAGGGTGAACCAGACCTGGATTTAGATTTAGAAGGTACCCGCAATCTTGATGAGGACATTAGAAACTTTAATTTGCAAAAGTTCTCAGATCAAAAGGTGATGATCTTATATATTGATATCATTTTAGCCAAAATCATGAGAGAAGAGGAAACATTTGATCGATTGACCCAATCTTATATGACGATTGTGGCTGACGCAGCTAAGGAAGAAAGAAATCGTAAGAATCTTAAATTGATTGCCCACTTGGCAACTGAAGGCCGTAAGGATCTTCGTAAAGTCATTATGGATCAAAAGCGTCTTGGTTTGATTGATTATGAAGATTTTGCTGATATTCTGCAAAAAGATATCGAAGCCGGTGAAGATCAACCAATCTTTGATCGTGATATGGAAGTTCTTGATCAATTAGGTGAAAATCCGGATGTAGCTGGTCACTTGATTGAAGAGAAACGCCAAGATAAGATGATGGAATACGAAATTGAAGAGAATGAGTATTCTTATGTGGCAGGGGAAGAAGATGATTTTGAGGAATTTTAAGTAACTTTAATCATCTTTCCAACTTGATTTTTAGTAAATTTTTTTTATTCTTTTAATTTAAATTCAAACTTAAATTCAAACTTGTGATTATAAAGTTTAAATATGGCAGATAAACGAAAACTAACATTAAAACATCCTAGTCAAAAATTATTCTATGTTGAGACTGAGGCTCAAGCTAAGGCGATCAAAGGAAAATTAGGAAATAAATTGAAAAATATGGAAATCAATAAAATTGGTTTGAAAAAAGGAGCTGCTGAATATGCAATTGATGCTGATCCAAATCATTATTTGATCTCTGGATTTTTATCAGATGCAGAAATTAATGGTTTGATCATTGGAACTCACTGTCAAGGAGTGTCCAGAGGTGAAGCATCCGGATTTATAAAAACCATAGATGATTGTTGTCCTGGGAGCACAACCATTCCTGAAGTCACTGTAAAAACTAAATTTAAAAAAGATGCGGTGGATGATGGTAAATCATATGAAATGACGACATTTGCGTTGGATCCAACCAAACTGGTTGTGGAAGGACACAAATATAATGGAAACCTTAGAACTTATAAGTTGTACAGAAAAAATAACACTGAAAATATTAAATATGAAAAGAAAGAAGACTTATTGCGCTTTGATAACGTTAAAGCTTTCTCTGGAGATAATGCACACTCAATATCAAGTACCAAGAACGATTTATGTAAGATTCCTCCAACTTCAATAGAAAAACCATTCTCTTCCTTTAGAGTTGTATCATATAATGTTCACAACTGGCACAAAGTTTGTGATGATTCTAATCTCGGAATGACTCTAGAAAACCCTCCTAGAAAACATCCTAGTCATGCCATAAATCATATTGCTACTAACCTGCCAAATCCAGATGTTGTTTTGTTTCAAGAATATGTTCCTTACACTCATCACGATTCTCCCTTCCATACAGCCTCAGGGTCAGTAGACGTAGACTTTAGCTCAGTTGACAAAATGATGGATGATAAATTGAGCTTACCAAACTCTCTCAAGTCCAATGATTTTCAAAATCATCATGTGCCTGCTTTAAAAATGTTCTTTATGGGAAAAGCGATGTATACCAAAGATAAATATGTAGTAAACACTGGATATGATATGGCTTTAGAGCTAAATCCACATAAAGACCGAGCTGATCGGGGATGTTTAAGAAGATTATTTAAATTTGGTGAACGTTTAGTCTGGATCTATACGGTTCATTTAACTTTTTTTGCTCGTCACGAAACATCATTTGAGATAGGAAATCTAAGAGAAATTATGGCCATTGATCAATTAATCACACCTTATATTATTGTGATGGGAGATTTTAATAATCAACCAGAACCAGAGGCTGGTCAGGCTGGTGATGCGATTGATATCAGAGTTAGGGGGACGGCTATAGCCAATGCTTTAGAAGCTGAAGCTGCCGCGGCTGTGAGCACGGCGAATACTGTAATGAGTGGAGTATTTGCAGGAATGGCACGCACTAATAAAATTACTATGAAATTACTAAATGATATAAAAATCAAAACTGCTTTCAATCAAGGTGACAACGCGATTGATTTAATATTTGTGTCAGAAGAATTTGAAAAAGACTTTGAAATTTTAAATGAACAAACTGAACCTTATCATGAAGCCAATATCGGTAAATATAAGGTTGTTAATTTTTCTAATGCCAGTGATCACCACCCAATTTACCTTGATTTTAGACCAAAAGCTATTCCGGCACCCACCAGACCTTAATTTTTTAAATTTCTAATACTCAACAAAAATAATCTCCTTTAGAAGTAAGATAAGAGTAAGATAAAAGTAAGCTGAAATGAGTCATCAAATATATAGGAACATACCAGAAGCCTATAATCAAAATCAGAATTATTTAAGAAGAAGAACCAAAGTCTATAGTTCACCTCCTCTAACCAGTCAAAGAGTTAAAAGTGAATTCTACTCCATCAAAAGTGATCTAGATGTTTACCAGATGATGGATGTTAATAAAAAATTAATACAAAATATCCCATACTTCACTCATCAAAACAAGGTCTATGCCTTCAAAGATCTCCCCTGGAAAGTTCTTTATGTGACCAAAAGTCAAGATCTTTTAAACCTCGAGATTGCTGATGAGAAAGATCAAGCTTATAAAACCAGGACAGATACTGGAACACCTGGCACATCGGGATTGCAAGCCAAAGACTTATTGAGTTATCATCAAAAAACCCTCAAAATCTTTCTTTATTACTTTATTCTGAAGTTGAATTCAGAAGCCAGAAAGAGTGGTTATTCGCCTCAATATCATCCCTGGACCAATTACTTTGTTTCGGACTACCAAATCATTCGAATTAAGTACCATCAGACTTTGAACTTATACAACTATACCTTAATGATTGAAGCTCATCGTGACAATAAGCATTATGGATTTACCTTTTATGTTGAGATGTTTTTTAGGCCAGAAAAAGTTCAAATTTGGATTTCTAAATCACACTTAATTGGTATTCAACCACAGGATGCTCTAGCTTTCCGTCATTTGGATTCTTATAAAAAAAGTGATCAACTGGTGGGAACTAAACTTGGTAAAGATAAAGATATGCAGCTTTTGGGTCAACTTTATGATAAGTTGAAGGATCAAAAATTAGAGAATTACAATTTGGATGGCAAATCTTATCAAGCTTTCCTGCGAGATTTTGATCAACAGGGTAAGCATAAATGTTTTCGACCAGGTAACCAACAATGGCCGGATTCCAAAAACTCCAATGATTGTTTGTCTTATAACTCAGTGGTTAAAAGAGTTGGTGTTTGGGATCAAGAATGTGAGAAAGATGAAGATTGTCCTTTTTTCCAAGCTAATAAGAATTTTCCTAATTCAATGGGGGAATGTCGGTATGGAAAATGTCAATTACCAGTGGGAATGAAACCAATTGGCTTTAAGCATTACAAAAAAGATAAACCGCTTTGTTATAATTGTCACAAGAAGATTAAGGTCATGACTAGCGATGGTCAAACGGTGATAAGAGAAAGAGATTGTTCAGGAGTTGAGTGCAATAAATGTTGTGATCTGCAACACGATAAAGAGCTCTATCCAAACTTGAAATCACCTGATTTTGCTTTTCCAGGAGATTTAAATGAAAGAATTAAAAATGAGGAGATTCTTAAAAAACAGGGATTAGGTGTCAGAACGCTTCTGGTCAACGAACCTGTTCAACCTCATCTTACTTGATGAGTCTCCATTGATAATACTTGGTAAATTACGTTCTCTCATAAAAATTTCGAGAACTATTCCAGCAATGATTAAAAGACATCCAACTAGTTTAATGGGTGTAATGCTTTCATTCAACATGGTGTAACCAATTACCAAGGAGGCAATTACTTCTGTATTTTCAATTACACTATATGTTGAGACTGGTAATCTGGAAAACGAAAAGTTATACAAAGCATTACCAATATAAGTACACACAAAGATCGCCATCATAAAGACTCCAATATCACTTTTCCCGAATGAAGTACTTAATCCGAAGATTTGCGGCATTATTTTAGGATTCTGGTGATGGAGATAGAGAATTACTAAACCAATGATGGAAGTGATAATCGCCGGGATGAAGAATATAATCAAACCCAACAAATTAATGTAATTAAACTCATCGGTGAATTCATCTTCTTTGATGGCATCCTTCATTAAGGTGTAATTCATAGCATAACCAAAAGCGGCCATAAAAACTAATGCGATACCGATTACAATTGTTTTAGGAGCCAGATCAGTCTTGCTCATCACAACCAAAAGGATACCTATAAAGGACAGAATAAAGGCCCCAAGTTGACCAACATTAAAAGTAGTTCCGTTGATCAGAGCATCAAAGACAACTAGCATAATTGGTGACAACATGTAAATTGGAATACTGGCGCTAACTGGTAGAATTGCGAAACCAAAATATTGAGCATAGAGAGCAACAGTTGAGAGTAATCCAATTATAAGTTTGTATTTACCAGTGAATAAATTATGGACTTTAAAAGCATTGTTTGTGGCATATGTGTATGATAAAACGACAATTAAGGATGGTATCATAAATGATAATAATCCTAATGGGATTTTATGAATTAATGGTAGGTTAACCTTTTTTAAAACCACAGCTAAGGAGGCAAATAAAAAGCATCCAATTGGCTCTGTGAAGTAAGCTATGACTGTTTCAGCTTTCATTTGATCTTTAATTAGAAAAGATTTCAAGCTTGTATTTCAGGGCATTTAAAAAGATTTTGCCCAACATATCGGCGGCAATCCGGGTTAGGATTGTTGGTAATATAGCCAAATTCATAATAATATTTTTCGGCTCCTGGATGATACTTGAGATTGATATCCATGTAGGACATTTCAATGGGAATAAAGGAATCCAACACGAGGTTCAATTTGTCTCGATTATAGAGATAACTATTGATTAATAGTTTTAATTTTTCAACTTTTTGATAAAGAGTTCTGGTTAGTTTGTAAACATAATCTGAATCTAGGCTGGAATGGGCGACTAGAATTGCCCGAGTGGATAAGCTCTTAACAAAACTTGAGGTGTTGATATTAGTGTAAAAATTATTAGTATTGATGTATTTTTCTCGGGCATTAGGAAAATACTTTTTCAAAATATCATAATCAATCTCCTTTGTTCCAATGAATTTCAAAGACATTCTTTGGGCTAAATTGATGATATAGGGATTTTTATTGCTGGTTGTTAAATAAATTGCATCAAGCTTCCTTTCTAAAAAGAGATTAGCCAATCGGTTCATGCTTTCAACATTGATGTATTTAAAATCTTTTCCAGGAATTAATCCAACTGTTTGAGCCAATCGAAATCCATTTTGAAAAGAACCCGATTTTTGACTCGGAAATCCAAGAACCTTACCTTTTAGATCTGACCAACTGTTAATTCCTGATTCAGGGTAAGTGATTAAAATAAAAACTTCATGATAAAGTCCAGCAATAAATCTCATATTTTTATAAGGCTTATCAAGAAATAATTCATGACCTAGAAAGGCATCCATGTAGAGATCCTCTTGAACAATGGCTAAATCTACTTTTTCTTTTTCAATCGCGGCCAAATTCTGAAGAGTTCCTCCTTGATTTGGATTTAATTCCATTGGGATATAATCGCTGAGATATAAAGCGACTTGATTGTAAAAATCATTTTGGTCGTAGGTAGCAATGACAGGTTTGACTTCTTGACTTGTGTTTTGGGTGATTAGAATAGGTGCCGTCAAATGATATTGATTTAGAAACGTTTCGACGATGTTATCCTTCCAGTAATAACCAAATGTAGCCAGAATTACAGTAAAAACAACTAACTCGATTAGGGAGACCATTTGATAGATGATTAGATATTTTTCTTTCAAGTTTTTTTCTTTTAAACAATCAAAGGAATGTCAGGAATGTCACTATTTAATCCGCAAAGACCATTGGAAACATCTATATTAATCTATTTTATTGCTCTCGGCTTACTGTTTGTAATTAAACCCAAATACATATTTGATCCAAAAGGAAACTTGAAGAAATTCGCGACTGGTAGTGGTGCAAGAAGAACTATTCTACCACTTTGGCTAATTTTATCCTTAATGGGCATCATTATTTATTATTTAGTCATCGTCTACAATTATCGGTATCAAGTAGCAGATTTATGCCAAGGAATAAAAAATGGAAGTATAAAAAATTTGGAGGCTATTTTAAAAGATAAGTGCTGATGAGGAGAAGCAACAAGACTAAGAAGTAAACCTAAGAAGTAAACCTAAGAAATAAACCTAAGAAATAAAGTCTTTAACGATTGTTATTCTTTTGAAGCATAAATGCCAAGCTATGACCCATAAACATATTACAACGGGAATGAGCATCATCACCATTGATAACATTTTTAAAATTATAAATAAAATTGTTGGATCATAATAATACATTATCACTGCACCGGCAGCGATGAGTAGTGTTAAAATGACCCAATATGATTGAGCTGTTTTCATGTAAAATTATAAACAACTCACGGTTTTCCAGCCAATTTCAATTTTTCTTTTCTTTTTCTTTCCATGAAATCATTCATTTCTTGAATAATTTTTGGTTGTCGGTTATATTCTTCCAAGTATTTGATTGAAAGAGGTGAAGAATTATATGGATTGTGTGGATTACTCCGTAGAATCCTGTAAATAACATTCTTCTCAAGAATTTGATTGGTTAGCGGAAGTTTTCTAGGAGTAATAATCTCATCGCCTGTAATGGGATCATTATATTCATCCTGATCTATTTCGTTAAGAGTTTCTTTTGATCTGATTTGGTTCAATCGTTCCAAAAGACGATTAGAAATTCCCCATTGATTCCAGTTAAAATTTTTCTTAGAAACCCAATTGTCAATATACTTAATTTCTTGGTCAGACTGTTTTTCAAACCAATTATTCAAAATTAACCAAAAAGCGCAAATTTCACTTGATGAAATCAATTCACGAATTGAACTTTCACAAGCATAGCTCAAAATAACAATTATGAGCTCTCTAAACTGATATTTAAGATCATCCTCAAAGTACTCTTGAATTATGGGGGCTTGATCGAAAATCTGAAAAGCTCCTAAAGTCAGTTTAAATTGATCTTGAATCGTCACTACTGCATACGAATATGATGATAAATCTTTATCCAACATTGGTAAACATCGATGATGAAGATTAAAACCAAGGTACAGAAGATTTAAATAACAATGCAACCAATCTTGAAAAAGACCTTTGGTTTCAATTTGAGTGACTAGATACTTACTGAACATACCAATATTTTTTCGGATAAAACTATTGATATCATGTAGAACATTGACCATGTGATCAATTTCGATGTCTGAATTTTTCATCAGTTTTTGGCTAGACTGAATGAAATATTCAATCGTTTTAACATTCACTAGATGTGGGGGCAAGTGAGTCAAAGCGTTAATAACAAATGCAACGCAAGAACATTTTTCAAGTGAAGCCAGTTTCAGGTTGGTGATGCTATCAACAGCGGATGATTCTTGAAAGCTGTTAACAGCATAATAAATTCGATATTCATCCAGACTATTCGGATTCAATTTCAAACAAATCAACCAATTGGGGAATTTGTCAATTAGTTTTTTGATTTTCTGTTGATATTCTTGCAAAATACTTAAATTATACCAGTTAGATACATCTTTTTGAGCTAAAATATCAAAATATTTGATTTGATTTTCAATGTAATTACAAAGTTGGTAACAATAAACTAAACTATTATCAATTAATTTCCACATTTCTGGTAAATCATCCATATTATCAGACAGCAGCCATAGATAAGCTGTAGCTACTTCTAAATTTGAATGTGAATACAAATCCTCTAACGGAATTGCATCATCAACATTCATGATCTGATAGTAATATTGTTTGATTAGGTCATTGACTCTTTTGATCAATTCCTTTTTATGAGATGGAGTCCCATATAAATAATTACAAACTAAGACTTTAAGATTCTTAAAATTCTCTGAGGTTGGTTGTTCCCATAAAAGGGATACTATTTCATCTATGTAAGTTAATTCAGTGTCATTTTTACATATTAGTGCTTTTCTAACATGATCAAAATCGTATTGAACGATCAAAGTATAAATTTCTCTAACTAAAATTTTAAAAAGAATCTCCCCACTGCGATACTGAGCGAATAACATTTGAAGTTGTGTTTTAAGACTTATATCACTGAGGTAAAAATTAGCCGTACTTCGACTTCTTAGCGGTCTAACACTTTTATTAATGTGGTACGTAAATCCACTTCGGATCGAACTCATCTTTATGTTAAAACTCAATAAGTCATAATCTTCTTTCAATTTTATTCTTTCTTTATTCTTTCAAATTTAATCTTAACCAGGCTTGTCTTTGTTCCTTAAAAGTCTCAATTTGGCTTTTAATTTCATCACGTTGATTAAATTCCTCTAACTCCTCAACTGTTAAATCCTGACGATATGGGTCCTTGTTGTCAGCCATAATCATTCTTCGAAGATTATTCTCCTCCATAATTATCCCTGAACTGGGAACACAAACAGGATTCTGAATCGGATCGCAGAAGAAAGGATCACAAAATTCATCAGGCCAATCCAAATCTCCATATAAATCCATATATTTACCCGCTTTTTCAATTAATCTAGTTAAAGTTAAATCTAAAAGAGAATTCAATTTGCCTTTTTTGTTTAAAATCCGATGAAATTCACTATAAACACTCAAATCAAAAGAAGTTACATCATGACAAAGATTCTCAATGAAAACATTCGGAATATCAAACCCCAAAATGTGATGGAGAATTTTGGCAATATATTCCAATAAATCAAGTGGGGAAAATCCTATTTTTTCAGCATCTATCACCTTGAGCTGATTCCGCCTTGGACCAAGGAGTTTATTCAGATAAAAGTTGAAGAATCGAGAGACTTGATAATTTAATTCCGGGACCAAGTAATGCTGTAATGGTGCAGTATTCATGTTTTCTAGGAACTTCAAATTTGAAGTAACACAATTAAAATAGATATCTGCTGATTTTTGAGATTTAGCTAAATCAAAGTCCTTTAAATCTGGATCAGTGGGATCAAACTCATATTTATGAATTAACTCGACTTCAGAAATTGCTTTTTCTAAAAAAGTTCCTAAATCATCAAATACAATACTCAGAAATTTAACTACGCTCATATTATTCTTTTCTGGTTCTTTTCTCAAAACATTGATCCAAATTCCATGAAGACTACTGGAAAATTTAAAGGCAACTGTTAAGAAATTCTGAATCCGAAAACGATAATCATATTTTTCACGATCATCTTTTTCCAAACTAATGTATAAATTTATTAAAGATGGCAATGTTCCTGCTCGAACATAATAATCATCCAGGATTCGTAAATTTTGATCAACAAATAAAGTTTTTTCAATTAACCTATAAATTTCTAACTGAGATGGCAATGATAATTCTTCCTCGTTAAAAATACCAATTAATGTTGATAAAGATGAATCAGGTAGTTGGGCACCTAATTTTAAGTGTTCGGATTCACCATAATAGAGTAAATACGTTTGGATCATTTGCCCAAAAAGTGATTGGGGAATGCGTGTTCTAGCTAAAATTAACCATTCAAACATCGAACCAAAGTAAGTATCAACATCAATTGAATATTGTGCCAAAATAGCTTCAAATGTAATCTTTAATTTTTGGTACATTGTCATCTTGAGATCCAAAAAAGATTGCTGCATTTGATCCAAATTATCATGCATTAGATTCTCAATTTGTTGACAGGAGCGATCAATCGAGTCCAGCTTGTCAATCAAGGAAATGTAATAAACATCTATCAATGCATAAAAGAGGTAGAACAAATGAGTCATCAAGGGGAAAGATGGCGGTTCTTCGTCTGTATTTGTTTCTTGATCTGTATCTGTATCTTTTTCAGTTTCTTTTTTAGTTTCTTTTTTAGTTTCTTTTTTAGTGTATTGATAAACCATCAGGGGGTGCCAATCCAGATATTCAGTTGTTAGTTTTTCAGCTGAGAATTTATTTAATCCACCAACCCAATAATGGCTCAGCAATTGTAAAACAGCATTATAAATTTTGTAATCATAGGTGAGGAGATCAGCGAATCGACTTTGAGAACTCTTATGAATTAAACATTCCCCAATCATGGTCTGAATTGTTTGAATCCATTGTCCTTTCAGAGATTTATTTGTTAGGACCAGATTGGTAAAACTGATTAGCTCTGTTTTTGAGTATTTGGCTGTCATATCCAAATAAAATGGGTATTTTTTGGAAGTAGCTGGTAATCTTTCAAATAAACATTTCTTGGTGACTTCTTTTGAGGAATATGAAAACCAAAAAGAACTCCAAAAACTCATCTTTAAATCTAATTTTTTAGCATCATTTAAAAATTGACTTGTTAAATGACAAGAATTTCCAGTTCTTTTTAAATAATTCACAAATCCAATTGAAGAAGGAGTGATATTTGATTCCAGTTCTTGGGTTAATAGATCCAGTTGGTAAATCAAATCAACTAGGTACATTGCATCAGTTGTTTTAGCTAATTCAACCAGAATGTTAAAATCATTATCTGGTATTGTTGAGTATTCATTCCATCTTTCAAGATCTAAAAAATATCGAAATTCCATGTGTATATTACTTGACTATTTTCAAATAATCATAAATCAATTTTAACCTTAGTAATTTAACCTTAGTGGGTCCCCAGCAGTCATGAAAATTGATTTCAATAGCTTCAACTATTAACTAACTCCGCCATGTCGTCTCCCCAACAGGAATTTCATCGGTTGCCAACAGCAACTGATCTGACATGCGAACCAACATTCTCTGAGGATGAGCTCTCGGAGCATGAGCCATCGGAGCCCTCTGAGAGTGAACTCTGGTGGGAGCGCATCCGCCTGGCATTGTTCCTGATCAGCAGGACCTACCTCGATGCAGCAGGCACTCACCAGAAGCGCCAGTACACCACCGATGGAGGTTACACCTTCAGCGATGATGTCCGGGCCGACTCCATCCAAGGCCGAACACCCACAGGAGCGCTCATTTGGAGTATCCAGATGTCAGCAGACCGTCGCAAGGCGCTCCTGAACTACTCGATCAAGCACATCGCCTGGGCCCTGCACGAGTTCCGCTTCAACCCGTGGGGCTACAAGATCATAGCCAAGGTTGTTCGCAAGGAGCTTGGACCTGTCATCTGGCAGAGGATCCTTGATGTTTCCTGCATCTGATGCCACACACCCCCCTCTCAATTACAAAAAAAGAAAACCCCAAAGGTTTTTTTTATACATTTAAAAGATCAAAATAAAGATCAAAACAAGACTTAATGATAAAACATTCTAGTGCCTGTTTGCAGCATTGCAATGCCATATTTATCGCAAACCTGGATCACATTCTCATCCCGGGTACTTCCTCCAGGTTGAATGATATATTTGACTCCGTAACCTTGAGCGCATTCAATGTTGTCTGGGAAAGGAAAGAAAGCATCTGAGGCCAATGATAAGTTTTGGCATTGTTCTTTCAGGTAAGTTTGATACTCTTCTTGGTTTAAAAGTTGAACAGATTGATCCAGATGTTGATCAAGTTCTTCTTGAGTGATGGTACCTTCTAAAACCTGGGTGATCAAGTTAGTCTTGATTGGTCGTTTAAGGCCTTTCTTGAAATTCTTCTTGAGGGATGTCACGATTGGATGATGTCTCAAAAACCATTTGCGTCCTTTCTGGCAAGAGAGTTTGACCGAATCAACTCGGTTTTGTTGTCCAGCAGCCAGCCCAATCACTTGATCCTGATGAGCCAAGCAAATGTTGTTGGATTGGGCATATTTCAAAGATATGTTAGCCAAAACCAAATCCCGTTTGTTCTGATCAGAGAAGGTTGATGATTTAGTATACAAATTTCCGCTCTCAAAAACATCGAGGGTGGTGACGTATTTGTTTGGTGGCTGTTCTAGCTCCAACCCATAAATTCTTTTTGTTTCAACTGTCTCGGAATTCATATACTCTTCAAAGAATTCTAAATCACCTTCTAGAATCAAGTACTTTCCTCCTTTTTTACTTTTTAAAACTTCAAAAGCTTCTGGAGTATATCCGGGAGCAACAATACCATCAGATACTTCTCTTTTAATTAGCTTGGCCGTGGCTAAATCAACCGTATGACTAAAAGCGACAAAATCTCCGAAAGATGAAACCGGATCACAATTGCGGGCTTTCAAGTATGTGCGAGCCAGAGGCGTTAACTCTGTATCTTCAGCTAGGTCATAGTAAAGTCTTTCCTCCTCAGAAAATTCTTTGGTAACTTCCAGAGCTACTCCAGCCGGTGAAGTATGCTTAAAGGAGGTGCATGCAGCACAGTTAAAAACTTTCCGGAGCTCAGCAACCAAAAGCCACGAATGGACAAAGTCTAAACAGTTAATGTAACTGGGGGCACCATTGACGATTTTAAAAGGAGATTTGTCTCCAAGATCGCGCATGTAAGCAGGAGTTTGATGGGAATTAGCTCCATAACGCAATGTAACTGCTGAGTTGGTTAGTTGTTTGTAGTAGTTGGCGATTGCCTGATCATACTCGACAACATGCTGAAAAGCTTGAGCTGCTTTTTGACGACGATAAATTAGTTGTTCCTCTTCTGAAAGAGTTGAATACCGTTCAAGATAATCCTGGTAATCACTAGGGTTAGTTAGGACTAAGACATCTTGGTAGTTTTTGGCCGCGGCTCTGATCAGTGAAACCCCGCCAATATCTATCATTTCTATCATTTCTGACTCGGTTGAACCTTTCTTGAGAGCTTCAACAAAAGCATAGAGGTTGACCACAATTAAATCAAAGAGAGGAAACTCATGTTCTTCTCTTTCTTTTTCATCTTCAGCGTTGCGACGAGATAAAATACCACCGTAAATCATTGGATGGAGGGTCTTGACTCTTCCACCTAGAATTTCAGGAAACTTGGTTAAATTCTCAACTTTTTGAATTTGGTCTAAATGGTCAGGGTTATGCTGTTGTAAGGTTCTAAAAGTTCCTCCAGTTGAATAAAGCTGAAATTCATTTTCTAGGAGATGAGCTGTTAATTCCTTTAAATAACTTTTATCAAAAGTTGTAATTAGTGCAGTATGAGACTGAGACATAAATAGATTAGATTGACCTAGATTAGTTATGCTGGATTCTATTCAATTTTTAAAATTGAACTGGTAGATCTAATTTGGGAATTAATTTGGAAATCAACCTAGAAAAAATATGATTGAAGAAGATTTATTGATTCAAATTTATTTGATTTGGATATGTTTTGGGGCATTAACTGGTGGCCTCAGATCCGGATGGCGTAAAATTAGAAACATCAGTTGCGAAAATGATCCAATGTATGTCTATCCTGAATTGGAAAGACCAATTAGGGCTGTTTATCATTTAACTCGAATTACGGCGATGACTGGATGGGGATCTGCAATTGGAGGATTTGCTGCGGCGACCGCTCCAATTACGATTTCAGTCTATATTTGGTGGCTTTATAGACAAGAAAAACTCCAAAAAAAAAAGTAAAAACTAACTAATAATTTATAATATCAGCTGAATTTTGGGATATGCTTTGAAAACATAATCCATTAAATGTTTTAGTTAGTTGGAAAGAAAAAATTGAAGCTAAAAGATGGTTAGACTAGACTCAAAACTAACTGAAACATTTAATGGATCGTTTATTTTCTCCTATAGTTAAATTAGCCAAATGCATTGGATTTGTTGATGCGTATAAGTATTGGGTCATTTTTGGTGCAGTCTCTGGTGGTGCTTTATCTGGAATTAGAAAAATGGGTGAGATTTGTGGAGAACCCACTCCCGTTTACACTAACCCTGATTTAGAAGTTCCAATCAGGGGAGTTTATCAAACTACTCGAATTGCTGGACATGCTGGTTGGGGATCCGCAATCGGTGGAATAACCGCTGCATCTGCACCTCTTTCAATTCCTCTTTACATTTATTGGAAAAATCAGTAAATGGAATTACAGAATGAAGGACAAGAATGAAGGACAAAATCAAGAACAAAATAGTTAAAAGTTATCTTATTGTTATTTATAAAAATCAATGTTTTTTATACGTTCACTTACAAATTCATCTTTTGAATCAACAGTGGAATCAAATAGCGAAACTAATTCTGACTCATCTTACGACAAGATGTCAGATTTAGACGTCGAATTCCCCGTTGAACAAAATATGACCTCCAATCCCAATGATTGCATCATTGATATCCCAGAACCTAGCCTGGGCGATTTAAATTTTCTGGTACCTGCCACATCAAGTTCAGAAGAATTAGATTCAACTTTTCTGGTATCTAGCACAGCGAATCCAGAGGAACCACAATCAACCCCAATCAATGTACTATTTTCTAATGAGGTTCATTCTAATGAGGTTCATGAGTTCAAACCCACTTTCGAATTACCATCCGGATTTTCCCAACCAGTTATCGTTAATGAGCCTGAGCCAGAAAAATTAAAAGATCTTCCAAGTCATGTTCTCAATCAACCAACCAACCTAGACGAATTGGATTCTCAGATTAACTATTTTAAACCCGATAAAACAACTTTGGGACTTCCAGAAGATGAGATCATTAATCCAGAATACCAAAAAAAGGTTACTTTTGAAACTCCTCGAGGCCTTAGAGAAACTGCTCAACCAACTCTGGGAGAAGTTGAAACTCATGATCAAGAGCTAGGCTTGCCAAAGTCTGAATCATTTGAAATTTCGAAACCAATTTATAAAGAACCAAAAATACCTCCTCATCCAAATTTGAGATTTAAAGGTGTTGGTACCCTAGGATGGACAACGGGTGCATCGGCAAGTCCTGAATTTTATCGTAAAGAACCCTCTTCCTTGGGAACAATTCTTGAAAAACTTCCTGTACCATCCGCAACTCATCGGATTTATGGTTCATCTCGAATTGAATTGGTTTCTTCAACATCATCCCCAACCCATATTGTTTTTTATCTTGGATCTCGAAATCTTCAAAATCTAGTTTTAACCATCCAATCAGATCGATTGAAGGATCTTTCAAAGAATTTTGCCGCAGATCCTCTCCAATTGGCTTATAGTTTAATTAAAAAAGTTGAATTTCAAGTTGAGGGAGAAGTTATAACTCAGCTTAACGGATATGGTTTTCAATTATTCAATCAAGTTTATAATCGACCCAACTACAATCGCCTAAACAAAAAGTTGATCAAAGAAGGAAAGTTTAAAGTACCTTTGGGGTTCGATATGTTTTATGACTCCTTTTTCAAAGGATCTGCTGCTTATCAATCTTGTAGTACACTTCATATTTATCTAAATGCTCCCGGAACTTGTAGTTTAGCGGCTGATATGCTTTACTTTTCAACTGCGGCCAGGCAAAAGATGGTTGATAAGACGTGGCAAGAATATACCAAGGTCTACAATGTAATTGAGGAGCCATTGCGTCTGAAGTACAAAGAAGGAATGAAATTAAAAAAGATAAGGAATTGTACCAAGGCTATTTTATCACTGTCGTTAGGTAAAAATGTCACTGGATTATTCTTTTATTTTGATGATCAGAATAAAAGAGTTATTAAAGATAAAAAGTTGTTTAAAAGAGTTATGTTCTCCGTCGATGGGCGTGAGGTCTCAAGTTACGAGCATGATGATTTGGAAGTAGAAGGATTTCATCATTTAGGATTGGGCTCAGGTGGACCTGACCTAGAAGGGTTAGAAGGATTTTATTGGTTTCCTTTCAGTCGGAGAAATGATTGGTCAAGTCCAAATGGAGAATTTAAGAGTTACTCATTGATGAATCTTAGTCATGATTGCTCCCAGTTGAGCTTTGATTTAGATACTGAAGTTACTTCCAAGATTGATCATGAAGTAACTTGTATGGTAATTGAACAAAAAATCAATGTTTTAACAACTACCCAAGGATTAATGGGATTAAGTTTTATAAATTAGGCTTCTGACATCTCATCTGATGTAGGGTCTAGCGGTACACTAGGATTAGCTAAATTCAATAAATTGAAAATAATTGTTTTCAGTTCTTCTTGGTCTATGTGAGTTCTATTATACAATCTATGCTCAGTTCCTTTAACATAAGCGTTCTTATATGCGGTTGCAGCATCAACCAGATTTACAGGTGTTTTTTTATAAGAATTATTCTTGTTGGAAAACATTGAAACAACTGTCATGGTTTCAGAATAGTGAACGACAAGATTTTTTTTAAGAATTTGTTCTTCAATCCCTAATTTTTTTGCCGCTTTGGATGGTGCTTTGATCATTACTGTTATGCTAAACATATTTGGATTAACAGTTGCATTTTGTGATGGTTCCTGTGGCACCAGAGTATTTACTTCTTCAAATTCATATATCTGACCACCACCCCGTTTAAGTTTCATGCTAGAACGACCGGTTTTCTTTTTGTAAGATTTTTTTTGACTTCTTTTTGTCAATTTTTTAGTCATTTAAGTCTATATTTTAAATGCTAGAAAAAAATTAAATTCATGTATAAGTTACTTCCTCAAAACTATCTCTTCCAAACTATCTCCGTTCCAATCCAACTTTTTTCCCCTTCAGTGACTTTTTCGGCTTGATGCCACAAATCAATCTTAAAAAGGATAGCTCTTCCCTTTTTCGGTTTAACTGTAATCACTTTTTCAAAATCAGCATTGAAAAAAGTAGTTTCTCCGCCTTCATAATCATCATTTAGGTAAATCAATAGAGTTTGATAACTTTTTTCGTCAAATTTACAATGACATCCGATATCCAAATGAAGACTAAAACTCGCTCCAGGAGTATAATTAGCCATAAAAATGAAGTCACAAGCTCGCCATGGCTTCCAATCTTGATCACTAGAATCCCATAAATTTACCTTTTCTAGCTTCTCAAAAAATAGTTGAGATGAATCTAAGTCTTTGATTTTTCCATTAAAGAAATTAGTATGATTATTAAAAGCCATCACTTTGGGAGATCCTTGTTCAGTTGATGCATGACTTTGTTTTTTGACATATTCTAGATAAGTTGCGATTTCATCAGTGGTTAAAAAATCATCAATGACATACAGATCATTATCCCGTTGAGCTATTTGGTATTTATTGTAGTGCATATGTATAGTTAAACAATTTAACTTTAACCTTGTTTAGAATAATTAATATTTATTTTATGTCAAAAACATCAAAATATCCAACTTACAAATCTAAACCAGAAGCACTTGCGGGAGTAATTATTAAAGAAAAAGGATATGAATCTCCGATCCCAACCCCTCCAGAACCAACTGATAACCCAGCTTATTTTGTTGATCACGCTACGACGATTGAAAGAAAACTTTATGGAGGAGTTGATACCTTAGCTAACATCGGAGCTCAAGATATTTATTCCCATACTGGTCAGGTTAATGCCACTGATGATTTAGCCAATTTAATCATTAAATCTCAACAAGATAGACACAAAAAACAATCCTATTATAACTCTGATCCTAATCCTAAACCAGATCAATTAAAAATAAAATACGGAAGTCTAAATAAATATGGGTGGCAACAAGAAACTATTGAATTAATTCCAGTTTCTAGCTCAAAAGGATTAACTGTTAAATACACGTTTCCTAATGATGTTCAGGATGGAGCCCAAAATCCGATCCTAGTCTTTAAATCAGAAGAATTAAAGAAATTCGCAGAAAACTGTCAATTGGATGACTTGGATGATTTAATTTATGAATCAATTAGTTCAATTGAAATCACGATGGGGGGTCAACAAATAGATAAAATTAAGGGTTATGACATTAAATTTATGCAGCAAATCTTTAATTTGACTTATTATCGGGAAAGAAATAAGAAATTAATTAAAAAATATGGTAAATTTTATTGTCCCTTGCCAATTGACTGTTTGGTTAACCAATTTCTAAGATTGACCTGCATGAAATATCATGAAGCCACATTAAGTATTACTTTTGATTCAAATTTAATAACTAAAACCCCTAAAGTCTCTTTAAAATATGATAGTATTTTCATTAATCCTGTTTTAAATAAGGAATTAAAGAGACACTCTCATGAGATTTTTGTTAAACAAGTCCAAAACAATGGACCAGATACATTAATTTTAGATAATCAATCTGATAAGAAGATCCAGTTGAATTTTAATCATACATCTTTTGGGTTATTGATTTATTTTATGGACTCTCACAAAAGAATCATCAAAGATGATGATTTGTTTGAGAAGGTAACTTTTTATTCTCACAAGCGTCCTCAGTTTGTTGGTACTCCAGATTCGATGAGATATGAGAGTTTGAGACATCTTGGACAGCAAGATACTGTTAATGACCCGATGTGGGATGGGTTTTATTGGATGCCCTTTTCTAGAGCTGATGATGCCAATATACCGTTTAAGACATTTTCGGCGCTCAACTTCAATCGGCATGGTGGAGATGATTTTTATTTGAAGTTTGATTTTTCAAATGAAAGTATTCAAAACCGAATGTATGAAGAAATCCAGGTCAATGTAACAACAATTAATTCTCATGTCCTGAGAATTATGTCAGGCATGGTTGGATTAGCTTTTAGTAAATAATCAAAAAATTGATTTGTTTTCTTACTTGATAGTTAAGCCATGTTAAGTTCACGTGTTATGACTGATCAAGATAATGTTGAATTGGCTTCCGTCTGGGAGGTCACTGATAAAGAATATCGTATTTCATCTCACACCAAGGGTCGAGACTTGAAGAAAAAGAACAATCAGAGAGAAAAGAAGGGAATTAACAGAAGTCATTCGCCAGAATGGTCGATTCCATCCGCCATGGGAAATCAAGTCAAGCGAGAAGAGGCTAAGGCTGATGCACTACCTAAATTTAGTGATTGGTCGGTCACAAAAATGCAACCAGTCAAGTCCAAGTTCAGGTGGTAATTACACCAAGTTGAACTAGATTTTTAAAATTGAATTATAATTTTATTTTTTTTATATTAAGTGTTAGATTAAGTAATCAATGCCACTAAATCCAAATATTGAAAGTGATGATTTTGAATTGTCAATGATTGAGGAGCAACGTCTGTCAAAGGAAGATAAGAGCTTTGAATATCATAAGAGTAAGAATTTGAAAAAAAAGAATAGTTGTTATGGGAAAAGGGATAGAAATCAGCGACTTTCACCTTGTTGGTTATGGACAAACGATGTTGAAGGTCGATATAAAAAACAAGTTGAAAAGAAGGCTGAAGCTAAATTTCATGATTGGCCAGTTACTAAACTAACACCAACCAAAACTAATATGAAGAGCCATCTAGGATTTCTTCCTCATTGAGTGATTCAAAGATTTTCATGTTTGCTTTCCCAGAATTTGCTTCCGTTAGTTTTGTTCATGTAGCTGTATCCGCATCTTTCAAGGTAATCAACATCGCGAACAATCAGACGGGTATTGCTACCACCTCTGATCCATCCATCCTGAACGTGTTCGGGAATGATATGGGCTGGATCTTGAACGTTAAGTCTCAAATGATCAATCATTGGTGTAAAGTAGTTATCAATGGTCACACCAGATAAGCTATTGCATTGACGTCTTTCTTTGGTTTGTTCACCAGGCAAGAGCTGGGTTTCTAAAACTGGATCGCCAGGACCACGAGCCATTAAAGGAACAGTTAACCAAGGTCGTTGGAACAATTGATTGGGACATTTAGGATAACGCTTAGTTTTACCGAAGCGAAGGGTTGAGCTTTCGTCCACAACACATCCGGCAACACCATAACCATTTTTGAAATAGGTTTGGGGAGAGCTGGTTGCGGCTTCAACTACTTTGGGAATACGGCAATCACAATGATAATGGTTGCTGACCGAATATTTACCAGGACCCATGCTTTGTTTGGCTTGTTCGGTGACATAGCAGCTATCGTCATGTGTTTTAGTGAAATCACGAAAATTTAATTTTTGTTCTCCATTGACATTTAAACAATTTCTTTGAGCTTGAATATCCCCGTTAGGTTGTGGAACAATTAATTCATTAGAACTCATTTTATAGTTTTATTAACATTAGAAGATATTTTTTTTAATTTTTCATTCTTAAATAGCTTCTTAAATAGCTTCTTAAATTCATCAATAAGCTTTTGATTCCATTTTTTTGCCATTTTTCCAAAACTCTATAACTTGGCCACGAGCTTGTCTTTGATCTATTTCTTTATTTTGCGATCTAGCAAATGTACCCGGTTTAGCTTTTAAATATTCCTGATGGCTGTTCTGACATCCAACTAAGCCTAATGTCACTTTGCAGTAACCATGTTTTTCTGAATAACCAATCAGTATTTCATTTTTCTCCGAATCCCATTCCAACAAGTTTACATCACAGCCAAAATAAGGATTATATGAACCAAGCTCCCAATCAATTAATATTTGACCGTCTTTGAAATATTTCAAATAGTAGTGAACATCAACATTATACACATTGTTACCCATTTCTTCGATTACATAGAGATATTCTTGATCATTATCATTAATGCGACGAACGAATGTAACTTTGTAGGTGTATGAAGTCGATAGTGTTGGGGGAGCTTCTACAGGAAGTAGGTCCATATGTGTATCAAAGCACTTTTCACAATATCTTCGATTGTGTTCAGGGCATTCTGAGCAGATATGAGAAATGTTGGGTGGATTCTTGGTATCCGTCCAACAAGAGGTGCATCTGAGATGTCCTTTAAGTTCCTCTTGTTCAAGAGCTCTTTTACTTGCCAGATGTTTTACTTTCATTTTCTCATAAATTTCAGGGGTTTTGTAACATGATTCACATAAATCAAAATTCATTGTGTTATATCTAGTCCCATAAACTCTTTTCCCACAGGCACCATCACAACGATAGTGTTCATGTAACTTTTCCAGGTTTGGGATGTTGTCAATGAGGTCTTTTTCTTCTAAACCAAGGACTTTTAAAAGAGGTTCTGTATCATCTGGTTGATGATTTTGATTTTCAATTGGATAACCCCGGATGGGTATCGCCTCGGATGTTTTGTAACATGCACTGTTCATTGGTTTTCTTCTTTTTCTTCTCAAATCCAACTTGGAGGGTTATTCAATTTTTAAATAAAAATTTAAATAAAAACCTAAGAAACATCAAAAAAGTACTCTAGAAAGTACTCCAAAAAAGTACTCCAAAAAAGCTCAAGTTCAAAATTTTGAAATAAAATCAGTTTCATATCATAAACCTAATGACAAAACACGTTACACTTGCTAAAACAACAAAGAAATCCCAAGAAAATGTTAAAAAAGGTATTGAAAAATACTTCAAACTTCATAACTACCAAACTTATTTTCCAATCATGACTTTTTGGGAGGAATTTCAAAATAATTCCTATTCTAGCCAATTGTTCATTCTGGATTCTAAATATCAATTGCATTCGCTTCACAGGCCATCCGACAAAAAGGATTGTGATCGGGTTTTTCTAGGATATTTGAAAAAAAAAGGAGAAAAGGAACCACAGAAACAAAAACAGGAGATTTATTTTAAAGTTAATCCAATTCTGGAACCTGTTCACACAATGATGAATAAATATAGTGATCCAAAGGATGATTCAAATAATACTCTGATGCCAAATGTTTTCAATTACATGACTAACAAAAAGATTAACTCCCCTCATAATTTCAGTTATGTTGAAACTCTTTTTTGTTATTTGGCCAGCCGGTTAGTTGAACTAGGCAAATGTCCCAATTTTCCTTATTTTTACGGTAGTTATCTTGGGGTAATGGAGAGTTATAAGCAAAACATAACTGATGATTACCAATCAATTAAAAGATGCAGTTGGTTTAACAAGAATTGTAATAAGCTTTTTCTATTGGAAAAATTAACTCTAGAAGAGAAACTAGCCAAGGAAGTTAAGGTTCTTGGTAAGGTTAGTTCTCAGGAACAAAAGAAAAAAGATTTAGATGCAGGTATAACTGACTTGAACTTAGAGGATTTAAGTCTTGAAAATCATGAAATTACAGATGAAATTAGAGATCGCTCCCTAGGGGGAGATATTAGAAGGTTATCAAGTCATGTTAAATTATCAGAACTAGAGCGAGCTGAGTCAGAAGCTGAAGAAGATCTAATGAATTGCGAACTTGAAGAGATGGAAGGATTGGCAGATATTTCTAGTGGGGATGATTCTAGTGGGGATGATTCTAGCGGAGATGATTCGGATGGAGATGATAAGGATGAAGATGATAAGGATGAAGATGATAAGGATTCTAATTCAGATTCTGATTCATCATCAGATGGATTTTCAGATGTTTTATCTGATTTTTGCGAGGATATCTTGGATAATGACAGTGATATATTTGATGAAGAGCTAGATGATTCTTATTATTACATTAATTTTAAGGATTATCCGGTGCAATTGATTGCGATTGAGTCTCTTCAATTAACTTTGGATGAATTGCTCAAGGACAATGAATTAACTGACATAGAGTGGCTTGGAATCTTATTTCAAATTTGCTTTGCTCTTTCAGTTGGACAAAAAGCCTTCAAATTGACTCATAATGATTTACACTCCAGTAATATCATGTTTAAACCAACTAAAATAGCCTATTTGTACTACTTTTTCAAGGGTGTTTACTATCGAATTCCAACTTTTGGTAAAATAACTAAAATTATTGATTTTGCTCGAGCTATTTTTAATGTTGATGGAAACCAATTCTTCAGTGATGTCTTTAAACATGATGGTGACGCGGAAGGACAATACACTTATCCGTACTATCCGAATACTCAGATCAAACATGCTCCTAATTTCAGTTTTGATTTGTGTTATTTGGCCATTACGATTAAAGAACATTTCCAGGTTGAATCACCTTTGTATCTCTTGCTTGAGAAGTGGATGACTGATAAATATGGTAATAATCTAGGATTTCATCCAATCAACTTTGATTTATATGTCAAGATTGCCCATAATGTTAATAATGCTATTCCTAAAAATCAGCTCAAGGATAGTCTCTTTAGTCAATTTAGGGTTCACAAGGAGGAAATTCCTAAAGGGACTTTTGTTTACTACTATTAAATCTCAAGTAAATTGAATTGATTTGGTTTAATTTTTTAATTTAGAATTTCTTCTAACTTTTAGATAAATGACAACTCAAAAGAATACTAGAAAATTCAGGTCAAGAAAGGGTCGCAGAACTCAAACTAGATCGTTTAAGAAAGAAAAATTACAGAAAAGTGGGGGTGATTCTAATGAAAATTTTAATGGTCTGATTGAAAAGTTAGAGAAAGAAGTTTCTTTTAAGTCTTCCGCCACCAACGACTCAATTTATGTCAAACATAAAGAATTATCAAAAAGCAAAAAAAATATTCTTTACATTGTTGACATGCAGTATGGATTTTCTGAATATCGGTCAAGTAGGGATCAAGAATTTGCAAAAGTTAATGAAGTATTAAAACCTACCAGCCAAGAATATCTAACTCCCACCTGGGATGATGATAAGATTCCAGCTCATTTCAGGTATATAAATGGTGAAAAAAGCAAAGGAGTTTTATCTGGAGGAACATTTTCGGTTGATGACTCAGGAAAAACAGCTCAAAAGATTTCAGACTTAATTGGGGAGCTTCTCAAGTCAACAAGCGAGACCGGAGAATTTAAAATTGTGATTTCTAGAGACTATCATCCACCAGATCATTGTTCTTTCAGTGGTGATTATGGAGAATACAAGATGCGAAATCCAGATGGGTTTCCTCCACATTGCGTCAAAGGTACTTTTGAATCAGCCATTCATTTCACTCTTTATCAAAAAATCAAGGAGATTGTTGAGAAAGTTGAACTGAATAAAAAGGTTAAAATTTATGTCGCTTTCAAAGGAGTTCATCCTCATATTGAAAGTTATGGGGTTCATAAATACCATGATACTGATTATCCAGCTAAATTGAGACAAGGATCGTGTTTCTCTCATTACACAGATTGTCACAAAACTTCTCGTCCTAGTTGTGGTGCATTGCTTCATGGAGGAAGTTATCTGGCTCAACTAACTAAAGAGAATCTGGCTCAATATTTATTAGGAACAGTAGAAATGACAGAATTTCCAGGAGCTTCATTTCAACCATTTCATGAGCATGGTGCTTATTCTATGTTGGTTGATGGACAGAATTCAACCAATTATTATGTTTGCGGGTTGGCAGCTGATTTTTGTGTTAAAGATACCGCAATTAATCTGGCTACTCATATGCCTGGGTGTAATATTAAGGTTGTTGATTCATGTGTCTCGTATGCGAGATTGCCCTTTCTAGTTCTTAAAATGATTCCGATGTATGCATCAAAGTTGTATTTGAATTTTGTGATGGATCGTCATCGGGTTGGTGGAAGTGATTATTACATTTTTGATTCAGCTGGAAAACAAATTAATAAAGATTCATATTTGACTTTAAAGAAATCATTTTTTGAACATCGTCTGGGTAACCCGATGGAATCAATTGAAAATGCTGTTAGAGGATGGTTGGACAAGAACCCTGACTTGGCCTTGTACAAGATGTATCTGAGTAATGCTTTTGATATTCTACATGATTACCATCGCTATGGGGTTGAGATTTTAAAGAAGCTCTAATTTCGAAGGAGTTCTAATTTCAAAATAGATTATCTTACAAATAAAGTAAATAATGGCAGGTGGATTATTACAATTAGCCGGTTATGGTAACCAAGACAATTATTTAACAGGATCTCCCCATATTACTTACTTTAAAGCTGTTTACCGCAGATATACCAACTTCTCAATGGAGAGTATTAGTTTAGAATTTGACAAATCAGAGATGAGTTTTGACCAAACCAATATTTTCAAAAGAAAGTTGGATCGAAATGGTGATTTAGCTAGTCAAGTTTATTTTACTTTTACTTTACCAGAAATCCAATCTCCTGCGGATAAGCAATTTTATTGGGTTAAAAATATTGGTACAACCATCATTAAATCGGTTGCGGTTTTCATTCAAGGTCGTAAAATCGATGAGCATTTTGGAGAATGGATTCATATTTGGCATGAGTTGAATCTTCCCCGAGATCAAAAAGAAAATTATAATCAAATGACTGGAAACATTCCAGATATTTATGCACCAGATTTAGCTGATGGAAACAATGGAATTTATCCAAATTCGACCATTGATGTTGACTTTATTCCGTCTATTGCCAGTCGTCGGATTTGGGTCCCAATGATTTTCTGGTTCAACCGGCATCCTGGTTTAGCAGTTCCGTTGATTGCCCTTCAATATCACGAGATTGAATTCCAATTTGTGATGAGACCAATTCAAGATATCTACACCCTGATGGAAACAGATGCCAGTTCCAGCAGTTATGGCTATCGGGTTAGACCTCTCGGAAGTATTACTGCTCATCGAATTGAAAATTTCTTAACTAGTAGTTCTCTAGCTAAAACGAATACTGATGGATCTAGATCTTTAATTAGTTTTGATATCAATCCTAGATTAGAGGTCAACTATATCTTTCTGGACAGTGATGAAAGAAGACGATTTGCCAATGTTAGTCATCAATACATGATTGAACGTGTTTTTCGTGTTGAACAAACCGGACTTTCGGGCAGTGGAACTCACTCGGTATCACTTGATCTTCATCACCCGACCAAAGAATTTGTCTGGGTCACTAAGCGAAGTGACACTGATGATCACAATGATCACACTAATTTTACTGGGTGGACTGATCAAGTTAATCCTCCTCACAGTCTAAGTTATTATAATCCGTATGCAGCAACTCCTGAAATTACGAGCAGTAACTATGATAGTTATAAAAATAAAAATATTCTAGATGAAGCAAAGATTCTCTTAAATGGATATGATAGATTTGCGGCCCAAGAAGCAACTTACTTTGGTCAGATTCAACCATATCAACATCATTACCAATCTCCACAATGTGGTATTTATGCTTACTCTTTTTCTTTAGATAATTCAAATCAAAAATCATACCAACCTCAAGGAACGTGTAACATGTCGATGTATAATAACATCAATCTTTGGGTTAAAACTAATCCAATTGATAGCAGTGAAACATACACTTATACAATCACCCTTTATGCAATTCATTATAATATTTTGAGAATTGTAGCTGGAATGGGTGATCTGGAATTTGCTCCTTAAAAAGTGCACCTTAAAAATTGAATAAAGAACCTCACAATTAAGACTGTTCAAGCTTCAAATTACTAAATGTCAAAAGATTGTTTTATTTGCATGGAATCAGATGGGACCAATGTAAACAACTGTACTTGCAAAAATGTCTATGTCCACAATGGGTGTTTCAATGATTATGTTAAGAATCACAATGGAAGTTACTTATGTCCTCACTGTCGAAAGAAATATCCGGTCAGTTTAAAAACTACTTATGAATGTGACCCAATCCACTGTAAAGAGGTTATCTGTGGATGTTTAAGAGTGACTTTTTTGGATAAGCTAATTAGATTGCTATTTGCATTAAATATTCTATTTATAGTTGGATCTGCAATAACATTTGGGTGGTCAATTAATATTTATATTGCTGCCGTTAAATCATTGACTTCCTTGGAGAGCAATCTTTTCCTGGTCTACATCATCATTATTTATCCTTTTATGATCTTTCATTATGTTTTCACTGGTGGAAAACATCATATTAATCCAATCTCTTATAAAATTAAAATTATTAATGACTTCAATCAGATCTTAGTTAATTTACATAATATACTTTTGGATCACATTCCATATAAATTAGTAGATCCAATTTTAAATGCGCCTGTGGAAAACTTAAAAAGATTTGTTCTTCCAATTGTTTTGGAATTTCTAATGATTTCATCACTCCTGGGTGGAACAATTTATACTATTGTTCAATATCATTTGACATCGGAATATTATATTTATGAGAGTGGAATTATTGGCCTGAGCGGAATGGCGCCAATAGTTCTCTGCTATTACATTTTACCACTAATAACAATCACGGTAATCATTCTATGTACTATGATTTATGGTTTAATCTATTTGATAATTTGGATTGGTGATTGTTGCACTAAGTGTTGCATATGTTTTGGATCATCATGCTTTGGAATTTGTTTTACAAAACAAATTCATTATGATATTAATGGTATTGAAAACAAGGTATAAAAAAAGTAATTGATTGAGGTTATTTCTTTTGATCTTTCTTTTGATCTTCAGGAGCTTTTGGAAGCTTAGATTGTCGTTTCTCTAGCTCTCTAACATGCTTTGAATTAAATTTACCATTCTTTTTAAATTTTTCTATTTGAGAATTTTTTTTGGTCTTTCTTCGACCAGTTTCGTCGCGACCCATACGGTTCAGGTTGTGGGGTTCAGGTTGATTCTTAATCTAAGCAGAGAAGATAAGTTAAATCAATTTTAAAAGAAACTTTTAAGTAAAGTTAATTACTTAAAAATTGATACCGATCGTTTTAATGGCCTTGGTACTATAGCTTTAACTTCAACAATGACTCATCAAAAATGTTTCATTTGCCAAGAAAATGGTGGAACTAAAATTAAGTGTTGCGAGTGCCAAAGTGTCTATGCGCATCAATCATGTCTGGACGAGTATATCAAGAAAACCGAGTCTGGTAATGCTCAAATTTACACCTGTCCTCATTGCCGGAGTGATTATGATAATGTTAAAATAAAAAAGACTTATCGCTTTTCTGGGAACAAAATAAAGCAGATTCCCTCTAAAATCATCCAATGGTTTAAAGATATTCTGCTAGTTATGATCATTCCATTTTTGGGTCTGATGAGTATTACTTATGTGGTTACTGTGGTTGCTAATGTAATTGGTCTCTTTTGGATGATTCATATTTATAATGTGAATCATCTAGACCCTAAACTAGTTGAATGGCAGCAAAAAACATTTATAGCGTATGTTAGTATAATTATTCCGTATTGGTTGATTACTTTTGGTATTCATGTTAAGATCTGCAGTATGGTACTCCATAATAAATTTGATGATGCTTATGATGGTATATCTGATTATTTTAATTATAGAAAAGGAATTGGAATGAAAATTTATTACTTATTGTATCGTGGATTTGCCAGTGGTGCAAGGCAATTCTCCTATATTGGTAAAATGTTTGTGGCGTCGCATTTATATGGGGATCAAGTCGAGTTATGCGAATTCTTCATTATAAGAGACCATTTTAATGAAGAAGATTATAAAGTTCGGTTTGTAATTGCGGCTTTGTGTGAGATATGGCTAATGATTTCTCAGGCAGTGGCATCCATCTATTTTATTGTCCAATACAATACTAATGACGAAATGGATTTGTTGTTCGTGATCATGATTGGGTTTAGTGGAATAGGAATTCATTTTATTCATAATTATTTAATATGGACTTTGGTTGGAATTATATCTGTGATTTATACTATAATTTATTGTACCATGGTAGCTATTGTGATGATTGTGGAAGGTATCAAAAATTGTTGTTTGACACACTGCATCGAGGAACAAGAATCATTTTCTGTTGGTGGGGCCACTAAGGTGGGACGAGCTGACTCAGTAAAAAAGGACAATGGGAATAGATCAATTGTCTAGTTAGATTCTACAGCTAAATTCTACAGCTAAATTCTACAGCTAAATTACACAAAATAAACACAAAGAAGAAGAGTCTTTTTTTTTTTAGTTAAAGTGATTCGCATTTAAATAATAAAAAATTGACTCATTTTGATATGACTTCCTGGGATTAAAACTACTATGGTTCAATCAACTGGAGAATGCTTCATCTGCTGCAAAAGCGGAGGATCTCGAGTAAAGTGCTGCACATGCAAAAAGGTGTATGTCCATGGCCGGTGCCTGGACGATTACATCAAACATAATATTACCGACGCTGAGAAGCCAATCTATGCTTGTCCTCATTGCCGCAAGGATTATAAAAATATTATTATCAAAAAACGATATCGGTTTGATCAGGAAAAACCGAAGATTTTCTTGGAAGATTTCAAAGGATGTTGCATATCATCTGCAAAAGCCTTTTGTCAGGTGAGTCTTTGTATATTAAAAACCCTTTGTCAGCTGGGTCTTTATCTGATGAGCATCATTTATGTGGGTTGCTTGGTTATTGCAGTAATTTGCTTACCGTGGGCAATCAATATTTACCGAGTTAACCATTCAGATTATGAGTTGGAAGAATGGGAGAAGGGTTGTTTTATAGGGTATGTTAGTTTGATATTCTTTTACTATATGATAAATTTTCCAATTCTTGCCAAGACTCCAGAAGACATAACCAATCATAATACCTCAAAAACTGAGGGAATATCGTTGTTGCATATCAATTTCATTGACAAAATGATGAGTCATGGATTTGATTTTGCATTTAACAGGTTCTATTGCATTGCCGAAGTATTTACTAAATGTGAAATATTTCCAGCAAAACAGGAAGGAAAGGTCTATATTGACAGAGTTCTTCTGATGAAAAGTGGTCTAACAACCAGTTTTCTGATTGCCGCATTTGCTGAGGAATGTCTAGTTATTGGAGCTGCTGCAGCCCCACTTTACTTCATCATCCAGTATAATGTTAATGATGAATTTGATCTGAAAACAACTATAATAATCGCCTGGAGTGGGCTTGGAATTAATTTTATTCATAATTATCTTCCATTGTTGGTGATGATAATCATCTGGTGTATCATACATATCATTTTCGGTCTAATCATGGCCACGAAAATTATTGGGTGTGGAATTGCAGAGTGTTTTAAAAATTGTTGCTTTCGATACTGCCTTGGTGAAGAAGAATCATTTTCAGTTGAGCGAGCCGTCGAAGGAAGACACAAAACAGATCTTCCCAACAAAGAGAAAGATTTGGAATCAAATGCTTGATCATGCTTGATCATGCTTGATTACTTTAGAGCAAAAATCTTTTATTCTAGTTAAGTAAAGTAATCATCAAGTAATTATTAAAATGGCTAAATTTATTTTTATTAGTGAAGAAGGAAAAACAATGATAACAGATTTCTTAACGCTGTCTCTGAAATTTGCCTTTCTAGTTCTGTTATTAACAATTAATTTTACGGCAATGTCTTTAGCTTTAATTTGTAACAAAGATTCAGGATTTGCCACAAAATTATTTGCCGCTATTTATGCTTTCCTATTTGGCATTATATATATCGTTGTTAACTATTATTCTTATCGTATTCAAGTCAAAAAAACCCCATGTTATTATGAAGGTCGGGTATTTCCATTTTAGATAGCGAAGCCAAGCGCAGCGGTAAAGTATCTCAAAGAGATCATTCTAGGAACCACTTGAAGTTCATAATCCTCTTTGAACTCAAAAATTAATGGTACCTAGAAAGGGTCATTTGATTTATATTCTGGCTCCTGTTTTAAAAATGAAATCAAATTCATACTGAAAATATTTTTTATTTAATTTTTTATTTTAGTAACTTCAAATTACTAAAGCAAGGCCAAGCGCAGCGGTAAAGTATCTCAAAGAGATCATTCTAGGAATCACTTGAAGTTCATAATCCTCTTTGAACTCAAAAATTAATGGTACCTAGAACGGATCATTTGATTTATGTTCTAGCTCCTGTTTTAAAAATGAAATCAAATTCATACTGAAAATATTTTTAACTTTAAATATTTTTTACTTCAAATTACTAAAGCAAGGCCCAGCGCAGCGGTCAAGTATCTCAAAGAGATCATTCTAGGAACAACTAGAACTTCATAATCCTCTTTGATTTGAGAATTCTAAAAAATTCAGAAAATTGATTTATGAAAAGTTGAAAGTAACTTTAATTAATTATGACAACTAACAATATCAATATTGCCGTTCTGGGTAGTACCAAAGGAACCGATCTCCAGTACATAATTGATCAAGTCGAAAAGGGTCGTCTGCCAGGAATTCAAATTAAATTTGTTCTTTCCAACCGGAGAAATTCTGGTATCCTAGAAAAGGCTGAAAAATATAATTTGAATCCAATCTTTTTATCAGGAAAGGATAAAACTAGAGAAGAATATGATCAAGAAGTTTCTCAACTTTTAGAGGACAACCAAGTAGATTTGGTTCTTCTGATTGGTTACATGAAGCTAATGAGTTCAGAATTTGTTCAAAAATGGAAAAACAAAGTTATGAATATTCATCCAAGTCTTTTACCGGCCTTTGAGGGTCAAATAGATTTGAATGTTCATCAGGCAGTTCTTGAAAGAGGTTGCAAAGTAACTGGAGCAACATTAATCCTAATTGATGAAGGAGCTGATACTGGACCTATTGTGTCTCAAGGTGTTGTCTTTGTTAAACAGGATGATACGGTTGAGAGCTTGAAAGGTCGAGTTCAGTTAATGGAAGGAGAACTCTTGGTTGTAGCTCTTCAAGAATGGCGTGATGGCAAACTCATTGTTCAGGGGACTTTGGTCAAAAGGATAAACAAAAATTAAATCTCTCTGTAATGTAAAAGTAAAGGGAAAATTTAAATGCAAGCGTCAATTGCTATCTATATATTTGGAGGATTTCTTTTTCTATTCATTATAATTCATTACTATCGCCAATATTCCTCTCACGCCAAGAAGACCTCAGAAGAACCAACTCGGATTAGACCTGAATGCCCCGATTTCTGGATGGTTGAAGGACCAAACAAATGTCGCAACTCACAGAAATTAGGTAAATGTTTAACCCAAGGACCAAATGGTGGAATGATGGATTTTAATACGGATTTCTTCAACAACAAACAAACCGGAAATTATGCTAAATGCCGGTGGGCTAAGAATTGCCATACCGCTTGGGATGGTATTGATCATATCTGTATCTAACTCTTGTATCTAACTCGCATTAACTTCGCGTTTTTTTAATTTTATTGTCATCTAGCTAGCATATTACAAATATGTCATCTCAATTTATTAATGAAATACTTCCTAATCTTTATTTAGGAAGTTGGCACTCAACAAATCTAGATCTTCTAGGTGCCCATAAAATCAAAGAAGTTTTTCATTTTGGTTTTGAAATTGATGAACAATCTCCAGAGGTTCTTTACAATTACTTTGATTTAGAAGACAACAGTCAATCAGTTGGAATTCTGAAAGAACTTTTACCTCAAATACACTCTGATATTAAGGTCAGTCTTGAAAAGGGACCAACTTTAGTTTGTTGCAGTGCTGGAAAATCTAGATCAGTCACGGTTCTCATCTCTTATTTGATGCTTATCAAAGGTTTTACTTTTCTAGATGCTTTTGATTTAGTTAAAAGCAAAAGATCAATCATCAATCCAAATCCAACTTTTTTGAGAATGCTTGAAGGGTTAAATTAAAAGGGTTAAATTAAAATTGATCTAATTTGTACGGATTGCAGTTTTATCAAATGTCATTTGAATTAAATAAGTTTCTGAATCAACACCGAATCATCCCAGAAGATAAAGAATCTGTTAAACCTACTCACTGGGCTCAACCTAATCCAGGGGTTCATCGCGGAGGATCTTTTCGGGTTGAACAAACAGACTTAGAAGATTTCTATCAGCTTATTTCAAACTGCAATAAAGTTTGTGCCATCAATGAAGTTCATCAAGAAAAATATAGTCCAATCCTAATTGATTTGGACTTTAAAAGAGGGGCTTATCAGGATGATCTCACAGAGATACCTAGATTATATACTCAAAAACATATTAAGGTTTTTCTTCAAGAATTGTATCTGGTTATTGCTAAATATTGTCCTGATGTTGGTTGTTGCTCTGAGTTCGTATCATGCGTAATGGAAAAATCAAGTAGCAAATATAACTCAAATTTAAAAATGATCAAAGATGGTTTACATATTGTTTTTCCCCGTACTAATCTTCCTTATAGTGTTCTTCATTTAATACGGAATGAAATGATAGCTAATCCAATAGTGATTCAATTGTTCAAAGACATGAAGCTATATGATCAACCAAGTCGGATTTATGATCAGGCGGTGATCCAAAGAAATGCCTGGATGATCTATGGAACAGCTAAACCGGGATCATTTCCCTACCAAACAACTTCAGTTTATGCCTTCAGCGGGAAGCACAAATCAATTTACAAAACTTATGACATAACTGATCCAACAGCTGATTTAATGTTCTTATTCTCAATTCAGAGAGAAAGAAGACCCAGTTCCTTGTTTTTGGACGAAAACCAATATCAAATTCTTTATGATCACTCAAAGAATTCTAAAATCCCTTATCAAACTTCAAATCAGATCAAGGCTACCAATTTGCAAAATACTTAGTTGAAAATTGCCTATCAGATCAAAGATATGATGATTATCATCAATGGTTTCAACTTGGATTTGTTCTTGGCTTAATTGATCAAAGACTAAGAAAAACCTACATCGAATTTAGTAAAAAAAGCGTTAAATACATTGATGAAGATGATTGTGATCGTACTTTTCTGAAAGCCACCGAAAGTACTTTTCTGAAAGCCCCCGAAAGTGAAAAATTAAATCAATTGGATGCTTGGAAACAACTAATGGTTTGGGTTCAAAATGACGCCTAATATGACAATTAAGAGTCCTTTAAGAGTCCTTTAAAAATTCTAATTTATTTTTTAATTTCGTTTAATTTCGTTCAATTAAATTTTAAATTAATTTTCTTTAAAATTTTGGTAGAAGCAAAAATGACTCTTTTTCCGAGGTAATTTTAATCGTGCGATGTCATCTTTCCACTGGCAAAAAAAATTGAATTAATACAAAATAAAAACTTGAAATCTTTTGTCAATTAAGATATAACTATGTCAACAAAATTGTTAAATAAAAAGACTGGGACGAAAAGCTCTAAACCCCCTATGACAACTGATGATTTCCTCAAAAAGTACCGGATTAGGACAGAGGATAAGGGTCAAATTCGACCAACTCATACAGCCCTTCCGAACCCTGGGGTTAGATCTGGTGGGAGCTTCCATATTCCTGCTGATCAGATGTCTGATTTTTTAGATGTTTACTATGAAGATGTTTTCAAAAAACAAAAAGTGTATCACTTGACCGAGGCGCATCACCCAGAAGTGAGCCCTATCTTAATTGACCTTGACTTTCGTCAACCGCTCAATCAAAATCCAGATTTGGAAAAACTGTACAAAAAAGAAACAATCAAAACTTATTTGAAAAAATTTTATCAAGTTCTATCACAGTATATTGACCCTAGTGATTTGAATGCAGATACCGCAATCGCTTTTGTGATGGAAAAGAAAAAGGCTAGTAAACTGAAAGATGTTGTTAAGGATGGTGTTCACATCGTCTTCCCCCTGCTTTGTCCGTCTTATAAAATTCAGTTTTTAGCCAGATATGATATGGTTGAGGATCCTGAAATTCAAAAGCTTTTCACAGATTTAAAAATTTCCAATGATATCAGAGACATCATTGATCTTTCGGTAGTTAAAACCAATAATTGGTTTATGTACGGTGCAACTAAACCTGGTTCACCACCATATCAAATAACCACCGTCTATGACTTAAGTGAAGGAGACTGTAAGTTAGTTTCTTCTGCTCGTTATAAGTTAAGCAAAAGTCTTGTCCGATTACTCTCAGTCAGTAACAAAAAAGACATTTGCCCTACTAAGATTGGTATTGAAGAATCCGTCAAAGCCAAATACCTATCGATTCCAGAGCGTGATCGTGATCCAAATGACCGTGCGGGAGCTAGGAAAGGAAACGGAAAAGGGGGAAATGTTAAGATAGTCAAGTTTGGAAACAAGAAACTTAATCTCAATATTACTGATGATGATGAATTTGCGGTTTGTGAGAAGCTGGCTGAAAAATGTTTATGTCTCCGTCGATCAAATCGTTATGAAGAATGGATCCGAGTTTGTTGGTGTTTATCCAACATTGATCATCGGTTGAAAAAAGCCTTCACGACCTTCAGTAAAAAATCAACCAATGGTAAATTTAGTGTAACCGGGTGTGATAATGAATGGACCCGTTCACAAATTCGTATTAAAGAGCGCAAATTGGGAGTTGGAACTCTTCATAAATGGGCGCGCGAAGATAATCCAACCGTTTACAAAGAAATTTGTCGTGAATCAACTCAACAGTTGATGGTTCGCTCTTTGAATCAGAGTCATACTGATGTTGCCAGATATATTTATGAAAAGTATAAGCATGAATTTAAGTGTTCGTCACTTGCCAATCACCGATGGTATCATTACAAAAGTCATCGATGGATGTTGAATGAAAGAGGTAACGCTTTAAAAAAGAAGATTTCGGCTGAAATCTCAACTGATTATTCAGAATACTCAGCTTATTGCCATAAAAAATCGTGTACCTTCAATGATGATGAGCCAGATAAAGATAATTGGCAAAGAAAAGGTCATTTAGCTTCAGATATCTGTCTCAAATTAAAAAAACGAGCCTTTAAAAATCCTATTTTTGAGGAATGTCAAGAATTCTTCTTTGATGAAGATTTTGAGGATGAGTTGGATTCCAATGATAATTTGCTTCATTTCTTGAATGGGGTTTATGATCTTGATGAGGATGAATTCCGTGAAGGTTATCCAGAAGATAATATTTCTTTAACTTCCGGAATTAATTATTTAGAAAGTTTAGAAGCTGATGATTATGAAAAGATGAATGAAGTCGAGGAGTTCCTGGAGAAGGTACTCCCAGTGGAAAGAGTTCGTAATTATGTTTTGAATTTACTAGCGAGTTTCTTGCATGGTGCAAATAAAGAACAGAAATTTCATATTTGGACTGGGGTTGGTTCCAATGGTAAATCCATGTTGATTGATTTCTATAAGAAAACTGTTGGTGACTACTATGGTTCAATGTCGATTACATCTTTAACTCAAGGGCGTGGAGCCTCAGAGAATGCGTCGCCTGTCTTAGCTGAAACTCGTGGTAAACGTTTTATATCACTGGATGAAGCTGAAACTGGTGATGAAATCAAGGTTGGTTTCATGAAACAATTGACTGGTGGTGACGAGATCACTGCTCGTAAATTGCATTGCTCCCCAATTACTTTCCGCCCCAAGTTCAAACTTGTTTTGACTTGCAATGAATTGCCATCAATCCCATCAACTGATGAAGGTACCTGGCGTCGTATTAGAGTGGTTAACTTTCCATCTCGCTTCAAGGATAAACCAAACCCTAAAGTTCAATACGAATTCAAGGTTGATAGAACTCTACAAGCTAGATTACCTGAATGGGCTGAGGTCTTCATGTACATGTTAATCCAGTATTACCAAAAGAGCTATAAAGTTAGCGGTATTGAAGAGCCTCCAGAGGTTCTCAAAAATACTAATATCTTCCGATGTGATAGTGATTATTACAGTCAGTTTGCTGAGGAAAAACTCCGAGCTGATCCCAATAGTAGTATCACTATTGATGACATTAATCCGATTTTCCGAGAGTTTGTTCGAGATAATAACTTGGATGCTCGTAAATATTCTCGAAGAGAATTAGAGAAACATCTGACACCGATCTTAGGTCAACAACCAGGACGCCGCAAAAAGAAATGGGCTGGTTGGAGAATTGCCACTGCTGAAGACGATGAAGAAAGCGGTGAGGAAAATTAAAACTTAAAACTTAATTAACTAATATTGTATTGTTTTTTTGTGATTTTACTTTTACTTTTAGATAACTGACGTCATTAAATAAACGATGTCAATAACTAATAGGAGAAATAGCATGATTTTAACAGCCCAAATTAAATATTGATTTTTACTGATGTACCATTCATAATTTTTACGATTAGTAACGACCTGACCTGAGATGAAATCTTTGTCCCGCTGATCATTTTCAATCTGATCCCCAGTTTCACCTTGCTTAATTCTCATTCTGCCAACTTCATTTTGATTAGTACCTTTATAATTTAAACTCATTGATTTCATATTTTGCCTTGTTTGATGGTGTTTAATCAAATTATTAAATATCTTACGAAAATTTTCAACTTTAGTGTCTAGTTTACTCAAAATGATTTGCTTTTGAGTTTCAAGCTTAACTTGGTTCCGTTCCAGATGTGCTTTAATATTATTGGGCATTAAAGTAGGCATTTTAGTGCATGGTTCAAATTTATTGTTGACTGAGATGCATTGTAAGTTTCCATCTATTTTTTGACAGGTTCGGTTGGAGAGGTTTTTCTGAATGCCACTTTTATCTTCGTCAGGTAATGCATCAAACTTTTTTTTGAGTTCTTTGTTCTTTAAAGCATCTCCCCATTTTTGACAGGGATTACGACTATCAGCCATACTTATTACTTCCGATGGATACGGAAATTTAGATTGGGTTTCAATAGTTTCTTGACTCATATAGTATCTTTGATTACCTAAAAGAAATAAATTAGTGAAACTTTCTTTTGAAATTATTTCTATGGGGATGATAAAGAATGTCATTGATCGAAGCCCCTGATAATCCAAAAACATTAATACTCAAAAAAAAAAATGGTAAAATATACCGTACAGTACCCGGTTCAGATCATAGTGGTAGTAACAGTTTTACTGATACTGATGAAACAATTATTATCACCCAAGGAGACCAAATTGGCTCTGGTGGAGAAAATACAATTTATGACATTAAAACTCCATCTGACTGGAATGAGCAGAAAATACTTCGAATAAGTAACCACCTGAGCAATTTAACTGAGGCCGAAATCGAAGACGAAATCAAAATGATGTCATGGAAAATTGAGCAAGAAGTAGGTTTTAGAGAAAAAGCTCTTCGGAAAAGATCTGCTGCAGCCAAAGGTTTTGCGAGAAATTTTCAACATGGTCAGATAATGATTGATGAGCAACCTCGAGTTTATTCAGTATTAGAGAAATTATATCCTTTTAAAGAAAAAATTCAAGGCTTAAAGAAAAGTGATCTCTTTGGTATTTTTCATGGACTGTTTAAAACATTACAACTTGTTCATAATGATGGTTTTGTTCATTTAGATATCAAAATGGATAACCTCATGTATCGGTTTAATAGCGATTATGAAAATGGGCCTGTCATAATTGATTTTGGAAAACTTCTCAATATTGAGGATTTTCTTAAAAAGATAAAAACCCAATCTGAGGCATTGGCATCCATGGATCAAACAGAGAATGGTAGTAGATATACAGATGCCAAAGGGGCTTATGCAAGTTTATCAAATGACCTTATAGCTACAATAATCAATCAATCGCCTGGGACACTATTACAAACATGGGATCAAATTACTATCCAGGATCTTTCTCCGGAAACTGACAATAATGCCGAAATCAAGAAAAATTCTAACCGAGATACTGAGGATATTGGTAATATTGGTAATAATGCTGAAATAAATCTCGAAATAGTAGGTCCCAGCACGCTCAATTCAGAAGATTTAATCATTTCCCATTTAACCAGTAATCTTATCAAAAAAATAGATGTATGGCAAATGGGCATTTTAATATATGATATTTTATATCATGATGGACTAAATGATTCAGATACTTTTATGAAAGATTATTGGAGATATTTGATGAAAATGGAAAAGGGAATTGAAAATAGGGCTGATGATGAACGTAAAAAAGAAGTTAAACATAATGTTATCCAGTTGCCTGAAGAAGGCCAGCCTTTAATGTATAGTATCGCGACAAAATTACTAAATTCTGGAAAACCTGGAAAAAGGATTACAGATTTTCTTGAATACCAAACAAGTTTACAATCGTCTTTACTTTTGGAAGACAAACATCGTTTCTTAATCGATCTCATGAAATCAATCTTAGTATTTAATCCAATCAACCGAATATCTTTGGAAGATATTTTACTTAAATTTAATCAACATCCCAGTAATTACCCACCCGATGCAAATAACAAAGTTGATAATCCCCCATCACCCACAAGAGAAGACAGCAATTCAGAAGCCCTAAGACTAGGATTATCTCCGCCTCCACCATCTCCGCCACGACCCAACCAATTGGGTGAAGCATTGTCTCCTTCATCACAAACTCAAACTACTGCGCTTGGAGGATCTCGACAATCTAAGAAGAGAAGTAAGAAGAGAAGTAAGAAGAGAAGTAAGAAGAGAGGTCGAAAAACTAAAACACGAAAAACTAAAATACGAAAAACCAGAACCAAAAAGAAATGAGATTTTTAATTAGTCTTTCTTCTTCGTGTTTTAGTTTTCTTTGACCCAGATCTCTTTTTGGCTCTTCTTTTGGAAGATCCTTTAGATTTTCTCTTAGTTTTAGCTTTACTTTTAGTCTTTTTTAATTTTCTTGAACCACCTCCTGGGGGGGATTCAAAGCTTTCTGGGGGATATTCAAAGCTTTCTGGGGAATATTCTTTTGTCGGAGTTGTAAAGGTTGATTTATTATGAAAATATAATCTTTTTGGACTGGGCTCATTTGGAGTATTATCTTCTCTTTTTCTTTTAACAATTTTAACAATTTTAAGAGTTTTTAAAATTACATAAATATCATATTTATCAATAGCTTTTTGAGGTATTCCATTTGGATAGTCAAATTCATCCAGTTTATCTTCGTAATCTTTCAATCCTGTCAATCCGAACACCTCAACAAACAAACCATCTCCAACTTGATACTTGATAGTTTCTAAGTCTGTATAGGATTGACCTATGTAATCAATCTTTATTCCACTTGGATGAACCATAGCAATTCCGTTATTGATTGTGCTGAATACTAATTTTTCTAGATATTCTTTCAAGGATCCTTGATTTTTTGTGATTACAAATCCAGCCTTAACCAATTTTCTAAGATTGTCCATGTGAACCTTTAGGGTGTGTTGATGACTTTCAACAATAATATCATAATCTCCTATCTTATAATTAACAATGAAGTTCATTATGCCTTCGTGGGGATTAGAATCATTCAGTCTCACCCATGCATTAATAATTAGGGCCACCGATCCGGTTAATTTGAATGATCTACCAAGAGAATCTCGGATGAATCCTAAATCTTCTTTAATTTTTCCCATTTTAGCCTCAACTTCTGCCATTGTGGCCGGCTTTTGATCAACATTCATAGCATCTGCCATTTTAACTTTTACTTAACATAGTAGAAAAAGTTCCAATCTTAAATATAAAAAGTGAGAAGAATCCAGAGAAGAATCAACTTAGCGAATTTGCAAAGCTTTGGGAGTTACTTCATTAATTACGTTTGGCATTTGGTTTAAGAAGTCGCGAACAGGAATACCATCAAAGTTCTTATCTTCTTCGACTTGACTTTTATTCTGATTCTTAAGCCAGAAATGTCTCCACCCTAGTTGTTGATTAATGTTTGGTGCGAATTGATCATGAAATCCGTGGCAGATGGTTGGCAATTTCTTTTCTTCTATTTGGGCTTTCTTTAAAGTTTCTGGATCTTGAAACTTTTCTTCTAATTCTTGGAGTAACTTATCTTCCTCTCTAACTTTAGCTCCATCACGATAGATCAAATAATAGTATGAACATAATCCAAGATGAATCAAAATTAGAAGGATTAAGACTTGATGTAAATCTTGAATCATTTTACCTTTTGAAGAGAAAAAAATTGATGGGTTCCAGTTCATATTGAAGGTAACAAATTTAAGGCACCTAATTCAAAAGAACAAACCCCCAATGAACTCTGAGTTTCTTCAAATTGAAAGCATGTCTGAGCAGGAGCTCGTCATGGTTTATAAGGATCGGGTTAAGGTTGATTCAGAAGGACATATTTCTGAACTAGATTTCTCTAATTTAGGATTAACTCATATACCTTTCCTGAAATTACCATATCTAAAAAAATTAGACCTAAGCGACAATAAAATTAAAATCCTCGAAAACATATCTTATCCATTAGACTGGTTGGATATATCCGACAATCCTTTGATCTTTTTAGCCAGGACTTTTAAACCAAAACAAATTTCATTTTACAACAACTTTAAGAGCGTGTCTTATTCAATATTATCTCGTGAATTCTGGGTTGATCCAGAACCATACTTTGAATTGGTTAATTTAAAGCAATGGGCACGGCTAGGAATCAGAGTCAAGCCTCAACCATTGCCAAGTCCATTACCAAAAATACCATCATTTGCGGAGAGTAGCAAAATCCTCACTGATCGGGAACTGTTTACTATCAATTTCGAAAAAGGAATTCCTAAAATTGAGTGTGATGGATGTTGCAAAAAGCGAATTCTATATTCAAAAATTTGTAATTCGCCTTTTCATAAGTATAGAAAAATAATTTATTATAACACCTTTCGAAAAAATTTAACAATGCATTTATGTCGCCGATGCTATCATAAATTACACTTGGCTTAATACACTTGGCTTAATACACTTGGCTTAATTACTTTCAATAGTTTTAGTAATCACCAATCCTTTTCCATTACATTTAGGGCATCTGTTAGCAAACATACTATTTTTTTTGCTTCCCCGGACAACCTTATCAAAGGCTGTAAAGATTCCAAATGTCATCACGCCAAAGAATAATTGATCTTCCAACACTACTCCATCGCCTTTGCACTTTCGGCAAGTTTCTTTAATTATTGTTTTTCCCATTTGTTTCTTGTTAAGTTTGGTCTTGAAATGCAAACTAATCAATTTTTAAAGAATCATTTTAAAAAATCATTCTAAGTTAGCTGGGACTGAGGTCTGAACAGCTTTCTTCCAATCTCCTAAATCATTTTCAACTGAGTCATTTCCAACTGAGCCAAGAATCTGATCAACATTCAAATTGACTTCTGGTTCTTGTGGCAGAGTTGGTTTAATAACTTTCTCATGGTAAGCCAATTCCAAGAAGTCACCCCATTCCTTAATTGCTTCTTGATCCTGGAATAAAAGAATTTTATTGCGGTTAATTTTTTCTTGGATGCTTTCTCTCCATTTTTTATCAGTGGCACATCGAACAGCCAGCTTGACATAAGTTTGAGGGGAATCAGCCACCAGATCAATAAATCCCATCTTTTTGTACATTCCAAAAGTGAATCGTCCATTCAAATACTTGGTTGGCATAGTTACCACCGGGACATTGAAGTCAAAAGCCTCAAAACTAGTGTTGCAACCTCCAAAAGGATAAGGATCCAACATCACATCACTTAGTTTGACTAAATTGAGATAATTTTGAATTGGGGCAGCGGGCATCCAGATTAATCTTTTAAAATCATCTTGACCCAATCGGTTCATGATTCTTTCCCCTTGACTTTTGCAAATTGGCTTGGCCAAAGACATCATAATGTAAGCACTTGGATCCATTTTCAAAATTCCGCCTAAAATCTTTTCAAAATCTTCAGAAATCTTAAAGGAAGATTGAATGCATCCATATAGGTTCACATTTTGATCTAAACCTAATTCCTGTCTTGATTGAAATTTATGACGAGGGGGCAAGAGAAGTTTTGAGGGAGGGAAATAATAAGTTGATAAACTATTCATCAAATGTAACTTCTCTGAATAATGATTTTGAGCTTTGGATTGATCAATTTCGAAAAACTTACTGGAAACAAAGTAATCAATTGTATTAATTCCGGAAGTTTCTGAGTGACCCCACGTCGTAACTTGAACTGGAGCCAGTCTAGAATAAGCTAGATAAAGAGGTCTCATTCTCATTCCCAATTCGCAATAAACAATGATGTCAAAATTATATTTGCGCATTGTTTTACGAGCTTCGGCCAAATCATCTGGAAGCTGGATATAAGAGTGTTTCATGCTATTAAAAAGAAATTTACTGACATAACCAGTTATCTGACTTGGTGGTAGAAAAGAAGCATAATAAACATCAAATTTGTTCTTCGGTAATTGAGTAATGACTCCAATTCTATCTCTGAGGACTGAGGAATCCATAGTTAGGAATTCAGAAAAGAAACAAACTCTGATTTTTTGATTTTTAGGACGTTCCGCAGGAACTCCATTGTAGTTTAGATCAGGGCATAACTTTCTCATTAAACGAGAATAATTTTCTAAAATTACTCTGTTATTGCGGTTTTGATAAGACAGAGAAAAAAGAGGATTACTGTTGGAACAGGCCCCATAAACATCATTGATGCTTGAGAAGTTGAGTTTCTTTGGATAAAACTTATAAAAAAGTTCAATGTTTTCCATCAACATTTTTCTTTGCTGATCGATGTTTTCAAGGTGATAGTAGTTACTATGAAAAAATAACCAAATCATGATTGGCTTGTATTCTAAATCAACTAATAAATCGAATAAACGTTTACGATAGCGGATATCATCCCAGTTTTTACTTTCGATGTAGACACGCTCATCTTCATCACTGAAGGAGGCTGTAACATCAGCCACAGCATTCTTGATGTGTTCAAAAACATAGGTCATTGAATTTAAAATATTAAGTTCACGACAAACAACATACTTTTTCATGTTAACCATCATTTTTTCATACATTTCACGCAAATATTTTTTCCGTTCAATCGAATCGTTTGGATATTTTTCAAGGGCTAAAAGATACATGATAGTCTTTGTTTAATCTAGAACAGGATATTTCTAAACCTTTTTTAAACACATCAACAAAAAATTAGGTTTTGAATTCTTTTCAAGATAATTTATTTTGAATCGCTTAGTCCTAGAAGAGCTAAAAAGATGTTAATTATGTCTAGATAAAGTGCCAACGCACCAATAATATATTCATCTGGGGCAAATTGATATCGATGATTTCCTCCAATGATGGATTGTGTGTCGATGACCAGATAAATGGAGAAAATCAACGCAATTAAAGCCGAATAAGCCACATTAACAATTTGATCATGAAAAATTCCTCCGATAATACCAAAAAGAATCACCACCACCAGAATAACAAACATGTACGGATGCCAACTAGTAAAATCATATTTTGAGGACCAGGCAAAGATAGTTAAACTCAAGGTTATTCCAATCGTAAACAAAGCCGCCATTAAAACAATATTAGTTTGATGCTGGGCTGCCGCAAAACCAACTAGAAAACTCATTAGTAAAGTGACTAAAGCTAAAATAATATAATTCCAAGGAGCTGTTTTTCTCAAAGTACCGATGCAACCAATCATGATAATCAGGATAAAAAGGATGATGATTAAGGGAATATAAATTTCATTCATGTTAGCATTGACCCACTCATTAATCGAGGCATTATTCATAAAAAGCCCTGCAACCAAGGCTGTTACACTCAACTGAACCATCAAAATAGTATAGACCTTGGTAATAAAAGATTTACGATACTTATCTTCTTTAAAATCTGAAACATCTAAAGAAGAATATAATGGAGGTTCGTCAGGGGCAGTTCCTAGTGACTGATATGACGGGGGTTTGTCCATTTGAATTTTATTCTAATTCGGCCTTAAATATCTTTTCAAAATTCAATTTTATTGTGAAATTATATTAAAAAAATAAAATCAAGTTTTAAGTTTTTAGTTTTAAGAATGATGAGTGGGATCATGTATCAACAAATGATCCTGACCAAAAGCAATGGATTATTGATTGTTAGAACAACATTGAATGCTGCATGATCAATACCTCCCACATAACCTCCCGAACAACTAGCTTCTTTAAGCACTAATTGGATGACATTCTCATTGTAGATAAGAATTAGAAAAGCGGATATTATTCCCCATAACAATGAGTCAATTGGGAGACCCATCAAAAAGTAATTTGGTATGAGTGAAGCGAATGAAACCCAGATAACTTTCTGAAATAAATCCCAAGGAGTATCATACGTTTTTTTATGATCAGTGTCTGACCGAAAGATTGTTGAATTACATAAACAAACAATCTGAAGAGTCGCAACAACAATCAAAGAACCAAGATAGTAGACCAAAAATGAATCCATAATCAAAAGGAGAAAAACTGTCATAGCATGGGCAAATCTATTATTCGAATTGTTAAAAACATCTCCGGAAGTTAGCATTATAATTACGATAATACCTATAATTGGAATTAAACCAGAGGTATTCCAAGTAAATTGAATGATTTTTGTAATGAAGTCATCATTGATATACAATATACCAATCAGCAATGACCAGGTTTGAATTGTTAATATTCGATGAATTTTATTCCTCACTTTACTTTGGGCACTTGGCTCATTAGTTGGTTCATTACCTGAATAAGGCGGTGGGTTATGTTCATTATTCATTTGTTAATTGCATTAAAAAATAAAATAAAATCAATTTTTAAATGAGGATAGCTGTTCATTATTCTTTATTCTTTCTTCTTTATTCTTTCTTTTTTTTACTGTCCTTATCAGAATCAGAGTTTTTGTCTTTGAATTTCTGAATAAGTTTAAGTAAATTCAAAAAGAGGTTCATGAAATCAAGGTAAAGGATCAAGGAGGCCATAACTTCATCATCAAGACCAACTTGATATTTATGATTTCCAGACATAATCATCTGGAGGTCTGAAGCTAGATAGCCAACAAAGAGGATACTTGAAACTCCGGCCATGACAGTCTCACTAATGTAAAGACCAAAGAAGTAGCCAAGAAGCGGAGTTAAGACTATAACTGTTAAGCATCCAATCAAGGCGGGTTGCCAACTAGTAAAATCGTATCGAGTTGTCTTGACGCTTAGAGCTAATCCGACCATGATGACCAGGCAAAGACTCAAGGTGACTAGAACGACATCTGTGTCATACATCAGAGTTCCCAGACTGGCTAAAGATCCCATCAACACGGTAAAAACACTCAGAAGACCATAATTCCAAGGGTATGTTTTTCGGCAATACTCGCTGAGCGAAATAATAATTAGTGAACCAAAGATCAGGATCAAAATCAAAGTTGAATAATAATCAAAGATATGAAGTAACGTGAATCCCACTTGAGGGATTGTTCTAGCCGCCCAGGTCACTAAAAAAGTGAAAAATAACTGGATTGACAAGATGGAAAAAACCTTTTGGCTAAAATTAGCTCTGACAGTTGGATCATGAAATGAATATGCAGGAGGCTGATTAAGCATTGGATATTGTTAGAAATTCCGAATGAGATTAAAACAGGATCTCCTGAATTCAATTTTTATGTTTCAGGATTTAGAGTTCTTGGGGTTCTTGGAGTTCTAGATCAAACGTAAAATTGAATCTAAATACTTTCTTCTTTATTCAGTAGTAATGTCTCAAAATACCTTTGAAAATGACTGGGATCATGTCACAGTCCTACGCAAATCTGATGCAACTCTTCGAAAGCAAGCCAAAGCTCAACTTGCAAAAGGAGGTGCTTCTGACGCCCAGATGCGATTCGGTGCTGGTCAGAATAAACAAAGCTCTGCTGATGCTCATGCTCGCAAGCTAGATGAAAATGATGATGGGGGAACTCACAAGAAAGTATCACGAGAAACATCCCAAACCATCCAGCGAGTAAGAGGCGAAAAAGGGCTTAAACGCAATGAACTAGCTCAAAAAGTTAACATCAAACCCAATGTGCTTGCAGAGTATGAAGAGGGCAAAGCCATTCCAAACCAACAAGTTTTGAACAAACTCGAACGTGCTCTAGGAGTTTATCTCCGAGGAGAAAAATGTGGTGAAGAACTTCCTAAGAGAACCCCTAAGGAGAAGTAAATAGATCTAAGTGGAATCGTCCTGGGGTTTAAGTTTAGTCTTAATTATCTTTTTTTTAACCTTTTTTACTGTTTTTGGTTCAGCTCTTTTAGAAGTAGCAGTGTCTTTCTTCTTGGTATCTTTCTTAGTGTCTTTCTTGACTATTTTTTTAATAGTTTTAGTTTTAGGTACCGCTTTAACTTTGGGAACTTTAATAACTACTGGTGGTGGCGGAGCAAGAGGGAGATCTAGATTTGTTCTAATCTTGACTCCAACACATGGTCGAAAACTTTTACGGTGATAATCTGTTATTCCGTATTTTTTAATTGCCTCCATATGTTTCTTGGATCCATATCCCATATTACCTTCAATTCCATAATCGGTCAATCCAGGAAACTTAGTCACTAAGTCCTTAATGTATTTATCATGATAAACCTTCGCTAGAACGCTTGCCGCGGCAATCGAATAATATTTACCATCTCCTTTGGGAATACAATCACATCGGTAAGTGTAATACGGTACAAAATAGTTACCATCAGCTAGGATATGATCAAAGTCAAGTCGGGTTCTAATTTGATCAAGAGCTCGATGCATGGCTAGTTGAGACGCCTGCAAGATATTATATGCATCAACTTCTACTTCATCGGCATAAGCAACTGCAAAATCAATTGCTTTGTATTCAATATAGGCCTGTAGTTCGGATCTTTGTTTAGGGCTTAGAGTCTTTGAATCACGAACTGGGGGATGTTGAAAAGTGTCTTCTGGATCTGCATCCGGGTCGGTTTGAGGCCAAATGACAGCTGCAGCATAGACCCGACCAAAAAGACATCCTCTGGCTACTTCATCCACGCCAACCTCTAGTTGATCTTTGTGTTTGTAATATTCCAATGTCATGAATTAAATTGATTATTTATTCAGTTAGATAGAAATCAATTTTTATTAATAAAAATCTGAAAAAATTGATTTGAAATCGCCTAAAATTAAACAATTAAGTTTTATAATGAATTCTGTCCAAGATCAAACTCCTCAAGGAACTTCCTTAGAGGATAAACATATTGAAGATACACCCGCAGCAGTTTCTGATAAAAAAAAAAAGAAAAAAAAGAAACCTGCTGTTAAGAAAGGTGATGTCAAGAACCCTGATGCCAAAAAAGGTGATACTAAAAAACCTGCTGCCAAGAAAGGTGATACTAAAAAACCTGCTGCCAAGAAGAAAAAAATGCCTGCTCACGTGGCTCTTCTGAAAAAGAAAATGGAAGAAGAAGCTGAGCTTATCAGGAAACTTGAAGAAGAAGAAGCTGAAAAAGAAAAGGAATTTCAACGGCTAGAAGATGAGCGTCTGGCTAATGAAATTGTAAATCGTGAAAAAAAGCGAATTAACCGTGCCAAGCAGAAAGAAAGAAAGAAAGAAAGAGATGCACTCCAAAAACGGGAGGATACATTTCGTCGGCTTGGTCTTGATCCTTCAAATCCCCTACCAATTAAAAAACCTCGCTATGGCAAAAGGAAACCTAAAGTTCCTGAGCCAGAGATTACGAAAACTGCTGATGAAGATAAAGCTGATGAAGATAAAGTTGATGAAGACAAAGCTGATGAAGATAAAGCTGATGAAGATGTTCCTGATGAAGATAAAGCTGATGAAGATAAAGTTGATGAAGATGTTCCTGATGATTGGGAATCAATGGCTGATACGGATATTCGTGAAATTCCAGACAAAACCTCAACTTCAACCTCAACTCCCATTCCAGCTCCAGAAGAAATTCAGAAGCCAGAGGCGGAACCCGAAAAGGTGATTGAAACCCTCAAAGCTCCAATTTGTTGTGTTCTAGGTGGTGTAGATTCTGGTAAAACCACTTTCATTGACAAAATTAAACATACCAGTGTTCAAGAGGGAGAAGCCGGTGGAATTACCCAAAAGATCAGTGCGATTTGGATTAATAACAAAAGTCCAAAATATAATATTCCTGGAATTCTAATTCTGGATACACCTGGGCATGATTCATTTCATAACTTGAGACATCTTGGGGCGAGTGTTTGTAATATGGTCATTTTAATGGTTGACATCCTAGAAGATATCAAATCCCAAACTATTAAAGCCATTCAACTGATCAAGGACAAAAAGATTCCATTCATAATCATTTTGAATAAGCTTGATCGTTTATTTGACTGGCAATCTGGTCCACCAAACCAAAAAGTCAAAGAGATCCTCAATCAACAAAGCCAAGGAACTAAAAATCACTTTGAAAAAAGAGTGGCTGACATCAGAACCAGAATGATGGAGCAAGGGCTCAATGTTGATCTTCACTATGAGAACAAAGACTTTAAAAAAGTTATTTCGATGGTTCCAGTTTCTTCGCACACCGCGGAAGGAATTACGGAAGTACTGAATCTCATTCTCAAACTATCAACCAAATACTTGGACAAAAACCTAATTTTTGAAGAGAAAAAGGTTGGTGGTATCATCCTAGGTACTGAAGTTGTCAAAGGATTTGGTAATTGCATTAATATTATTCTTTCGAATGGACGTCTAAACCCAAATGACACCTTGGTTCTAGAATCAGTCAATGGGGCTCTTGAATCACAAGTTCACAAATTGATCGTACCAACCGGGAAGAAACAATATGATATTCGCAAAGAAGCATGTGGAACGATTAATGTTAAGGTTGTCCTTCAAAAAGATATTGATATGAATTCTCTGATCATCGGATCACATCTGCATATCATTCCAGAGCACCTAGAAAAGAAAGAATTCTTGGATACAATTACTTCAAAGATTGAAAACGAAATGAAAGCCCTCGAAAGAAATGTCAGTTCATATGGTATTTCATTGCACAGTCGTACATACGGTGCCCTGGAGGCATTAACTGATTATCTTGAAGAACATAACATGCCGTATTTCAAAACCAAGATTGGTAAAGTCAAAAAGATAGATTTGATCGCTTGTCAAAATACTAACCAATATCGCAAAGACAACCATTACAACATCTTAGTCGCTTTTGATACTGAGTTTGAGTTTGATTTGAAGAAAGTCCCCACCAACACCATCATTTTAACCGGAAATATCATTTACCGTCTCTTTGAGGGGATTGATAAGCATGTTGCCGAAAGTAAGAGAAATCTGCTTGAAAAACAGCGGCAAACAACAGTTTATCCAGTTAAAGTCAAATTGATTTCAGAACAACATATCTTCGCTTCCCGTAATCCGATGCTGCTGGGCGTCAAGGTTCTCGAAGGAGAGCTTCGGATTGGAACTCCATTGATGGTTATGAAAGATACTGGTCCAATGAGAATTGGGTCAGTCCGAGGGATTAGAGGTGATAAAGATAAAGAACTTCAAGAAGCTGGTCCTGAAATGGAAGTTCCAGTTAAGATCGAAGCAGATTTAGGACATGTTATTCGACAAATCGGACGTGATTTTGATTCAAATCTCACAATTTACAGCCATTTGGACGAGAATTCTAGCTATAATCTTCGACAATATTTCTGGGAATCAATGACAGATAAGGAACGTCTTTTAGTGGTTGAAATGGAGAAGATGCTGGGATTGGATTAAGAATTTTTGCATTGAAGACAAAGATTGTTTTTCAAGGTTATTTTATCCCCAATTAAATATTTTTTTTCTGGGAGATAGATCTGATTACATTTGATGCATTTCAAAGCAAATTTATTAATGATTGGATCAACTAAATTATCAAATGTCCCACCAGTAGCAATATGGTATAGTATTTCATTGGCTAATTCAAGAGGATATTGATTATCATTTTGCAAAAAATTATTATTGCTGTAATAAGATTCTAATCCTTCTAGAATGGATTCTTTCATTTTTTTATAAATGTGTTCAGGAAAAGATTCTAGTTGATTGTTTTCACACGAAATTATAGTTAATTTCTCGGGCAATTTGCCAAACCTTTTTAAGGCGTTGTTATCGCAAGATAACTTTTTAAGATTAATTAAATATGTTAAATCTGGAAGAGTAGCAAACTGATTACGACCAATTTTAAGGACTTCCAGAGTGATAGGTAATTTAGGAAGATTTGTTAATTTATTACCTGAAATATTAAGATGCTTCAAATTGAAACTTGATAAATCAGGGATTTGAGTCAAATTATTTCCAGCTAGAATAACTGATTCCAGTTTAGAATGAATCAGAGGAAATTCATCTAATAATCCATTTCTAGCTTCTAAAAAATTTAGATTGGGTGGCAGTAAAGCCAATGATTTGAGATTACAATTACTAATAATCATGGCATTGATGGTGGGTAATTCCTGATCTGGAATACTTGATAAATCTTGATGGGTGGCGACTGTGCAAGAATCTAATGAAGATGTGTAAATTTGCATTGATTTTTTTTCTCAGTTTTATATAATTTATTTGTTCTTAAATTTTATAAAATGTCATATCAACCAAATTTAAGTCTTCATGTTTCTGATACTAATCTGCCTGACCCAACTGATAAAATAGGTGGAAAAGTGAGTAGTTGCGGCTGTGGTGCCGATTGGTGGAAGGTCCTTCTTCTACTTCTATTTTTAATACTTCTAGCTTATTACTACAAAGTTTATTAAGCTCCCAAAAAAGTTAAAATAAAGTTAAAATAAAAATCTAATCTTAAGGTAAAAAGGGAAATGCCACGTCATTATCATCAAGAAACACAAGAAATTGAAGGATTCAGTATGGATCGAGAACTAGCCCTTCGCAGTTTATTATTTACCCTAGTCTTTTACCTATTGGCCTCACCTCAAACTGCCGAACTATTTATTGGATTTTTACCAAAGAGTGTTGATGTCTTAGTTGTTCAAGCTCTTCTCTTTAGTTTAGTCTATTATCTTGTCTCAACTTACCTATGAGTATTAACTCTGGGTATCAAAAATTGAACTTAACCTGTTCATTAATTTATGTTTTAACAAAAGTTTAAATGCCAAAGCGCTCTTACACAGATCTAATTAAATTAGATCTTGAACATCTTCACAAAAACGGTTTTATTGTTGTTTCTAAGGCTTTTGAGGTTGATGATAATATCATTTCCAAACTTCAAAAGCAAATACAAAGTCGTGGTCAATCAATCTTTGGTCGTGATCGCAAAAGAAAACAATGTGAGCTTTATAAATCGAGTAAAGATTTATGTAGCTTCACATCTATGTTGAATAATTTGATTGGTACAATGATTACTAATCCCACCTATCACCAAAGCGATTGGGTTATTTTAAAATCCCCATCCGATTCCCAACGACAGTTTTTTCATCACGATTATGTCCCTTCCAAGGCCATGGATGAGTGTCCAGATCATGATTTCCCGTTAGCTGTTTTATGCTCTCTGATGCCTGAAACAAAGCTAGATGTGTATATTGATGGAAAATACAAAACTATTGAGCTGGGTCCAGGAGATATTTTGATCTTCCGAGGCGATTTTACACATGCCGGAAGTGCTTATAAAAAAGAAAATATTAGATTACATTGTTATTTGGATAATGCTCGTGTCCCTAGAACACCAAATCGAACTCATATAGTTGAAGTTGATATTTAATTCAGTTGACCAAAAATAAATTAAAATAAATTAAAAAAATATGCTGTTTAAAGTAAAGATAAAGTAAAAACTAAGTAAAAAAAACTAACTAAGAAATGCGTAATGATAAAAGTTCAAATTATTTGCTTATTCTAGTAGCAATTTTATTGGTCTTAGCCATGATCCTCTTATGGAGATCTACTAATTTAAAGGAGTTAATGCTAGTATTTATTCTATTGGTAAGCACATCAGTAATTCTTTTGAGATACTATAAATAAGTTCTCCAAATAAGTTCTCCAAATAAGTTCAATGACAAAAATTGAATCTGAAAAAGATTTAAGAAACTATTACTCATCTTCATTATAACGGAAATTTGTTTTCTAAATTATGGCAACAAAAACTATCACAACAAAATCTACGACTATCACCCCGAGCACTACTCCGGCCTCAGGATCTTCACCAAAGACAACTGGGAAAAAATTTGATGTTTTCTTTGAAACTATTAACGTTTCACAGATTAAGAATTTATTTGAAGCACTGAAAGAAATCGTTGACGATGCAAGCTTTGAATTTGATAAGAAAGGTCTTCGTATTTTTACTTTAGACAAGGATCATGTGCTGGCAGTTCATGTTCGTATCAATGGTGATAAACTGAACAAATATTTCTGCGAGAAACCAGTCGCTCTAGGTGTTAATATGAAAATTTTCTATCAATTAATAAAGATCATTGAGAAAGATGATATTTTGACCTTATCCCACGAAGAAGATTCAAATCGCCTTGGGATTTTCATTAGCAACGAAAGTCGTAAAATTAAGACACGTTACTACTTAAATTTGATGGATGGTAACAAGGAACATCGTAATTTACCTGATATTGTATATGATTCAGTAGTGATGATTCCAGCTGAAACATTTCACAAGATTTGCCGACACATGTCGGAGTGGTCAAAAGAAATTGAGATCAAATGTACTGACTCGCAATTAACTTTGAGTTGTGAAGGAGATGCAGTTGATCAAACAACAACAATCGGTGAAAGTACTGATGGATTGGTTTTCACTCGAAATGAAAATCCAGAGGCTATTATTGAAGGTCTTTTCAGTCTAAAATACCTAATCTTATTTACAAAATGTTCAAAATTATGTGAAGTTATTCATGTTCACTTGCAAAATGATCTACCTTTGACTATTGTCTATAAGATTGGATCAATTGGAGACATTAAATTATGTTTAGCTCCAAGCACTCAGAAATCAACTTGAGTTAGTTTGACTTGACTTGGTTTGACTTAGTGTGAGCCACATGTTTCTTTTCGGAATGTGGTTCTTGATTTAATTCCTTTGCTTTTTTTCTTTCTAGTTCCTTTTCATAAATCTCTTTGTGAGTTCTATAAACAGCATCATCTATTTTTAAATATGGTAAATCATTTTTAAAGGAAATCTCCTCTTTTTTACTAGTGTCTTTAACCCAAATTTTAAAAATAGAAAAAGTCTTTTTGGGACTAATTGATAGACAAATAATTTCATCATAAAGTGCCCGATCAGTATTTTCCAGGAGTTGTTCTGAAACTAGATGAATGGCTAGCTTAGTCCAAGCCTGGGAAATCTCTTTTTTGTCGATTTTAAAAGACCATGATCCACCATCAATGTTTTCCTCCCAGCTGGGCAGATATCCATCTTGAGTTAGGAAAAACATCCCATTTTGCAGCTGGGATGATTTTAGTTGAAAATAATATCGCCAAAAATTCTCGACTGAATTGAAATGGCCAATCACATCACAACTTTCTACTGAATACGAAGAATTTGGATCATGATACCATAAAATCCATTTGCGATTAATTAAATGCTCTTGAACTGAATCCTCTTGAATTAAATCCTCTTGAACTGAATCCTCTTGAACTAAATCCTCTTGAATTAAATCCGTTTGAATTAAATCCTCTTGAACTAAATCCTCTTGAACTAAATCCTCTTGAATTAAATCCGTTTGAACTAAATCCTCTTGAACTAAATCTGTTTGAACTAAATCCTCTTGAATTAAATCTGTTTGACTTGAATGCTCTTGACTCATTATCTAATTGTTTACTTACCTAATGAATTAGATAATGTTCTTTATATTTTATCCTCACTTTTTATCCTCACTTTCATTTGGACCCTCCAAATTACTTTTCAAGCGAAGTGGAATTAGATCAATCTGATTTGATTCATGGTGAGGTCTGATTAAAACATTCTTGTGATTTTTAAAATTCCCCATGTCATCAATCACAACCAATTCCAAATCTTCTATTTGATCCTTCCCCAAGTGAGGAACGAATTCTTTAATCCATAAATCATAGTATTCTAAATGAAATGGTAATATATTTCCGTTTAACCAGAATTGTTTTAATTTGTCAGTAATATCAACTTCATGTCCTCCACCAGCATCGTCTTTAATTCCGATCTTTAAAGACACAGCTAACCATGGTAAAGATAAAACATTATCTAGAGTAAAATCTAATGAATCATTGTGAACAAGATAAAAAGTTTGTTCTTTGTAATTAACTTGGCTGATGCTGCAGCTGTTTGAAGCAAAGTTCAATAGTTCATTCAGTCCTTCTTCTGGATCAGATTCTCCAGATTTCAAATGAAAGGAATTACATAAAACCATCTCGGATGGAGCTTGTGTCATGAGCTTAGTTTGTCGAATTTTATCATCATACCGCCAATGATGATAGGCATCATAAACATAGTCACAGCTCTTGAAAACTCCTTGAATAGTATTTCTACGGAATCCAGGGTATTGATACATTGCCCAACCAAATGCACCTAATCCAGTTAAACTTACTGCAATAGGTTGCCAGATAAAAAAATAATCGTCTGTCATTTATAGCTTTAACCACGATAATTTAATGCTAAATTAGTTCGAGCATTTTTAAATCTAGTTTTCTAGGAACAAGATAAAAAAAGTTTCTTTTTATAATATAAACTAAATGCTTTGTCTTTTAGGAATTGTTTTAGTCTTAGTTTCAGTTTACTTATCATCCAATCGTAACTTCGATCAATTGTTTAATTGTCTAGTTGTCCTAGCTGTTTTGCTAGCTGGTGCGATGTTGTCACAACCATCTGGATCAAAAGAAAGTTTTCTGGGTCATGCTCCCGTTGAACACAAAATGGGAAAATGTGATGGAAAGCTTTTAAAAGCTGAAGATGCTCTAACCCAATATGAAAATGTTTCTTGGGAAGGTCGCCGTCTAAACTTTAAAAAAGAAAATGGTAAACATACCTGGAGAGGCCCCAAAGGAAATGTTCCCTTAATGAAGGAATCTGTTATTTATTCACCAGTTGGCGATGGTTACAAACTTGGCGAAGATCCCACTTCAGCTAACTTCCCAACAGTTGATGGACAAGAAGGTTCTCACCGTCATATGTTCATGCTCGCTAGAAATCAAGCCAGCCCTGACTGCTGTCCATCAACCTACAGCACTGATACCGGATGCATCTGCACTACCGAACAACAAAGAGACTTTATCGCTGGTCGCGGTGGTAATATGGGAAATGGTAATGATATGAATATTTGAATTTCCATACCTAAGTTTCCATACCTAAGTTTCCATACCTAAATAGCAATCTCATTCTTCTCTGATAACCAATCCAAAGCTTTAAATATCATTCGATACATAACGATTTGCTGACCAAAGTAATTATCACCGATCGATCGATAACCATCTTCAATTAAATAATTGATGGAATTACTGATGAAAATAACAATCGCTTCTCCTTTCAAAATTAAATTAAAATCCAAGCTTAATAGTCCAGAGACCATATTAATCAAAGATATAATTAAGAAAAAAGAACAAAGTGAAGTTATGACTATAACTCCCCTGGTATCATTTACGGAGGAATAAAAAATATTTCCAACGGCTTTTGTTAAAAGCCACAGCAACATTAATATTGATCCACCCAATAGTGATAATACCCAACCTTTGACATTTAAATGGACGGGCCTTGAACATGTGCGATCAATGAATTTATAATATGATTTGATTCTTAGTAAAGTAGATTGAACAGGAATCATTAATCTTTAATTAAAAAAAGTAAAAGATCATAAGATTTTTAACTCGCATTTTTTTAACTCGCATTTTTTTAAGTATACATGTGAGTCCAAGCGCCATCATTCTTCGGGATAGTTAAAACATTATTAACCACATCATGTGTGATTTGAAAAGGATTGGTGATTAAAGGGATTTTACCGGCCCTAAATGGTAGTTTATCAAGAAATTCTTTTTTATTTTCTGCATTACTTCCTTGAATTAACCGCAAAACATTTAATCGACTCAATAAAGTTTCAAAAGCTCTTCCCAGGTTTCGAACTCCTTTTTCATCTTCAGCATATCGACAGATAATGTGTTTAATTGTATCAATATCAACCGTGATTTGATCTTTTTCAAAACCAAGTTCGCTGCAGAATCGAGGTAACATATAATTCAACATAATTTCTGATTTTTCAGTGGATGTGTAACCATTAATTTTAACTACCTGCAAACGATCTCGTAAAATAGGAGAAATGTTTTCGGCATTGTTATAGGAGAAGACAAAGAAAGCCTTCGACAAATCAATGTCGATATTACCAAAATACTTATCATGAAAACGCTCATTTTGCTGAGTATCCGTCAAATGAACTAACAAGTTAGCTATTTCCTCACCTTTGTGAGATTTACTAATCTTATCTAATTCATCAAAGTAAATAATCGGATTCATACAACCTGATCGCTGAATTACTTCTGCAATCTGACCAGGAATAGATCCTTCATAAGTGAAACTATGACCATTCAAAAAGGCTGCATCTGATGCCCCACCCAAAGAAATGAAATTAAATGGTCGTCCCAAGGCAGGAGCTAAACCTTCTTTAACCAAGGTTGTTTTTCCAACTCCCATTGGACCTTCAAGCGCCAGACAGTTTCCGGCCGCAGCTGGATTAGTAATCCACTTACCCACAATTTGCATTATATGACATTTAGCTTCATAATGACCATAAACTGCTTGCTCCATTCGATCGTAAATCGTGGTGATATAATCAGAAATTTTGTTTGGAGGATCTGTAAAACTAACTGGTGTTGGATAAAGAACTCCCCAAGGAATTCTCATAATGTGATCAATCCAGGTCATTAATTTAGAATTATTTCCAAATAGCCCCTTACCGGAACTCATTTTTCTCAACACTTCAGCCTTGATTTGAGATGGTAAATTTGAATTAATTACTTTAATTCTCAAAGGTTCATCATGACTAAAGTTGTCAATAATGTATTTTTCTTCAGTAATAATTTTTAATTTTTCTTCTTTGGGTAATCCGGAGAAATGTTCCATCAAATCTTTTTCTCGATGACCAAGAATTGATTTATATTCACGATCATCCTTATCAAGTTTGCGTCGTTTTGCTGGTTGAATTAAGATTGAAGTGGAAACTCTTTTTGGAGACTTATTAGATAAATCTAGGACGTTCTCTTCGTCATCTTCGTCATCATCATCATCACCAAGATCAATTGCATTGTTCAATGCTCCCAGAATAGATTCCACAATAACGTTAGTAACTTGCTCGGCCATTGCTTCATCTTCTGGGGATAAATCGAATTCATCGTCATCATCATCATCATTGCCACCATTATAGTCATTATCATTATCGTCATCATTGCCACCTGATTCGAGATTTTCGAGTTCATTTTGGTCAATTATCATTTCATCGATTTCCATCCCATCATCGGTTGAAATTTCATCTGAAAAAGTTGGTGAATAATCATCATCTTGACTTGAATTGTATTCATCAGAATCGTCAGAATCATTTGGTTCAATCTCCTCTTCTCCATCGTTGATTTCTAGAACCAAATTACTATTTTGAGGTAAAGGTATTTTTTCCTCGGGAATTGAAGTTTCTACAACTAATGGTTGTATTTGATCAGGACCAGGATTCTGATCAACTTCATTTTGAAAAGGATTAACACCACCCAATTTTTGATCTAAATCATTTAAAAGATTGAGCCATTCTGGCTTTTTAGATGATCTAGGCGAATTACGTCGCGGTGAATTAGGTTTCGATTTAGGTGATTTTCCTTTAGGTGATTTTCCGGCTGTTGATTTTTTAGCCTTCCTATCATATGGTTTACGGGTGCCTTGCTTTGGAGGATTTTTTGATTTTGCCATACTGAGTAATTAAGCTGATTAATAATCTTAAATTATATTTGATCGTCAATTTTTATTTTTCATCTATGACCCTTAAAAATAAAAAAATTGATCTATTTGACGACAAAATAGACCAATTCACCATGATTATTAAATTTAAAATTTATAATTCTTTAACTAAAAAGATTGAGGAAATTGATCTCGAAGATAACTCTTTGCAGGCTCTCCGATGTTATATTTGCGGACCAACCGTTTACGATCAATCACATCTTGGTCATGCTCGGACATATTTATCTTTCGACATCTTTCAAAGAATCATGAAACATTTCAAAATTGATCTTAAAACTCAAATGAACATCACTGATGTTGATGATAAAATTATTAAAAAAAGTCAAGAACTTAAAATATCCCCAGTTGAACTAACCGAAAATGAAACGGAAAAGTTTTTAAACCATCTCTCATCCCTAGAATGCATTCCAGTTGATCATACCACCTACGTATCTAGTTTTATTCAAGAAATTTTAGGTTTGATTCATGTCCTAATTCAAGGAGGCTATGCATATCAATCCAATGGTTCAGTTTATTTTAATATTTTAGCCTACCTAGAAAAGGGACTTCCATTTCCTTTGCGACCAGAGGTCATGAACGACGATCAACTCAAACAAGGAGATCACCTAAGTGAAAAGAAGGATCCTCGCGATTTTGCTTTGTGGAAAGCCGCTAAAGAAGGAGAACCATCCGAAGTCACTTGGAAATCAGACTTCGGACTAGGACGACCTGGATGGCATACCGAATGTGTCGCGATGATTCTTAGTAATTTTGAAAAAACTGATGGTCGCATTGACTTTCATTTTGGGGGACATGACTTAGTTTATCCCCACCATCAAAATGAAATTGTTCAGGCCCTGGCTTATTATGAATCCTCTGGACGATTAACTCGGGAAATGATAAATTTGTTCGACCAAAAAGCCTTATCAAAGTACTGGTCAAAATTCTTCCTTCATATTGGCCAATTAAACGATGCTGAAGGAAAGAAGATGTCTAAATCAAAAGGGAATTTTGTGGCGATTGATGACCTTAAAAAAGAAAAAAAGCTTTATCTTCTTCGGATGCTAGTTGTTAAACACCATTACAGAGCCCAAGTCAATTGGACAGAAGGACTAGTTGAAGACCTCCAACAAAGCTACGATTTCCTTTTGGAAAGTCTGGATCATTTCTTTGAATGGTCTAACCTAGCATATCGGTCAAATCAATCAAATCAAAGTGAATCAAATCAAGCTGAGGCATCAACCTTAAAGGAAATTCAAGAATCTTGGGAAACTTTCAAAAAAGATCTTGAAACTCATCTAACTAATGATTTTCATCTGGATACACTCTGGGTCGTGTACCAAGATTTTACCAATGGATTCAACAAAAACATTCAAAAGGTAAATTTTCAAGATCCCCTGGCCAGTCAACTCTTAGCCAAAATCTATGGATATCTTCTCGGATTTTGGCTGGGAATGGGATTTACTGAAATCATGGCTTCATCACCATTGACCAAAAACCAGCACCCAGTTAATCTGGTCGACCTGATTGTGACATTCCGATCTCAAGTTCGTGAATCAGCAATCCTAAACAAAAACAGAGAAATCCTCAAATTATGTGATCAATTGAGAGACACTAACCTAGAAAATGAACACATTAGAGTTAAAGATATTGATAAGAAAAAATCAGTTTGGTCTTTTAAAAAGTTTGAATCATCTTCTAAGCTTTACTCTACAGGATCGATGAAACACGATGAACTTCATAAATTTGATTGAAAAAGTTTCTGATATTGGTTTGAATACAAGAGTCTGAATCACTTTTAGAAGGTGATTCAGGATCCGAGTCTGAATCAAATTGAAGATGTTCTTTAATAAATTCATTAATGTCTGACCTCAATAAATTTTTTTTTGGTAAGGCTGTCATCCCAATTCCAAAATTCTCATTATTAAGGACTCGGGCTAAAGAAATAGCTAAACCAACTAATTGCCAATCATCTAAATTCTCAGCATACATTTTAAGAATTGCTAAATATATGTCCATGGCCTGATTAGTTAAGTCATCATTAGTAAAAATCGGAGACTCACCAATCCTTAAGGCCATTCTAGGTTGTAGACCGGGATCATAATTACTTTCATCGGCGTAATTAGTTACATTTTTTTCAGGATCTTCTGTCTTAACAAAATACCTCGTAATTAAGCTAGCGAAAATGTCAATATTTGAATCATTTCCATCTGGATATTCACTCCAAGCTCCCATTTGTGAGTTTAAGATTAGATTAGTATTAATTACTTAGGATCATTGCATAGCAATCAATCAATTTTTTTCCAAAAAACAGCCGATTAAAAAATAAAAAATTGATTTCTTTCAAAATTAGTTTAAGTTTATTTTACAGTATTAAAAAGAATTGAAAAAATACTCTCTGTATTATATAAATGTCGATTTATCGAGAACTAGATTACACAGCTAAAATTAGATCAATTACACGGGTTGAGTTTGGTATTTTGAGTCCTGAAGAAATTATCAAACGGTCAGTTGCCCATGTTCATAAAACAACTTTGTATGAGAACAATGGGGAGCCGACGATTGGTGGTTTGTTCGATCCAAGAATGGGAGTTATTGATCGTGGAAAATTATGTAAAACTTGTCATTTAGACCGAACTTTCTGTACTGGTCATGCCGGTCATATTGAGTTAGTCAAACCAGTTTTTCAATTTCAATATATCTACATTATCTTGAGATTCTTAAAATCAATTTGTTTGTTTTGCAACAAGTCTCTGGTTGATATCAATCACCCAATGGTTCGTTCCATTATCAAGAATTGTGGGCATGATAACCAGAAATTGTTTATGGAAATGACTGATTTAGCCTCTAAAAGAAAGATTTGTGGTCGTGAAAGTGACACTGATCTTCTTGGAAATCCCAAGGGATGTGGTATGATCCAGCCATCCAAATATCAGAAACTTGAATTTAAGATTTTTGCGGAATGGAAAGTTGGCAAGAATGAAAAGAAAGATAAGGAAGAAAGAAAACTAAACCTAACCCCAGAGAGAATTTCAACATTATTTGCCAAGATTCCTCGTGAAGATTCGGCGATTTTTGGGTTTTCTGAGCATTGGTGTTTACCCCACTGGTTGATTACCAATGTTTTACCGGTTTCCCCGCCGTCAGTTCGACCTTCAGTCCGTCAGTACAATAACCAACGTAGTGAGGATGATTTGACAATTAAGTACATTGATATTATCAAGTACAACAATATTCTCAAAAAGAAGTTACATAGTGGTAGTTCCAAAGATACAATTGGATATTACTTTCTATGCCTTCAATTTCACGTGGCCACCCTAATCGATAACGAAAGTCAATCTAAAACTGCGGTCACCAGAGCCAGTAACCGACCTCTCCGAACTTACAAGCAACGTCTTCATAGTAAGGAAGGTCGAATTCGTGGTAATCTGATGGGTAAACGTGTTGATTTCTCCGCTCGTTCCGTTATTACTCCTGATCCCAACATCAGTATTGATCAATTGGGTGTTCCTAAAAAGATTGCCATGAACTTGACCTCTCCTGAAAAAGTTAATCAATTCAACTACCACAAGTTGTACAAGTTAATTTTGAATGGTGCCCACAAGTATCCTGGTGTCAAAAAGATCAAAAAACTAAGTGATGGTAAAACCTTCACTCTGGAATTCTGTGACAACCAAAAAACCCTCAAGGAAATCGCTGATAACCTCGAGGAAGGAGACACTGTTCACCGTCATTTAATGAATGATGATTATATCCTCTTTAATCGTCAGCCCTCTCTTCATAAAATGAGTATGATGGCTCACCGAGTTGTTGTGATGGATCACAGTACTTTCCGTTTGAATGTTTCAGCCACCAGCCCCTACAATGCTGATTTCGATGGTGATGAAATGAACATGCATGTCCCCCAATCCTTGCAAGCTTCAATTGAGTTACGTGAAATCGCCGCCATTCCGAAACAAATCATCTCCCCAGCCAAATCGGAACCGATCATTGTGCCGGTCCAAGACACTTTAATTGGATTTTACAAGATTACTGGAGAAGGTGTCAAATTTAATCGTCGTGAAGCTCTGGCTTTGTTAAGCAAAGTCAGTACGTTTGATGGTGAATTACCAGTTCCTCAAATTCCTGGTAAAGATGGTGCGATGCGCTTTTGGACTGGTCATCAACTTGTTTCTTTGATTCTTCCTGAAATCAATTTGAAGATGGAAGATGACGATAAAGTGGTTGAGATTGTTCAAGGTAGATTCATCAAAGGTCAAGTTGACAAGGGAGTTTCTAAAAAGATTGTTCACATTATCTTTAATGATTTTGGATCCAGAAGTTGCCAGATTTATTTGGATAACTTACAGAACATGATGACAGCCTACTTGATTAGAGAAGGTTTCAGTGTTGGTGTTGGTGATTTGATGATTGATCAAAGAGTCAAAAAAGTCATTAAGAAGATTATTGATAAAGGATCTACTAAGGTTAATGCCATTCATCATGATATTCATCAAGGTACTTTTAGTGATTTGAGTTTTGCCAATAATTCTGATGCTTACGAGCACAAGATCAAGTTGATTGTTGGTGAGATTGAGAGAGATGTCGAGAACTTGGTTATCAACACTGTTAAGAACAATCGTATCTTGCAGGCGGTCCGATCTGGTTCAAAGGGTACCACTTTCCATTTCCGTTCTATGACCGGTGTGGTTGGTGCTCAGGCAGTTGATGGTAAACGTATTCCATTTGGTTATTCAGATCGAACTCGTTCTTTGCCTCATTTCTACAAGTATGATGACAGTTTGATCCCGAAAGGTTTTGTGACTCACTCCTTCATTGATGGCTTGAGTCCCGAAGAATTCTTTTTCCACGCGATGGGTGGGCGTGAAGGATTAATCGATACCGCTGTTAAGTCTGTGACTGCAGAAACTCCAGTGGTCTTGATTCAAGACAACAAACCTATTCACACTAAGATTGGTGATTGGATTGATGAACATTTATCCTCGCAAAGCTCAAGGGTAAAACATCTCAAAGATCAAAACATGGAATTACTTGATCTTGATCAAAAAGTTCTAATCCCAACCATGGATTACAATGGTAATGTTTCATGGGCGAAATTAACTGCAGTGACTCGCCATGACCCTGGTGAAGTTCTTTACAAAATTAAAACTCAAAGTGGTCGTGATGTCACTGTCACTGCTTCTAAATCTTTATTGGTTTGGAAGAAAAATTTAAGCGAGTTTAGAGAAACGTTGACTAATCAAATTGAGGTTGGTGATTATTTACCAACTACAGCCAAATTAGCATCTCCTCCTCTAAATTTAAGCGTTATTCATAATGGAAAAGAAACTTATTTTAATACTCATGATGGTGGAAAAGAATTTGGATCAGTTATTGAATCCCAGATGCCAAATGATATTTTTGGTGCATCAAATGACTTTATCAAAGGATTTTTCTCAGAACTATTTTGCAAAAAAAATTGTATTATTATGGATGATTTAGTTTATTTTAAGTCATACTCAGTGCAATTTTTAGAAAATTTAGCCATGCTGTTATCTCGCCTGGGCATTTTCAGTAAAATAAAAGAAGGTAAATTGGTTATTGATCAAATGTGGGCAACTAAATTTGTTGAACAAATCAAACTATCTGACGACGTCAAACAATCTATCTTAAATAAAATGCAACCTCTGAAAAATCGTCAAAATCTTCATGTGAATGATATTGTGAAAGATCAAATCATTGAAATTTCGAAGATTGATGTTAAACTCCATCCTAAGATGTATGATGTGACTGTTCCAGAAACTCTCAACTTTGGTTTAGCCAACGGTCTTCAAGTTCGCGATACTTCAGAATCTGGATATATTCAAAGACGATTGGTGAAAGGTCTAGAGGACCTTAAAGTTCATTATGATTACACTGTCCGAAGTGCCACTGGAGATATTTATCAATTTATCTATGGTGAAGATGCAATTCATGGAGCTGGATTATTGGAAAAGCAGAGTTTGAAATTTCTCTATTGGACTTACACCAAGATTGCTGAAACATATCGTTTTAGTTCTTCTGAAAAATGGCAACTTTTCATGACTGATGACGCAACCAAAAGAATGAAAAAAGCCAAAGGTTGGAAAGATCGTCTTGAATCCTACTTCAAAGATTTGATGACAGTCCGAGACTACTTGGTTAAGGATGTTTTCCAATATCAATACGAGACCAGTATTGTTGCCCCAATCAATCTAGCTCGATTAATCTCAAATGTCAAAGCCAAATTTGAATTAGATCCCGAAAGAAGATCAAACTTAACTCCTTTAGAAGTTGAGGACGAATTGAACACTCTTTTTGAAGATCTTCAAACTAATGGACATCCTCATCATGTCATGGTGGCTCTGATTAAGTTCTACCTATCTCCAAAGGAATTGATTAAGAGACATCGCTTTAACCGAACTGCTTTGAATTATTTGACTCATTACTTGAGATCCAAATATCAAAGAACCAAGGTTGATCCGGGTGAAATGGTCGGACCTCTGGCGGCCCAGAGCATCGGAGAAATCTCCACGCAGCTGACGTTGAACAGTATTGTTGGTGAAGAACAGATCCTGATTCAAGAGGATGGTGTCAACAAAGTGGTTGAGATTGGTTCTTGGATTGATTCGAAATTGAAAGCTAATTCTCGAAAGATTAAGCATATTCCTGAAAACAGAACCGAGTATCTTGATCTCACGGAAAAGGTTTTGATGCCAACTTGTGATATGGATGGTAAAACTTCTTGGGCACCTTTGACGGCTGTCACTAAGCATTTACCAGTTGGGGATTTGGTTAAAATTACCACCAGATCTGGTCGTACTGTTACTGCCACTCAATCTAAATCATTCTTGATTTATGATGAAAAGGCAGGAAAACTAACCGAAATGGAAGGCTCCAAGATCAAGGTTGGTGATAAAGTTCCTATTATCACTAATTTGGATAATGTTAAAGAGGAAACGACTCATTTGAAGATTTCTGATTACTTTCCTCGGGATGAATGGCTTTATGGATCTGATTATCACAAAGCAAAGGTTATCTATGAGAAACATGTTGAAGATAAAAAGGCAAAGAAACCTACTTCTTTTGTGACTACCTACAACGCGAAAAAGAAATTCATCTTGCCTTACAAAAGATATGATAGTTTTATTGATGTTTTAAACGGCAAGAAAATGAAAAGAACAACCATTGAGGATGGATATGTTTATCCGAAGCTTTGCCAAAAGGTTTGTGCCAAAATCCCTGAAAAGATTAAATTAGATCAAGACTTTGGATTTATTGTTGGATTGTACTTAGCAGAAGGTTGGGTTACTAATACTTTCATGGGAATTAGTAATAATGATCCAGTGATTTGCAAGAAGGTTTATGATTGGTGCGATTCAATCGGTGTTACTCATCACACTGTTGTATCTGAAAACAAACGTTTCCCTGGATCCAAGAGTACTGATATGAAACTTCATTCTGTGATTTTGGCCCGTCTCTTTAAGAAATGGGTTAACACTGGGTCAAGTGAAAAGATTGTTCCTCCTGAGGCTTACACTGCCCCAGATGAATTTGTTAAAGGACTCTTAGATGGATATATCTCTGGAGATGGAACAGTCAGTAAAAAATGTGGTAGCGTCATAGTAACTTCAGTTTCAGAAAATTTGATTCTAGGAGTTTCTAATCTTATGGCTAGGTTTGGTATTTTTGGACGATTATCCAATCGCCAGGCTACTAAAAACAATGTTGGTAGCAAAAATATCAAAAGAACTTATGTCTTGCGTATTGCTAATAAGTTTGCTAAAAATTTTGCCAATAAAGTTGGATCTACCCATCCGTCAAAAAAGAGAATATTGAAAGATATCACATTACCCAAAAAAAATAATCATCCCAATGGACGATATTATGAAACACAAAATAATGTTGTTTTAGATGAAATCACGATCATATCGCTAATTAAGAATACTGATGATACCGGAAAAATAATCAATGTTTATGACGTAACAGTCCCCAGGACACTCAACCTTACAACGGTATCGAACTTATGCTTAAAAGATACTTTTCACACAGCGGGAAAGGCCTCAACTGTGACCACGGGAGGTGTCGCGCGTCTCAAAGAATTGATGGCTAATTCCAAAAAGATTAAGAGTCCTAGTATCTTAGTTTATCTCGATGAGGAATACTCGAAGGATAAGGCCAAGGCTTTGAATCTGCTTCATAACTTGGAGTTGACAACGATTGAGAATATTATTAGTTCGGTCAGTTTGTATTTGGATACTAACCATGATACAAACATTGCGGCTGATAAAACTTTGGTTGATGTCTATCGTTTGTTTGGTGAAATAACTGAGCAAGTTAAGGATGATAATCCGTGGATTTTGCGGGTTAAGTTTAACCGAGCTGAGATGATGGAGAGAAACATCAATATGAATGATTTATATTTGATCATCCAACAGAATTTTGCCAATGTTAATTGCATTTACACTGATGACAATTCTGGTGAGTTGGTGATGAGATTGAAATTGGAATTTGATGGGGACGATAACAATGCTGACAATGATATCCGTAAGATGAAGGAGTTTGAGCAGAAGATCGTCTCAACCATTGTCAAGGGTATTCCTGAAATCAACCATGTCATTATGGATGAAATTAAGGAACGGGTTGTTCTGGCTGAGGGTAATGTTTATCAGCCAGTTGAGGAAAGAATCTTGATTACCCAAGGTTCAAATCTTGAGGAGGTTTTATCTCAGGATCATATTGATCCAACTAGAACAGGCAGTAATGATTGCAATGAGATGTTGGCCATGTTTGGTATTGAAGCTGCTCGTAATACAATCATTGAGGAGTTTGGTCATTTGATCAAGGTCAGCCCTCGTCATTTGGGTATTTTGGCTGATTTCATGACTCACAAAGGTTATATTATGCCAATTGATCGTCATGGTATTAACCGTGGTAATGCGGGTCCCTTGGCTAAATCCTCTTTTGAGGAGACCATTGAACAATTGTTACAAGCTGGTGTCTTTGGTAAGATTGATAATATGAAGGGTGTTTCGGCTAACATTATGATGGGTCATGTTACGCCATCGGGAACTGGATTCCCGCAAATCTTCTTGGATGAGAAGATGTTGGTTGAGGAGTTGAAGAAACGTCCTGTTAAACCCAAACTAGAAAAGATGAGTGACCAAGATGTCGTTGACAAATTCATGAATATTCCTGAATTTTGCCAAGATGGTGTTGGTATTCACTTTGATTTGGATAACATTCCAGACGATAAAGTCAAACTGGATCATATTCCCAAAGTGGAAGTCGAATAGGCTAATGATTTTGAAGATGATCTTGAAGATTAATCAAAACTTAAATTAAAACTTAAAAGTGTTTTTTTCTTTGTTTCTATTAAAAGGAATTAAAAGAATCAATGAAAGGCGGCAGTATCCATATCGGACAATTTTTACATACTCATTATCTCTACCCTTTAATTGGTGGAATTATCGTGGCTCTTATGATGTTTGCAATCTTATACACAACAGTTTATAAACCTAGAAAAGCCAAAGATAGAAAACAAGCAATGTTGGATCAAATAAGTGCAACTACACCAGGAACTACTCCAACAGCATCAGCATCTAGGTTAAATAAGGCAAAATCTAAATTACAATCATTGGCAGCAAAATCCAAAGGCGCCGTGGCCAAACATATCGCCACAGTTAAAGGCAAAATAATTGAAATCGGTGGCAATTATGATGATTTATCAGACGAAGAAAAGGAGAAGGTTAAAGCTTGCTATGAAGCACCCAACAAAGGATGTCAATTCTAGGATGTTTCTAATTTTTTAATTTGATTGGATGGATCTGCTTCTAGGGGATCTGTTTCTAGTTGATCTGTTTCTAGTTGATCTGTTTCTAGGTCTTCTTCAAATCTTTGGATTGCGCATTTAGCCTGTCCAATGGAATTATCCCTTTTGAGATAATTAATTACTTTGGTCTTTTCTTTTGTATCAATTGAAATTGGTAATTGATGAAAGCCATAAACTTGATCATTAGAAATGATAACTAATCTATTCAACTGACTATCATCACATGATAGTTCCCATTCATTTTCAGTTTTTATTTTAATACTTCTTAAATTAGAATCAGTGGTTATAATCGGTAATAACCCCTGTGGGAGGTCAATTCCCATATCTTTTAGTTGTTTATGGCAGTTCTCCTTGAGTGTCTTAGAAAGACATTTTGCGTACGATTTAGCTCCGTTGAGTTGGTAGGATTCAAGAAGCCGTTTGGTCTGTGTGTAATCCAATTGGTATGAATTTTTATAATTGTTAATAAAAGTTTCCATGTCAATCATTTCAGACATTTTGGTGTTTAAGAATTGGATACTTTTGTTATTAGTTTGAATCAAAGTGTTAGTTGTACTATAATCATTTTGATTGACTTGGATGTTCTTAATATTTTTGTTGAGATTACTGATGTGCTTTTGTTGAGTATGAATTTGTTTCTGTTGTGATTGCAATTGCCTTGTTTGAGTTTGAATATACTCCTTTTGACTTTCTAAAATCTGTTGGAAATTTGTTTGAGATGCATCTTGACTTTCCAGAAGTTGCTGGAAATTATTTTGTGAAATACCAAGAGCTTGATCCTTAGCATTGACCAGATCTTGCTGTAATTTTAAACAGTAATCAAAGTATTTGGATGAAGAATTCCCTTCATCTACGGGGTGTTTGTCTAGGTGTTTGTCTAGATTTTTCTCTTCTTCTGGGGCTGAAGATTTAACTTTTTCCTTTTTAATCTGACATCGGTGATTGATGTGTCTTGACAAACTTGAACGGGTTGTAAAAGTTTCGCCACACATCCGACAATCAAAATTATCCAATATTTGACTAGTTGTAAATTCGTAAGCTGGATTAATGGTTACCCCTGATTCTTTAGCTTCGATTATTTTTTGTAAATGTTTTTTTGAATTTAAATGACGTTTATAATGCGAAGGTTTGGTAGTCTGGTATGCACAAATGCTACAAAAATTATAAATCATTTTGCTTCTAAATTATTCTTAAATTCTAACTGATATTTTATTTCGTCAAAAAAAACATGAAAAAACGTGAAAAAAAACGTGAAAAAACGTGAAAATAAAATGTGGTGTTTTTTTGCGGGCAACGACTGTGCACGTACACAAGATCCCATTACAAACTAATGCATATTATGTTTTTTAACTTTTTTTTTACTAGTTTTTAGTACTTATCTCCAGTTATTACCTAGGGTTTTTTGCACACGACATTTTTTCCACATTTTTTCCACATTTTATTTTTGTTGATTTTTTTAGTGTTTTTTTTGTGTTTCGGGCACCTTTCATTTTTTTGCGGGCACCTCTTTTTCAGATTTTTTAATGCATCACATCATCCCATGATATCTCTAGACATTCCCAAAAACGTCCATTTTGGGAGGAGATATGAAATTAGATACTCGTTTTTGTTATAATTTTCAAGTGCCCAAATGTTAGCCGGGGGAGCCGAAATTAGCCGGCTGCCGGCTAACATTTTCACTTGCCGGCTAACATGGGCACTTTGGGGCCCAGGAGCTCTCACAGTCTTAGATACAGTCAATTGCTGGCCCAATAAAATGTGGGTTTTTTTCGGGCCGGTTCAGGTGTGATTTGGGAGTCTTTAAGAAGAAACTGTAAATAACTCAAGCCCTATTTTTGGCCCATTTTTTGACCATGTTAGCCGACTGCCGGCTAACACCCGGCTAACACCCGGCTAACCGGGCAGCTTTTTGCCTAAAAATGGGCCTGCGTTAATTGGGGCAACCGCAACGTGCTTTTGGGAATAACGCGATGTTAGCCATGTTAGCCGGCTAACATTTTGTCAATTTTAGGATGGTTATATGAAATAGTAGGATGAATTTTTGGAGGGCTTTTTGGTGCCCGCAAAGTGCCCGCAAAAAAAAACATGTAAAATTATTCCTTGAAATTGCTCAAAATCCCATAGCCCCAAAAAACGTCCAAAACTGCCCCTAAAATGACGTTTTTTAGGTGTTTTTAGCATTCAAATGGGAATAAAGTAAACCCTATTATGGCATAGTGAAAAAATTGGATGTCTGAAAAATGGAGCAAAAATATCCAAATGGTATTCATGGGGCAATTGTTATAGTTCGCTCCTAGATGTATTTTTTTCCATATGTTATTTGATTTGAAGAGCCAGGACTCTCATTAAAAATGTGGAAAAAATGAGTCCTGGAAACGCAAAACGATTTCAATATTTTGCCTCAGGAAGAGATATAACAATTGCCCCACGATCTCCACTTTTATAGCTTGTTCCTAGGTAGGGGTCAAACGACTCTCTTTTAATGCTAAAAAGCCCCAAATTTGGCAGTTTTTTGAGCTTTGAGCTCCTGAGATTTTTTATTTGGGACGACCTTGGTCAAGTTAGTTACGATTTATTGCCAAATTTTTTTTGAAGGTAACGCATAAAACTCAGGAGTTGAACACATAAAAAAAGTGTAAAAACAGTGATTTTCGTGTTTTTTAGTGATTTTTAGGTTTTTTGGGCCCCATTCATTTTTTTGCGGGCGCCCGCAAAATTTTGATCTGAGTGGCTAGGACTAAAAAATGAAGAGCATTTTCGACTCCACTTTTGAATCCTAGAATCTCGGGGCCCGCAAAATATTTTTGGAGGTTTTTGGACTTTATTTTTTTTCAGTTTTTTTCATTTTTTTGAAGAAAAACGGAATAAATTTGGTTTTTAGAAAAAAATGAGTGTGAATTTAGTATAGTAGTTTAGAAGGTTCTTTAATTAACTCAAGCCCTATGAATTTCCATTTTTGACACAATTAATTACACGTGTTTTTGGGAATAAAAAAAGCATTAAAACTTCAAAGCATATTTTAATTAGAGTATCATGCAACTTTATTTCTGCAACTTTATTTCTTCTTATCTTTCGGAGTTTGACGAATTAGTCTTTTGAGGGCGGTTGTAGCTGGTTGATATTCATGTGATTCGGAAGCAACCTTAATGAATTTCGTACCTTGCTTGGTATTTCTGAGGATTGAGGTGCCTTTGTTGAGTGCTTGACCGATTTCAAACATTGATTTACCATCATTGTAATTCTTGATCAAGAAGAGGTTAATTAGATTGGCTTTAATTTCAGACTTGTGAAGTTTGTCACCCAATCGGTAAGAATCAGCGAGAGTTGAGGCGGCATCAATCAATTCTTGGCGATTAGTACAGGATTTGTTCTTGATAGCTTTGACATCAACTAACTTAGCAGCTTTGTCAACTAAACCATTAACTTCTTTCTTCCGATCAGCTAGTTTTTCATCATCAGTCTTTGCCTTCTCAGCTTTCTCTTTTTCAGCTTTCTCCTTCTCAGCTTTCTCCTTTTCAGCTTTCTCCTTTTCAGCTTTTGCGGTAGATTTCTTAATATCATCTTCACTAGCTGAATCATCTTTCATCTTCTTTTTGGATATTTTCTTTTTAGGTTTAGCATCTTCCACGGCCTTCTTTTTGGCTTCTTCTGCGGCCTTGGCTTCTTCTTCCTCCTTCTTTTTGGCTTCTTCTTCCGCCTTTTGTTTAGCAGTTTGTTTCTTGGGCTTTTCAATTTCTGTTTTCATATCAAGCTTGATTTGTTGAAAATCAATCCCAGTAATTTCCAAAATTTGATTCAAGAAGCTCAGATCACCATTGGGTGAAGATTCAACTGGCTTAGTCGAAGTAATCTTCCGAACTTTCTTTTTAGGAGCAGGCTCCTCTTCTGGAGTTTGATCTGGATCATCCTCATCTTGATCAGATTCTTCCTCCTCATGGTCAGAAAGATCCATATCAAGCCCATCAAGATTATGATTTCCAGTCATCACCGAGGTAACAGTGGGATCATATCCATAATCTTCAATAAATTTGGCAATCATTTTCTGATCTCTTTCAACTTTTTCTCCTTCGTTCATGTCTTTTCGACTCTCAATTTCGAGATTGAGTTTGGTGTTAAATTCATCTTTAAGAGATTCAATCTCATCGATTAATCCACCATGATTGGTTTTATCCAGCTCAGCCAACTCAGTAAAAAGGTCAGTCTTAACAATGAATGGGGTTTGATCGTAATTTTCAATTTCCTGAAAATAACAATCGCTAATAGGCAAATTTTTAAAAATGTGAGTTGATTGACCATCAACCATGTAACGGACAATCAATTCATATCGCCGATTAACATAATTACTTCGACGAGAATTACTCAACTCTTTCAGTTTGAGAATGTATTCCTCTTCAAGAATTCTGTTTTCTAATGACATTTAGCAATTACTAATTGAATATATCTGCCATTAAAAACCTCAATCTACTTTCAATTTTTTAATTTAAAGTTCCCTCCAGCAACTCGACTGACTTGCTCCATGACATTTTTCGGACCATTTCAACAGCTTGGGAAGCATCTTTTTTCAATTGACTTCGATTCGTATAATAAATTTCCAAACCCTGACATAAATCAGTAGCTCGAATTATCCGTCCCAGTCCCATCGCCACATTAGTTATGACCGGTTCAACATAAAAATCGCTGGGATTAATTCTAATACCCCCTTTGCAAAATAATTCTCCAGAAGCAGAAAAATTAGGCACAATTTGAGGACAACCAAACCCAGCAGATTGTACACTAGGAAAACCCCAAAACTCACCATGACTAGCACAAGCACCAACATCCGATGCCGAATAAAACAAACTCAAAGTCTTATCATCAAACATTGGATGATCATTCTGCGCCACAGTCAACTTAAGATGCTGATCCCAATCATCGATGCCAGATCGTTTAGCTAAAGTTTGATATAATCGAGGAATATCCCAACCAGCATCAACAACACCACAATTCATCAATAAAACAATTGGTTCTGAAGGATGCTTTTTTAAGAATTCAACATAGGCTCGGATTAAAATATCTAATCTCTTTTCAGATTGATTTCGATATCCAGAATATATAACAAAAGCATTCTCCGAAATACCTAGAATTTTTCGGGCATCAACTTTAGGAATTGGCGTAAAATTATCTTGATTAAACCCAAATCCAATCTGAGTTAAAGGTTTAGTAAACCCGTTCGATGATAACTGATTTGAAGCAAATTTAGTTGGAACAATTCCCGCATCCAACGTGTTATTTAACAAAGTTACTAAATCTTCTCTCAACAAACCATGTCCTAAACAAATGTAACCAATTACTTTGGTATCTGAAATTCTTTTGATAACAGATTCAGGTAACTTAGGGTTCTCCTTTCTCTGTTCCTCAGTATAAACTACAGTTTGATGAGTACAATTTTGATGAATTAAAGAGGAATATTGACCAATCATGATTGGACCATTTAAAATAATCACATAATCTGGTTTCCATGAATTAATCAAATGAACCGTCTTCTGCATTCCTAAATCACCTGTTCCTGCTTCTAAAGCATCAATAACTGGATAACCTAGATCAACATAACTGGAATTGTAAAGCCCCAAGACCTTTAAATCTACTTTTTGATGAAGATGATGACAAATCTCTCTTGTAATACGACCAAAATCGCTGTTGTGATGAGGTGAATCCCCAATCCATAACACTTTTTTCTTTAAGTCAGACATATAGAATTTGAATAAGAATCTCTAACTCTAGTTAAGTTAAATCTACATAGCATTCAAAGTAGTTTAAAATTGATTTTAGATCTTGTTCAATGTAATATTTACGATATGGATCCCAAATTTATCAAAGAAAATGCTCCGCTAATAAGAGAAAATGAAATAAATCGAAATGGTTCTCCTGATCTAGTTGACACAATAGTTCTTGAATACCAAAGAATTGTTAAACTAGATTTTATCATATCCCAACTCAAACGGGGCAGAAATCTGTCTGGTCCCTTGATGAAAGGACAAGTTTCTGAAACCTCTAACCAGCTTGAATATACTGATCAAGTATGGATTAAGTTCTTGGATGATCTTTCAGAAAAGTCAACAAGTGAAAGAGCTCTGACAGCGCTATCTCAGCTCAATCGAAAAGGCTTGATTAGTTTATTAAAACAAATCAAACTGGAATTGATTAAAAGTGAAAATGAAATTAAAGGACTTCGGCAATCATCCCTGACTAAATCTCAAGAACTGGGCAACATTATCCCTCTCAATGTTCATCAATTCAGCAAAGATAAAGCCTACACTGCTACGAAAGAAATCCCTTATATCCTAGGTCCAAATTCGCCTCTTCTTGGTCCAGTGAAAAAAGAGCCCAACGTTAAATTTGAAATGAAATGGATTACAAACAAAGATCATTCTGAGCAAGTCCTTTATGTTTCAGAAACTCCTCACCATCTTTATGAACTAGAAAATCTTGGAGAAGAATTAAAAGGACATTGTCAACTGACTAAAGATTTAAAATTGGTTGATTACGATGAATCAATCAAAGTCGCTGGTAATCGTGGATATTCTTTTTTGGATTTGGGTGTCAAACTCAATCGGGCTTTAATGAATTATGCGGTTGATTTCTTAAGTGAGCATGATTATTCGCTTGTTGAAACGCCTCATATGATGACTGCTGGCTCTTTGAGTGGAGTAACTCAGTTGACAGATTTCCAGGAATCACTTTATCCGGTTGGAAGACAAGAAACTGATCCAAAGTTGATTGATGAAAATAAGTTCTTGATTGCCACCAGTGAACAACCTTTAACGGCTTTTTATCGTGATAAGGTTCTGAGATCAAGTTTCTTTCCCATCCGAAGGGGAGGGATTTCTCATTGTTATCGAAAAGAAGCTGGATCACATGGTGTGGATACTAGAGGAATTTTCAGAGTTCATCAATTTCAAAAGATTGAACAATTCGCCATCACCAATCCTGAAAACAGTTGGGATGAAATGGCTAGAATGATTAAGATTTCAGCTGAATTTTATGATACGCTTGGTTTAAAGTATCGAATCATCAAGGTGGCTTCAAATGACATCAATACCTCAGCTTCGATGAAATATGATTTGGAAGGATATTTTCCAAATTCCAAAAAATATCGGGAGCTGGTTTCTTGTACCAATTGCACCGACTACATTGCTCGGAAAATTCACTGTCGAACAGATCAACAACGGATTCCTCATTTTCTTAATTCAACCCTTTGCGCTAACACCAGAGTTATCTGCTGTTTGCTTGAAACTTATCAAGATCCCAAAAACAATCTAGTTAATCTTCCGGATGTTCTAATCCCTTATATGAATGGGATTGTCCAGTTAAAAGATACCGGATTGAAGGATTCAAACTAAAGGATGATTGAAGTAATAAAATTGATTAAGAATTACTGATTCACATATGATTCGATTAAAGAAAGAGTAATCATGTCACACGATAACAAAAAAAAACTTCTCAAAATTATAGAATCATTTTATGATCAAAAAAATGATACTTACGGATTTCAAGGAGAATTTGATTCAAATCAAACCAAATTTGAATCTGAATCAAATAAAATGAAAATTGGTGTTCATGCTCCACTGAAATATATTTACATTTGTTTTAGGATTCTGCGCTACATAATTGATGATAACTGGGAGCTTCTTGATGAAGATAGCTTGATTGCTCATGAAGATAATGAAACCCTAGAAAGTTACATCATGTCAGCTGAGGACAATGGATATGATACACTTTCAAATAAGCTAGAAGATGCGTCATGCACTTTAAGCAATGGTGCTGGATTTAAACCTACTGTACTAACTGAAATATATGATCCTAAAAGATTATATGATTTGGTACAAAAAAAGATTCTAAACTTTTAAATTCTAAACTTTTAAATTCTCACTCAGTTTGAAGGTTAATAAAATCATAAATATATGGATATAATTCTATTTTTTCTTTTAATCCATCAGTTATTTCACCTGATCCCAGTTTAAATTTCTTATATGCAACCGGGTTTAAAGCAAATTCCAGCTGTAATATTATCCGAGATCCTTCTAATACTGGGGTACCTTTATGATATCCTCTGGTATCTTCAAACACTATAGTTCCTTTCTTTCCGCAATGATATACAACATCTTCTTCAGGAAAATGTTCATTAATGAATGGATCTCTTTCTCTTTTAACGTCATGATTTATTATTTTGTGTTGACTCCCTTTGACATAGCAATGAGGTCCTGTTTCCTGTGAGACATCAGTTAAATAAATAAATACTTTAATCCATTTTTCATGATCAAAATCGCGATGAAATAATTGGGCATTTGAAGAAAATTTTAGATTGAAATTAACGCTTCTCCATAAATTGGTTTGGCATAAAATGGGTTTGGCATCCAAAAACTTTTGAGCAATGGATAGCAGTGTTGAATCTGAGATTAAATCTTGAACTGAGGCCAATCTCAATATATCATTTTGATCATTAATAAAGATCGTGTTTTTTTCAGGATCACCAAGATCTTTATATTTTGTTACAACGCCTCCGCTCTCAAAGTTAATTTCATTTAATGCTTCTAATATATTATCACAAATCTGAGGATCAATATCAGTAATATAATAACCATCAGTATTTAATTGATTATTAATAAATTCTAAATCATCTTTCAAATTTAATACTGATATTGATGAATCAACACTTTGTATCTGGTATAGCCCATGCAAAGATCTCATAAAATCAGCCATGATTTTATTAAAAACAAAATTACTTTCATAACTTATTTTAATGATTTCATTTCGTTTTGATTGATAAAAATTATCCAACGTATCTTTGTTTTTAAGATACTCTGATAAATATTCTTTGATTTTGGCTAAGCTAGAATCATCTAGGTTATAATCATCTAAAAAAGTGTCTAAATCCATTTATTACTGTTATCGTATATAATTATTTCTTGATAAATATTAAAAATGGATTATGTATTTATTACCTCAAATTATTTTAATAATACTAGTGTTTCCCAGGAGAATTTAACTGATTTTGCAATTGAAAAAAAAATTAAAATAAATACTGTCATGGTTGATAAAAAAACAATATGTTACATGTTAAGGAATATTAACTTGTTAACTTCATACGAACATCAAAAGGAAATTACTCAACTAATTCATTACATACATAGCGCTGTAGCAATATTAAAATCTCATAAATACAGTTGGGATAAATATATGGGATATGCCAGAGGCAATCATATCAAAGAAAGAAGCCAGTTTGATGATCAGAAAAAAGAAGAAGCTCTTTTGTTATTGGAACATCCTCATGAAATATTTCTAATGTTTAAAGAGCTATATCATAAATGTCAAGGTGATGATGTGAAAAATCGTCTTTTGGAATGTGTCTATTACACCAATCAAATAAATAAAAAATTATTATTTTATGAACAGGATTCTAGTTCAACCGTGTAAACCAAAATAAATCATCATTTCTAGGTACCCCTTAAAATTTCATAATCCTCTTTAAATTAATTTTGGTATTTAATTTAGGTGTCAATCTGGTATGATTCAGCTGGTAGTTCGGCTTGAAGATTAATAATTTCAATTTCATTATTTTTTTCTGGATTGGAATCTGTGTCAAAACTTGTGCCGCACGAGAAAAGATTTTGAAGAGAGGTTAATTTTGATTGATCAAGATCAGGAAATTGGACTTCTAACTTTATGTACAAATCTCCTCGGCGTCCATCATCCGTAATGGGAAGTCCTTCATCTTTAACTCTCAGGAGGCGTTGGTCTTTTAGGGCGTTGGTATCAGAATTAGAGTAGTTAATTAAACGTGATTTTCCATCTAAATGTTCCAACTGAATTTGAAGAGTTTGATAGAGCTCCAAGAAAGTTATTTGGTGAAGATATAAAAGATCATATTGGTTAATTCGTCGAAATTTCTCATGGGGTTTGGGTTGAACATGAATAATCAAATCGCTTGGGTCATTTCCTAAATTCTGATGACCTTCTTTGGGGAAAACCAATTTAGTTTCTTTAATGTTAATTGGAAAAATCTTAGAATCAGTGATGATCATGATTCCTTTGCAGATTTGACACAAAGACATATCTGATCCGTAACCTAGGTAACCTACGCCAATGCAGTGATGACATACCTTTTTGCGAGGAACATTTAATTCTTTAGGTACATTCAAGTAAATATCTCGCAAGGAGACATTGGCGGTGTAGATCAAATCGTTGGAGATATTAGATTGTTCAGAAGGTTCAGAAGGTCCTCTAGGTTGTCTAGGTTGTGGCTTTGAAACAGCCATTTTTGGGCGGGGTTTCCGAACCATTTGAGATTGGTATCGTATTTCAGCAGCGGCTCTTTCTTCTTTTTTCTTTTGAAAAAAGGTTTTGTAATTGCGAATTATTTCTGGAAAGTCAGAATCATTTTGATCAAGATCACTAGCTGAGCTGAATTGACCAAAGACTTTGATGAAATCCTTAATGTTTTGAATTTTTTGATTAGAAAAAAGTTGGTTGGCAAAACCCAAGAGAATTGGGGAAACATTAAAAGAATATGAACCGCTTTGATAAGCGCAAAAAGGTTCTTTTTTAACTTCCTTTTTTGTTGGTCTGCTTATTTTGAAATCATATTTGGATTTTTCAATTGGATCTGATAATACATGAAAGGCTCGAGTTACTTGCTGGAATTTATTTTCGATTTTTAAATATTGGTTTTGGGATAAATGGCGATTTCGGTCAGGATGATATAAAATTGCCATTTCCAAGTATTTTTTTCGAATTTGACCAGATGTAGCTTTTTGATCAATTTCTAAAACTTGGTAGTGATTTAGGTCCATTTGATCTATTTAGAAATTGTTATTTAAGACTGTATTATATTTATTTGATAGATTTAGACTTTTTTATCTTACGCATCGCACAAAGTATAATCGCAATTGAATGATGTTAGGAGATCATGAATATAATCAATTGAACAACTCAATCCAAAACAATATTTGTAAGTACCATTTTTAACTTTCCATTCGCAATCTGGATTAAAAGTGTAAGGTTCTAATTTAATAAAGATTCTCCAAATTTGACTTGAAATCCAGTTAGTCTTACGATGAAGATGAAAATCAAAATCACTTTTAACTTCCAGTTCTAATCTAGGTCCTTTGATGATCCTAGAACAACCTAGGATTTTTTGAGCAGTTTCTGGATCATGATTTTCAATTGTCCTTAGTCCTTTGATCATTTGATCTTGAATAATTTTTAAGTGGGTTGGTGTTATTTTTCTTAAAATATTGCTAGGTAATCCAGGAACTAGAATCACAGCTACATTATCGCTTGGAAAACGTCGTCTATATTTTTGATGATCAGCGGACTCTGAATCAATCGAAATGATGGAGATTTTCCAATTCCAGGTTGAATACTTCTTCAAAAATGATTTGAAAAAGTCAAATTTGGTTTCTGTTTTAGTTTCAGGATTATCAATGATTAGTCTTAAAACCATCACAACTAGAGCAATTCCATTAAAATATCCGTAATTTGCACCATAAATCTTTTTAATTTGAAACCATTTCTTAATCATTTCAAATTTCAAACTAAAATCCTCCAGTGAAAATTGATATTTTTTGAGATGAGTTTTGACAATTCTAGGAACATCAAGAATATTCTGGATTAATTTATTTTTTAATTCATTTTTTAATTCATTTTTAACTCCTAGCTCTTGATAGATTAAATTTAAATCAATCTGACCTTTCATATTACCTTTCATCTTAATGTTAATGATTGGAACTCTTGATTCAACAATTTCACAATAAAGGCAAGATGGCAAAGATCGAAAGATTTGGTTAAAGAGGTCAAAAATCTCTGATTGGGGTTGAGAACCTGAAATCAAAATATCATAATCACCGCTTTGAATTCCATAAGATCTAGAACCAACTAAAGTGACTTGGCAACTAAGGTTAAGGTTAAAGATTTCTAGGATTTCTTTGACAAATTGAACTGGGTCTTCAAATTGAGAGTGTTGATCACTCACGAAGCAATCGAGCACTTGGGCTCCGTCCCTAGAACAGTTGACATAGGAAATATTATCAAAAGGAACTTGAATTCCTGTTGGACCAAAATCGGTTTGTATTTTGAGGTTAATTTCTTTTTGAACTCGAAGAGCATTTTCTAAAGTTGGAAGGCTGCCAAGTGTGATGTGTGGTCGAAATTCTTGACCAGAAGTAATTCCAAAGACCTTTTCTAGGTCACGATGAAATTTGTCTATTGTCTTTGATTTTTGAGAAGAAACTAAAACAATGGTATTTCTAAGGTCTTGTTGAAAAATCTCCACCTGATTGAATTGGATAATTTTATTTTGATATAATTCATTTTGATAAATTTTAAGCAGAATAGGCCTCCAAATCAGCCATTGTTCTGGTTTAATGAAGAACATGAAAAGTGTGATGTGAGGAGACCATTTTTTAACACTTCGATCATACTTTAGTCTCCAATTATTAATCCATTTCCATTTTGAGGGATTTAAGAAAATATCTAAGGCGAATCCTGGTTTGAATTCTAGATCTTCTTTAGGTGGTTCGAAATTGAAGCTTTCCTGTTCAAGATCTGAGCTGTTTAAAACTGTTTTTAATCCATAGTGATCAGATAACCAGATTCCTTGATGAGGGATGTTTCCAATGATTTCAATTTCAAGTGGATTGAGACCAGAAAAGATAATCCGATCAAATCTTCCTTGAACTCCTTTGGCTGAGTTTGAGCTAGCTAAGGAATTTTCAACGGAATCATAGGTTAATCCTTTTTGGGATCCTTTCAAGTGGGTCCAAACATCTTGAGCATCTCCGTTCTCCAGTTCGATATCGCCTGCTTCATTAAAGTCCCCAACTAGAAGATATTTCTGTTGGTTATCAATTTCTTTTAGGATTTGATCCATCTGAATCTTTCTTTTTTCTTTTGATCCAACTTGGTGTCCGCTGGTCAAGTGAAGATTAAAGAGATTGATGAGGGATCCGTCAAAAGTTTTAAAGGTCATTCTTAAATAGGTCTTGACTTTGTTTCCTTCAAAGTGGAAAACGTTTTGGGCGATCGGTTTAACTTTGGAAAGAATAATTTGGCCATATTTCTCAGTGATCGAATCCGACAAGCAGTAACCTGGGAATTTTTTTAAAATAATTGTTTTCATTTCAGGTGTAATTTCTTGAAAACACAGAATGTCGGCTGTCATTGGAGCTAGAAGAGATGATAATCCATCTAATCTTTTCTCAACCGGTGATAATCCGGGTAAAGTATATAAATCAAACAAACAATTATAGGTGACAATCGTAAAATCTTCTGGAAGATTATCTAAAAGATCTTCTGGATCTGTTCCATGACTGAAATATAGTTTGGTGTTGCTGATTAATTCTTGATTATCTAAAATAAGTTCTTGATTGAAAATTCGATTATGTCTATCCCATAGGACTTGGCCTTGGTATAAAATTGTGTAGACACGATGCCATGGTATATCTCCTCCTTTTTCCATGGGGATCCATTCATGAAAAGGAACATGCATTTGTTTATCCTTAACGCGATCATGATAAACGATTTGGCATTGTGATGTGTCAAGTGAATTTTGCCATTTTATGCGGTAGTAAACTTTTTCGCTGGTAATCATTGAACAATCTCAAAAAACTTGCGTTGCTACAAATCAATTTTTCTATCTATTTTAATCAAATTATGAGTCAAAGTGATCCGACAATATTACAACTATATGATTTAATTAAGGCTTTGACCAGTCGTGTTGAAGAATTAGAAGATCAACTGGAATGCCATGATGCAAATATGGAAACTATTTCAGATGAAGTCAAAGTAGTTCGAGCAAATCTCACTGGTATCAGAGGACCTAGAGGAGCAACAGGTCCTCCTGGTATACCAGGGCCCAATGGTCCTCCAGGGACGTACGGTCCCCCTGGTCCTCAGGGGATTCGTGGCCCAGAGGGTCCGGCTGGAGATAAGGGTCCCAGAGGAGATTCTGGTTATAATCAACTATTTTCTGGAGGACGAGGAAGAAAAGCAGGTGATGTAGTTGTCAAAAAAGGAAAATTTAAACGAAAACATCCAGCACCAAAAGATTTAAAAGTAGAATCTAAAAATGCAGCGGAAATTGATCGATCAATTACTAAAAAAAATGAAAAGATTGATGATGAACTAGAAAAGATAGGACAACGAGTTTCCATTTTAACTTCTGCTCAGGATCAAGAGCAACACGCCGAAGAACAAAAAACGAAGGAATACCAAATTGACTTGGAACAACGAATTCAAGATAATCAAACCTTAAGTGCCATCAGTGAAAATATTGATACTAAGCTTGATCAAGAAGGAGAATGGGCAATTGATCTTCCCAACATACTTCCGGACCTAGGACTTGAACCAGACGCAGATATCGGAGCCACCCTAGATCAAATTCTTCTCAAAGGAAATCTTTTACAAGGAAGCATCTTAGAAGAAGAGTTCCTAGAAGAATTACCAGTGGATTTCATAGAAGAAGGTCTTTTAGGCGAGAGTCTTTTAGAAAAAACAGAACTGTTAGAAGGTCTTTTAGGCAAACCCGGATCATTGGAAGAGGGACTACTGGGCGAGGAACCACTAGAAGAGGGACTACTAGAAGAGAATCCACCAGATGTTGGTCTTTTAGAGAGTCTTTGGGGTCCAGATGAAAAATCAGAAGTTCTGTTAAACGATTTAGGTAGTGTTAGTGAACCGGTTCAGATGGAGTTTATTCAGGAGGAGCTTGAAATTGATCCAGACCTTTTGACTGATTTAAGTCAATTAGAGAATTCAAAATCGATTGAAAATGAGGAAACATTGGATGGAGGGGATATTTTAAATTTAATGGGGATTCCTCCACCCAGTTTGACTTTGGAAATTACTGATCACATTACTGATCAACCTAAAGAAGAAATAGATTGGTCAAATTTTGAAAATAACTTAGAAAAAAATTTAGAAAATAATTTTGATATCTTGGACAAAGAGCTGCAAGAGAAGAGAGTTCAAGAAATTGAAGAACAACAAGTTGAAGTTCAAATTGAAGCTGTACCTGAGCAAGTGGCTGGATCGGAAGAAGGGGGAGAGGAAGAGGAAAAGATTCCTCGCGATCGAGAAAATATTGAGGATTTAATTGATAAAGATACTTTGGAAAAAACAATGGCCGAAATTCTTAAACAACGCCAGGAATTAGAAGACGATATTAAAAAAGGGATTACTGAAAATACAACCCCACCTAACTTCCAGGATCCAGTTTCAGATGATAGAGTTCGATTTGATAATGCTCCCAGATATGAACCCATTATGGTTCAACAACAACCAACGGCACCTCCTCCCCTAGAAGCAACCTCTGCAGTACCAACATCCGTAGCACCAACCTCTGCAGTACCAACATCCGTTGTGCCATCTTTGGGAGAACAGTTAGCCACGTTAAATTTTCTAAGTAATCTTTCCTAAGTAATCTTTCCTAAGTAATCTTTCCTAAGTAATCTTTAACTCAAACAAATTCAACTGGTACATCTGAAATTTTTCTTGGAAGAATGCGACCGATTTGCCAGACTCCTTCCGTGATTGTTGGATCAAGACCCCCATTGGTAATCTTTTTAAGTTGGTCTTTTGGAATAACTATCAGAAGGCCTGCTCCACAATTAAAAGTTTTTCTCATTTCTAGATCTGATATTCCAGTTTCTTTTTGCAAATACTGAAATGATTCCGGCATTGTCCAGGAGCTTGTTTTAATTTCCATCAAGCAATGACTAGGCATAATTCTAGGTGGATTTTCGACTAATCCTCCTCCAGTCACATGAACTATTCCTCGAATCTTAATCTTTTTTCTTTTAAATTCATCCAGCACACTCTTATAAGATTTATGAGGAGTTACCCAATCTTTCATAATTGATTCAGGAATTTGATCACCTCGAAAGCGAACCTTTTCAGTCACTTTTCTAATTAAAGAATATCCATTTGTGTGTGGGCCAACACTAGGGAAAGCTAGAACCACATCACCAGGAATAATCTTGCCCTTTGGATTAAAGGCTTTCTGATTAAAAATACCAACCATTGTTCCAACTAAATCATAGGCATCGCCCTTATAAACATCCGGCATTTCAGCGGTTTCACCTCCCAGAATAAAACAATTATTCTCAAGACAAGCTTTGGCGCATCCTTCTAGGAATTTTTTAACCTCTCGAACATTAATTTGAGAACTGGCGATGTAATCTAGGAAGAAAACGGGTTGGGCTCCTTGGCACATTAAATCATTAACACAATGATTGACTAAATCTTGACCTAAATTTAGGAATCCAGATAGTCCAAGTTCTTGCCTAACAAGAAGAGATTTAGTTCCAACTCCATCAGTGGTTGCGGCCAAAGCTGGGAAGTCTTTCCCAAGAAGATGGTGTGCTCCATTTAATTCAACCACTCCAGCAAATTCACCATAACCTCCCTTAACAACAGCTAAATTATCTGGATTGCGATGAGTATCCGTGACAGCTTTTTTAATTCCTTCAACCACTTCCTGGTTGGTAGCGACATTGACTCCTGCTTTTTCATAAGTTATTTCATCATCGTTAAAGACAATCGGTTGAACCAATTCCCAATCATCAGCACTTTTACCTAAATCTTGGCGATAATGGAACTTGACTGACGGATTAGATGTTTGAATAAAATCCAAAACCTTATCAACTTTCAAGCTAGCTGTAATATGATCAACATGCTGGCCAATCACGGCCAAAGTGCGAGATGGGCCCAACAGATAATCTCCATCTTGGTCATATAAACCCGCACAACAAAGATCCAATGAAGGTATATTTTTTGACCTAAATTCAGGAACAATTTTTCTAATTTGATCTTCAGTTGGCAAGATTACCTTTGGGGAATCAGAATTACTTTTGGGATATGCTGCTGGAACTAGATACTTAATGACATACGGATTTGAATCAAACTCCATGGTTAAAGTATCCAGGGAATTATCCAAAATATGTTTAACCAGAATGGATGGCGGTGTTTGAAGAGTATGAAACAAACCAATCCCTTCTGGATCACCCATCCGAGCATTGAATTCAATTACTTTGAGACCTGTGGCGGTTAGCATGTAACTACCATATAAAAATCCGGAATAATTCGTTTCAATGTAAATGGTTTCCAATTCTTCCAAAACAGTTTGATTAATTTTCTGGGCTTTGTTAACCCAGTGTTGATTGTTTGAATCGACAATTAAAGATGTCGCCCCCATTCCACCAGTGTTTGGTCCACTGTTTTTGCAATTTCTTCTTTTGAAATCGCGAACTGGTGGAAAATGAGAGACATGTCCTTTTTGATCTCTGAGCGAGATTAGTGAAAATTCGGTTCCAACCAATTTCTCTTCAAGCATCACGTCACCTTTTTGAAAAGAGTCAGCTAGAATTTGATCAAATTCTTTTCGATCATTAAAATGATCTCCGGCAACAAAGACTCCTTTTCCTCCAGCTAGTCTGTCTTGTTTGATTACTACTTGACCATGATGTAAATTCCAAAATGAAATGGCTTTTAGATGGCTTTTGGTGGTCAAACTGTTTTTGAGAACCAGATAGTCCGGATTATGAATTTCTAAGTCAATTGATTTTAAAAATCGTCGGCTAAAAATCTTACTGGTTTCAATACGAGCTAAATTTTTAGTTGGTCCTAGAACGGATATTCCGTTTGATGTTAATATGTCAGAAACTCCGGCGACTAAAAGATTTTCGGAACCAACAATGACCAGATCTGGTTTGATTTCTTCAGCAATTTTTAAAACTTCTAGTGGATCTAAAGACCCAACTGAGTACCACCCTTCGGCGAGCGCTTCTAATTCTGGATTTCGGCTAGCACCATGAATACAAATCTGGCAATCTCTTTTGAAATAACGAGCCATTGCATTTTCTCTGCCACCTGATCCTAAAATGAGAACAGAGTATTTAAGATCAGAATATTTAAGATCAGAACATTTCTTTTGGAAATTAATTTCAGTCATAGTTTGTTTATTTAGAGATTCTCTTTAATCAATTATTTCAATTATTTCAATTTTTTTTTAGATGGTTTAAAATTGAATTTAAAAAGAACCACCGATTCAGAATTTAAGATGTCAAAATATCAACTTTCAGTTATATCTGACGGTGGAGGAGCCAGTTTAGAAGCTCTCGTGGTGGCCTCCAAATTAAATTTAATTCCTTTTGAAATATCCTTTGTCTCAGTGACTGGGGGTCTTTCTGTTGAGATGTCTGATCGAGTTAATCGTCTTAAAGTTCCAGTTCTTTATGCCAAACAAGGATCACAAGAGTCTTTAGAAAATTTTCATCATACCTTAGCAGTTAAGATTAAAGAAAAACACAATCCAGATTTAGTTTTATTTTTGAATGGAATTGAAGCACCGACCAAGCGATTTCTTCAGATTTTCCCTCATCAAACTTTAGTCTTTGAAAACTTCTTTCCTCAGCAATTTGAAAGAAGTTCCGGAAAGATTCTTGATTGTTTGAAGTGTAAGATCATCAAAGAGGCTGGATTAACAGTTCGGTGGTTTACATGTGACCCAACGAACGGAACATATTCTTCAACCGTTTTAGAAACTATTCAGACCCCATTTGAGGAAGATGACACAGTAACTTCTTTTGTTCAGAGGGTTCAACTTCGAGAGAAAAGTCTCTTGATTTCGTCTCTTTTTAGATGGATGTATTTTCATTCAAATCCACATCTGTTGGTTGAGGGATGTTTAGGGTATCTAGAATTCAATCGTCGTGGTAAAGTTAGAGATTTGTATAATTATTTCGAATCTCCTGATCATCAAGATCATCTTCAATCCGTTCTTTGTGTTTGCCAGACATCCAGATTGAGTTCATTTGATCGACACATCACGGAAATCAAAGGTCGAGGAGAACTTTTAACAATTATTTCGGAATGGTGGTTTAAAAATACTTCTCACATTATTCCAAATCATTTGCTGGGTGTTATGAATGACACCATGTTTGTAAAACCAACTAAGATAATTCCTTTTGAAGTTGTCGTCAGAGCATATATTACTGGAACAACTAAGACCTCATTATGGGTTAATTATCAAGCTAGTCCAACTAATTCTTATTGTGGGATTACTTTTCCAGCAGGATTAAAGAAAAATCAAAGATTGGAGAATTTAGTAATTACTCCGACTACCAAAGGCGAAGTTGATGTACCTATTTCAGAAATCGAAATTGTTGAAGGAAATCATTTGACCAAAGCTGATTGGGGATTAATTCGAGAAGCAGCCCTTAATCTTTTCCAGTTTGGACAGAAAATTGCTGATAAAATGGGATATATTCTAGTTGATACCAAATATGAATTTGGATATGATTCAGATGGACAGATTATCTTGATTGACGAAATTCATACCCCTGATTCAAGCCGCTATTGGGTTAAAAAAACCTATCAAGAAAGATTTGATCAAGGGGTGGAACCAGAAAAAATAGATAAAGATGGAATTCGTGATTATTTGAAAAGTGTTATGGATGATCCTTATCATGATCCCATTCCGGAGATCCCAGAGGAAAAAAAAGAGGAAGTTTTAAGAAGTTATTTTAATTTTACTAAGTCTTTAGTGGGAATTAAAATGAGTTTTGAAAAATATCAAGAAAATGTTAAAAACTTATCACAAAAAGATCAAACCAACTCTGAATTGGAATTCGAATTGGTATCAGAATTAGATACTGTTTTGGCTCCAGAAGAAATTCAACTTCTTCATGATCAGACCCATCATGGAAAATATGAAAATGAATTGTCTTCAGTTGTTAAAACTCTAATTTCAAAGACCAAAGGACATCTTTATATTGTCACGAACAATAAGCAAAACCGTAACAGAAACCAAAATCCTGACATTCAAACTGCTTTTTCTAAAAAAGCTATTTCATCATCCTTAACATCTTTGTCTTTAGCTACAAATCCCTGTCAAGTGGAAAAGTTTAGTGCTTTCGTTAATCGCAATACACCAGATATGAAGATTTTAATCATGATTATGGGTGACCCTGAAGATGATTTGTCTGTTTATCTGTATCAGAATACTAAATGTCCTGTTCTTTTCATGTCGCCAAATCCTGATCAGGTCGGGTTAGAAAGAAATGCGGATTTAGTGAATTTGATTTTAAAACTTTAAAACTTTAAGTTTAAATCTTGACTAAAAAAATGTAAAAATACGTTGATAAGAGTGAATGGTGGAGGGTTGGTGCAAAAGTAAAAATATGATAGTCAAAATAATCCTAGAAATTTCTTTCTTTTTTCCCGGTATTCTGGAAATTCTTTGGCGATTGACGTGCTCCACTGATTAGCTAATTTTGGATTGATAGCTAGAAAATTATCATGAGCCAATAGGTGAATCCGGCCAACTGTCCATTCAAGTAGTTTACCAACTGGGTAAAAGTCGATTTGAATGATTGGATCTTCAGCAGTTAGTGGAACATCTTTGATATGATGGATTACCAGTTCAGCCATTCTAATAACAAAGAAGGGTGGTCTGGTTTTTTGGCGAGATGTTTCATCAACCAAATCGGTGATAGAGTGAACCTTTTTGCGATAAGCGCTATGATACCGACCACCCATGAAAACAAGCGAAAGAATTCCTTCCTTGCGAAATAATTTCCGGGTTTGTTCAGTCCAAGGATAAACAAGTAGGAAACCATCTTCGGATGATACTTTTAAATCATCACCAGTTTGACTATTGACAATTTGTCGTTGGTCTTCAGAGTCATTATTTCCAGCAAAGGAGGGTACTACTAAATATTCAATGTAGTTTCCTTTGTCAATGATTTTTTTTAAATTTTCAATCATCACACTCCAGCGGTTTCTAGGAATAATTAGAAGAGGATAAATAAAACCACTCAAAGTCTTTTGGGCACGGTGTAGATAGCGCCATTCTTCAAGCATTATCCAGCTGAAATTTTTACAATTTATCTTTGGATAATGCTCAGCGCGATTAGAAATAAATTTGCTCTGAGACGGAACTAAGGTGGGATCCCAAATAATTAAGAAGGTGCCGTTATTAATGTCATTGAACGATCCAATGACGTTAACAGTAAGCCCCTTCTTTTCGAGAGCCAGAACCAGTAAATCAACTGATTCATCACGGAAAGAGGTTAAAAAATCGATGGTCATGACCATTTTTCATGTTTATTATATATTCTAGAGATTATATTTAAGTTAATTGAATAGATTAAGTAAATTATTCAATTTTTAATATGTTAAACAACATTTTCAATAATATGTTCTGTTCGATTTAACCCCATTCTATTTAATTCGTTTCCTTGTTGATCTTCTGCTTCATCTCCTGGCTCATTCTCTAATTCAATCTCATCTAATCCATGAATAGTAATTGTATCCAGGTGGATTTCTTGGGCTTGTTCGAGCTGAACAGTTTGCTGGCGGCGGCATAATCTTCGTAATTCACAATAAATAATTTTGATAAATAAGCCGATTAAGCAAAATACTGTAATTACTCCAGCCAATTGACCAACTACTGAATAAACTACTAATTGGGTTGGATCAGTGTTATCAATTATCCAATAAAATAGGGATCCAATTAATTCAATCACTAATAAAAGGATAACAACGATTGTTATTCGGGATGCTCTGGTTAACCAATATCCATTGAGTGTTTTGTAATAATATGTTGCCATGTTTGGAATAACACATATTTTTACACATGCAAAGAATGTTGCTAGGACCATAACAACACTGGCTTTTTGTGGATGACCATTATTTTTAAGGTACGGATAAACATTTCGAACCTGAACAGCCCCAATGGTTAAGACATCAACCAGTAATATTATCCCGAGCACAATACATAACATAATTAGGGTCTTTTTTTCATCCGTCAGATCCATTCGATAATGTAGATTGTGATTGATTAAATTTTTGTTAATAAAAGTTGAGTTTAGATTAAATCTATCAACTACATCTATTTCCCGACGACATTGGGGGCATTTATAGATTCTATCGCTGCGAGTATTCAATTGGTGTTTAAAAGAATCAACTGCACATCTTTTGTGTATTTGAGCAGAACACTCCGGGTGAAGTTTAACAACCTTCCCTTTGAGCTGAATTTTTTTGTTTGCTTGAAGACAAATTAAACATGGTTCAGACATGTGACGCGGTCACTAATTTCAAAGGGGTGGCTAAAAATTAACTAATTCAATTTTTACGAAAATAAAATTGAATTACATGATCCAGGATACATAAAGACCATAACAAAAAGAATGAGTTGTTATAAATGTGGAGGGATTGGACACAAGAAGTTTGAATGCCCAAGTAATAAAAACAAAGAAAATCGAATTAAAAAAAGTCGAGAGAGCGGAGTGCGCGAGGGTAAGATCAAATGTTACGATTGTCATTTAATGGTCGCCGACCTTAAAATGCATCGTGTGGAGTGTCGCAATTCAAGATTTGCTAAATCAGTTATTAAATCAGTTCAAAACCAGGTAGTTCAAAGAGAAGTAGCTAGGAGAGATATTGTTCGACCAGAACAAGGTCATGATTTCTATTTTCTGCTTGATGTTTCAAGTTCAATGCTTGGATCTCGCCTTAATCAGGCCAAAACGACATTGAGTAAAATAGTCAATCAGATTCTAGCGCCAACAGACCGGATGGCGATTGTTTCTTTTGATACCAATGCTTATTTTAAATTAAAACCACGACCAGTGGGACAAATTAAAAGACAAAATGAGCTAGGTGGGATTCTTAACCGAATCTTTGCCAAGGGTTTGACAGCGATTTGGGACGCGATTTGGCTGGCGGTTTCTGAAATAAGAAACAAGGAGATTAAAACAACCGTGGTAGTGTTGACTGATGGACAAGATAATTCATCAAAACATTCCTATTTAGAGGTCTGTGATTTAATCGAAAGATATCCTAAATTAACACTGGACATAATTCATATTGGTGGCCAAAATACAGTTGAAATTCCAGAATATCGGAATTTAACTCAAAAGAAAAAAGGTCAATACCTTATAATTAAGGAAACTGAAATTGAAGTCCAAATTTTAACCATTGTCAAAGAAAGATTTAGATTCCAAGAACCAAAGTAAACTTTTGATTTAGACATTTAATTTAATTTCAAGTAAATTCATATTTTTTTTTTAAATTGTGGAAATAGTTATTTGATTGCTTTTATAAGGCTGATGCATCGGAAGTTGATCATTATCGATGACCCAATTTTTTCTTAATTTAAAGCGCCTCATAAACCATTCACTAGACCATTCGCCAATCAGATAACAAGTCATAATAATAGCAATTGTAATCACACCTAAAACTATTGCGCTAAAGATCGTGCTGACAATCAAATAGAAGGTCAGAATTGGATCTGAGCGTAACAAATGAGGTTTTGAAATCATGAAGAGGTCAACACCTATTTCAAAACAGAGAATGAGTACAAGAAATAGACAACATTTCTTGATGCGCGTAAATCTCTTTCTCATGTCACCCAGAGTTTTAATTGGCGCGGATAGGCTTTTATTAAACGGGATATATGGGAAGATGAGAGATACCACCATCATATAAGCCACACATGAAGTTACCCATGAAACTAGATATGATAATTCAATCAAATCCGTGGATGGAATCGCAAGATCACTGGGATGAAGATTATATAGGACCCCGGCTTTTAAAATTAATGTGACCATCAAACTCAATAACATTGGGGCACTCGAGCGTTCCAAGACATAAGTTTTTTGAATTTCTAGATGAATTTTGTATGTTAACGGACATTTATAATATCCAACCATGTGGGTACTCAGATTTGTTTGACAGCCTAAACAATTAAATTCGATCAACCCGTTCTTTTCGGGAGCAAATTCTAACTTCTCCATGTAGCGCGCTTTCAGACATTTTTGATGATATAGAGCATTGCATTTTCCACCACAGAGCTTGCCTAATGGTTCTAATTTATCATTACACCCCATCAAACACCAGTTTAATTTTCTATCCTTCTGGCAGATCAAACATTTGTTAGTTTGATTTATGTTGATTTGATTTATGTTATTTTTATTTTTAGTTTGATTCATGTTAGACTTATTCTGATCAAAAAAAAAGTTTAATGATTTAAATTCAATTTTTCAATTATTTTTTTATCTAAATCGTTTTATCAACCAGTTTTATCAACCAGTTTCATCAACCAGTTTAGACGGTTGATTGGGTAGCTTTTTCGCTAGTATTACTCTTAGCTTTAGCCAAAGGGTAAGAAGCTGCTTGAGCGATACCACACATGTTGGGATCAGTGCGGTTCCAGTAAACATAACCATCTTCGCCCCAGGAAGTTCCCCAGCTATTTTTGATTACATAGAAGGGGGTTGTGTGAGCATCATTTGCTACGCCGTAAGCAACAAGGGTCACACCGTGGTTAAGATCAGAAATATCGCACTCAGTTGAGGTGTAAATACCGGCTACGTAGTTCATAAGATCATCAGTGGCACAGATGGCGACTGAAATCGGTCCGATGGTTGCTAGAGAGTGTAAAAGTCCGGCACCGTCTCCAGCTGTGACATTGACAACAGCATAAATGGTGGCTCCAACATCAGTAGTGTTGAACGCGCATTGTTCATCAACTCCTTTGTAAGGGTAACCAGTTTCAGTATCAACACCGTGGTTAGTTAGGACGTATTCCATGGCATAGCTCATCCATCCACCACCGCATCCATAGCAAGTGGAGACACAATCAACTAGGTTTTGTTCACTGAGAGAAACCAGGTTTCCAGTTACGTTAGCGTGTTGTCCTTCCATGGCTCCAACTGCTGAGAAAGCCCAGCAGCTACCACATTGTCCTTGATCCTTGACGTCATCAACCCAACCATTGGCTCGCCAGTCAACACTTTCTGGCAAAGCGCTCAAAGAGTCTTGGGTCCAGCTGTGAACAGGGCGGGGAACTTGGCGAACGGGATGGGATGGAGGAGGGACGACTGTGCCTTGAGACCGATGAAATTCGGCCGAGGACCAATCAGTTCGGCTAGTCCATCCAGCGGTCCAGGAATTCGGCTTGGCATTCTGAAAGTGAATGCGTTGCATGTTGATAATGAAGTTGTTGAGTCTTTGAGAGTGTTCTTCTCCGGAGTAAGACCTGTTAAAAGTTTGGCAGTACAGTTCGAAAAGGTTTTCGTTTGACATGTCAAGAGTAAGAACATCTTGACACGTTGTTTCATGCAAACACAAATGATGCGCACCGTGAGCCAATGCGAATAAAGCTAGAAAAGCAAGGATATATTTAAACATCAACTTAAATGTAATTTATCTTAATTATGATTTCACAATTCAATTTTTTCCATCTCAATTCATTCCATCTCAATTCATCGGAAGAGTTGGTTGAACTGAGCTACCAGATGTGATGACAACCAGTAAATTCTTGATTAGGTCCGCCTTGGCCTTATCATCAAGAATATCCTCATACTTTTTGAGAATTTCACCAATGATCTCTGTTGAAGCTTCAGTGATATGCTTCTTGGCATCAGTGTAAGCCATTGCTTGTTGTTTAACCAACATGCTTTGAGCAATTTCTTTGGCGTAATTCATATCAGTCAGGTTAAAAGCCGACACCTGCACCCCAACAACATCCAAAACTTCCTGAGATCTTTCCTGAAGTTCCTCGCGAATACTTGAATTAGATGCTCGGAGATCATCATATGAATATTGACTAACAACCTTTTTCAGAATCGCATCGGCTTGATTGTAAATGTATTGTGACGGATTATCAATTCCAAGGAGATATCGTTCTGGTCTGACGACGTTGTAGTTGATGATTCCAGAAACAACCACTGGATTACCAACCTTATCAATGATCTTCGAATTTTCTAGTTTCATTGACGAATCTCCAATAAAAACCTTTTGAACATCGAAACCCCATGGATGCCAAACCCAGCTCAGGCCTTCTGAAAAATGTTGTCCAGTGTACTTACCAAAATAGGTCCCCACAGCGATATGCCTGGCTGGACAAGTAATTAAACCTGATCCAAGAAGGTGTAGCGGAGAAGCAACCAGATTTAAGAGCCCGCCAACAACAAATTCCGTTGTATTCAGTTGTTCAGGAACAACTCTTGGAATGGAATTCTTGGATGGGTCAGGTGGTGAGCTAGGTGATTGAGTGGAAGAAAGTGGTCTGAGATTGACCGAATTTACTCCTTTCTTAATATGAGGAGTGAGTTGTACAATAGATCGTAACATGAATTCTTTAGTTAGTTTAGTATTGTGCAAGGCTTTCAGTAAATCTCAAAGTGAATCAATTTTATGATTGTAAAATTGATTTTAGTAAATTCTTTTAATTTGTCAGTAAAAACCAAAGGCATGTCACAACCCCCATTTTTGCAAGCCTGTCAATATGATATTATTTCAAAAGATGCGCTGGTCTGGGAGAAATTCTATGACGAATATATTTTGAATCCAATTCCCCAACAATTCTATCATCGTGTTTACTCCAATAGCTTAAGTTTTAATCCTCCAACTTTTTGGGCAAACAGCTTTCAAATTTTGATCAATAAACAAAGAACTACCTTGGCGGATATTAACCTAGACCATATCATCAAAGACATGATTAGATTACTTTTGACCTATCCAACAGTCTATATGACAATCAAAACTGCTGGAACTGAGGTAGATTTAAATATTCTCAAATTGGTCAGTGAATTAAATAAAGAAGATAGTTTGCGAATCCAATATGGAATTCAATCAGATTCAACAATGCTTTATATGATGGTAATTGATGTTGACTTGAATTACTGTTTAAATAAAAAATGTAAAAAAAGGAGTACTTTAAAAAAGTATTTTCATCGGAAACCCAATCCTGAAGTAGATCCTAAAGAAAATTCAGAATCTCAAATTAAACCTCAAATGATGTGGGAGATTGATTATCTGAATCATAATCATGGTCTTCGGATACATCATCCTGAATGTTTAGACTTAAGTTTTTAGGTTTTAAGTTTCTGGATTTTAAGTTTCTAGGTTTTAAGTTTCTAGGTTGAAATAAATTCTCAGGCTCAAATAATTTTTCAGAAGGCAGTCGGATTGATCGGTGAATCTTTGATCTCTGAATGCTTCGAATGAAATATGACATTTCATAAACGGTTTTGTTCAAAGATTTCAAATAGAAATGAGTCAATTGAATTAAGTACATGTCATCTGACTTGCGGGTAGCTTCTTGGAAATTTCTATAATAAAATGGATATCGGCGACCAAGTAATTCTTCGACCGCTGGATGGCGATTAATCAACAAAGGTGTATTGCGGACAATGCACTCGATGACGGTGTTGGAAACACTACAATCAACCAAATTCAAAAAGACAATGTTCTGAGATAACAAGTGGTCATATGATAAATTATCAATATTTTCGAAAATTTGAACTGATTCATCTTTTTTCTTTAACATATCAACCATTCCAACTAAATATTTATTATTTTTATAAGGAGCAATAACACTATCTGAATGACCTGACCCTTGATGCCCTGATCCTTGATGACCAGATCCTTGGTGTCCAGATCCTTGATGTCCACAACATTTGGTGTGACCTGATCCAGTTGGATGACCGCATGGACCTGTGCAGTCACATGGGAGGTTATGTGTGCCAGCACCAATTTCCAGAATATTATCAAAATCGAAATCGGATGGTTTAAAATAGTTATCATTTCCGGATCCTTTGAGAGCAATCTTGTGCAATCTTGTTTCAAGTTCGTAAATTGCATATGAATTACGATACCATCCTCCAATTTGAATTATGGATTTGAAACGGTTATTGCGGAATTTGTAAAAGTTAAACTTGATTTGAGGAGTTTCAGTAGGATGAATTAATCGATCAACTCTGATGTATCCATATCCGTGCTCTTGTAAGGCATTTCGGACCCAATCCCTTAAATAACGAGAGAAGACATAAATCCCTTTGCATTCTTTTAAACTTTCTAAGAAAGCTGGTTTAGTGAAAAGAACTTGGCAATTGTAATCTGAGTATTTGGTGTCCAGAGCATGATGTAAAAATCCGACCCATGGTTCCTTGTAAGGAATTAACCCCATTTTAAGATTAAAATTGTATTCCCAATGAAATGTTCGATCCAGAAAGGCATTTAGCATAATTCCATCCGGGTTGTGCATTTTCATGTAAAGATGATTGACAACATAGTTCCAACCACTGTAATGAATATGTTCTAATTTTTCTTGATTGATTTTGTGCATGTTAAATTTGGAAGTGTGGTTTACAATTTCACTTGTCTTACCATATTTTTGAAATTGATGTTTGATTAAATAATCAAGGGATTCATTCAAATTATAATCGGGTTGTCCAATTTTTTTTGATAATCCGTAATGAAAATCAGGTCGGACTTTTCCAGATAGCTTGTAACTGATTAAATCCGTGATCTCTGATTCTAAATCTTTGAGTTGGTTAGGGCTGTATTTCTTTTTCGATGTTTCCCGATAAATATCACTAATTAGTTTTCTACCTTTCAAAAGATTGTCAGCTTCATCATTAATTTGATCATCCCCTAACTTGTTATCAGCATCAAAAGATTTATTCATGTAATTAACAATTTCTTTTGATAATCCTTTCTTTTGATCAACGATTGTTCGACTATCAACAAAAACCGGAGGACTTTCTCTTTTAACCATCGATGGTAAACGGTGTGAAGCGGTAGTCAAAAGTTGATAGTTGGTAACGGCAATAGTCAATAGATTTTGACTAATCCGCCGGTGATGTTTGATGACATTTTGATGCAACTTGAGTAAGTCATCCAGATTGAAATCAACTGGCTTACCGCACATCTGGCGACAGCTAGGACATCCGGGTAATTTATCATTGCCGGCGACAACCAAACTTTGGCTCAACGGAGGTTGAGTCGTTTGTTTGCAATACTCACACTTAATGTACATCGGAGTACCCAGATCATTCAAATTAAAATCATCCAGTAAGTTTCTAACTTTTCTGGTTGAAAAAAGTGATATGAAAGGTGTTCCGGTCATTATACTAAAGATGTGGGAATGCAATCTGACACAAATACTAATGTAACTGTTGTGAAGAAGAGTCAAAACTGCTTCGAAAGTGTAAGGCCCCTGATGGATTTGTAAAGACGGGGCGTATTTTTGTATTTCTTGGGAAATTTTAAAATCATTCATCTTGTTGGATGGATTAGTATCCAACGGATACGCAACAAAGTCATAAAAATCTTTGTATTGTTCAATGAATGTGGCTAATTTGCGAATAATTTTATCGTTCAAACAGGGACTTGCCGGAAAAAGGCTAACGATTGCCTTTTTGGATTTTTTATGCAACGGTAAGGTGTTTGGGACTATTTCAGCAAAAACAAAATCAGGTAAATATTCAACATATTCATTTCCAAATCGTTCTTTGAGAACTTTGGAATCATCTTTGTTTCGGCAAATAAAATAATCAAACATATCAAGATGTCCTTCCTTGAGCAATTCGGGAAATGGCATACCAAACGAATATGCGTGACAAGGAATTTGAGGTTGTTGTTGATAATGCCAGTTCTTAAATTTATTAAGAAAATAAGGACACATGATGTCGCCTCCCCCTAAAACAACGAGGTCATAGTCCCGCCAATCTTTTTGATTCAACTCATCAATCTTGACAAACTCCAGACTGGCTTTATTTAGGACAGAGGGAAAGGAAAGCATGTACATATCGTCTCCAAAATTGTTATGGTTATAATAACCCACAATTAAAGCTTTCATCTACAATAATAGAAGAAAAAAGAAAAATACTTTAGTTAATTCAAACTCTTATTTTTATTTTTTTGTTTCAGCTCAACTCATCTTTTTATCATTTTTTTAAATGTGATCTGGAGAATAAGAAAAGCATATCTCCTGGACTGTTTGTGGAGTATGTTCCCTAATAATATCAATCAAATGATCAGTGTCATTTGCTTCCTGAAGTTGATCATCCATGTCATAATAATGTAGCTTTCTTGGTGCTTTCCAATTGATTTCTGGGTGATCAAGAATTGCAGGATTATCTCCGTTGAGATGATTTTCAACGATATCGCATTTGTTGACTAAAACACTGTTGGCGCTCCAAATCCAGCAGCATTGAACATAATCTTTCAAGTTAAACCAATTAGTTAGCCGTGGTCGCCCAGTGGTGGCTCCAAATTCACATCCCAGAACTCCCAACATTTGAAGATCATTTTTGGTTTGATTTGTTGGTGAATAGCCATCCCAATCTCCAACGTAGGTTTCATACAATTTGAAGACAACGGTGATATTTCGAAAACAATCCTTAGGAATTCCAAAATTCATGGCGGATGGTGTACCGCATCCAGATGAAGTGTTATATGGATATTTTTTAGCCCAATCAATGTCTAACTTATAACCCTGACCAGCTTCCAAAAGAACTTGATATTGAGTTTCTGAGCGAGAGGCTCGTTCAACCACAAATTCAGCTGGATCAACCACTTCAATGACTAAATCATCAGCTGATTTCAGAACAAGCCATCCGCGGTGGCTGGGTCCGATTGGTGGTTGATCATCACCTGGGTATTCTTGAATCATAACATCTTCGATTCGAGTTGCGGTGGTTCTTTCTGCTTTGGCAGCGTAGGTTGGACCAATTCCACTTCCAGTTGTTCCAATGACTTTGTCTTGAGAATCCTTTTCGAGGTGGTCATCAGTGATAACATGAGCGTTATAGGCCACTTTTAGCAATTTAGTTGCGTATTGAGATGGTCTTTTAATCTTAGTTAAAACATCATTAAGCTCATGACCAAGACTTCTAGCTCCGGTTAGAGCAACCACGCAGCCGCCGCCAATTAGAGATTCAATTCCATCAGATTTTGTCCCATCTTTCTGATCTGAAACAGCCGCAAATCCGGTGGGAATGTGATGGGTGACTACTTTGACTCTATGTCCGTCAACTTGTAGATAAATAGTGTGACCAGCGTTTGGTCCTCCGTTAAATCTTCCGCAAAGGGAGTAAGAATTCTTTTGACTCGCATCATTTGTTTTTTTTCCTTTACCTTCATCGCCCCACTGTCCGCCTAGAACAACATCGACGGCAATTTTACTGTAGGCTTTTTGATAGTCTTGAAAAGAAAGTTTCATTTGTGTACCTAGTAATAAACTTCTTTGGGGATGAGTATTCAATTTTGTCCGCTTTGAATAAAAGTTGAAATGACAAAATTGATTAATTTAACCTTAAAATTAAACTTTTAATAACATGGCTCAACACAGAAACTATTCTCATAATCAAGACATTGATTATGCAGATGAGACACGCAAAAATTATGGTCAGTTTTCCTATTGTCCCTTTTCCCATGATGGCAGCTCTGAGGAAGAGCAGGAAAGGAAAGCGCTGGAAAAGAAAGAGGAAAACGATGCTCTTTTGAGGTTACAGGTCCAGCTAATCAAGAGTTCAATTACTATGGTTAACAAGACTACTAATCTCAATGAATTGACTTTTCTAGAGGCTTTTGTTAAGCTCCCCCGCTGGGATCATCGACGATTTCAAATGTCGGATTCACAGAAATTTGGTAGTTATGGTGCAGGGGGTTATTTGGCCAATCACATTGAACTGTCCAAAGAAATGACATTTCAAAAGTGGAAATCAAGTTTTAATAGTGAAAATGGATACGAATTTGCAATGTTTTCCTTTACCAGTGGAGCAACTTGTCCTCTCAGCCTTCAGGAAAATTATGCTCAGTGGCTTTACATTTATGGTCTTTGGGCTCATGGATTGATCGAAGGGCTTCAAACTATTACTCCAGATGCGGTTAGTCAATCAACTCTTCTGAAGTGGGTCAAGTCATTTGTAACACCTGGCCCAGAAAACATATGGAAAATTTCAGATGATCCAGCTAAAATTGCTTACTATTCAGAAGCTATCCATTACATTAATGGCATTTCCGCAATTGTCTCTGCTGTTTGGCTCAACAGTTACAACGCCTCACAAGGAAAGGTGGCTTCAGATCTGCCTATCTCGGATGAGGCTTTCTGGCAGGGTCATGTCCCGGAACATATCAAGACGGTTGATGACATTATGGAGTTTGCAATTTGCATGTTTGATTATCTTCAGATGGCTGAGCAAAACCCGGGATTGATGGTGCAAGAGCCATGGGGTCAAAATCGAAGTCTCGTTCATCCCAAAATGACCCTGATCACTGATTATTGGAAAGGAACTGCCGCGATTGATTATCTTCTTGACAAGCTGGAAATCATGAGGATTTCGATGAAGGATTATCTAAAAGCTAGAATTCAAACTGATTTGAGACTCCTGGAAAGTTTGTCAGCAACTTTTTCCGGTGAGATACTTTCTTATTTTACTAAGATTGATCAGTCAAAGGAAGAGATGCTTGATCAAGCATCACGGATCGTTAACGAGGATGATCAGGTGAAAGTAGCCAAAATAGCAAAAAGTCTTCAGGCTTCAGTTGCCGCAGTTCTTGTTGTTCATTCCGATCTGAAGAAGCGTGTCGTGGCTTATGATGACAATCTGACAAGCACCACCTACGCAACTTATCGACTGATCGATTTGTTTAAGGCCAAAAAGTCTGAGTCTGATGCCGAAGAGTCTGATACTGTTGATAATTACCAAGCTAAAATTGCTCAAACCAGAAAGCTAGTTTCTGATACGTTGTACCATGCTGAAGTTAAAGCTCATGAGGGGTCAACCCTGATTGAAAAGCTACAGACCATAACTGACAATGTTGAGGCTCTCTTGGATGATTCAGAGGAAGAAGAATGTGAAGAAGATTCATGGGATGAACTAGAAGAAGGTTCGGGCAAGAGCTCCAGAGAAGACTCAGAGCAAGATCTTTGAAACTAAAACTCAACCACCAAAAAACTAAAATATTAAATTTTTTTATTTATTTTTTTATTTATTTTTTTCAAAATTAATACATTTGATAAAAAGAGGAAAAACTAAGAAATTTAATATTTTCAATTACGAGAAACAATCGAGATATCTGAATTGGTATTTTCAAACAAGTCTTGAAGATTTACTTTTGTTTCTGAAATTATTTTACGGAAAAATAAAGCTCCTGAGGAACGAACTTTTTTAAGATCGCTGGAGCTTATTTCCGTATAAGTTTTGGGATATGGTCTAAAACGAGGATCTAAGCTAGGATCATCCCAATTATCAAAATTTAATTTTCTTTTTTCGTAAGGTTTATTATATTTATCTAGCACATTGGCAAAATAGTGTTCATCTGGGCAAAACATATTTTGATATTGATTGGTGTGATTAGTGGTAACTAGAAAGTGTGCTGTTTCTTGGTTGACAGCTAACCATTGACTAACCTTTCGAAATTTGCTTTTTGGTAGAAACTTTTTATCTTTGATTTGGTTGTATCTTAGAATGGTATATTGATTTTGTTGACTGTGTGGTGAGATGATGTTAGTTTGTGATGAAATTAGTTCATTATAAATGTGATCAAAATTATAAATTGGGATGCAGCTATCTGAAACCAGAACGAACATTTTATTACTTGGATCAGCCAAAGCAGTTTTAAATAATTTGAGGGTTGCTTTAACTAAGCTAATATCTCCCCATTTTGTTTGGACGTGATCATAGCCAGGGATGATATGGTTTTTAAAAAAACTTTTAACTCGATCCGGATGTTTGGGATGAACATAGATATTGTAGAGGCCTTCTTTGCCTTTGAGAAATTTTTCCCAGATTTGATATTTGTGATTGTCTCCGACTGTTAGAAAACAAAAAGCTATTTTGTCACGGGCTGGTTCTCCTTCAAACCCCTCTTTTAAATTTTTTGTTTTAACAGTTCCAGCGAAAATTAAAACTATCAAGATTAAAATTATTAGCCAAGTTGATAATTCCATAAGTATCTTTTTCCTTTTAATAAATATCCAGAAAAAATTGATTGGGCTTTTTGGTTTTAAATAAACTTCATTAAAAGTTCATTAAAAGTTCATTATGTATATTAAATTTCAAGATTCTGAGGAAGATTATAGTCTACCCATTTTACATTATGGATTGCATTGCCGGGTACCAGATCACAAGTTGCAGGAGTTAGATTTTGAATCTGATAATTATGAATCATTTCAACCAAATCATCATGTTGATTATGCCTTTGATGGGTCTGGTGAAACAACCGACGACTCAAAAAAAGAATATACTTTTCATTTTACCCTTCCAGAAGGATATGCTCGGTTTGAGGAGAATGGTTTCAAATATGTTGTAAATTACGAACAAATTAATCCAATTTTGGCCACCAATATTTCTACCACACATCATTATCAAACTCATTTGTGGTCAAACGCAAATTTAATTGAAATTAAAGAATTTATTGTTCGCGCTCGTCAATACTACTATTTAAACATCATTGCCCCAACAGCAGTTGATGATGAAATTAATTGTTACCTTTACAGTGATGATTATTGGGAATATTTGGGACGGTCTCCCAAAAGACCTCTCGAAACACTCTTTCTGCCCGACAAACTCATCAACTCAGTAATTAAGGATATTGATAATTTTAGAAAACCAGAAACAGAAGCTGAATACATTAAATTTGGTAAATTTTACAAAAGAATTTACTTGTTTGAGGGACCTCCGGGAACAGGAAAAACTAGTTTGATTAGGGCTTTAGCCTCACGCATTGATCATGATGTCTCAGTCATCAGTTTTGGACCTAAAGTAACTGATGGATCTTTAATTTCAGCTGTTCGTAAAATGCGAGAATCTTCTGTTTTGTGTCTTGAAGATATTGACACTCTCTTTGAAGAAAGAAAGAAGAATGATGATCAAAGAAACATGGTTACTTTCAGTGGTTTGCTGAACACCCTAGATGGGATTTTATCAGCCCATGGAATGATGGTTTTTATGACAACCAACTACAAGGATCGCTTGGATTCAGCTTTGACCAGAGTTGGACGAGTTGATTACATTTGTAAGTTTGATTTCATTAAAAAGCCTGAGATTAAGAAAATGTTTGAAACTTATTTTCCAGATCAAAATTTTGATGAATTTTTCAAGGAATATAGAACAAACCACTTGGCCAAAGTTTCTTCGGCAGCTTTTCAAGAATTTTTCTTCCTCAACAGAAACTCTACCCAAGTCAAAGATTGTTTGAGTAATTTAGTTGAAATTCATGAGAGCCACAAGAACAAGAAAGATGAAGCACCTGAAGGGTTTTTGACCTAGATGATCCAGAACCCGCAACTAATCTTAAAGAGTTTAACTTTAGATTACCTTTTTTATTGTAAGATTAAAGTTAAATTTAAAATTAAATTTAAAGCAAAATGGGTCAAAATGTGATGTGTAAATCATGCCAAACCGACATCCCAAGCAATGAGGCGATTCATTGCCACAGTATGGGAACTATTGAATATGAATGTATGGACAGAAGTGCTTGTTCAAATAAAATATCAGCTGTTAGAGCCGAGGGAAAACCCACTCGACTGAAAGTTTCAAATGAGACTGCCAAACTTCCCAAAAATGAACAATTAGAAAAATCATTTGGAATTAAATTCAGTGATCTAACTGATACTGGAAAAAGATTTCGAGATGGATCAATTCATTACATCTGTAATAACGGCTGTGGTGATCGTTATTCATGGTGTTTCCTAGATAAAACATGGAGTAAAACTGTTTCCACACCCAAAAATGAGACTTACAGCGATTCTCTTTTTTAAGGCTTAAAGTTTTCTTTTTTTAATTTGATTATTAAGATTTTACTATAAAAATATCTTAATTGTTCTAGAAAATAATTAAGATCCGGTGGGTTTGATCTGCTATAAAATTTATCGAAGACTTATACAAATGTTCTTTTACTTAATCTGTAACGCTTCAATTGGAAATTATCAAGAGAGCAAGAAGAAATATTTAACTACTTTTATCTATGGTACAATAATTTATATACTACTTCATGCTTTTTTGCATACATCTTCATCTCAAATCGCAATTTATCTGAAATCATATTTCTGGGTGGTTGTTGTTTTAGATTGCGCGGCAATGTATTACCTCTATGCCTATTTAAATGAAAGTGATGGCGAAGTGGAAAACACAAAAACTTTAAAATCCCTTCTGAGTAGTTTCTATGGACAGCTTTCAGGCGAAGAACAATCAGAACCAAAAGAAAATGCCAAAGAAAATGCCAAAGAAAATCAAAAATATGGAAATAATAAAGATGGAAATAATAAAAATGGTGATGATGTGGATGATGATGTGGATAATAGAAATGCCAAGGATATCAAGGATAATCCTAGAAAAAAACAAGATTCACAATTAATTGATGAGCCAGCAGAGCCAATGGCCTACACCGAAGATGATACATTACAATCAACTTCATTGGCTGACTTACCATCCTTTGTTGATGATCAGGCCTCTGATTCAGGATCTGATGTTGATTTAGATAATTTTGAGATGACTCTCCAATGAATTAGAATGAATTAGAATTAGAATGAATTAGAATAAATCAGGATTAAGTTTTCTTTTCTTGCGAGCTTTTTCAAAAATTTTGTCTGCTTTGGAGGATTCATTCTGATCAAAGGTCACTTGAAAGTAAAGATCTTGATTATTTTTAGAATCAAGATCAATTGTATTTGATAAAGTGGCAATTACCTTTTCGTAAGTAATTTCAAAAGGAAAGACTTGATCATCATCCATTACATAACCTAGGAGGGGTGAGTCCCACAAGCTATGGTAAGTACCACTGGATTCTAATATTCTTTTTTTTTGTTGATAGTGTGTTTGGCTCACTTTCATCATTGAATTAACCAGTTCGCCATCTTTAAGATGAAGCATTGGTAATCCTGATTCTGATTTCCATCCTTCCTTCAGATTTAATTTGGGAATTGAATTCTCTAAAAGCACTGCAAAGAGATGAAATCCTTTCATTTTGTAAATCCTAAAATATCTAAATTGAGGCTTATTATAACCAAGATCAGCCAACCAAGTACTAAAACAATCTTTTAAATCACTCTGGGTAAAAGGAAGATGATCATCATATTTGTAGACTGGATAGAATTTTTGGGCTTGATTAAATAAATAATAGAGAATGGATTTGACTAGAAAGATGCTTTTTCTAGTTTTTACTTGAGTAATTTCTGGATCTAAATTCAATTCTTCCATTTGATTTTCAAATGTCTGAGATTTTTTGTGGATGGCTAAAGGATCCCAAACTAATGGGATCATACCAATATACTTTCCCTGAAAATTAGTTTCCTTTTGGTATTTACGGGTTTTGGCAGATGGTCGAATTGGTAATAAAAAGTCGTTCCATGACATAGACTTATTTAAGATGACCCAGGACCTAATATCAATTTTATTTTGGATTATACAAATACATATAAATCTTTCCATCAAATTTGAATGATTTAACAGCATCAAGAGCGACCTTAAAAGATTCTTCTTTCGGATATCCAAAGACCCCAGTAGAAATTTCAGGAAAAGCAATTGTTTTAATTTTATTAGATTTAGCTAATTCTAAGCAATTTTGGTATGTTTTATATAATAATTTGAAATTAGGTTTTTCCTCATTTTGTTTTCCATTTTGCATTTGTGGGCCAACGGTGTGGATAACATAGGTTGATGGTAGCATGAATGAGTTGGTTAATATCGCACCAGCAACTGGTATTAATTTATTTTTAAGTATTTTTGCACAAGCTAATCTTAATCGGGGACCAGCCCCATAATGGATTTGATTATCTAAACATTTATGACCAATTTGGAAACAACCTAATCCTTGGCTGTTGGCTGGATTGACAATTGCATCTCCTGGAAAGTTTAAAATATTACCACGAACAACAAAAATATTATCAGTTATTGATAATTGTGGAATTGGTTCCTGAGGTTTAATTGGATTTTCCACTTTTAATTCATTTTCAATTGACAATAGTATATTTTCAGATAATGGTTGAGTATTTGTTGTAATCAAATTATAAATTTCACTAGACATTATTTCTTTATAAGTATATTTTTCTCCTTTGTTTTTTCTCATTATACAAATAAAACAAGTAAGATGAAAGAAACATTTATTCCACTCTTAGTGTTGTTAATAGTTTATCTAGTTTTATCATTGAATTACAAGAAAGAGAATTTTGAAGCTGCTCAAAAATGGCAAAAGAGACGTCAAAGCATCCATACCTCAGAAGTTCTAAGTCCGGAAGTCAATCCTCAAATCTATAAAGTTGCTAGATCTCTGATTAAAAAAGTCAATCAAGATCTCAAAGTTAATTATCAAATGGGAAAGTTTGATAATGTGATTGAAGACAGTGATAATGAGGGAAATCCCCGTTACGTCCTGGATTTCTTTGTTTATAGCATCAACCACAAGCAAGTCAATGATTTAAACCGTCGTTTAATTGCTGATGTGACAGTTTATCCAAAAAACAATCAACTTCAAATCAACACCCTTAACTTCAGTAATGCCATTAAGGATCAAGGTCCCCAACATTTATCTCCCTCGGATGATGTTGTTGACGGGAACCTAATTTTGAAGCCATCTTTAACTGGTCAAGATTCCAATCCATCCGCAGGGCCTCATTTAAAGTCTTGGAGAGGAACCCTGGAATATGGAAAATTTGCTGCTCCAATTGAGCTAGATAATTCTGATCCAACTAATTTTCAATCATGGATCTTGCCACATCAGATGCAAGAAAAGAAAGATCTCCGGGCATTTCCTTGCCGAGACTATGGCGATTGGTGGGATACTGATTCAATTCCTTTGACTAAAATTGAGGAAAATGGAGTTCGTAAACTGGGTGGTGAATGCGCTAAAAACTTTGATTCAGACTTAGCTGGAGCCAAAGATACTCAACCTGGCAAAGAATCTGAATGGTGCTATGGATCCTATAATACCGCTACTGATCCTAGACATGTTACGGGGCAATTTTATCCATCTCAGCTGGGCAATCCATCAACTAGACCCAAGCAGAAATACAATTGGTTATTTACGGCCGAAAGAGGTATCACTGGAAATGCTCACGGATCATCGGCACAAACCGGGTATTAAATTTGGAGTCAGATTTTATTTTATTTCCTTTTATAATTTAAAAGCTGATGGTAAAGCAATTAAAATTTAGATCTCGTAAACCAAGTTCTCAATCGGCTTGGTTTAAGTTTTACTTAAAATATAAATATTTTATTTGGCTTCTAATTGGATCCATAATCATTGTTGGAACAATCTTCTTAGTCTTATACATAACTAAGCAAGGGCCTTTTGCTGATAGTTCTGGTTCAAAGCCAACTCATCCTCCACCAGGTCCTACTCCTGGTCCTGGCCCAGGTCCGGGTCCAACCCCCGTTAAGGGTAAAATAGTGGGTTCATGGGTTAATGTGTCTAGCCCGCCTTTTCAGCAAATGTCAACTCAAGATTTAGTTATGTTGGCTTCATACTCACCAAATCCATGGTCAACTCTGTACCCTTGTCAATCTGGATTTTCAATGTTCCCCAAAGACTTTTCAGTCTTAAAAGCTTTAGTCACCCAAGCTAGAACAAAAGGAAAACAAATTCTACTATCAATTGGGGGATCTAGTTTTGGATTACCTGAATGGCAAGATATGTTGTATAAATACACTGGATCACCATCAACCGGAGATTGTCAATGCGATGGAGGTTACTGGTTTGGATGTACCGGAGACCCTAAAAATTGTTGTAGTGATAAAGATAAAGCGGCTGGTAAATGTGGAGGGGTTTATACAGTTACTAGCAAAACTGGACAACCGTGTTGTCCTGGTGGACATCAATGTTGTTGTGGGAATAATAAAAAGTTAGAACCGATTGATCCGACCAAGCCAGATGGTCCACAACAATGTGTTTCAAATGTTAAAATCCCAGATTGTCCTCATTATGGAGTCATTCCCGGAAAAGAAACGATTTTGAAGGCCTGTCTGGATGATCCAAATAAGTCATCATCAGAGAAACATAAATGTATTTTGGACAATACTGATCCTGTTCTAGCTTATGTGAAATGCTTGGAGGAAACTGGTGCTGATGGAATTGATTTTGATTTTGAATCACCTGATCCAGCGGGGGTTTTAGCAACGGCCTTAGTGAAATTCGCTGCTGATCTCAAAACCGCAATGGCGGCCAAAGGGAAACAAATTTATTTATCTATCACACCTTTGTCTGGAGCTAGTTATCAAGCCCAATATCACGCAATTTATGATTCACTAAAAACATCAACATCACCTTTTGATTACGCCATTCCAATGTTGTATAATGGTGGACAATATCCATATGGGTCCGCAGCTCAACCCCCAGCTCCTCCATTTACTTGGAATTCTCTTTTAGATTACTGGCGCAAAAGTGTTTTAGTTAAAGGTGTTAGCAATACCAAACTGATCGCAGCTTTTATTGAATATCAATCTAAACCAGCTTTTGAGTGTGGTGATTTGCAACACTTTTTGCAAGACTATATTGTTACCCCAAAAGATGATGGTGGAAACAATGTAGATGGAGTTGTTTATTTCTATTACTCAACTGATTATAATATTGCTCTTCTGGAAACCAATTTAAATAAGACAAAAAAATGTTTTCAAGATAATCAATGTACCTTTAGCTGTTAAACTCTTACTTCAACCTATTCCCATTCAACCTATTCCCATTCAACCTATTCCCACTCAATAGTGGCTGGTGGTTTAGATGATAAATCATAAACTACTCGGTTAACTCCTTGAACTCCTTTTTGAATTCTATTTCCAATTTCAATTAACTTATCAATTGGAATCAATGATGGATTAGCTGTCATACCATTGGTGCTGTTAACCATTCTCAGAACAATCACTTCTTCATAACTGCGATTATCTCCTTTGACTCCAACTGATTTAATTGGTAAAAGAATTGCTGCGGCTTGCCACACTGCTGATTCAAGATCAAATTCTCGTAGACTTGTTCTCAAAATAAAATCGGCATTTTGAACAATTTCTATTTTTTCTTTGGTGATAGCCCCCAAGATTCTAATGGCTAGGCCTGGTCCTGGAAATGGGTGACGTTTGGTAATTTCAGATGGTAATCTGAGTCTTTGAGCGATGTTCCGAACATCATCTTTGTAAAGTTCGCGAAAAGGCTCGAGCAAAGTGCAGGGAAGTGTTTCTGGCAACCCACCAACATTGTGATGAGATTTAATTGTTTTACTAAATTTAGTTTTTCCAGATTCGATCACATCTGGGTAAATTGTTCCCTGAACAAAATAGGCTTGACCATCATCTTTCAGTGGAGACTTCTCAAGTGATTCTTTTATTTGCTGACTAAATACATCAATAAAGGCGTGACCAATGATCTTTCTTTTTTTCTCGGGATCTTCCACATCAGCCAATTCAGACAGAAAATGATTAGATGCATCAATTAATTTTAGTGAGCAAGATGGTAAAAAAGTATTTAGGGATTTAAAAACTTGATCAACTTCATTCTTTCTCATTAATCCATTGTCAACCAGATAAAATTGTAGTTGGTCTGGATGGCAACATTTACTTAATAAAAGACCAAGGGTGCTTGAATCAACTCCACCAGAGATGGCTAGAAAGAGACGATCTTGAGGTTTTATTTTATTTGTTATGTTATCTTTCAATTGATCAAACATGATTAAACAATCATTGATGATGTTTTCAGGTTCTATTTCAAAGACTTCTCCAAGTAATTCTAATCCACCTTCAGTATGATCAACTTCTGGATGAAATTGTAATCCAATTCGTTGTTTTCCTTGAGAATTGTTAAATTCCCAAGCAACTGGATGATTATCTGAGTTGGCGGCAATAAAATCCATTGTATGTTTTTTTTCAGGGTCAATTACAATAAAATCCTGATGAGACATCCAAGCTATTGAGTCAATGTTGTCATAGAGAAAATTAATTGGTGTTGGGCCATATTCTCCAACTCTGGTTTCAAAATCATATCCTTGTTCTTTAGCTAAAAGTTGTGCTCCAAAACAAATTCCTAAAACGTTGTGGTTAAGTAAGTTTTCTTTAACCGTCCAATCCATCTTCATTTCTTCAACTGAACCTGGACCTCCTGAAAGAACAATCCAATCATACTCAGTTAAATCATCTTTCTTGGGATTAAACTGATGACAGTCAGTCAACTCAACTTCAAGTCCTAAACGATACTTAATTTTATGATAAATTAAATGGGTGTACTGCGATCCGAAATCGACAACTAAAATTTTCATTTTTAAATGTTCTTAGATTCTGATTCTAAGAATATTTTGAATTTGTAAAATCAATTTTATACACAAAATTGAATTTATCTTTAGAGATTCTTCTAAGTTAAAATGAAACCATTTAACATAAATGTTAGGGTTACTTATGGGTATGGTTTGCTTATTGAACAGGCCAAAGCCCCTCAAGTGCTTCAGGATATGATGATGGAATATCGTCATGGAGGTTGTTTCTGTCACGGGATTCGTGAATTCATGGAAGAAAAAATAGGTTTAGAAAAAGGGGCTTTTAATACATTATATTCTCTAGCTCCATTGAATAACTTGATCTATTTGGATCATGGGTCTTTTGATCAATTTGAAGAGTATACTCCACTGATCTACACATCTCCTAATTTTGGTAGACATTCTCGAAATACAATTAATTTTGTGACCACCCTTGAACTTGATTTAGACCAGTACATTCCTCCGATGCCTAGGGAAAAAATTACTAGATTAAAGAAATTGGAGGAGAAACTTAAGGAAGAACCTCCCTTGATCCTGACTGATGCTGAAAAAAATGAGATTGATGCATTAAATGATGAATCACAATATGCATCCAATCATATTGCTTTAAGTCTTGAGCAAGAACAGGAGATCATGAAACAAGTTAATGATGTAATTGGATCTTGTGATCCTGAATTTGATCTGGGTAGACCTCCCAATTATTGTCCTCCAAAAGCGGTTAATTTCTTTCAGAAAATGCATGATTGGTATTTGGAGCGTGGTGTTGATTATCCGGTTGGGTGGCATTATGAGATTCATTTTGGATTTCGTTGGGATTGTCAGATTTGCCGTTGTTTTACGAAGGATCCTAATCTGGATTGGTGGGAGCATTCGAATGATTCGAAACATAAAAAATTTAATGGTAAAGTGTGTTTTGATTGTGATTGGTGTCATTGCTATGGGTGCTTGACGCCGGCTAAATTAAAAAAGCATCAAAGAAGATATCCAAAGCATCGAATTGTAAAGTATGCTAATTTTGCTGATAATAATCAATTTGGCTTTCGGTCTCAAAAAGCACATTTGCAGTGCATGAAGTATCTATCCAATTTGGACAATCAAACTTCTGAAGATTCAAATCATAACAACGCCAAAGAGTAGCAATGCTTGAGTTAAGACCAGCTGGTCTTGTTGTTGTTGGACTTGTTGTTGCATTTTGACTTCCTTGGCAATGAAAGGTGCCATTAAACATTTGATTTAATTTTTCTTTTGAATAAATCACATCAGTTTTGATTTTATTTTCTCTAAAAGTTTGAGTGCTATCAGTTTGGTCAAAGAGATGAAGAGTATCTAAGAAAAATTGCTCTTCATCAACCCCTGGATAACACGTTGCATGTTTCAAATATTCATGTTTCCAAAAATCTTGGTTTGGACCATCTGAACTGGGCCATTCAATATTTAAGATTGGAATTAAATACTCAATTTGAGAAAGATTAAATTGAGCTGATTTGTTGCAATATTCCGGATAAGTATTGTTGGGATATTCAGGCCATAACCCATGAATAGTAAAATCCAACTTCGGATTATTGGGAGCCCAGAATTGGACAAAAATTAAGAAAAGTGATGAAACTAGAAGCGGAGCCATGTTTTACTTTGGTTTTCCTTCTAGGATGATTTAAAATTCAATTTTTAGACCGAGATACCAAGTCTTTTATGCAAACCCTTTTTATGCAAAACGTAATCTTTAAAGATTCCCTTGCAAATAACATCTAATTTCCTTCCTTCATTAGAAATTCTATTTTCTGGAGTGGCCAAATCAACTCCGGTGACCAATCCCAATCCAAGGCATTTTTCAATCACAAAACGGAAAACATATCCATCATCCCATCTTTTGATTAGGAGATATTGTTTTGAAGTATAAAAATCAAAGACTTTTTGAAGAATTTGATACCCTCTTCCTTTTTTAAAGCCAATTACACCTGATTCAATTCCAGTTTCCTTTTTTGATCTATATGGTCCAAGGTGATAGAATAGATCTTTATGTTGAAAGGCTTTTTCTACCATCCAGTCTGGTTCTATTTTTTTTAAAATTAGTGAATCGCAGTCAATCCAGACTATGTAGTCGTGGGTTTGGCTGAATTTTCTGATCGCATATTCAAAACTAGCTATTTTGCGGAACCATCTGGAGGCTTTTCTGTTCCAAATGTTGTTAAAAACTGCTTTATTGTCTGGACCTGGTTTAGCTTGTCCTCCTAGGTAAGTCGGGATAACATCTCGATTATTATGCAACCATTCTTTGAGAAAGAGGGATTTTTCCAAATCATATTTGACAATTCGGGGGTCATTAAATAAATCGTTCATTTGAAATCCTTCAAAAGCAACAATTAAAGTGTCTTGCATTCCAGAGTCAAGATAGGATTGAACCATAGCTTTCCCACTGGCTTCGTAAAGATCTTTAGAAAAGCTGGTGACGTAAATAATACTCATTTTTTAATTTAGTAAAATGTAATATAAAAAAGCTGGAAAGTCAACTACAAAAGGAACATAAACAAAAATTGAAGTTTACTTTTGTATAAAGGTTATATTCTAACAAAAGTAAACTTAATTAAACAAGATGGTAGCCCGTCGTTTTTTAAAATTAAAAGATGCTTTCGAAAGATACCTGAACTTATTGCTCAGGGATTTCGAGTTAACTTCTAAAGACCTTCAAGATCCAACTGTTTTAGCTAGTCTAGGTTCCTTATCAGAAATGACAATGAAGGAAATGTATTCGGCCCGTGAATTAGTTAAGATTGATTTTAGTTCGGCGGTTAAAGAAAGTCTTCAAAAAAGATATTTCTATGATCCTCCAACTTATACCAGTGAAGATCTTGATATTATCGACAAAGCACTTAAAGTTCTTGATCAACATCCACCGCACGACCAGCGAAGCATGACATGGTACAGCTTCAGACAAGGTAAATTAACAGCAAGTGATCTCGCAAAAGCCCTTGGTGAAAAAGGGGATAAAAGTAAATTAGACCTCCTTTATCAAAAAGCAATGCCTCTCCAGCAGTATATTGACAAAAGATTATCTTTCTCTCTAGATTCAAAGCCGGCCATCAAACATGGCAAATGCTATGAAGATGTAGCTGTTGCTCTTTATGAAAAAAAAAATAATGTCACTGTTCGAGAATATGGATGTTTGCCGCATCTCTTTATTGATCATTTAGCGGCTTCTCCAGATGGGATTATCTTCTCTCGAGAAACCAATCCCAGTTATCATGGAAGAATGTTAGAAATTAAATGCCCATACTCCAGGGTAATTAATGGAATCATTAAATTAGAATATTACATGCAAATGCAGCTTCAATTAGAGGTTTGTGATTTAGAGTATTGTGATTTTCTGGAATGTGATGTTCGAACTTATGGTGGAATGGGTCAATTTCTAGATGATTCGCCTCCAGATGGTAAATCATATAGTCTGCAGCATGATGGAAGAGAAAAAGGTCTTCTGTATGAGTATCAAAAGAAAGGAGAAAAATCTTCTTCTTATAAGTATTGTGCTTTAGGATTGAGCAATGATGAAGTTCGCAGTTGGATGAAGGCAACTAAATCTGAGATTGCGGACAATTGGAGGTTAGATGGCAAAGGATTCGTTTATTGGAAATTAGTTGAATTTAATATTGTTCTAGTCAAACGAGATTTAAGTTGGTTTGAGAATGTCCGTCCCGAGTTGGCTAATTTCTGGGCGTCTGTTCAATATCATCGTTCGAATGGATTAATTGAAATCAAAGAAAAGTTGGGTTTGGTAGCCAAAAAGCCAACTCAGCTAGAGTTATTTTTGAAAGATCGTCCTCCAGATGAGATGAATCAGATTAAACTGCAAAATGGTCATCCTGGAAAGGCTAAAAGTAAAAGTAAAAATAATGATGGTATGAATATTTTAGATGATTTGGCTAATTTAGAATTTCTTGACTTGGGAGATGATTCGGATGATGAAAGTTCAAAAAAAAAGTTGAACCCAAAGTTAAACCCAAAGTTGAAACCAAAAGATGATTTAGAATTTCTTGACTTGGACGATGATTCACCAGAACCATCCAGTGTTTTGTTGATTGAAACCAAAGTTAAGGTCAAACAATTCAAATCCTTGGTAGTAATAAAGCCAGAATGAACCTGCTAAGGCTAGACTGGACCAAATTACTAAAGTTGAAAGGGAAGATTTTGAAATTTTATGTTTTTCTGTCCATTGGTCAATGGTGTATCTGTTTCCCATTGATAGATTACATTTCCGGCAAATTGGCCGAAGATTTTTTATGGTTGTTTTCCCTCCTTTTGATTCAGGAATGTTGTGACCAACATCAAAATCCCGAGCTGACATAGTGTTTTGGCACCAATCAACAAGGCATTTTGATTTGAAATATTCACCGATCCAATGTAACCAAACTTGAGTTTTCAGAGCTTCACTAATTTTTTCTTTAGGCATTTTGCAAATATGATTTTTCAGATATGATAAGTAATAAAAAAGTTTTAGTTGTATTGATTTTCAATTTTCTTGATTTGAATCAAGTTTGAATCAAGTTTAAATCAAAGGTTGTTTTTCAGAGATCTGAACTGGTCGATCATAAGAGTATTTTGGTAAGGTTGGTGTGATTTGGCGAGTGCGCTGTGACTGGCACCATGAGCAACACATAAAGCACATTGTGGCAAACAAACCAATGAAGGCTATTAGGACAATGAATCTGATCACTGACCAAAAGATTAGATCAATGTCTATCAAATAGTAATCACAATATGGTTGGCTGGGATCTAAGGTATGGTTCATTTTTGCCAATGAATTTGCCCATCCAGAGGCGGCCAAGTCCATTCCTTGAATGTTAAAGTAAGTATCTTTGTATCGATCTGGGTGGCATAGTCGATCAGTGTCTGGCCCAGCCCAAATCTGACGTGAATTTTGGCTGGCGTTTGAGAATTCATTTACTACTCGAGCTTGTTGGGTTCGAACATAGTTTTGAGCAGAAACTGTGTGAAAAGGAGAATATGAGGTTAGGCTGATTCCCCATTGGTAGCATTTCGGGGACCAGTCAATTAATTTGACTAATTGGTTGGAATAATGATTTAATCCAGAATAATGATGTGGTAGTTGGCAGGAGAGGTCATTAGCGTCATTTTCGCCTTGCATCCATAAAACATTAACGACGGTGTTTTTGGGAAGGACACTGATTGTCTGGTTAAAGAGGCCCCAGTAAGAATCATTGTTATTGATGTCAGTCCAATCATAAGCACGGGCATTATTTTTGGATAAATCTGCAATGTAGACATCTTGACCGGTTTTCTGGTTAAGATAATTTCCAAAGTAATACCACAAAGATGCTCCATTACCTTCCAATCCAGGTAGAGTTTGATTTGAATGAACCCATTGAGATCCATTGAGATACCAAACATTTTGGTTGGTGTGTGGGGCAAGAGCATTTAGTTCGCCTGTGTCAGTGGATGTGTAGTCTCCAAGGATGATGAAATAGTTATCATTGGAGTTGGTACAACTATCACTTTGGACCTGAAGCGCAAAGGCTAAAAGTAAAAAGAAGATTGATTTGATCATTGCTTTTATTTGATCTAAATTGAATAATCAAATTCAATTTTTTTGCTTTAAAAAATTGAATTAAAGTCATCTTCGAATTAATTTGAAAAGAACTTTCTACTAAGTAATTATACAATCTGCGAAATGGCTTTAAAACGTATCCAAAAAGAATATCGAGATTTAACGAAAGATCCACCAATCAATTGCAGTGCTGGACCTGTTGGCGATGATATGTATGAATGGGAGGGTCGTATTTTCGGTCCCGAGGGTACTCCTTATGAAGGAGGATGTTTCAAATTAAAGATTTATTTCCCGAATGATTATCCATTTAAACCCCCTAAGATTAATTTTAAAACACAAATATATCACCCAAACATTCAAAGTAATAACGGGGGGATTTGTCTAGACATTCTAACTCGCGCACATTGGAGCCCAGCTTTAACTATCTCAAAAGTTTTGTTATCAATTTGTTCTATGCTCGATGATCCTAATCCTCAGGATCCCTTAGAAATTGTAATTGCAAATCAATACATTGATGATCGAGAAATGTTTAATACTAATGCCAGAGCTTGGACTCAGCGATTTGCAAATGAAGAATAAAACTAAACCTAAAAAACTAAAAAAAAACTAAAAAAACTAAACTTCAGTTTGGCTAAATCTTTTTCTCTTTTTAAATTAAACTGTAAATTTAATGGCTCGTAAATTTAAACTTCGTGGCGGATCTCTCGATTCGACCAAAATGTTTGTTTTAGGTAGTGTAATCGTCCTTCTAGTTGTTGGCTACTATCTGATAAGTAGTTACAACAACACCCACTATGGACCCACCAAGGAGGCGTTCACTGGTGGAGGTGGTTGGGGTAGTTGTGTTGATCCTCTTCCAGCGAAGGGTGAAATCACCATTGCGGCTTTCATCGCTAAGTGGTGCCCGCACTGTGTTGATTACCATCCCACCTGGAACAAGATCATGAAAGAAGGTAACGCTAACCCAGTGACTGTTCATGGTAAAAAAGTAAGATTTGTTACTGTTAACTGCAGCAAAACCTGTGATTATGCCTCCAAATATGGAGTTGAAGGGTTTCCAACTGTCAAAGTTATGCATAACAAAACTTTACATGAAGATCTCCCCTATGAATCTAGAGATAGCCTAGCCAATGTTTTGGCTTACCTTAAAAAAGATAAGGATGTTTAAATCTAGAATTTAGTTCTAGATCAATCTGAACTAATCTTGAGGTAAAATATCAATCTCAATTTCATTTATTTTTTCCCATAAATCATAATGATAATTTGCATCATTTCCTTGTAATTGAAATGATGAAATAGACCGACAGTGAGGACAAGTCCGATTAACTCTAAGCCATTTGCTCAGACAATCTTTATGAAAATGCTTGTGACATTGGGTTAAACATTCTTGTGTTTCAGTCACATCAGTGATTTCTTCCAAACAAATCAAACATTCGTGAGTAACTTTTCTTTTTTTTTTAGAAGGTTCCCCAGAATCATCTGATTCTTTATTTTTTTCAAAGTGTTCAATGATAATATTGATTAAATTATTATCCAATTTATTAAATGATGCAATATTCATTTTTTTAGTAATGCCCAGTTGATGATCTAAAATAATTTGATAACAACCAGCAACTTTTAAAATAATAAAATATAGATGTTTACAAAAGTTTTCACGTTCTTGATAATCAGGACAGGTGCATTTCAAAAGATTTGGCGACAAAGTTATAACATAATTATTGGTTAATCCTTTGACATCAATTGTCCATGTCTTATCGTGTCGAGCTAAATTCAAAAGATAGAAGAACTGACTTAACGCTCGGTTTTTTCTTTGTTCATCCATGTAATATAGTAGATGATTTGACACAATTGGATTAAGTTCCAAATTCAATTTTTAGCAGGATGACCTGGATTTGGGTTTTTCGGTTTACCCAATCTTTCATTCACTCTTTTCAAAATAATGTGAGGATTCATAACTTGAGGAACATCATTGGGGACATCCAGAGTCATACCTTTTAGGCTTAAAAATTGGCGAGCTAATTGGTATCCTAGGTTAACCAAACTCATTTTAACGTCACTGTTCAAATTAAAAATTTCAAAGACGCTCAAATTACTTTCAACCACGATGGTATGATCTTTGTAAATTTCTCTTTTTTCCCGGGAGGATTTAGATGTTAGGTATCCAATGATGCTCCGATAAACTTCATAAATATTTTCACATTTTCGTTTATTTGGTCTGGTCAAACACAAAACACCTAGGGTTTGGTCTAATTGATCCTTGAAAAGATCAATTGGGTAATTATTAACAATTCCACCATCCATTAAGTGGTGATCAATTCCTTCCAGAGGTTTGAAGACTGGGGGGATTGAGACCGAAATACGAACTGCTTTAACTACTGGCATATTGGGGTGATTTAAATGATTATATTCAACTCCTTCCATGTGACCAGCAAATAATTTTGAACCCATCACAATCAGTTTAATTTTCTTATAATTCCATAAATCTTGGAAAGTTATTAAATTACCTGGTTTATTAGGAATTTTGGCTTCCAACATAATACTAAGAATCGTTTCAACATTAAATCCATTGTCTAAGCCAAAGTCATTAACTAAATTAATGATGGATTCTCCGTTGATACTGTGGAGTAAATCAAGATCAATGTGTAACAAGATGTGGGCCATTTCAGAGGATGTGTATCCTAAAACAATTAGGAGACCAAATAAAGATCCGATTGAAGCGGTCGCAATTGTTTCGATTTGACCAATCAAGTTATTTTCTTCAAGGGCTTTCAAAACACCAATGTAACTAAAACCTTTGCTGCTACCACCGCTTAAAATTAAGTTTTTAATTGGTTTGGGCCCTGGTTTTTGGTCTGACTTTTGAATTTCAGATGAGATTTCTGATGGGATTTCAGTTTTCTTTTCTAGAGTCTTTTCATTTTTTGACATTATAAAAAAAATAAAGAAAAAAGCCCTAAATTTTTTTCTCAGTCGGAAATAAGATGACAACGATGATCAACATCGAGGAGTTGCACCGGCAACACGACAAAAAGGAAGAGGAACGCATTAATGTTTATGATCAAATCCTAAAGAAAGTTCATCAAAAAATCTTGATGACCAACGAACTGTCCAAAGATAAATTCTGTTTTTATACAGTTCCAACTTACGTTTATGGATTACCTTTGTTTAACAATAATAAATGCATTATTTATTTAACCCAAAAGTTAACTGATAATGGTTTTTATATTCGTTACACTGATCCAAATTTGCTCCTCATCTCATGGCACCAGAAACCAATGAAAAGCTCTCCTAATTATAAAAGAATTCAAGATACAAAAAGAAAAGCTCTTGGATATCGCTCAATCGACGATTATACTCCAACAAATCAATTTGTATACGATCCAAATTCCTTGAATTCCTTACATCAAAAAGCGAATCAATTGCTTTATGATAAATGATAAATGATTTTTTAAAAAAGGACAATTAAAAGGTAACCTTACCAACACGGTAAACAGAATCCATGATAAAGATAACAAAAACGCCAAAGATGACAAAAAGGATGATGTCATGAATGTTTTCTTGGACTGGTTCATCTAAATCTTTTAATTTCTCTAAAATTAAATCTAATTTCTTAGAGAATTCAGACATTCTAGGATCCATCACATTTTGGGGATCTCCAAATGATTCTGGTTTTTTTACTAATTTTTCTTGAATAGGAGGTTCAGGCTCAATATCTTGGTCAAGGTCGTCCAAGTTATTATCCATTTGATACGGGTTAAAAGCGTATTCATTCGCTCCGACTGGTTTAATACTGTAATCAGATGGACCATATTCGTTAGGCGCAATGGTTTGGAATTGTTGATCTCCAAGAGTAGGGATTTCTGCATTAACATAACGAGGTTTATCTGGTGCTCCGAAAGAATCTTCGGGGAGATATTGACCAAATTCTGGTTTAGAGTCTAAATGATGATACCTGCTGTTTTTGTTGCTTCTACTTTTCTTTTTATTTTTATTTTTTTTACTGAGCCGTTGATTATTGCTTGGAACAATATCAAAATTTTCACCAAATGCTTCACTTAAAGTCGCCGGCATTCTATTTCTATTCTTATTTATATGATAGAAATTATTCTACCCTTTTTTCTTAGCAGATTTAATTAAAAGAAGTTAAGTCAAACTTCTTTTCCAGTGTCTGACCGAATAATTGGAAAAGATATTTTTTGACTTGGCCAATAATATGATATAGTTTTTTTAATCGCACTTGTGTAAGTATCATTTGGGGGACCTATCCATTGTTGGTGATGTTTTTCAGTTAAAAGATAACAAATTGCAATCTTGATCTGGTTATTTTTTTTTAATTTAACTCGAATCCGTCGACGTTCATATTTGCCATACTGAACGGCTTCGAATTTATCCAGTCGATCCAAATCCTCATTTTCAAGATGAACCACATAACCTAAAACCAACTTTCCTTTGGCTTTGACTAGCGTTCCAACTGCTCCTCCCCAATTCTTCGACCACGAACCGAAGGCAAGTTGATGATTAGGGTAATAGGCCGGTTGAAGTCCACCAATCTTAATTTTTAACCTTGTTTCCAGTTGATCCTTATTGTTCGATCCGTAAGAAAATAAGTAAGGCATTGTATTCTTTTTTTTGTTATTTAAAAGTAAGATAGAAATGAATCTAACCATATTTAACTGTTTCCTAAGTCTAATAATTGTCCTTTACATTATCTGTGCTTCCAAGTACATTGACCGAAAAGATTCAATATTTTATAGTCAATTCTACAAACTAGTATTATTGATTGGTGTTTTGGTCGTATATCCCTACCATCAAAGAGCTGGAATTGCTTTATTAATAATTGCTTTAATAACTCATTTACCAGTTTTTAAGGAGAAGTTTACTAATTTACTTGGTCCGACTCCTCCACCAAATAGGTTAGAGAATGTTGAATCAAACTACGAGGTTATGAAAAAAAAACGTTTAAATGATCAGGAGAAAATTAAGGAAAAAACTAAGGAACGAAAGCTAAGAATGAAAATGTTGGTTGAAAGGGGTCATATCAGTCATTTAGAAAAGGAAATGATTGAGGAGATTGAAAGAACATTTGAAAAAGATTTGGATCAACTTAAGTCTGATAATAAAAATCTGACCAAATTCACAGATGAGGGTGATCCAGTTAATGCTGGATTACTTCCGGAAAATATAAATTTAGAAAATGCTGGATTGAACTATGATTCTTTGATTAAATCTGGTCAAGTTATTCGCTTTTAGGTTAGGCTTAAAGTTCTAGTTCTTAGAGTTTTAGAGTTCTTTAATGAATGACATTCTCGTGCGAAGGATAAAGAACAAAATAATCATGAAAATAAAGATTGGTAGACCAGGTAAGATTGCCAGAGCTATAATCATACAGACAAACATGAATAGAGTCTTAACCAACGAGAACATCCAGCCCATTGAACTGGTAAAAAGATTGAAACTACCAAGGGCTTTGATTTTACTACCTGCTTTCCCTTGTGTTTTAGCCATGCTACCAAAAAAATTAGAGATACCTGCGCTCTTTAATCCTCTTCCTTTAACTGCACCAGCCATTGCTTGGCCAGCACCTCCTTTTCCAGCCATTCCAGCGGCAGCAGCTAAGGCAGCTGGATTTCCACCACCCTGTTCAACTGCTTGGACAATGGAATGTGGATCCTGAATATTAATCAAAATTAGGAGAAGGATAATCACTATAATTAGTTTTTGGTATTTAACTATAATCTTTTTTACTTTTTCCCAGACGTTTTTGATTTGACTATTGAGTGTTATTTCATTTTTTATTTCCTCTGAAGTTTCTTGTGACATCTTAAAACTTTCCTTTTAAAACTTTCCTTTTAAAGTCTAGTTACAAAAAAAACCAGTTTAAACGGTTTGAATTTTGCCTATCAAAGACTTGATGATGAAATAGAACACCGTGATGTAGAGAATGATTGGTAGTGATGGAACAACAGTGATAAAAAGCAAAAAGCAATAAAACAAGAGGATTGATTTTAATATCCACCACATCACATTGACCCCACTAGTCAAAGGTGATCCCATCGCACCCATTGAAAAACCTTTCTTTCCCGCTGGAGCAGCTTTACCTCCATCTCCTCCGGCTGGGGGTGCTTCTGGTGCAGCTGCAGCTCCAGGTGCACCTTGCATTTTGGCCCCCATTTTCATCATGGCCATCGATGGAAGTCCTCCAGATTGATTTAATCTAGCTGTTGTTTGAGGTAAATGAACAGCCATAATTAAAAAGGCAACTAGTGAAATTGCTAATAATATTTTTTTGTTTTTTTTTATTTGTTCCCAAACCACCTCGGGGAGACTTTTTTCTTTCTTTTTTTCTTGGAACTTAATTTCTTTTTCCATTTACTTAATTCTTTTACTTAATTCTTTTACTTAATTCTTGGAAAAAAAATATGTGATTATAATATAATTAAGAATAGATTCAATGACGGAATTAAGTACTCCAACTTTATGTTTAATTGGAACCATCGCTGTTACACTTGCTGTTCCCAAATATGTTCAACTACCTGAATCTTTAGATTTGCTATTTCACGATAGAATGGGTCAAATTCTTTTACTAGGATTGGCCGCCGTAATCGGCTCTTATAACTTTGCCGTTGGATTAATGCTAGCCGTCTTCTTTATGTCATTAATGCTCTCTAGCCCCACTGTTCAAGAAGGCTTCGAAAGCGAAAATGATGATGAACCCGAAGAAGAAGATGATGAAAATCAAAATCTTGGGGAAGAAGATAATTTAGCAGTTATGAATACTGACGAAAACATTGCTTTTGAAGAGGGGGGTGATGATTATGAAGGAGAAGAGTTCACTGATCCTTCTAGTTCCAAAGGTGAACAATTTAAAACCAAAAAAACTAAAAAAAATAAAAACTCAACCAGCTGTAAATTCCTCATAAATCAAATGAACCGAATTCAAAAGCACCTCAAAAAGAAAAGATGTGATGAAGCTGAGGTTAGAAGTGATGAAGCTGAGGTTAGAAGTGATGAACCTCGTGAAAATGAAAATTTTGAAGAGAGTGAAGATGGTGATTTAGAAGAAGGTTTCGGATGCGGATGCGGTGGAAATGGTGATTATCGCAAGAAAAAAGCTAACATGCTGAAAGCAGGAGCTATTGAACCCTTTCAAAATCCTGAACCTCAACCAAATGATTCAACCAACTATGATATTGCCGGATGCCGATATGATCTTCAGAGTGGTCCTCACACTGAAAGTATCAATGGCGCTCCCCTATCCAGTTGTGAAGCCTACAAGAGCGTTGATGTTGGTAACACCGGGACAGTTTTCTATCCCCTGAACTAAAGGATTAACTAAAGGATTAACAATTTAAAAATTTTCTTATTACATTTTAAAGATCATGCCAAAACCGAAAATTGTTGAAGCCAGTGGCGGATTTCTGAGTATTGTTGATGCCAATGTTCACCTTCTTAATAACAGTAAATATTTTGCCGGATTAATGATGTTATTGATGAATCTGGGATCAAGATATATTTCCCTAGAATTAAGTCAAGTTCATGAAGAAATTTTAAGTAATGTTTTTGTTCGTCGAGCGCTTGTTTTTACAATCATCTTCATTGCAACCCGTGATATCAAAGTTTCACTTATTTTTACCGCTCTATTTGTTGTCCTCGTCTCAGGGGTTTTTAATGAAAACAGTCAATATTGTCTCTTACCAGGGAAATATGATCCTAAAAAGATAAGCAAAGAAGAATACCATTATGCACAAACCATAATTGAAAAATATCATAAACAAATAAAAAAAGATAAGGAAACCTAAACCTAAACCCTAAACCTTAGTAAAAAAAAGTTGGACGGCGGCTGGGGTCGGTTGGTTGAGTTGGAATCTTAAAAGGATTGTTCGAAGTAACCCACTCCCTATAGCGTCCACTTAATCTTAATAAAAATAAATTAATTCAATTTTGTGTCTTAAACATAGCTTAAATAAGCTTAGTTTTTTAAAAATATCCATTCATTCAACTAGAATTGATAATTTTTTTAATAATCCAACTCCGTTTGGAATTTGATCAAAAGGTATTCTAACACCTTTTGAATTCAAAGCGAAGAGAAATTGATGAACTCGACCTTTATCGCGTCCTTTAGTGACTTTTCGAGAACCTAACATTCGAATTCCTCTTTTACCAGAGTAAACACTCGAATCGATGATTTGATTCCAGTTGTGTTTTGGTTGATTATTCTCTAGTTCTTTAACAATCTGATTCCTATAATTCATCATCTGATCATAATCAACTATTAGGTTGGGGCATTTGACGTGTAATCCCGTTTTTGTTTGACCGTTTTCAATGACTGAAATCGCTCCAGTGACCCAGACATCTGTCTCAAGGATGCCTTGAATTTTTAAAACTAGATCTTCAATTTGAGATTCACTCAAGGCACATTCGTCAATATAATCAACATCTAGAAAAGCATGAAACTCAGTTCCTGGAACTTCCAAAAGATATTTAGGTTCATCTTCAGTTTGAGTAAATTTTTCTAAGAATTTATCATATAATTTTCTAGGAACATCTAGAAAAGTTGCTGGACGTGACCCAACTTCCATTGATAAGTGTGTTATTTGCCGGGCTTTTTGGAAATGAAAGAGATGCTTTCTAGTTAACCAAGTTTGTAGGCTGACTGTACTAGATGTACTAGAATGTCCAGATTGGTTATAACCACAGCTTTCATCTGCGGTGGATGAAAAGTAGGGGTGAATTAGAATGCTATCTGAATCCATTTCCCAACGGGACAACATTCTTAAAACATCTTTGGGAGGAACATTATGTTTAGTTCGACTAGCAAACTTAATGGCCATTTCTCGATCGATAGTTAAAATTTCTAAAATCTTGACTTGATAGTTATTTTCTTCAGCCAAAGTCAAATATCTCTGATATTCGTTTGATCGACTATTGGTATTGTCGATTACAATCAGTGGCAAATTCAAATTCATTCCTTCTAAAGCATCTTGATAACAAGTTTGATGGGCTTGACCTAGTTGATTTTGATCAAAATAGTAGTATCCATCTTCTTCAAAAAAGGAATCCGCTGAACAAACCCGATCAACTGGAAGAAATTCGCAGATGGTTGATTTACCTGAACCAGATAGTCCTCTTAAAATCAAAAGCACTCTGGGTCCAGTGATTAAATTCATAATTTTTCTTTGATCCGAAAATCCATCTGAATCTAGTTTTAAAGCATCGATTTGAATTTGACGGGGATTATGAATTTTAAGAATTGAAAAGATGTAAGGATCTGTAACCCTCCAAATTTGTTTTCGATCTCTTTCTTTTTTCTTCTTATCTTGAAGACCAGCGTGACTAATAATTTTCTCGCTTGGATCTCGTGCATCTTTCTGCTTAGATAAAGTCAAAGTCAAGACTCGTTTCTCTTTAGGTCCGCTGCTACTACTTTTGAGATTGGTTTGAGAGCAATAATCATGGACAATAGACCTTTCTGCCGGAGATAAGGATCCCAACTTAAGATGCTGTCCAATTTGATAATTCCCTTGAAAATGCAATATCTGATTTTGAAGTTTCTTTGACAGCGAAGACAAAAGAGAACTTTGATCAGCCAAGTAAGAAACCAGCAAGCCACAAATACCACAGATGGTGAAACACTGTTCCTCAGGCAACATCTTCCAATCGTTAGCTTTAATGTTATTGGCTTCCCGAGCAAAAACATTTGGAGCAGTTGAAAGAGTCAAATGATATGAGTGTCCATCTTTGTCATGTACTTTCAAAGCTTGAATCCGATCATCTGAGTAAGAACCCACAACAGTATATTCTTGTTTCTGTCCAACTGGTAACCCTCTTAATTCTATTTCAGATGCTTTGTAGATCAAAGTAACATGATCATTGAGAATTTTAGAATGTTGATAAGAAAATCTCTTTGAAATTTCTCTTTTTGATCCAGGTGACAGAAAGGTTCCGGCAAAAATGATTTTAACAATTTCTCCAGCGTCAAATTGATCTTTTTGAATTATTGGTTGTGTGCCTAACCTAGAAGTGAAGAAATTTCTAGCTGGTGATTTAATTGGCATTTTCTGATATAGATCTAACAATACCAAAGCATCCAGAGCAGCATATTGGAGTTGCTGATCGTTGAGAGGTCTTTGATCCCATTCCCCAGATTGTAAATCTTTGGTTTTATTGAGTTTTCTTTTTAAAACAACTTGAACCAGGTTATCTAGGGATGGAGATGCTCCTTTATCCCAGTCACATTCAATGGTTTCCAAGGCTAATTCTTGTAAATCAATCATTCCATTAATGTTGCTTGATAATCTGGTCATATCACTGCTAACATCAAAACTAATTTTAATGATTGTGGGGTTGAGTAGGATTCGTTGTTCAAAAGCTTCTTTGACTGGTTCTGGAATTTGGCTAGTTGAAAGCATATCCAACAAATAGACTTTTCCAGGGGTAGCAATTTGAATCAAAGCAAGTGGTTCATTTGGGTTCAAGTAATTCCATTCGCAATCAATGCCTAGAAATGATTCTTTTTCGAGTTTTTCAATTTGGTCTAGGGAGGTCAACCATTCAATTTCAAACTTTGGTTGATAGAAATTTTCTAAGTCAGGAGATGAAGATTCAAATTTAACCTTTTCTAGGTGTCCATAAATTCTCTTTAATTCATACAAAGTCCTTTCTGGGGTGGTATGGTGGATAAAGGTTCCGCCATACATTTCCCATTTCTTTTTAGCTCTAATTCTGTCATCAATCAAAATATGTCCTTCATTTGCTTGATAACATTTTTGGTCAGACATGCAAGTGATAACTTCAAATTCAAGACCCAACTTAGATCCACACCATTTTTTTTTATCTTTATGAACCTGTTTCTTACATGAAATAGGTAATCCAGTTAAAATAGTTGGTTGATCAGGAGCAATCTTTAATATTTCTAGCCACATTTCTTGAGCAGCTGGCATCCAATTTAAATGTTGGAAGAAGTTTTCTCGGTGAAGAATTTTTTGCCACATTTTTCCAGGTGGAGTATCTTCCGGAAGATATCCCGTTAGTTCTTTAACTCCTCTAGAAAAATCAACTAAAACCCCATCCAAGTCACAATAAAGTTTTAATTTGTAATCAGGCTTAATCTTCCGCGAAATTTGAATTAAATGTTGAGTTTGGAAAGTTTCTTTAAAAGCTTCCACCAATTCACTGAAAGATAGCTCGTAGTTGGTTGGAACCAGAACACCTCCCATCATCCCTTCAGTTGAAGATGGTTCCTTTCCAGTTTGAACTAGAAGAAGAGCATATTCAGGGTTTCCATTATGTAAGGTTATTTCACCTTTTAATTGGGGTTGTAAATCAATCCGCAAATCATCAATCCCATCCTTAAAGAATTCTTCATAAAACCCTTTTAATTTTCCTTCACTAGCTGCATAATTATCAGGAATTTTAATGATCGTTTCAGGTTTGATCTCACTCAAAGAAATTCCTAAATATTGAGCTATTTTTTTTGGTAAATAGAATTCTAGGATATGATTTTGAACTTTTTGAGGAAGTTTCTCATATTTTCCTAGAGTCATCAAAGATAAATTATTATTTTTGAGGGTACCTAGAAAGGGGTCCCAGGAAATGTTTAGAATCCCATTTAGCTGTACCAATGAGTTTTTTCGAGCCAGTTCCAACAAAAAGGATTTCAAATGTTGAGTAACATCATTTTTTTGAAGAAGTCCTCTCAGAAGTTGCTCTGGCCAACCAGAATTCATTCCAGCTTTGACAATAGTATCTTGACTATGGTCAATCTTCAAGCAGTTCTTGATCCAGTCTTCGAGATTATGAATCAGAATTTTGATGCTTGATTGAACCATTTGAACAAATTTAAGGAAATTAGTTGCTTCCTGGGGATCTTTAATGATGGCAACTAGTTCAGAATTGAGATCATCTGGATTTTGAATTGCGATATACCAAATTCGCTTGGATTGGATTTGTTTAAGGCTTTTCCGGAGTTTAAGAATTTCATATAAGAAATTTTTAGTTCCACCTTCTTTTGCAGCAAAAGACATATTAAGATACCAGGCTGATTTGAGTTTGTATTTCAGTCCATTTGGAAATGAAATGACATAGCCCTCTTGCCAGGTTAAACTTTTAGCTTCTTTGTTGATAGTGGAAATCCCTGTCCAAGGAAGTTTTTTAACCACTGAAATTGAAGATGGAATTTCAACTTTTTCTAATGAAATATACTGTCCACTGGAGTTGTCTCGAATAGCTAGTAGAACCAATTGAGCATTTTCGTGTTGGATAACTCCCACAGTTTTCTTTGGATCACACCATTCAAAAAGAGGAGTATATCCTTTTCGAAGGCACTCTTTGGCAAAAGTTTGATAATCAGTTGAATTCAAGCAGAAATTTTTAATACCTAGAACGGGTTGTCTTCTAGTGCTCCAGATGAGATTTTCGTTGATGAGGATCGGACTTACTAAAGATCCATCGATTTTTTGGTGAATTTCAATATCAGTATTACTCCAATCTAGCTTATCGAATCTGGATTCTTCTTTTTGATTAATATTAAAGAACTTGTGAAATCGGCGAGCTAGAACTTCTCCTGTTTCAGTTGAGATGATTAGTCCGCGGCATTCTCTTTCCAAAGCATCTAACCAACTTTTTACTGGAAGAAATTCTGGTTCATCGTTGTAGTCAAAAGATAAGTAACTTCCTTCTGGGGTGGTGATTAAATATTCTCTGATGTTTGGTTCTCTTTTGGTAATTTCTCGGAGAGATGGTAAAAGATTGCCATCAAAAATAGGAAAAATTCCGTCAAATGTTTCAGAAGGAGATTCGGAAGGCAAAGATAATTGAGTCCGAGAATTAGATTTAGATTCTAAATTAAGTTCAGGTGTCCGTTCTAGGGATGTCTTAATTCCTTTATTTCCTCTTGGATGAGGATGCCTGGGAGCATGACCTACTTTTTTAATTAGAGTTTCCCAATTTCCTTTTTGAAACTCTGCCCCAGGTCCTAGATAATCTTCACCTTTTGAGATAGCCAAAAGAATATCATGATGGAATATTTTATCGAGATCTGCTTGAAGAATGTCGGGTGTAATTTCAAATCCAGGTTGATTTCCTTTGGCAATAAAGAGTCTGATTTTAGTACTAGATATCATAAACTTATTAGAGGCAAATCTAATTAGATCTGGGTAATTTGGATGTAATAAACCAAGTTTGTCAGGCTTAGGTTTTTTTAAGCTAGTATTTCTTGTGAAACCTATTCGATACATTAGTTCTTTTGCTTGATCATCATTCATAATAATCAATTTTATCTATTAAGAAAAAAAAAGAGATTTTCAATTAAAACTTTAAAACTTTAAAACTTTAAAACTTTTTAGCGAGTGTTACTTTTTAGAATTTAAATCTTGCTCCAGCAGAAACTTGTTTGTATCCGTTAGAACCAACCGCAGCACCACCAAAAACGGTTGTAGCCGGGGTAACTGGATGACTAGCTGATACTCCACCAATGTTAACTCCTGAACCAGTACTAAAACTGCTCACATTACCAGCTCGGGTAAATGATGGAGTGACAGATGTTCCACCAGGACTATTGTAAGTTGGTGCAACGCTGTAAGAACCCTGTAAATTTCCAAGGTTGTTACCTGCAGCACTACCACTAACACAATTGTTTGTATTCACAGACATATGATTAAATCTATTATTGAATCTATTATTGAATATTAATTATGAACTAAATTCAATTTTATTGGTCAAAAGTTAAAGTTAAAGGAGGATTCAGTTGAGGGATTCAATTAAGGGAATTCAGTTAAGAAGATAAATCGACATTGATATTTCCTCGATGGTCGCCAATGTTAATGTTACGAACATCGTTTTCGCCTCTTGATCCGGTGATATCATTTAGGAAGCTATCTAATCCACTTGGGCCAGACATTTGACGTCTTTCACCACCTGGAGCTTCTCTGGCCGGAGCGGAAGGAGCGTTAAATGGAGGCCCTCCAGTGGGGTTACCAGAGTTCATAGCTCCACCCATCATACCAGCCAGGGTAGCCTCTTGAGGTCCTTGTTGGGCCATAGTACTTAAAAGTGTTTGTTGCATGTGTTTCATGAGATCTGGGTTTTGGCGAAGAATGTCTTGTGCTCCAGGCAAAACAGATTTGAACATGGTATTTGACAAGTGATACATCAGAGCACTTCCACCCAAGCTCAAACACAATCGTAACTCGGGAGCCAGACTACCTTGATCAGAGTATTTTTCATAAATTTCTTCAAATATCTCATCATAGTCATGTTGCTGAGAATAAACATGATCAGACCATCCATCTAAATAGAAATCAAAAGGATTTGCTTTGGTGTTAAAGTATTCAACAGCGGTAGTGGTTGAAACTAACATTTGGCGATACATTTTGACTGAATTATCCATCAATCTTTCATTATGAAGTTTTTCATATTCATATTTAATTTCTTCGTAATCTGAGTTCATAGTATAAGTTCTAGGAACAATTACCCCCTTTTTCTTTAGTCTTTCTAATTTGCACAACAATTCAAATTTCTTTTGTTGGCGTTCCTCAACAGTCATTGGACGTTCCGGTGGACTGTATCTTGGTTCCGGAACAGAATTGATTGATGTCATGGGAGGTTCAGGAGATAAAAGATCATCATTGAAACTAAAACCGATGTCACCGGAAGGCGGTTTAATTTCAACGGGAGACGGAATCGAATAAGAATCCTGTCTACTTTGAGATGGTTTAAATTCATCCTTTAAAAAATCATCTAAACCACCAGCACTGCTACCAATGTTGAGGTTTAGGTTAGGAGTTTCACTATTTATTTTGCTGTACATGTTGTTAGTAAAACTTGATTTGGGTTCTTCAACTGGAGCACTAAAAGTAACTGGAGAAGATCTGGGGCTTGATCTCTTTTGGCGATCTTTATTAATAATCAAATCTAAGCCAATCGAAGAATCTCCACGTCCAGTTGGTGTTGGGGACCGGGGAGGATCACGAATAACTAAGCTAGGGCGTGAGCGCTGAGATGTTCCTGATGACCCTAAATCAAGGGAAATATCCTTAATATCATCTAACGAGTCTAATTTAAAATCCATACTTCGCAATTTTAAGTCTTACCTAGAAAGAAAAATAATTACTTATACGCATTTCATTCTAAAGTGTTTTTAAGTGCTTTTACATGATTTATGTTTTAGGTTCTGAGATCCAATTTGAGTTTTGGCGCAGGTGTTGTTTTGAGTGTTGTTTTAAGTGTTGTTTTAAGTGTCACTTTGGGTGGCGACTTGGGTGTTGCCTTAGATGGCGACTTAGATGGTGCCTTAGATTTTGGTATGGGTGTTGCCTTGGGTTTTATCTTACCCATTTCGCGATCAATGTAATAGCAGTTCATTAAATAGGCATCAGCTAAATCATCTTTTTTCTTGTGTGTTTCGAAAAACGTATTCCAAACTAGATTATCTTTAATCATTTGTCTGGTGTAAAGAACCGCCAGTTTTTTATTAATTTGGTATTGGCTCCCAAGATGCATGACTGTTTTAGCGATCATGTCATCTTTATCATCATAAGCTTCTAGTTTTTTACCAGCGGAAAAGAAGTTAATATCCTTAAATTTGTCTTTCATAATACCTTTCATCACAAACCATCCATAGAGGAGAATTTGGATGGTTTTCATGGTTGGATTTTTAAAGACTGGTTGGTTTTCAATGATGACATGATCAACTTTAAGAAAATCATTTTCTAAGGAATCTAGGTGAGAATAAAGATTCTGTGATAATTTTAAAATAGGTTGTCCCATAGCTTTGGCTTTTTTGGCAATTTTAATTTCATAGATTTCAAAGGGATCTTTTTTACGAATCACTTTTAAATGTTGTTTGCAGTAGGGTTTTGCTAGATTTTTTCTAGAACAAAAATGACCTGATTTTCCACAGAGATGATTCGTTGATGCTTTTCCTGATTTCTTATCTTCAGCGCTTTGTTTATCTTTGACTTCATAGCAGCAAGTAATTTTTTTGGTTAGATCTAAAAATTTGCTAATTTTATATTTGATCATTTGTCGATGCTTTTTGCAAAGACCTTTGTCAGGATTATCATGAACTAAGAAGGCTACTTTAGTTTTGCATTTAATTCCTTTGGCACTTGATTCAAAGCAAAGATGGTCTTTCTTCTCTGGTTGACCAGCTGATTGCATCAAACTAATCACTCCCCATTTTTCAATTGTTTTCGTTTCTGCTTCTACATCATAATCAATAATGGAGTAAGCTAGATTTTTGATTCCAACATCCCACGCTAAAAATTTCATCAGTTTTGGTCTAAGAGAAAGAAAATAAAATTGATTTCTTGACTCATTCAGATCAATCACCATCAAGATGAGCCAATCGACAAGCCGCAGAAATGTGAGACATATTCGAGGCCGACGTGCCCAATATGCAATCAAGTTGACCTTCTTCGGAGAAGGTAATGGACCAGAAGTGTCTGTTGATCGTCGCCGAAGCCGACGAAGCCTAGAAGATGATCTGAATCGAGCTGTTACTGACCTCAAACCTTTGGTTTGGGGAGCGTGCACAAAAAATGCCAAAGGAATTGTAAAGTGTATTCTTTACCGCCAAAAAACGCTAGTTGTTCTAGCTTCCTGTAAGGTTCTTTACAGACACACAGATGATTTAACTTTGATGAGCCACGAGCTGCATGAAATTCTGAAACCCTCCCTGAACACAATGTGGATCAGGGATTGATGATTTAACCCACAATCTTGAACTGATTATTAATTTTTTCTTTTATTAAAGTAAATTAAAGTAAATTAGAATGGCTAGAACCACTAAATCTAGAACTCCTAAATCTAAATCCAAAACCACTAAACCGAAGAGGAAGATAACTAAAAAAACTACTCGCCAACCAGCCAAAAAGGTAGTTAAAAATGAAGCGAAAAAACCATCTCACAAAAGAGTCAGAAAAACCAAAAAAGAGTCTTTTGAATTAACCTCTGAACAACCCACTTTTTTTTATAGCCAAGACTCAGAAACTGGAGAAGAGAGTTTAACCCAAAATGCCAGTTTCACTTCTCCTGATAGTGACACAATTACTTTGGTTAGTACTCAAGAATCAAAAACACCTTTGACAACAGTCAAAAGTTCGGACGGAACTTCATCAATGTCTTCCATTCAAAAAAGAGCCATGGTAGTTCAATATTATGCTAATATGGGTCCTCAAAAATTAAAGAAACCCCGGAAACATGCGGTTCATAAGAAAAGAAGTTCTAATATAAATTCTAAAAAAAGTCCTAAAAGAAGGTCAAGATCAAGATCATAAAATTGAAAGTTAATCCCATTTGGAGTATGGTTTGTTTTAACTATGACTACAATGCTACCAGTCGAACAGGATCATCAAGCTCCTAATGAATTACAATTTAGTTTGACTAAGATTATTGAACCTGAATTTATTACCCAAGGCGAGGGGGACGATGCGAGTGATTATGTCAAGTTGGATGAGAATCTAATTTCGAGAAGTGATTGGGATGAACATCAATTTAACGATTTGGGTCTTTCCATTCCCCGCGATAGCAGCCAACAAGCCAATCGGATTGCGGACATTATTAGGCGGATGAACGATTATTCTTATGGTGTGCGACCTTTGCCTCGAACCATGGGAATTTTCGCCCGTATTTTATCATTTAATCAAGCTAACAAATTAACAGTTCCGTCTGGTAAATTTGGTGTTGTCCGATCAGCGGAACGTTATCTCTTTTATAAGCCTGGTAACAAGACTTTGAACCCAGTCACTCACAAAGTGGTTGAACTAATTTCCCAAGATGATGAAGCTCATCCAGTTAGGAAGTATGGTGACAAAACTCTTTTGGAAGTTCATGCTAATACTCTGGCCGGTGGTTACAAAATTATCAATGATAATGGTGAAAAGTCTTATCAATTTGTCCTTTTTCCCCGAGGCCGTCATGTCATCAATGAGTCCGAATACAAGGATGTCGAATCGGTTAATCTCCGATTGGCTGGTGCCAGCGGAGCCAATGGGGAAGTTGCCAGTGGTACTCTTAAACTTGGACCGTTGACAATCGCTTACATTGGTGAGGGTTACCTGGGTTGCGCCAAGGAAAAGAAGACTGGTAAATATGTTATTCTTTACCCTGGTCCAGCTTATCTTCTCAACGAGGAAAATCATGTTGAGATCCAGGTTAAACCAATCAATGAAGAGCTCTTCAAGCTGGGTCCCTACACTTTCCTAACTGTTCGCGGCGGCAAGTTGGGTGGTGCTTATGACAAGTCTGGTGGGTTTGTTATTCTTCCCCATGGTTATTCGTATCGTCTTCATGCCGCCGAGTATGATCAAGCCACAATGATCGAGCGGGCTCAGAATTTTACCCTGGGACCTAACCAGTTTCTAACTGTTCTTCGAAATGAAGTGGCTGGTGTTTATTCTAAGGGTACTGGCGAGTATATTACTCTCCCCCCTGGGAAAACTTACCAGATGAATTCACAGAATTATTATCCCGCTTCTGCGGCTAGTCGTGTAAGCAACAAGACTGTCATTGGTCCGTTGACTTACTTGACAGTTCCCCAAAACAAGATGGTCGGTGCTTACCGAATTAGTGATGGTTCATTTGTTAAGTTTGACCACAGCGAAGACGAATATATTCTTTCCAGTACTGAATATCGTGACATCACCACTGTGGATAAGCTAAACTATCAGTTGAAGCCGTTTGGTCCCAATTCAGTCATCACGGTCCATGATGGAAATGTGGTTGTTTTTGAAAAAGATGGTAAATTTGAATTGCTTGATGCCGGTAATTATGAATTGACACCATCTTATCATTTTAACTCGATCATCTCGTTGAAGACTTTCACAGAACGCCTTGGACCAGAGTTCAAGACCCGGGATGGAATTGACATGAAAATCAATTTCACTTTGGTCTGGAAGGTCAACCGAGACCAGGCTGAAAGTATTGCCAAGTTTAATGGTACTTTTGATGACATTCACTCTTTTGTGACTCGTCGTTGTATCGACAACATCACTCGTCGGTGTAACATGTTTGATCGGGCTAACCTTCGTCCCACCAAGCAGGATTCGGCCCTCGAAGCCACCACCGCGGATGAGTTGGATGCCGAGGCGCTTGATGAATTGACTAAGACCAATGAGGAAAAGACTCTTGAGCTTTACAATTCAATTGCCGATTACAGTGCCACCAATCTTCGTAACATTTTGAAGGATATGCATCTTGGTATTGATATTGAGTCGGTCAGTATTGACAGCGTAATTCTGCTATCAAAGGGAATTATGGAAACTCTCAGTCAGATTACAGAAACTCTTCTGGCGACTAAGTCCCAAAAGGTCAAGGGAGATTTGGCTGTTGCGAAGGCTGAGGTTCTCAAGGTTGAACAAATCAAGCAGACTGAGGCTGAAACCGCGGTTAAGAAGCAGCAAGCTCTGGCTGAAGCTGAAATTGATCAGGAACGAGCACGAGCGGATGCTGACATTACTCGTCAAAGGGCTTTTGCGGATCTTGAAGTTCGTCAAAAGGAGGCTGAAACTGACAAACAGATTAAGATTCAGCAGTTGACTGCGGATGCCGAAGCTAAGAGCAAGGCGATGATGATCCAGGCTGAAACCGAGAAGGATATTGCTGAGATGAAGGCCATGGCCGTTAAGACTGCTGCTGATGCAGAGTATTACGCCAAACAGTGCCAGAACAAGGCCGCGGAGGAAATGTCCGACAAACAAGTCAAACTAATCATGGAAAAGGAAGCTACCAAACGTGTTGAATGGTTTGCTAACGCCGCTTGGGTTAATCCCGATAAACAGCAGACCATGCTCAAAATGTTGGGCAACAACCCTAACATTCGCTTTGGTGAAGTGACTTTGGGTGAAATGATGAAAACTTTCGCCAAACAGAATAAGGCCGTTGCGGTAGTTAACAAAGCTTCAGCACCTCCACCACCAACTGTTCCAGTTCAATGATTCAACTCATTGGATGAACCACAACTCATTGGATAAGATGAAAATCTAAATTACAGAATTTAAATTTGGACTCAAAATTAAATTAAAAATATCGATAAAATTTTTTTATCTAAAGAATATATATATATGCCTAAAACTCATACAAAAAGTAGAAAGACTAGTAGAAAGACTAGTAGAAAGACTAGTAAAAAGACTAGTAAAAAAGGAAGCATTGAGGGTTATTACAATGTTTTGAAGGATTATACTTTCCCTAATCTTGATGTAACTAAATATGTTGATCCAACCGGATTTGAAAAACGAGCTAAGCTTCCAGATCTCTTTTTAAAAATGATACAAAATGCCTATAAAAAAATAAAATTCAATTATGATCCAAAAAAATTTATGGGAGTTGAAGGAGTTACTATTAAGGTTAGTCCTAAAAAATCTCCAAGTGTTCCCTTCGGCTTCTTTAGTTTCGGCACCCCCGAAACTCCAACTTCATATTCGCGCAGCTCATCAGATTTAATTTTCAATGTCATACATTTCAGTGATGTTCCAAAAGAAATAGATCCGTTTAAGATTTCTTTTTATCAAAAGAAAAGAACAAAAAATAAATTATTTGGTCGATATGAATACATTAAAACTGCGGATGAAATTTCAGTACAATCTGGATTAACACTAGTTATTCCAAATGGAACATACATTAAGTTTAATAAGGTTTATTCAACTAACCAAAAAATCAATTTGATTAAAGTTTTGTGGTTTCAATGCGTGATTTAAAGTAGGATTCAGTTAAAGTAGAATTCAGTTAAAGGAATTCCGCTAATTCATCTGAATTTTCTGGCCATTCATCAATTGCGATGTTGTAGTGTTTTTCAATATCATTTATCTTTCCGCCATCATATGGAGTTCTGAAATTAATGGCGACACCTTTGCGACCATATCGTCCACTGCGTCCAATGCGGTGCAGATAGTTATCAACTGATCTAGGAATATCATAATTAATGACAATTGAGATTTGTTGAACATCAATACCGCGAGAAAGCAGATCTGTTGAGACTAGAACCCTGGATTTGCCAGATTTAAATTCCTTCATTCTTTCTTCTCTTTCCAATGGTGTCATTGAACCATGAATTGAGGAAACGCTGAAATCTTCATCTTTTAATCTTTGACTGAGATCCTCAACCATTTTTCGAGAATTACAGTAAATTATGGCTTGTGTAATGGTTAAAACATCATACAAATCGCACAGAATATCAAATTTGTGGTCATTTCTTTCAATATCAATGTAATATTGTTTAATTCCAGATAAACTTAACAGTTCTGGTTCAACTAGAATTTGAATTGGATTTCTCATTAATTTTTTAGTGATTTCAAAGAAATCAGGTGGCATTGTAGCACTAAAAAGCGCAGCCTGTACATCGGATGGCAATGATTTAAAAATTTGTTCTATCTGCTGCAGAAAGTCCAACTTACGGGGTCCTTGATCATTTTGTTTTCGGTTAAAACGTTTTTTCAACATTTCATCGGCTTCATCAATAACTATAATTTTTACTGATTTTGTTCTTAAAGCCCGACGATGGATCATATCATAAATCCGTCCTGGGGTACCAACAACAATATGCGGTCGTTTTCGGAGCGCCTCAATATTCTTTTCGACTGGATTACCACTAATTGATAAACAAACATTAATTTTTAAATATGCTCCCAAATTACGGATTACGGAATCGATCTGGTCCGCCAGTTCTCGAGTGTTAGCTAAAACAATTGCCTGTGTATCCTTTAAAGCTGGATTGATTACTTCAAGTAATCCAATTGAATACGTTGCTGTTTTCCCCATTCCAGACTGAGCTTGTCCGATCACATCACGACCTTGAGTAATTGGGTAGATCCCTTTACTTTGAATTGCGCTTGGTCTCTCATAGCCATAGCTGTAAATGCCTCTTCGTAAATTATCCCTAAGTTGTAGATCATCAAAGCTCTTGAAAACTGGTAGGTTTTCAGAGGTTAGGGATTCATTTTGAGGTAAACTTAATTTCTCTGATTGAGTTTCATTTGATTCTTTGCTCATATGTGGTAAAAGATAGAAATAATTCTTATACCATTTTACTTTTTTTATAAGCCCTCCTTCCATTTCCTTTCTTTTTAGTCTTCTTTCTCCCCCCGCCATCCAAAGCAGCTTGTTTCTTTTCTTCCTTTTTTTCTCTGATCCGTTTTTTTATTTGATTTTCATAATATGTACTGCCCGCTTTGACTCGGCTATCTGAAGGTAATTGTTTGAAGACTTCTTTCTTAAGTTGACGCATCGCTTCATCCTGTGCAACTTGTTGAACTCCTTTGTTACCTATTTTTTTACTAAGTGATGTTGCTTTATCCATTTGACGTTTAACTTTACTTCCCATGGCCAGCACCGCTCGAGAGCGAGCAGCTTCGTCATGTTTATCAGCTCGAGATGAAGTAGGTCCACCATCTTTCCCTATTTTCTCAATCTTTTGACCCAGAAGAACTCTAATCTCTTTCTCAATTTCTTTTTTCTTTGGACCACTAACATGTTTTGCTTTTTCTCTCAAAGATTTTAACTCAGTGTTGTCTAAAATATTCAAAAGATCCATATTATTTGATTGGAGACTTTTTGCTTGGAGACTTTTTGCTAAATTCACATTAACTTTAACATTAACTTTAAGTTTAGCCGGTTTCTTACGTTTCTCCAACATTTTTTTAACTAAATGGGCAAAAACATCAACTTCATGAACAAAAATATAAGCCTGAAATTTGGGGGCTTTAAGAACTTTTCTTAATCCTTCTAGGTATGATTCATAATGATCATGGTAAAAAGTCTTCAGATGAAGGTAAGCTGATCCTGGTTCTTGATCTGTCTCAATTCCTAAAAACTTTTTCATAAAAGGGGTTTCTGAAAGAGGTTCTTTGCTTTTCTTGAAGCGGTTTCTAATGAAGACCTTTATCTCTGGTAAATACTTCTCTATTTCATAAATAAAAAAATATGTCCGATAAAGATCTTCCTTCAATTCTTCGTTTAAACCTTCTTGGTATAATTTTGTTTTATTTTTATGATATTGTTGTAACTCCTTTAAAAGTACTTTATTTCCTTTAATTTTGTGGAATCTATCAAGAAATTTTTCCTTATTTGTACTCATTTACTTTACTGATACAAATTTCTTTTAAAAAATTGATCCTTTTTAAGAGAAAATAAACAAAATCCACTAACAGAATCCACTAACACAATCCAATGTGTTCAATTGATACAAACAGTATAATTTGTAACTGTCCAACATGTTCTTACTTGCTTAGGAAAATCCCAACCGAAAAAGTTGAAATATGGTGGGGATCCGGGTGCAATGGGAAAACTTCTTTATTCAATCAGCTAAAAGAATCATTCCAAAGCTCTGAATTGAGTTGTCATGTTGATGTTCAAGAAAATCAATTATTACCTTTAATTAATATTCTTAGTTTGAGTTTGAAAAAAAAAGAAAAAAAGATTAATGCTCGTTACATTATTCATTTAAACTATTATCCAACAATTCTAGGTCAAGTTTCTAATTTGATCGAGGTTTACCACTTTACACATACCTTTTGTGATATATGAGATTGCGATATTTAAGATTGCTTCACTTCTTTGGTTTTTGATTGTTACGTTTACTATATTTATTATTGTTTTTACTATATTTTTTTTGAGGAGCTTTCTTATAGCTTTTTTTTGATTTCGGTTTGCTTTTGTTGGGTGGGGATGCTTTGCGGGGGACATCGATTTTAAAGACTGGTAAAACAGGTTGATCAGTTGGGATCTTAATGTTTTCAAGTTTGTTGCTTTTCTTCGAGCCAGTCTTCTTGGAATCAGTCTTCTTCGAGTTTATGACGATTGGGTTTAATGCGACCATTGGTTGAAGAGGTTTGAGTCCAACTAGAGCACCTGGGTTAACATCTGGGGTGGGAAACATTGAAGATGGTTTGGATTCTTTTTTAAGGGTTTCTCTCATTTGATCAATGGCTTGATCTAGGATGAGTTTCATTTTAGTGTAGTCTAAATTATATTTTTGATGAGGAATTGGAAAGAACCCCGTGTTACGACCATCAACTGTTACGATAACCATTTCAGGCTTGGTGATTACATTTTGAATTGAAATTTGACTAATTAGCAAACGTTCTTGATCAGTGTAGGCTTTAACCAATAAATATGAAATTTGTTGAATTAAATGGTATTTAATCATATCATCAGGTTCATAAAAAGGTTCTAAGTCAACATAGTTTTGCAAAAGAAGAGCTTGATTTTTAAGGTTATTTTTATCTTCTGTGTTAAAAATCAGTTCAAAGGACTTTCTGAAAGAATCAACATCTGGAAAAGCTTCATCGAGATGAATCAAATTTTCGACATGATGTTGATATTTTCTGTAATACTTTTCGGTTGTCTTGTTGTATTCTTTTAAAATTTTAAATAATTCCTTTTCTGATGTTTTGGCTTTGCTGAATAGTTCATATTCGCGGCTGTGTTTAGAGCCACTACTGAAGAGTCCTCCTCCTTTAACTTGACTATTATTTTTAGTTTCTCTTTTGGTCATATTTAAAGTGAAAAGAGAAAATAATTAAAAAAGAGAAAATAATTCAAAAGAGAAAATAATTCGCGATTAGATTCATTTGCAACCAGATTGGTAAAGGAGACTTCTTATTTTCTTTTCTCTCTCGCCCAAAGTTAAATTTGATAAATCGCAATGGACGATCTTGGGCATTTTTCTAAACCGATATAGAGCTGTTGCAAGATGCTTTTGACGATCATAAACTGTACCAGATGATTCTGAGTAATGAATTGTCGCTCCATATTGGATCAAAGATTCCAAACTATTGTATTCATAAACAACTAAAATAGTTCTGGGAAATTCAGAAACTTGAAAAATTTGAATTGGCATTGAGTTATAAAGCTATCTGAGAGTTGTTCTTTATTCAATCTTTATTCAATTTTAATGAAACATAGTTAATAAGCCTCCAATCAGTCCTAAGCCTCCTGACACAAAGTTTAAAATCCAAGAGACTTTAGAATATTTAACTTCATCCATTTCTCCGTTTAAGTAATTGGTTACCCCCAATGATGCACCAGCTGTTAATGTTAAGAAACCCATCAAAAAAGCCAGAGATTTATCAAATTTATGTTTAAAAGCCCCCATGATTAAAGCTATAATCAAAATGAAACCAGATACCCCAGCGCAACCAACCAATGGGATTACAACTTGACAGTTCGAATCGTTGTCACAATCAAGATCTAATTGACCTGATGTGATGCTTATATAGAGGATATTACCAAGGGATACTATAAATAGTAAACCCAACACTAAAATAGTTATAGCATTCATTATATTAAATATGAATATAAAAAAAATTGAAGAAATTATTTAAAGGAACTACGTAACTATATTACGGAGAAATGGATTTAATTTCATACAAATATAAAACAATCAAAAAAGATCCTTGGTTTTGTGAATTTGATTTGGAAAAAGTTCAAATTAAATTTTTTCGAGAAGATGAGGAATGGATTCCTAGAATGGAGAATATTGATGATAAAACTTTAATAGACAAATTAAAAAGTTTTTTGGATGATCATCCTTCAAAAGGTTATCTTGAGTTTATGAAATGGATTTCAGAAACATATTGTGGTGAGGAGGTAGCTTATGGATTTTATGATAGTGATAATGAGGATATTGATGAAAAACCGGTTTCAGCCCACATTGAGGAGATCACAATTCCCAAAGCTATTAATAATGATCGTGAATTATTAATCAATTCGTGGGGAAAGGCTTTTCGTGAGCGTGCTCCAGCCGGATCTCAAGCTAACTTTAATGCATCTGTTTTGCATGGAAGAAGAAAAGGAATTAATTTAAAAAAATATAATGGAACTAGTGAAATAGTTCAGAAAAGTGTGGCAACCTCCAGTAATTTTGTTCAATTCATTGAAAATATTTTAAATAAAGTTGAAAAGGAGAATCTAAGTGTGATTTCTGTTAATTGCCGCAAAGGACGACACCGTTCAGTTACAGTTTGTGAAGTTTTAAAAGCCTATTTTTATCCAAATGCTAATATTCATCATATTGAACTAAAGAAATGGGGTTAGGTTAGAGTTAGGTTGGGTTAGATTTAAAGAGATTTGTTAAAAACTTTTTCAAGTTGACCACCAAGACTTAGAAGAGTCATTGCGGAGGAAACTAATCCAAAACTACCATTGAAGTAAACCATTGCTTGCATTGCTCTGGTTTGATCATCAAGTTCGTTGTTGCCGGGTTGTTGAATCTCAACTTGTAAGGCAATTGCGTAAACTGCTCCGACAAGCATCGCGACGGCGAAGAGGACCTTCAACACTAATTCAACATTTTTGGAGAGGAAAAAGTGCAAGATATAAGGGGAACATAAGAGAAGAGCTCCGAAAACAACTCCAACAATAACTCCGTTTAGAACTTTGATGCATGGTTCGTTATCAGTACAGGCTGATTTATCCTGACCGTGGTCGTTAACGTTAAGAAGAATTAAGGCGATAAAACCAAAGGTGAGGGAAAAAACAATCCCGAGAGTGGTGAAAAAATTAAAATCAATTGTGAGCTGTGCCATTTTAATGATTTTTTCTATACTTTTATGAAAGATTTTAATTTGAGCGCTCAAAATCACCAATGGTATCTTTTGGGTGTGATTCAGTGATAAATTGAGCGAAATTTAATTACTAAATAAAAACAACTTAGAGGTATTTGCCTTAATATTAAATATCCAAATCAGATCGCATTTCTATTCAGACTAATATGCCAACTAAAAAGACTAATCATACTGCCGATATCGGCGAATCCGACCGTGTTCTATTGACCAAAGCAATCAATTCCCTGACCTCCAACCGTGATTCTTTTGAAGAATCAGTCAAAACTTTTCAAACCCTAAGCAAAGACCTCATCGAGAACCTTGATCTTCAAATAGACGATCGTACTAAACAATTGCAAGAATCCAAAACTAACATCGAAAATGAATTAAAAGACGCTAAAATCAAATCTGCTCAACAATTATCAGAGCACAAACGTGACACAGCCGTCAGCTTCTTAGCTGAAACTGGAGAAGTACCTATCGACGAAGATGAACTAGATGGTCTTCGTGAAGGACATGAAAGTGTTCAAGAGGAACATCAAACAGAGTTAGATACTCTCCGGGAAGAATTAACCAAGAAATCAAAGGAAGAATTACATTCGACCCTTAATTCCCAAGAATTGAAGCACAAAGCTGCTTTTGCTGAGACACAAGCTGAAAATAAAATGTTAAATAATGAAATCGACAACCTTCATAAGTTTATCGAGAGATTAAACCTTGAAGTGGAAGCTCAACGTAAGTTATCAGCCACAATTGCTCAATCATCAAGCAAGGAATCTATTCACCAAACCATTGGTAAGTAATTCCGTTTTATTCAGGCTTTAAATTTAAAGCTGTTTTAGGTTTTGACTTAATTTTCTAAAATTGATTATTTTTAGAGACTTAGATGGGGATTAGAAAATGACGCTTAAAGCACATACAAAGCATACAAACTATGCCACCATTCTCAAACGAGATTTTTCACGAAATCGTCGACGACCGATTGTCGAGCAAATTTCTCAGAATGCTGAGAAAAAGCTGGATTGGATCTTTGATTGCATGATTCCGCTAGAGGCCAATGTAACACAGGAATCATTGTACGACGGAATTCTAATTGACACCTGCTTCTTTCTGCGGGGGGTTATTCCCAGAAGTACAAAAATAATTATCACCGACGGAGTCATTTTGGAAATTCTTCAGGGATGCATTTTTGAGTCTAAGATCAATAACGAGTTTCAGGTCAATTACCAAAATGATCTTGAAAAGTTGATCCGCCTGAAAAAAGAAATGGGTGATAATTGCCTATTCATTTCGCTGAACAGCAAATCACGTCAATATTACCCTGGAAGCGGTGTCAAGCACTCCCTTCGCCGAAATGTAGATTCAGAGCTTCTTTTGCTGGCTTTGAAAATTTACAATCTAAACGAAAACATTCAACTAGCCACCTTTGATAATGGCTTGAAGCAGCGCTTTCGTCGGGAATATCCAGAAAGAGTCCAAGAAGCAATCATTTATCATGTTCCAATGATTGCGGTTGCTTAGGACTGGAGTAAGGCAAATAGCCAACCCACCCAAATTAAATATTTTTTTTTATAAATTCGTTAAAAATTGAATTCCAAATATAATCTTTACATACAAAGTCACCATGTCTCAATTAAATCAAATTATTGCTCTGGTCAATAACTGGCAGAAAAAGAAAGAAGATAGATTCTCGTGGGATGAATATTTTATGGCTACGGCATTTCTAATTTCGTCCCGATCACCTGACAACAGATTAAAAGTTGGGTGTGTTCTAGTCAAAAATAATCACATTATTAGTCTTGGTTATAATGGCTTTTTACCTTCTTTGCCCCATCGAAGTCATATGGAAAACGGACATGAATTAGCAACTGTTCATTCTGAACAGAACTGTATTGCAGATTGCTCCAAACGAGGAGTTGCTACATTAGGAGCAATTGCCTATGTAACACACTATCCATGTATTAATTGCTTTAAGATTCTAGCCGCTGGTGGTATTTCATCAATTTATTACAAAGATGACTACCACAACCATCCCCTGGTTAACATTCTAGCCCAACAAGCTAAAATTCAAATCACCAAACTGGATCAAACTTTACATCAAGCTCTTCATGAAAGAGCAGAAGCACAGAATCAAACACCAAATCAAACACCAAATCAAAACCATTATCCTAATTATCGAGGACTACCAAAAATTAAAAGTCAACCCAAAATGACTTTCTTTGGCAATGCTGCTGATCCACATGATGTTGATCCACTCGATTTCCCAGAAACTAATTTAACCGAAAACTAAATCAAGTTCAAAAAAATTGAAATACATTAAGATAAATAAATTAAATTAACTAATATGAGCTTTTTTAGAAAGAAAAAAGATAAAGCCAAGGAACAGCCTCCGGCATACTCTAATTATTCGCAGCAACTAGGGTATCCCCCTCCACAGCAACTAGGGTATCCACCGCAGCAATCAGCATATCCACCACAACAATCAGCATATCCACCGCAGCAATCAGCATATCCAACACCACAACAATCAGCATATCCAACACCACAACAAGGGTATCCACCCCCACAGCAATACGGGTATCCTCCACCGCAGCAAGCATATCCTCCACCGCAGCAACAAGGGTTTCCTTCACAGCAATTTCCACCACCGTGTGCTTCAAAGACGTGTGATCTCTGCAAAGGAAAAGGATTTTTGAATTCTTTTGGTAAGCCTTGTGAGCAAGTTAATATGTTTGATCCAACCCAATGCACAAAATGCCACGGGCGCGGGGAAATTCCAGCCAATTCCAAAAAATGCCCAGCATGCAAGGGGCTTGGTGGAGTAAGCAGTTTCGGAAAAGGTTGCAAAAAAACTGATATGTTTTATACCCAAGATTGCCAACGATGTAATGGTGATGGTATTGTTTAGTTTGTTTATCTTAACTAGATTCATAAATTCATAGATTCATGTTTTAACTTTCAATTTAAAAATTGATTTATTTTTTCTATAATAAATACAATACACTAAGATACACTAAGATTTAATGAGTTTTATAACAAAGTTTTTTACTCCATCCGCGGGTACTTCTAAAGTTGATTACCAAACTGTTTGTGAGGAGTTAGATTTGCAGACTGGTGACATTTTGCTGATGGGCACTAAAAATTTCTGGGTTTCTAAGATTGTCGAAAGTGCCACCAACAGTCAGTGGTCGCATGTCGGTATGGTTCTCAAGGATCCGACTTGGATTGATCCAACTCTTCAAGGTTATTATTTTTGGCAATCAGGAATGGAGAATTTTCCAGATGTTGAAAACAAGAAAAACAAATTTGGGGTTCGTTTGGATGATTTAGTCGAGATCCTAAATGTTTATGATGGATATGTTTCTGTTCGAAAATTAAAAGTTCCAACTCCCATTCCTGATATGATTCAAAAATTAAAAGAAATTCATACTGTTGTTCATGGAAAAACCTATGACTTAGACATACTTGACTTTCTCGGAACCACTGAAGAAGTAGAAACCTCGAATAGCTGGTTTTCTAGGTGGTCAAAAAAAACAAATCACTTCTTCTGCAGCGCTCTAGTTGCTTACATTTACTGTAAACTGGGGCTTTTACCGAAAGATACTGAATGGGGTAAATGTGAACCTAAAACCTTTTCTGATCAAAACACTGATCTCAAACTGGATTTAGAAGCAACCCTTCAGCCTGAGATATCTATCAAACCACTAAAAAAATAATTCTAAAAAATTAAAACTAATTCAGATTTATTAAAGAATTTGAGGTTTTTAGACTTCAGTCTGAGGACCTTTTGGAGAATTTCGATTATGATGTACCTGATCTTCTTGAGCTTGAGCCTGATCTAGATTAATTTCTACAACAGGATCGCTCTCCTCATCACTGGAACTCTCCTCTTCACTGGAACTTTCTTCATTCTCATCTATTCTTTTTTTTTCTATTTCATCCCTTTCTCGTCTTTGATACTCTTCATCTGTCATAGCAAACCAAATTAGAAAGCTTTCTGGACGATTCGCATAGGGATAATAATCATAAGTAAATCTCTCTCGCTGGGTAGACTTTAGGACAAAATTGCGTGGGAGCATAGTGAGACTAATCTTGTAAAAGCTGAATTGAAGTGATTCAGCAGTCACTGCATCGTATGGGCGCTGTTGAGCAATGTCTGGGAAATCCACCATGATTTTATCAAAAACAGCTCCATCGATTGCATAGGCCCAATTGTCATGAATCAGTGAAATTTTCTGATTTCCAGAACGAAACTTTGAATCCCAAATAATGTAACTTAACAGGACGGCATATGTGTCTTCGTCCATCAAATCCTCAAATAGATTATACTCTGGATCAATCATTTAATTTGACTAAAAAATCTGAAAGGCCTATCAATTTTTTTAAAGGGATTATTGGACAAAACAACTTAAAAGTCAATCTAGATGATCGAATAAAAATTGATTTAAATATCTAATGATTATAATAAGTTAATATGGAGTCAATTCACAAAGATTCAAAGGACCATGTAAAGGCTTTCTTAAATGGTGGGGAATCTTTCATGATTGGCAATTATTGCGCTAAGAAGAAAAAGATAGGGATGGGAACCTTTGCAACAATTTATCATGCGATCGAAAAAGATCTTGGTCGAGAAGTTGCAATCAAAACAATTCGAGTTCCTGATGTCAAACGATTAGCTGACAATATTACCAGAGAAATCAAAATTATGAAGGAATTGAAACATCAAAACATAGTTCGACTCTATGATATCATTTATGATAAAGACTTTGATAATGTTCATTTGGTGATGGAATATGCCCCAAATGGTAATTTAGCTGATTTTCATAGGAAACATGGATCAGTGGGAGAAATTTATGTCAAAGTCTACATGAGGCAACTAGCTGCAGGACTCCAATATTTATTGAAACATGGAATTGTTCATCGGGATTTGAAACCACAAAATATCCTGATGTTCGGTCAATATGGTATCAAGCTGGCTGATTTCGGTTTTGCTAGAAGTTTTGAGGGTGATGATATGTTCAACACCTTTTGCGGGAGTCCTCTTTATATGGCTCCCGAATTATTACTTCCATCGAAGGGTAAAAGTAATAAGAGCTACAATTCAAAGGCTGATTTATGGTCAATTGGCATCATTCTATATGAGTTGCTAACTGGAAAAATTCCATCCTATTCTAAAACTGTTAGCCAGTTGTCTCATAAATTAATGAATAATGACTTTAAACTACCGGCGAGTATTAAAGTCACTAAAGAATGTCGTAATCTTTTGGATCGGCTCCTGATTAAGGATCCCGTCAAGAGAATTGAATGGAATGAATTCTTTAACCATGCTTGGTTTGATCGTGATGAGGTAATGGAAATGGATAACAAGTTAATTCAGGTAGCTGATGATATGATTGCGCATCCGGGTGAAGATTTTAAAAGTTCAGAAGAATTACTAAAGAAATTTAGTTTTAACATTTCAAATCCGATTGAGTCAAGACTTCCAGCGGCTAAACCAAAAAGAAAATTAGCTAATCTTCATGATTCTTTTCAAGAAATGCGAAAGAGTTTCTATTCTAAAGCATCTCCTACTCCTAGAACATCATCTAAGCCAATTCCAATCACACGAAAGTTGAGTCCGGATAATTTTCCGATTGAAGAATCTCCTGATCTTTTGACTCATTCTGATTTGATGATGGCTAGAAATCTTTATCCAGAAAATAGTCCACGCAATAGTCTAGGTGAAAATATTCATTCCAAAGAATTCTCCTCAATGGAACCTTCTTTTGACGGACCTCCATTGGAGTTAGATATGGAACTGGATCAAGAATCAGAAAGTGAACTATTTTTCAGTTGTGAGTTCGAAGCTCTCAATCCTAACTCCAATCCTGACCCCAATCCTGACCCCAATCCTGACCCCAATCTCGATGTTGATTTAACTGATAAAACTTCAAATCCATTGACCAATATTCCGGTTGAAGATAGTCAATTGATGAATCTGCTTGATGAGGAGCTATCACAGAAATTAGATGATGTTATGTCTCAGCTGAATGAACTTTGGACGAAAAAAAAAACACTTGGAAAAACTGAAAAGAACGTTAGTCGATCACTTTCATCAGCTTATGACCCAGAACTCAGTTTTGGTAAAATAATGCAAGATGGAACAAATCCACAATCAGTTGACGGAGAATATCAAATGGTTGATATGAGTTTTCATGAAGACTACTTTGCTGGCTCGCGAGAAATGACTACTCCAAGAGATCAAGAAGAATTTCTCTTTGATGAAAGAGGAAAATATGTTGTCATTTCAAGTAATCCAGTCAATGTTCACACTAGATCAGACATCTGTAGCAATCGGGCCACTTATCAAGATGGATTTAAATATTATCTTGATAACTCAATAAACTTTTTAAAAGAGTCCTACACTTACTTTTCTAATAATCGTAAGTCAATTTAGTGCACATTTTTAAGCACTGAATTTCTATCCTATCCTAATTCCCACACATTGATTCCCCACCTAAGAAAGCCTATTCATTTAATTAACTTATTTGGAATTTATCCTTGAATTACTCAGAATTTGCTTATTAAAATTTAATTTTTTATTTATTTTTATTTTTATCTTCTTTTTCGATCCAGATTCTGCAAAGAATATAAAAAAATATCAATAGGTTATTCACATCTATAATATGTCATCAAATATGTTGTCCATATTCGAATCTTGTTCGCAATCTTGTTGCGATAATCCTTTTTTACAATCAGATTTAAAAAATGGAGCACACACTTGTTTAAGTTGTCAAAAAACTTTCAAAATTAATCATGCTTATGAATGTCCTAAATGCCATCAGCAAACTTCAAGTCTTTTAGCTTTAGATTTAGTAGATGAAAATGGTAATTGTGATTGGTTAGAATGTGGACTCTGTGGCGCAGAATATCGGGAAAAGGAATCTAAAACAATTACAACCATGGTTTGGCTCTAGTTCAGTTCAAATCTTTAATAATTTTTTTAATTTCTGTTTGAAATCCAGGATCCATTGGTTTCCTAGAATAAATTCGATAACTCGAATCGACTCCTTTTAATCCGGAAGAATAACTTTGGCTGCTAATCAGGGATAGACTTTTTGGGTAATAAAAGTTAATTTTATCTAGTGGATTAGTTTCATAACCAATTTTGGAATGATACACAACTAGATCGGGTTCCTCTTCTAATTTTTGAATCTTTTGATCAAAAGCATCCTTTTGAGTATCTGGAATTTCACCTAAAAAGATGAATAGTTTTCTTTCGCTCAAGCGACCAATTAAGGTTTTAATCTTTAATTTCTTTTCCGTTTGTTTCAAATAAGTTTCCTTGAGTTTAGGTGGTATTTCTAAATCTGAATTGAAAAGAACAGACACATCATCAGCAGTTTGGTAGTAGTACATTGAATGAATTAAAGTATCAGTTAAGGCTAAAAACCTCTCATAGAGTAACCTAGAATTCTTCAGATCAGGATCAGTAAAATGAAGAATCTCAATGATTTCATCTTTCATTAAATCGAAGATATCATAGATTAGTAGTTCTATCCCTCTAACGACTGGATGTTGATAAACTTCCCGATGTAACTTGATTCGATAATAAAAGACATCATGAATATCTGATTTAATTTTGAAAGGATAGCTAATTCGTCCATCAATGACTTTGGCATGCTGAAATAACCGAGTGTAATCGATCTTATAAGTCAAGCCAATATAGTATGGATCTCTTTGCAAGTAATCTAGTTTATCAACATCAAGTCCATCATGGGCATTGCTGATGACATCAATTAAGAAACTACGATTTTTAAGCCATGAATCTTGCTCAAGCTTGGGATCAATTAGATAGCAGATCGAATCCAGTTGAAAAGTGGTCAAAGGAATATTATAATCTTGGACAATTTGCCTCAGAATAAAGCAAGATCTATTTTCGTGTCGATAACTTTCGAGATGATCTTTTTCAGGTATTCTAGCTTCTAAATATTGATCAAAAGTATGACTCCAGGGACCATGCCCTAGATCATGAGCTAATCCAGCCATTTTTACCAAGAAAATTTCATCTGGACTGATGCATAATTCTGGCTGGTTGTGGCGGAGAATTTCTAACAGAACTCCAGCCATATGATAAACCCCCAAAGAATGGAGAAATCTATTATGGGTGGCTCCTGGGAAAACATATTCTACTAAACCAGTTTGATTCAGATGACGAAGACGCTGATATGGTGGGGTGTTAATTACCTTGACAGCCAATGGATCAAGCTCAATCAGATGGTAAAGTGGATCCAAACAAGTTTTTGATTTTAACATTTGAAAATCATTCATGGAAACTTAAAAGAAAATTCAATTTTATTAAGAGAAGAGCTTAAACTGCTAGAGCTTAAACTGGTCTAATGACATGGAAAGCTATTTTTAATGCTCCAGATAAAGCATTTACTATATCGACATTTATGATATTAATATCAAAAGCATTTGTGGTTACATTTTGAATATTGAGAACCGGAAACCCATTTGTTCCGTATGTTCCTGCATAATTAGTTATGTTAGCTAAAACAATATCTGTGACGGCTACTTTGGTATTGCTAACAGTGAATGTATCCGCTGTTCCAGCAGATGTCGCGGCTGAAACAGTTGTGATGACCCCGGAATGGTTGTTTAACGTTACACTGGTAGAAATAGTTGTAATTTGGGTTACAACACCTGAATCTATCTTCACATAATCTCGGGCTTCAACAATTCCATCCAATCTAGAAATACCAGCATCAACCCATAAAGAATATGTATCTGTCAGGGTCATATTAGTACTGGCTAAGGGTGCATCAGCAATATACAGGGATGTGGCGTGACTTGTTGTGACAGTTACGTTGCTGGCTTTAATTGTTTGTTGTTCAATCGAGACAATACTAATATCTTGGGATGAAGTTGATGATGCTCCAGTGATAGTATCAGTAAAGACTGTTCCTTTCAGATATATTCTAGCTCCGCTTGTGCTTGGTGAATAAGTATTTGAAGTTGAGTTATAGAATTTTAATTGACCATTGTTGTTGAGAATGACTCCTTTGAAAGATCCACTATTATTGGAGTTGACCCCATCTAAATAATTTAGTTCAGTCGCGGTTGATGTTACTAACGTACCATTCAATTTCAAACCGTTTGCTGCACCGTCATGAGCAGTGACATCTAGATCACCATCCAATCGTGTTTTACCGGCATCAACCCATAATGAATATGTATCCATTAGGGACATATTAGTACCAGCTAATGGTGCTCCAGCAATGTACAATGATGACGCATAGCTTGTTGAGACCGTGGCGTTGGTGGCACCAATAGTTTGCTGTTCAATCTTCACAATACTAATGTTTTGAGAAGCATTTCCAATAGCACTAGTAACATTATCAGTAAAGGTTGATCCTTTAAGATGTATTCTAAATCCGCTTGAAGTTGGTGTGAAATTGCTTGAGGATGAATTATAAAGTTTCAATTGACCAGTTGATTCAACATCACCACCCAATTGAGTTTTTCCCGCCCCAACCCAAAGAGCATATGGCTTAGAGATAGTCATATTAGTGCTGGCTAAAGGTGCGTTAGCAATATACAATGTGCTTGCATAACTTGTGGTAACTGTTGGATTTGTAGCCACAACCGTGGGTTGATCAATGTACATTGCCGCAAAGTTTGAGGTAGCAACACTGGAAGAAGAAGTGGAATTATCAGTATAAGTAGCTGCTGCGACATGCGTAATCTTACCCTTGGCCAATGGAGTATAATTTCTATTCCCGCTTAGAACAAAACTATTATTAATGATCGAAGTAACTCCAGTGATGGAAGTCGTTCCAGTCACCGTTAAGGCCGACAAAGTGCCTATGGTGGTTATACTGGCTTGGGCAGCCGTACTCAAAGTACCAACCAGATTTCCAATGGCTGTTACATCAGTAGCACTTAAATCTCCGGTACCCAAGTTGATATCTTTGCTGCCATCAACAATCAAAGCTTTACTGGCTTCGGCTGTTCCAGCTGCTGCCACAGCTAAATAATTTAATTGAGCCGAATTAGCAGCCACACCATCCAGAATATTCAGTTCAGCAGCCGTTGAAGTAACTAAAGTTCCACCTAATTTCAGACCATTAGTTCCGTCATGTGAAGCAACATCAAAATCATTAGTGCCATCCGCCACAGTTAGGTTAGCATCGACTGTTGTTGCTCCTCCAATAGTGGTTACCCCATCCAATCTAGTTTCTCCAGCACCAACCCACAAAGCATAAGCATCTGACAAGGTCATGTTGTCTCCGGCAGCTGGAGCATTGACAATATAAAGGGTTGAGGCTGCTGTCGTAGTTACAAGAGTATTACTCGCCGATATAGTTGGTTGTTCCAATCTAATTAAGCTAAAGTTTTGAGATGATGTGCTTGATATACCAGTGATGTTATCAGTAAAGGTCTCGGCATCCAGATGTAATGCCCAGCCATCAGCGGATGGAGTAATTTCCCGATTAGCACCATCCAAAGTTATTTTGGCTATATCACCAATTGTTTTTGTGCTACTCAAGACCAAAGCTTTGCTGGCTGTGGCAGTACCAGCCGTTGTCCCATCCAGAAAATTCAATTCGGTCGCATTTGAAGTCATGCCATCCAGAAGATTCAGTTCAGAAGCGCCGGTTGTAACTAAAACTCCAGCTAACTTTAATCCATTGACTCCATCATGAGAAGCGACATCAAAGTTATTGCTACCATCAGCAACAGTTAAATTACCATCAACAGTTAAACCAGTTAAAGTTCCTAAACTAGTAACATTAGTTTGAGCAGCGGAACTCAAAGTGCCCGCTAAAGTTGTAGCAGTTACAATGTTGAGCCCTGTAATATCTTTTGATCCATCTAAAATAACTGCTTTACTAGCTTCAGCTGTTC